TATGCGCTCGCCGCGCGGGCCTTTTATTTTATTACAAAATATATTAAAAATAGTTTATTAATTTAATAAATAATGCATTATGTGTTTTATTTAATTTTAATTACTCAAGTATTTTCAAAATTATTATTGCAAAGGCCTGTAAAAATTTTAAATAATAATATAAACAATAACGTTGGAATAATTGTTTTTGCTGGATATGGGAAAAAAGCTTCTTCTTATACACCACTAATTTTAAAAATAAAAAACAATTTAACAAACAAAAATATTACAGCTGATTTTATTATAAACGATTATATTTTAGACTCTCCATTATGTGGAGATATTCAGACTGAATATTTAACTCAAAAATCCATAGCTTCACTAAATTGTAATAAGTATTTTTTTATTGGACATTCAGCAGGAAGTTATTTCCTTAATAATGTTGCAAGAGATTATGGAGATGGATTTGTTCAAATGGGAAGCGTATTAAATTCAAATGGAATATTGCCATGGGAAAAAGGATCACTTTCCGAATATCCAATTCCTACCTTAACTTTATTAGGAGAAAAAGATGGTTTTATATCACCATTTTTAGCTATTGATGAAATTAAAGATATATTAAATTCAAATCAATCTTTTTATAAACCTGTAATTATTGAAAAAAAGGTAAATCATTTACAAATGTCAGATAATAAAGAAACAATTTATTCAAAACTGTTTAATAAAAAAGACATTACTTCTCCATTATCAATTGAGGAAGCACATGATAAATTAAGTGAAACTATCGCCGAATTTATTTCAGCATGCTTTTATGAAACTAAAAATAACGAAATTATATCACAAAAAATGGACGAAACAAATAGATTATTAGAAAATTATAATACAAAATGTTTAAACTTAACTAATATTGCAAAAGAGATACAACTAAATATTACAGATAGATATAATGAATATACTATTATTAATAGAAATTATAAAAATAAGCAAGATTTTATTATATCCAAACCAGAAATTTCAAATAAAAATATCTATATTGGAACTTATAAAGAAAGGGTTAATTTTTTAAATTCTTACTATTCAAATACAATATGGTTTAAATTTAAAAGCCATGAAAATTTTAATAGAAAAGATTTTAAAGATATTATAAAACCATCGGATATTAACGAAAAAATGTTCAACACAATGTTAATACAATTAAAAAGTACACATGAGATAAATAATGGACCAGAAATAATTTTCATGAAAGACAAAATATTTGAAAACAACCCTATGGCAGGAGTTAAATTTATAAGTGAACATATTAAAATTAATTATGATAAAGAAAATAATAAAATTTTTATTAAAAGTCCACTATTATTAACATCAATGGATGTATTTAAAAGATATGCTGGTATGTATTATATGAAAATTTTATCACCAGAATTATGTTTTGAATTAATAAATCTTTATTTTTAATTTAAAGATACCATAATAATAGTTTATAATGACTTCTGTAATAGAATACATTTGGATTGGCGGCAAACAAGAATTACGTAGTAAAACTCGGGTTATTCACGAATCAATAAACAGTTTAAATGATTTCAAATGGAATTTTGACGGTAGCTCAACTGAGCAAGCCGACGGTTCATCATCAGAAATTATCCTTTTACCTATAGCATCATTTAATAATCCAATGTTTAAAGAAGAAGGTATAAATAGTTTAATTTTTTTATGTGAAACATATAATCCGAATGGAACACCCGCTAAAAATAATAATAGAGCTGAAGCAATTGAAATATTTAATAAAAAATTAGAAGAAGAGCCTTGGTATGGTATGGAACAAGAATATTTTATGATTAATCCAAGAACTAATTATCCAATTGGATTTCAATCAGGTGGACAACAAGGACAATACTATTGTAGTGTAGGAGCCGAAAATGCTTTTGGAAGACAAATTGCAGAAGAACATTTAAAAATTTGCTTAAAAGCAGGAATACAAATTTCAGGAATCAATGCTGAAGTAGCACCTGGTCAATGGGAATTTCAAATTGGTCCTTGCACGGGTATAGATGCTGGAGATCATATGATTGTAGCACGTTATTTGTTATTAAAAGTTGCAGAAAATCACGGCATTAAAATTGATTTTTCACCAAAACCAATAGCAGGAGATTGGAATGGATCAGGTTGTCATACAAATTATAGTACAAAAAATATGCGAGACGGTTTTGAAAAAAAAAATGGGCTAGAATTTATTAAAGAAGCTATTGTGAGATTAGCAGATAATCATGAAAAACATATGTTTGTTTATGGTGAAGGAAATGAAAAAAGAATGACAGGTGAACATGAAACTGCCAACTACTCTATATTTACACATGGAATTGCAAATAGAGGAGCATCAGTAAGAATAGGAAATGAAACTTATAATAACAAAAAAGGATATTTTGAAGATAGACGTCCGAGTTCCAATTGTGATCCATATATTGTTTCAAGTAAAATTTTTGAAACAACCTGTTTACAAGATTCTAAAGAAGTTATTAATATGACATTATGATAATACGTTTGATAAATAATAAAATAATTTGTAATTATCTTATTATTATTTTCTAACAAATGTAAATAATGGAGGAAACTCTCCCTGCGGAAAAAACGACTGTTGTAGAAACAGAGATTAAAAACGTTGAACTAGAAGAAAAACAAAATTGTTGCTCTTCGCTAATTGAAAATTATAATAAATTAATGGAAGATCAAGACTTTAGACAAAAATTAAATGTATCCACAACACTTATTTTGGAGTTTTATCGTGTTTTAATGGGTTCTCTCTTAATTCTTATGGTACCCCAGAAATGTAATGATCATATTTGTACAATTGATGAAAATTTGAATCGTGGAACAGAAATGGATTATATTAGTTTAACCTTTAATTTTGCAACTTTGGCATCCATGCTCGTGCTTTATTTCATTGAAGTAAAACGTGAAAATAAAATGATTACATATCTTGAAGTAAATATAGAGAAACCAAGAGATGATGAAGCAGTAGCAGAAGCATTGTTAAATCTTCCAGTAGAAAAGAAGGAAAATATTTTAAATTTAGACAAACATTATTGTAATAGTGGGTATGTATCCATTTTATTATTTTTAATTAATTCAGTCGTAAGTTTTATTACTATTATGCAACACTATCTTGATAGTAAAACTTTAACTGTTTTATTAACAAACATTTTATTTATGGGTTCTAAATTAAGCGATGTAATGAGTACAGTTAAAACGGACAAAAATATATTCTATTCAGCCTATTTAATCCGAAAAGTTCAATATAATGATGTTGATCCTGATAAATTTATTGAACACCCTGATTCTGAATTAAGACAGGTAGAAGAAATAGCATAATTAAATAAAAAATATCATTACTAAAATCCCATATAAATGGACAAAGCTATGAATAAAAATATGATTATTACAACACCAATTTAAATATGAATAATAATCACTATACAATATTATTAATATAAATAAGATAAGTGTTATTAGGTATAGTATAAATCGAGCTATCGATTTTTTAAAAATTAGGTAAGAATTCAGAATTATATTTAAACCTAAAAGTCTGACTAGAAAAGCATCAATTTTATGAAATAAACAACCTTTGACCGGATTAGACCAAAATAATTGTGATGATAAAAAAACTAACAATATGTTAATTCTTAATAATTTATTATTTATTAATTTGTATAAATAATAAAAACATGATGAAGTTAATAATAAAATAATATTCAACATTAAATTCTCTCTATAAGAAAAAATCGTAAAAAAAGCTTTTTCCCTTGTTTATTATATCCATTTGCCTTTCTTACCGGAGACATTTTAAAACCATGTATTTTTAATACTTGTCGTATTAAATTTAATAATGGCCATTTTTGTTTTGTTAAGGCTGTCCCCTGTAATGATGTTAAAGTGGAAGAAGAGAGATGAGTTTTTATTTCATGAACATTATCTTTTAATAATTTATATTTTTCATTATCTAATAATATTTCTCTACTAACTTGCTTATTTTCTAAATCATTCCAATTTTCAAAAGGAACTCCAATTTTAAAAAATATTTCTTTGCATGAATCAATAAGTGTTTTACTCATTATAATAAATTAAGTAAAAAAATAATTTTAATAACTTTGTATTTTTATTCTTTTATTTTATACTCTCCATTTACTTTTTGATATTTTGCTATAATGCGTGGATTTTCCTTGTTTGACATAACATCTTCGGGAGAATAAATATTATCTACATTGTCAATGTAGTAAGCAATACCTTTTATTTCAACAATAAAAACTTCTATTTTTTTTTGACCAGAATCATTATTAGTATCATCTATAAAACCATGTGGTGTACCTTTACTATGGGTTCCACAAAATTTTTCTCCATCTTTACGTCTTCTAGTACATTGCTCACCATTAGCACGTTTGGCATTACAACGTTCATAAATAGGTACTGAATTTTTAACTCTTTTTCTTTTTGAAAAACTTTCTTTGTCTAGTTGTAAACCTTGATAATTGTAAATATATTCAGACAAATTATTCGTTAAATCATTATTACAGCAATGACAAGATAAATGTGAAACTAAATCGCTTTTAAAGGTTCGGACATAATCATCAATTTTTTTGTTAATACGACGCTCCATTAATAATATTTATAGTAAATTATATTTATTATTAATCTTCAATTTTTATTATAAACAATTTAAACACCTCAATTAAGCGACAATTTTATTATCTTCATTATATTCATTATCTTCATTACCTTCATTATCTTCATCGCTTTCAGAATTTTCAACAATTTCTGCAATACCATTCAATACATCTTTTACCTGTTCCTGATCAGAAAGTTCTTTAGCTTCGACAATTCCTTCTTCTTGCTCATCCTGACTTGATGATTCAATACTTATTTTTTCCTCTTCTGGCTCTGTTAATTCAATAGATGTATTACCTATTTGAAAATCATTGAACGCAACATCGGTAATTGGGTTTCGTACAGAATTACCTGAACTATCAAGTATAGTCTGTATTTTTTCACCAATTTTTTTTATATTTTCATCTTCAATATCTTCTTCATCTGAATCCGAGCTCAATAATTTTTCATCATGCTTTGGAATACTAATAGATGCTCTCAATTGTTTCATAATTTTTGGATCAATTTCTTTTTTCATATCTTGCATAAATTTCTTTTTGTCTGATTTTTGATTTAACAAAACTTCATCAAATTTAATATCATGATTAATTTGAGCATAAAGTATTTGAATTTTAGTAACAAAACGTTTTAAATATTTTAAATGTAATTCATGAAAAAAATCAACATAACTGCAAAACAAATGCATTTGACTATTTATGGATGAAACTTCAAATTCATATGTAGAAACAAAATTATTAATATTTAATCCAACATCACTACGTAATTTATAAGAAGAAAGTACATGATTTTTTGTTGATAAATAATTATTAATATTAATTAATGTAGATGTAATATCTTCATGAAGACTGTCTACAAATTTAAAGTCATATTTTTTATAAGGTTCTAAATCTTTATAATTAGGATAAGTATTCTGCTTTGCTAAAGACTCGATTAATTTTGGATCATCATTTAAATTATTTTTACAATATTCAGAAATAATTTTAAATAATTTATAATATTCACAGTACATTCTGTTCATAATTAAATCATAAAATTTTCGCATATCATTATCCTCAATATCAATTAACTTATTTTGAAAATAGAAAGAATCTAATCCAAAAACAAAAAGTGAACTATTATTAGTATTAATAAAATCTCGATATAATTCTTTTAATTTAGATATTCTTTGTTCCAAATTGGCAAAAATACTGTTGATTTCTTCGCGAATATCTTTGATAACATTAAATGTCTTTTTGATTTCATTAAACTTGGATTCCATTATTATATATTTATAAAACATTTTAGAAAAATAATAAATATTTAATATATAAAATGTCCGATTCGGAACAAAATGAAAATGTACCTCTCATTGACGATGAAAAAGAGACTATAACTTTTAAAGAAATTGACTGGAAAGAAGAACACGAAAAAATTTTAGTAGAATGGGCAGATAAAGCGATGTGTTATAGGTGGCTTCATTCTAAATCAAACCAAAAATACTCAAATTTAAATGCGTGGTATACTATCCCTGTAATTATAATGAGTACGTTAACTGGTACAGCAAATTTTGCCCAGGAAAAATTTCCTGAAAATGTTAAAGGTTATGCCCCAATGCTTATTGGAGCAGTAAATATTTTTGCAGGTATTATTACAACAATTCAACAATTTTTAAAAATTGGTGAATTAAGTGAAGGACATAGAGTAAGTGCAATTGCTTGGGATAAATTTTACCGTAATATTAAAGTGGAATTAGCAAAATGTCCTGAAGAAAGAATACATGTTGGTCAAATGTTAAAAATATGTAAAGAAGAATTTGATCGTCTTATGGAAACAAGTCCAACAATAGAAGACAAAATAATAGAATTATTTGAAACTACATTCACTGACAAATCTCGTGGAAAAGATGAAGATTCAACTGAAAAACATCAAAAATTCTTAGAAGTAAGTAAACCTGAAATTTGTGATCAACTTGTATCAACAGAACATTTCCGTTATAAAAGGCCAGTATCAGATATTAAAGATATTGAAAATAAAGCATCCATGATTGAAGCTGTGAAAAGAAAACAAAAAATTATGACTAAATTAGAAGGAGAAATACATGTTTTTATAGATGAATTTATCAAGTTCCATAATAGAAAACCATTAAAATCTGAAATTGTAGAAAATATGGGAGATAATATGAATATTGATATACTAAATAAACTTGTTCATAAAATTTCTGAAGAAAAAGGAAATATTATTATTTCCAATGAAAATAATGTTTAATTAAGATATTCCTTCACTAAATGTTATTTCATTTTTAGGAGGCATAATGATCCACATAATAAGTAAAAATGAAAACCATGTAAAATAATCACCATATGTGCTTGATTTTATAGCAAAAAATTTCATAATTAATCCACCTCCAATATTAATAAAAAGTATAGCAAAGATGCCAAAAATTAGTTTCTTTCCCGTATTCATATAATATCAATTAATATATTATTTCTTTTCAATAATTGAAATAATATCTTTATAATTAGTAATTTCTTTTGAAAATAATATATGCTTAACTAATATTCCATTTTCATCACTACATTTATTTAGATTTAAAATTATATCATTTTGTTTCATATCATATATTGTATTATATTTATAAATAAATTCTATTTCCTTATTTGTTAAATTAATCCGATTATAAACAACGGTCGGTATCTCATAAACATGTTTAGTACAGATATTTTGTAATAAAAAACATTCTTTATTTTCTATAAAAAATTCCCTAATATTCTTATCTATTGTTTGACAGAAGTTTTTATTACCTAAAATATCATTACGGTTCCACCATTCAGAAGTTTGATATTTATGACAGAAAAAATTTGTTGAAAAAAATAAAAATAAACAATCATTATGTTTATAGAATCCTGAATATCTATTATCTTTATTTTTGTAAAAAGAGACTATATTATTAAAATTATTATTATGTATTACTTCTAATTCACTATTTTTATCGAAAAAAAATTCTAAAAATGGAAATTTGCCTAATCTATTTATTCGATGCAAAACATAACATATCTTACATTTTTCATTTTCTTCAAAAATCTGTCCATCATAATTATAATATAAAATGTCTATAAACCTACAAGTTATCATTAATATAAAATATAAAAATATACTTTATATTATTTATTTACCTCCAAATTTTCTTCGAATTGATTCATTTATTTTTTCTTCCCTCTGATCTAAAATAAAAGCACTTAATTCTTGTGCCTTTTTATCATCTCTAAAATATAAACTCAATGAAGACAATAAATTTTTTTTATTAATTGGCTTTTTAACTTTTGATCTAGAATAAATTAATTTGCCGTCATTAATATCAAAACAATCAATCTCATTATCTCTCATTACATTAACCAATTCAGAGGTAATGTTCTTTTTTTGCTCTCTATATTTCTTTACCTGTTCTTGCAACACTCTCATTTCATTATCAATTTGAATCCATTCCTTCAAAGAATTCACCAATTGATCTTTTGTTTCCATTAATTATAACAAATATAAAAGTTTAAGTATGTTATTCTAAAACTTCTACATTAAAAGTTATATCCCAATCATTTTTTTTAGATTCATTATTATTTTCTACATCATAATTGTCAGAAATATCAGTAATAATTGTTTTATAGACTGTTTCCGAAAATCTAACAGTTTTATTTTTATTGCGCTTTTTTTTTTGTAAAATTGATTTTGATTTATGTAAATCATATTTTGACTTTTTTTTAGTTGATTTAACATTCTCTTTTATTGCCGTATTTTCATGTTCGCCAATTTCTATTTTACTAATCTGCTGTTTCCTATTCATTCGTTTTCGGCCATATCTTTTCATTTTAAACATATTTAATTTATTATAGAAAAAAATATAATAAATTACACTAATTTTGATTTAAATCATCTTTATTTAAATAAACTTCTTTTCCAATATTTTTAATAATTTTATTCATTTTTTTCTTATCTTCATGTAGATCAACACTTGCATTTCCTAAAAACTTCATATATTTATTTTTCCCATCTTCTGTTAATAAATAATCGGGGTGAGCTTGTTCCCATGTAGAAAAAGATTGCAATTGCTTATCAGCTACTTCTTCAATAGTTTTTTTCAACTTTTCATTGTTGTTGTCTTTGTCCCAAACATTTTCGTCTTTAATATACATAATATCTCTCTTAGGATCAGAACAATGTATTGGTCTCTCATGTAGTTGCAATTTTGATAAACCTTTAATCATTGTGTTTGTAACACCCTCAATTAAACCAGTGTTTGTAGTTTGTTTTAAATCATCAATTGTTATTTGCAATGAATTAATAAACTCATGGATATTTAAAGCATTTTTACAATTATCTTGAAGAAATAATTGTATATCTATTTTTTGATTTATAGTATTATTTGTGGTATTTCCAATCTTTGGAACAATATCTTGAATTGTTTGTTGAAGATCAGCATTTTGTTTTACTAAAGTTAAAATCATTGATTTATAATCAACATCTTGATCATTTATTGAATTAATTTCTTTACTTGACTGTGTAAGAATATTTGTTTTATTACATGTTAATTTATGCCTTGATAAACCACTTGCAAATTTATATATCCTTCCACATTCACAAGAAAATTGAGAATTTATTTTGGAACTTTTTTTGTTATCATTTAGTTCTGTTTTATGTTTCAGTGTCAAAAGATGACGGTCGTATTGACTCTTGCGAGACGTTTTATAATCACAACTTTCGCAATAGAAAGTTTTAGGAACTTTTTTAGTTATCATCTTGTTATCCTAAAATGATAACAGAAAAAGTTCCTAAGTTTTTTTCAAAAAGTATTTTTTTATTACAATAACAAATTTTACATTCTTTAAAAAAAACACACACTTATATCTAGACAACCTGTTTTTTACGTTTTTTTTACAAATCCATTTTTTCATTTTTTAAAAATGGACATACTTTTGTATGTCCAAAATTGATTTCTCAAAAAACTTTTGAAAAAAAAGGTGAAAAAGCTGTTTTGCTACATTTATGTAGCATTTAATCACATTAAATTATTAAGAATTATAAGTGAATGTAATGAATGTAAGTATATATGAAATAAAATATATACTTATAATATATGCCATCTGGTAAAATTTTTAAAAAACAAGTTAATTCGCGTTATTTTACTAATCAAACTCGGGCTATAAATAACCAAGAATCTTCAAGTAAAATTTCTGAAGAGAATTGCAAAGCAATAGCTACAGCTTTAGATAAATTCGCAACTTCAATTATTGATAATGGTTTAAATTTAGATAAAGGACTGACTGAAGGTAAAAATGAAATAAAAAATACTTTAGATAAATTAAAAAAACACCCTGAAGAAAAAGAAAATGAATCACCTGATACTGATTTAAAACCAAAGTCAGATGAAAAGAAAGAAAATGAATCACCTGATACTGATTTAAAACAAAAGTCAGATGAAAAGAAAGAAAATGAATCACCTGATACTGATTTAAAACAAAAGTCAGATGAAAAGAAAGAAAATGAATCACCTGATACTGAGTTAAAACCAAAGTCAGAAGATGTAGAAAAACAACAATTTAGAAAAATGTTTTACGCTATTCCAAAATTGAAAGCTTTTAATAATCCAACCTTGTCAAATTGGGAATTGTTAGATAGTGTTTCAAATCAAAAATTAAAAGTGGCAACATTTTTTAATAAAGAAACTTTTGAGAAAGAAGATATAGATATATCATTAATGCCAAAAATTAATAACAGTGCCAAAAAAGGTGAATTTTGGCTAGATGCAAAAGATTTAGTACCTTTTTTAACACGTTATGGAGATAATTGGGATTTCATTGATGCTTATAGATATAGACAAACCTTTGATGAATCAGTTTCTAAAACAGCAATTAACTTTATTTCAGATTTAAAAAAAAAGAAAAAACCAGAAGAGAAACAATCTTATGTTGGTAATATTATATATAAAAATGATAACTTATTGTTAGTTAAAATAACAACAAAAGAAGAATTAGATGATTTAACTAATGCAATAATTAAACTTAATAATAAAGAAATTTCAAGTAATCTAGATACTTATTTAATAGGAAAAACAAATTATGAATTGAGTACGGAAATAACTACAGATGATAAATTAAAATTTGATGAATTAAATATAGATAAAAACGATCTGCCAAAATTTAGATCATATGTAAAAAAAATAAGAATAACATCATTAGAGTCAAAATATAAATTTTTTTCATTTGGTGGTATTGAAGTATGGGACAGAAATAATAAACAAAAATATAATTTTCGGGATGATAGAAAAAACGATAATGACCAAACTAATGGTTTAGATCAAAATAAAATATATGTTCCTTATGAAAATAATATTGGTGTTAAGGGAACGTTATTTATAAATGAAAAACCATTAAATTCAAAATTATTAATAGAACCCAAAAATTTCTTTGGACTTCCAAAGTTTCCCTACAAATATGACTATTTTAGATCAGAAAGAAGAGTGAATAACAGTATAGAATTTATTTTTGACAAAGAGATTCCTTTCACAGATATAGTAATTTTACCAGTACCAACAAATCTAGGATCATTTTCTGTTAATTTTTTGGATATTAAAATTGAAATATTAAATGAAAAAGAACAAATAATTGGAAGCAGGGAAATAACGGAAGACAAAGAAAGTAAAGGAGGTATAGATAATATAGGTATAAGAAGTGTTATTTTTACTGTTAATCCATTTGAAAAAGAAGAACAAAACTTATCAATACTTGAGTTAGGAAGACTTTCAATATCAACAGTAATCAAAAATGATTATGGTAAAATGGTTTTATTTGAACCAATAAAAAAAGAATACATTTTAGAAAATAATAACATTGTAAGAGGAATTCTTTTGAATAAAGATGTGGATCCATTACTAGAATAATAAACATTATCCAAATATAATATATAATGTTCACTGGAAGAATTATAAAACGTGCGTTTCAATTAGGAAATAAAAAACAAGAAAAAAACAAGAAAAACAAGAAAAACAAGAAAAACAGGAAAAACAAGAAGAAGACTGGTTTTGTAATAAATTTCTAGGTTTATTGGAAAAGCAAAAACTTTTGGAGAAATTTCTAGAAAATCTATAAAAGATAAAGAAACTTGTTTAAAGTTTTGTGATAGTTTTCAAGATTTAATGGAGCAACAAAAAACTTTAGGGGAAATATTTAGAAAAGCAATAAAAGATGAAGAGCCTTGTGTACAAATGCCTGAAATTGTATATGAGTTTGTTGGAAAAACTGGAAGAAGATTTGCAGTTTATCGTTCAGATCCACCAGCTCAAAATGCTTTAGAAAATGGTGAAGAAATTAATCGTTTGGGTTTCGAACGTTATCTTGGAGAAGACAATTCTAGTTTAATCGATTTACAAAAGAAAGAATTTGATGGAATAAGCTTAAAAGAAATCTTGGAAAAAGCTAAAGAAAATGATGATACATTTGATAAAAGCAGAATAGATGGATCAATTTTACTAATGTCATCAAGTAAAGAAAAATGTATTATTTATGATGATTTAAATAATTCCCTTGAAACAACAAATCAAGACTTATATGGTGCATTTGGTGCTTTTTATAATGAACAAAATTCAGGTGTTAATATTTATAATTTAATGGAAGTACCTTTTTGGTATAATTTTAAGTAAACTAGCATTTATATAATAACAAAACTATTATATAAATATGTAAAAAAAAATAAAAAATCTTAATATATATTATAATGCCTACGGGAAAATTATTTAGAAAAACAGCGAATGTGCGTAGTGTTTCTAAGAAAGAGATAGTCGATGATAGTAATTTGAAAGGAACAAAAACTCAATCAATATTACCTGATGGTGGAGGTATAATGCAACTTGCACTGCCAAATATACAAAGTCAATTAAAGGCTGTAATCGGTGGTTTAGAAACAATTTTTAAAACTTATGAAAAATATTTTGGAAGTATTGGAACCACACTTAAAGATGATATTGAAGCAAAAATTAAATATATTGAAGGAAAAATTGAAACATTTGAAAATGCTATGGAAAATTCAGAAAAAGCGGCAGCTAGTTCAGCAAAAGCGGCAGCTAGTTCAGCAACAGAAGCAGCTAGTTCAGCAACAGAAGCAGCTAGTTCAGCAAAAGCTGCAGCTAGTTCCGCAACAGCGGCAGCTGATTCAGCAAAAGAAGCAAAGGATGCGGAAAATAGTTCCCGTGTTTACAAAAATAGTACTGAAACTATGGAAGACGCAGTAAAAAAAATGGAAGAAAAGATAGAACAAATATATAAAGAAATATTGGCAATTGAAAAAAAATTAGAGCCAGAGCCTAAGCCACAGCCTAAGCCACAGCCTAAGCCAGAGCCTGAGCCTGAGCCTGAGAAATTTCCAGAAAGTATTTATATAACTACTGAAAGTGAGCTTCCAAAAGAGTTAAAAGAAGGAAATCAAGAGGATCCTACTTCAACATATAATGCATTAAAAGATAAAGATGGCAAAATACGCTTATATAATGGTTTTCCTATTTATCAAGAAAAACAAACATCAGAAGCTGTCATTTTTGGTGAACAAACCCCTAGACTGGTATATGTATTTAAAGCACAAAAGGCTGGTGAGGTCTCAGACTCCAACTCATTGTCAAACCAAGTAGTTAAAATGCCAATCGGATCTTTAGTTTGGAATTGGCAATCTATAAGTGTAGCGAATATAGATAAAAATTCTCCATCTGTTTATTTATATAAATATTCATACCCAACATTAAACGATTTTTTGAAAGCACAAAAATTATTTTCAATTAACGGCAATGATTATTATCGTTCTTTTTCATTAAAACAAGAATCTGATCCTAAACCTGATCCTAAACCTGATCCTAATCCTGATCCTAAAAATGATCCTAATCCCCTTCAACCACCTAGTGGTGGAACTCCCCCAACAAGTGGACCAGTTCCAGAATAATTTATATAATAACAAAACTATTATATAAATTTTTAACCATGTCTTTTGCAGAAATCACTACCCGAGGCTGCTTTACTAGTACATTGATTACCTTTATTTTTTCCTGATTTTAAAATAGCTTTGCAAATATTAACAGGTTTTGTTAACGCATGTTTAAAACAATAACATCCATGATCATAATTAAAACCTGATTTATCACAAGCTTGACCCTTATTTTTACCAGATTTTGTTATATATTGGCATTGGTTATGAGGCATACAGTATTTTGCAGGGGCATTTACACCATTTATTAAATTAATGCCATCTCTTGTTTTGATATTGGGCAAAAGTTTATGCTGTTTTTGGCGACAATATGGACATAAAAATTCATGTTCCCTTAACTTAACAATGTATGGATCCATAGAGGTCCTCTTTGATTGTTTTTGTTTAACAACTTCTTTATATAGTTCTCTGTAATTAAAAATATGATTACATGAAAGTTTAATAGTATTATTTGAGAGAGGTGTTTGTGATATTAGACAAACATTATCTTCCTCATTGTCAGAGAGAAATTCATCATTATTGATTTCTTTGAAAAACTCAATATCATCATCAATAATATAATTTATATTCATTATAATTAAAATAATATAGTCTTTATATATTTTAATATGAGCATATCATGGGGAACAATAACTTGGTATTTATTTCATGGTTTAGCAGAAAAAATTAAAGAAGATAAATTTGAAGAGAAAAGGTCTGAAATAGTAGGACTAATTGTAAAAATATGTAAATTACTACCATGTCCAGAATGTTCTGATCATGCACAGCATACATTATCATTTGCTAAATTGCAAAATCTTAAAACAAAAGAAGACTTGCAAAAATTTCTTTGGGGTTTTCATAATATTGTGAATCAAAGAAGAAGGGTAGAAATATTTAATTTTGATGAATGCAAAGAAAAATATAGTAAAATAAAATTGGAATCAGTTGTAGATACTTTTATTAAAGTATGGAGTAAAAACTATGCTGTTAAATTAATGAATGATTCATTTCATAGAAGATTATTTACAAATAAATTTAAAATATGGTTTCAGTCTAATAAGGATCATTTTAGTCTTGAATAATTTATAATAAATGAATAAGTTTATTATAAATTTTATTTATAGCGTTTGTATAATTTTGCCATTTTTAAAAACAGAACATCTAAATGTTTGTTTTGATGGTCGTTCGCATACAGTATTATTGCTTGATAATTCACTAAAATATAAGAATTTCTCTCCACCAGAAATTTTCAATATTCCGGCACTTATTCCGCCCATAATTACACCTATTAAACCGCCAAAAATCATATCGAAACCTTTACAACATAAGAAGGTTAATTGTGTTATATAATTAAAGGCAAATAAAATAATAATAAACATTACAGCGCCATAATTAATTTGTTTATTGTAAAACATTGGCAACATTAAATAAGCTAATGTAAACATAATAACCATACTATTATAATCAGGACTATTGTAATTATTTGGATTCCAAGGGAAATCAATTATATTGCAAAATCTGCTTCTATCAGGATTAGGAGAGCTCTTTCTAGCATTCATTAATAAAATATTTAATATAGATGAAGTCATTAAGAATCCTAGATAGATCATACCTTTTGCATCAGAATTAAAGAAAGATATCATTACCATAAAGAAAACCAATAAGAAAGAGCTCATTGATGAAATCAATTGAAAAAAATTAGAAAATGTAAAAGCCATACCCATTTTTATACTTAATATAATGAAATATAAAAATATTAATCTTCGTCATATACAATTTCCAAAACTTGTTCTATTTTTTCGAGTGAATGAAATTTAATGGATTCAAAAATATTTTCATCCTTATATTTTTCCATTAAATCATTATAGTCTTTTTTATTTTCAACTGGAAAAATAAATTCTTTTACTCCAGCTCTAATTCCTCCTAAAATTTTCAAATCAAGTCCACCAATTGCTGTAACTCTTCCCTGTAAATTAATTTCCCCTGTTATGGCAATCGTATTTTTAATTTTTTTACCCGTTAATAAACTGTGAATTGCAACAGTAATGGCAGTACCAGCAGAAGGGCCATCTTTGGGGGTTGCGCCTTCAGGACAATGAATATGAATACCTTGTTTTTTATATTTTTCAAAATCGGTTAAATGTTTCTGAATTTGATCTCCAGGTGCAAGATTCCAAGCTAATGTTCTAGCTACATTCATACTTTCTTTCATAACATCTCCCTGCATACCAGTAAGTTTTAAATCAAGAAAAGAATTGGAAGGGAAAAAGTTAACTTCAATTGGAATGATTCCTCCGCGTCCAAGTGCATTTGCCCATAAACCATTCATTATACCAACAGCACTTTGTTTTGGAACTGATGTAGGAATAAATTCTTGTCTTTCTTTTAAATAAATAGTTTTAATATCTTCATTCGTTATTTTAAGGGGAATTGAAATTAATTCATTTTTGCCACTATTTTGCAAAAATTGAATATTAATCTCTCCAATTATCTCAAATAGTATTTCTTTTAATTTTCTAATACCTGGTTCAGATGTATAATTTTCCACAATGTAGGTTATATTTTCTTCAGAAAGAGAAATGACATTTTCATTAATACCCATTTTCTCATAAATTTCTGGTAAAACATGTTTAAATGTAATAACCAATTTGTCTTTTAAAGATAAGTGATCAAATTTAACTCGATGGATACGATCTAATAAAATTCTATCTATAGAAGATACATCATTATATGAAAAGATAAAAAGGGCTTTTGAAAAATCAAGATCAATGCCATTAAAATATTTATCCTGAAAGCAATCATTTTGTGTAGAATCTATCATATGAGTTAAAATACCTACTATTTCTTTTCCATGTTCTGTTTTGCTAATTTTATCTAATTCATCTATAAAAATAATAGGATTCATACATTTATTTTTAATAAGAATATCACAAAACTTACCCCATTCTGATCCAACATAAGTATAATTATGACCATTTAATGAACTTCCATTATCTTGACCACCAATAGCTATAAAAGCAAATGGCCTTGAATTGCCTTCTTCATCTTTAAGACAATTAGCGATACCTTTTTTTGCCAAGCTAGTTTTACCTACACCTGGTGGACCTTCAAATCCGAAACTATAACCTGTTTGATCCCCATTTATCCATTGGCCTATTATTCTTTCAATTTGTTTTTTCGCTCTATCGTGTCCATATACAGAAGAATCTAATACTCCTCTTACATCTTTAATATAATTATTTACCAAGTTAATTTTATCATTAATAAAATCAATTTCATTATCAAATTGATTATCATAAAAATTTATTTGATCATTATTTTTAATTGCTAATTCATTTATAATAGATTTATTATTTAAATTATTATTTACAAACTCATATATTTGTTCTTTCATAAAATTGGATTTTTTACCAGAATGAATTAATTTTTTTTGTTTAATTTTATTAATTTTAATTAAATTATTTATATTGCAAATATTGAATATTAATTCATCTCTCTTCATATTTGAAAAAGATTCAATAATATTAGAATGCATTTTCTTATTAATTAATGGAATAATATTATCCTTCAAGTTGATTATAAAATTTGAAATAGTTATTACGTTTGCATCTTTATCTTCCATAATATCAATATCAATCTTATTTTTTTTTAATTCATCGATAATTTTATTATAAGAGTTTTGAATGTCTTCTGATGCAAATAATATAGGCTCTTTTTTATAAATACCAAATGGTATTTTCAAAAGACCATCTAAATATTGTCTTGCTTTTGATCCATTATCGTCTCCTTTTGATTTCAATTCCTTTAACTTAACCATAGCCTTTTCTTTTACAGAATCATCAGTTTTCATTAGACATATCTGTTGCTCAATTGGTATTTGAGCAACATCATAGTTGGAAAGATTGTTTGTATATTCCACTGTATTATTCATTGCTTCTCTAAAAAATTTTTTACTAAACCATGGTAAACTATCAAAAATTTTTTGCTGTTGATAACTGTCATTACCACTAGATTGATCACTTGATAATAAATCATATAAAAGATAGGAAAGATATTGAAATTCTTTATCATCGTTCTTTAATAATAATTGAATCAAAGTTGTTCTTTGGCCATATAAATCAAGGGCAATAAATTCCTTAACTATTTGTGAAATACTTTTTTGTTTAAACAATTTAATTTGATTAATATAACCCATAAAACGTGTATGTAATTCATTTGATGAATATACTAAAAGATCTCTCATAGTTAAATTTTGTTTAAAATTTTCAAAAATAACTGACTGGAAATCTTCTGTATCTGGTTTTTCATTTTCAATTTGAATTAAAAAATCATCTAATACTTTTTCATCGGTATGCTGAATCATTGGTTCATCTATTATGCCAAATAAAATTAACGTTTTTTTATTTTTAGTATCATGTAATGCTACTTTTATACCGTTAATTTTAAGTTGGAATTGACTTGTATTTCTAGAAAGGTCAAAACATTCCAATTGTTCAGCCATTTCTGAAATAACATTGTCATCTACAATTCTATTTTTTTGTATTTTACCAGGAGATCGATTTTTTTTCCAAGGAACCTCTTTGATATTTGTTATATGAAAAAAATGTTTTAATAAGGCAAAATATTTGTTTTGAATAATTTGATCATAGCTTTGTTTAGAGCCAGAAAAATAGAGAGAAATAAATTTATTAAAATCTTTCATTCCAAATACATGAATAATTTTTAATAAATCATCTTTAATATTTGAGATAGATTTGGAATCAATATTCTCATAAAGTTGTTCATATTTTGACATTGATATATTATATTCATTACTTCCTAAAATATCTAACATTTTAGTTTGTTGATTATAAATAATGTTTTCAGTTATAATGTTTTTGATGAAGTTCTTCTGGTCATTACTAGAAAGATTTTTGATAAACATTATAATATATATATATGTCTTATATAATATAATATTTTACTTAAAAACATAAATCGCAATATAAATAACGCTAAAATGGGTATACCCTCATACTTTTCGAATGTTATAAAATCATATCCTGAAATAATCAAAACAATAAAAAATATAAAAAAGGTAGATTATTTATTTATGGATTGCAATTCTATTATATATGATTGTTTTCACAATTTAGATAAGTCAAATATAAAATATTATGAATTAGAAAAATTGCTGATTAAGGCCATTATTTCTAAATTAAATAAATATATGGCAGAAATTGGCGGAAGTACATGCAAATTGTTTTTCTTGGCTTTTGATGGTGTTGCACCTGTCGCTAAAATGGAACAGCAAAAAACAAGACGTTATAAGTCTAAATATGAGAAAGAATATTTTAATAAAGAAGATGAAAATTCTTGGGAAACATCTGCTATAACTCCTGGTACTGTTTTTATGAATGTACTAGAAAGAGCACTTGTAAATGAATATAAAAAAAATAAAAAAATTAAAGTAGAGTTTAGTAATCGTGGTGAGGGAGAACATAAAATATTTGATTATATAAGACAGCAAACATTTTTGAAAGGGAATTCAGTTATTTATGGACTTGATTCTGATTTAATAATGCTTTCATTACAAAATAAACAATTTTGTGAAGAAATATTTTTGTATAGAGAGATGCCGGAATTTATCCAATCTATTGATAAATCATTTAAGCCAAATGAGATGTATATGGTAGATGTTTCTTTATTTAAGGAAAAATTAGAATTATTTATGAATAATATGAATTGTAAAAAATCGATAGATAGAATCAAAGATTATATTTTTATTTGTTTTTTGTTGGGAAATGATTTTTTGCCACATTTTCCTGCACTTAATTTGAGAAGAAACGGAATGGATTACTTGATGGATACATATGTTCATATTGTAGGTGAGAGTAATAATAAGATTATAGAAGATGGGGATATTAATTGGAAGATTTTCAGAAAATTAATAAATGAATTATCGAATAACGAAGAAAATTATATGGTTGAAGAATATAATTATAGAAATAAATTAAGTAGACGTCATTTTCCTAATAATACGGAAGAAGAAAAGGAGATGTATTTTTTAAATCAACCTATTATTAATCGAACAAAAGAAAAATATATTAATCCCGAAGATGAATATTGGAAAAATAGGTATTATTATATGTTATTTGATATTGATCTTGATAAATTAACTCAGGAAGAATATGAAAACAAAATCAAAGATATATGTATTAATTATCTTGAAGGATTAGAATGGACATTTAAATATTATTCAAATGGTTGTGTTAATTGGAAATGGAAATATAATTATCATTATCCTCCTTTATTGCAAGATTTAAAAAAATATGTGCCTTATTTTAAAGAAACCTTAGTAGAAGAAAACAAAAATAATTCTGTAAATGAAATAGTACAATTGTGTTATGTTTTGCCCAATGATGATAAATTATACGAGAAAATACTTTATACTAAAAATAAGCAAGATATCCAGCGATTTAATAAGTTATTAGAAACTACAGACAAACCTTATTTTGAAACTTCATATTGTCGTTATTTTTGGGAGTCGCATGTGTGTTTTCCAAACACAGTACCAATTTCTACAATAGAAACATTTTATAAAAATGTTTAGAAATAAATAAACTACTATTTTATAAATGGAACGTTATAAAATAGATTTTGAATCAAGGCAGCAATATATTGATTTAATAAAAGATTTATGTAAAGATAATGGAGTATTGGTAAAATTTACTGCTGATTGGTGCGGTCCATGCAAAAAAATCTATGATTATTGTTTAACAAAATTTGATTTTTATAGTAATAATAATGTAAAATGTATCGAGGTAGATATTGATGAATCCTTTGATATTTTTGCCTTTTTAAAACAAAAAAAGATGATACAGGGAATACCGACATTATTTTATTATGCAAAAGGTAAAGATAATTATATCCCTGATGCATCAGTATCGGGTATTGAAGAAAACGAGTTAGAATATTTTTTTAATCATGTAAAATAATAATAAAATAATATAGTATATTTTATTATGTATACTATATTATTACATATTTCTGGTCTGGCTATGGTGGAAATATTGTTTTATTTTTATTATATTGGTCCAGTAGAAACAACATTGTTTAAAAAAACAATGGGCAAAATTGTTTCCCAAACACTGAAGAATTATCTTCAATAATAATTATAAACCCAAATGCGACAAATACTTATTTAGATAGGGAAGAATCAGAATTTAATAATGAAATGGAAAAAATGAATAGTCAGGGTGAAGAGTCAAGAGAAAGTCGCAATCGTGATTTATTAATAAAAGCTATATATGGATGGTTAGTATTAGCATGTATAACCTTGCTTATAACAGTATTACAATTACAGTGTTATAATAAACAAAAACCTAGTATAAATAAAATCGATTCAGAACAAAGTTTAGAGTTGGTACATATGAGATTGCGAAGTAGTTCTTTGGATAGTGCAGCAAATGAAGAAAAAATGCAAGAAAAGTATTTATTGAACAAAGAAGAGAATAAATATCTAAAAAAAATTAGTTTAAATGTTTTATATTATACAACATTTGTCAGTTTTTTACTAGGATTTGAATATATTTTTTTTCAATTTGTAGTATTGCAATATGAACCTCTTTCTTCAGACGAATTAAAATTTATCATGTACAATACATTTTACAAAATGTATAATTTAAATGATTAAGTTATATTATATATATGGATCATTTAGATTTAGATATTGCAAATTACAATTATGAAGATTTAATTACATTATTTCATTTACCAACTGAATTCGAGAGGAAAGATTTAAAAGAAGCCAAAAAAATAGTATATCGAGTTCATCCAGACAAATCTAATTTACCAAAAGAATATTTCTTATTTTTCTCAAAAGCCTTTAAAATGTTGGTTAAGATTTATGAATTTAAACGGGGAATAACATTAAATGCAAGTATACATGATGAATATGAAAATATCGAAAAATATGAAAGTAATGATTATAAAGCATTATTGCAGCAGCAAAAAGAATTCGAAAAAAGTAGAACGCAACCAAAAGAATTTAATAATTGGTTTAATAAATTATTTGAAGAGGCAAATCTAAATAGTTCTTTAGAAAAAGGATATGGTGATTGGTTATCTCAAAAAGATGAAAATGTAATGGAGGCAAAAAATCCACAAGAAATGAAAGATATGATTGAAAAGAAAAAAGAGCAAGTAAGATCAAATTTTTTAACACTACATAAAAGTTTTAGTCCAATCAATAACAATACAAATGTATCATTATTAGGAGGAGAAGAAGTATATTCTTCTGATTTATTTAGTAAATTACAATTTGAAGATTTAAAAGATGCTCATGAAAATAGTGTTATTCCTGTAACGCATAATGACTTTTTAAATAGAGAAAAGTTCAGTTCTATGGAAGAAATAAACAGATCTAGAACTACAGATGAGGTGAAAAGTCAAAAAACATTTGAAAATCATAAAGATATTTTAGATAAAGAAAAACTAAAAAATGATCAAGATGATTTATCAAGATTTTATACAATGTTAAATAGTGATGAAAAACAAAAAGAAAAAACAAATGAGATGTGGAAAAAATTAAAAACATTGAAAGATCTATGAGGAAAATTTTATATAGATTAAATATAATATGAGTGCAATAACATATGGAGCAGGCTTTGTTATATTGATAGTAGCAAGTATTTTATATGAAAGATACAAGGAAAAAGATTTAACTCAAAAGAGAATAGAGGATTATGAATACATAAAGAATTATTTATTGAATGAATCTACTTTAGCCAAATGTAAAAAACCAATTCTTTGGATTCCAATTCAATTTGAATATAATGCAAGACATTGGCATTCATTTGGTTCACGATCAAACACATGTTTAAATAAACCGTACATGACACTTTGCATTAAAAGTATTATTGATCATTGTGGGGATGATTTTCAAATTTGTTTAGTGGATGATAGTACATTCAATAAAATACTTCCTGGATGGAATGCTAAGATAAACTTTTTACCCGATCCATTAAGAGATCATTTACGATATCTCGCCATTAGTAAGATGTTATATTATTATGGTGGAATGGTGGTTCCTCCATCATTCATTTGTCTGCGAAATATGAAAGGTATTTATAATATGGGATTATCTAGAACTTCTATGTTCTGTGGTGAATTTAGTCCTGAATCTGAGGTAAGTTCCATGACTAATTTTTTCCCTTCCATGAAATTAATGGGTTGTGATAAAGATAGTGAAATAATGAAAGCATTTATAGAATATCTTGAGCGGGCAATTTCTAGTGATTATACTGATGAATTAGAATTTACTGGAGGTCCAGAGAGATGGTTATTTAGACAAGTAGTTAATAAAAATATTTTATTAATTGATGGAAAATTTTTAGGTGTAAAAGATATTAATTCTAATCCAATTGCACTTGAGGTTTTATTAGGAAATATCAATGCAAGATTTAATAAAAAGATGGTTGGATTATACGTTCCTGATTACAATTTAACAAGAAGAACAAACTTTAATTGGTTTGAAAGATTGTCTTACAAACAAGTTTTAGAATCAGAAACAATTATTGGAAAATATTTATTAATTTCCAATTCGCAAAACAATTAAAAAAAATCTATATAAATAAAATTAATACTATTTATATAGATAATCATGGAAAGATCAATAATTTGTGATAAAAATGAAATATTACTTGAGAAATCTTATACAGATGATGAAGATGAGGTTTTTACAGTTTCATTTTCTTGTAAATATGATGATACGTCAAATTTATTTAAAATAATGAAAAAGGGGAAATTTTACGAATTACTTTGTCGACTAAATAGCGATTTAGTAAATGAATATTCATATGAAAAAAACGAACAAAATATGCGCAGATTAATATTATACTTTAATGAAAAGTACGATGGAAAAGATATGGTTTTTTCTTACGATGATATAATTATTGAACAAGGTGAAAATGATATATTGATAAATGGAAAAGAAAATGATTTAACTACTTTTCGAGAGGGATATAGTAAATTTTCTTTAGCCAGTATAGTTATACGTTGTAAATTAATAGAAACAATAGCTCATTTTAATTTAGAAGCGGTAATATCTTCTGATGATTTAGTGAATGATATTATTGCAATGATGCTTAAAAAACAAGTATACAGATTAAAGCAATATATGGAAATATAAATCATAATATCTCGTGTTAATATATTATGAATTGGATATTTGATTCTATTATAGCAACTTTTGGTGGTGCAATATATACATCTTTTTTAAAATTATCACAAAGTAGTTATGATGCAACATCAGTAGTTTCATTTGTGTTATTTTTGTCATTTATTTATTATTATATAACCGGAGGGTATTATAATTTGGTTAAAAATTTTGAGATATGGGGATTTTTGTCAGGCATAACATTTGGTTTAGTAACTTATTTTTTTAATAAAGCCCTTAGTCTGGTTAATAATCCAGGAATACCTAGTAGTATTGTGCGCTCACAGGTTGTATTAACGTTTTTTATTTCTTTATTTCTATTTAATGAAAAATTTTCCTGGAAAAAATTTGCTCCTATTTTAGTTATTATTGGTGGCTGTTTAATCACAGTTTACCCAAATTTAAAATCATTTGATGCAAAAAATATGGAGTGGATCTATTTAACTATAATAGCTGGAATCTGCACAACTGGTAATGATATAACTTCAAAACTTTCTCTTAATAAAATATCCAATAAACAATTTTTGGTATTGCAAATGTTTGCGGCGTCATTAACCAATATTGTATTACAATATTTTAATAAAAAAACAGTTGGACTACAGAAACTTTCAAAGGATAAAAAGAAAAAATCAAGTAAAATACATTTGTTTAATAAATATCCACAATTATTATTGGCTATTATTCTCTCATCTCTCATTGTGTTTAGAACATATTTAGGAAGTGCTATGAAGTCTTCTAAAAATCCAGCTTATCCAAGAGCTATTTTTAATTCTCAATTTTTAGTATCATTACTATTAAGTTTAGTTATTCAAAAAGATACTGATATTACAAAAGCTCAAGGATTTGGTTCTGCAGTAATATTATTAGGTGTTATATTAACAACAATATTTGGAGGATAAATAAATTTTATATTTATATAAAATAAATATAAAATGTCAAAAACAAGAAAACATCATTTAAAGAAGCGCAAAATATTTTTAAGTCATCATAAAACTAAAAAACATAATAGATATGGAAAAAAAAAATGTGGCTATGTAAGCACAGTTGATCCCCGAGTTTTTGGTCCTGAATTGTGGCGTTCACTTCATAGAATTGCCCAAAATTATCCTGATAATCCATCGAAAGATACACAAAAACATGCTGTTGCATTTTTAGATGCAATTCCTTATATGATTCCTTGTTCACACTGTGGTTGTGATTTTCTACTTTATTTAGAAGAAAATAATTTAAATGAAGTTTGTTCCTCGAAAGAAAAATTAGTTGAATTTCTTGTGAATGCACATAATAGAGTTTCACAACATTTAGATCCTACTAAAAAACAATGGACCGTAAAAGAAGCTAATAAGGTTTATTCAAAAGAAAAGATTTGCATAGGACATAAACCTATTTGGAAGGTTTGTAAGATGGAAAAAGAACCGTATGATCGTTTTAAATAGATTAGTCATTGTTATTTTCTTTATCAATATCTTCTTGTTCGTCCTCTTTTTCTTGACGTTTATTATAAATTTCTACAATTTGTTGTGCCATTTGACCACATATTTCAACTTTATGTTTATCAACAGTTTTCATTAACATTTCTCTTACTAAATTGGCATTAGACGCAACACTTTTTTTAAGAGATTCACCATTAATTTTTTCTTTAATAATTGAACTTAGTTTGTTTGTGTTTATTGGCATATCATCATCACTGTCTTCTTGATCTTGTGTGTTTTTTTTTACATCATCAAAAATAACAATTTTAGATTTTTTATATGGATTATTGGTTTTAATTTTATTTGATAAAGTTTTGCGAGCCTGATTGGTTTTTCTTTTAAGTCTTAATAACATGGTAATTAAAATAAATAGATAATAAAAATAAATAAAATTATACGAATTTAAATATATTTTAATTTATATATTTAAATAATGAAACAAATTATACAAGTCTATCAATTTTTTTCAATTATAATATATTCTTACTGTTATAATTATTTATTTTTGAACTGTAAAAGACAACATTATGAATATTGTATTCTAAATATAGCTAAATTAAATATGTTATTTATTAAAATAATGCAATGGATCTCTTGTGAAAATTACGATGAAAATATAGGTAATCTTGTTAAAAATTTTTCTGATAATGTTCCTTATGAAAAAGAAGATATTAATTATACACAAATATCTGAAATAAAAAAATATTTTAAAGAAGAGAATATTGATTTTACTGTTGATGATATTCCAATAAATTCAGGTACAATAGCTATTGTTTATTCAGGAACGCTAAATAAGAAGAAAATAGTGATAAAGCAACTCAGAAATGGTGTAAACGAATTATTACAAGATTCAATAAAATTAATGGAATTATTGGGTGAAATTTTTGAATTTTTACCTTTCTTTTATATGTTTAAACTTAAAGAAGCAATACAAATTAATAAACATGCTCTTTTACAGCAAACAAATTTTAGAGAAGAAATTAGAAATCAACAATATTTTAAAAACCAAAATAAAGATTGTTCTATGATTATTGTTCCAGAAATTTATGAATTCAGCAGTTTTTGTTTTGAAAATATTATTATTATGGATAAGTTGGAGGGAAACAAATTACATGAAATTGACTTAAAACAAAAATATAAATATTGCGATTCCTATAATAATTTATTAATTAATTCAATGTTAAAAAATTACATACTACATGCAGATTTACATATTGGAAATGTTTTATTTTTGGAAGAAGGAAAAATAGGGATAATTGATTTTGGATACGTTTTAAAATTTGATAAAGATCTTTCAAATAAAGTGTTTAAATTTTATAAATTTTTATTTAATAAACAAATAAAAAAACTTACAAAATATATTTTAACTGTGTTATGTTTGGATGTTGTACCTAATAAAAAAAATCAAGACCATATCAATAAAATGGCTGAAGAAAAAATAAAGAGATTATTTAGTGATGAAAACTTATTTTCTGGTAAAAGAGCATTAACCTTAAAAGATTTAATAGAATTAAATGATTACGTTAGAAGTATTGGTAAAAAGGTAAATAATGATTTTTTTATCCTAGCATTAGCATTAGGTCCAAGTACTACTATAAATGCTATTTTGAAGAAAAATCAACCTGATAATACTTTAAAACATGTTTTTAATAAGTATGTATTTAATCAAATTCCTGAGAATTTAAAGGATTATTAACTATTTTTATAATATTATTCGTGAAATTAGCCAATTCTATTTCATCTTCATGAATATTATAAAAAACAGTAATGTAATAACATAATAATTTAATAATTTTGTATTTGACTATATCATCTTTAATTATGTCAGTAATTTTAATGTAAATAAAATAATTATCATAAATATCCATAGCTGAATATCCAGCATCATACAAATCATAAAATATTTTGATTCCTTGTAATAATTTACCATCAAGTATAAAATTTGTATATTTATCAAAGACATGATAACTTATATTTGAACATATATTATCAATTAAACTTTCTGTTATTGGAAGGTTTAAAATTTTTAATTTTTCCAAATAATTAATCATAATTCTTATTGAACAATTGGATAACCTAATAATCTTATTTTTACACTCCTCTGAAATAATTAATTTCTCAGATTCTTTAATTGATTGTAAAATATTTTTCATATTATTTTGACTAATAGCAGGTAATTTAATAATAATTTTTCTTGATTGCAATGAATCAATTACCTTTTGTGTATTTATACATGATGAAATAAAATGAACATTATGACTATACTTATCAATACAATTTCTAAAAACCTGTTGACTTTGTTCATTAATAAAATCGATATCGTCCAATACAATAAATTTTTTTTTATGTAGAATAGTCGAAGGTGTCTGGCAAAATGTTTTTAATTCATTACGATAGTATTGAATCCCTTGCTCTTTTAAATTATTAATTTCTAATATATTAGATCTATCAAAATCAAGATCATAATATTCATTTATTATTGCATCAATAATAGTTGTTTTTCCTGACCCACTATTTCCAACAAGAAGTATATTTAAATTATTAATATTAATTAGAGATTTAATACTGCAAATAATATTTTTATCTAGCTCAAAATCATCTAATCTTTTGGGTTTGTATTTATAAATAAATGGAATATTCATTATATTTATAGAATAAGTATTTAAGTTTATGTGTTTTTATTAAAATATATAAATGAGCAATTTTTATGAAATATTACATACAAATATAAATTCTTCTGAAGAAGAAATAAAAAAATCTTTTAGGAAACTGTCTTTACAAAATCATCCTGATAAGACTAATGGTACTACAACCGAACTATATAATAGGATTTTAAATGCATATAAGACATTAGGGGAAAAAGAATCAAGAAGAATATATGATCTATCTCTTAATAAAAATGAAAATGCCATAATTGTTTCAGAAAATCCAATCGCTACAAATGTTATTCCTTGTATTAAAACATGCAAATTGGAAATAACAATGGAACAAGCATATAAAGGCTATGAATGTCCTTTAGAGATTGAACGTATAATTTATAATCACGAAGGGATAAAAGAAAAAGAAATTGAAAAGATCTATGTTAACCTATATTCTGGAATAGATAATAATGAAATTATTATTGTTAAAGAAAAAGGAGATATGCTTTCAAATGGTAATTATGGAGATATAAAAATTCTTATAACAGTGAAAGAGCACGAATTTTTCAAGAGAGATGGATTAAATTTGTATATTAATAAATTTATTACTTTTAAAGAGTCTATATGTGGATTTGAATATTTGTTTCAAAATTTAGATGGTAATTACATAATGGTGAAAAGTAGTAAAGGAGAGGTTGTATTAAACAAAAGTAGTAAAATTCTTAAAAATAAAGGTTTCACGCGAAATAATGATAAAGGAGATATTATAATTGATTTCACGGTAATAAAACCGAATAATATTTCGGAAGATAAAATAATGCTGTTAAAAAAAATTTTATTTTAAGAAATAAGTATTACACCAAATATTGTTAATAAAATTCCTACCATTTGCTTAACTGTTAGTTTTTGTTTAAATACTAAAAATCCTAACAAAACTATACCTACAGCTCCTCCACCATCAATTAATGTATTGGCAACAGCTAGATCAACTCCTAAATTTAACATCATAAAATAGAATACATTTATAAAAAATCCAATTAGCAATCCAATAACCATGTTAACATTTTTGAGCGACATTTTCTTATTCACACCTTTTTGAAGGAAAAATTGTGTAGCTATTTCGCAAATAACCATAAGAAGCGCTAGAAGTTTTGTTTGGTTTTTCATCTTATACTTTATTTAGAATAAAATGAAATAAATTAGGCTATTCTTTTTGAAGAAATACCGGAAGAAACAATGTATAGAGAATTTTCAGTTTCAACTAAATATTCTGTTTCAACCTTATATATTTTCATAATTGGACTAGTATATTCATCTTCAGATTTAACAAGTAATTTTTCTTTATCTTCTTTAACACCAATAATTACTGATTTTTCAAGGGATGCTAGCCAATAATCTAACATAATTGGCTTATCTTTAACAATAGCAATTTTACCAGCATGTTGCATTGATAAATCGCTAGGAATTGTATAATCAGAGGAAGTTTCTTGTTCCGTACTCATTTATAAATTAAACTTTATTAAATCTTTAAATACTTATATTGATTATTTTAATGAATTGTTTAGTAATTTTATTAAAAATATAATAAAACATTCTAATATATGAAGAATAACATTTTGCAAAATTCCGAAAATTATAATAAAACCTTAAATAATAATATTTTTGATATTTATAATAAGTTTACGAGCATTATTAATGAATTTATTTTACATATGTTAGACAATAATAAAAGTACAAATGTAGAAAATGAACTATACGATGGTATTAAAACGCTATCTCATGTATTTAAATTTTTAATCTTATATACCAAAAATTTAGAGTTAACCATATATCATTGTCAAAGAGCTTTTTATTTTTTTATAGAATTTATGGATCAAATGAATGATGAAAGTCATAGTTTTTTACAATTAACTATAAAAGATGCGATTTTATTTGTATATAAAAAAACTATCTATGATATTAATGATGAGTATAGATCTAGCTACAATATTGAAGCAACAAAAGAAGAAGATTTATTAGATATAATTTTAACTATTTATGTTGAAATTTCATTGCTCCATGTTAAAAAATGTAAATTTGAAGATCATAAGTTAAAATATCTAAGTGATGAAAATGAAAAATTAATTAAAAATATAAATAAAATATATCAAAAAAATAAAAATAATACAACTATATTGCATGAAAAAATGGTGGAATTAAATATTTTTATTAATAAAGAAGTGCAAAATTTTAATGATATCACTTTATTTGATCAAAAAATGAAACAGTTGCGTAAGTAAATAACATTTTAAGATACAATAATAGTTTTTTTTCGTAATTTTTTAACATTAGAAACAGGTTTTAAATTGGATACATTAACTAAACCAACATTTATATCATAAAATTCTTCTTCCATTATTGTTTTTAATTTTTGATAAACGGTTTGTAAAATATTTTCATCGCATTTTCCAACGATTAAAATACTTCCTGTTCTAAAGATCATAAAAGATATTTCTGTACAAGGCTCTCCATTGGAAGGTTGACAACCAGTTTGTTCCTCTTTATCATGAATATAATAAAATTTACTTTGTATACCTGGATAAGAACATGAATCAAAATTACTATTAATTCTATATTTATACTTTAACGTGTTGTAAAATTTATCTCTATCAATATAATAACCACAATTAAAATTAGAATTAATTAAAACAGTCTCATTTTTTTCACTCTGATACATTAAATCATCACCTATATAAGGTCTAAGTATATCAAGAAGCAAATTAATTATATTGTCTAATATTCGATCACTTTGAACGCCTGGAATTTCCATTTTACCTGTATTAAAAATTTTCACATGCATTTCTTTAAAACAATCATCTTCATTATCATAAATCCTAAAAATAAGAACAAAACAATTGAAGAAAGCACGTTTTTTTTTGCTGCGATAACTAATCAAATCTTTTTTACACATACCAATACTTATTTTGCGTTGATCTTTATATTTAATTCGTCCATTTGGATTATCAATATGTTCTATAATTTGAACATCGCTATAACCAGCTGAAAGCGTTTTTTGTTCTATTTCTTCTACTTCATCTTTCGATGTTGTAGAAAATTTGATTTGTTTTTTTATAATACCATTACTATTATCAGAATAAGAAATTATTGGAATTTTCCAAAATATATTCTTAATATCTATATCTTCTTTATTCAAGAACGCAATAATAGTTTTTGTTGAAATATATAATTTACTACATTTAGGAATATTTTCTCGTTTTGATTCATCAAACGAACAATTATTTGCTGTTTCTATTCCAAATTCTTCATTATCCAAAAATTTTTGCCAATCATCATCAAGATCTTCCATAATATTATTAATTTAATTAATTAATAATATTTATGTTCATTTATTTTCTTTATTAAAATTATAATGCTTGCAAATTCCTCTTTTCAGGAACGTAAGAGTATACCAATATACATTCAAAAAGAACATTTACCTCCATCTCCCAAGAGTACAGAATGCTCTTTAAAAAATAACCTTTTTGATCCAATTATTGGATCACCACCCAATGATTGGATGATGAAATTAACAAACCGTATTGATAATTATTATAGCGAAAAACAAATCTCACGCAATGAAGAAAAAAAATAATTTTCCTCATTATTTGTTTTACATTCAGTATTATGTAATATATTTTGAAACATAAATAATAAATCACTGTTTACTAGTTCACTTTTATTTCGAATAATATAATTCATCAAGTTTTTAATTATATTTTTTGGATCCATATTATATTTATTTGACAAATCATTTATAAAATTATATAGTTTTTTACTATCGTTTTGACATAATTCTATGACTTCTTCCCATATTTTGTTATGTATTGTTTCAATAAAATTATTATTATATTGATTTGACTGCATATAATTTATCATACTTCGCATATCCGAATTAAAATTTTCTTGAATAGAAGCAATTTGTTTGTCATTAAACTTCAAAGATTCTTTGGTTGAAATGTCTTTAAGAAATTCTATAATTTTATTCTTTGGTAATTGATTAAAACGAATACGTACAAATTCATTTTGTAATGATTCATCAATTCTACTAATATAATTACATATTAAACAAAATCTTACATCTTGTGGATGAGAACTTAATAAATATTTCAATGCCTGTTGAGCATTTTTGGTCATATAGTCTACTTCGTCTAAAATAACAAATTTCATACCTTTTTTAAACAATGATTTTGAATTAACAAAATTATTTATATTATTTCTTATAATATCGATGCCTCTCTCATCAGAAGCATTAAGATGAATAATTAAGGAATTATCTCTGCAATTATTTTTATTTTGGTATTCTTTTATAATATTAATAATAGTTGTTGTTTTTCCTGTGCCAGGAGGACCGTAGAGTAATAGATTTGGAAAATGATTTTCCTTAATTATGTTTTCAAATATAATGCGGTTATATTTTTCGAGAACTATATGTTTAAATTCTTCAGGTCTATATTTTTCAACCCATGGAGTTGTTTGAATATTATTCATTAAATACTTATATTGCCAAACATTTATATTAAAATTGATTATAATTAAAGATAAATAAACATTGTAATAAAATGACTAAGGAAGTAGGATTTCTTGAAATATGTATGGGTCCAATGTTTTCGGGAAAAACAACACAGTTAATAAAATCATTTCATGAATTAACGAATTTGCATAACAAAAAATGTATTATTTTAGATCATAGTTTAGATGTTAGATATGATAAATATAAAATAACTTCTCATGACAAAAAGGTATTTTTAGATTGCATAAAAACCGATTCAATTCAAGAATTTATTTGCTGTTATAAAAGGGAAATTGATGAAAATGTTGCTATATTGATTGATGAATGTCAATTCTTTAATGACATAGAAAAGGTGTTAGAAATAGTTGCCATGGGTAAACATGTTATTATTTACGGTTTAGATGGAGATTCAAATCAAAATATATTTGGAAACGTATTTAAATTAATTCCTCATTGTGATAAAATAAAAAAATTAAAGGGCAGATGCATGAAATGTGGAATGGAAGGAGCAAGTATATATAGTATAAAATTATCTGATGAAAATCATGAACAAATATGTATAGGAGGATCCGATAAATATATATCAGTTTGTAGAAAATGTTATAATACGTAGCTTAAATATTAATGAAAAGTATTTAAATTAAAAAAGGTTTTTTATTGTATAAATGTCAACTGAACCAAAAAAGAGAGGAAGGAAAAAAAAATCTGAAATAGAAGCTAATAAAATATTAAATCTAGTAGAAAAAGAAGCTCCTGCTGCACCTAAAAAAAGAGGAAGAAAACCAAAAGGTGGAAAAATATTACAAAATATTGCTCCAATTGTAGAGACAGAAAAAGAAGAACAAAATGTTATTTTACATTTAAAATGTTCATTAAATGATTTAAATTATGATAATACAACAGCTATGGAAAATATTCTTGAAACAAATGTAATGGATGATAATATTAATGCTTATCTTCCAAATGAAACGTTTTCTAGTTTTTTAAATGAACCTGAAAAAGAAGATTTCTTACTACCTCCCACAGATAAAGACGTAATAAGTGAAAAAATTAATAATTTAAAAATAAATTTATCAAAAAACAACATATCTGATAAAAGATCTGCTTGTTTTTGGTGCACATATGATTTCCACAATCCTCCTATATTTATACCAAAACGTCAAAAAAGTGATGGTTATGAAGTCTATGGTTGTTTTTGTACTCCAGAATGTGGAGTTGCTCACTTAATGAATGAAAATCTTGATTCATCTGTGAAGTTTGAAAGATATCAAATGATGAATTATATTTATGGCAAGTGTTTAGATTATAAAAAAAATATTAAACCTGCACCTAATCCTTATTATTTATTAGACAAATATTATGGTACATTAACAATAGAAGAATATAGAAATACATTACGCGATAGTAAATTTTTAATCTTTGTAGATAAACCATTAACTCATATTTTCCCAGAAATGTATAGTGATAACAATGATTTTAATCTAATGAAAACGACTTCTAATAGTAATTCAAGTATTGGTCAATATAAAATCAAAAAAGCTACAACAGGTGGTAAAAAAACGAAATCCGATATTGTGAAAGAATCTTTTGGTATGAATAAATAAAATTGAAGGATAGATTTTTAGATTTATAAGTGTAAAATAAATCTAAAAATGAGTGAAAATAAAACAATTCAACTTGGCCTTTGCTGTTTAAATACGTGTTTACGTTGTCAAAAACCACCCGTGTTTGCTTCAAGAAGTGTTATTTTAAAGACACTTGAGACAAAAGGTGTAGAAGTATTAAAAGAAAAAATTGTTCAAAATTTAAAAGATGTTTTGAAAATGATGGACTGGAATGAAGAAAATGGTATCAAAGTATTTCGTTTAAGTAGTGAATTATTTCCACATAAATCAAATCCAAAAGCTGAAGATTACGATTTCAGATTTGCCGAAGACTTACTTAGACAAATTGGTGAAAAATCAAAATTGTATAATCAGCGTTTAACATTTCATCCCGGACAATTTAATTGTATTGGATCCCCTACAGAATCAGTTATCAAGAACACAACAGCCGATCTTAAGTATCACGCGGACGTGTTAGACCTGATGAATTTAGGTCCTGATTCTGTTATGGTAATTCATGGTGGAGGCACATATAAAAATAAAGAAGAAACAAAAAGGCGGTGGTGTGAAAACTATTTAAATATGCCTGAATGTATTAGGCGAAGGTTAGTTTTGGAAAATTGTGAAAAAAACTTTTCCATTCAAGATTGTCTTGATATTTCGAAGGTTGTTGGTGTTCCTGTAGTTTTTGATACACATCACTATGATTGTTATAATATTTTACACCCAGATGAAAAATTAGAACAGGCTAGCTATTACATACCCCTTATTTTAGAGACTTGGAAAAAGAGAGGAATAAAACCCAAGTTCCATGTAAGTGAACAAGGTGCTGGAAAATGTGGGCATCATAGTGATTTTATCGAAGTTATACCAGAATATTTATTAGAAATACCAGAAAAATTTGATCAATCGATCGATATTATGATAGAAGCAAAAATGAAAGAACAAGCTATTTTTAGACTTTATGAAAAATACCCATTTTTAAATTGTAAAAAATAAAAAACTAGGAATTGTACATGATTTTTTTCTTGTGATTATATTAGTATGATAGATTGTTGCAAAGCTCAAAATAAAACGAAAAAATGTATCAGAGTGCAAGATAATAAAACATTTTCATTTCCCAGAAGGTTTACTAAAAAACGTTGCTTAAGTGGAAAAGTAAGAGGTTTCACAATGAAAAGTTCATGTGCTCCTTTTAAATTTTGCAATAAAAAAGGTGGTAAAAAAACGAAAAAACGTTTTTTGTATAATCCTGATAATCCAAAAAAATCATTTGACGTTTATATTGACAAGAATCCAAAAGATACAATCCATATAAAATATACAACAGTAGATGATGTGAAGGATACAATTAAAAAATTAGAGAGACTTTATAAAAGTGGAAAATATTCCCATAAAAGAATATGGCAGGTAGGAATGATTATGAAAGTAAGATTAGAAGCCATGAAAAAACATAAGAAAACAAGATATAAAAATGCCAAAGGGGTAAATAAACGTTATAATCTCTCTAAAAAATATTATACATTCTTAAAAAAAAGAACAGGTTATAGGGAAAAAGAGAGAAAAAAGTTAATTTTTAAGGAATTTAATATATAGTATATTAATATAATGGATAATTTAATATTTATAAGTTGCATTTTTGGTGAAGAATTTAAATATGTTCATCCTTCTCCAAATAACAAAAATAGCTATTTTTTTACTAATAATCCAGAACTAAAAGATGAAATTATAAATAAAGGATGGAATTATATCTACATAAATATGATATTAAGTGAAGATTCTATGATATCTTCACTACAATCAAAATATATTAAATTTTTAAAATTTTTAGATGATTTTCCACAATTTCAAAATGCAAAAATAATCGTATATTTTGATCATAAGGAAAATGTCTCTCTAAATACAGTAGGAGAGATTGAATTATTAATAAATAATAATTCTGACAAATCATTAATCATTAGGCAAACACCTTCAAATAAAACAAGTGTGTATCATGAAATTCAAGCAGCAATGGGACAATCAAGGTATGTAAAAAATATGGATAAAACAAAAAACTTTGTTAAAAATGGAATATCAACAAAACAATTTGATGAAAATGTTAGAATATGTAATACAGGACTACTAATATTCATAAATAGAGAACAAATTAAAGAATTACTTGAAAATGTTTATGAAAAATGTATGGAACATGAACAACCAGAATGTCAAATTTATTGGAGTATATTCTCACAAAAACATAAAGAGAAAATAAAAGAAATAAACTGGATTGATATTAAAAATATTGAACGAACAGATCCTGTTAAATAATACAACTCCTGTATTTTAAATTTTTAAAGAATTTTAAAACATATACAATAGTAGAGTATTAATATTGTATATGTCAGATAATAAATTGGCGTCATGTTGTTTACCATGTTTAATTCTTGCTTTATTTACCGATAAAATATTAGATTGCGTTTGTTGTTGTCCTTGCAGAGTTGTTAATAATCTAAAAATAGATCCTGTTCCTATAAGTCAAAAAAATATTGAACGTTATAGTGGACAAATTTGGGGAATTAGGCGTTAATTTTTTTTTCATTATTTTTGGCTAATTCATTTTTAACATAGTTATTATTTTGATCTTCAACTAATTTTCTAAATTGGCGAAATTTTTCCTGATTTACCGAAACCATTGGAGTTTCTTGTTTTTCAGGGATTTCCATATATTCACTTATTACTTTCATAATATCGTTATTATGTTCTTTTAGTTTAGTTTCGGCCATTTCTTTATCATAATTTGTTTGTCTCATAACAATATCAATTTTTTCACTCATTATATGTAATTATACTATAATTTATTTATACTATAATTTGTAAAATATTTTTTTTATTATATTATAATATTATATAAATGGTAAATTTTTCAGGAAAAAAAACTGTACGATCAATAACAGAAAAAATATTTGTCCCACCGCTAAGAGATACAGAAGAATCAAAATCTTCAAATAATGCTATAGAATGGGATGTAAATAGAACCGAATATAATGAATACTGTCTAGGAAATATAACGAATGAAAAAGGAGCAAACCCAAATGGTTATAAATTAATCTTATATCCATTACATGGTCGTTCGTATATTACTTGTCCTGGGTTAAATGGATGCGATTTTAGCCTTTATTATGATCCAAATAAACCAGTTTGCATTCAAAAAGATCGATTAGCTGTATTATTATATTATCCTGAAGGTTTTCCTCAGGTAATTCGTTTTTTAATTAATATTAAATAAAAAAAATGATTGTGAAATCTATATAAATAAAAGGGATAAATAAGTTATAATGGAACCTTCAGTTGAAACTAATCTTAAGCAAATTTTTACAAATGTTCAGAAACAAATTGAAACCGGTGTGAAAAACTTGTTATTGCAACAAGGAGAACAGAGTAAGAAATATAGTGATTTTTACAATGAAATTTTGGAATCTTCTCTTTTTAAAGAATTGGTAGCAGAAAATAAAATGTTGAAAGAAGAAAATACATTGTTAAAGTCAAGACTTTCAAAAAATAATATTAGTCTTGAAGTTGTAGAATCTTTTAAAAATGATAGTACAGAGTCCAGATTTGTTTATGGAGATGATGGTGAAACTATGTATTCTAGAGAAAGTTTTAAACAAATACCTATAGTTGGTGATACCTCGCCTAGGTGTTGGTCTACTCATAATTCCAATGAATCTTTAGATAGTGAAGAATCAAATAAAGTACTAGCATCTATTACTCCAGGTGGATCTTATAGTGCTACAAAAGAGGTTCATATAGTAGAAGAACAAACGGAAAAGTCTGAATCAAGTGAATCGGAAGAGGAAGAGGAAGAAGAGGAAAAATATAAAGTATTTGCTTACCACGGTCAGTGGAATAAAGATTCTCTTTCATGGGATACATCAACCAAAGTAGAAGAATCTTTCGCTGATCAAGATGAAGCTATTAAATTTTATGATTCTCTTGATGTTTCCAAAGACGAGACTGGGGATGAATTTTATAAATATGTTGGTAAAGAGTTGTATTTAGAGGAAGAGGACAGTGATGGTAGTCCACTAAAATCAGATTGGCTCGAAGTTGAAGAAGAGGAGGAAGAAGTTGAAGAAGAGGAGGAAGAAGTAGAAGAAGAGGAGGAAGAAGTAGAAGAAGAGGAGGAAGAAGTAGAAGAAGAGGAGGAGGAAGTTGAAGAGGTAATTATAGATAAAGTAATGTATTATACTACTGATAAAAATAGTGGGAAAATATATGCCGATGAAGATGGAGAAGTAGGAGATCATGTAGGAAATTTTAATAATGGAAAACCTGTATTTTATAAGTAAATAAAAAATCTTTATTTAGAAACTATTTTTTTATAGCATCGTAATATAAGAAATGATCAATAAATTATGTACCCCATCTATATTATATTTAGGTCTAACTTTAACGCAAGTAATCATTGATACATACAAAGGAATGTATAATGCAGCTTTTTTAAAAACACTGGTCATGGTTGTTATGACGCTTGTATTAAATATTTTATGTAAACGTAATTTTACCTTAATAGCTTGGTTAATCGTTTTTATTCCTTTTATTTTAATGACCTATATTACTTCTATTTTATTTTTTGTATTTGGATTATCTCCTTCAAAAGAAGATGGTTTAAATTATGAAGTTGATTATCCTGTAATAAGAAATCCTGATGGAACTGTTTATGTAGAATCATCAAGTAATTATGAACCAGGTATAGATAACTCGACAAAAGATGGAACAACTGGTGATGATTACGATCCAAATGATTTAACAAGTGGAACTCCAGATGATATAAATAATTATAATGAATAAATTTAAAATATCTTGTATATGTTATAATATACAAGATAATGAGAGATAAGTGGAAAAAAAAGAGACAACGACGTCTAAAAAGACAAAGAAGAAAACAAAGAAATAAACACAAATAAAACTATACGATTTAAGTATTACTTTCTAAAATATCGCGAATATTTTCTACTATTTTAATACTATCATTATGTATTAAATTATTAATTGCTATAGATGGGATAAGACCACCCAATTCAGTATGATATATCATAATTAATCTAATTCTATTTTCCATAATAGGAATAATATGATAACCCGAAGCTATAACCATTGCTTCAACACCGTTCGCTGGTATATTTTCGGGAGGAAAGGAAACAGCAGAAATTAATTCACTTCCATCTCTTAATTTAAAATAAGAATTATAAACATGAAAATATCTTGGAGAAGTACCATAAACAGGTTTAGTTGTAAATTCTATTTTTTTACTTTGCTTATTTATAGATTCGATCAATTTAGAATTATCAACAATTGGATTATATTGAGTTATTTTTGTACAATCCATTAATAATTTTCTGGCATCTTTAACAGAACAATTTATTTCACTTTCAGCAAATAATGCATTATAAGTCGTTCCTGGTACTTCCGTGGTAGATAAAGAAACATCGTTTTTAATTTTTTGAAAATCCCATTTTTTTGGACAGTATATATCTGCTTCTAATCTAATATTTTGTGGTAAATTAGTATTTGTCCAAATTCCCAAATAGCGCATAAGTCTCATTCGACCCAGAGTAATAACGTCGTCGGTATTTTCTAATTGAATAGTATCATTTAATATTTTCAACATTAATGTATTAAACAATAAATATTTATATATATTTAAAGTAATATATAAAAATGTCAATATTTGTTTCAATTGCTTGTTTTATGGATAAAGATATTATTAATACTATAGAAGATTGTTTAAAAAAAGCCAAAAATCCAAACCAAATAGTTTTTGGAATATGTTTACAATATGATAAAAATGATGATTTTCTTAAAAAATATGATAATAATCCACAATTTAAAATCCATAGAATGGATTGGAAGACTGCCAAAGGGCCAACATATGCTAGATATTTAATTTCAAAATTAATAAATAATGAAGATTATTTCCTACAAATTGATTGCCATACAAGATTTTTTGTAAATTGGGATGAGATAGCAATTACATGTTTAAAAGAATGTAATGATAATAAATCGATACTAACCGCATTTCCTGTAGCTATTGAAAATATGAATAATCCATCTAAATGTATAATGAATAAATCTACATCAAAATTTCAAAATTTATCATTAGAATCTATTAAATTAGGATCAGAAACATGTAGTAATAATAAAATAGAAAAAACATATTATTTGAGTGCCGCATGTTTATTTGGACCTTGTAGATTCGTAAAACAAGTAAAATTCGATCCTATTCTTACCTATGCATATCAAACAATTGAGCAACAATTTTACGCTATTCGATTATTTACTTATGGATGGAATTTATATGCACCAAAACAACACTTTGTAGCAACTTATTATAGAAAAATGGATCACTTTGATTCAAAAGGAACGCGCGTTTACGCACCTTCAAATATAAGTAGAGGTAAACATTCATGGGATCGGGTATTATTTTATTATGGATTAAAAGATATAAGTAATATCGAAGAGTGCGTAAGAGAAGATATTAATAAATATGGATTTGGAAATGAACGTTCATTACATGATTTTTTCACTTTGCATAATGAGAAAGACTGTATACAAAAATTAAAAGATGGAAAAATTTATAATAATAAATCACATACATGGAATACAACATATTATTTTTGTAATAATCCTATTATAAACGAACTATTAAAATCACATAATAATTTTATAAAAACGAATAACGAAGCCAACGCAGATTTTTTTTATAATATACAACCAAAACACACAAATTATAAACTACAATTTTATCCAATGAATAATGTATCATTTATTGACAATAAAAAAGAAAGCTTTCTTTTATTTGAAAAACATAATTTACGATCTGGTATTCCAAAAACATATTTTGATGTAAATAATATAACAAGTTTTAATGGAAATTTATATTTAAAATATGCTGGAAATAATGGAGGAAAAAATGTATTCATTTTTGATAATCTAATTGATATCAAATCCCATTTAAATAAATCAAGAGGACCTTATGTAATACAAGAAGAAATCATTAATCCTTTACTAATAAATGAAAAAAAATTTGTACTAAGAAATTGGATAATTATAGTTGATAATTCATATTATATAACAACCAATGGTATTTGTATAATTCATGGAACAAACTATAATGTTAATTCTTTAGATAGAAATATTCATATTGATCATGATGAAAAAAAAATAACATATAAAGATTTTAATAAACAACATTTCTATGAACAAAGTTTACAAAAAATAATATTACTTTCAGAAAATATTTGTAATGTATTAAACACTAAACATAGACATTTAAACAATTGTTTCCAAATTCTAGGAATGGATTTTATAATTAATAAAAATATGAACCCATATCTAGTTGAAATAAATTCATGGCCATCTTTACATGTACCATATGAAATTATAAAAGAATTCTTCTCAAACTTTTTAACATTTATAATTATTCCCAAAATGCAAAACCAAAGTATAAAAGAAACCTCTTATTTTAAAAAATTAAATTTAAATTCGCAGTTATACAATACCAATAATATACAATCAACTATATTTACGAGAAATGAACCTAAAATTTTAATTTTAATTTTATCATCAAATGGTGTTTATGAAGAAACTAATAAACTTTCGGAACAAACTTGGTTAAAAGAAATAACAAATTATAAAAATATGCAATATTTTTTTTATTACGGTAAAAACAACTCTAATTCAAAAGATCCAAATAAAATATTTACTAACAATGATGAAACAAGAAATAAAATATTAAATAAAACGATTGACGTATTTAAATATGTAAATAAAAACATTGAATTTGATTACATATTGCGCCTTTGTGCTTGTAGTTATGTCGATTTAAAGAAATTAAATAATTTTGTAAAAACTCTTGAAAATACAAAAATATTTTCTGGACCTTTTAATAATACTTCAGAAGGAGCAGATAAACGTTATAATCTAAAACGTGAACCTTTTATAACTGGAGCTAATATGCTATTATCTAAGGATGTAGTAGATTTTATTGTTAAAAATGAAACTTTATTAGATTATGCAAAATATGGACATGCAGATGATTTAAATATTTCTATGATTATCAATAGTCATTATATTTTAAAATCACAATGGCTTAATCAAGCATGGATCAATATAAATGATACTAGTATTAATTATTGCGAACAATTAAAAAACAATAACTTTTACCATTATCATTATAACCATAATAAATTTAAACATCTGATATTAGAATTTCATAAAAATTATACTTTTAACACTTAACCATATATTGTGGATTGTCTTTTGTTTTTCCTTCTACTTCTTTGCAAAGAAACGTAATAACAGCATAACGTTTTCCCTCGTAAACTGGGTGAACTTTATGCGTATATATTCCTGGGAAAACGATAGCTGTATTGGCTTCAGGTTTTAATTTAATTCCATATTCTACAAATTCCAATTCTCCTCCGAGATATTCACTATTTAATACAATCGATACCCCAAATTCTCTGTGTGTATATGGTTCCACAGTATCTCTATGTGCATGAAAACGACCATTTGTTTGTGAATCATAGCAACAAATTTTATATAACTCTCTATATTTCACATTAAAATGAAATGTATCCCATACCTTTTGAAATAATGTTTTTGATAATTTAACATCAATCTCTCTCTCAAATACACTATCTGGATGAATATGTTGTCTATTTTTTGTGGGAGTATTATGATCAATATAATTTTTATTTTTTTCGAATTCAGAAATTAATTTTTCCAAGATTTCCTGGTTAAATACGTTTTTTATTATGAGATAAGGAACATGACCGGTTTTTAAGTTATCCACAACATCAAATGATCCTGGAATAGATAAACCTTTTAATTCTTTTTTATATATTACTCTTCTCTCTGGATTCAATAAAAATAGTGAAACACCATCTTCTGGAATACCAAAATACTTAACTATATTATCATCATTAGTACATATTGATCTATTAGTTTCAGAGTTATTAGTTAATATTAAAACATGAAATATGCTAGTAAAGTGATTTAAATTTTTATTTTCAATCAAGTCAAAATTATCGGTACAAATGATAAGTATATCTTTGTTTTCAACATAATTATATAATTTTATTGATCTATCTTGAAAATTGGTATATTCTATAAAAGGTAATATATCTCCTTCTTCTAATCTTGAAATAAATCTATCTGTTATTTTTTCGATAATAGGTGGTGGAGGAGGCAACAATAAAGGTTCAAATTTATATAATTGAGAATAAGGCATTTCTCTAAACCACAAATTGCAAATCCACTTTTCCCCTTTCGATACAGGCATACCCGCATGTAGACTATCTGGGTGCTTTATAAAAGTATTATTTTTACAATTTGAAAAACAAAGAAGATTACCAATTTGAGGTTGAATAGTAATATTTTTTTTAGGAAAATGTGTTTCTCCTCCACCTTCAACGTTATTTAAATATAATATTGCTGTTAAGATTCTTTGTCCCCCATATTTCATCATGCGACGTTGTTTTTCAGAATTATCGTGATCCCAACAATCGTAGTGTGGATTATATAGACCACCCTCATTGTAGTAAACCACTTGCAATTTTTCAGCATGCGTTAATGGTATATCTACAAGACTTGATATTTTTCGACAAATATTATTAATAATAGGACTGGTGTTATGGCTTAACCAAGTATTTTGGCTTTTTCTTCCATTGGAAATTCCAGGTCCTTTTTGATTAGCGACCACTGATTGGTGAAGAGATGATTTAGATTGTTGAATAATATGATTACAATCTTCAATACAAATAAAACTGTCTTGCAAAATAATTTTCGGATCGTGAGATAATACTGTACTAGTCATTAATATATAAACCTGGAATTATTTATATAATTTAAAAATAAATATAAAAAAAAATGATATAATATATTATGGAGGAACCCCAAGTAGAAGTTAAATCAACAATGGATGAAGAACATCATGAATTAAATACAAAATGGGTTTTGTGGGCACATTTACCACATGATACAGATTGGTCATTGAAGAGTTATAAGAAGATTTTTGAATTTTCAACAGTTGAAGAAATATTGTCAATTTATGCTAATTTGCCTCCAAAACTTGTTATGAATTGTATGTTGTTTTTCATGCGTAGTGGAATTAATCCTACTTGGGAGGATCCTCAAAATCGAAAAGGGGGGTGTTTTTCCTATAAAATAAATAATAAAAATGTGTATGATTGTTGGAAAAAAATAACATACAGTACATGTGGTGAAAGTTTAACAAATAATAAAAAATTGCAACCAACGATAAATGGTTTAACTATTTCTCCAAAAAAGAACTTTTGTATTTTAAAAGTCTGGACTTCAACATGTGAATTCCAAGATGCTTCTTTAATTAAATGTGATTCTGGTATAACAGCAAATGGTTGTCTTTTTAAAAAACATGCACCTGAATTTTAAATATACTATTTTTTACTTAAAATAGTATATTAAATAATAAAAACCTTATGGGCTGCCAGTGACAACAACAATCTCTCCTAGGTCTTTTTCATCATTGCTATTATAAATTTGCAATATTCTACGTATGTCAACAATAGATTTAACTCCAGATAAAAGTGCTGACGCGTTATCAAATGTATTAGTACAATTTCTACTTCGAATAATAATAAATAAACTTGATAAACTAGATACTAATTCTAAAAATGAGGTTCTAGTTAATTTTTTAAACTCACAATTGTTTCTATATAATGCTAAAAACTTTTTGAATGCAGGATTATCACCTGAATTTAATTCTTCTTCACTTAATTGCACTACGGTTTTAAAAATATCCAATGCAATATCAAGGTTATTTATAAATTCTGATGAACTTTCTACGGCTTGCTGTTTTCCATCCATTATACATATAACGAAGAAATTAATTGGAAGGAAGAGGGGAAAGACATAATTTAATTTCTCCCAATGACGCTACATAATATTTAACCACCAAAGGAAGATCATTTTCAAGATACATTTCAATTTGACTACACAAATTTGTACATTTAATGAAATATCCTAAATTTTTTAATGAAAATTCACCTTGAATGATTTTTGACGCATCTTGTTTTTGTAAAAAGGACATACCATCGCTCTCAGCACGTCTTACTTCTGCAGAAGCAAACTGTCCTTGACATTTGAAAATCAATTCACTGCCAACTGATTTAATTTCTAATCGATCAGAAATACATGAAAGATCGCGAATAATTTTTTGAAAATCACTTGAGGGTAAATTAATTACAGAAGAAAATACAACGTCAGGTTCTACTAAATCTTCAGAATCAGGTTCAATTAGGCGCAATTTTTGAGTTTTGCATTGTTTAATATCACCATTTTCAAATTTCAAACCTAAAAAGGAAACAATACCATCATAATAATCTTTTTCTTCAATATAAATTGTTAACGTATCATCATTATCGATAGAATTAATTAGTTTAAATAAGTGAAACATATTTACGCCTATTAATATTTTTTCTTCTTTACAATCGTAATATTCGAAATTTTCAGCACCCAGGCAACAATGGGCCAACATAGTATGAGATTTATCCATATTGATAATTCTAATTCCATCTTTTCTAAAACAAATATTTGTTTCCAATAAAATGTCTTTTAATGCAGTCATAAGAGTACGAAATGGTTGGATTTGCACAGTTTTAATTGTTAATACATTCCCAGCTGATGGATCCATCTAGTATATGATTATCTTGTTTGAAAATCTTTAAATACTTATTAAAATTTGTAAATAAACGCATTATTCTTTTATCAACATTAAAGCCATTGCAGCATAATTATGAAGGTCTATTAATGTATCTTCAAGAGATTCATCATTTACTAAATGGATCTGATTTTTTGTTATAGAAATTCCGCGCTGAAGTTTATCTTCTATCCGCATTAAAACACCTATAACACCGAATTTTGCAAAAGCATCTCCATAATCTTTATTCTTTTTCCTAAATAATTCTAGTGCATTTTCTTGTATCTCTCTAAGTTGTTGAACCCTATCCATATAAATAACATTAGTGTAATAATCTTTATATAAAAATACATCTCTATAGTATATAATGTCAGATACAAGTCCACCTATTTTAGTAAGACAAATAACTACGAAGGGAAATGATCTTAATGCTTATACCTATAGTTATTATATGTATTATCAACAATATGAAAAGTACAAAGCAAAAGGGAATTTAGAACAAGCTTTCGTAAGTTTAAATATGGCCAATAGTAATAAAAAAATATGTATTGAAAAATATGGAGAAGAAATTTTTGTAAAAAATTTGAATAATTATATTATTAGCAAAGAATCGTTGTAATAATTAATGAAGTAAATAAATTATTAGTAAAATAAATAATAATTTATTTGAAAATTTTATAAAGTGAAATATACATTGCTATTAATATCAATGCCATGGCAGTATAATCATCTACTGTTGTAGGAAGATCTAATAAAAATTTATTTGTTGCGATCTGACCTAAAAAGTCAAATACAAATGAACTTAAATTTAATTGTGCTGCTTGCATAATTCTATTACCTAATCTTTGTGCGGGAATTAAGAATATCCACTCTATAGTAGCCCAGAATTCAGCCATCCCAAGTTTTTGAATAAATTTTGCATTTTTCATAAAATCCATGTTATTGGCAAAAAAGGCTAAATCCATTGTTATAGCAACCATAACATTTAGAAATAGCCATATAATTAATAATTTCCATGAAAATTTTCCTTTGATCATAATATAATATATAGTTATATTATATTATATGGATAGAAGTTTATATTATATACTATATTTTTTAGCATTTACAATAGGTCAAGGGTTTTCAATGTGGGGACAATATTTTACACTTAAATTTCCTAAAATGACAATGGTCGAGGCTTTTAAAGCTGCTATTCCATTTGCTTGGGTCGATTGGATTTTTGTGACTATAGCAGTAACATTGGCCAAAACTAAAGAACTTTTTACAGAAACGCAAGATATTTTTATTTTAATTATTACCCAATTCACCATGGTTTTATTCATAAATAAATTTTATTTAAAACAAAAAATTACGACGAGTGATTTTGTAGCATTTGGTATAATTTTAGTTGCTTTTTATATAAGTTATCAAAATTTCGTTTCAACTACTTTTGGTATACCAATTCCCGAAAAAATATTGAAAGCTACTGGTCGTGCTCCAAAACACGATAAAAAAAAGGACATTAAATAAATAATATAACATGTATAAAAAGATGATGATTTTAATTTATAATAATGCAACGAATATCTATTATATTGGCAGCAGGTTTAGGTTATATAGTAGGTTATTTAGAAGAAAAAAAAATGTACGAGAAAAAAGATGACACGTTTAGAAAAAAAACGAAATATTTTCCTTTACTTTATTCAATTATTGGTATTATAATTGGAGGTTATTTTGGAAAATTTATTGAAAATATCATTTAATAGTATATTTAATAATATAAATATGTATATGATACTTATATTATTGATTTTATTAGCATTTACGAATGCGCATTATAATGAAACTATTGCAAAAATGGCATTAGATCTATCACAATCTGCATATTGTATTTCAAATGTAAATTTATGGAATTGTACGACTTGTAGTAATGAGGCAAAATTAGAATTTGTTGTGGAAAATAAAGGCGTTCGGGCAATACAAGGATACAAAAAAGACATAGATAGCATTTTTACAGCATTTCGTGGATCTTCGAATTTTCATAATTGGATCAATAATATTGAAATTAGAAAAATAGCTCCATATAATGAATCAAATATTTCAGTAGCCCGAGGTTTTTATAATGAATATCAATACGTAAAACAAGATTTACTAGAAAATATATATAGTTTGTCTAAAAAATACAAAACAAATCGTCTCCTTATTACTGGGCATTCGTCAGGAGCTGCCTGTGCTACATTAATGGTATATGATATTAATCAAAATAATAAAGATCTTGACATAGTTTATTTCTTTAATTTTGGATCTCCAAGAGTCGGAAATAAAAATTTTGCAAATTCATTTAATAATATTACAGCCTTTAGAATTACACATTATTACGATATGGTTCCCCATATTCCAGAAGAATTTCTTGGATTTCAACACATTCAGAGAGAGATTTGGTATAACAAAGATAATACTAATTATGAAATATGTAATGATAAAGAAAAGGAAGATTCTGCATGTTCAAATAGTTGCGCGCCTATACATTGTACAAGTACAAATGATCATTTAAATTACTTAAATGTATCATTGGGAAGCGAAGTTTGCATTTAATAATATAATAATTCAATATAAAAAGCAATTAATAATATTAAGATATATGGAACAAAAATTAAATAGTAAAATTAATAATTTACTTGATGAATATAAAAATAATGCAGAAGTTTTGGAAAAATTGGAAAATTTTATTTGTCATCAATTGCCAAATTATTTAAGAAATCATAATAATATTTTAATTGAGAGAGATAATAGGAAAAAATCATTAGAAAAGCAAAGTGAAATATTCACAGAGAATTTTTTAAATAGTTGTAATTATTATTATAATTCATCGACCGAGATATTTTTTCATTATAAGGAATGTAATTTTAAATGTATTCGAGAAGACAATGTTATATATGATATTTTAAATTCAATAACAAAAGATAAGCATTTATTGCCATGGAAATACAAAATTAAAAATATTATTCTTAAAAAAATAAAAGAAAGAGATATTTTAACATGTATTCCTGAATCAGAAACAATTCAAAAAATATTAAACGATATTGAACAATTATGTCGTTTTGATAAAGAACAAGGAAAATATTTTTTAACAATAGTAGGAGATATTTTATCTAGAAAAAAGACATTGAATTATTTTATAAATCCAAAATTAAAAAAATTTATAAAAGAAATTGGAGATAATAGTTGTATGTTATTAGGAATAACTAATTTTTGTAGCAATTTTAAATATAAATATCATGATCATAAATATGAAGATTCATTGTTAATTCCTTTTTATGGAATAATGAGTGAAGATTTTATTTGTAATTATTTTAAACAGAATATTATTAATTTCATTGTTGTTTCGTGTTATTTTTCAAATAGATATAATAATGCGGAGCAATTTATAATTGAATATTGTAAAAATGAAGATCTTAAAAAATATGTTTTATATTCTAAAAATAACAATGAATATGCAATGGTTCATAAATTTATTACAAAAATGATTGAGACATCTAATGATTCTGAATCAATGGGATGGAAAGAACAAATTACATGGAAAGATATTACATATTTATGGAAATATTATAATGAATCAAGTAGTTATCCAACATTCATGTATTTGGCCGATTTCAAAAAAATCGTAAAACAACAATTAATAAATTTTTATGACGAAGAAATGGACTTATTTTTACATATAACTAGCCATTATTTGCCAGAGGTAAGAATATTTTCTGAATTTTGGAACAATTATTTTGTAAATACGGATGATGAAAATGAATATGAAATTGATGAAGTGTATAATTTATTACAAAATTATAAAAAAACACCTTCTATTTCTGAAGATAATTTATTAGAATTAATAAAATATTACTATCCTGATGTTGATATTGAAGATAATAAATATATTTTAAACGTATCTACAAGTTTATGGGATAAAAAAAGAGAGATGGATCTCTTTTTGTTAAATAAAGATACCATCTCTTCTTCTACTGAAGATTTATACAATGAATATATTAAACAAACTTCTAACTCTAAAAAAAGAATTAGTAAGCGATATTTTACGAAATTTGTAAATGAAAAAAACGAAATGTTAAGCGAAATATTTTAATTATTAAAGTAAAATGTTGGCAATATTAAAACCAATATAGCCTCCTATAAGTAAACCAATGTTAATTATATAACCATATTTTCCCCTGTATAATTTTTGAATACGCTCATTATCATTTAATAAAAAATTATCTTCAATAATATTAAAAAAAGCAGATCCAAGATAAGATGATAAAAGTGTAATGTATATTTTTACTAGCATATAATTTATTACTATAAAACTCTTTATTTAGGATTCCTTAAATATAATTGCTATCATAAAAGCAATTGACAAAAATATTACTGACCAAATTACATTATAAAGATCTTGTTTTCTAATTGTTTTAATCATATAATTATTGTTAAGACAATAACCTCTTTTTTCATAATATTCGCGAACTCCTATTCCTGAAATAATAGCTATACTAGTAAAATTGTTTTGAATTGCAATTTCTTCCGCTTTTTGCAAAAGTCGACTTCCTAGTCCACTATGTTGAATACTTTCACGTCGGCCTTCACCATTTACTTTTTCAACACCGCCATATACATGCAATTCTCTCACTAGTGCACATTTTTCAGTTATTGTTTCAGGAAACATTATTTTTTTCCTATTGTAATTATTTGGCAATCGAAGTCGGATAAACCCATAAATTGCATCTTCATTATCCGTTTCAAAAGAAATGAAATATTCCATTCCATCTGATGCTTTATAAGAGCGAATTTTTAGAACTGCATCGTCAATCGTATATTGTGGGTGTCTCCCAATTTCTCTAGATCTAATTTCTTTTGTTTTAAGTTTATTTTTTTTAAGATCTTCAGTCGCTACTTGCCTCATATTGGAACATTTCAATCCTCCCTCAATATAATGTTCTGGGATATCTCTAATTATACGAGGCATTCTAATCCAAGGAGGACAATTTGTTAAGATATATTCTATAACTTTTCCCATTAATTCTTTATCTTCTCCATAAGGTTTATACAATCCTTTTTCATACCATTCTTTAATTTTGGTCCATGGCACAATAGCACATGGATAAACTTTAATTTGATCAGGTTGATATTTATCAGAACTATATAATTCTCTAAACATTTCTATGTCCATTTCGGCGGAAGAACCAGGTAGGTCGGGCATCATATGAATGTCAATTTTAAAACAATTATTTTTGCAAATTTCAATGGCCTTTTGAACTTTGGAAACTGAATGACCTCTATTAATTTTTTTAAGAACATTATTATCCAAATGTTGGACCCCTAATTGTAGACGAGTTACGCCCCACTCAAGTAAAGTTTTCAACCATGGAATTCCATCTTCATCATTTTCCAATATAGCATCTGGTCGTGTTTCAATACAAATACCAATAATTCGGCATTTTGCGGTTTTATTAATTTCAATCTCTCTTTGTAAAGAATACATTTCTCTTTTTTCTTCTTTAAGATCAAAATATGTATTTACTGCATAGACAAATCTTTGAAAGAATTCTTCCAAATACAGTTTTGGATATTCTGTAAAAGTGCCTCCTTCTATAATAAATTCAAGTTTATCACACTTGTGTCCGCAAATAAGTAAAGAATTCAATCTATCTCTTGTCTGTAAAATAGGATCGAATTTATTACGATTTGCCCGGGCAACAGCAGGTTCCTTAGCCAAATAACTTCTAGGTTGTGGTGTCCAATTATTATTTTCATGAGCAGGTTCATTTGGACAATAATAGCAATCATGTTTGCAACTAAAATCTCTTCCGTGTGGTGTGGGAGAAGTTAATAGAGTAATCTGATTTATACCTGAAATATCATTTGCCTGTTTTTTCATTAATATTTTTGAAAGAAGAAAGTTTTCTGTAATTTTATTTTGAATAAGCATTTTTTTATATACAAAATTCATTATAGGCTTACTAATTTGTATTTTATATTTTCTTTGAAGACCATTTTGCATTTTAGTAAATTTTACATTTTTTAATTCATGAAAAGTCTTGGATAATTTGTCTTGTTCAATAACCCACGCATGTATTTCTTCTAATATTTTTTCATATATTTCCTCATTCTCTCTTATTAAGACATCATTCGATTTCCGACCAATGATGTCTTCTAGATCACTAATTGATTTTGTAGTGCACATTATTTTAATTTGATTTTAGTGGATATAGCTTCTATAGATCATTTTTAAAATTAATTAGAATATTTATTAAAATGCCAAGCTGTATCATTTCCAACAGAATAATGGGATTGTACAACTGAAAAACCGCCAAAAAAAAATGAAGCACATTTTTACGGACATACAGGTGCAATCATAAAATGTAGCAAATATAGAAAATATAAATATTATATATGACCTGGATAAGTCATAAAACTGTCTTGAATCTTGCTTAAAAATCCAAGCAGGGGGTATGCAACTCCTTAACCGGGTGTGCATGCTTATGTAGTATTCCCATACCATCTTAATTGATGGGGCAGGAAAGCTCATGGCCCAGAAGTATTCCAGTATTCTTTATGCTATGTCTTAGACAGCAACTTCTTCGTTGAAGTGTACTCGGTAGTGTAGAGGTTGGGTGAGAGAGGAATATGTGCTTCTTACTTGGCACAAATTACTTTTGAAAAAGAGTAAAGTAAAGTAGGTCTTGCTGCGTATTCAGGTTAAGGTAAAGCCTGTTAATACAGTGGGGAAACGTGAATATATGAACGAGTGCGTTTGATGATAAATTTACCCTGATCAAGTAAATTTTGATAAAACCACTTGGAAACCATGTTTATGTTGACGCTATTAGTCAGAGGTTATGTCTTCTACTCTGATTGAAATAAATATTAATTGGGTGTCATAGCGTTTGTTTAAAACCTATGACCGTTGGTGCTTGGATGGAAGCAGATTAAAAAAGAAGATAAGGGGACGCCCTTTTTTTTGTATTTTTGTAATGGTCCATATTTTGGTGAAAAAAAATGACGAGTGTTTTATTTTTACTGAATATGTATCAATCTGAGCAAGTAGACAATTATGTCAGCAAAACGTGGAACACAAGAGTATAGAGAAGTCGCTACTCAACTACTCTACTGTAGCATCGTGGAACCAAGATGGTCCAGCCTTCCCAACCAAGTTAAACGTGAACTTTGTAAACTGTCTCGTACAGATTACAAGAACATTCATGACAGTACATTATATGTTAACCTGGGAAAAATGTGGGAGCGCATTAGACTACAATATTCGCAAGACCGATGTCTTGCGATCGAGTGCGCTATATGCATTGATAAACACAAATTGGATGGCAAGGATCAAGTGACGACGTTGATGTGCGGGCACAGCTTTTGCTCTTCGTGCATTTTCCGACATATTGGAAATGCTCAACATCCAACTTGTCCTATGTGTAGACAATGTGTTTTTACAGACCATGCCACGCGAAAAAGAGAAAGAGAGGAGGAGCAACGCAGAAACGACATTCGCACTCACGAAGCAAAAAGAAAAAGGAGACAAAATGAACGATTCATAAAACATCAGAAAAAAAAACAAAGGAAGGCAGAGCAAGTGCAGCAACCCAGGTAAGAGCAAACTAAAACGTTTTACATAAAAAATATATATTTGCAATAGTATATATTTTTTTTATTTTTTATTATATTTTGGTACTTTCCGCGTTCCATATCCATGTTTCTTTTTTGACTTTATAGCCAATTTATAGGCCTTCCCAGATTTTTTACAATATTTTTCCAGAATTTTAAAATCTACAGCAGCTGATTTCCCACCAGTAATAGCACTTGCTAATCGGGCATATCCCCAGGAGTGTGCACTTTGATTAGGTCTTGAACCAGAAGAAAAATAAGCACCTTGTCCTTTTTTTACAATTTTGTTTAATCCTTCAACACTGCAACCTGTTTTTTTTGCTAATTCTTTACCTGGTTTCACATTGGAAATATTATAAATTTTTTCTGCATTTAAAATGTGTCGCGATTTTTTTGATCGAAATGATTTCACTTTTTTTCGTGTATAATATTTTTTCTTTTTGTACATTTTTTTAGACTTTTTTAATTCTAAAAGTAATTTTTTCTTATCTTTTTTTGTAGTTTTCTTTGGAATATATTTTAATGGAAAATTGCTCATATATAATATATACGTATAAAATTATAAAGAAATATCGTCCAATTCCTCATCTTCATGTAATCTGCTTAAATCAATATTTTCTAATCCTTCTACACATAATTTATCGTCTTTGTAAACAATAAAGAAGTCTTCAATAAATAATTTGGTTGTTTTAAAACCATAAATAATCCGCTCCGTATTAACATAAAATGTATAAATTTCATTGTTTCCATTGCGATATAAATAATGTCCTACAGTTCCCCATGATGTTGATCCATAACAAACCATATGTTCTAATTTATCGGATTTAAAGAATTCTATTATTAATTGTTGAGCATTTTTCAGTTCATTTTCACTTAATTGGGGATTAAGATTGGGAACTCGATGTCGAATTCTATTTTCACTAATATGTAATTTAAAATCATCTATTAAACATTTATCACGAGTATTCTCAATAATTTCTTCTTGCGCCATTTTATGTTTTATTATAATAATTTAAATTAAAATCATTTTTTTTGAAAATCAAATTATGATAAATAAATATAATATAAAAATAAAATTATTTTTTTATTATCAATGGATGATCCAAGAATGTTCGATTTTTTTAAAATGCTGTTATTAGTTAATAACGATAATACCAGTTCCATTTTTGGACTATTAATATTAACATTATTGCCAATTATATTGGAATATTTTAAAAATAATAAAATTAATGACATATTAAGATGGAATTCTAAAAATTCAGTTATAATTGAAGGTAAACGCACATTAAAATCAACCGCTTGGTGTTTTAGATATAAAAATTTATTTAATGATGAATTTCGCGCAATATGGTTATACATAAATACTCATGTTAAAAAAGGAATTAATAGTCTTAAAGCAATTACAGATTGCAGTGATAGCACTCTGGAAGATGAAGATTATGATATAAATAAAGAGCTAATCTACGTTGTAGATCAAAATAGGTCGTTTTATTTAGAAAATGATATTTTTTGTTATGTTCAAACAAAAGACAATACAAGTGAATCGGATAAAATTATTGAATTACAGGGACAAGTATATACTATTTCAATTGAACTTTATTCCTATACTAAATCTGTGGATGATATCAAAAAATTTTTAGACCAAATTAAGATTCAGTATATAAATATGATTGAAAAAGAGCGAACAAATAAACTTTTTATATATAGTTTGGAAAAACAATTTAAATCAGAAGAAATTTATACCAAATGGCGTGAACATGAGTTTTGCAGTACAAAAACATTTGAAAATATGTTTTTTCCACAAAAAAAGGATTTTTTATCTCAACTAGAATTTTTTATGAATAACAAAGAGCAATATATTAAAAATGGTGATCCCTATACATTAGGAATTTGTTTACATGGACCTCCAGGTACAGGTAAAACATGTATAGCTAAAAGTATAGCCAATATGTTTAGACGTCATTTAATTGAAATCCCACTTGATATTATTAATACAAAAACTGAATTTGTAAATGCGTTTTTTGAGACGAAATATAATTCTAATAATAAAGATAAATCAATAGGATTTCATGATAAAATAATTTTATTTGAAGACATTGACTGTATGAGTGATATAGTTTATGATCGTGAAAGTATGGAAAAGAAATTACAAGATGCCAAACAAGAAAAACAAAATGATCAATTAATTGATACCTTTAAAGAAGTATTGCAAACAACTGCTAATCCAGGGCAAAAAACGAGTTTTTCATCTAAAAATAATGATGATATTACCCTGTCGTTTATTTTAAATATGTTAGATGGTATTTATGAAAATCCTGGTCGTATAATTATTTTAACTAGTAATTATTATGATAAATTGGATGCTGCGTTAAAAAGATTTGGTAGAATTGATATTTCTCTTAGATTAGGTTATGTTGAGTTAGAAACGGTGAAGGAATTTTATCACTATTATTACAATGAAAAAATACCCAAAAAATGTGAAAAAAAATTAAATATAAGAGAGTTAACTCCGGCTGAGATGGTAAATATAAGAAGATCGTGTTTAAACAAAGAGGATTTTATAAACCGATTAATCCAAAGATAAACGGTTAATCCAATGATAAAACGGTTAATCCAAAGATAAGCGGTTAATCCAATGATAAAATAATTAATTTATCTAAATAATTAATTAATTATTAATTTACTTTCTGCGAGAAGCTTTAGAACGTTTAGATCTACGTTTTTTAGATACAGCTTTTCCGCTCTTTACGGCACCGAATTTTCCTTTAACAGTTTTATATCCGGCTTTTTCAAGACGACGTTCACGTTTAGCAGTAGCATGTTTCTTCTTTGAAACAATACGTCCGTGTTTGTTCATCATAAGATCACTTTTTACTAAATCACCTGCAGTTTTGTATGCGGTTCCGTGCCATACTTGGGCGCGGGATCCAATTAGCATATCATGTGTTTTACCTTTAACGTGGTATTTACCATCAGAATGTCTCATAACTTTTTTCATTTATAAAAGATAATGAGAAAAAAATATTGAAAACGCGCTAAATTAAAAACTATTTCTTGGAGGAGATCTTAAACCATATGGTGCTCCTACAGCACCACCTAAAGCATTCCGAAAGGTAGGAATAAATGTAATTTTACCCCCTTTTCCTAAAACACTATTTTTTATTATAATAGATTGCATTTGTTTTTGCGTTACAACATTGTTAACAATACCTGCATTTGATTTAATTGGCTTGGCAGGTGTAGGACATTTACAAAAAAAATTATCTTTTAGATAAACCATATTATTTACTATATATAGATAATATGTTTTTAAATTTACACTAAACTTTTGAAGATCTTTTTCTTTTCATTAGTTTTGCATGTTAATAAAAACTTTTTATATACAGCTTCGTCAAAATCATATTTCATTTCTGGATTGATTTTTGGATAATTTAAACATTCGTTCCAATAAAAATTATTGAATTCGTACAATATGGTTTTGGCAAGAGCTTTTTCTTCACTTGATGCGTTTTTGTTTATTACAAAATGTCTATAAAAGCGACCAGTAATAGATTCTGGATCAAGCGTTTCAACAATCATGTTGTTGGCAACCATTTTCTCATGGGAATCCAATAAAATATCATAGACATAGTCTTTGTAATTATAATTCACAGGACTGGCTTTATCCATTAAAACAAGGTCTTTTGCAAAGATTAATTCACCATTATAAAAAACACTGTGTAAAGGACTAACAAAAGTTTCTTTATCTGGGCTATTTTTGAAAAGAGCGTCTTTCGGAATAGACACAAGAAAGGTGGTATACTATCTCCCTTTTTTGCGTACAGGGTTTTTGTTAATGCCTTTACTTTTTTCCCATTAATAGTGTGTTTCTCTTCTTTAATATCTTGTATTTTACATTACCAGAATCTGTTTTTATGATAGTATCTTTTAAAAAGCAAGCTGATGCTACGGGAGGTGGAAATGGATCCGTGTCTTGTATTTCTATTTCATAATGAAATTCGTAAAGATATGGACCAACACCAACATTCCACGCGGTAGTAATCCAATTCTCGGTATTAAAAGCTACCACGTTATTCACACCAGAATCTCCTCCACGCTGGAACTGAAATCTTCCTGTTTCACCACTTGGTGCTAAATCATTTCCATTACTATCTAATGTTGAAAAAAAAAATATTACATCGTCATTTTGATTAACCGCAACTGATTCATTTATTGTTTCAGTTTGTTTTTCATAGTTTGTTGAAGTAGTTATAGTTTTTGCATCACCTTCATATAGTTTATTACCGACTTTTTTTGTAGTTCGATTGTAAGTATAAATAAATGCTTTAATTGTTGTATTTCCGGACACAGAATTTATCTTTGTAAAAAAAGAAAAATTATTAATGAATCCATCTTGTGGAATTGTGATTAATTGTCCAAAAGATTCAGCCCTCGGATGCTCACCGAATGTCCCTATGCCCACAGTTGATCCATTATCATTAGATAAAATTACCATTATATATATATAATCAGATAAATAAATAAATATATATAATAATTTATACTAAACTTTTGAAGATCTTTTTCTTTTCGCTTGTTTTGCATGTCTTTAAAAACTTTTTATATACAGCTTCGTCAAAATCATATTTCATTTCTGGATTGATTTTTGGATAATTTAAACATTCGTTCCAATAAAAATTATTGAATTCGTACAATATGGTTTTGGCAAGAGCTTTTTCTTCACTTGATGCGTTTTTGTTTATTACAAAATGTCTATAAAAGCGACCAGTAATAGATTCTGGATCAAGCGTTTCAACAATCATGTTGTTGGCAACCATTTTCTCATGGGAATCCAATAAAATATCATAGACATAGTCTTTGTAATTATAATTCACAGGACTGGCTTTATCCATTAAAACAAGGTCTTTTGCAAAGATTAATTCACCATTATAAAAAACACTGTGTAAAGGACTAACAAAAGTTTCTTTATCTGGGCTATTTTTGAAAAGAGCGTCTTTCGGAATAGACACAAGAAAAGGTGGTATACTATCTCCCTTTTTTGCGTACAGGGTTTTTGTTAATGCCTTTACTTTTTTCCCATTAATAGTGTGTTTCTCTTCTTTAATATCTTGTATTTTTACATTACCAGAATCTGTTTTTATGATAGTATCTTTTAAAAAGCAAGCTGATGCTATCGGATATGGTGACCAATTATTCACAAAACTATAAGGTATGTCTGGTACTAATTTAATTCCGTCAGACAATTTAAAATTTTTTATATAAAACGCAGAACCATCTGGTGGTCCAAAAATAGATACTGCATAACGCACATTGTTATTCACCGAACTTGCAGTAATGTCATTAGCAGAAATATGCGTAGCAGTTGTTAAATCGTATGCTGTACTTAATAGAAATGTTACCAATTTTGTAGTATCTCGATCTATCAAATATAATAATTTACCAGCAAAAACACCAGAATCAATTACATATAAGGCAAAAGGTTGACCACCAACTATAACAGATATATCAATATTACTTGTAATTACGCCACCTTGAGTTGATGCTATACTTGAAACATCGTTAGCGGTACCAAAACTAATTTGTATTAATCTTTTTACACTGTTATCAGTTAACATTAAACTTGTTCCATCTGATTTAACAAATAATCCATTAACATTTGTATAATTTATAACATTATTACTTGCATCTTGTAAAAGACTATTATTGGTTTGTATACTTTTTGTAGCTGTTGTTAAGTCGCTAGCAACTATTGTGTAAGGTGTTGCTAAATCATATTGGTTAATTATTTTCGAAGTATTTTCAAAAATATATACTGCACCTCCAGCAGTACCAGTGGTAGATGGACCAAAACATGCTGCTTGAATATTACCTATACTTTGAGTAATTTCAGTAGCTAGATTTGAAGTTAGATTGCCTACAGTATATGCGTTTCCAAGGGTATATTCTCTTATAGCTCTATTGTCTTTCGAAGAAAATGCATATACTTTTGTACCATTATTATTAAATAAAATATCAGCTGTTCGATTATCTTTGACATCAATAATAAAATTACTTGTAGAAGCTATACCAGACATTTAATATATATATCTATTTTTAAATTTTTATACTAAAGTGTCGAAAATTCCTTTTAGATTAAATATTTTAAAATAAATATAATTATAATTTAAAATTGATTTTAAAAAATATGGTATAATTAATATAAATTAGTTAATCATAATGTTGTCCAAATATCAGAAGCTAACGGATAAAGAACACATTCTCAAAAAACCCGATACATATATTGGTTCTATTGAGGAATCAGAAAGTGAAACTTATATTTTTGATAATGAAAATAATAAAATTATTGAAAAAAACATAAATTTTATTCCAGCACTCTACAAACTTTTTGACGAAGGGATCGTGAATTGCCGAGATCATGTAATTCGCCAACATCACGCTGTTTTAAATAAACAAGATTTTGCTCTTCCGGTAAGTAAAATAGCCATTTCTATCTCAGAAGATGGAATTATTACGATGGAAAATGATGGAAATGGTATCGATGTCGCAGAACACCCAGAACACAAAATTTGGATTCCAGAGATGATTTTTGGTCATTTGCGTACCTCGACAAATTATGACGAATCAAAAAAAGAGAAAATTGTTGGTGGAAAGAATGGTTTTGGTTTTAAATTAGTTTTAATCTGGTCAACCTGGGGAAAAGTAGAAACAGTAGATCATATTCGAGGATTAAAATATGTTCAAGAATTTGAAAATAATTTAAATGTTATTGGAAAACCAAAAATTACCAAATGTAAAACTAAGCCATATACTCGCGTAAGTTTTAAACCTGATTACGAAAGACTGGGTCTACAAGGATTAAGTCCAGATTTACTACAATTATTTAAAAAACGTGTTTATGATATTTCAGCTGTTACAGACAAGACGGTAAAGGTTTTATATAATAATGAAGTAGTATCAGCGAAAAACTTTCAACAATATGTAGATTTATATATTGGTCCAAAGCAAGAAACCCCGAGAGTATATGAATTGGCCAATGAACGTTGGGAATACGTTGTTTGTCTTAGTCCACAAGATGAATTTAGACAAGTTTCGTTTGTAAATGGTATTGCAACAAATAAGGGTGGTAAACATGTAGAATATATTTTAAATCAAATTGTAAGAAAAATGGTTGCCTTGATTAAAAAAAAGAAGAAAATCGATGTGAAACCAACGGCTATCAAAGAACAACTAATGTTGTTTATTCGTTGTGATATTGAAAACCCATCTTTTAATAGTCAAACAAAAGACGAATTAGGTACTTCTATTACAAATTTTGGTTCATCATGTACTGTTAGTGATGAATTTGTAGAAAAATTGGCAAAAATGGGTGTCATGAATTCTGCATGTGCATTAACTGAAGTAAAGCAAAATAAAGCAGCTAAAAAAACAGATGGATCTAAAAGCAAGAGTATAAGAGGTATTCCAAAACTAATTGATGCCAATTTTGCCGGAACTGCCAAATCTTCACAATGCACAATTATATTTTGCGAGGGAGATTCAGCAAAGGCAGGTATAGTATCAGGATTAACAAAAGATGATAGAAATATTATTGGTGTTTATCCGATGAAAGGTAAGTTATTTAATACTCGTGGAGAGACGCAAAAACGTGTTATGGAAAATAAAGAAATTAGTGAAATTAAGCAAATTCTTGGTCTTGAATCAAATAAAAAATATACATCCGAAGATGTTAAAAGTAAATTGCGATATGGTAAAATCATTTTTATGACAGATCAGGATCTGGATGGTTCTCATATAAAAGGACTTGGTATTAATATGTTTGAAAATTTGTGGGAGTCTCTTGTCCAAATCCCCAACTTTATTGGATTTATGAATACACCTATTTTAAAAGCCAAGAAAGGACAACAAGAAAAGTTGTTTTATAATGAAGGTGAATTTGAAAAATGGAAGGAAACAAATTCAATTCAAGGTTGGAATATTAAATATTACAAGGGATTGGGTACAAGCACAGGTAAAGAATTTAAGGAATATTTTGCCAATAAGAAAATGGTTTATTTTCAGCATAATGGCGAAGAGAGTAAAAATGATATTGACAAGGTGTTTAATAAAAAGCGCGCCGATGATAGGAAAGAATGGTTAGGAAATTATGATCGCAAAAATTATTTAGATACAGGAAAAGAAACTGTTTCTTATGGAGAATTTATAGATCGTGAACTTATTCACTTTTCAAAATATGATTGTGATCGTTCTATCCCGAATGTAATGGATGGATTAAAAATCAGTTTGCGAAAAATTCTTTATTCTGCATTTAAGAAGAATTTGAAAAGCGAAATTAAAGTAGCACAATTCAGTGGATATGTTTCAGAGCATTCAGGATATCATCATGGTGAAGCCAGTCTTAATGCGGCAATTGTAGGAATGGCGCAAAATTTTGTCGGCAGTAATAATATTAATCTGTTCCAACCAAATGGTCAATTTGGTACGAGATTGCAAGGCGGTAAAGATTCAGCGAGTGAAAGATATATTTTCACATTGTTAAACACATTAACTAGAAAAATATATAGGCAGGATGACGATCAAGTATTGGAATATCTTGATGATGATGGTCTATCTGTGGAACCGATATTCTACTGTCCGATTATTCCAATGATTTTAGTGAATGGATCAAAAGGAATCGGTACAGGTTTTAGTACAGATATAATGCAACACAATCCATCTGATATTATCGAATATTTGCAAGATAAGTTGGTTTCTGGCACTTCAGACAAAAAGATAATGCCTTATTATGAAAATTTTCATGGTTCAATCCACCTGCAAGAAAATGAAAAATATTTAATAAAAGGAACTTACAGTAAGACAGCTAGTAAGAAATTCAAAATTACAGAATTACCGGTTGGCGTGTGGACAGACGATTATAAACAATTTCTTGAAACAATTATGGATAAACAAAGTAAGCAATATGTTGGTCTGGTGAAAGATTACAATGATCTTAGTACCGATACAAAAGTTGAGATAGAAATAATATTAACCGAAGATGTAGATGTTGTAGAAAAATTACATAATCAAGATGGAATTAATGGCATTGAAAAAATGTTTAAACTTTATACAACACAAACAACAAATAATATGCATGCTTTCACTAGTAAAGAAAAATTGAAAAAATATAAGAATGTATACGATATTGTTGAAGATTTTTATGAAACAAGACTAGAGTATTATGAAAAACGAAAAGCCTTTATTTTAGAAAAATTGGCATCTATACAAGTCGTGTTAGATAATAAAGCAAAATATATTAGTGAAATCTTAGCTGATACACTTGATTTACGTAAAAAAACAAAAGATCAGATAAATAGTCTATTGTCAGAGAAAAATTATACATTAGATAAAGAAAGTGGAGATTACAAATATTTAATTAAAATGCCAATGGACAGTGTTTCACAAGAAAATGTAGATAAGTTATTAAAAGAAAAAGAGGAAAATAATGAAAAAATAACTGAGCTTTCTAATAAGACAGCAAAAGATATGTGGTTGGAAGAATTAGAAGATCTTAAAAAAGTTATTTAAACAAATATTATTTGTAAGTGTATATGATGATGATGAATGTATTCCTCTTACTCTCTTTTTTCCTTGTTGCCTACAGTAAAACAAATGAGGCTGTAAGTAGTTTAGATGTTAATAAATATTTAGGAAAGTGGTATCAAGTTTATGGAGATAATTTTGATCGCCTTTTTCAAGGAAAAGGTCGATGCGTTTATGCTGATTATAAATTAGTGGATGACAATCTAATTTCTGTCTATAATAGTCAAATTGATAAAGATAATAGTGAAGATTCAATTACCGGATATGCTTATTATAAAGAAGGTGATTGTTGTGGGTATTTAACTGTTAAATTGGAAGATAATCCCGAAGCGCCCTATTGGGTTTTATCCCTTGGACCTGTTGTAGAAAATCTTTATGATTATTCAATTGTTTCAGATGATAAAGGAATTTCTTTATTTGTATTAGCACGAAATGTGGATAGATTTTTTAATGAATACGATGATCAAGTAATGGAAAGCCTTACTAATTTCGGATTTACTGGTTCATTAAATTCTCCCACAAAAACAAATCAAACCGAATGTTCTTTATAATTTAATTTTTTTAGTTAGTATTATGTAAAGATGAATGAAGTTTTATATAGGGATTTAATTGTTAGATGGATTCCTTATAAAAACCGACCCATAGTTCAACAAAAAGACTTATGGTTGTTGTCATATCGTCGCGTTAAAAATAATAGCAGATATAGATTACTACTTAGTGATATATATCTTCATGGAGGTATTTGTGATAAAAGATATTGTATTTGTAAATATTTTGAAGACAAAGATAAATTAGATTGCTTTGATCGGTATTTTAGGATCTTACCTTAAAACCAGGGTTTCATTTCCAAAGTTTTATCATCCACATCTACCTGAACAGGATTAGAAATTGGAACATACATTTGACTTACATCTTTTCTATAGTTCATATAGGCTACAGCCTCATTATAAACTTTTGGAACACAAAAATTTAATACTTCTCTATTTAATGCTTTTATTTGATCAGTTAATCTATCAGGTTGATTTGTTGCAGTTTGTAAATAAATACCTCTCATAATAATTTTTAAATTGTCAACGCTTTGCACACCAATTTGATAAGTACCTTTTGATCTTTTATAAACTCCTGCTCTAATACCGTTTTGTAAAATTTGCATATTTTCTTTTGAAAAAAAAGCAATAGAAAGTGGTGAATCAGTCCAATTACCATTTAGGGCATCTCTAAAGTTCGTTAATTCATTTACCCTAATTTTATCAAACATTTGAAATAATTTTCCAGTATTTGGTTGCATAATATCGACTCTTCCATTTGTAGAATTGCAATTCATATAATAAATATTAAGAAAATATTATATCTATTTATTTTATATATAATATGAATTTTCAAAAATCTGTATTAGGCGTTGCTATAATATTACTAATTATTTGCTTAGTTTTGATTGGAATTGCACTTTATAATAATAAATATAGTACTGAATTTCCTCCAGTTGTTGCTAATTGTCCTGATTATTGGATTCAAAAACCAACAACAGATCAAAATAGCATAACATGTTATAATATTAAGAATTTAGGAAAGAGTCAATGCGAAAAAACAATGGACTTTTCAGGAAGTACTTGGACAGGTAATGAAGGTATCTGTAATAAATTTAGATGGGCCAGCACTTGTGATTTAACTTGGGACGGTGTTACTAATAATACAGATCCTTGCAATAATAACACAGATGATAATTAATATAACATAATAATAAATATAAATAATAATAGCATTATTATGTTATAATGGAAAATTTGAACATTAATAATATATTGGATAGAACAGAAATATCAAATCAAATAAAAAATATTCTCTCTAATTTTGAAACTACTAAACATGATCTAAGTATCAAGAAGGGGATTTATCTTTATGGAAATCCAGGTGTAGGTAAAACTGCTTTTATTACCGGGATTTTAAAAGATATGAATTTTGATATAATAAAATATGATGCAGGTGATGTAAGAAATAAAACAATAATTGATACAATAACAAAACATAATATGGCTGATACTAATGTATTATCACTCTTACATAGGAAAAAAAAACATATTGCAATTATTATGGATGAAATAGATGGTATGAATAATGGTGATAAAGGAGGAATTAATGCATTAATAAAATTGATAAGGCCCAAAAAAACAAAAAAACAAAAATTGGAAGATGTTTCACTAAACCCAATAATATGTATAGGAAATTATCATGTAGATAAAAAAATTAAAGAATTAATGAAAGTTTGTCATACATTTGAACTCAAAACACCATCCAAACAGCAAATCATTCGCCTATTAGATATTCTAACTCCATCTTTAGATACTGAATTAAAACAAAATATGTTAAACTATATATCAGGGGATCTGAAAAAATTAGTTTCAATCTATAACATTTATAAACAACAAAATAGTCTAATGAGAAATGAAATTATTCAGAATATTTTTCAACCAAAAACAAACAATGATGATAGTAAAAAAATTACCTTTAATTTAATCAATAATCATGTATCTCTCAATAATCACAATCATATTATGAATGAAACAGATAGAACTATTGTAGGTTTACTCTGGCATGAAAATATAGTGGATATAATGAAAAAAATACCTCATACAAAGGCTATTCCACTGTATACCAAATTTTTAGATAATATTTGTTTTGCTGATTATGTTGATAGAATAACATTTCAAAAACAAATATGGCAATTTAATGAAATGAGTTCATTAGTTAAAACAATTTATAATAATAATATATTGCATAAATCATTAGAAGATAAACCAAAATTAAAAAATCCAGATGTACGCTTTACAAAGGTATTAACAAAATATAGTACTGAATATAATAATTCAGTATTTATTCAATCACTTTGTGATAAATTACAAATGGACAAAAAAGATTTGTTATTATATTTTCAAGAATTAAGAAAAGAATATTCTATAGAACAATTATTAGCTAGTTTTGAAAATATTGAAATTTCAAAATTAGATATAAATCGATTATATAGATATATTGACAAAGTGAATAATTATTCTTTTAATGAAGATGATAAATCTGTGGTTGAAATTTAATATATTTATAATTTCATATCTTCCTTTGTTAATTTGTATCCCCAATGTTGTAATGTTTGTCTTATCTTGGGACTTACTGTATAGTCATCATATTTTGCTTTTTTCTTTTTGATAAGATTTATCAAAGCTTTTCTAAATCGACTATTTGGTCCTGCTGTTTTTACCCACCTACTTATTTGCCATTCATCATCTGGTGATCTTTTTCCATCATAAAAATCACAATACCATTGTACCCAACCATAAGGATGATATTTTGTAATCCAATCTTTAGATTCCCAAAATTCTAACGTTGTACCAACTTTCACATTATATCGATTGATTGATTTATCATACTCATCCCATGGAGTTATAAGCCATGAATCAGGAATATTTTTCCACCAAGAAGCAGGATATTTTTTGTGTTTATTTTTATAATTTTTTCCTGTTACTGATGAATAAATTGGTCTCCAATAAGTTCCACCAAAACTACCTAATGAAAACATCTGTTTTGGGGACAAATTAGGTCTAAATTCTGGATAATCTTTAAATTTAATCTCCTTAAAATCTTTTGTTAATTTCATCTATAATATAAATTAACAAAAAAGTTATCTATTTTTCATTGCATTATTTAAATAATTCATAAACATAGTAGTAGAATCTTCACACCAATTTGGATTAATAGCGTGAATAAATGCTTGTATACTATGTAGTGCCATATTCCAACCAATTACTGATGAAAAAATGAAATGTTCCATATACGTCATCTTATGTTCTTTGGGATGTCTAGTAAAATAATCCATATACATAATAACGATATTATTTTTTATTACATTCATGTAGTTTTTTAATTAATTCAGTATTAATTTTCTGTAAGTCTAAATTATTTGATATGGTTTCATCTAATTTTTGATTTAATAATTTATTTTCCGTTTTTTTTTCACCTAAATCTACACTAATCTTTTTAATTTGTTGATATAAATTTTGTATTTGCGTTTGCTGTTGACTAATAATAGAGACTACTTGATCATTATTTAATGTTTTTTTCCCACCATCTGGTGTATTCATAATAATTCTTCCTGCATTTTTTAGTTGTTCTTCTAATGCCTTTCTCCGTTTTTCTTCTATCTCAATAATATTATATAATACATCAGGTTTGTATTTTGGATCTCCCAAAGGATATTTAGAGAGATCGCTGTTTAATCTTTTTTTATAAAAATCTCTTAATTCTTTTTCCGGAACTAATTCTTCTATCTTATATTTTGTATAAGGTTTCATAAAATCAGATTCAGGTTCTTGCAATAATTTTTTTTTATCATAAGTATTGTGAATATGTGAAAACACTAATATTACTTTTTTGGGATCTAATTGAATAAAGGGGACAGTGTAATTTTTTAAAAACGTTCTTTCCTCGGCTAAACAAGCATCATCTTCGTAATAACTATTTTCTAACAAAGCTCGTTTAAATGCAAAAGTCCCTGCTGTTGCATGATTTTTTCCATAAGGCCCAAATTGATATATTTTATCTATATGTTCAAAATAGATGTGAATTTCACTTGATCCGGCGCATAATACTTCAGGATTACTATTTAATTTTTCAACAGCATGTGAAATACGTTCTTTTGGATAATAATCATCATCATCCATATAGACTATGATTTCTCCACTACTTTTTTCATGCATTATATTTCTCTTTTTACCCAAAGCCATTTTCTCAGGATAATAATAATACTTTACATTTGCATGATCTTTAACCAAATCTTCAATTTTATCTGAACCATCATCAATAATAATCCACTCTATTTTGTCTTTTGGATAGTCTTGATTATCAAAACATTTTATCATATAAGGAATAAAAGGTCTCCGATTATAAGTAGGAGTACAAACACTTACAAAAGGTAGTTCTTTTTTTTTTGTTTTGGTCATTAAATAAAACAAAAAAATCTATTTATGTCTATTTGTTGGCTTTTTTAATTTCAGCATTTCTTGAAGAATTAGATTTTAATAACATAATCAACCAAACTATAGCCATTACATTACCATAAAGCGGTTCAAGACTAGCCCAGGCTGCGAAAATTACAAGTATCCCATAAATAAATGGGAAATATTTCAAATTCTTTTTAATGTTATCTTTCCACTTTCCAAAGTCATTCACCATTGCCCAAACAATCATTTTATAAATAAATCCGAAATATTGTGATAATCCAACTCCAGCTGCTGTAAAAAATGCTACTTGTCCAAATCCAAGTAATAATGTATATAAAATTCCTCTCTTCCAATTATTTCCCTTTTTATTATCTTTTTGATAATTTACACCAGATAAAGAACCCCAAAAACTTAAACCACCACCAATCAATAAAATATAATGGAGGATAAATAAAACAATAATTACATTAAGTATTATTCCTACAATTCCAAAAATAAATTCATTCTTTTTGGCTGTTTCGATATCTCCTTTATCTGGATTAAATATTTTTCCTTTTTTACACAACCATTTTAACATGGATCTCTCTTTAATGAATGCATATTCTGCTGAGGAAGCTATCCAATCTTTAGCATTTCGAAATACATTTTTAAATAGACTACCGTTATAATATTTTTGTAATTGTTTATAATCTTTTAATTGATTATTCATTTGTTCCACTAACTGTTCATTATTTTCCTTTTTAGCTTGATTTATATTTTTTTTTTGCTCTTTAATGAAATCGGTTATTTTTGCTTTTTTATTTGCTACAAAGTCTTGATATTCATCAAAATGAGCGAAAGCATCTGGTGAAAGGATGCCCTCTTTATCATATATTTCTCCTTTTGCAATTCCTTTTACTTCATAATAATAATTATTAATTGTATCAGTTTGTCGTGCACAATCACTATAAGGTTTTTTCCAAGTATATGGCCATCCAAATTTTTTATTTTCTTTTATCTTTTCAACCATTTTATCGGTATTTTCTTTCATTTTTTCTTTAATTTCTTTCATTCCTCCACCTTTTTTACCTGAAGTACCAGTTGCAGCATTAACTAGATTTGCACCGGGTAATTTGGAAGTGTCAACACCTGTCGCAGCAGCGGCTAATTTAGTTGGATCGCTTGCTGCAGATGCTGCTAGTGCTTTTGGATCTGGTAAACCACTAGATTTGGCAGCCATACTTGCCATTTCTATTCCAGGACTTTTATCAACAGCTGAAAGAGCACTGCTTAGTGCAGTGTTAGCAACAGATGGTTTAAAATTAGGATCATTTGGAATTGGTTTTGGAATTTCTTCCCAAGGATCAAATTTAGTAGGTTTTTTTTCGGAACATTTACTTTTTGTCTTATATCCTTTACTTGCTGCATAAGGTTCTTTCTCTGGATCAGTTGGAAATATTTCATCAAGTCTATCATCACTAAGACCTGTAAAATAAGTAATATTACTGGCCATAATTCCACCAACTACTGAAAGAGGTAAACCTATAACACATGAGCTTCCAAAAGCATTCCAATTATTACTTTTTTCTTCATTATTATTTTCATTATTATTTGTTTCTTTTTTATCATCTATAGCATCAGTATCTGACATATATATTAGTTTGATATAAAATAACTAAATATAACTATTAATTATAATGGAAAAAATAGATCTTGTTAAAGATTCGATTGATATTTTTAAAAAGATTGATAACTTACATAAAGGATTAATTGAAAAAAATAATATTATTGGAATTGTATCTGTAAAAATTATTATTACATCTTTAGAAAAACTTTTAACAAAACTAAAAGCAACAGAAGAAGAATTAGAAAATAAGCTAGATATTGTAGAAGAATTATCTGGTTATCGTAAAAATTTAGTAAAATTATTCGATAAATTCAAGAATAAATAGTATAGCTAATTTTTATATGAGCGAACAAGAAAAAGAAATAAATTCTATTTTTAAAGGTGCTTTTAAAGAAATAGCTGAAAGTATTTTAAGTGAAGCTTCATCACAAATAAAAGATATTGTAGAAGAACAAAATTCTCCAAAAAAAGAATCTCCAAAAAATAAATGTTCTGAAATAGAAGAAAATGTATTTTTACAAGATGATCAAGAAGAAGTAATTGATTTAACACTAAAAATTCAAGAACTTGAAGAGGTATGTAATGAACAAAAACAATCACCTGTTTCCGCATATTCACCTGTCGAGGAAAATATATTAGAACAGGTAATGGAAGAAGAAGTAAAGGAAGAAGAAGAGAAAGAAGAATCAAAAATTTCACAAGAAGAAAAGAAAGAAGAATCAAAAATTTCACAAGAAGAAATTGATGATTTAATAGCTATGCTCAATAAACAAAATGAAAATAAGGAAACAAATTTAACAAAAATGTTAAAAAAATTTGATAATAAAGAAGACATGCCAGAAGAATTAAATGCTAAACTTAAAGATTTATTATCATCTTTAAAAGCCTACAAAGAAGTTGTAGTTAAAAAAGTAAAGGGTAATGATGATAAACCTAAAAATATGCAATCTTTAGTAAGACATACTACTGCTTTTGTTTTAGACAAATTTTTAGATATAATTGATGAAAATTAATTTAGCAAGTTAATATAATACAAATGTTAAAAGATTTATGTGGAATAATAATATCTGTAATAATTTTAATTTTATTTTATTTTCTAATTTATAAATATTTTAAATCTATAGGAACAAATATTCCCAATGTTTTCAATTTTTTTAATAAGAAAGAAGGTATGCAAAATATGACAAAAACAGAAGATTGTTTACAAAATGCAATTAATCAAACTCAATATTTTATTCAACGGCCTCGTCCATTTGCAGACGATAGCAGTTTTTTTTCTTTCTTGACACGTTTTGATCCCTTTTTTAAACCACCAAAATATGAAATTTTTCCACATAAAGCAACACAAAATACTGTTAAATTTGATTGCAGACCAACAACTACTGGAATGTTTACAGATTGCGGTCCTCTTGCTCCTAATTCCTGTTCATAATAATTTAATCTCAATAATAATTAGTATGAACAAAATGATTTATTTTTTTGCCTATGACAAACTTATGGATAAAAAATATTTTAAAAAATATGATATTAGTCCAGAAGATGTAAAGTTTTCTTGTTATGTATTTGCACCTAATCGGTTATTTACTTATAGGACTATAATTGATTACAGAAATGATTTTGGACAACCTAATATTGAATTTAATCGTGATGCTGCCGTATATGGAATGGTTTATAAGTTATCTGAAAAAAATTTTTTTAAAATTGTTGAAAAAAAATGCAGATCATCTAAAAATAATAAAAAATACTCATACATTTATCAAAACATAAGTGTTATTAATGTTGATAATATAAATAATAGTTTTAATGCTTTAACAATTATAATAAATCCTTTAAGGCTTGGTGATGAAGACCATCCAGAAAAAGAAAATTATATCCGAATAAAAAAAGCAATTGAAAAAATTGAAAATCCATTACATGAACATGTGGAGAGAATACAATACTGCGATAAATTTATTACTTAACGTGCATACATTAATGCACAATTTCCACCAATAAATGTAACAACATTATATCTCTCTTCTAATAAAACCATATTATAGGTGTAATCATATAATCTCCAGGTTGGTTTATTAACACCTATAGGAAGGCCAGTACTTGGTTCACAAATAGTTAATACTTGTGCTTGTTCATCAAGAGGTGGAACATAGGTATTAAATTCTAATTGAACAGTTGCAAATTTGCTCATATTCATGGCACCAGAAGGTTGCATCATAAATGGATCTGTTTGCAAACAGAAATTATAAAGATAAAGTCCATCTGGAGCATTTCCATTAGTAGTTATATATTTTTCAATGTAATTATATATCCCTTGATCAAGTAGATTTTCTCTATAAGCTCCATCTAAAATTATAGCTAAAGATTGTAGTATATTTTTTTGATTTTCAACTCTATAAGGACCAGTAATATATAAACCACTAGAAGTCGCTTCTGGTGGATTAATACCAGGTCCAAATCCTTCGGTAAATATTACGTTTTCATTACATGCATCACCTATTGTCCATGTCCCTTCAATAGGAGCTTCTTCTAAATTATAAGGTAAATAATTATAAGGCCAATTTGTATAATTAGACCATTCATTTCGCAAAGAAATATCTGTTCTTTGAAAAAATATCATCCATGACGCTACCATACCAGCTGTATTATCTATATCAACCCTATGACTTCCAGTTACATTGTTAAATTCTGATTCAAATACAGATTTAAATAAATAATTCTGCTCCAAAGCCGCAAAAACTCTTGCTTCTTCAGTACTTAAAAAACAATATGTAGAAATTAAATGAACATCGGCATTCCAATTTGTTCTTTTATCTTGATAATCATTGTCTGTTATTGCTACAGAAGGTGGAGGTTGCAAAAATCTATAAAATTGTTGTAATGGTTCATTAAAATTTGGTCTAATTAATGGCCAACCATTATCAGGATCCCCAACATCACGTATTTGTATTAATTCTTGAATGGGTCTTAACGTAACATTAATATACAACTCATTATATTGTAAAGAGACTAGTGGGAAAGCCATTTTTGAATTTACGCCAAACCAGAGATTAAGAGGAATATATAGTTTTCTTGCTCTAATTGAAGGCTCAGGACCAGCAGCTAATAAAGTCTTTTCATAATTATTTGTAGCCTTATCCGGATCTTGGTAATATGCATTTGGATATTGATTCACTCTACCATTTGAATTAGCAGGGTCATTTAACTCATTAACATTTCCTGTCATATTGTCATATAGATTTTTCTGGGTAGTTGTGAAATCGCGCTGCATCATTGCTAATAAATAACGACCACTATATTTTTGTAATATTTGTCCACCTACCGTTACTTCAATTTCTTTAATCATTTGTGTACCTAAATTTTCTATCCATCTAAATTCATATGGTGCCCAGTTTCCACTACAATCTGCTGGTGGGAGAACAGGACTCCAAATAGTAGGCAAATTAACGACTAAATAAGTATCCATTAATAATTCAGCATACCTTTTTACCTTAAAAGTATAACGTGATTCTTCAGTCAGTCTTAAATTCCTTTGACCATCAAAATCAAGCCTGAATTTTTGCAATCCAAAATTAGTATACTGAGCAAATACTGGTTTAAAAAAGGTTTTTTTAGGATTTCCATTTAATATTATATTTTGATTTCCATATGCTACAAGATTTAGTAATCCACCAGCCATAATGTATATATATTGCATTTAAAATAATAATATTAAATCCTTTCAAAATTAATATTATTATATTATAATATGTCTTCACAATCAAATATTAATAAAATGGCTGAAAATTTATCTAGAAATATGGTGGATATTTTTCAACAACAAAGTAGTGTACAAGTAACTATTTTTCTGGTTGCAATTTTGTTGGTATTAATTATTTCCATGATACTATATATTGTCAATAAACAAAGATTAAATGAACAAAATTGTAAAGATTTAGATAAAATATATGATAGTTTTCCATTAATTTCTTCCATTAATCCAAATGAAGAACAATACAAATATCTATTAAGAGATTATTATATTAAAACAGCTTATAACTGTTGCAGTGGAGGACAATTTAAAAATGATTTTGTAAATACATGTGCCCTTAAAAATTGTATAAAACAAGGCGCTCGTTGTCTTGATTTTGAAATATATTCTGTAGATAATAAGGCAGTTATTGCTACCTCATCAATTGATGATTTTTTTGTAAAAGAAACCTATAATAGTGTAGAATTTGGTAAAGCAATGCAAGTTGTAAATGATTACGCATTTTCAGGATCTACTTGTCCTAACCCAAGAGATCCACTTTTACTGCATTTTAGAATTAATAGTAATCGCAAAGAAATATATGAAGATATGGCTGATATTATTCAAAATACCTTATCTTCACGCGTTCTAGGAAAACAATATAGTTATGAATTTGAAGGTTATAATTTAGGAGCAGTTCCTCTTTACCACTTTTTAGGCAAAGTTATTATAATTATTGATCGTTCAAATACACTTTTTGAAGATACTTCTCTAAAAGAGTATTGTAATATTGCCAGTAATTCTACTTTTATGAGAAAATTAAGATTTTACGATATTCAATATAATCCTAATATTGATGAATTAACTTACTTTAACAAAAAAGCCATGTCTATTGTTTTACCTGACCTAAGTGGAGATGATGCTAATTTTGCTTCTGGTTTACCGATGACCTATGGATGTCAATTAATAGCAATGAATTTCCAAAACTTTGATGCAAATATGGAATTATATGATTTACTTTTTGACGAAAATGGATCTGCATTTAAATTAAAACCGGCAAATCTTCGTTTTGTACCCGAAACCATTAAAAATCCAGAACCACAAGATCCTACTTTGTCTTATGCTAATAGAACTGTTGAATCAGATTACTTTAATTTTAATATTTAAACAGTCTATTATTTTAAAAATATAAATACGTTATTTATATTTTTTTATATAAATATTATATACTTTTAGATGTCATCTTGTAAAGCAAATTTAACATATGAAGATAAAGAATTAGCTATATTACGTGATGCAGTTGATGCAGCACAAGAAAAGGCTGGTAAAAAAATAGTTCAAAATCCAAATGTTAAAAAGATTATCTATATAGTTGAAACATTTTTAAAAAAAAATAGATTATGTTGCTATGGAGGGACAGCTATTAATAATATTCTTCCTTCCCAAGATCAATTTTATAATAAAGATTTAGAAATTCCTGACTATGATTTCTTTTCACCCAAAGCATTGGATGATGCCAAACGTTTAGCAGATATATATGCTAAGCATGGTTTCACTGATGTTGAAGCAAAATCTGGTGTTCATTTCGGCACCTATAAAGTATTTGTTAATTTTTTACCTGTCGCTGATATTACCCAAATGGATAAAAAACTATTTGACGAAGTTTATAAGGATTCTATTAAAGTTGATGGAATACATTATGCACCTCCTGATTATTTAAGAATGGCTGCTTACCTAGAGTTATCACGTCCTGCAGGCGATGTTTCACGTTGGGAAAAAGTATTAAAACGTCTTTCTCTTTTAAATAAAAATTTTCCAATGAAAAATCCAAAATGTGATAATGTGAATTTTCAAAGAAGTATGGAAGAAGATCAAATTGATTCAAGTGATGTTTTTATAACAGTCCGTGATTCATTTATTGATCAAGGTCTTGTCTTTTTTGGAGGATATGCCAATTCATTATACGGAAGATATATGCCAAAGAACCAACAAAATGCTGTAAAGAAGATTCCTGATTTTGATGTCTTATCAGAAGATCCAGAAAAGTCTGCTGCTTTGGTGAAAGAGAGATTAGATGAAAATGACATTAAAAATGTGAAAATAATAAAACAGGATGGAGTAGGAGAAATCATTGCCCCTCATTATGAATTACGTGTTGGTAATGAAACTGTTGCGTTTATTTATAAACCATTAGCCTGTCATAGTTATAATATAATTAAAGTAGGTAATAAAAAAATTAAAGTAGCGACAATTGATACCATGTTAAGTCTTTATTTGGCATTCATTTATGCTAATAGACCTTATTATAATAAAGATAGAATTTTATGTATGTCTCAATATCTGTTCCATGTTCAACAAAAAAATAGATTAGAACAAAAAGGGTTATTAAAACGTTTTAGTGTAAATTGCGTTGGTAAGCAAACTACTCTTGAAAGTGTAAGAAATGAAAAGGCAGAAAAATTTAAAGAATTGCAAGATAAGAGAGATAGTCGAGAATATCAAGAATGGTTTTTACGTTATGTTCCAGGAGATAAGAAAGGTAAGAAACATTCTACAAAAAAGAGACCTGTGAAAAAGAAAAAGAGATCAAAAACCCAAAAGAAAATGGGAAAATTATTTAATCTATTTTAAATTTTTATATTAAAATTTATTTAATATAAAATATTTTACATTGAAAACATTGGATTCAAGAAACCATTATTATATATTATTAATATATATTAATGAAAAAAAATACAAAATTTATTTTAGCCTTATTTCTAATAATTTTTATAACCGCTTTTGTAAGTGAAATATTAGGATTAAACGCAATTGCGCTATCTCATTTCAAAGAGCCATTTGTTCAAAATTTTGAAAGCTGTGTAGATCAATTTTATCCAAAATGGTGGTGTTTAAGAACTCCTATCCAATCTGGAATTGATAATGGATATTGCCATTGTGGCAATGGACAACTAGGAACCTATCAAATGGGTGGAAAATGTTTTTGTTATCCTGATAATCCGACTTTCCCTTACTATACAGAGAACAAATTTTTTGACTATCCAGGTAATTAAATATCTATTTTTTGAATTAAGCCTTGAATCAAAAAGTAGGACAACGCAAATAAAACACTTATAAATAAAAACCCACCCAAATTTGGATTACTATCTTTTCCAAAAAAAGCAGGAAACAATCGGAACAATTGTTTATTAACAACCGGAAGTTGAAAAATAAAATAAAGTACACCTAATAAAATTGGGGTTTGTAAATTTTCCAGTAAGATTTCTAAGGAATCTTTTTTATTGTTTCTGGCATTATCTAATAAATAATCTGTTGGATTATCTTGTTCCATAATATAATCATCATTTTGATTAGTTGGAACAAAATTAGGTTGAACTTGTACATCTTGTTGATGAGTTCCGGCATTCATTGGTATATCTCTTGATGGTAAACTTGTTGCACCTGATGCACTGGCTTGTTGAATCCCTGATACTAATTCATTCATCATCTTTTGATTTTCAATTGCACTAGGCACACCAGGAGCACTAGAGACTTCTGCACTTTTCATCATCTTTTCGTAATCTGGCGTTTCTTTTTGTTCCATTATAATTTTATTTTCCGATACATGAGGATCAGACGGCAAATCATCAATCGCAGTTGTATCAGCCATTTTATAATACTAAAGAAAGTCTAAATTACTAAATAACGAATATTTAATTTTCTGGTTTTTCAAAAAAAACATTTTTCAAACTTTTACTACACTTAACATGTTCTAATGTATTTTGATAACATTGATCATTATATTTGGAAATTTGATTTTCCATTTTGTTTAAATCAGGTGCTTGATAGTAGATACATGATTTATCATGACAAGCTCTTCTAAATAAGGTAGCAAGTCCAAATCCAATAATTAGTGATAACAATTTTTTGCCTTCATCAGAATTTAACAGTCTCTCAAAATTTATGTTCATTTACACTAAGTAAATATTTATTATTGTTGAAAAGGGGGTTTAAATATTTTTTTTTGATCTTTAGGACAAGGCATTTTATTTTGTACTACATGAAAACAATTTTTGGCTTTATCTTTGTATTGAAATTTTTTATAATTATCGGGATTTGGATAAACAATTATTACTTTTTGAGGTGGAGCTGTAATGTAAACAAGCAACATGCCAATTGAAAATCCTATAATTAAAAATAATGGAGAGATATATTTTTTCATTCTAAATTATACTTTTATTATATTATTGTTCTATGAAATTACACAAAAAAAATCATAGTAAGGCTCTTCTATATATCTTGGTTCCACGTAATTACCATCATGGCTATACCAAATCTTGGCGTCATCTAATATTACAATACTTCCATCATAATCATAAACAAGACATTCCCTACCTCTTAGTTTAATATCTTCTTCACGATTAAGTGGAAGTTTCATTCTTAATTATATAAAAAATAATATAAAATAAATGTATAATGAGAACTAGACGTTATCACCGACGTGATCGCAAAACAAGAAAATCTGTTCCATGGAAAGGATGGGGCAAAATTGAACCTAAAGGAAGAGAAAGAACAGAAATGTATAGACGTTGTGGAAAAAGATGCTTTTTAGGAACTAAAACCAAAAGAGACAAGCAACATCCTAATTTTCCAATTTGTGCTAAAAATACTTGTAAAGTAAGTGATAAAGGATTGTGGGCCGCTTACATCCGTGCAAAACAATGGGGAAAACCAAGAAAAGATTATAAATCTAAAGGAAAATGGGTAACTTGGCATATGAAAGATGGAAAAACCAAAAAAGTATGGTATAAAGGTAGTCGTCCTGAATTTAAGCAAAGCTATTATACTCGTATTTCTAGAAAGGCCAAGAAAATGCTTGAGAGACGCGGATATTATGTAGGTAAATAAATGAATTTTCGATAAATTTTTTTCTTAGACTATTGTAAAGGATGGGATATGGATACGGAATTTGGCTTGTATATGATCAAAAAATGTACAAAACGGAACATTTAGGTCATATTACATTAACTTGTTTTATGAAAAAACCGGAAGCAAAAAAATTATTTGATGATTTATCAAAGGACTTTAAATTTTTACAGTTTAAGACAGATGGGGTTCCTGTTTTATTTCCTGCAAAGTTTTATCCAAGTGATAAAAATAGAATTTCCTCTTGGGGTTATAATTATACATGTAATAGTTGGAATAAATTAAAGGATATCTGCGAAAATTATGAATGTGATTTCTCTCATACACCACATACAAGTATTGAATATGGATTTGATAGTAATTTTTTTATACCAAAATTTAATAGACGAAAAAATGTCAAGGCAGAATTATGTCTTGTTGATATTCGAAGTGATTTTCCCGTAGATTGGAAAATTATTGAATCAATAGAGAAAGAATAAAATATTGATAATTATTATTTTCATCATTATTTTACAATATTAAATTTAATTACTTCTGGTTCACTTAATTCGTCAATGGTTTCATTTAAACTATATTTTCTTTGAACTAAATGATAAGTAGAGTTTTCACCATCATAATCTATTCTATTTACTGGATATTTGGTCTGCATGTTTTTTTTTAATAAAGGAACCAAGTCTTCATTATAGATCATAATAAGGTCTTTAATATAAGAATCTTTAAGATTGGTATTATAGTCTTTTATTAATTGTTTTATTTTTTCTATTAACACGTAAATTTCTAGATTTTGTTTTTTAATTTCTATTTTTTTCATACTATTATTTTGCACATCTTTTAATCGTTTTAATTCCTCACGATAAATTGTACTATTTTCTTCATATAATTCTTTTTGTTTTTCAAATTTAGTTTGCATTACGGTTAAATCTTGATAACCAAATAATAAATCTAATTTATTTCTAATAATACTTATTTTATCATCATTTACATCTTCCTCAAAATCATTTATAGCTTCTTCTAATGGAATATATTCTCCACGCTTAATTTCAATGTGAAAACCACATGGTTTTAAAGTATTTCCACATTTTGCTAGTAGTGTATTTTCATTAATATCAAATATAGATCCTCCTTCTTTTCCACAAATAACACATTTTTTTTTAAATGTGGACATCTTTTTTTGTTTTTCACTTTTACTTAAACCTTTATTATTAATAATACTTTCAATAAATTTTTTATATTTATCATCATATTCAGATTTTAATTTATAAAATCGATGCATTGCTTCATTTATATCAGTCATTATATTTTACCTATATATTTTTCTATTGTAAAATTGTACGTCTGGATTTTGTTGCCATACCGCTAGATCAGCTTGTAAGTTTGGTTGCTCTCTGGCTCTAATATCTTGGAAATTTCTTACTTTGGAAATAATATATTCATAATGAAGACGTTTCTTTTTTTCCTTTTCTTCTAAAGTTGGTTTGTTCTTTTTCTTTATATAAAGCACACAGCCAACTACTAAAACAAATACACCCAAATAAATAAAATTATAAATTGTATTGTAATATTTTTGTTTTACAGCATGACAACCTTGAAGGGTTTTGCTAAAAAAATATTTCACACCTGGTTCTATTAAATTGATGGCACCCATAATATAGTATATAATTAAATCTGGTAAAATAATTTATACACTTTTAATATAATGGCTGCAGGTCCAGGAATTTCATGTGCAATATATTTAACCATTACATCTCTATATTTTATTATTAAAATCTTCGTCGGTTCGATTGATAATATGGCTTTGCTAATTTCTTATATTTGCTTAGTAATTTTAGGACAGTTTTTTATTAATGTAGATATTACTAAATCAACATGTGGTGAAAGTAATTTCGGTGTTGCTGCATTTGCATCTATAGTTCCTTGGGTACTTGTTCTTGGAAGTATATCAGTATTATTAAATGTTTTCCCTGGATGGTTGATTCCATTTTCAAATACTATTGGATATGTAATTGTCTCAGCTGCAGGAATATCTACTTTTTTCAATCAAATATTAACACCTGATGTTGATACCAAATTTAGTGGAGATGAAAAGAAAAGTATGTATAAAACTCTTGAAAAAATCTATAATAACAAAAGTTTATTAATAAATGAACTTTCAAGACAAAATTTACCTAACTTTTGGAAAAACATGAAAAAGGCTGGTATTATTGAACAAGGAGCAGGTGAAATTAATATGTCTCTCTACAATCCAGAATTAGATAAAGATCTTTATAAGGGAGATACTTATAAGAATTTTTCTAAACTATTTAATTATCTAAAGATGAAGGATACTGTTTCTGAATTTATATGGTTTGCATTAACAGGAACTTTAGTATGTTCTATATCTTATAATTATATTCAAAATATGGGCTGTTTTAGATCAGTAGAAGAAATGAAGCAAACTCATGATGATTATATTAATAAAGAAAATGAGATCAAAGATGAAGATAAAAATGATGGAAATCCTCAAACGGTTTATACAACATTTGAATAAATATTTAATTTATTATTTCTTAAATATTTATAATTTTGGATAAGTTAAAAAATACAATACTCCTAAATAAGAAAATATTCCAAATATAATTGCAATTAACCATATTGGTATAACCGTTTTTTTAGAATAGCCAATTCCAAATTCACGAAAACTACCATCTTCATTATATAAAAAGGCTGGTTTGCAAAAGTTTAGTGAAAAAAATAAAACCAAAAAGATTAAAATAGCAATAGAATTAATATGTTTTCTTATAAATATTCTGTTCATCTATTTTCTATATATAAAATATTTATATATTTATAATTTTTCTTAAAATTATAAAAAAAACCTTGCTATAATATATAAAATATGGATGATCTTATGTCTTCAACTTTCGGTCCTTTAGGAAAACAATACTGTGTTTGGTTCTACTGGCTTTCAGTAATTAGTCTTGTACTTTTTGTAATTAGCATTGTTTCAGTAATTTATACTTTATTATTTGAAAAAGGATCCATGAACACTGGTCTATTAATGAATCTTTTAGCTATTTCTTTTGTTTACTTTATTCCTTACTTTGAAAATAGATTACTTTTCACCATGTGTAAAAATTCTGCTGCATAAATAATTTATACATTTAAATAATTTATAAATTATTGACATCCACCACATCCTGGTTTGCGTGAATTAGGATCATGCATATTCCCTGGGCGTAAAGTTGCACGTTGGGCTTGAGCTCTACGTACTGATGTATTTAAACCTCCAATTGCTGCTCCCGGTGTAAAAGCATTGAAAAAATTAGTGGGTGTATTTCCTAAAAATAAAAGTCTATTTAAACTACCAGATCTTCTTGACGGCATATATAATCTGTGTATATATTAAAATATGGAATTTTTAAAAAAAGTATCTGGTGGTATCTCAATCTGGATGACAAATATGTTAGAGAAAAATGTAAATTTTAGAGAGGTTGATGAAGATAAAGATCTGGATGAAGGCGAAGAAAAAGAAGATTTAAAAATTCAATGTAAAGAAGAAGAATGGGATGTAATTGTAGTTGGTGGTGGGCCAAGTGGTATAACTTGTGCTTATGAGTTTGCTAAAAATCAACCAGATAAAAAAGTTTTAATTTTAGAAAAATCACAATGGACAATCAAGGATTACAAAGAGAGTGGTTATGATGATGCAACACAATGGTTTGCTGCTTCAAATGATCCAAGATGGAACTATTCATTCCCTTCCGAAAATCAGAAATCTTTAATGGTTGGAAGAGGATTAGGAGGAGGGACAAACCATTTTGGTGGACAATGGATTGATTTTTTAGATTTTGTTATAAAATTTTTACCAAATTTACTTGATCAATTTAAAAAATTAGTAGGCCTTTTTAATCCACAAAGGTATGATTATGAAAATTTTAATAATAAAAGCTATCAAACTTTATTTACCGCTTTAAAACAATCAAATGAATTAGAAGTATATAATAACCGCGTTTACTGTAGTAATTTTGATACAAATAAAAGAATATTACCAGGTGAAATTTTGGAACAATTACCAAATGTTAACGTGAAATACAATATTTCTGTTAATCGTCTTTTAAAAGATGGTGATGAAATACTTGGTGTAATAGATGAAAATCAAAATGTTTACAAGGCTAAAAATTATGTTTTGAGTGCTGGTGCAATAGCTACTCCAGAAATTTTATTAAAGAGTGGCATAACTGAAAAACATCCAGTTTATGATCATGCTTCTATTAATATAGTCTATGTAAAACAAAAAGTTGTCCAATCTAAAAACGTTGTAAATAAATATTATACAAAAGAAGAATTAAGAGACCTAGATTTAAATATATATAATATTGGTCTAGGAAATGAATATGATCTCTCTTCAACATCCTTGAATAACGATAGTAATATGACTGCTATTTTTCGTTTAACAGAAAAACTATCAAAGGAAGATATTGAAAAAATTAATAAAAGTGAAAATCCAAGAAATAGAATCCTTTTGGCATCAGGATCTAGCGGGATTCCTTATATTTTTAACATGGGATCTTATTGGAGTCGATATTCAACCGGTTCCAGACATCCAGGTCCTACATTGGAAAGATATCTAGGTGAATTATATGATTTAACCGATACACTTTTAACGAGACATGGAAATAGTTTTTGGCGTTTAATTAAGGGAAAGGCAAAAGTAATAGGAATTAAAGGAGATATTGTTGATGAAATCGAAGTTGTTCAAGAAAATCTAGGATTGGACGCTGATAATATTTTAAATCATTTGCAAACAAGAGACCGAGATTTAAAATGGCAAACTTATTTTTCTGCTTTACCAGGTGTCCCAAATTATCTTGTCATAACTTATGCTACAAGCACGGAATTATCGCCAGGAGAGATTACATTGGATAATGAAAATAACTTAATAGTTAAAGTGAATTATAACGAAACAGACGTTAATAATATCTTAAATGCATTTAATGCTACAGACCCAATATTAAAACAACTAGGGTATTCCCTAATCGATCCAAGAATTCAGGTTAATAATGAATTTATTAATGAAACCATGAATTCAATTTATCATTATCATGCAAGTTGTGTAGAATTGGTAGATGAAAATTATAAAATGAAGAGTTTTAAAAACTTATTTATTTCAGATTTATCAGTAGTTCCATTGTGGCCTGGATCTACATCTGTCCAGGGTTAGCTGTAGGATTACGTGTGGGTCAAAGTTTGTCATGGCCTAAAATAAAATATGATTTTTACGAATCAAATGAGGGAGACAGTTATCATTTTGTTGAAAATCTTGAAGATCATTGGGGATACCATCTTGTTTATAAAAATAAAGATAAAGAAGAGAAAAAAGTATTTTTTGATTTTTCCTTAAAAAATAGTACAGAAATTCAAGTTTTAAACTCATGGCCATCACCATTAACCGATCCACTTAACATCAAATTATTGGATAATAAATTAATTATTAATAATAGGGAATATGTTGGTAAAATGGTTCCTTATATTGAAGATTATGAGTATATTGGAACATTAGAAATAGACTTACTGCAATCTACTTACAATGTATTTATTTCAAATGAAGAGATTGAATTAGCCGATTACTATAAAGTTAGTTTTGCAACTCACCCTAAAGGGGTATATGGTTTTGGAGACCCAATTAAAACGGATTATAATAGTGATAGAATAGCTGCATTTTATCAATTAAGTCAATTTAAAGAAAAATTACCAAACAATTTGGAAAAAATTGTAGGAATACGTTTTCCATTTAACTTTACTAATCAATATATTTCTTGGGTAGAATTAGATAGCAATTATGAAATTAAGTTTGTAGAATTTAATACAAATTTCAAAGGCAGATACGCCTTAGCTGAACAAGTCAAAGACCAACTTTAACTCTTCCATTAACATAATCGGGCCCACCTCCAGCCGACTTGGGAGGTATAACTAAACTTGGATTATCATTAAAAATCCTATAAATTAAATTATCGTACTCATTATCTTTTAATTTTAAATTATAAGAAAATTCATAACCTGTTCTAATATTATGGATTTCATATTCTGTAATATTATACTTTTTTAAAATAGATTCCATTGTTTCTTTAATTGTAAAATCACAAACCAAACCCAATGCAGTTCTTGTATTTCCAAAACGAATGATTCGATATTGTTCTTTATCATATATTTTAGTCCAGCCAGTTTTTGTGCAAGCCTCCATTTTCATTGATTGAATCATCTCTTTCATCGTGATTTTATTTAAGATATTTTTTATTAAAATTTTTTCATTTTTAAAATAAATTACTATTTAAACATAAAATAAGTTTTTTTTTATAAATGTCTGAAAAACAATTGTTTATTGATGTGAATGTTGCACGTCCACCTACACCACCTTTAAAAGCAAATACCATAGATATGGTTTTTATATTGACAGAATTATTTGCAGATGAAGCACAAATGAAAACTCTTTTAGAATTAGATTTAAATAGTGAAGGAATAGATTTTATTAGAATACTATTAGAAAAATCACCCGATGTATTAAGACATATTTCAAAAGATATAAATGAAATATTAAGAGATGGCCTTTTAAACACTGATGATGTTCCTATCTTAGTCAATTTAGTAAAGAATGTAATGAATTTAAATGTTAAAAATATTGAAAAAGAGTTATTAAAAATAGATAAAGTATTATCATTTTTAAAAGCCCTATTAGAAATTTTTATTATTGAAGGTTATATTAAGGTTGTTAATAAAGAAAAGGTTTTTAATTTAATTGATGTTTCCTTCCTACTATTGTCTTCTACTATTGATCAAGATGCTAACCTATTAGATTGTTTTAAAAGATATTTTAAATGTTAATATATTATATAGAATGCGTTTTTCTGGATTAAGATCACTTATATCAAGAACAGCAAAAAAAGAAAAAACATTGAGACAAGAAATCGAAGTTGAAAAAAATTTTATTGAACAAACATTGGGTCCAGGCACCAATGCTGTATTAGCTGAAACGATGATAGCTGCTTATGATTTTATTAACTGGCCAGGTTTCCCAAAAAATATTTTTAATTGGACTTTATTTTCAGATAATGGTGTTAGTAATCCAACATTTTTAGTTTATTTATTACAAGATAGTTTAAATAAAGCACTTTTAAAAAGAGAACTTAAGGGTATTGGAGTTGATGGTTATTTTGGTGTAGGTTCCACAAGAGGTTTGCAAAGATTAATAAATCATTATCTAAAAGATATTCTTGATTACAATACACGTGTAGGGAGAGTTTCAAAAGTTAAAGAATTATTAGAAGAGGATGGAAAAATTGTTTCCAAAATCGATACTAGTTTAGCTTTTGGAGAGGTATTGGTATTATTAGAAAGAAATCATACTGAATTTTTAAAAGTATTATTTGATGTTATAAAACAATATGGTCATATTCAACAACAGGATAGATTAATTCATGGTTTATATCCTGAAGATCATCCAACGAAGCCTAAACTGAAAGTAATTGATGTTTAAATAAAAAATTGAAAGTATAATTATTTATTTAAAAGTAATTAAATAATTATGGAAGAAATTGACAAATATATTGAAAATCTCAAGAGAGAAAATGAGATAAAAGACTATCTTGAAAAAGATATTTATCCCGAAAGGCTTAAGTTTGACTATACTTTTAAATACAACCCTTTACCTCTGGATGAAATCAAAATTAAAGATACCTCTAATAAAGAAAATATTAATTTAAGGCCCTCTCTAGAAAACTGTTTACAAAAAATTGATCAAGTTCAAAAAACTTTAAATAAATTAAATAATGAAAACAACGAATGTCCTGTTTGTCTGAATGAAATTAAAGAAGGATTTATTCAACCAAGCTGTGGACATAAAATTTGCATTTCTTGTGGCATAAATAATGCATTAAGGAATCGGACCACAGGACTATCGTGCTGTATCTGTAGAAGAAGTTTGATATAAATTAGTTTAATAGATTATATATATATATGTTTAATATATAATATATATATGATTTTAAAAGAAAGTTTAAAATATTATAATAAATTTATTAAATTTAGAAGTTCTTTAATATCCAATAAATATTTTTTAAGTATTTTTATATACCTAACTTTATTATTTGTAGTTGATTCTTCAAAAGTATTAAATCTATATGATCAAAATATTGTTCGTAGAGTTATAAACATGTATAGAAGATTAGATTTTGTAAGTTTTAAAAATTATTTGCAACCATATTCCTATAATTACAAAAATATGTTAGATAAAAATGATATAGAAAAATTACAATCTATAAAAATTCCAGAAAAAAAAGATACATCATTTTTTACACGAAAAAATACAACTTCTCATCAATATCCAATCAATTATTCAAAAGAAGAAATCGAAATAGTTGATGAAATCAGAGAAAAATTAAAACAAAAATATGAGAAACAAATTGGGAAAAAATTATATCTACTTTACGATAAAAATACTAGTATTTATAGATATTATGGAAAAGATTCAAAACATTTATGGCATGTGGATCCATTAAATAGAAATGATATTTATAATTTAATTTTATGTATTAAAAAAAAAGGTGAAATAAGTCCTTTACAATGTAAAAAGGAGAATAATGAAATACATACAATCTATTTAGAAGAAGGTGATGCAGCTCTTTTTTGTGGTGGATCTACAGTTCATCAAGTACCCCCAAATAATGATGATAATTCAGAAAGAACTGTTTTATCAATACCATTTACAAGTAATTTAGAATTAAGTAAGGATAGTACTATGAGTAATAATTTATGTACACATATACAAGGTGGAAATAACATTTTAAATATTGTTAAAATTATTATGACTGTATTTTTTTTAAATCTTATTCTTACACAAATTTCTGGTGTAAATAAAGTCTCATATAAATTTTTTGGTCCCTATTTAATGGTATTATTATTATTAGCTAGATTTTTACCAAATCATTTTGATACTAATTTGGGTACAAATAGGGCATCATCAATACGTTATAATTTGGTAATTTTACTAATTTTAATTATTGCAACGTTATCTGTAAAGGGTGCAATGGTATTTTTCAGTTATTTTTTAATCTCAGATTTATTCTTTCCTAGAAAATGGGTAGAATATTATTAATCAAGCGGTGTTAAATTTATATAAATAATCTTATCATTTAGATTATTTACATTATTACTATATTTAGAGGTGAAAAAGATAATATTAACATTATATATATATTAAATGTCTATTATTTATCCAGCTTCAAATAATGCTAGTGGTGAAGTACGAATTGGTGATAGTTCTGAAGGAAATTCATGGCAAAAATTTACTGATTTAGAAATAACGTCCAATCCTGAAGGGCCTGATTATTTAACAGTAAGTTATAAAATAAATAATAATGAAATAAAAAAACACAATGTCTATTTTATGGATAATTATCAAATTGGGGTACAAGAAAACCATACTATAGAATATAACAGAAAAAGAGCCGCATATATTCCTTCAATGGCTACTTCAATGGCAAGACCAAATAGATTTAATATTAAATTTGTTAATCCTGATCGCAAACAAAGTGAATATATATATTATTCTTTTTCTATTGATGATCAAAAAAAATACGAAGAGATTGTAGAAGCTCTGGGTAAAGGAGAAAAAAATATACGAGATTTTAAAAGAGATGCTGATTTAAAAAGAAGAGATGCTGATTTAAAAAGAAGATATGAAAATTATAAAAAAAGTGAAAACAAAGGGGACGATTATACTCTAAAAATGTTCACAGATATGGTAGAAAAACAGGAAGCTGAAGAACGTGAAAAGTTTCTTAGGGAAAATCAACGAGGTGGACGTCATATGAAAAGATCTAGAAAGAGAAAGCCTAAAAACAGTCGTTCTCTTAAACGTAAATCAAAAACTTCTAAAAGAAAAGGTTCGAAAAAACGCCATACACGTAAAGTAAAAAAAACAAAACGTGCAAGACGCAAATCTACAAAAAAACGTTAATACGTTTATTTAGGAAATAAAATAAATAGAGATAGATTGGAAGGGGATGTAGCTCAGATGGTAGAGCGCTCGCTTTGCATGCGAGAGGTACAGGGATCGATGCCCTGCATCTCCATTACCAATAATTTCCATAAGTATTATTTATAGAAATTATTGATCTTCATAATAAGTTGGATAATTTTGATAATCCTGATAAATTTTCTCAGAAATAAAATTATATTTTTTTAATATTTCTAGTGATTTATAATCAGTCTCTCTATAAATATTTTTCAAATTCAGTATAGCTTTTTCAGAGAGATACTTTTTGGTATTTTCAAATGTATTATAACGAATATGATCGGGAGTTCTTGAGTTTACATTTAATTTTTGACATAAAATATTACAATCTTTTTCCATATTTTCTAATGTTCCAACAAAAAAAATCTTGCGATGCATTTTTTCTATAAAATCACCGTTATATAAATACCAACCGATACCTTTAAAAATATGTTCTAATTCCGATTTAAATATTGTTTCCGCTATCTTTCTTTCTTTTTCATTATTGCTTGTTAATGCTTCTGCTAAGCGATTGGCAGTTCCAAAATATTGGATAGCTTTATCATATGATTCACTAAAACAATATTTTTTTTTAAACTTGTCTTTAATCTTTTCTGGTGCAAGGCAGTTTTCAATCGTTAAATTATTTATATTTAATTTACTAATATCCATATTTACCAAAGTTAAAACATGATTAAAAGCCGAAACAAATCTCTTTAATGGATTTCTCAACCAAATAATAAAATGAGATTTGTCGGTGTAATTACGAATAAGATGATATTGATTAAATTTAAATGCTGATACAATTGATGTTCCCCCACATTTTCCAATATGAATAAAACGAATATCGTTTTTTATATTAAATAATGCATGTAAATTACTTGATAAATTATATTTCTTTAAATCTACTTTATAAGTTAACTTATAAACATATGAATTATTTTTTTCTATATGTTGTTTTACTTTTGGATGTAAATTTTTCATTAATCCATATTCTTGGATAAAATGAGGTTCTTTTGCATAGAGACGAGGAACTTTATCCCATATTTTTCTTATATTTTCATCTGTATAATAAAGATTATTAAATATATAATGAAACCAATAATATTTAACTGCCTTTTGATTTTTTGACCAATAATTTTTAACATTTGTAATCCACTCTTTAACTATATAGTTTTCTTTTTCAGCATATAGAAACCAACTACTTAATAAGCGATCGGCTCCTGGATTTCGATAAGCAAAAAAACCCATATTTATATGGTTTTCTAACCAAGAATCTAATGAACAATTGCAAAATAACGTCGCATCGCACCATAATCCACCATGTTTTTCTAATAAATAAATACGAATTATATCTGATAAAGCAGTTTGATTTATTGTTTTTTCCTTTAAATTTATATCAATATCAATAAATGTATTTATATTACTGGCATCAAGTTCTATTATTTCCCAAGTAGGATTATATAATTTCCAAGAAAGTAAACACTGTTTTACAATGACCGGAGAGTTTAAAAAACCAGAATCCCAATATATAAATATCTTTTTAATCATTAACTTAATAATATAAAATAAAAAATGATATTTATATTATTATAAAGATTAATTAATAATTAACAAATATGGGCCGATACTATTGGGGAGATATTGAAGGTAAATTTTGGTTTGCTGTTCAGTGTAGTACTGATATATCTAATCTTATTGATATTTCTTATAATGAACATTATTGTTGGAAAGTATGTCATTGTTCTGCCGATGTAGGATGCGATAGTTATTGTAGCGATTGTTATGAAAGTAAAGAAGAACATATTGAAGCAGCCAAGGAAGAAGACGATTATAGTAGTAATGATGAAGATTTATATACGGAAGAAAATACAATTTCTTATAATATAGATAAAGAGGATCATTATGAAAATCTAATAGGTAAATTAAATGGAATAAAACAACATTTTCCTGTAGAAATAATGGATGCTTTTAATAAAATTGAAAATAATGATAAGCTTTTAAATGCATTTGAAGGGGCGTTTGAAAAAACGATTGATGTATTTGAAACTTTAAAAATAGATGACGAAAAAAAACAGGCTCTCGCTGTCTTAATGGCACGATATACATTAGGTTTGCAAATAAAATATTGTTTAGAACAAAATGGCGACTGTTCAGTATATTGTGAATGTTAAAAAAAATATATACTTACTATAAAATGGCTTCTTCGTTTAAATTATTTAAAACTCTTTTTTCCAGTAATCATTGTGAAAAAGTAAAAACAGATGATCCCAGAGCCTGGGGACCAAATAAATGGTTATACTTACATATGATGGCTGAAAATTATGATGAAAATCCATCTAAAGAAGAAATAGAAACAATGAAGACTTATATTGAAATCATTCCGGAAACATTGCCATGTAAAAAATGTGGATTACACTTTAAAGATTTCACAAATAATTATTGTTTATCTTTAGAACAAATATGTAGCAATAGAAAAAATTTAGTGGAATTTTTTAAGGATGCGCATAATAATGTTAATGAAATGTTGGGTAAAAGATTATACTCAACAAGTGAAGTTTATAAAAAATATAAATTTGCAGAGGTATGCAACTAATTATTTTTAGTTTTAGTATATAAATAATACCCAAATAGAGATAAATAACCTACAATTATAGAAGCAAATATTATTGTTGCCTCGTTATTTCCTATTCGATCAAAATGATAATGTGGATTTATTGAATAAAGGGCATCAATTAAAATATTCAGCAATAAACTGATCATGATAAATAGTTTAATTGTATTTAAATCGCGAGTTAAATAAACTAAAATAACCAATACGATAAATACAAAACATGTAAAACAATCTTTCAAGTATCCACAAGATCTATCTATAAAATATACTTTTTTCATTTATATATTACTATCTATAGAAAAATCTAATAATATAATCTCTCCTCTGCTATTTTTTTCTTTTAATTGTACATAATTTGATTTACAGTTTTCACATAAATATTTATATTTTTTCAACACATGAGGAAAGTCATAGTCTTGATCAAAAATATTTAAATACTTATTTAAAGTACAATTTTCCGATAATTCAAATGTAAAAAACTCTTTATTACATTTTGAACACTTACCTCTTAAATAAGGATAAATTTCTAATGTTATTATATGATTTGGTACATAACCTATAAATTTTTTTAAATTAATCATATTATTTATAATAAAGTAATATAATTAATCTTCTTCCTCGTCCAGGATATAATTATCATCATTTTCCCCATATTCATCATCTTCTGGTAGATCAGCCAAACTGTATTCTTCATTTTCTATATCCCTTGAATCTCTCTCCTGCATGTCGTTTTCAACTTCCAAAATATCAAGATTTCTATCTGTTGCCCCATTTTCTCTTAGATTATTCCGTTTTGCTTCTCTTCTTTCCATATCTGTAATCTCACTATCATAAAAAGTAGGATCATAACTAGTTAAACCTTTTTGCAAACCTTGTCCCCATCTTCCAATTTTTAATGATTTAAATAAATGTTGAATCTCTCTTTCTTCAATAGATAAATCTCCTAATTCTTCTACGATATCATCTTTTTCTATATCTTTGGCTCTATTTATTCTATCAAAAACAATTTGTTCATTATAATTTATTGCCTTTTTGTCTTTTTCTATAATTACTACAAAAGTTTGCAAAAGAGCAGCAATTTTTTCATCAATATTCTTTTTCTCTCCTTCTAATATCTCTATTTCTGTAATAACTCCTGTAGCATCTTCATCAACAGTTAACGAATTTAAAATTTGTTCTGTTTCGTCGGTTGGGGTTGTCTCTCTAACAATAATATCGGTTTCAGATGACAATTTGGTTAAAATATCAAAGATAGTTAAAATAAAATGTTGAAATAACAATTGTAATGTCCTTTTATTAAATGCTGTTAATCTATCTTTGTTTTCTAAAATTACAGGTATAGCTTTTTCAACTTGCATTAAATAGGCAAGCTTTGTTTGTAAAGTTTCTAATAAAGGAAATAAATTCTTCTCTCCATAAAATTTTTTCAAACTAATATAATGTTCAATAAGAGATTCTTTTAATTTAAGTTTATGTTTTTCTGAAAAACCCCAATGTTTACATATTTTAATATCTTCATATTCCACTTGATTTATTATCATATTTGGAAATACTTTTCCAATATTTCTTATAACATTTCTGGCAAATAAAATCATTTTCATAATATCATCTTCTTTATCACTTGTATCTTTAAATATAAGCATGGTTTTTATTTCTTCTACTAGTGCTTTTAGTTTAGGACGTGTAAGTTTACTATTTTTTTTAATAAATTTTTCAATATCATCTAACATTAAATCATTACTTTTAGATAGATAATTTCGCATATCTCTTATATTATCTTCTTCGTCCTTCACATATTTTTCTTTTATTTTGGCTAGTTGAGATAATAACACCTGAGAAATTGCATTATCTTCCTCCATTTCATTTTGGGCAATATATTGAATAATTGCTTGAAAGTTTTCAAAAGGGGTAATTGACATAGTATTGAATCCAATATTTACTATATTTTTTTCATTAACAATATTTAATAATTCTTGCAACGATTTATCATCAAAATTTAAATCATCCTTTTTTAATAGACTAATTTGCTCTTCTAAATCTTGGCTTTGATTTAAATAGTCTGGTTTTCTTACACATACTCTTCGCATATTATCGGAAATTGGTATATCATTTAAATAATTGCAAAATTTTATAAAGCAGGCATAGATAACACTTTCTTGAAATACATTTGGAATACTAGGATAAACTAATTTTGTATTTTTGGGATCAAATAATATTGGTGCTTGAGCCAGAGTTCGCAAATCTTTTATAATAAGACTTAAATCACCAACGATGTTATTATATTGCGCAATTGACTTATCTTTAGAAACCATATATTGATAAGGTGTTAAATCTTTACTATAGCAGCAAGAGTTTTGCAAATAAGGCCCCTTTGTAGAAGAAAGAGTAATTTGTTCTTTTTGAACAATTTTGCCAATTTCATATTGAATTCCTATAGAAAAATCAATAATCTTTGATTGAACAACAAGAGCACTTTCATGTTGATCTTTTAGACCCTTTTTAATATATTCAGCTAATTTTTGTTTGAATGCTGTTGTAATGTTTTGAGGAGTTTTTATTTCTAATTTTACTAATGGAGGCAAAAAATTAATCCAATTTTTAATATCTAACCTTGCTGGTATCTCTTCTTGACTGTCTAATAACAAATATTTCTTCTTTTCTTCAAGTCTTGAACGAATATCAGTGGATTGTTTAACATAAAAATCAATCAAAATCTTAATCTTGGAAGCAATAGATTTTTCCGATAGTTTTTTAATACCATTCCAAGGAGGAATAGAAGATTTAATTTTATGTGCTATACATGCAAGATAAGTTATTCCACTAATGTCATCATCTCCTTCTAATGGAGCACCAGAAAATGATCTTACGCAACCAGGATGTGTTTTACGCGTTTTAATGGAAGGAATTTCAGTTTGAATAGATATAAATAGGTAGGCAAGAGTAATAAGTAGTAAAGTTTGATTATAATAAATCTCATATGATTCACGTTCTTTTTTCTTTGTAGCCTTGTATTTTTCCGATTCTGCTTTATATTTTTCTTCGGATTTTACCCCTTTCATTTGAACTTGAACATTTAAAATAATAAATTCACGCATAGAGTTGGATAATTGTATTCCCAAATAACGAGATAATGAAGTTATTACATTTTGAATCGTTTTTGTTAACGGATCTTCTTCGACTTGTTTATTTTTTCCCAAACTACTTTGAACTAATTTTGAGCCTAATTCATCTTCTAAAATATCTCTTGATTGTATACGAAAGCCGCTATCATAACCCTCATCATTATCTAAATTTCTCATTATAATTACATAACCACTATATTTATCTACCCACTTATCTCTATCATCACTTATTGTACCTCTATCTTTACATATAGATTCTACTGTATATAAATAATTTTCACCATTGTTTATAATTAAATTTTCAGCCAATAATGGGATAAAAGATGGTAATAATTTTGTATTTGTATCTTTACAATATAACCAATATGGTGATTCTTCAGAGAGGGGGAGTGCTTCTCTTGTTAGTTTGGAGGAAAATAGTAATATATCATTAGCACGTTTGATTGCATCACCCTGAGACAAAATATATTCTCGCAATTTCACATAAGGAGATGGATCTTCTTTTTGATCTCCCAATTCTTCTTCAATTGATATTTTTTCATAATTATACTGTAAAAAATTATAACGGTTTATATTTATTAAAGTAGAGAGAACATCAAAATCATAGTCAAAACTTTTATTTATTTGATTTACTATAGTCTCTCTATTTTTCATAACTTTATCTTCAAATTCATTATACATTTCATCTATTAAGCCCTCTCTAACTAAGCGCTCTCCTAATTTATTATCAACGCAATCATCTTTTATTTTTAAACATTTTTTTTGAACATTACAAAAGAAATCTGTATCAATATATTGATTTTCTTTTGTTAACTTTTCATCTTTGACCCATTCATTATTTTCTCTAATATAATAATAATTTTTAAGAGCATCATCATCCATTATTTCTAATACCGCATAGGTACCATCTTTAACTAATCTTGATCCATTAACCATGGATTCCGCTTCAAACTTTGCATCTTGTTCATTTAATCCAATATTTTTAATCAATTCATTTGTTAGAAATTCTAAAAAATCTGGCTCATTTAATTCTTCTTGTTGGACATTATATTCATTTATAATATCATAAAAAGTAGGATCTAATTTTTTATCAAAATAAATACTTATTTCATTATCTGAATTTAGGTCATCAATATCAATATATTTTTTCGCCAATACATAATCTTTACAATCATTGTTTTCTTGCGCCTTTTTAATCTCTTGTTTATTTAATTTTAATTCTCTGTCAAATACTAGATTGTAATCAAAAGGTAAAACAAGATTTTCATTAATTTTCGCAATTCCATCCATATAGGTTTTTCCATAATCAAGTAAAAACATCTTATTTAATACCTCTGATGATGAAAGGCGCATGTTTGGATTTGTATCCAAAAAACAACCAGCGTCAAAACCATATTGTTTAAATATTTCACTTACTAATCCTTCACCATTGTTTAATATAGTATAAAGAATGCAACGTGTTTTATAATTTTCAACATTGAAATTCTGTAGTTTTGAAAATAAACCTGATAATTCAAAATAATTTGCCTTTAAATTTTTAATTTTGTCTTTTGTAAACGCTTTCATATCTTCATATTGTTTATAGGTTAAATCATTACCATATATCAAATATGGTTCCAATAATAGTAAAATATTATATAGGGAAATTGCCCCTTCTAGTGATGTTTTTTCAGCATTAAATATAGTTCTTGTATTTGGTATAATAGAATTTAAAAAACGTTTAAATCTTTCATCAGGAGCAAGAATTAAAGATTCATCAAGAGAAAAATGATCTATTTTATTAAGGTTAAACTCTAATTGATCATTATCAGGAGTAATAATTTTATTTTGAAATACTTTATCTAATTTCAATATATTCCACATTGCCGGAAAAAATGTATTTAAATTAGCACGCTTTAACATATTTGTATTTGGCAAGTTAATTCTAGAATATTGGATTATTGGACGTGGTAAAAATACCATGGATTCTATTGGAATTTTTTCATTAGGAGTAATTTGATCTAGTTTGGCGTTGTCTTTATTTAATCGCGATGATAAACCTAAATTATAACGTTGAATAACATATTTTTGTCTTGTTAATTCATCACCTCTTGCTACAGAAGAATAAAATTCGCCTAAATTATTAACTAATGTAGATAAATTTTGTTCTATTGTTTTTTCAATAATAATATCATTTGTGCTATTTGGTAATGCAATTGGTGTTAAATATTCATTTAAATTATTCATATAAGCAGAATAATTTATAGTTTTACTTCGATAGCTATCAGTTATTCTGTTTTCCCCAACCAAAGCTTGAGCCAATGTTTTAGGTATTACATCATTTCCAGTTGAACTACCTTGCAATGATTCTTCGTCAATATCTAAATTATATAATTTTTTTCTATTTTTAACAACAGGTAAAATCCATGTTAAATTAAAATTAAGTTTATAAATAGCTTCTGCAAGTGGTTTATATAAATGCCCCTTTTTAATGGGCATATTTGCATTACCGTTATCATCAAAAAAAGAAAAATGATCACGAAGTTGTACAAATCTTTCAATCATTGTGTGAATATTATTTAAAACATTTGTAGTTCTATCAATGTTTGGAATAGTGGAAAGTAATTCATCTAATAAATCAGAGGTTTGATCTTCAATGCTGTACCGTTTTTCCTTTTCAGAAACACGAACTGTTTCAGAAACACTTCCCAAATCTTTCCCAAATTGAATTTGATCTGCATCTAACAATATTTCATTTATTTTTTGTTGTATTACGCTTTGTGAAATGGATTCTTCTTCCTGTTCATCTTTAAAATCTGCGTCTACATTTTCAAATACATCTTCTTCTTCTTGTCTAGTTATCTTATTTGATTTAACTTTAATTGGTTCTTCTCTTATGGTAATTTTTTCAATTGGTAAATCAATTGGTATACCTTTATAGGCAAAATCAATAAATATTACATCATTATCAGGATATGTTGTTATTTCTATCATATCTTCTTCTAGATTACTAATGCGTCCGGTTATAGTTGCAGGAATATCTCCTCCAAATGAAATATCGACCCATGTATCTGGTAATAACTTATTTTGCATTGCATATCCATTATTTTCATCACGATCTAAAATAGATATTTGTTCAATGGATTCTTCGCGTAAATTTTTAGTATCTTCATCTATTAATAAAGTTTCTGCTTCTCCTGACTTTTCATTAAGTAAAATAATACGACTTGAATCCAAATATTGAATCAGATAGTTATTATTGTGATATATAGTATTTGTTGGAGCATTTAATTGGATAATATCACCTAATTGTAAAAATATCTTATCAGTCATACCTTATATATATAGTAGAATTTAAATTAAAATACGAAAAAAAATGATCTAAATAAAAAGATACAATAACTCCTAATAATAGTTATGGAGATGACTCAGTGCGATTACAAAATTGACTTAACAGCAACAATTGATAAGAAAAAAATGGAATCTTTTCAAGAAAAAAAAGAGTATTTTAAGGAATTAAACATAAATATGAAAACGATTGCCTCCAAAAATAATATTGTTTATTACATTTTGCAATATGATAAATCATTTCTTAATAGTGATAATATTTCTAATCTTGGTCTTTTCCGATCAGTTGTTTTAGATGAAAATTTTGACATTTTGTCTTTTGCTCCTCCTAAATCACATACACTAGAAACATTTTCTTTGGATAACGATCAAGATTTGCAGGCAGAAATGTTTATTGAAGGAACAATGATTAACTTATTTTATGAGCAAAAAAATAATGAATGGGTCATGTCTACGCGATCAACAATAGGAGCAAATGTAAAATTTTATCTTCACTCTGAAAAAACATTCAGAGAAATGTTTCTTGAAACTTTTAATGATTATGGAATGTCATTTGATGATTTAGACAAAAAATTAAATTATTCCTTTATTCTTCAACACAAAGGAAATAAGATAGTAGTACCTGTAGAACAAAATAAAATTTATTTGGCTGCATGCAATGAAATTAGTAATAACAAAATTACTTATATTTATAATCCGGAATTGTTGATAAAATTTCCAAATCTACAAATTCCCACTTATGAATGGGATAAATCTTCATTAGAACCTCTCATTGATACTTATGCATCAGGAGGTAAAACAGACTACAAAATATTAGGATTTGTTATTAAAAATGTTCTTACTGGTTCACGTTATAAAAATAGAAATCCACAATATGAAACAGTAAGAAAATTGAGAGGGAATCAAGCCAAAGATCAATATAACTATTTTGCTTTAAGGCATAGTGGAAAGATTAAGGATTATTTAAAATATTATCCGGAAGACAAAAAAAAATTTTCACTATATAGAGATTTATTGCATAAATCAACAAATAATTTATACAAATTATATCAAGAGTGTTATATAAATAAAAAGGCCGAGCTAAAAACATATTCTCCACAATATCGTACTCACATGTTTAAATTACATCACGAGGAATATATGATAAAACTTAAGCCAGAATCAAAAACAATGAATATGGCGATAGTTATTGAATATGTTAATAAACTCCACCCAAGTATTTTAATGCATTTTGTGAATTATGATTTAAGAAAAAATAATTAATTATTTTATATGAAAGAATTAAAATTAATACATATAACAAAATGTGGTGGCACTTCAATAGAAAATATAGGTAAAAAAAATGGCAAATTATGGGGAACGTTTCATAAAGAATATGCATGTAATAGTTGTTCACATTCTCATACAGTTTTTAAATATATAAACAAAGAAATACAATTAAAATATGATTGGTTTATGGTGGTAAGAAATCCATATGAACGAATTTTATCAGAATTTTATTGTAAATGGGGAGGAATTGGTAATTATGAAAAATCTATTCCTCTTGTGAAAGAAGAATGCAATAAATTTTTAATTTCAAAAATAAAAAATTATAGTGGTTTTGGATATCATTATACACCGCAATTTTTTTATTTTGAAAATGATCATAACATCGATATAAAAATTTTAAAATTAGAAAATTTAAAAGAAGATTTTAATAATTTAATGAAAGATTATAATTATGATATTAAGCTTACAAATCATGATAATAAAAGTAATAAACGTTCTTTTAAAATAAGCGATTTTTCAGAAGAATTAATAGATTTAATCAATGTAGTTTATAAAAAAGATTTTGAATTATTTGGATATAACATGATGGATTTTAATAAAGAAAAAGCAGATAATGTACAAATAGAATTAGAAGAAATAAATTTAAACGAAATAGATATTCAAGAAAAAAAATTTAAACCTCAAAAAATAAAAAAAAGGCAGCAAAGTAAAAAACCGAATAATTTTAAGATGATAAAATTGATATAAAAACATACGAATATTTTATTAAAATGCTTTATAAAAAAATATTCTCTAGCATAAAAAAAATAATACCTCGTATTTCTGATACTGAATTAATTGCATTAAAAAGTGGAACAACCTCTATTGACCGAGACATTTTTAAAGGGAAGGTTAATTATCCATCAGTTGTAAAAACAGATAATAAATTTGATCAAAATAAAATAGAAGATTTATTAAAAAATTATGGATCAAATCAACATTTATATCCAAATGGTGCTTATAAAGAAATTTTCAAAAAAATTGGTAAAGAAAAATTTTTATCCTTTATCATTAAAGAAAAATATGGAGGTATTCAATTATCAGTAAATGAACTTTCCAGCATTTTAACCAAAATATCCTCAGTTAACCCAGCATTGGGAGTATCTATAATGGTTCCTAATTCTTTAGGTCCAGGTGAATTATTGCAAAATTATGGTACTACAGAACAAAAAAATCAGTATTTGCCTGGATTGGCGGATGGCACATATATTCCTTGCTTTGGTTTAACTGGGCCTAATAATGGTTCAGATGCAACGGGTCAAATTGATAAAGGAGAAGTTATTATAAATGAACATGGAGAAAAATGTATTAATATTGTTTTAAATAAACGATACATAACATTAGGCCCTGTAGCAAATCTTATTGGAATCGCATTTGATTTGCGTGATCCGTTTGATTTACTTGGAAAAGGAAAAGAAGGTATAACTGTAGCTTTGATTGAAAGTACACAGACTGGATTAAAACAATTTACACATCATAATCCATTAAATGCTGGTTTCCCTAATGGAACATTAAAAGGATCTATTCAAATACCAATAAATAAAATTATAGGTGGAGAAAAAAATGCAGGACATGGTTGGAAAATGTTAATGGAATGTCTAGCAGCTGGAAGAGGAATTTGTCTTCCTGCTACAGCCAAAGCTTCTTCTAATACTAGTTTACTTGGTGTATTAGAATATGCAAAACATAGGAAACAATTTAAAATTCCTCTTATTAAAATGGAAGGAGTACAGGAAAAATTAGCATCTATGATTTATAATACATGGTTAATTAATTGCAGTATAGCATTAACAAATAATTTATTAGACAGTGGTGAAAAACCAGCAGTTATATCAGCAATTATGAAACAACAAACAACAGATCGTGCTAGAGATATTTTAAACGATGCAATGGATATTCATGCTGGAGGAGCAATATGTCTTGGAAAAAATAACTTTTTAGAAAAATTTTATCGTGCTGCTCCCATTGGTATAACAGTAGAAGGTAGTAATACTTTAACCAGGAACTTGATTATATTTGGGCAAGGGTTAAACAAAAGTCATCCTTATATTTATCCTATTTTAGATAATATATTAAATGATGATAGCATAAGATTCAAAAAAAATTTTAATAACATTATTAATCATTCATTAAAAACATATAAGGAAAGTTTTTTCAGTCGTGGTTCATTTAATACCTTGGAAAAACAAACTAAACATTTTGCTAATCTAGCTAATTTTATTGCTTTAAAAGGTGGTTCTTTAAAAGGAGAGCAAATGTTATCTTCTGATATGGCTGATTTATTATCAAATCTTTATTTGGCACATTCTGTTGAATGGTATCACAAACAACATAAGATAAGTAAAGTTTTAACAAGTTATTGTGTACAAAAATTATGTAATGAAAATCAAATAATTTTTAATAGGGTAATTGATAATAATAGTTATTTGAAATTACCATTATTTTTTATAAAAGAAAAAATTACATCTGAACAATATACAGAAAGTAAAAATTTAGTAAAAGAAATGGAGAATAACCGATTTTTAATTAAAGATTTACAAAAAGATATTATAACAAAAGGTACAGCATTAGAAGATCTTTATAATCTTTCCACAATAAAAGATGAGGCTGAATATAAAAAACTATATAATGACGTCATACAAGTAGCAGAATATCCTAATCCTTAAATAATTTAACAGAACCTACCACCACTATTACATTTACATCATCTTGAAACGGTTAATGAACGATTCAAATTGACTTTTGATATTTAGAAAGCATGATTAATAATATATTTCTTCAAAAATAACGAGCATTTTATATTAATTTTTTATTATATTTATATAATAAAAAATATGTCCGGCAATAACAAATTTACAAGCACAAGTATAAATAGTGCAAATACATCAATTACTGTTGTTTTTTCAGAAGCCGTTTCTAATACATCAGGTGGATCTGGTGGTCTGGATAAGGATGATTTTACAATTTCAATATCTGGAGGTACAGCAACATCACCAGTAATTAGTTCAGTTTCAAATACAAGTTCAACACAAAAAGTATTAACAATATCTCATACAGGAACTGCAAGTGGATCAGAAACTATTACTGTTTTACCAGCAGCAGGACACATCTTTTTAGAAAATAGTACTACAGCACTAACTACTACACACAGTAATAATACAGTTTCATTAAATGATAAAACTGTTCCTATTTTTACTTCTGTTAGTCCTTCTACTAATTCCAGTGTCAACACAACAGCTATTGGATATACATTAAGTGAGGCAATTGCAAGTGGATCAGTAGTATGGACACGAACAAGTGGAACGACTGATAATAATTCTCCACATACAGCTTCTTTAGCGGGAACAGAATTGAATACAGGAGAAAGATCTTCCGCAGTATTAACAAATGCTCCAACATTGGTTAGTGGAACAATTTATACAATAACATTTAACGGTACAGATGCTGCCGGAAATGCAGCAACAGAAGTATCAGTTACAGGCATTACTTTTGATACAACTGCTCCTACATTAGCTCAGATAAGTGCTGTACCAACACCGTCCAATGATACAACACCTTCTTTTATTTTTACAACAGACGAAGCTGGTACATTATCCACTAATATTAGTCAGGGGTTTTCTACAAGCGCATCAGTGTCAACAGGAAGTAATCAAACTGTTACATTCAATTCACTTCCAGAAGGTACATATGCTAATAAAACAATTACTGTTACGGATGCAGCTGGAAATGCAACTAATTTAACAATACCTACTTTTATTATTGATACCACGTCTCCTACCATGACTATTACATCCACAACATCAGGTGTGTCTGATGGATCCACAACAAATGATGCAACCATAGCATTAACATTCACTTCATCAGAAGCAACTTCTAATTTCGCTCAAAGTGATATTACATTGGGAAATGGTACTCTTAGTAGTTTTACTATTGTTAGTTCAACTGTTTACACAGCTACTTTTACACCATCAGCTCAAGGTGCTTGTGCGATAGATGTTGCTGCTGGGGCATATACTGATGCTGTTGGAAATAATAATCTTGCAGCAACACAATTTAATTGGCTTTTTGATACTGTAGATCCTGTATTAAGTCAAGTGACAGCAATATTAACACCATCCAATGATACAACACCAAGTTATGTTTTCACAACAACCAAATCAGGAACATTATCCACCAATATTAGTCAGGGGTTTTCTACAAGCGCATCAGTTTCTACTGGAAGTAATCAAACTGTTACTTTCAATTCACTTCCTGAAGGTACATATGCTAATAAAACAATTACTGTTACGGATGCTGCTGGAAATGCTGGTAGTTTTGATATTCCTACTTTTGTTATTGATACGACATCCCCTAATATGACAATTACTGCAGCAGAAGTATCCGATGGTGATACATCCAATGATACAACTTTATCTTTAACATTCACTTCTTCAGAAGCAACATCTAATTTCGCTGAAAGTGATATTACATTGGGAAATGGTACCCTTAGTAATTTTACCACTGTTAGTTCAACAGTTTACACAGCTACTTTTACGCCATCAAATCAAGGTCCTTGTACTATTGATGTTGCTGCTGATACATATACTGATACAGCCAATAACGCAAATAATGTCGCAACACAATTCAACTGGACTTTTGATACAGTAGTTCCTACACTAAGTAGTGTTAGTATAGCATCTAATAATTCTACAAATACATTAGCCAAAGTAAATGATGTTATTACACTTAGTATGACTGCCAGTGAAACTATATCAACACCAGTTGTTACATTTCAATGCGGAGGAGCAGCTATTACTGATACAAGTATAACATATGTTAATACAAGTGGTAATACATGGACGGCAGCGTATACAGCTAATATTTCAGATACTAATGGCCCAGTATCTTATAGTATAGCATTTACTGATTTAGCTGGTAATGCAGGAGTAGCTGTAACAAGTGGTTCAGGATCAGTTACTTTCGATAAAACTGCTCCTGTATTAAGTCAAGTTACTGCAATACTAACACCATCCAATGATACTACACCTAGTTATATATTCACAACAACTGAAGCAGGAACATTATCTACCAATATCAGCCAAGGAGTTTCTACAAGTACATCTGTTTCTACAGGAAGTAATCAAACTGTTACTTTTAATACACTTCCTGAAGGTACATATGCCAATAAAACAATTACAGTTACGGATGCGGCTGGAAATGCTTCTAATAGTTTAACTATACCAACATTTGTTATTGATACCACGTCTCCTAATATGACTATTACTGCTTCTGAAGTATCTGATGGGGACATATCGAATGATACAACTTTATCTTTAACATTCACTTCTTCAGAAGCAACATCTAATTTCGTTCAAAGTGATATTACACTTGGAAATGGTACCCTAAGTAATTTTACCACTGTTAGTTCAACCGTTTACACAGCTACTTTTACGCCATCATCTCAAGGTCCTTGTACGATAGATGTTGCTGCTGGTTCATATACTGATACTGCTACTAATATAAATAATGTAGCAACACAATTCAATTGGACTTTTGATACTGTAGCTCCTACATTAAGTAATGTTAGTATAGCATCTAGTAATTCCACAACTACATTAGCAAAAGTAAATGATGTTATTACTCTTACTATGACTGCTAACGAAGCTATACAAACTCCTGTTGTTACATTTCAATGTGGAGGAGCTGCTATAAATGATTCAAGTATAACATATAATAATACAACTGGTAATACATGGACGGCAGCATATACAGCTAATTCATCTGATACAAATGGTGCGGTTTCTTATAGTATTGCATTTACTGATTTAGCTGGTAATGCAGGAACAGCTGTAACAAGCGGTTCAGGATCAGTTACTTTCGATAAAACTGCACCTACATTAGCCCAAATAAGTGCTGTATCAACGCCATCCAATGATACAACCCCTTCTTTTATTTTTACAACAGATGAAGCTGGTACATTAACCACTAATATCAGCCAAGGATTTTCTACAAGTGCATCTGTTTCTACAGGAAGTAATCAAACAATTACATTCAATACACTTCCTGAAGGTACATATTCTAGTAAAACTATTACTGTTACAGATGCTGCTGGAAATGCTACCAGTTTGAATATACCTACTTTTGTTATTGATACTACATCTCCTACTATGACTATTACATCCACAACATCAGGTGTATCCGATGGATCTACCACAAATGATGCAACCATAGCATTAACATTCACTTCTTCAGAAGCAACAACTAATTTCGCCCAAAGTGATATTACATTGGGAAATGGTACCCTTAGTGGTTTTACTACATCCAGTTCAACAGTTTACACGGCTACTTTTACACCATCAGCCCAAGGTGCTTGTACGATAGATGTTGCTGCTGGCGCATATACGGATACTGCTGGAAATAATAATCTCGCTGCAACACAATTTAACTGGCTTTTTGATACTGTAGCTCCTGTATTAAGTCAAGTTACTGCAATATTAACACCATCTAATGATACAACACCAAGTTATATTTTCACAACAACTGAAGCTGGAACATTATCCACTAATATAAGTCAAGGATTTTCAACAAGCGCATCAGTTTCTACTGGAAGTAATCAAACTGTTACATTTAATACACTTCCAGAAGGTACATATGCTAATAAAACTATCACTGTTACGGATGCGGCTGGAAATGCTTCTAATAATTTAACTATACCTACTTTTGTTATTGATACAACTTCCCCTAATATGACAATTACAGCTTCTGAAGTATCTGACGGTGATGCATCCAATGATACAACTTTATCTTTAACATTCACTTCTTCAGAAGCAACATCTAATTTCGTTCAAAGTGATATTACACTCGGAAATGGTACCCTAAGTAATTTTACCACTGTTAGTTCAACAGTTTACACAGCTACTTTTACACCATCAGATCAAGGTCCTTGTACTATTGATGTTGCTGCTGGTGTATATACTGATACAGCCAGTAATACAAATAATGTAGCAACACAATTCAATTGGACTTTTGATACAGTAGTTCCAACACTAAGTAGTGTTAGTATAGCATCTAATAATTCTACAAGTACATTAGCAAAAGTAAATGAAGTTATTACTCTTACTATGACTGCTAGCGAAGCTATACAAACTCCTGTTGTTATATTTCAATGCGGAGGAGCTGCTATAAATGATTCAAGTATAACATATAATAATACAACTGGTAATACATGGACGGCAGCTTATACAACAAATGTCTCGGATACTAATGGCCCAGTATCTTATAGTATTGCATTTACTGATTTAGCTGGTAATGCAGGAGTAGCTGTAACAAGTGGTTCAGGATCAGTTACTTTCGATAAAACTGTTCCAACATTAAGTGGTGTTAGTATAGCATCTAATAATTCTACGAGTACATTAGCCAAAGTAAATGATGTTATTACTCTTACTATGACTGCTAGTGAAACTATACAAACACCTGTTGTTACATTTCAATCAGGAGGTGCGGCAATTACTGATTCAAGTATAACATATAATAATACAAGTGGTAATACATGGACAGCTGCATATACAGCTAATTCATCAGATACAAATGGTACGGTTTCTTATAGTATTGCGTTTAGTGATTTAGCTGGCAATGCAGGAATTGCTGTAACAAGCGGTTCAGGATCGGTTACTTTTGATAAAACTGCACCTACAATGACAATTACAGCTTCTGAAGTATCTGATGGAGCAACATCTAATGATACAACTTTATCTTTAACATTCACTTCTTCAGAAGCAACATCTAATTTCGCTGAAAGTGATATTACATTGGGAAATGGTACCCTTAGTAATTTTACAACTGTTAGTTCAACCGTTTATACCGCAACATTTACACCATCATCTCAAGGAGCTTGTACTATAGATGTTGCTGCAGAAAAATATACGGATGCTTCTGGAAATAATAATAGTGCAGCAACACAATTTAATTGGCTTTTTGATACTGTAGTTCCAACATTAAGTAGTGTTAGTATAGCATCTAATAATTCTACAAGTACATTAGCAAAAGTAAATGATGTTATTACTCTTACTATGACTGCTAGCGAAGCTATACAAACTCCTGTTGTTACATTTCAATGCGGAGGAGCTGCTATAAATGATTCAAGTATAACATATAATAATACAAGTGGTAATACATGGACTGCTGCATATACAGCTAATTCATCAGATACAAATGGTACGGTATCTTATAGTATTGCATTTAGTGATTTAGCAGGCAATGCAGGTACAGCTGTAACAAGCGGTTCAGGATCAGTTACTTTTGATAAAACAGTACCAACATTAAGTGGTGTTAGTATAGTATCTAACAATACAACTAATACATTAGCAAAAGTAAATGATGTTATTACTCTTACTATGACTGCTAGCGAAGTTATACAAACTCCTGTTGTTACATTTCAATCTGGAGGAGCTGCTATTACTGATTCAAGTATTACATATACAAATACAAGTGGTAATACATGGACTGCTGCGTATACATCTAATTCATCTGATACAAATGGTGTGGTTTCTTATAGTATTGCATTTAGTGATTTAGCAGGCAATGCAGGTACAGCTGTAACAAGCGGTTCAGGATCAGTTACTTTTGATAAAACTTTGCCAACAGTAAGTTCATTTACTATGAGTGATACAGCATTAAAAGCTGGAGAAACATCAACGGTAACACTTGTATTTTCTGAAGCTGTTAGTGGATTTTCAAGTGATGCTGATATAACAGCACAAAATGGTTCATTAGCTACGATGACTACTAGTGATAATGTAACTTGGACGGGTGTATTTACACCAACAGCTGATGTAAACGATACTAGTAATGTGTTAACCCTTGCAAATACATGGACTGATAGTGCTGGAAATGCTGGCCCTGGTTCAACTACTGCTAATTATTCGATTGACACAATAGTTCCTACATTAAGCAATGTTAGTATAGCATCTAATAATTCCACAACTACATTAGCAAAAGTAGATGAAGTTATTACACTTACTATGATTGCAAGTGAAACTATATCAACTCCTGTTGTTACATTTCAATCTGGAGGTGCAGCAATTACTGACTCAAGTATAACATATAATAATACAAGTGGTAATACATGGACGGCAGCATATACAACTAATTCCTCAGATACAAATGGTGCGGTTTCTTATAGCATTGCATTTACTGATTCTAATGGCAATGCAGGTACAGCGGTAACAAGTGGTACAGGATCAGTTACTTTTGATAAAACTGTACCAACATTAAGTAGTGTTAGTATTGCATCAAACAATGCAAATACCGCATTAGCCAAAGTAAACAATGTTATTACACTTAGTATGACTGCTAGCGAAGCTATACAAACTCCTGTTGTTATATTCCAATGTGGTAATGCGGCAATTACTGACTCAAGTATAATATATACAAATACAAGTGGTAATACATGGACGGCTGCATATACAGCCAATTTATCCGATACAACGGGGACTGTTTCTTATAGTATTGCGTTTAGTGATTTAGCTGGCAATGCAGGAACAGCCGTAACCAGCGGTTCAGGATCAGTTACTTTTGATAAAACTGCACCTACGGTAAGTTCATTTACTATGAGTGATACATCATTACTAGTTGGTGAAACATCAACTGTAACTCTTGTATTTTCTGAAGCAGTTATTGGATTTTCAAGCGGATCTGATATAACAGTACAAAATGGCAGTTTATCTACAATGACTACCAGTGATAATATCACATGGACTGGTACATTCACACCAACTGCAGATATAAATGATACTAGTAATGTTTTAACTCTTGGAACAAATTGGACTGATAGTGCTGGAAATGCGGGACCTAGTGCAACAACAGCAAACTATACAATTGAAACAACATCTCCTACTATGACAATTACTGATGTGAACAATAGCCATAATTCTACAACAAATGACAGCAAATTATTTTTGACCTTTACATCTTCCGAAGCTACTACAAATTTTGTAGCGGGAGATATAACTGTTTCAAATGGTGCTATAAGTAATTTTGCGTCGACTAGTTCGACTGTATATACAGCTACTTTTACTCCGTCAGGACAAGGTTTATGTACTATTAAAGTATTAGCAAATGCTTTTACAGATGCTTCTGGAAATGGGAATGTTGCTTCTTCAATATTCAACTGGACAACTAATTTTATTGCGGCTCCTAATTGTTTTTTAAAAAATACAATAGTTGAAACTGATAATGGACCTATTGCGATTCAAAATATAAATCCCGAAACAGATACTATTCGCGGTAAAAAAATTATTGCAATTACTAGCAATATTTATCCAAGTGATAAATTAGTTTTATTCAAAAAAAATTGCTTGTATTCTAACATTCCTTCACGTAATATTGTAATTAGTCCAGAACATAAAGTATTCTATAAAGGTAATATGATTAAAGCAAAGAATTTTATTGAAATGGGAAAAGCAAAAGAATATTCATATAATGGTGAGGTTATTTACAATGTATTACTCAAAAAACATGAAAAGATGATTACACATAACATGATTGTAGAAACTCTAGATCCTCATAGTATAATGGGTAAATTATACAATAAATATATTGTTAATAATAAATTATCTCCAAATGAAATGAAAGAACTTACAAATATTATTAGCTCATTATATTCTAAAAATTATATGGATTACAGAATTCAACATTATAATAAATACGCTGACATGAGCTCAATAGAGAGATTGAAAAAAGCTTTTATAGACTATTCTGTGGAAAAGAAAAATGTAAATAAAAAACAAGTATCATCTATTGTTAAAAACATTTTCCCTTAGATATAAATAATAACATGTTATTTTGATTTCGTTTAAATTAGCTTGTCTAGTTTATAATAAGACGTTTTTAAATAGGAATAAATCGATTTGTAAATTCATTAACTAAATTTCCAAGGTCTTCGACTAAAAGATTTTTGCACAAATTTTCTACCTCTTCACCAATTTCAAATATTTCAACATCTATTTTTTCAATTAATTCTGATACAGTTGTATTGCGAGTATAATTATTTTTATCTAAAAGTTGTACAGAATATACATTTGCCCTGCTCGGACTTTCTTTAATATATAAAAGTTTTCCTTCCGAATATTCTTTATCTTTTCTATATGATTTTTTATAATAAATTCTTGCAGTTCTCCCAATATAGAGATCATTATTCTCACACTTTGGCTGCCACATTTTATTTTATTAGTTAATTTACCCTCTGTAAAATAAAACCTTTCATTTTTCTTTTGGTTTTTAAACAATAAATGTATATACATTTTAAGTAAATACATTTATTCGTCTTCCATATTTTCATTATCATAAAATAACCATTCATCATCATTAAACACTATATTTTCATTATAAACAAAACGTGGATTGGGACCCCAACATTCCTTTGCTATTTTTGCAGAGATGGTATTCACCATAATTTCTCCCATTGAAATAATATCAAATAAAACATGTTGGTACATTTTTTTATGCGCAGGTTTGCAATATTTTTCATAATCATGAAAATCTGCAATAATATTTACTAATTCTTGAGGAATATATTTCATTACCTTTTTATTATTATTCATATAAAGAATAATAATATCATTTTTATTTATTTATTATTTATGAAAAAATAATACTTTTTCAATAACCTCTTTCTTTTTTTAAACGTTCTTCTTTCATCATATTTTCATAATTAAGCTGCTTATTAATTCTTAATATAGTATTTTCATAACGATGTTCCTTTTTTAAGGAAGCCTGGTATTTTTTATATTCTGCAATATCATTATTATGCTGATCAATTGCCGTTTTTTTATACAAATCTGGAACTAAAGATAAATCTAGATCTATTACACCCTTATATCCCTTTACAATATTGTTAGACATGTTCTAATGTTGCTTTATACATTAACAAAGGATAAATTCCGTCAATTTTTAATTGTAAAACTTATTTATTATTATCTGGATTAAATAATTGATTAAGAATCAGATTCCGATCACATAATGAAATATCACTATTAAAACAAGCATTTACAATAGTATCAAATTCATGTTTGGCACTTAAATAGGCTCCGCCATTATATTTACATTTTTTACTTGGACGAGGTCTTAACCAACCAATACTTACACCTAATTTTTTCCATTCGTTTAATTCCACTTTTTGCCGTATTTTTACAATTTTTTGCTCTTTTTTTATATTTTCAATAGATTTCAATTCTTCAGAAGTATAACCTAAATCATTATATATAAAATTTTTTACAACATATTTAATATCGCATGGTAAATCAAGCTTATTTAAAATTATATTCATGTTTTTAAAACTAACATGCATATAATTAAATAATTCATTTTTTTTATTTAAAATAAAGCTACACAATATGAAATTATGAGGCATTTAACAAATTTAGAATCTGTGTATACTTATTAGGGTACAAATGATATTTATAGATTAATAATAGGAAACAAAATAACAGGATTAAAAGCGTTTTAATTATAAATAATCAGTAATATATATATATATATATATTATTAATGAAAAAAAATAAATTTAACACGGTACCATTAATTTTTTTTATAGTTATTGAAATACTTCAGATTAATACTTTATGGAAAGAATCTATTTATAGACGTGTATTACATCATATACAAAATAATTACGATAAAAATAAAATACCCTGGGTTAAAACATGTAAAAATGTTTTACCATTAAATGAATTAAATAAGTGTACTCAAATAAACGGTAATAATACACACAATGGTTCAGAAAGGGCTGATGACCCAAATACAAAATCTTCCATATTATCTAGTTTAACAAATTCTCCCTTTTCTAAAAGAAGTACAATATACTTTCATGAATTTGATGATGAGACAAAAAGGTATCTCGAGATGATAGGAAATAAAATTAAATATAAATATGAAGAATTATGTGGAGAAAAGCTACAATTATCAAATAGTAAAGATTTTAAAGCAATATTACTGCGTTATGAAGGAGAATTAGCTAATTTTCCTATGCATTATGATTCAGAACTCAGTTATTATTATAGAACACTAATACTAATTAAAAAGGAAGGTAAATGCCCGCCATTTCTATATTATGATAAAGAAGGTACAAAACAAAAAATAAATTTAGAATTAAATGAAGCAATATTTTTTAAAGGTAGTCAGACATATCATGGTATTGATAAAACAGATGATCCAAATACTATTAGGTATGTTTTAGGATTTCAATATATTCCGAAAAGTAGAGTAAATGATTTATTACCAAAATCCTTGTGTACAGAATTAAGTGGTTTTAAAATCAGAGAGATAGTTGGCAAATTAAAGCCTAATATAATAATAATTATCATATTGGCTATAATTTCATATATATTGGGTTTTAAATATAAAATAAACGTATCAACAAAGTATTATTTATTAATTTGTTTTGCTATTATATCAACTAGTTTTTTTCTACCAAATATTTTACCTAACTATATTGGTACAAATAGAAATATAAATTTAAAAATATTACTTAGTTATATTATTATAACAATAATTTTATTACTGAGAGTAGATTTAACTGTTATTGGGTTTATTGCATATATATTGTTAACAGAAATGCTATTACCGAGTTTTATAATTAAAAAATCAATAAAAAATAATGGAACAATTTAATCTATATATGTGTTTAAAAATAACTATATTTTTTTATGAAAATATAACTATTTAAAAATAAATACACTTTTTTATAAAAAATGAGATATAATTTAACACATAGATTTAATAAGATTCTCTCTACGAATGTTGATAAAAGCATATTAGGATTCAAAAAAGATAATCAATGGATATGGAAAACGCGTAAAGATTTAAAAGTTAATGTTTTAAATTGCGTTGAGGTATTAAAAGATAGAAATATCAGTGTTAGGGATCGTGTCATTTACAAAGGAAATAATAGTTTTGAATGGATTTCTTGGAATATAGCAACAAATGCATTAGGTGGTATTTGGGTTCCACTCTATGCAGATCAACAAAAAAATATGGTGGATTATATAATTAGTAATTGTAAACCAAAGCTGTGTATTAGTAATGAAGAATATAAAAATGTAGATTGTATTTCCAATAAAGTACTAGAAAATACTTTTTCAAACAGCCATAAAAATGATATTCCTATGGAAGAAAAAGCTGATATTTCTAATTTGATTTATACTTCAGGAACAACAGGTAATCCAAAAGGCGTAATATTAACACATAAAAATTTATTATCTAACTATGAAGCAATTGATAATAGATTCAGGGAATTGCGAGAGAAAGAAATTACAACATTAAATATTTTACCATGGGCTCACATTTATGGTTTAACGACTGAATTATATTACAATATGTTAAGTAATAATAGAGTTGCTTTAACAAGTTCAAAAGAAGTTTTTGTAAACGAATTAAGAGAGATTAAACCAGATTATATTTATTTAGTCCCAAGAATTTTAGAGTTGGTTAAAAATAAATTGGCAATATTTGATAAACAATATATCAAATTTATTTTACCTTACGCGCTTAAACATCTATTTGGAGGAAACTTAAAAGCTATTTTTATTGGTGGAGCCTTACTAGATCCAGAAACCAAAAAATTTTATACAGAAAATGGGATAAGTTTATGTGAAGGATATGGATGCACAGAAACATCTCCAATGATTAGTGTGAATGGATTAAATAAAGAATCAAAACATGATTCTATTGGAAAAATAATGGATAATTTAAATATTGAAATTATGAATGGAGAGATTTGTGTCGCTGGCCCATCGGTAATGAAAGGTTATTGGAATGATAAACAAAAGACTAGAGACGCATTTATCGAATATCAATTTGATAAATTTTACAAGACAGGTGATGCAGGTGAATTGAAAGAAGGATATCTTTATTTTAAGGGGAGAATAAGTGAAAATTATAAATTAGATAATGGTAAATTTGTTTCGGTTTCCAATGTTGAATCTATTGTAAAATCACTAGTGGAGGTTCCTTTTATTATATATGGTGATAACAAACCATATAATATAATAATTGCAGAGGATATAGATTATGATAGTTTAAACCAAACAACTCTTTATAAAATTAATGAAAATTTAGATAATTATTTACATATTAAAAAAATATTATTCGTAAAAAAAGATTTTTTTGCCGATTTTTTAACACCTAAAATGTCGCTTAAAAGGAAATCCCTAATAGCAGCTCTTGAAAACGAAATTAGAGAAATTTACAAACAATAAAAAAATAATTTATATATTACATTAAAAATTTAACGTTAAACTATCTATAAACCTCACTACTGTTGACGCATTACTACTGTTTTGACTCTGTTCTTGTTCATCATCGCTATCCACCTTCTCAAATATATCATTTTCATAATCAATCTCTGTTGATACTTCTGATGCTACGTCTTCATCCTCGATTATCATTCTCTTAATCTTTTCTTCCGTTATGGGTTCTGGTTTTTCTTCATTCGAAATCAAGTCTTTTGTAAGATCCTCTGATTTTGAACCACCCAATAGATATTTCCAGCAACAACAATCCATTTTAAATAGATTTTAATTAATTTTTTTGCGGAGAGTGAAATTTAAATCTACTCTTCATTTTTAATTAAATAAAGTCTAGTTTAAAATAAAAATGAATATCATTATTACAAATTTATAGTTGTAATAATAATAACATGAATAATAAAGCTGTCATCAGAAGTCTTAAAAAAATTGTTAAAGAGGTAAACAAAATACAACGCGCAGTTGAAACAAATATTATAAAAAAAGAAAAAAATATGATTCCAAAAACCTCCTCTTATATAGAATGCAACGATGAATATATTCAAAAAATAATTAGACAAGGTGGATTGTAAGATATAATTTTTCCTATTTTTTATAATTATCTTTGTTCACCTAGTAATTAAAACATTAATCAATTTCTTCGATTTTGGGCCCCTCTTCTTCCTCTTCAACTGGTTGTTCACTTTGACTAGTATTTTCCATCATTGACATAAAAACACTTTCTACCGCCTTTTGCTTTTCATTATATACCTCTTTTTCTTCGTTTTGATTTTCATCTAACCAAGATAAAGATTCGCCAACTATTTTTTCCAATTCTTCTAATTTTGATGCATCCACTTTAGATTTAATATTTTCTTCACCCAATGAATTTTTTACTCCAAATAGATAACTTTCTAAACTATTTTTGGCCTTCTAATTTTTCCAAAACAACTCTATCTTGATCTTTATACTGTTCGGCTTCCTTAACCATTCGATCAATCTCCTCTTCACTTAAACGTCCTTTATCATTTTTAATGGTTATATTATTTGATTTGCCAGTAGATTTTTCTGTTGCACTAATATTTAAAATTCCATTGGCATCAAGATCATATTGAATTTCAATTTGTGGTATACCTCGTGGCATGGGAGGAATACCTTCCAATTGAAATTTACCCAATGAAGTGTTATCGCGAGTCATTGCTCTTTCTCCTTCAAATACTTGGATTAATACCCCAGGTTGATTATCTGCATAAGTAGAAAAAGTCTGAGATTTTTTGGCAGGAATAGTCGTATTACGATTAATTAATTTCGTCATTACGCCACCAGATGTTTCCAATCCTAAACTAAGAGGGCAAACGTCCAATAATAGTAGATCGCTAATCTTTTCATCTTGACTTCCTGTTAAAATAGCGGCTTGAATCGCAGCACCGTAGGCGACACATTCATCCGGATTAATTGTTTTGCAAGGCTCTTTGTTAAAAAAATCACGCAACATATCTTGTATTTTTGGAATGCGTGTACTACCACCCACCAAAACTACTTCATGTACATTATTTTTGGAAATCTTAGAATCTTGTAAAACCTTTTCTACAGGATCCATTGTTTTTCTAAAAAGATCTTCACATAAATTTTCAAATTTTGCCCGGCTAATGGTAGTATTAAAATCAATACCTTCATAAAGACTATCACATTCAAGTGAAGCAACAGTAGAAGCAGATAGAGAACGCTTCGCACGTTCGGATGCAGTTCTCAATCTTCGTATAGCTTTTTTACTTTCACTTATATCAATTTTGTTTTTTCTCTTAAATTCCTGCATAAAATATTCTACAAGTCGTGTATCAAAATCTTCACCACCCAAATGGGTATCACCTGCTGTCGCTTTCACCTCAAATACACCATCTTCGATTGTTAAAAGAGAAACATCAAATGTACCTCCACCACAATCAAAAATTAAAATATTTTTTTCTCCTGCGCCTTTTTTATCTAATCCATAGGCAATTGCTGCTGCTGTTGGTTCGTTAATAATTCTTAATACATTTAATCCAGCAATGGTTCCTGCATCTTTCGTTGCTTGACGTTGTGAATCATTAAAATAAGCAGGGACAGTTACTACTGCATCTTCAACAGTATGTCCCAAATAAGCCTCGGCCGTCTCTTTCATTTTGGTTAATATCATTGCACTTATTTCTTCGGGACTAAAAGTTTTATTTTCTCCTTTAAAATCTACACTTATATAAGGTTTTCCGTCTTTATTCACAACATTATAAGTGAAATGCTTCATATCATTTTGAACATGATGATCATTAAAATTGTGCCCTATTAAACGTTTTGCATCAAATACAGTATTTATTGGATTATTGCTAACCATTGATTTTGCTGCATCTCCAATTAAACGTTCTTCTGCAGTAAAAGAAACAAATGACGGTGTTGTTCGATTTCCTTGATCATTTGCAATAATTTCTACATGATCATTTTGCCATACACCAACACAAGAATAAGTAGTTCCTAAGTCAATTCCGATTGCTTTACTCATATATTGCATAATATTATAATTAGTTTTAAATAATTTTAATATTATATTTACATGTCTATAAAACAGTAAAAAAAGATTTTTTATTTTTTTTATTCAATATCTTGGCTGAAATATGTTTTCATATTTTTATAAATTTCAATACATTTATTGGCCGATTGGGTCAAATACAATGCAACTGTTGCAACATCTGTTGGCTCTCGAAATGCGATTCTCATTTCACCCTTATCAATATGGGGATGAGGTTTACGAAAACCACAAAATGTTATACTTTTTTCTTTGGTATAATATTTTTCGTACAAAACATAATTAACAATGTTTCCTACTGTGTAATCTTCATTTACCAATGTAATTAAATATTCATTTGGTATAGTAGATTTTTTGTTTATAGCAAAATCTACATCGGTTCCACTATTTATATTATCAACAAACCTGTTTAACTTTTTAATCAATACTTCACAAGCCAAATCTAGCAATCGCATATTTGTATAAACGCCAATGCTTTCCAACGTGAATTCATAACTATTTTCTTTTATATAGCGTTTCTTTTGAAGTAGATCCCAGTTTTTCTTTTCAAATTCAAGATCTTCTTTTTTAATATCTTTTTTATAATTATTCCAAGCATCGTCGGCTTTAATAGGATCAATGCTAGCACCAAAACTACAAGTAGATGCTACATTATACATGCCATCAAATTTTGCTGTTGAAAGATTAATATTTGCTTTAAATTTAATATGTTCTCCTTCTAAATTCTCAGACAATTTAGGTCGCAATCTAGCAATAATAATAAAATCATTTGTAATTGAATTGGCGGGGAAAATTTTACGAACAGATGTATCTGTTAAATATTGATTTGATTTTTTATTGAAAATTTTGAAATCTGCTGTAGTTAAGTATTGAATTGTATCTCCAGTATTTTTCTTATCTACTTCTACATGATAATCATTGTATGGAAAGTCTAAATCATCAATATAAATAGGAATACAGCCAAGTCTTTGTTTTAAAATTTCATTATTATGTCTTGATGTATTAATTTCGATTTCAACTTCATTTTCTTCGTGTGGAAAGGTTCGAAAAACAAATGTGGGTATATCAGCTGTAATTACTCTTCTAATTGAATTTAGTAAAAAGTTATTTATATTTTCCAATGAAAATGTTAAAACTCCATTTTTTTCATCTAAATTACTAATCTTTGGATCCATAGTTATTTCTTTAATAAATAACTCGATTTTATTATTAAATCATTTTTTTTTAAAATTAGTTTAAAAAGTTATATAATACTTTAGATATACATTAAATGAGTTCTATATTGTATTATAGCAATTATTGTGAAAAATCAAAAGGAATTATATCTACACTAGGAAAAAGTAATATTAAAGATTCAATACATTATATTTGCATTGATAGACGCGAGAAAGATGGAAGTGGAAATACATATGTTTTACTTGAAAATAGTCAAAAAGTTGTCTTACCACCAACTGTTAACAAGGTACCTGCGTTGCTTTTGCTCAACCAGGGTCATCGTGTTGTATTTGGTAGTGATATATTACAAACTTTACAACCAAGAGAGATGACCTATAATAAAGAAGTTGTAAATAACATTCAAGAACCGGATGCGTTTAGTTTTGGTGGAGGTGGAGGAAACTATGGTGTTTCTTCTGATTCTTATAGTTTTTGGGATCAATCAAGTGAGGATTTAATGGCGCAAGGAGAAGGAGGCATGCGACAATTATATAACTATTCAACTATTAATAGTAGCAATACTATTGAAACTCCTCCTGATACTTATAGTCCTGATAAAATTGGTGATGTAAGTTTAGAACAATTACAGCAACAAAGAAATACTGATATTTCTAAAAAATAAAGGCTGCTTACTGGTTATATTTATAATATAATATTAAGTTATATTATAAAGATGCCCCATCTTACTCACATTAGCGGAACCAATAGCGCACAACTTTTTCATAATTTCGTTAACGTATTCTTACCATCACCTGAACCTGATCATAAACCTGAACCTGAACCCGAACCAGAACCATTTGAAGATAAACTGGAAATAAAAGATGTAGCATCTTTAAATAACCTTCTTAATGCCAGAATTTTCAGAATTAAGGGTATTATGAGTGATATAAATGATAAAAATAGACAAGAACACATTGGGTTTTTAAAATGTAAACCTCCAAAATTTTTAAATGAATTTTATAACAATACTCCTGCCGTTTATTCTTATGTTGAGAAAAACAGTGGAGAATTCTACAGGTTTGCTGGTAAATTAGAAAGTATTTATGATAGCGGTTTTGGAGCTTATCGCTTTAGATATAGAGCAGTAGGAACAGGACGAATTGCGGATTTAGTAATGGATATGAATTTTAATGGTATTGATGTCAAACCTGTTATTGGAATATATGATGAACCAAAATCTAATAATTCTGAAAATGATAAAGAACTTATTGTCCTAGAGGACGACGAAGTTTTGGAAACTAGAAATATATTCGATGATATAATAAGTGATGCTAGCTCCCTAGTCAGCGATGCTAGCTCCCTAGTCAGCGATGCTACAAGTGCTGCTGACTCCGCAGCAAGCGATATTTCAAGTGCTGCTGACTCCGTAGCGAGCGATGTTACAAATACTGCTACAAAAGTATATAAAGATGCTAAAAAAATAGTTACAAATAGCGGTGCGTATATAATATTAGGAGTTTTAACAGCCAAAGCCTTAGCGGTAGTGTTAAAAGAACTTTTTGGTAAAGATAAGTTAGATTTTCTTAAAGAGAATGCTGATGCATGGATCGATGGTACAATGGATGTTAGTAGCTCTGAATATGTTGAATTTGAAGCCGACTTACGAACAGCTGGTTTGTTAGACGACTTTCCATTTGGCTTACCTGGTGCTAGTGCTGTTGAAAGTGATAGTGCTGTTGATTTAATTACCGACGCATTAGCCCTTGCTTTGGTGTAAATTCTAAAAAATAAAATATGCCTATTAGATAATTAATTGTCTTTTTTAGAAGATTGCGTTTATAAAATATAATATTAAGTTATATTATAAAGATGTCTAATCTCAGACAAATTAGTGGACAAATTTTTAGTACATTGGCAAATGTATTCCTATCATCACCAGAACCTGAACATGAAACAAAAAAAGAGATAAATAATTTAGATGATCTACGTTCATTTGTTGATTCAAAATATATTGTGGTTAGAGGTTATATCAAAGACGTGGAAAGTGGAGAGAAAAAGAAACATACTGGCTTCCTTAAAATACTTCGCACATCACGTTTAAATAAAATTTATAATAAAATACCATTTGAATATTGGTATAATCCAAATACTTCAAAATTAACAACTGAAAATGGGTTAATATTATTTACAGGTGAAATGGATTCAGTCTATGATGATATAGGAAATATATATCGTTTTACCTTGCGTGGAGCAACAAAGTCAAATGATTTAATTCTAACTGGTAATTGGGCTTCATCAGGCAATGGTCTTAATGACCAAAGTATTCCTTTACTATTAATTTATAATAATCCAGAACAAGAACAAGAACCAGAGGTTCTATCTAGAGGTTTTTTTAAAAAAGCAGGGGGATGGTTTAAAAGCACAGCAGGTAAAATAGCTGCAGGTACAGCTGGTGCTGCTGCTGGTGCTGGTATTGCGTCTACTATTGGGACAGCTGGAGAGGAAGAAGCACTTCAAGCAATGGCTGCTGGATGGGCAGATGGGACATTAACTGTAGCCGGGGCTGAAGTATTTGAGGCCGATGCTGCTGCCATAGGTGTCGATTCCTTACCTGCATTTGGCGATTGTACTTTACCAGAGGTGCTTGAGGCATTAGGTTTTTTAGCTGCTTGAAGTATTAGGTTTAGCTTAAAAAATTATTTAAAAACATTATTTGCTTTAATATTAATGGTTAAATTTAACGAAGAGTATTGCGATGTATTTATGAGTCAGATGAAAGAATTTTTAACCGAATTAAGTCGTGTGTTTAATGATGTACAATTTGTAGCCGAGGGGAAAAAATATATCTATACTATGAATGAAAAATATTTAATGCGTAATTGGAAAAAATATATAGGTGATCCTTATGGAGATGAAATTGAACAAATGAATATAAATCTTTTAATTAAAAAAGTAAAAGAAAATACAACAAAAATAAGAGATGTTCAGACAAAAACCTTTATTGAATTAATTAATCATTTTGACGAATTAAGTAGAGATTCTAAAACGAATACAATGATGTATTTATCTAATATTACCAGAATATGTAATGCATATTTTGAAAAATAAATATTGAATTATTATTTTAATTTAAATAATAATTCAATATAACTTTATATATGAGCCAGCAAGAAGAGCAAACTGTTATTCCGGAAGAATTTCATAAAATTATGGAGGAATTTATAATAGCATTTCTAGAAGTAAATCCTGAGTATGAAGAAAACTTGAATGTACATGTTATGCAAGTTCAACAACAAACAGCACATCCCGAAAATATTCGATTTTTATACGAATACTGTCAATCTGTTTATCCAACAAGTATATTTCACATTATGGGTAAAAATGGAGATATATTCAATGATGCAGAAACAAATACATTTTTTCTTCCTGACATAGATTTTAAAGAAGTATGGAACAATTCAGAAATTACTGATTCTACAAGAGAAACCATTTGGAAATATTTACAACTTGTTCTTTTTACAATTGTTGGAAATGTATCAGATATGAATTCTTTTGGTGATACAGCCAAATTATTTGAAATGATTGATGAAGATGAATTAAAAGATAAATTGCAAGAAACATTTCAAAATATGGAACAAATGTTTTCTGAGTCTATGAAAGAAAATGAAGAATCTGGAGAGCAGGATCAAGAAAATGGTGAAAAACCAAATAGATCTTTTAATATGCCAGATGTAAATAATATTCATGATCATCTCAAAGGTTTAATGGATGGAAAATTAGGAAGATTAGCGGTCGAAATTGCAGAAGAAACAGCTGAAGAATTAAATTTAAATGATGAAGATCATGGTTCTGTGCAAGATGTTTTCACATCAATGATGAAAAATCCTGGGAAACTAATGGGAATTGCAAATAAAATCGGATCAAAATTAGAGACAAAGATGAAATCAGGGGAATTAAATGAAAGAGAGTTGATGAAAGAAGCATCAGAAATGTTTAATAAAATGAAGAATACACCTGGAATGGGTGATTTTGAAAAAATATTAAAATCAATGGGTGGAATGGGTAAAAAAGGAAAACTTAATATGAATGCTATGCAGGCACAAGTCGATAGAAATTTAAAAATGGCAAGCATGAGAGAGAGAGCAATGAAAAAAGCAGCAGAAAAAAAGGAAAAGATGAGGTTAGAAGAAGAACAAAGAAAACAAAGAGCAAGTATGCCCGATACAGTTGATGTTGAAAAATTAATCCTAGAATTAGAAGAGATGGATCAGAAAAAATTTTCAACCGGAGAAAAACCAGAAAAATCTGCCAGACCTAAAAAGAAAAAGAAAAAAGGTAAAAAATAAAATAAATAATCGCCATAATATATATTATAATGACAACAACAATTGTATGGTTTAAAGATCCCAAAATATTATTTGATAAAAAATACATAAGTGAATTATGGCCTAAAAAGGGTTTTACACCCGAACAAAAATTTAATGCAATTATGAGATTAATCTTATTATTAACAATTTTAGGGTTTTTATTAACCAATAATTATAAAATTATCGTTCTTGGAGTATTAGCAATACTAATTTTTTCAGCATTTTTTGTCTTACAACAAAATAAAAATCAAGATAATCCTTACAGTAAAATTAAAACCAAAGAAGGTTTCATGAGTGCAGCAGCATATGAAAAAAATAAAGATCAGTTTACAAATCCTACCCAGAATAATCCTGTAATGAATGTTTTACTTCCACAAATATCAGAAGACCCAAAACGAAAACCAGCAGCACCAGCTTATAATCCTGCGGTTGAAAAACAAATTAATCAATCTACAATAGACTTTGTAGACGAAACTTTAGGAGGTAATGATGTAGATAAAAAATTATTTGCATCTTTAGGCGATAGTTTTAATTTTGAAGTAGGTGCAATGAATCGTTTTTATGCGACACCTTCAACAACAATTCCAAATGATCAAGGAGGATTTGCTGAATTTTGTTATGGAAATATGACATCATGTAAAGAAGGTAATCCATTAACATGTACAAATAATCCACCAAGAATAGGAAGTGTTTATAATTAATAAGCTATTTAGAAAAAAATGTATTCTATTATATATATAAAATGTCTTGCAAATCTTCACCATTTGATAATTTAACTCGTATTGGAAATGATCCAGCAGATTTGAGTACACAATCTATTCAAAATATGGCTTCAGCCAATTATATGCTTAATAATTTTTTTGCACAAGACTGTAATATGGTTAGACCAATTGAATTTGCAACATCTCAACCTAATGTTTTTTTTAACGGAAGTAATCAAGTTGGTATTGGTGGTTGTAATATTGATACTAATTCCGATCTTTTAATTGGAACAATGAATACTCATCCAAAATGTAAAATTAGTTTACTTGAACGTCCTTTTAAAACTGTACCATTTTTAGGTCGTGGCAAATCTAATCCTGTATTAGAATCAAATATTCAGCAAGGTGATTTACAAAGTAATAAAAAAAGTACTAATCCAACTACAGAGCGATCATTTATTCCTTATAGTAATTATCCTTTATTACCTCAAATTGAAACTTCTATTAACAACCCAGCTAATCTTGTAGAAGGTGTTGCCGTTGATGGATGGATAAGAGGTGGTATTCCTTCTAGAGAATTACAAAAAGACTCTGATTATATTAATAACCATACAAAAGGTCAATACTAAGAAATTAAAATAAAAATGATTTATACTAATAGACTTTATATTAGTATAAATTTAAAATAATATATTATGAATAAAATAATATATGTTAATAATTACGAAAATAAAATTATAAAAATTATTAAAGAAAAGGTTGGTTTATTTCCTTTTGTAATAGCCTATAATAAAGAAGGTAAGTATTGTAAACTAGCTACAAAATTAAAAAAAATTAAAATGGCAAGATCTTTGTACTTACTAATTAATCGAAATATCAATGTGTTTAAAAATTTTAGATGGAAAACATACTCTATTGTTTTAAATAAAAAGGCGCGAGAATTTTCCAGTGAAATTAATAATATAATTTTAAATGAGGAAATAGACAATAATACAATACGATATCTATCTGTGTGTAAAAAAACATTTCATAAACCAGGAGAAGAATTAATAAATTATTATCTTACGGTGTTGCTTTTATTAAATAGAAAATTTTGCCTAGATATTAATAGATATATAATGAAATTTCTATAAAAAGCTTAAATATTTTTTACTATTAACTAATATAATATGAATATAGTATTAGGAATTGTCTTTTTTTTACATCTTTGTAGTGTTGAATCATTTTTAAATACAAAACCAAAAAATTCTGTTATTCGGAATTTTAAAATGAACTTACCCAGCGTTGATTTTTCCAAAAATGTACAAGATATACATTTTGATTCAACAAATATTATAAATCAATATGTAGGTCAGCCTATTGGAGAGGTTTGGAGTTATGAAACATTGATGGATAATGTTAAAATAGATAATGTAGATAGTGTTTCTATATTAACTGATAAACAAGGTTTAATTGTAATTGATAAAGCTCATGAGATTGGAGATTATGCAAATAGAAATCTTCATTTTGTAAAATTTTTACCAACCTCTTTTGATAATTTATTGGATTATTTATCAACAAATCATATTCATGTAGATTTATATCAATTAGGAAATCAAATATCGAGCGGACCGCAAAATATATTTTTTGATTTTTTAAAACAGGGAGCAAGTTTTGCTGGAATGTATTTTTTATTTGTTATAATTATTAATGTAATCAGAGGAGTTTTAACTGGGCAATCAGGAATGGGAGTTAATCCTATGGATTTAAATAATCAGTATAACAAATTAACATCTAGTGGCCAAATTTTCGGAGATAAAGATGACAAAAATAGTCTAGAAGTACTAACCAAATTTTCAGATGTTGCTGGTTGCGAAGAAGCAAAATTTGAATTACAAGAAGTCGTCGATTTTTTAAAAAATCCTGCTAGGTACGAAGAAGCCGGAGCAAAGATTCCAACTGGTGTTTTATTAGAAGGTAATCCGGGTACAGGAAAAACCTTATTAGCCAGAGCGGTCGCAGGGGAAGCAGGAGTTCCTTTTATTAGCGCAAGTGGATCAGAATTTATTGAAATGTACGTCGGTGTTGGAGCAAGTAGAGTAAGAACTCTTTTTGAAAAGGCCAAAAAAAATTCACCATGTGTTGTATTTATTGATGAAATTGATGCAGTAGGAAGACAAAGAGGTGCTGGTATTGCAGGGGGAAATGATGAAAGAGAACAAACTTTAAATCAGATTTTAACAAATATGGATGGGTTCGAACCAAATGATGGTATTATTGTATTGGCTGCTACAAATCGCGTAGACATTTTAGATAAAGCTTTAGTCAGACCAGGTCGTTTTGATAGAAAGGTGAATGTTGGTTTACCAGATTATGACGGACGTCTGAAAATCTCCAAAATTCATTTTAAAAATAAAAATTTACAGAATAGTACTAATCTCGAAGATATAGCTGCATTAACAAGTGGATTTTCTGGTGCTGAATTAGCTAATTTAGCCAATGAAGCTGCTATTTTCAGCGTTAGAAAAAATGAAACAACAATAACAAAAGATACTCTTTTTGATGCTTTTGAAAAAGTAGCCATTGGTATTAAATCTTTTTCACAAGAGAGTGATAAAGAAATAATTGAGCTAGTTTCTTATCATGAAATTGGCCATGCTCTAATGGTTGCATTATTCCAGGATATGTTTAATCTGCGTAAAATTACTATTAATGCAAATAAGAATGGAGCAGGAGGTTATACTCTTTTTACTCCTAGAGGAAAATACGAAAAATATCCAACTAAAAAATTTATGTTGGCGAATCTTATTGTTGCATTAGGAGGAAGAGCAGCAGAAATTTACCTAGGTGAAAAAAAACACAATATCAATCCTTTTGATAATAAAGTGTTTAAAAATTTTGATAATCTTGATATTACAACAGGAGCAAGTAATGATTTAAAACAAGCTTATAATTTGGCCAAAGAATACATTACTTCATATGGTTTTGGTGAAGAGTTTAATATTCAACATGCGCAAGAAAATGAATTGCCATTTTTGGGGCGGGATCTTTATGGAACAAATAATCAGGCAGGTAAAGACACAAATGTAGAAGAACATATTAATAATTTATTGAAGTTTGCTTGTACCAAAGCTTATGAATTAATAATAACTAACGAAGCAGTATTTATTTGTAGTATAGAAAGGTTAAAAAGTCGAAGAACAATTGATGGTGCGGAGATTTATAAATTACTGGAGAAACATCGAAAAAAACAAAAATAAAAATGTTTATATTTCAAACTGTTGATATTTCGATCTTAATCGTCAATGGACGAAGAAAATATACTTAAATAAAGATTATTATAATTATTTATACACATTATAATAATGGAACCCCTATATGATTATTCATTTCTTTGCACCTATAAATTAATTCCTGATATTGACGACGAAGAGCGAAATTTAATGTATCAGATTCAAATCTTGGATGCTTTAAAATTGCGCGAATCTCCATTTAATATTGACATTGATGAAGATATACTTGATAAAAAAATAAATAAACTTTATGATAACCTAAAAGATAATATTGATGTATTAAAATTTTTAAAACAATCTAGGTATTATGAAGGCTACCGTGAAGATTTACTATATGTTTTTAAAACTTTATTTTCTTATGATTATTTTGATAGTTTTCATAGATGTTTAGTAGAAGTATTTAACAAAAAACAAGATTAAAATGTTATTATATATTAATATAATGGCCTCAACAAGAAATAAAAATTGCATAAATAATTTCAATCTTGAACAAAGAAATATGGATAATAGCCGTATGTATAATTTTTACGCTCATTCTCAAACTGGTAGTGCTTATAAAAATGCAATGCCTGATATGGGAATAACTCCAAGCAATATGCCAAGAGAGGCATTTTCTAAAAATTCAGTGGATATTGAATCAGCTTTACATGGAATTGGTTCTACTAATCTTGTTAATCCTCAAACTCCAGTAAGACCAGAATTAACCAAAATGCCGAATGTTGCCTTCTTTGATCGCATGCCTTGCATTTTACCAAAACCTTTAGACATAGCAAAAAACCAACGTCCACATCCAATTTAAAAAATTTAATCTATATTATTTTTATAAATAAATAATATAAATGTCAGGAAATGGTGAAATATGTAAAGATACCTATTATAATTATGGAAGTTATTTAAGAAGTCGAGGGTGTGATAAAAAGGTTTGTGATTTGGCACAATACATTGAATCTGGTGATCTTAATATTGGTCCAATTGATCCAGGAAGTTGTAATGAAGCTACACGCATTAATAGTTCAGTTGAGATTATAGCATGTAATGATAATATTGGAAACAACCCTGCTTTAGTTGTTTCTGGTGGAGATGTAAATACACCTGCATTACGAGTTAATAATGATGCGAGAATATTAGGAGTAATAAATCAAAGTTCAACAAATGGAGGAATTAATAAATTTTCAGCCTCAGAACATAGATTTTCTTCACCCGATAGTGGTAATACTAATGTCCATATAAGAGGTGATCTAACAGTAACAGGCGAAGTTCAAAACGTAAGTTCTAAAGCAGTAGAAATTGATGAATCTTTACGCATTGATACTAACCCCAATTATAAATATACCTCATTTCAAATATTTAGATCAAGCAATACAAGTGGAAATGTAATGCAATTATGGAATGGAAATGAAAGTACTACCAATCCACTTGATTGGAAAAAAGATTTAGCTATAAGTGTAGATGGGAGCGAAGGTAATTTTAATGGTTCTACTGATCAACAAGGTCATTTAAGAATATTAAAGGGCGCAAGTGTTTGTAATCCTCCAAAAAACTCAATAGATATTTCATTAAATACAGATATAAGTAGTGAAAATATAGCATTAGATGTTTATGGACATCTTTATGTAAATCCAGGAAACAATGGAGCAGATGCTTTATTAGATGTAGATGGCAAAATACAAACCAATTCATTAAAAATAGAAGAAAATGGTAGTGCGAATACATTTTACATTGAAAAATTAACTGCAGGTACCATTGATTGTTCAGACATAAAACTAACAGATTTAGATATAGATTATTTAACTGTTAATAAAAAAGCAACAATGGCCGATTTAGATGCAACTAATATTACTACACAAACTCTTGATATAAAAGGAACATTCACAACTGAAAATTTAAGTGCCGGTTCCATTGATTGTTCCGACATTAGTGTTGGTGATTTAAGTGCCAATAATATTAACTTTAAAGAAAATCTGATCGGTAATGATATTAGTGCAAATAGTTTAAATGTAATCGATATTAGTGGAAGTAATTTAACTATAGAAAAGATTACAGCTTCAAAACAAATTGAATGTGCCGATATTTCTTCAAATCAAATTTTAAGTAATGATTGTTCATTAAATGCTATAATTAGTGATCATATAGATACAGTTAAACTAGATGCTGATGCAATTACTATTTCTCCGTCTGTAGGTACCGGTGCTATTATTACTCTAAATACAGAGGGTATTACATGCGATAAACAAATTTATGGAAATAGTTTAAAAATTGGTGGTAGTTCAACAACACCTAATTGTGAGATTACAAATGATGGAAATATTTTAGGAAATTCCATAAATATAGCAGAAACCATAAAATCAAATAAATTAGATACATCAAGTTTAGTTGTAGGAAAGAATATTACTATAAATGGGTCTGATAATTCTATAATTGGTTGTTCTAGTATAACTACTAAAGACCTAACTGTTAATAATGGTCAAATTAACATTGGAGATAATACTATTGGACAAGATTCTATAGAAGCAAATTCCCTAACAGCACAAGAAATTACTGTTAAACAAGATTTAACTGTTAAACAAGATTTAACTGTTAATGGAAATTTAAATAGTAAAGATATTAGTGCAAATAGTTTAATTGTACAACAAGATATTAGTGCAAATCGTTTACATGTACAAGATATTAGTGCAAATAGTTTAGATGTAAAAGATATTAGTGCAAATAGTTTACATGTACAAGATATTAGTGCAAATAGTATTAAAATTGTAAATCCAAATTCTACTTTAGCTCCTGCATTAAATAATTTTTCACAATACAGATCATTATTAAATTTAAGTAGAGCTAATACCACAGCAGGACAATTATATTTAGATTCAAATCAAAAATATTTTTCTAATTATCCTAGCAAGACATTTACGACTGGACAAGGAAAAGATTTAATTACTCTTGGCGATGCATTTAAAAATTGTATTATGGAATTTACAATTACTTGCGTTATAACAATACCACAATATAATGAAGGAGTAAATTGCCATTTTGAACAAAATGGAAAAGCATTCGATATTGGAAGTTCTTTTTCATCATTCAATGGTAAGGAACATAGTATTACACTTGGACCTATGTCTTATTATACAACCAATGAAAATGGTTTTAATACTAACAACAATTTTGTTAATACTTCAAAACCAATTAATATTTATATTACATCTATTGAAGCAAATTCAGAGGATGATGATAATGATAACGTTGAGACAAGACAAATGAGAACTTGTGATAATCAAAGCCGCAATGCTCAAGTAAGAGAATTATTTGGAGGTGCTAATGCCAGTGGCAATGTTAACGGTCCAACCTCAAACGGTATTACAATACAAAATATCGTATTAAACTTAACCACAACATATTTAAATTAAATTATATATAATAAAATATTTACTATATATAATTAAGATGGCTTTCACAAGATTTCACGATGACCCATGCAGAATTAAAAAACAACTTCAAGAATCTACAGGCCCCGGCTTATTTATGATTGACGTTCCTGGAAATGGTTTAAACCCTTGCTTTATGGAAGATCCATTTGTAAGAATGCAAAAATGGGGAGCAAATTTACAAACAAATGTAATTAATTTAGAAAGTGATTTAAGAGGTATGACTCGAGGTTTAAACAGAGACGAACTTTCAAGAAATAACTATGCCGATAATACAGCCAAAAGTGAACAAAAACAATTTCCTTCATGCAATCCTTTTACTGAACAAAGTAGAGCTACGCACCCAGCGTGGCATTTTAGAGATTTAGAACAAAATAATTTTCAATATCTTCCTTTAAATCCTCAAGAAAATGTTTGCATCCCTTTTCAAAATAATCTCAGCACTCGAATTTTAGAGAAAGATCATTTTTTGGCTGAAGTGCCATGTATCCCTACTCAAAATGGTCCACCTATTTCATCACAACCTTATGCTGCTACTTCCAAAACCCATGTAGATTCTTTGTGTACAGATAAAAATACATGTGGAAAAGTTAATAAAAAATAAGTCTATAACGTTTATGTTTTTTAAAATATTTATAAACGTTATATATATGGAGTTATTAGCACCAATATTAGGATTAGGAGGATTATTTATTTATTCAAATAGAAAAAAAAATAGTGAAAATGACGAAGAAATAATAGATGATAATATTAAAGAAGGAATGGCAAATAATAGTAATGATTTAGTTAATAATATACCCGATAATTTTCCAATATTACAACCTGTGAAACAGGAAAATGTTAACAAGTTTTCACAACCAAATGCAACTACCGATCAATTTTTTAGGCCATCTGTTTTTTATAATTTTCGCAATGGCCCAGATCAATTTGGGGGTGTAAGCAAAGAACAAGAGTTTCGATCTTTAACGGGAGATGATATTAAAAAGGCTGATTTTAAACACAATAATATGACTCCCTATTTTGGAGCCAGAATCAGAGGTAGAACTAATGATGCAAATTTAGGCGAAGCTATTTTAGACAATATGGTTGGAAGCGGATCACAACAATTTACAAAAACTGAACGTGCTCCTTTATTTAAACCTCAAGCCGAAATGCAATTTGCACATGGAACCCCTAACTTTTCTGAGTTTTATGAATCTCGTGTTAATCCTTCTCAACGTATGGCGAATGTAAAAACTTTCCAAAGTGAACAAGTGGGACCAGGTTTAAATCAGGGTTATACAAATAAAGGTAGTGGAGGTTTTAATTCAGGTATGGAATCTAGAGATGCATGGGTTGGACCTAATGTAGATGAACTTCGTGTTAAAACCAATCCAAAGATTACCTATGGTTTAGCAAATCATGAGGGACCTGCTAATAATTGGATTAAAAATGCACCCTCAACCCAAACTCAAGGTAAGGTTGAAAAATATAATCCTGATACTTACTTTATTAATACACCTGATCGTTGGTTAACAACTACTGGATTGGAAAAAGCACAAACTGTACGATCAGAAACTATTCAAAAAGATGTAAATAGAATTTCAACAACGGAAGAATACTATGGTGCAAGTACTAATCTAGATGGAAATGCTCATTACATTAATGGTGAAGTTGAAGCTTCAAAACGCCAACAATTAGATTGTGAACCTATGGGAGCCGTTAATATGACTACTCAAAACCAACCATCCACAGGTGATTACGGCAGAGATGGTTATAATGTTGTACCAAATAATCGTTGCCATACTAATTCTGAAAGAATGGGCGGCATTGGCGGTATATTAAAATCTACTTTTGCCCCCGTTTTAGATGTATTAAGACCTACGAGAAAAGAAAATGTTGTTGGTAATTACAGAATTTATGGTGATGCTAGTTCAAGTGTCCCAAGACCAACTGTCTTTAATCCCGCTGATCGTGCACCAACTACTATTAGAGAGACAACAGAAGGTGGTTTTGATGAAAAACATCTTAATGTTCAAGGACAAAATGATGGAGCATATATAGTATCAAAACAAACTCCTATTACAAATGAACGTGATACAACCTGTGTTGGTTATAATGGAAATGGTGGATTTAATAAAGGACCAACTACATATAATGCGGCATATAATCAAAGAAATAACGTAAATAAAACCCATGCAAATAGACCTAATCAAGGAGGTACATCTCTATTAAATAATGAAGTTAATGTTAAAATTCACCGAAATGAAAACGATCGCAAAAATAATAGATGGGGGGTTCCAAACGGAGGTGTTGGACACGCAATTCCTTCTGTTGAAACTCATGGTAAAATGAATATGCCTCAATATTATGATAATTGTATGAGTTGCGAAAGAATTAATCCAGATATTTTAACTGCGTTCAAAGAAAATCCTTATACCCAAAGCTTAAACAGTTTTTAATTTAAATTAGTTAAAGTTAAATAATTACATTATTTAATGAATGTAATTATTCACAGTGAGATTAAAGATAAATTAAATACATTTTTAAAACATGGTAAAGTTCCCAATATTATTTTTCATGGTCCACATGCTTCAGGAAAAAAACATGTATTATATACATTTATCGATGATATATACAATAATGATCAGTCTTTGATTCAGGATCATGTAATTGATGTAAATTGTGCTCAAGGAAAAGGAATTAAATTTGTAAGAGAAGAACTAAAATTTTTTGCACGAATAAATATTGACCGTAAAGATAATAGTTTCTTTAAAACAATCATCCTACAAAACGCTGATAATTTAACTATTGATGCACAATCCGCATTAAGGAGATGTATAGAATTATTTAGTCATTCAACAAGATTTTTTATTATTGTTCAAAATAAATATAGATTATTAAAACCAATTTTATCAAGATTTTGTGAAATATATGTACCACTTCCCATAATAGAAGGTAAAAAAATATCTATTTATGAATGGTTTTTAAATGAAAGATACAATGTGCAAAAAGAACAGACAAAACATTTGCAAAAATTAAAAAAACTTATTTATGATAATTATCCCAAAAAAAATTTGTTTTGGATAACAAATAATTTATATGAAAAAGGGTTTTCTGGATTAGATATTATAGATTTATTTGAAAATATATCAGAATCAGAATTAAAAATTTCTACATCAAAAAAATATGAACTATTACTTTATTTTCAACATATTAAAAAAGAATTTAGGAGTGAAAAATTATTAATGGTAAAATTATTAAATTATATCTTAATACGTTCTAGTGCACCTTTAGAAAATATAACTATTATGTAAATGGATGACTACTCTTTAGCCAGTCTACAAGAATCACGCAATGAATGGTGTTCAAGATTAGTACATATTTTAACACCATTAACTATTCAAGGAATTAAATCAATTTACAAAGAAGCAACTCAATTATGCATAGAAAATAATGAGGAAGATAAATATTTAATGACTTTTCAGAACTTTCTCTCTAGAGTTCCAAAATGGAATGAAACAATGATTGAGGAAGAAACAAAAAGGATCTTAGATCGCAGCAAATGTGGATATTTGGAGGATCTAATTACTTGTGTGCATATTATTCAATTAAAAAGTTTAACCTGCATGAGAGTTGGTAATACTCATAAAAAAGTAGATATAAAAATTCCTGTTTTAAAAGATTTTATCCATAAAGTCTATATTAATCTTGCCAGAAAGGTATATACAAATGTTTATCTTTTTGAACAAGATTTATTGCCTCTTCAAATACAAAAAAATAATAGAGAGATGGAAATTTTAACAAAAGAATGTATAATATCAACAATTAGAGAAAATATTCCAGTAGAAGAAATATTAAAAGTATATCTTGACGAAAGTATTGAAGAAGATGTTCAGGTAGAAGAAAAAGAGGAAATTATCTCAGATGAACCTATTGAACTAGAAATTAAAGATGATGAACCATTAGGAAATGTGCAATTTTCAGATATAGACAAAGCAGTAGATATAGAAAATAAAGAAAGTGAAATTGTAGCTCCAAAAACTATAGAGAGATTGGAAGAAATTGCAGCCATAAATAAAGAAAAAGAAGCTGCCGCAGAAGAAGAAACCGAGAAAATTAAAATTGGAAATGAAATAGATTTAACAGATTTAGATGTACATTCCGTCGTACCAAAACCTCAAGAATTAAAAAAGGAAGAAGTTTGGGATGAAATAGAAATTTTACCTTTAGAATAAATACGTTATTTAATAATAAATAAAATTTTAATTATTATTAAAGATGGAAGATCTATATCTAATTGCAGCTTTAGTTAGCATCTGTTTTTTTGTTATAAAAATTGTGGAAGAGAGATTAAGAAAAAATGAAGACGAAAATGTAAAACCTATGAAAAATATTATTAAAGATTCTGCATTTGTATTTATCTGTACAATTTTTGGAGGTTTTATTTATGATCAATTTTTCCCTGCTGGAAAAGCAAATGGAGGAGCATCAGCTTTTGTAGATAACCCTACTTTTTAATTTAAACATATAACTAAAATTATTATATGTTTAAAACCTTAAATAATGACGTATTTCGTCATATCAATTCATACTTATTAATAAACCGATGTGAATATTGTAAAAAAGAAATATACACAATTAAATATAATTTTCCAACAACATGTAGTAATAAATGTACACTTTTATTTTGGTTATTTAATTTTGAAAATTTAATAAATTTACTGATCGTGTCTTTTTTTATTTTACCAATGTTTATTTAAACTAGTACAGGCATTTTATCAATATGAATAATAGTAGATTTTTTATTTATTTTTTTTCGCCCTACAATAAACGATTCAAATTCTTTTCTCTGTAAATGCATTTTTGGAACATGATTATGTACAGTTCGTGCAATCATTTTATATAATTTAAAATCTGGATATCTCTCTTCACCATTTTTTTTATACAAAACATTTCTTGCTTTATCATCAAGAATCCAATCATGTATTATACGAAAAGCAGCACTTGTATTTAATAATTCATCTATTTCATCAAGATCATCTACAAAAAAATCAAATATACTGCAAGCCAATCGACAAAGATCAAAACTCATATTTGGTTCTAATCTAGGTTTTTTAGAATTTAAATATGGTTCACAATTATATTGTGTTGCAGCTTCTCCGTTAGGCCTAAAACTATCACTGCAGAATATATTATTATTATATTTATAAATGGAACGACCAAAATCGATTATTTTAAAAATCTTTCCATAAGTTGGCACTTTATAATGTTTCCCTTCTACACAATAATATAAAAATTTTTTATCTGTCTCTACAAACATTATATTATTTGTATGTAAATCATTGTGCGTCATATTAAAACATTTTTGATAGGTGTATAAAATTACTACTACTTGAAAAAGAGCTGAAACCCATTCTTTTTCTGACAGGTCCCCTTCTGTCATTAAATAATCCAAGGTTTCAGTACACTTTTCTAAGCAAATCATTTGCACAGGAAATTTTCTAATTTTTAACAATATTTTTTCATCATCATCATATTCTTCATCACTATCTTCTTCCTCTGTCTCATATTCACCACATGATTCTTCAAGATTGCTATGGTTAGTGTGAGATGAATTAGAAGATACTGATGAACTATACCCATCATCTTCTTCTTTTTCTTTATTAATCAATGGATTTTCTTCCATTTTAGATATATCATCGAAAGTAATTATTTCATTTTCTGAATTATTATCATTTACAATTCTCTTTTTATCTGAAAAATTATCTAATACATCACTTTCAAAAGAAGATATACTAATATCAGAATTATCATTTCCTATTTGAATTTTATTTTTATATTTTCGACTTGAATCATCAAAAAAATTTGAATCAAAATTTTCTGGTGTATCAAAAAGAACATTATTATTTCTATAAAAATAACTATTGCAATGAATAGCATCCATATCATCAATTATATCATAATTGAAATTTTTCTTATATCCAATAAATGCACCATAAAAATCTATTCCGTGAAAAAAATTAAATTTATGAAGTAAATTGGATGTTAAATAAGACATAAATGAATCAATATAGGCTGAATTATTGGCATCTAACATTTGTGAATCTTCAGAAATATTATTACTATTATTAAAAGAAGGTAAATTAGTAAAATCGTTATTGTTGTATTTTCCAACAATATATTTTAATGGGTCTAATAATGGACTATATTTTATAAAGACCTGTTTTTTATTTACAACTTCTTTATCTTCATTGTAAATGGTAGTATCCATTATATGATCATTTTGAATATTGTTTATCTTTTTTATATAGTAAGGTGAATTTAAATTAATTGATGAAGCATTGTTTTCATTTAGTGAAAAAAATCGATTGTATATTGGTAAATAATTTTGTAAGCTAGTTATTCCTATGGAACTTTGTTCTAAAGTTTCAAATAATTCTTTGTTTTTGGATTTTCTATAAAACAATGAAAAAGTCATTAATAATTAAGTATGTATTTATTTTAACAGTTAAACTTAAATAAATTATTTGTGCGTTTTTATATTTAAAATTATATCCAAAAAATAAATATAAGAATGACATTAGATTTAAAGAAATTTGATATGAGAAATATTAGTTTTAATCCTGATGAAAATAAAGGTCCAGTTATTGTTTTAATCGGAAGACGTGATACAGGAAAGAGTTTTTTAGTAAGAGATTTATTATTTTATCATCAAGATATTCCTATAGGAACAGTTATATCAGGAACAGAAGCTGGAAATGGCTTTTTTAGTGAACATGTTCCCAAATTATTTATTCATGATGAATATAATACAGCTATTATTGAAAATATTTTAAAAAGACAGCGGAGTGTATTAAAAGAGATTAAAAAACAAAAAGAAGCCTATAAGAAATCAAATATTGATCCTAGAGCTTTTGTTATTCTTGATGATTGTTTATACGATAATAAATGGACAAAAGACAAAATGATGAGACTTCTTTTTATGAATGGAAGACATTGGAAAATTATGCTTGTTATAACCATGCAATATCCTTTAGGTATCCCACCTAATTTGAGAACGAATATTGATTATGTATTTATATTAAGAGAGCCTTATATTGCAAATAGAAAACGTATTTATGAAAATTATGCAGGTATGTTTCCTACTTTTGAATCATTTTGTCAAGTAATGGATCAATGTACAGAAAATTTTGAATGTTTAGTTATTAATAATAATAGTAAATCTAATAAATTACAAGATCAAATATTTTGGTACAAAGCTCAAACACATAAAAATTTTAAATTAGGATCAAAAGAATTTTGGGATATTTCCAAAGATCTAGATTCTGATGATGATGACCAACCTTATGATCCAGCGAGTTCTAAAAAAAAAAGTGCTGGGCCTAAAATTAATGTCAGAAAATCAGCCTGGTAAAGAATGATTACATCAATTAATTATCTAATCATTCAAATTACATATGACAAAATTCATATATTTTATTTTTTATTCGCAAATAATCAATATCATGATTAATTAATTCTAATGTCTTGTATATTTTATTGTTTTTGGATAATCTATATTTAAGGTTATCGTTTTTTAGATCAATTAATGAAAAATAATTAAAACTAGGTTTACTATTAATATTATTTTGAAATGTTTCAAAAAATTCATTTTCTCCATCATGAATAATTAATTCTGTTGAAATTTTATCTTTAAAATTATCAGATGCACCATATAATTCATTATTTAAATATCTACTTTCTATATTACATGTTAAAAGATAGTGATAATCTTTATCTATTTTACCATCATATGTAAACTCTTTTTGTAATCTTGACACCCCATAAAATTCTTTAAAAGAGGTATTAGTTAATAGTAATGGATATATTAACATCTGATTAGGTAAAAGCAGCATTACAAATAACATGCTTATTATTTTAAGTTAATTCAAAACATAAAATATATAGTAAAATTATTTATTATATATTTAATCAACAGATATATCATCAGGTGAATCAACAGGATTGGATTTTTCAACTGCTACATTATCTGTTTCGAAAATAGCTTTTTGAATATCATCACTAGTTAAGTTTTTATTTTCACCACTTGGAATTCCAAATACGTTTTCATCTTCTTCAATATTATTAATACTTACCAAATTTCCTTGTTCATTCAATGTCTGTGTTAACTTATTACCAGAAACCTTTGCCTTTTCAATATTATCTTTAATCGCCTTTTCTTTGGTCTCTTTAACGCGTTTGTCAAACTCATTTTTAGCCTCTGATTCATTCTTTTTCTTTTCACTCATTAATTGATTTAATGTCTCTTCCATATATTCTACACGACCAGTCTTGTAAGCTTCAGGATGAAAAGGAACCCACAATCCTACAGGACCAACATAAACATCATGATTTGGATCAGCTTGACGTAAAAACTTACATCTTAATTCGGCCTCTTCTTGTGTAGGATAAACGCCGCGTACTTTAATTCCTCTTACACTAGTTTGAAATTCGTGTTCTTTATCAAATTGTTCATTTAATTCGTCTTCTTTTTGATCAAGGAAATTTTTATATTCATCAAGACAAGTCGTATTAATTAACTTATCTTTCTCGTCTTCACAAAATTCCTTGAAATCTGTAATAATTCCCTCAAAATCAAGACTATACTTGAAACTTAGGAAATTTAAGAATTGATGATATTTTTCCATTGATTTACTGAATTCAAAATTTTCTACAAATTTCTCAAAAAGATACAATTCACGTTGTTTAACAATGTGTTCTGGTGAAATAAAAGATAAACATGCAAATTTTTGACCAGCTATAGCTTTATCTTCATCCAAAACATCAACATAATTACTATCTGTTTTCATTGTAATACCTTTAGGTGCTTCTTCCATTATAGATGAATTGTTTAATTTATTTTAAGTAATTTTAATTTAATTTAATAAAGTTTTTTTTCAAATTATATATTATAATGGACGGTTTAAATTTAGATTTTAATGAAGTTATTCGTCGTTGTATGAAATACATTATTGAAGGTATCATGGTTGCATTAGCCGCATTTGCTATCCCTAGCAAAAAATTAGTCATGTCTGAGATTTTAATGATTGCATTAATGGCAGCAGCAATCTTTTGTATTTTAGATACTTATGTACCTTCTTTAGCAATGGGTGCTAGATCTGGAGCTGGTTTTGGTATTGGAGCCAATCTTGTAGAATTCCCTAGAGCATTTTAATTTTAAATAATCAAAATAATAAAATATTATTTTAATTATTTCAATGCTTTCTTAACAATTAACCATGTTATAACTAATTGAATAATAGAAGTAACAATACCAAGAGTTATATATGAATTTTTAACAATAATAAGACGTTTTAATTCATTTTTATTACACTTTGGGTCTAGTTTACATATTTTTATTACGTGATTCATCCTTCCTATATATGGTCCTAATGAATACATCATATATAAAGCCGAAACTATAACTAAAGCTGCTGCTATACTTGATGCCATTAAAGGTGTTGCTTTTATTGATTTTACTTGAGACATATGATAAAATAATAATGAAGTCGTTAATAAAACATAAGACAGACTTAACCATCCAGCAAAAATTGATTCAGGAGCATAAACTTTATTAGAATAAATTATGCTGTTTCTCATCGTAGCTATATCATCGTTCATGTATACTATAATAAATTATTTTAATTAAAATTGATTTTATTTTATTGTAAAATTAATCAATAAAATAAAAAATGAGCCAAAATACTGCTAGCGGTGGAGATCCTTGTTTATGGATTTGTTTTCCATGTATCTTTACCTGGACTTTATGTGAAAAAAGTATACAATGTTGTTGTATGGCATGTTGTTGCATTACTCCGGAAGAGGTTAAACCAGAACTAAACAAATAAATTAAATTGTTGGGATAAATTCCCAATCCAATTCTGCACAAATTTTTTTCCATATTTCATCTTGCTCAATTCTCTTATCTCTGTCTTTCAACATTGGGAAATAAGGCAAAAATTGCTTTTGATCTAAAAGTTCACATAATTTATAAACAGTATAATAATAATTTAAAAAATTCACTCTATCATCTGGACAATATTTAGCATAGGGAGCTTGAATATCCATAAATAAATTACACAGCGTCTCTTCAAGTTGCGGCGTCATTACTGGAGGTTTTATACCTAGTTTATCTTTTATAAATGGGATGTGTTCATAAAATTTATTATAACCCAATTTTTTTAATATTTCTTTTGCCTTTTTATTTGTTAATTGTTCGATTGAAATGCGTTCTTTTCTTATTTGATTCTTAATATCTTCAAATACCTTTTCTGGTATTTGAGTAGTTTCTTTTGCTTGAAATTGCGCCAAAATTTCACGAAAATGATTTATTCTTTTATATGCATAAAAGCAAGCTTCTTTTGGAGGCTCTTTATAGGAAGGTTTTTCATTTTCAATTAAAAATGGTTGATTTGCAAAACAATTATTACAGATTAATATCCCATCACTTTCAACAGGAATTAATTCTCCTTTCTGGCACTTCTCGCAAATTTCAGTATTACATGTATAATTATTTATATCAATAAAACTTTCATTAATATTCATCAAATATTTTTGCACTGTTGATTTTGTTTTTTGATCATTTATTTTATCTTCATGAAATTTTACTTTAAAAAAATCATTTAATATGCTTGTATTTTCTGAATTTCCCCCCTTTGATATCTCTTTTTTTGTTTCAAAATATTCAAAAATATGCTGATTATTATTTAAATAATAATCTTTCATATTTTTTTTACAAGATCTAATGTCATTGTTAATTTTAGATATTGTTTCATTTAACTCATTAATTTTAACAACGTTTGTTTCCTCTTTTAATAATTGTTGATAAAAACGTTTTTTAGCCCTCAAATTGGGTAAAACATCATTTTTGTTATGGGAAAACTCTGATTCTATCTCTTTATGTTTGCTATCCAATGTCGTTATTTTTTTCTCATCTAAAACAATTTTTTTCGTTGTTTTATGTTTAAATGATGGCATACGTAATTATTTATTAATATATTCAATAGTTTAAATAGTATAAAATTAATTATATTATTTGTGTTCAAGATCGCAAATTATTTTTCCATGAAATGTATAATGGAAATCTTTATTGAAAAAAAATCTAATAACGAATTAAGCGAAAATGATGGAAAGATTTTTAATTTTTTAACAACCTATTTAGAAAAAAATTATAAAATCAAAAAAATAAAAGATAATTACATTTTTAAATCAAAAAATAACAAAATGATTATAAATGAAAAAAATATTTTAAACATTGTTAAGAGTAAAAATTATCATACAAAAAATAATGCTGTTATGCATTTCGTATTAAAATCATTAAATAATAAATGGTCTATTGAAAAAAAACAACATAATTATGTTTTTACAAAAAAACATCTAAACAAAACTGAGTATCTTTCTTCTGATTATATACTTAGATTCATGGAAACCAATTTTTCATAAAATTTTATTATTAAAAAATAATAATAATAAAATGTCTAAATTGAAAAAAATATTTTCTTTAGCAATATTATAATACTATGGGAGGTGGTCTAATGCAACTTGTCGCTTATGGTGCCCAAGATGTTTATCTTACTGGTAACCCACAAATTACTTTCTGGAAAGTCTCTTACAGACGTTATACTAATTTCGCAATGGAATCTATTGAACAAACTTTCAATGGCCAAGCCGATTTCGGCCGTCGTGTAACCTGTACTATCAGCCGTAATGGTGATCTTGCTTACACAACTTACTTACAAGTAACTCTTCCTGAAATCAACCAAGGAATGAAAAACACCCAAGGAAACGCTACCGATGGTGTATACGCTCGTTGGTTAGATTTCCCAGGTGAACAACTTATTGCTCAAGTCGAAGTCGAAATTGGTGGTCAAAGAATTGATCGTCAATACGGTGATTGGATGCACATCTGGAATCAATTAACTATCCCTTCTGAACAACAACGTGGATACTTCCAAATGGTTGGTAATACCACTCAATTAACTTTCATTACCGATCCTTCATTCAATGCTGTTGATGGACCTTGTGAAAACGGAGCTCCTCGTCAAGTATGTGCTCCTCGCAATGCTCTTCCTGAAACTACCTTATACGTACCTTTCCAATTCTGGTACTGCCGCAACCCTGGTCTTGCACTTCCTCTTATTGCCCTTCAATACCACGAAGTCAAGATCAACCTTGATATTCGTCCTATTGATGAATGCTTATGGGCTGTTGGTTCATTGAACTGCGACAATGGTTCCGCCAAGGTTGTAACTGCATACAACCAATCTCTTGTTGCTGCCTCATTATATGTTGACTACGTCTTCCTTGATACTGATGAACGTCGTAGAATGGCACAAAACCCTCACGAATACTTAATTGAACAACTTCAATTCACTGGTGATGAATCTGTAGGTTCATCATCCAACAAGATTAAATTGAATTTCAATCACCCTGTTAAGGAACTTGTTTGGGTTGTACAACCTGATCAAAACGTTGACTACTGTGCTTCCCTTGAATGCATGCAACCTCTTAACCGTGTACTTGGTGCCCAACCTTTCAACTACACTGATGCCATTGATGCTCTTCCTAATGCTATCCATGCCTTCGGAGGACCTGATGGAGTTGCAGAAACTACTCAATCTTTCATCGACAAAGAAGGATTATTCCAAGATGCCGGTGCCGTTGATCTTACTGGCGTAAGAGGTGATGATTACTGGCACGCAGCAGTTCATCCTGCTGGATACTCTGGTCCTAACTTAGGATTCCCTGGAAGTGAAACTCAAGATCACATCATGAACTCTGGTGTATCTGATGCCGGTACTTTCGTACTTGCTGAAACTTCCCTTGACATGCATTGTTGGGGTGAAAATCCAGTTGTCACTGGTAAATTACAACTTAATGGTCAAGATCGTTTCTCAGAACGTGAAGGTACTTACTTCGATCTTGTACAACCATTTGCTTTCCACACTCGCAACCCAGATACCGGTATCAACGTATACTCATTCTCTCTTCGCCCTGAAGAACACCAACCATCTGGATCATGCAACTTCTCAAGAATTGACAATGCTACTTTACAACTTGTCCTTTCTAACGCAACTGTCCAAGGTACCAGAACCGCCAAAGTACGTGTCTATGCTACCAACTACAACGTCCTTCGTGTCATGAGTGGTATGGGTGGTCTTGCCTACTCAAATTAAGCGTGATAATCGTTTATGTTTTAATACTATCTATATTGTAAATAATACTATACAATATAGATTTTAATAATATAAAATTTAGAAGTTTTTTATGATTATATATTAGATGTATGAAGCCATAATTAATAAAATTAAAAAATACGAAGATAGATGGTGTGAAATTATGAATTATGATAATGTTTATATTACTGCCTTTAAATATCCTTTATCTCCAAAAATAGAACCTTTTGATTTACAGGCTTATAAAAAATATCCAAATCATAATTTTGTTTACGATAAATTATGGGTTGCTGAAAGTCAACAACTCGCTTGTGGAAGAATCGCTCTTATTGAAGAACAATCAGATATTCAATATCCTATTTTTATTAAACCAAGGTGGGGTCATAAAACATCAACTAGTCGAAATTGTTTTAAAATAAAAAATTATCAGGAATTGGTGAAATACAAAAAAATCAAAGAAGATATGATGTGGTCTGAATATATTGATGGCACTGAAGCAATGACAGATTTTATGTTAGTTCAGGGAAAAATTGTCTATCAAATAACCTACCGCTATTCGCATAATCAACATGGTTATATTGACGAATGGAAATATATCTCTCCTACAAATAAATGCCCTTCTAGTGTAGAAAAATGGGTACAAAAACACATGTCAACTTTCACTGGACCAGTGAATGTTCAATATAGAAAAACTACTATTATTGAAGTAAGTTTGCGTTTAGCAAGAGGTGGAGCATATATCCAAGCTACACAAAACCGATTTTTAATCCAAAATATTAATAATGTTGTTGAAAAAAATATGTGGAATTATAGTCTAGAAAATAAATTGGATTTCTCTCCTTATTACTCTTTTAAAGCTTATACTGAATCTCCATTATTTTATTTATTTCCTTACAACACTGTTAAATTAATTTTAGAAAGATTTAGTTGTATGCCATTTTTTGAATACTATTTTGAACCATCAGGTAATGATGGTATGGTGTTTTTACAATTTATGCATAGTGATTACAAACAGGGAATGAAATGTAAAACATTTTTAGAGAGATCAATTAAATTCATGAATTATTTTTTAATTTATACAATTATTTATTGTATGTGTATGATTTTTTTCAAAACCGAAAATATAATTTTTATTATATTATTTTTTGTTCTCTTTTTTATCTTTTTAACGCGTTTTTTGAATCCTATTGATGTTCAATATAAATTGTTAAAAGCCAATAGACAAAAAAAATTATCTTAGTGTATTATATAATGAATTCAACCCCATTTGGTGTTAGTGTACCCGGTCCGGTTCAGATTGGAAGTAGTAATAGTGGGATTAATCCTAATATTCCTGACCGTGCAGAACTAGCTTCTACTACTCCTTCGGTTAATTTCAAACCTGCTGTTGATGATAAAGAAAAAGCTGTCAAACCAGGTGATGAACCTTTGCCTATGTATACCCCTCCTGGTTTCTGTGCACAAACAGTATATGGATGTTGTTCTGATGGTATGATAGCAAAAATTGATGAATTTGGATCAAATTGCCCACGATCAAGACCTACAACTACAGGTGGACTTTCATCTCTTTTAGCTGTAAGAGTTATTAATCAATTATTTCCTCCACGTGATCCAAGACCTAGAGTAAGGGTTGAAGAACCTGGATATCGTTAAATTGATACTAATATACTAACACAAATAGAACGTATTAATGATAGCCTGTCTCTTCGTTTTAAAATAAAAAATTTAACAAACCAAATAGCGAAAAAAATCATTAAGATTGACAATAACGTCTTTGCATAATAATTATTTAAATCCATATTATTATGCAAATATTAAATTATTTTAGAAAAAAATGTTTTCTTTATTAATATTATAAAATGCCCGATTGTGAACTTGACGGACCAACATGGGCACAAGCTCGTGGAAACGATAAACCAACACCAATTAAAGGATATATTCCTGTAGGTACCTATTACTATAAGCTTCAAGAGGTAGGTAAATCAGTAGAATCAAGCTCTACATTAGGTGAAAACCCAAATCAAACTATAAGATGTTTGACAAATGATACCTGGAGTGATTACTTACCAGGTAGTTATATTAACTTTATGGGTTCAAAATTTAAAGCTAATGATAAAAATTGCTTTGATGCCGATATTACTAAAGAAATATGTACATTAATTTTACCAAAAAATCCAAGCAATCCACAGCCTATTTCAGAAGATGGAGGTAGTCATTACACTATCAATGGAACATCATTTTACGGAGAAGATACAAAAATTGTTGGTGATTTTGGTAGACTGATCACTCAAGATGGAAGAGCTTTTTATACTGCTCTAGATAAAGTTAATATTATTGAAATTGTATTTATGACTAATGATGATGGCAAACTAAAAGGAAGCGTAGAAGGTAATAAACTAAGAACTGTATTTGTTCATGCTATTGCTCCCGAAAAAAAACCAGAACCAAGAAGAAACTTTTCCGGTCGTCTTTTTGGAGCCCTTTTTGAATAAATTTTTGCATTTACATAATAATTATTTAAATCCATATTATTATGCAAATATTAAATTATTATTCATCCGTTGCAAATAATCGAATCATGTTCACTGCTTCAAGACTATAATCTTGTTTCAAAAATATTTTTTCTATAAAGCTATTTTCTCGCAAACGAATAGAATATTGCTTATTTAGCTGATTACGCCCGATTCTACCCATTGCTTGTATTGTTTTTTCTTGTGTAATGTATTCTAAATCTTTTCCAATGAATCCATGGCAAAATTGATAATTTGTTCCATAAATATAATCCGAACTTGCCAAAATCAAGTACAATTTCTGGTTATCGGCCAAACTTTTCATAATCTCATTATAATCAATATTTCCATGATTAGTCATTACTCCTACACCCATTAAAAGCAATACTTTCCATGTATCTTCCATATCCAATAACATGATTTTTTCAACAATATCATTACTAATATCAGATGTCATTTCATTTGTTTTAACAGTCTTATCTGTCCATTTTTTAATATGATCTTCTGAATTTGGAACATATTTAGACGTTAAATCAATCATCTTCACTTGGCTATTAAGTTCGTCAATTTCTTTTTTTAGTTTTCTTAATTCAGGAGGAATCTTTGCATCTACCGATTGCTTAGCCATTTTATTATCTTTATCAGCATCAGCACCTAGTTTATCTTCGTAAAATTTCTCTTTTTCAGTTATTATTTTTATTAATTTATTATTGTAATCAATGTTTTGAGATAACTCTTTTATTACTGCATCTGGAATTTTGGCTTGTTGAAGTAAGAATAAAGATACTTTTTTAACATCATCCGCCAAATAAATTGTTGGCCCGTCTGTTAGTGTATTTGCATCTTTTGTAGTTAACAAAACTGATGATTTATATTTCTGTTTCGCTATCTTTTTAAAATAATCAAAAATATCCTCCCAAATATCACTGCTAATATTTTTAAGAACCATCAAATAATACTCTTTTATTGAATTCATGGAAATCGTATCAAGATCTTCAAAATAATTTGATATAAAATATTGATCATGAATAATTTCTTCGTATTCGTCTTTTAATTGATCGATATGAAATATAAAATCAACAATAGAATTAAGATCAAAATAACGATAAAGTGTCTTAAACTGATTACAATTTTGGATGCAATTCTGCAATTTTTCAAATGTTTCACAAAATGTATGTGGCATCTCAGAAAAACCTTCTTTATTAATCAATGGTATTGATTTATTACAGTCATGACTAATAATATCACGATCACGGGTATCTGGAAATTTTATTTTAAAATCTTGTATAATTGGATAAATCAACTCTCTAGGAGGTAAAGTAGCTGAACACAAAACAAGATTCGGTATAATATTCTTTGACCAATTATCATGTATGTAAACGTGATTTTCATCTTCTTCTTTATCCATTGTAATAGTTGGTTCGTCCCAATAGGTAATAATATTTTCCCGATCATTAAAAGCAACCATATAGTGCATTGCACATAAATATGATTTAATATCACAAATCATAATTTCTACATTTGAACCATCAGTATGAATAATCTTTTTTTTTCCATCTTTGAATTTAATATGTTTTCCATCATCTTTGCAAAATTTTCTGCCACAAGAACAAAAATCTTTATTAACTCTTTCATGTTTATAATAGGAAGAAGCAGCAAGATAATTAAGTCTAATATCCGATGAATCATTACATCCAAAGGCAAATGCTACTTTTTTATGAAGAGAAATTGCAGATTTTGCCAATGCAAGGCCAACATGTCTTGCTGCGCAAAGGAATATTACTCTATAACCACATGACAATCCTAGAGGACTTAGTGTTTTTCCAGTACCCGTTGGAGCAATATATAAAGCCAATTTAGGATGGTCTCTATTAGAACGAAAGAAGGAAAACAATTGTTTTTGATGATTATAAAGGGTGTAATCTTTAAAGTGGTTCAAAAATACATTGCCTTCTAAAATACTTGGGCAATATTTTACCATTAATGTTAAATCGATCGAATCTTTATAGTCGCTTAACGTTTTTTCAACAAAATTTAAAATGACTTGATTTATATAAAGTATTTTATTTAATCGTAAATAATAGAGTGTATAATAATAATAATAAATATCTGCTTGGTTTTCTTTTTTAATAGCCTTTAAAAGACGTTCTACTACATTAATTAAACAAAATTCAAAAATGTGTTCAATATTTTTCGAAAGATATTTTTTGGAATTATTTATTTTTATTTGCTCACCACTGTTTAAACGTCTTAAACCCATATCTGGATTAGGAGCATCAATTTCATATTTTTTGCATATTTTTTTTACCTTTTCTTCAAAGAACTCTTTATAAAGGAATCCTGTGAAAGCATCATGATTTCCATCAATCTTAAGAAATGAAATTAAGGAAGTCTGATTATTATATATAAAGTTAGGATTATCATAACCCTTAATAATCAAATTCAATATTTCTTTTTCACCACTTGATACGGGACGTTCAACATTGTCCCACTCTAATTTAGTTAATTTTCTCTGAATAAGATCCATTTTATACCTTTCTTTAAATTTTAAATTTTAATTAAATTTTCTTCATTTTTAATTAAAATTGATTGTATTTATATAAACATTAATTCATGTATTAATATAATGAAACGCGGGTCTAGAATTATTAGTATTGATGGGAATATTGGGTCTGGTAAATCAACACTGTATAACTTTTTAAAAGACAAATACAAAAATAATAAAGAAATTGGCTTTGTGGAAGAACCAGTAGATACCTGGAATAAAATTAGAGATGAAAATGATGTACCTATATTAACCAACCTCTATAAAGATACAAATAAATATGCGTTTCGTTTTCAAATGATGGCCTATATTTCCAGATTAAGTCTATTAAGAAAGGCAGTTCTTTCTAATAATTATCAAGTAATCATAACCGAAAGATCGGTATTTACTGATAAAAATATTTTTGCAAAAATGCTTCATGAAGATGGTGCAATCGCTACAGATGAAATGGCAATTTATTTACAATGGTTCGACGAATTTATCAGTGAAGTCTATCCATCTTCCTTTGTCTATGTTCAAGCAACCCCTGAAATTTGTGAAAAAAGAGTAATTAAAAGAGCAAGAGAGGGAGAAAATATTGCTCTATCCTATTTGCAACGTTGTCATGACTTTCATGAAAATTGGTTAGGAAATATGGGTCAAAATGTAGTTATACTCGATGCAAACCTTGACCTATCGAAACACCCAGAAATACATGAACAATGGGCGGAAAAAATAGAGCAACAATTTAACTATAGATCATGTAAATTATATTTTGATGGAGCTTGTCGTGGCAACCCGTCTAACAAACTTGGACTTGGTTTTGTTATATTTCAAAAAAATCTAAAAGTTCTTCATGAATTTAAAAAACCTGTTGAAATTGAAAGTGGAACGAACAATATAGCAGAATATATGGCCTTAATTGAAGGATTAAAATATGTTGTTGACGAAAAAATTGATTATGTAGATGTATATGGTGATTCAGATTTAATTATAAAACAAGTTCTAGGTATTTATAAAGTGAAAGCACTTCATCTTAAACCGTATCATGATATGGTTAAATCATATATTGATCAAATACCCAAAGTTGTTTTTCAACATATTCCTCGCAATGAAAATAGTCATGCAGATAAATTAGCCAATGAAGCACTAGATAATAACGACTAATATTCTAATCCACAAAATGTACAATAACGAAACATTTCTCCATATGGGCCTTCTTCACGTTCATAAATTATATTGTGTCCTGTTATTTTTTCACAAAGATTATATATATCTTGTAAATTTGCTTTTTGTTCTCTATTAACCTTTTCTAATTGCCATAAAATGTCTTGTTTTTTCGCTGCAAGTTCTTTTTGCTTATTTTTTAATTCCTCCATTTTAAAAGATTAATAATTATTTTTTAATATATAATTATTTAATTAACTATATATTTATTTATTTACTTATATTGAGACTTTTTTTGGTTTAAATTTCAATATATCCAACTCTTCTTCTGTTGTTGGAAAATCTTCTTTACCATATATATCTTGCAGTAGCATCCATTCAAACATTCCACCAAGATACATATACACCCTCCTAAAACCTAATTCCTGCAACTGTTTATATTTTTTATACACTGTTTCATCACAATTATTCATCCCATAAATAATAATATTAACTGTATCAACATTATTTTTTAATAAACCATTTATTTTTTCTTCTTCTTGATTAAAAGGTAAAGTATTCAAAATTAAACATGATTGCATTGATAAAGGTAATGTATTTATAATAATTGAACTTGAATTTCTAATATTATTTTGTAAATCCTCATAATTCATATTTATAGTTGTTAACTTATTTCCCATATTTTATTAAACTAATTAATAAAATATGATTAATTTTAAATGCTAATTAAAAGAAACTACTATTTCTACTTCTTCCTTTTTTATACTTTTTGAAGCAGATACAGATAATTCTTCACGTTTTTTTCTCGTTTTTTTATTATCAATTGCACCAGTCGCTAATAAGGCTTTTTTTTTTGAACTACTATTTCTGGAATTCATATCAGATTCAATAACTTCATAGTTATTTTCAATGTAATTAATGACACCATTTTCTATAGCCCATTTAAAGAAATTTAATTGTCCAATTGTTGTTTGAACCTGTGCACCATCTTTATAAGGAATATTAATTCTTTCCCATCTGCAAAAAGGATCAAAACGACGTTTAGAATAAGCTTTTAATTTTAATTTATAATCAATATAAACTTTAAAACGTTTTCCTTTCCATTCATAAACTGTAAAATTTTTCTTTGCATAATTTGTTGCAAACCAATCAATAATACGCAAAGAAATTTTTGTATCACCATTAATAATTTTTAGCATTTGTTCTATTCTCTCTTCAGTGTAAAAACTCATCAATGTATTTAATAATAAATCATTTTGGGTCGAATATAAATTACTTGACATAATACATATAAAAAATACTTTACTTTTATATCTTTTATTATCTAATATTTTCTAATTGTTGATTTGAATTTTTAGGTGTCATAAATTCTTCTTGATTTTGAATATCTTGCAAGTAATTATTCTTTAAAAATGGATTTTGCGTTATATTTCCAATTTTCTCTCTATTATTCATTTTTAAACTATTGGATTCTCTTTTTGTTTCATGAATAACCATTCCATCAGTTAAAACCAAGTTTAAAATCTCATTTCCCATTACTTTATATTTGTCTTTCAATTGAGAACGTTCATGAATTTTATTTTCATTTGCAGGAGCCCATTTCCATGATAAATATTTTTTACTCATATTATATTATTATTAGTAAGAAAATTACTCTAATTTACGTATACATTTAATTTTTTTCGTTTCAATAAATTTCTCTCTACTTAGATTTTTTCTGTCTAAATTACATTTTAGACATGATATAATAGTATTGGCATTTGTATGACCTAAATTATTATCATTTCTTTCCAACGTCCATTGTGAATCTTCATAAGCATAATTATAACATATATAGCATGGTTCTTTACAATAAAAACAAATTAGCTTTGATTCTACTAATTTTAAAATCAATTCATCAAAGGTTATAAAAAAATTTTCACCATAGATTTTATTTTTCTTATCTTGGGCTTTATAACTATTATGTTTAGTTTTTAACAACTGTACCATTGGTTTTATTTTTTCGTCTTTTTCATCATTTTCTAAATAAAGTTTGTTTATTAACATTTGTTGATCTTTATGAGATATATTTTCTTTACCTGTATTTTTTTTCAATTTATTTTGTTTTTCATCCATGAAAACTATTTTTTTCATCTTTTTTATAGAGTAGGACAAAAAAATTAGTTTGTTTACACATGTAATAGAAAAATAAACACATTTACTATGTAAATTTACTTACATTATTGTAATAAAACGTGTTTTTGCATAAAATTTCAAAAGTTTTTTGGAGAAATGGAAAATGGACATTTTTTTTATGTCCAAAATTGATTTTTCCAAAAAACTTTTGTTAAAAAAATGAAAAAATCGGTTTAGACCAACATGGTCTAACCATATTTTAAAGAGGGCTTATTTTGTTATTGTAAAAAAAAATCTCAAAATACTGAAAATTTAGGCGATTTTTATGTAAGTATATAATACTTACAAAATGTCGCCAAAACTCGCCAATAATTTTCACTGTATTTTATGTGATTATAAATGTAGCAAACAAAGTGATTACAATAAGCACCTAATTACACGAAAACACCAAATACTTACAAAATACTCCGGAAAAGTCGCCAAAACTAATGATTTTCAATGTGATTGTGGAAAAGTTTATAAACATAGACAGAGCTTAAATAATCATAAAAAAAAATGTAAACATATTGAATATAAAGCACCTGATATAAGCTTTCAAGAAGAAGATCCTTTATTAGTAGAATTAATTAAACAAAATAAAGCATTACAAGATACCTTAATAAATCAACAAAAAGAATATCAAGAAGAAATAAATAATTTGATTCCATATATAGGAGATAAAACAATTAATAATAAGATTAATATTAATGTATTTTTGAATGAAACATGTAAAGATGCAATTAATATTGGTGATTTTATGAAATCATTGCAAATAACAATTGATGATCTAGAAATAACAAGAGAGAGAGGATTATTAGAAAGTGTAAATAATAAAATATTATGTGGTTTAAATAGTATGGATCTAGAAAAAAGACCTATTCATTGCACAGATCAAAAGCGGAAAATTATGCATATAAAAGATAATGATATGTGGGAAAAAGATGATAATAATGATAAATTAAAGAAGTCAATTGATTATATTGCGGAAAAACAACTATCTGAATTTAGTGTTTGGGAGAAAGCTAATCCAACATTTATGGAAACAAATGAGGGTCAAAAAAAGTATGTGCAATTATTATCAAATATTACGAAAGATATAGATGAAGAACGTGATAAAAATAAGATAATACAATCCATTGCGAAAAAGGTAATTATTTAAAAGTAAAAATGATACTATTTAAATCTTCATTAATAGAGTAATATAATGTATATTAATGAAGTACCTAACTTAGATAATATCTACGATTATTTTGATTTTGTACTTGATAAAGAAGAAGATCATTATAGTTTAGAGCATAATGAATTAGTAGCCATACATGAGTCTTGTCTAGAATTAATAGATGAATATATGCAAAATCATATTTTAACCATGAAAAATAGTGATTTTGATGATACGTTAAAAGAATATGTAATTACCAATATGAGTATAATATTAGTAGAAATAGTAAAAGAAGATTTACATGATCTTCTAGAAGAAGTGTTTTTGTTTATTAAAAACTACTATTTTTCTCAAATTATTCCACCAAGATCGTATCGAAAAACTTTTATTAGGACAAAACCAAATATAGATGCTATTTCAAAAAAAATAGAATATATTAAAAGCAAACCGCAGCCGGATCAAAGAACAGAAGAATGGTATTATTTTAGACATAATTTGTTAACTGCAAGTTCTATTTGGAAAGTATGGGGAAGTGAAAGTATGCAAAATCAAATTATTTATGAAAAATGCAAAGAGTTGAATGTAGAAAAATATAATTCTGTTAATACTGAATCATCTTTGCATCATGGACAAAGATATGAAGAAGTATCTGTAATGTATTATGAACATGTTTATAAAACAAAAGTAGAAGATTTTGGTTGTATTAAACACGACGATTATTATTATATTGGAGCGTCCCCAGATGGAATAAATGTAGATCCCGATAGTCCGAGATATGGAAGAATGTTGGAAATAAAGAATCCTTCTAGTCGTGAGATTACGGGTATTCCTAAAGAAGAATATTGGATTCAAATGCAGGTACAAATGGAGACATGTGATCTAAACGAATGTGATTTTTTGGAAACAAAAATTTGTGAATATGAAACGGAAGAAGAATATCAGAATGATATTGATACCGAGTTTAAAGGAATAATTATCTATTTTATGAAAAATGGAAAACCTCATTATGAGTATATGCCTTTCACAATTAAAGGCGCCGAGGAACAAGATAAATGGATAAATAGTATGATTGATAAACATGCAGAATTAACATGGATAAAAAATATTTATTGGAAAATAGAACAAGTAAGTTGTATTTTAGTTCTTAGAAATAAAGAATGGTTTAAAAAATCGAAAGATCAAATAAAGAAAATATGGGAAATTATTGAAAAAGAGCGAATTGACGGTTGTCTCCATAGAGCTCCTAAAAAAAATCAGCGCAAACGATCTAATTCATCTGTAGAGATAGATGGTACGCAAACATTTTCAGAGTGTTTAATCAATGAAGAATTATTTTGCAAAGAGAGTGGCGATATTTTAAAAGGTGAATTAAAAATAGAAAAAAATATTGGTGAACAGTTTGTTGATTTATCTTATAATAATAATATTATAGGATAATTATACTTTGGAATTGTAATAATTTACTCTTGTTTTTTTACAGTCTAGAGAGATCATAGGTGGTGGTGAAGAAATGTTGGGGGTTTTATTATCATAAATGCCACCACACATTCCTGCTGGTGAACATTGACCATTATTTGGTGTTGCCCAATAGCGAACATTATTGGTGAATTGATCATAACTAGATCCAAAAACTGGATAAAATGGCCAATTTTGTTCAGACCCATTTTTAGTATAACCGGCATTTTTTTGAACAGGAAAATCATTTATTAAAATAGGTTCATCTACAGACTCTGGATAAGTACCTGGTAAAAGATTTGCCATTGATTCAGTCATTTTGCGTTGAAAGAACACCTGTCCTGCAACAGCAATAACAACCATAAAAATAAGGAATAATTCAGATTTAAAAGTATTTTTCGCCATTTTGTTATATATATTCTATATACATTTTTATATGAAAAATATATAAAATTAACTCATTGTTAATTCTATATAATATGCAAGATGATATGTATGTTTTAAAACGTAATGGAGAAAGAGAAATTATGGCATTTGATAAAATATTACGTCGCATGAAGAAAATTGGGGCGGAATATAATATTCATCTAAACTATTCATCATTGGCTATGAAAGTTATCGATCAATTATATGATAATATTTCAACAACAAAAATCGATGAATTAACAGCTGAGCAATGTGCTTCATTAAGTACTCAAAAATTGGAATATGGACGTTTAGCTGGTTTAATCAGTATCAGTAATTTGCAGAAAAACACTGATAGTACTTTTTTTACAGCTATGGAAAAATTATATACTTTTAAAGACAAAAATAATATACAGTCATCTTTAATTTCAAATGAATTATGGAGTATTGTTCAAGATAATCATGAAGAGATTGAAACGATGATTGATTATCAACGCGATTACTTAATTGATTTTTTTGGGTATAAAACACTTGAAAGAGCTTATCTTATGAGTATTGATAGTAAAATAGTGGAACGTCCTCAACACATGTGGATGCGTGTCGCTATTGGTATCCATGGTGAAGATTTAAAAAGTGTAAAAGAAACATATGATTTAATGTCTCAAAAATACATGACTCATGCTACACCAACACTTTTTAATGCAGGAACTCCGAAACCACAATTAAGTTCTTGTTATCTTCTTGCATTAGAAGATGATAGCATTGAGGGCATATATAATACATTAAAAGATTGTGCAAAAATATCGAAATGGGCAGGCGGAATTGGGTTGCATATTCATAATTTGCGTGCGTCAGGTAGTCATATCAGAGGTACAAATGGAACTTCTAATGGTTTAGTTCCAATGTTAAGAGTATTTAATAATACAGCACGCTACGTAGATCAAGGAGGGGGAAAAAGAAATGGAAGTTTTGCCATCTACTTAGAGCCATGGCATTCTGATGTGGAAGATTTTTTAGAAATGAGAAAAAATCATGGAGATGAAGAGATGAAAGCGCGTGATTTATTTTATGCTTTATGGATCCCAGATCTTTTTATGGAAAAGGTAGGCGAAAATGGTGATTGGCATTTATTTTGCCCTGATGAATGTCCAGGTTTAACTGATCTTTATGGTGAAAAGTTTAAGCAATTATATAATAAATATGTTGACGAAGGAAAATTTAGAAAAAAGATGAAAGCGCGTGATTTGTGGTTTAAAATATTAGATAGCGAAATGGAAACAGGTACACCCTATTTATTGTATAAAGATGCATGTAATCAAAAATCAAACCAACAAAATCTAGGCACAATAAAATCATCAAATCTTTGCACAGAGATTATTGAATACTCTGATTCAAAAGAAACAGCTGTATGTAATTTGGCCAGTATTTCATTGAGTTCTTTAGTAGAGGAAGATAAAACATTTAATTTTGATAAATTAGTTGAAATTTCCAAAGTACTAACCAGAAATTTAAACCGAGTCATTGATATTAATTTTTATCCAACAGAAAAAACACGATATAGCAATTTTTTGCATAGACCTATTGGAATAGGAGTGCAAGGTTTAGCAGATGTATTTGCATTAATGGATATAGCATTTTATAGTGAAGAGGCGAAAAAATTAAATAAAGAAATATTTGAAGCCATTTATTTTGGATCTATGGAATCATCTATGGAAATTAGTAAGGAACGTGGAATTTATATGAATAAGATTAAAGAAATAGTAGGAACCTTGAGTGATACTCATAGTGGTTCAATACCATATATGAGTATTCATAATAATGAAATATCAAAAGATCAATGGGAAAAAATAAATCCACAATATGAAGAATTAAGAGAGTTAAGTGGAAGTTTATTAGGAGCTTATAGTTCTTTTAAAACATCTCCATTAGCAAAAGGAAAATTTCAACATGATTTATGGAATGTAAGTCCAGATTCAGATAAATATAGTTGGAATAAACTAAGGGAAGAAGTTATGAAATATGGTGCCCGTAATTCTTTATTAGTAGCTCCCATGCCAACTGCCAGTACGTCTCAAATTCTTGGAAATAATGAATGCTTTGAACCGATTACAAGTAATATTTATACACGTAGAACAATTGCCGGCGAATTTATAATGGTTAACAAACATTTAATGAAAGAATTGATAGATATGGGACTTTGGTCAAATGATATTAAAAATAGTATTATTGAAAATAAGGGAAGTATTCAACATATAGAAGGATTAAGTGAACATATTAAAAATAAATATAGAACTGTTTGGGAAATTCCAATGAGACATTTAATTGACATGGCAGTAGATAGGGGTGCTTATATTTGTCAAAGTCAAAGTCTTAATTTATGGATAGAAGATCCTAATTATAATATTTTAACATCTATGCATTTTTATGGATGGAAAAAAGGATTAAAAACGGGAATCTATTATTTGCGCAGAAAAGCAAAACACCAAGCCCAACAATTTACAATAGATCCGGAAAAGAAAGAAAAAGCGCAGGAGGAAGAAGAAGAAGAATGTCTAATGTGTGGTGCTTAAAAACAACAAAACCAAGATCTCTTTTTTGGTGGTAAAACAGTATTTGGTTCTGCAGGAATTGTAGCTACTCTTTTTTTAAATGATTTTAAAGAGTTTTTGATGAATGATGGCCTTCTTCTAGATACTTCTATAATATTATTTCCGTCGTCATCACTGCTGCTGTAATCATATTGTTGTTCAGACATAATTTGCGAAGGTTTTTTAGGTACATGTTGAGGTACAACTATAAAACTATCGTTGTCAGTAAAAAAACTTTCCATTGTATGTATATCTGTATATACATATAATTATACTATTTTCTTAATAAATTTTGCAATTTCTTTGTTTTTCTTTGTAATGTCTCTGTCGTAAAGAATTTTACAATAACACCGAAGACAAATAACAATATCGGTTAAAGCGTCGTGTAAATTCTTTGGTTCTTTTTTAAATAGATATACATGTAATTCATTTAAGGTTGGATATTTAAAATATTTCTCATTATTTAAATTTACTTTTTCAATTTTACAAATATCAACACTATTTTTCATGGTACAAAATTCAGGTTTCCACTCTATATTAATAGATCTTCTATAACATTCTACATTCATCATTTTTTGATCAAATTCCACATTATGACCCACAACGATATTACATTCGTTCATGTGTTCTATAAATTTGTTAATAGCAATAGTCATGCTTATTCCATTTTTTTCTAAGAATTCTTTGCTAATTTTATGAACATTATAGCTTTCTTTTGAAATTTTAATATACGTTCTTATCTTTATATAGTCATTTTCTTGGGCAATAATTTCATTATTATCAAGATCCCAAACAATATAACTAAGTTGTAAAATATGTGGCCATTCTGATGTTTTATATATAGAAGAGTACTTATTTTTCGGCAATCCTGATGTTTCTGTATCAAATACTAATAGTTTCATCTTTGTATTATTTACTTGAAAAAAAAATACTTATTTAAAAATCATTTTTTATTATAATTGAAAAGAGGGACAAAATATAAAATGATGATTATTATTATTTTTTCTTACATTGATTGATAATGTGGAATTATTAAATAATATTGGATTATAATTTTTTATTGTTATTCTTTTATCTCTATTAGGTTGAATAACTTGTTGATCAAGTAAACTTTTAGTAATTAAGAAATTTCCAGCAAATAAGTGTGGATTTTGTTCTAGATAATGTAAATATTCATCAGTTGAATTTATTGTTTGCAAATCACTTAACATATTAACCATTTCCTTTTTATCATTACTTTTGATGATTGTTAAAAATATTGGATTTTCTAAAACAACTTTTTGTTTATACCAATTAGATGATATAAATTGACCGGCTTGTTCATCATCTGATAAAAGAAATGAACGCTGGGAAACTTTTATTTCATTATTGCAAAATATTCCCAAATAATATGTGTATGGAATTGTTGTTAGTTTATTCATTTTATTGTACTATTTAAACTATTATTTAAATTTCATTTTTATATAAATAAAATATATAATGAAATTATCAAAAAAACAGAAAATGATTGGGCAAAGTGTATTGCTTTGGATTACCGTTATAATAATTTTAGTAGAATTATATGAAAAATATGGATATGTTCTTGAATATTTTTTAAATCGATATGCTTTTTATTCAGTAATGAAAATGCCATCTACTCCTGGTGGATTAAATTTATTACTTTACTCTAATTCCACAATGAGTTTAACAGGAGATCATTTAGGATATGGTCGACCTAGTTTAAAGAAATTTTTAGGTGATTTTGGTGTTAAAAAGGTTCTTTGTATAACCTATGCTTGGCCAAATATGCGTGGAGGACGCAACACAGGTGAAGGAACTAAATTTTTCAAAGAGAGTGCAGAACCTGCATTTAATAAAATCGGATTACAAGCTGAAATGTTGAATACTGAAGCCTCTTTTAGTGAACAAATAAATCAAATTAACAGAGCAGAAGCTTACTATATGAATGGCGGAAATACTTTTTGGTTAACAAAGAGTCTTCAAAATCCTGGAATCATGGAGGCTTTGCAAACCAAAGTACGTAATGGTACACCTTATATTGGCGCTAGTGCTGGAACAAATGCTACTTGTCCTACTATGCAAACAACAAATGATATGCCTAATGTTTGGCCAACTACTTCCAATACATTAGGTTTAATTCCTTTTCAAATCAATGTACATTATAATGATTTTACCGTTGGTCATGGATTCGGTGGTGAATCACGAGAATTGCGTTTAAATGAATATTTAGAAGCAAATCCTTATATGGATGTGTTGGCTTTGCGTGAAGGTTCAATGTTGCATGTTAGTGGAAATCAGGCGGAAACATTAGGTATGCATTCAAGAAAATCCATTCATTATTACTTAAATAGTGATGGAACTTTGGGAAAGAAAATTATTTCGGTGGGTAGTGATGTATCCTTTTTGTTAAAATAAATATTTATCTCTCTCTATATTATAAAGATGGACAGTAGAGAAAATGTGTTTAAATCTTCGCCAAATATTTGCGCTGTTGGTGTTATTAAAACAGTAGCAAATGTTGCTACATTAGCACTTTCATTAAACGGTTTGAAAAAAAAAGAATATGCTGCTGAAGATTCTATTATTTTATCTCTTAGAGATTTAACAAATTGGGCACTGCAAATTCCACAAACCCTTTTAACAATAAAGAGAAGAGAACTTTCACAATCTGAAACAAGTGAAGAAGGACCAACCACCGGAGTATACAGTATTGACTTTAGTCCAGATAAAAAAACATTGGCTTCCGGTAATTTAGATAATATGGTAAGAGTATGGAATGTAGATACAGGCAAATTAGTAAAAGTTTTGGATCAGCATTCAGAACCGGTGTATTATGTGCGTTATAGCCCTGATGGAAAAACTTTGGCTGCAAGTAGTAAAGATAAGACAACAATAATATGGGATACAGAAAAATGGAATGTAATGTATACATTAAAAGGACATAAAAAAGCAGTATTCAATATTCGTTATAGTCATGATGGAAAAACATTAGCGACGGCCAGTGATGATAACACAACAATAATATGGGATTTAGCAACAGGAAAAATTTTACATGTATTAAGAGGACATACAGCATCAATATATGATATTTATTATAGTCCTTGTGGTACAAAATTAGCATCATGCAGTTTAGATAATACAACAAGAATATGGAGTGTAGATTCAGGAGAATGTTTACAAATATTAGGAAAGGTTGAAAAATAAAAATATTCTCAAATTGCCGAAAAATTAAATCACTTTGCATTCTAAGATGGTTATAACCACGACAAAAGATTAGATATATATCCTTTTTATTAAAATAAATTATTTATCTCTCTCTATTATAAAGATGAATAATACAAATGTACGTGCCGTTAATATGGTCAAAACTTATAAATAAAAAATTATGCTGCCTTCTTTATCCTTTACAATACTGCTCCAACAATCCTTTTGCAGCTTTGGAAGAGTGTAGCGAAACTAATCCTTCAAAGCTTCCAGCCATAACAATTTGTGGTTCCTGTCAATAATTGCAGTCGTATATTTTTTTCTCTGTTAATAGTATAATGTCTAGTCAAACCGATAGATGCGGAGAAAATTATTGCGATCAAAATCTTTTAGAAAAAATAATTTGCAATGCAAAAGAAAAAGGAGAGGTTGGAAACACGGTCGCGTTTGCCCTTTTAACAGCAGGAATTGCTCCTGCGTTTGTAATTGCACTAACCAAATCAATACGTGAAAAGAAGATTGCAGAGACACTACCAGCTGCTAGTTTAGCATTAGCGGGTTGGGGATTAGAGGTTGTAAGAAGTGTTAGAGAAATTAGAAAAAAATGTAATAACCAAGAGCCAGAATTAGGCGCTGATGAAGATTCAAGTGATTCTGATTCTGAGTCTGAGTCTGAGCCACCAACAGAACTACAACAAGATGTTGAAACAATATTAAATAAATTTTGTAGTGAAACTCAATGCTCAAAATTGACATGTAAAGCCATTAGCTATAATCCGCAAGATAATTCGGGAACATTTGAGCTTTATGCTTTAATTGAGATAATTTATTATAATGAGAAAGTAGGATCATTTACATTAACCAGTGATGAAATGAAAAACATTAGGTCAATAATAAAAAATCCAACAGACAGTAATGAATACGATGCAAAAAATAATACTTTACTTTATGCCGAAATAAAAAAAATAATAAAATATATTAATGATGAACCTTCAAATAAACCTGGCAACCCTAATAGAATTATTATTGGGAGTAATTTTTCTACTAAAAATGAAAAATACCCAAACGGGGTAGTTGGATTTATTGCTAAGCAACCATTTGTACCATCAGAAGTTTTATGTAATAAAGGTAAACTCCAACTCCAAGTTTAATAATTTTTACAAATACCATACGTTTTACGATGCCACTGACTAATTCCGTGATTTTTAATACCATCCAAGTGTGCCTTGGTCCCATAACCTTTATTCTTATTTAGACCATAATGTTCATCCAAATAAGAATGTTCTTTACAAAGATCGTAAATATATTGATCACGGCTAACTTTAGCTAAGATAGAGGCAGCAGCAATGGCCGTATATTTATTATCTCCTCCTTCAATGCATTTAAAAGGCAAAAACGAAAGATCAGATGCTCTCATATAAGGTCGAAAGTCATTTCCATCCACAAGTAAATAATATTTTTCATTTAGATTTCCTTCTAGTTCCATTTTTTCAATAATTTCATCAATACACCGATGCATACATTTTAAGACAGCTTGTCGAATATTCAAAGAATCAATTGTCTCTGCTTCTTCATAACATACACTCCAACAAATAGCATTTTCTTTAATATAGTCAGCCGTTTCTTGTATTTTTTTTTCAGAGGAGAATTTTTTCGAATCTTTCATTTTTGAATGATCGAAACTATCGTCTTTAGGAAGGATGGCGGCCGCGACATATAATCTTCCAAACATGGGCCCCCTTCCGGCTTCATCAATTCCTATTTCTAATAAATGAGGATTGTCATGATAATATTCTGACAAAATATGTTTTACTCTCTTTTTTTTAGGATTTTCGTCCATCTTTATTTAACAATAATATTTATAAATTATTTAACTTCAATTATTTATTTTTTCCTTGTATAAATTATACAATGAAACTAAATGCATATGGTTTATTTTTAATATTATTATTAGCATTAATACTTTGCTCATTTTTTGGTTGTAGATATCGTGAAGGTTTAACATCTAATACTTTTACTGGTCCTGAAGGAAATCAAGCTACTGTTTACACCGCAGAAAGCGGAAGAAAAGCTGTAGCTAAAGATGATACATTGTATTATAATTCTGATTACAATAACAGTAGCAGCAGCAATAACAGTAGCAGCAGCACTAGCACTAACAATGGAGATTATAGTTCAACTACCTATACAGGACCACAAGGAAATCAAGCAACAGTTTACACTGGACCAGAAGGAAACAAAGCAGTTTCCACCAATCCAAGTACTAATACTAATAATGACGATATTGATGATTATGATGTAAATACATATACAGGTCCAGCTGGAAATCAAGCTACTGTTTATACAGGACCACAAGGAAATCAAGCAGTGGTTGCAAATGAAGGCATTGCCCGTTCTCAGATTCCTCCAGGACAAGAAGATTTGTATATTTTAAAATCAGAAATAGTACCTCCTGTATGTCCAGCTTGTCCTCAAGCTGCAGCATGTCCAAGACAAGAACCTTGTCAACCATGTCCACCATGTGCTCGTTGTCCTGAACCAGCATTTGAGTGCAAGAAAGTTCCAAACTACAACAGTTCTAATGATCAATTTTTACCAAGACCTGTAATGGCTGATTTTAGTCAATTTGGTCTTTAATCATATTAAATAGATATCATATGATCTATTTAATATGGCAAGCTTTAGCGAAGAAATTAATTTATGTATAAATATGGACTGTGAAAGGTTTCCACCCGATTGGGATGAAGAAGAAGATACGGAAGATACATATAGAGAGGGACAATGGAAAAAATGTTGCTTATGTGATGGTTATTTTGACGATGATGGATTAGGAGATATTTTATTTATTGAAGAAGAACCAAATAATACTCGCGCATCTTGTAATTTATGCGGAAAAGACAAAAATATTGTTCAGATGAAAGGAACTGGTCAATATATTTGTGAAGCTGCTTGCGATGAAAGCAGTGCAGAAGAAGACAGTGGTGCAGAAGAAGACAGCAGCGATGAAAAATCGGATATCATTTATACAAAATATGTTTGCAAATATTGTGGATTTACACAGGTAAAAGATGATCCAGATTGCCCAAAGTGCGGAAAAACGTTTTGTATGTTAGCTAGTCAAGAAAGTGAAAAATAAGTAATTACAAAATTTGGCTCAACTTAACCACATAAAATGATAAAAATTTCAGATTAAATTCTGACGTGGCACGGTAATAGTTTTATCTTTAAAAAAAAGTTAAAGATAAAATATGTTTTCTTTTTATAATGTACTCTACCGCTATTGTTCTACTAGCCAATTTGGCACTTGTTTGCAGTTTTTCTTTTCATGGAGCTACTGCACCATTAGGTGTATTTGATCCTTTTAAGTTTCAAGAAAAAAATTCTCTTACCCAATTAGCACGTTTTCGAGAAGCAGAACTTAAACATGGACGTTGGGGAATGATATCTGCTCTAAGTATCCCTTTGATTGAATCAAAAACCCATACTCCTGCTATTCATGAATTCGACCATCTTCCAGACAATACAAAACTAGGAATTGTTGGCATGATTCTTGTAGGAGAATTTGGAACCATGTTGAAAGGATGGGAAAATCCGTTTCAAAATGGTACAAGCAATTATTTTAAATTAAAAAACGATTATCAACCAGGTGATTTTGGTTTTGAAACATCAAATCCAGATGATGTAGATAAAGCAAATAAAGAATTAAACAATGGAAGATTGGCCATGATTGCGTCTCTTGGTATGATTGCTCAAGAATTGGCAACAAATAAACCTCTTTTTATTGCAAACACTTTTTATTAACTAAGATATTTTCCATATTCTTTTAAAAATAATGGTTCCAATAAACTTAATATAGTATTTACATTGTCAACTAACTTACCTTTTGAACATTCATCATTGATAAATGGATTAAATTCAGCAATATCAATATTATAGATGTTATGACAACTCAAAAGGTAAGTTAAAAGGGTTTTAAGAGGATAAATATTTGCTCCATTTTTAGAAATTGTTCCTGTATGAGGAAAAATATTAGGATCAATAACATCTACATCGATAGAAAGATGAACAGGATATTGAACACGAACAAATTGTTGAATTTTATAAATGGCTTCTGGTGCGTCATTATTAAGTTCATCAGATGTTATAAATGGTATATTATATTTATACAGTATCTTTTTTTCAAATTCGTCCATATCTCTAAGTCCAACATAAAATAAATTTTTAAATTGTAGATGATTTTTAATAAAAGAATATTTTTTATATCTATTATCTAATCCAGTTAAAAATGAAAGTGGCATTCCATGCTTATTGCCCGTTTTCGAAGAATCAATTGTATTAATATCAGCATGAGCATCTACCCAAACAACTTTTGTATTTGGATTTTGATTTAAGGAATGAGCAATAGTAGCAATCGACATGGAATGATCTCCTCCAAGATTTATTCTTGATTCATGTAGAGGAAGTGATTGATTCATTTTATAAAGATTATTAATATTTGTATGAAAAAAGGAAGGATTATTATTACAATCAACTGGAAGAATATTATATTGATAATTTGGATATTTATGTAGCAAGTGAGCTAACATTAAAGCTGGTCCGTGTTCTACACCAATTTTGGTTTGACCCAAACGGTGAGGAAAACAAATAATATTCCTTTTCATATAATTTTTATACAGACATCTATTTATATAAAAATTATAAAACATTTATTTTTTAGATTTTCTTGCTCTGGTTTTTCTAGCTTTTTTTGCTTTTTTTACTCTTCTTGTTTTTTTAGCTTTCTTACCTTTTCTGGTTTTCTTTGCTTTTTTTCCTTTTCTAGCTTTTCTTGTTTTTTTCTTTGCTCCTCCAGAACTGGATTTTGCTGCGAAAAAATCAGTGATTTTAGTTTTTTGTGCTGATAATTTTGCATTATTTTCTACAGCTGCATCAGCTTCAGTTTGTGTTGCCATTTCACCAGAAGTAGGTGGTGGGGATCGCATAGCTTCTTCAACCATTACGCGAGCATCAGCAATGTATCCACATAGTAATTTCAAAACTTCAGATAATTTTTCATATACTGTACCTGGAACTCCAACAACAGTATTTTTAGCATAAGTTGCAGCATCAGTAATTGATTTAATATTAAAATAGGCAAGTAATGAAGTTAAGGCAGTAACTGTTAAATTATTTTGAATAGCATCAAAGACAGCTTTAATAATAGCAGTACTATTCCAATTTACAGCTGCATCTACACCACTAATTAAACCATTTAAAAAACTTGTAATTTGTCTGCTTATTGAATTAATTAACAATTCTATTCTTATATTAGTTTCCCTAGGAACATATCCAAATACATTTGGCATATAGGAAAGTACAAATTCACCAAGCCTATCTCTATTATAGATAAAAACCATGAAAATGGTAAGTAAAGCTGCAGCATCTTTTTTAGTACAATCAGCACCTCCGCGTTTTCTTCTCTTTTTTTTACCGCCTGAAGGAATATCCATCGCTCCTTCACTTATTTGAACTTTGTCTAAAGTCTGTTTTAATATTTCGTCTGCTTTTTGACCTGAAGGGGTGGAAAGGTTAATCCCATTGTCTCTATTAAAATCTTCAAACGCTTGATAAATATTAACGACTCTATCTACCATAGCTTCTCTGTCCTGATCAGAATACTTAGTATCCCCTTTCATACTACCTAAAACTCCTGCGGCTTCCTCATCACTAAGATCGGAATTATTACTTTTTTTACTTGAACTAGGATTCTCTAATGATTCCTGACCAAATGCATTTATTGATTCATTTCTACCTCTTTTTGTTCCAGACATTTAATATAAATTATATTCATAAAAAAAAATTTATATTTCTCTTTTCTTTATACATTTTTCATCCATTTGAAATGTTTTACATTTTTTCTCTTGAGGAACAATTTTTATAACACACTTTGCTTTTTTTCCATATAATGGTTCTGTACATCCCTTTTCTTTTTTTGTTTTCCTAAACTTGAAGAGCTTTGCCTTTTCAGTTGTACAACGCGCCCTAAAATGTTCATAGCGATCTCGCACTTGGCAATAGGTAAGACCAGATTTCTTATTTAGCATTTTATTTATATGCTCATGAAGTCTATAAACATAATAGGAAAAGGTATATCTATTTTTCATATGACACATTTTCAAAGGAACGGCTTTGAAATTTTTTTCTAAATTAATTCGACAATATTTACAAGGTAAAACATGTTGAAGTTGTAATATGAAATTTCTATAATCTCTCTTTTCTTTTTCTGTTGGTTTGTTTGGATAATTAAAACTTATTGTATGAAGACTGTGCCACATACTGGGCCCCCATACACTTGTTAACATTCCATCTGCACTAACATAATCTTTATTTGAATAGGTTTTCTTTTTGGTCTTATTTTTATTTTTTATATATTTTTTATTTTTTTTGTATGATTTAGCCATCTTATATTATATATATATAATATAATGTCTTCTTTTACAGGAACTTTAGTTGGAGAACTTTTACACTCATTAAAAAATAATGAATCAGAAGAAAAAATAGTTTCTATAATTAAAAGACTAGAACAACTTGAAAAAAATGCTGAAAGAAAAGTTTTTGAGGCTGAAACATTTGAAAGATCGCAAAAATATCAAATGATGAACGACAATATAATTTTAGATGGCCAAAGATTTAAAACGAAGATTCTTAAAGTTAAAACAAGAGAAAAGACTTATGCCCATATTCTTGTTCCAGTCCAGCAACTAACCTGCTGTATTGATGAGAAAAATTTTTCCGGAAATTGTTGCACAGACAATCCTTGTGATGCTTGTCCTTATGGTAAAGGTAAAGGTATCCCAGCATCCAGTGATAATGGAGATTTAGTAATAGAAGATGGAGTATCAATTAATTTAAGAAAAACCACTAGTAAACCATGTGAAGGTTGTGATTGTGGAAAAGCAGATAATATAAGTCTTGATATTGAAGATATGGCATATGCATAAATTAATTATATGTATAAATTATTTATAACATTATAATAATATGGATACATCGAGATTATTTTTAGACTATAATAAAAATTTAAAAACAGTTGATCTATTGTTTATTTTTTCCTTAGTATTGGTAATAGTTTATTTTTTTAATCCAATACCATTAAAGGCGCGAAATAAATTTTTATTTAAAATGATAATCATATTTTTAATTACTACTACGGTTTATAAAAAAATAATATGTACAAAAGATTTACTAGAGATTAATGATTTATTTACAAATGAAAAATATTTACAAGTGAAGCATCATTTTATCTATAGTGTTTTTTTTTCAGTACTATTGATTTTATTTTCATTTTTTGTTTGCTATCATGTTTTTTAGAAATACGTACATTTTTATAATATTTCATGTTATATTATATAAATGAATACTAAACAAACAACTAGTAAAATAAGTGATAAATTAAAAGGCGCAACCACTTCTTTAGGCAAAAATTATAAAGTAATAATTATAATTATTCTATGTGCCCTTTTTATTTTAGCAGCTTACTATGTATTTAAGAATTATGTCCAACCAAAAATTAATAAAGATTATAAACCTAATCGTGAATTTGATGAAACAGTTAGCAGTCAAAGTGATGTTGGAGTAGCCGATGTTTACATGTTTAAGGTAGATTGGTGCCCACATTGCAAAAAGGCTTTACCTATTTGGGAACAATTTGCAAGTGAATATCAAGACAAAAAAATAAATGGTTATAGACTTAACTTTATTCTTGTTGATGGAGAAGCAGATCCTGATACTACAGATAAATTTAATATTGAAGGTTATCCAACTATTAAATTAGTAAAAGATAATCAAATAATTGAATATGATGCAAAACCAGATCGCGATACATTATTACAATTTTTAAATAGTACACTATAAATAAAATAAATAATAGTAATGGCATTATTTATTTTAATCTTTTTTTTTCTGATCATTGATGAAATTCTCTCCAATTTTTAATCCTTTTTGAATTAAATCTTGGCGTATTGTTTTGTCAGAAAATACATTGAATAAATCGCTTGCAGATTGAGCCGTTTTATTAAAATCTACGTGTATTGATTTAACCTTTTTCATTTTTTCATTCATTTCCTTATTGTCTTTTTCATTTATTATTTTTTCCATAAGAACTGTAATTAATTTCCATAATAAGTGCATGGCCAAATCAAAAAGATTATAATTAATGACATCATTAGGTGCCGCTTCATTATAATCATGTACTATGGCCAACACCTCTTCTGGTTGAATGTCTTCTCGGCTTTCTAGACATTCACGGATAGGCGTGTTTGCAAAAATTCCCCCGTCAATAAATAATTCATCGTTATAAGAGATTGGTTTAAATATAAAAGGTATAGCTCCACTTGCACTTATAGCATCAATTAATTTCATATCTGGATAATTATAATGCGATAATGCTACTGCTGAAAGATCAGATTCTCTAGTTGCATAGAGATAAAAATCTATTTTAGAAAATTCATAAAATTGTTTCAAAGTTATATCTACTTCCAAATTATTAGCTAGTAAAATAGGACTAACATATTTTACGAAACAATCATCCGACATAATATTGTTATGAGATAGTATATTAATAATTTTATTAGGATCAATATAGAATATTTTATCAAAATGACAATTCGTCATGTAATCTCTATATATTTCCCAATTATTTTTCAGAGCTATGGTTAAACCGATAAATGTACCTACACTAGTTGCATGTATAGATTCGATATTTTTTAAATCAATATAATCATTTTGGCAAATATATTCAATTATACCATAATCTATAAACCCTGTTGGGCCACCCCCTGGAATAACTATATGTTTTATCATTTTATTTAATATAAGCGTATTTTTTAATATATTTTTTTTCTACATTTTATGTAATATGAATATTTTTACACTTAAGGATAATAATGAAAATGTTAGTGACAAAATAAATTTAGACGATTTATACGAAACAAAGAGAGAAACAGATGAAATGAAATTAAATTTGTATAATCGTATTTTAAATCGCATTCATGAGAGAATTAAAATAACGGCTCGCCAAAAGAAAAAAGAACAATTTTGCTGGTATGTAGTGCCTGAAATTATGGTTGGTGTTCCAAAATATGATTCCCATGAATGTACTATGTATATTTTGCAAAAATTAACTGATAATGGATTTCAAATAAAATATACTCATCCAAACCTTTTATTTATAAGTTGGGCTCATCATGTACCGTCATATGTAAGAAGTGAATTTAAAAAGAAAACAGGTATAGCAATTGATAATAAAGGATTTAAAATAAATGAAGAAAATGATGGTGAATCAGGATCAAAAAATGAATCGCCTGGAGACATTAATAGTTTATTAGTTAATAATAAATCAAAATCTATTCAAGTAAAGAAAGATTATAAATCTATTGATAATTATAAGCCAAGTGGAATTTATAATAATGATTTGTTTGAAAAATTAGGAGAGAAATTGAAAAAATAAATATTTATTTCTTTTTAATTAAATTTACAACCTCTCCTCGTACTTTTTGTAAATAAATCATTACAGCATCAGTAAGGAACTGTGTCATAAGTAAAAACAGTGCACATGAAAAAACAATGCGTCGATCAAATTTTCTAAAAGGTTCTTTTTTTAAAGGATTAAACCTCCATAGCAGGAAAATTGATACATATAGTTTTAAAAACTTTTCCAAGGATGATAAATATTTTGGAGCAGTTGCAGAGATGCCAAGTAAAACAATGAAAAAAAGTACATAAGATGAATAAAGGCCATAAATAAAGATTTTTTCATGATGATTGCGAATAAAGTCGATCATATATATATATTATTACATAAAATATGGTAAAATTATAAAAAAAAATATTATATTATTTTATAATGGTAAAAACAAAATCAATCTGTAGCGGAAAGAGAACGAGTAATCCAAACAAATGCAAAAAAATTTCTTCATGCAAAGTTGCCAGTGGTAAAAAACGTACATTTTGTCGTAAAAAACATAATAAAACTAAAAAGGGATCTCCAAAAACTAGACGTGTAAAAAGAAGAAGCGAAGTTGCACGTTTAAAGGGTCATAGTAGAAAAGTAGTAAAGGAATTAAAAAAATTAAGATAATTTAGTAATAATTATATTTATTTGTTTTGATAAAATTTCAACAATTACATCATTTTTGTAATCATTTATATATTTAATTTCCTTCACCCCTGAAGCAAATAATAGACGAGCACACATTAAACACGGATAATGAGTAATGTATGCTACCGAATCTTGACAACTTACACCTCTTTTTGCGCAGTCTGCAATTGCATTTTGTTCTGCATGAACTGTAGCTTGTTCATGATTATTCCTTACTATAGATTGGTGTGGGCAGCCCGGTAAAAACCCATTATATCCTTGACTGATAATTCTATTATCTTTTACAAGCAGACATCCGACTTGTAGTCGTTCGCACGGTGATCTTTCTGAAGTTGCTAAAACTATTTTTGAAAAATATTCATCCCAACTTATTCTATCCATTTTAAATGTATTAAAATATTATTTATTACATTTAAATTTAAATACGTCTACTTCTGCGGGTATTAGATTTCTTGCGGCAGAAACTTCTCTTTTTTCCTTTGGTCATTTTGCATCTTGGACTGGCAGCACATGCATATCCTTTTTTAGCACGGCATGGTGATGATTTAACACGACGTCTATATGATTTTTTAGCAGCGGAGGAAGGTTTTTTTGCAGCGCGCATTCTTCTGGTTTGGACAGCCATTATACTATTAAGAAACATTTTTTTTATTAAGGGGATGGTGAATCTTCCATTAATTGTTTTGATGTTTCATCAAGACTTTTAATATCCTGAGCTACATCTTTTATTATTTCCTCATTCACAATATTTCTAAATAATTCTAAACCTTTCTGAAAATCTTTTTCACAATTATAATAAAGTTGAATTAATAAATTACGTGTCTCTTGTATAAGTTTATTTATTGATTCTCGTGTTATTGTAGGTCTTAGGACTACTGGATCTTGAGAGGTATCAAAAATTTCATTTAATTTTTGAAACACACGCTGAGTATTATTGTCCGTATTTTGTTTCATTAGTTCAATGTTATCCTTAAATTCCTTAAATAAACCACTATTTGTTCCATAATATTTTTCCATAAAGGGAGGTTTAAATGTATTATCTTCTTGGCCCTTCTTTTTTTTATTATTCATACCTACTGCTTTTAAAAGTTCATCATCTTTACAACCTCTTTCTTCTTTATATTCTGGATATTTTAAATCTGAAAAGCTCTCAATAGAATTATTTTTTTTATTATAAAGCAATTCATAAAAACTTTGCACTACTTCTTGATATTTTTTTTTGGATTTTTCACTCATACTAAATACCCCAGTTGAAGTATCATATGAATCTTTAAATAAATCTTCTAATTCTCTTATTCCAGACGTATCTATAAATTTTGTTAATGATTCATCAAGACTACAATATGGTAATCCTACAGTTAATTCTCCTTTATTATCTAGATTACTATTTTTACTTAAAGCCTTTTCTCTTTCAGAACAGAAATTTTTGGATAAAACAATAGAAACCGACTTTTGCAATTCTTCTGGTATTTCTTTTTTTTCCATAATATTAACACTAATAGCAGTACCATCTTTCACATATTCATATTTAGGATTAACACTGCTAATTATAGCTGCAAATAAATGTGCAATTTGCACATAAAATTTGGCTAATTCTTTGCACATTTTATTTTTTTCATTTTGGTCTTGTATATCAGCACCTTTTTTAAGGTCTTCAGGAAATACAACTAAATTTTCTATTTTTTTTTGGTATAAATTTTGAATATCAAGAGTAGTCATATATTTATTAAATATATCGGCTGTTAAAATAACCATTTTATTACAACCTGCTTCTGTTGTCATATCAACCATATCTTGAAAATTCATGCTTAATATGTACGTTGTAGCTATTTTATCAATTAAATTTAAATTTATGGCATTATTATTTTGAGAGGCGGAATTACCCATTATTATATTCTTTATATATTATTTAAAATTGAATTTAAATATAATTTAATTAAATAAATAAGCCTAATGACAGAATATTCAAGAATAACCAAGAAAAATAAAAATAATAAAAATAATAAACAGGATTTATGGAATAAAATTCAAAAATCGTTTGATATTGAAAAAAAACCACTAGAATGTCTTTATAGTAATAAAGGAGAACGGGAATATTGTGATGTTTGTAATAGTAGTGTAGGAATAACAGATGAAGGATTTATGACATGTACAAACACTAAATGTTCTATTATTTATACAGATATTTTGGATCATAGTGCAGAGTGGAGATATTATGGTGGTGATGATAGTTCAAATAGTGATCCTACACGTTGTGGTATGCCTGTAAATCCCTTGCTTGTTCAATCTTCTTATGGTTGCAAAGTATTATGCGGAAGTGCTTCTTCGTATAATATGCGTAAAATAAGACGTTATACAGAATGGCAATCTATGCCCTACAAGGAAAAATCAAATTATGATGAATTTCAAAGAATTACGATTATTGCTAAGAATGCGGGTATACCACAAATTATTATTGATGGAGCTTTAATTTATCATAAAAAAATATCAGATCATAAAACCTTTCGTGGATTAAATAGAGATGGTATAATTGCAGCATCTATTTATATTTCTTGTAGGACACATGATTGTCCTAGAACAGCAAAAGAAATAGCAACTATATTTTCACTAGATAATACCAGTGCAACAAAAGGATGTAAAAATGCAGTCGCAATCATCAATGAATTAGAACATGATTTTATTAATGCTGATAAGACATCATTTTGTAAAACAAGTCCTGATTCATTTATTGAGCGTTATTGTAGTCGATTAAATATAAATCAAGAATTGACAAAACTTTGTTCTTTTGTTGCTTTGAAAATACAAAAAGGAAATTACATTCCTGAAAATACTCCTCATTCAATTGCAGCTGGTATTGTATACTTTATTTGTCAGCTTTGCAGTTTGAATATATCGAAAAAAGAGGTAGGCAAGATTAGTGAAATAAGCGAGGTGACAATAAATAAATGTTATAAAAAATTGGAAGTAATTAAAGAAAAATTGATTCCTCCACAATTATTAGTAAAATATGCAAAATAAAATTATATTTATTTGTTAATGGAAATACCGGAAATTGTGTTTATAATTCCTTATAGGGACCGTGAAGAACATAAACATTTTTTTACTCGACAAATGGAATATTTATTAGAGGATATTCCAAAAACAAAATATGAAATATATTTTTCACATCAAAAAGATACCCGTTCTTTTAATCGAGGAGCAATGAAAAATATAGGTTTTTTAGCAATAAAAGAAAAATATCCCGATAATTACAGAGATATTACTATCGTCTTTCATGATGTAGATACATTACCTTATAAAAAAGGTATTATTAATTATTATACCACTGAAAATATAGTGAAACATTTTTATGGATTTAATTTTGCATTAGGTGGGATTTTTTCAATATTAGGAAGAGATTTTGAAAAAACAGGAGGTTTTCCTAATTTTTGGGCCTGGGGCGGAGAAGATAATATAATGCAAAAACGTGTAGATAAAGCCGGATTAATAATTGATAGATCGAATTTTTTTAAAATAGGTGATAAAAATATTCTACAATTTGCGGATGGTTATATAAAATTAATAAGTCGAGATGAATTATCTACTGTAGAAGATGATGATAGTGGTGAAAATTTATTTACAATAAAAAATTTAAAGTATAGATTTAATAATGAATTTATAGATGTTTACACTTTCACTACCAAAAATTCTTATAATTATAAAAAGAAACGATTTGAAAGACATAATATATCAAAAGGTAATAACAAGATTAAAATTAAACGTAAAACAGCAAAAAATTTACAAAAATTAGTTATATTTTAATATAAATAGATATAGGTTATTTATTTATATTATGGAGTTTTCCCTTAAAAAAAATAAAAGTGGTATAAAATTGTATACAAATGAAGAAATGAAACAAAATACGGTAATATCAATTTCACCACAACTTAAACTCAATAAAAATAGTAAAAAAGAAACTATTAATTTAATTTACCAATTTTTTATACCAGCCAATAAGGGAAGGGCGCAAGAAATTATATTTTGTCTTAAGAAAAATTTTGAAAATCTAAACATTGATAAGATTTATTTATTAAATGAGAAAATATATACTGATAAAGAATTGGGGTTAAATGATTATAAAAAAGATCTTGTTAAAGAAAAAATAAAGCAAATTAATATCAAGAAAAGATTGCAATATAATGATATATGTAATTTTGTTGAAGAACAAGAACTAAAAGGATATATAATTGTTATAAATTGTGATATATTTTTAGATAATTCTATTCAAAATTTATTAAAATCTGATATGGGTAATCATCGTTCTCTTTGTTCCTTGATTCGATATGAATATAGAGCATATATTAAAGAACTTGAAGACTGTCCGTTATTTGGTGAGAGAGGAGATAGCCAAGATACATGGATTTTTCATAGTAAATATAATATTCAAAAAAAATATAGAAAAGCCTTTAAAATTTATTTTGGTCAACCAGGTTGTGATAATAAATGGATGTATTTACATAAGATATTGGGATACAAAATTTATAACGATCCAAAAACCATAAAAACATATCATTTTCACAGTGAAGCTTCAAGGAATTATTCTATCAAAGATCAATTACCTATTCCTTTTATGATATGCATGCCATATAAAGAAATTGGTTATGGGGGTGTTAAAAAATTTTTTAGAGAAAATGAGCGATATAATATGGAAAATGATAATAAAAACCTTATTAGTTATCTAAATGAAAAAATTAAACAAAATCGAAATTTTGTTATTCCACGATTTGCAGGTATTGAAAACGAAATAGCTCTTATTGGAAAATTAGTATCTGAAAAAGGAAGTGTAGATAAATCAGTTGTTGGTTTTTTAAATAAAGCTATACCAGATATGAAGATTCATGCTGGTATTAAATTATCAGGTATGAATTCTCTTATTGAATACTCTAATAAATATTTAGAAGCTTTTGAAAATTGTGAAATGTTTATGGACTGGGATCCAAATGGAAATGTATATCCATTTATAAAAGCTTCTCATGGAAGTTTCTATTCTACATATCATGTAGATAAGGGAAAACAAGTTTGCTGGGCTAGAACAATGGATATATTTGATTACATATATAATCCATGGACACAATGTTTAAAAGGCAAGAAAATATTAATAATTTCAAGTTTCGCTGATTTAATCCAAAAAAATATGGCTACTTCTCATAAAATCTATGGAAACGATTTATTTCCAAAATGTACATTTTGTTTTTTAAAACCTCCTCAAACAAATGGTACCAATAATAGTAGTGAATTTAATATTGAATTAGAAGAATTCTGTAAAAAAATAAAAAGAGTATCTGATGATGAAAATTTTGATATTGCACTTGTTTCTTGTGGAGGATATGGAAATCTGGTTTGTAATTATATTTATTCAATAGGAAAATCAAGTATATATGTTGGTGGTGTATTGCAAATGTATTTTGGCATTTTAGGTAAAAGATGGAAATTAGAGAGACAAGATATATTAAAATTATATTTAAATGAGCATTGGTTATCACCAAAAAATGAAGATAAACCACAAGGTCATGAAAAAATAGAAAATTCATGTTATTGGTAATTTAAATAAAAAAAAACTTTCATTAATATTTCTATCTTTTTGGGTCCAATTAAAAAAATGAAACATGTAGAAATTATTAAAAACATTTGGTTCTTTATTGTATAACCCTCCATGATGAATATTTAAAGTTGCTATTGAATCGACTTTGTGTATACATTTAGATCGAATTCCATAATCATAAAATTTTTTAGATGTTAAGAAAGATCCTGGTAATGGTTTTTCGGGTTTATTAGAAAGGGTTTTAGACCAGATGTTTTTAAATCCTACTGTATCTAATGAAGGATTATTTTTTAAAAATTCTGTCAAAGAGATCTCATTAAGATAAATGTATTCATCAAGATCACAAAATAACATGTAATGACTTTGAGATTTACCAAATTTATATAAAGCGTGATTTATACAGGCAGGTTGAATGTGATGCTGCTTTCTATAACCATCATAATACCAATAATCAAAATTCCATTCAAATAAATTAATTTTAATACTTGGATATTTTTTTTGAAGATATAAATAATAATCTTCTATTTCTTTGGTTATCTGTAAATTTAGATAAAATATAAAACAATCCACTCCTAGATTTTTATAATAATTGATAAAATTATCTGATAGTCTATAATCATCCTTACATAATGTAGAAAAAGTTATATTATATTTATTATTATATTTATCTACTTTAATTTTTTTTGTAAAAATTAGATGATCAAAGCTTATTTTAATATTTATATTATCATTAATAATGTCTTCTATTTTATAAATTAAAATTCTAAAAGGTTCATGTTTATTGTCAAAATAATTTTTAAATAAAGGTAAAACCTGATCATTAGATTCTACCTTTATCTCTCTAAAAGAGTGATAATTTTTATATAATGGCATAATAATATAGAGTAATTTATCCTTTATAAAAACATCAAATTGATAATAATTTGTTTTATTTTTTTTAATGTAATTTGGTTTATAAATAGTAAGAGTATTTTCCATTATTTTAAATACATAATATAAATTTTTGATAATAACTTAAAGTTTTATCTAGATATAGTATATAAGGATGCAGATTTTCGTAAAAACTCTTACAGGAAAAACTATCACACTTGAAGTAGAAGGAAGTGATAGTATTGAAAATATTAAACAAAAGATTCAAGATAAGGAAGGAATTCCTCCTGATCAACAAAGATTAATCTATGCTGGAAAACAACTAGAAGATGGTAGAACTATTAATGATTACAATATCCAAAAAGAGTCTACCCTTCATTTGGTTTTAAGATTAAGAGGAGGATCTTGGTAAATTCTTATATAAATAACGTCTATTTAAATAAGAATTTCACTACAAACGGGATAAATGGTAAAAAAAAATGATGTAGATTTTTTAATACCACTTGTTTTTAAAAACTTAACCAAATGATGAAAATAATTCCATCGACCAGTGCGGACATGATAATAAATACCATTCTTTATCATCAAATTAAAACCGATTATATAGATGTAGAATATGATATAGACAACGTTTATGATTATAAAAATAAAAATGTATATATATTTATTTCCAGTGAAGCTTTATTTGATGTAAAAGATTTTTATATGAATGATGAAGATGCTCCTTTGATTGATCAAAATTTGGATGCTTTTTATAACATTAATTATGGAAAAATAGAAGAAATAGGTATTTATAATAGTAAAGGTCAATATTTTGAAGATTATATTAGTATTAGTGAACGAGACAGAGTAATAACCATACCAACATGGGCAATAAGTTTTGCTATATCAGAAGATCTTATTATAGAAGTAGAAAACGGTTTATTAAAATGTGTAGAAAAAGGTTATTTAAATCATGATTGTTGTCGTCTTATAATGAGTTTTGGATTTGATTATTCAAGAATAATGTAAAAAAATGTTTGCTTGTTCTTACATTTCAATAAAATGATGTATTAAAAATGAAAATATATTTTTTTTTACTATTTCTTCTGGTAAAATCGAAATAAGCGCGGAACGGCAATATACATATTTGTTATGTAAATAATTAGAATCATCAACTATAACTTTATATATCTCATTATTTCTTATATGATTAAATTTTCTTATTAACCCATAATTTGTTTTTTCAGGAGTATATAATTTTATCGTTAAAAGCATAGGATATGTATCATACAAATCTACAAAAATTCCTTGCAAAGGTAAAGCATTTATACTATTTTTATAGTATATACAAACTTTTTTTCCATAATGTTTTTTTGGATTTTTATTTGGTATCCAATCTAATGTTGTCATATTAATTAAATATTTAACTTAATTAAAATGTATGTCATTTTTTTATTAAACTTTCAATCTGTTCTATATTCAGTAAATTTTCTTTTAATAATTCATCTGCTTTCATCTTTCCATATGTTGTCTTAATTAAACCATCTTCAACATGTTTTTCCATTCTCCGATGATAAAGTTCCTTGGCCATATAAAATGCCCTTTCATAATCTACTTTATAATTATTCATTGTAAATAAAATGCAACGATCAATATCATAAGCGGCCAATAGATCTGATTCCCGAACAATATGATATGCTTGTTGATATTGACCTAATTCTGGAAATCCAAATTCCTTTACTTTTGAATAAGACATTGTTTGAATTATTTTCAAAATAATATCTGTTTCTTCTTTTTTATATACACCCGTATCCGTTAAAAATTTATTAATGTTTTCTACACCTTCACTCTCTTTCATGTATTTTTTATCGCATGTATCGTGCAATAAAGCAGCGGTATATATTACCGATTCTTGATCAAGGAGATAAGGTGAACTTTTAGCTTCAGAATAAACAAGATTTCTTGCAAAACCATAAACATCGAGCGCATGTTTTATACCATGTGATTCATCAATATTATATGTTCGACAGATATTATTAATAAAGCATGTAATTTCATTAATTGGGATCCTCATAATAGATTTGATATAATTACTATGCCGATAATTATATCATTTTTTATATTAATTAATATTAAAATGCCTGTTTTGCAAAATATATTAGATGGTCATTGTGAAAAAAAATTAAATAAAGAACATAGTGGTAATAATTTGTTAATTAATCTTGTAAAAAAAATAAAATTTAATGGGTTCGATAAGATAGAGAAAACAAAAAAATATCCGTGGAAAATTATTTATAAATTAATAAAAAACAAAAATAGATTTTCAACAATATTTTTATTAAATAATAATAATATCGCTTTCACATATAATAATTCTATTATTAGAGAGATTGATCATTTAATTAAAGAAATTAATTTTAATAATTTTCCTGAACATTTTAATATTGATATTGGCCATGGGAGCATTAAAGGTTATATTGCTTTAAGTGTTTTATATGCTCTAAAGACAAAAAATTTTACCATTGAAAAAATAAAGGGTACTTCTTCTGGTTCATGGTGTGGATTATATTATTTTTCAAATATTCCTTTAAACATGTTAATTTGTATTTACAATACACCTGATTATAAAGATCGATATTTATTACAAGGATTTAATAAATACATAAATGATTATTTTTTTTCAATTTTAGCCGATGATTTTTATTTACAATGTAATAATAAATTATTTATCCATTACTCTGTTTTAAATAAAAATGGGGTAATGTCTAAAATAGCTTCTAATTATTCATCAAATCAAGATCTAATCCATTTTTGCATGGGATCCTCTTCAATTCCCTATATAACAATTCCAAGTTTTTGCTATAAATACAAAGATGAATATATTGTTGATGGTGCATTTACTGTAGATAATGAAAATTTCAAAAATGATATTCCAACATTACAAATAAAATGTAATTTATATCATGATTCTCTAAAATCTCATAATTTATATTGTATGTGTCAGAAAAACATAAATTACTTATTATTATTAGGACTAAAAGAATTTATTCAATTCTCAAAAGGAAATAAATCAGAATTTTTTTCATGGAAGCACAAAATCTAAAAAAAAATGAACCGTATTTTATTTTAACTTGTCTTAGTATCAACACTCAAAAATGCTACGAGGATTCTTTGAAACCGTTATTTGCCTGTATTTTAATCTGGTTATGGCTTATCAAGCTACTAATCCAAAGGCCCAATATTTAGAAGAAAGAATAATGGACGCGGATTATTTTCATGATAGCGATCAACATGTTAATCTTGCTCCAATTCATCCAATTCATGATATTGAAATGGGATCAACAAACGATTGTGCTAAATGTAAGAAAGTACTTTATTGCCATCAACCAAGCTATGCCTACAATGGGTATGAATTTTGTTCGTCATATTGTCAGAAAAAATTTAGTAATGAAGATTTAAATTATCAACAACGTTATGAGCGTTCCATGCATGTAGGAGAAGAAATCCTTTAAAAAAATAAAATATAGTGATATACTATATGGGTAATTTCTTAAGTAAGTGTAAAAAATCAAAACAAGTAAAAACAGAACAAATAACAACTCCGATTACATGGGAAAATCCTATTCATGTGCCTTGTCAAAATCTAACTGAAGAAAATATGGAAAAACATAATAAAAACTCGCCTTTAAATAAAACATCTAGTGAAGAAAGATTAAGTCAGGCTTCTACCGTCCGACGCGTTTTTTCTTTCGGGAATCATGTTAAAAGTCGGCATTAAATTCAAATATATCTTCTGTTTTGTTTTTATCTGCCAAAGCATATTCACTTACTCTTTTTTCAAAGAAATTTGTTTTTCCTTCAATACTAATTAATTCCATAAAATCAAATGGATTACTACTTTCATAAATTTTTTCATATCCTAATTGAAGACACAATCTATCTGCTACAAATTCAATATATTTTGTCATTAAATCTGAATTCATACCAATTAATCGACAAGGAAGCGCTGAGCAAATAAATTCCTTTTCGATTTCAACAGCCTCTTTTATAATTTCATAAAATTTAGCTTTCGCTAATTTTTTATTTAATTTGCTATATAAAAGAACTGCAAATTCTGTGTGAAGGGCTTCATCGCGTGATATAAGTTCATTGCTGAATGTTAATCCAGGCATTAATCCTCTTTTTTTCAGCCAAAAAATAGAACAAAATGCTCCAGAGAAAAATATACCTTCTACACATGCAAATGCAATTAATCTTGTTTGGAAAGAACTTCTTTTATCATTGATCCATTTCATTGCCCAATCTGCTTTTTTTTTTATACATGGATAATTTTCAATTGCATGAAATAGTTTCATTTTTTCGGCACTATTTTGAATATATGTATCAATTAATATACTATATGTTTCACTATGAATATTTTCCATTGCAATTTGGAATCCATAAAAAGCACGGGCTTCAGGTAATTGAACATCAGTCATAAAGCGACCAGCCAAATTTTCCAATACAATTCCATCACTTGCAGCAAAAAATGCCAAAATCATGCCTATAAAATGTTTTTCATCTTCATTTAACGTCTTCCAAGAATTTAAATCTTTTGAAAGATCAATTTCTTCAGCCGTCCAAAAACATGAGATTTGTTTTTTATACATTTTCCATATGTCTTCGTCTTTTAAAGGAAACATTACAAAACGATTATCGTCTTCAGTTAGTAAAAGTTCTTTTTCTGGTTTTGACATCCTAAATAATATATGTATGAGATTTTAAATTTGTTCATTTAATTATTTGTTTCATTTATGTAAGACAAAAATTAAGTCTGATAAATATTTTACCTAGATTTATGTATAAAAAATTTTATTTAAAAGTTTTAAAATAAATATAATATATATCATAATAAATGAATTGCAATATAGGAGACCGGGATTTAAGATTAAAGCAAATAAGACAAGAGATTATAAATAAGAAACGGGTGTTAGAGAGAAATATGTTAATTTTAAAAAAAGATCTTGGAGAGAATGTTCAATTGTCTAATGTTTTAAACGACTATAAAGAGTATAATAGAGAATTATCAGAAAAAAAAAGACAACAAGTTCTTTATTTTGAAATGATGAATAAATATTTGGATGATATAAAACGTGATAATTCGCTAACTGAAGAGGCAATATTGCGTGCAAATAACGAACAGCAATATATTTTAGAAGAAATGAATAAAGTGAAAATGGAATTGGAAGAACTGTTAGAGAGATAAGTTAATATGTTTGTTTATATTATATATGTCTCAAAATCCAAATCAAACGGCAATATCTGAACCTACAGTAGAAGATTTAATAAATAAATTAGCTACTATTCAAAATAAAGGTGAGGGAATTAAAGATTTAATTTCCCAAAATAATGAAGTATTTGGAACTTTAGGTATTTTTGTAAATTATGTGAACAAAGCATTAGAAAAGGTAAATGTATCTATAGCTGATATTGAGCAAAGTAATAAAAATATTATTAATCAATTAAAGAAAGCTAATGAGGATCAAGCAATTAATATTACAGAACCTATTCAACAGTTAGAAGAGCAAAATAAAACAAAAGTAAACGATCTTAAAAATAGTATAAATCAAATGCAAACACAATTAAATAAAACAATTGAAGCTACAAAAACCGACGTAAGTGGGGACGATATGAATCCAAAACCAGCGAACCCAGTTTTTGGTCAACCGGCTACTGTTGGAGGTCGTAGAAGAAAATATAGAAAAACACGTGGGAAAAAAGGGAAGGGAAAAAAAGGTGGATTTAAATATTCAGTTAAAAAAAATAAAAAGAAGCCAAAACATTAAACCTTTTTTTTATTAATAACTAGTCTTATTTTTCGCTGAAAGATTTTAAGCCAGCATGTTTTAATAATGGCAATTGTTTCTCCAGTTTCTAGCAACTTTTTTTGAACAATTTCAATATTCATATATGAGGGTTTGGTAATTATGTTTTTATAATTTCTTATCGAAGGATGATTTTCTAGTGTATTATTTTTTAAATAATCATTAAAATGTTTCTTATAACATTTTAAATCTTTTTTTATTATTTCAAAAGGAAATTTATTTTTAGTAATACTTTTAAATATGTCATTATCTTCTTCATGACATGTTTCACAATTGCAATCATTTTCTCCCATTGAAAGTAATGAAAGATTAACAAATGTTTTACTATTTAGAAAGTATTTTGATTTTATCCCATACATAAAAAGATAGTTATTTTTAATATTATCATTCTCTCCGTGGATTTGAGGATGAAATAGTTCGACGATACCTAGTGTATTTGAAGTCATGATTAATTTAATAACATTTAACAAATATTATTTTAGTCATTTTTTTCTATATACTTAATATAAATGAAATCTATTAAATCATCAATTAAATCAGTTAAAACTTCATTGAAAACACCAAAAAAAACTGCTGATAAGGTATTAAAAGATAAAAATGTTTTATACATTATTACATTTCTTGCGTTTTTAAATGTCATTGGATATTTAGCAAAACAAAACTTTCAAGCTTTAATCTTTTTTATTGCAGTAGGATTTTTAACAACTTTTTTTACTAAAAATATGACAGTTGTATTATTAACTGCCATGATTGCGACAAGTTTATTTGTTAGATCAAATAGTACATTCACTTATAGAGAAGGATTAGAAAATGCTGAAAAAGATAGCAGTGAAGAAAGCGATTCTGAAGAAAAAAAACAAGATACATCATCTGATGATGCCAATGCTCCTGCTCCTGTAAGTTCATCAAAGACATCTAAGCCAAAAGATTCTAAAAATGCTCAATATTCTTCAAAAGAAGCAATGAGTGTACCAAGAGCTGCAACATCAAGTGAAGAAGAAGGTGAAGATGGTTATGCGAAAGCTTTTGGCGGAGCAGATAATAAAATTGATTATTCCAAGACTTTAGAATCTGCCTATAGTAATCTTGAAAACATTTTAGGAAAAGACGGTATCAATGATATTTCTAAAACAACACAAGATTTAATGAATCAACAAAAAGCTTTAATGGAGAATATGAAACAAATGGAACCTTTTATGCAACAAGCTGAAGGTTTTATTACTAAAATGACTGGAGGTAAAGGTTTAGACAGTTTAATCGGAGGTTTAGGTTTATTAAATAAATCATCTTAAATCAATAATCAATATTTTATATGAGATTATAATATATTGATAATGGCTAAGAAATGTCCACCAGGAGTATTTTGTATTGAAAATATGACATTAATAATTATTTTACTTATAATTATTGCATCATTGATCTATTTAACACGCTTTTTACCTAATCAAACGCAAAGTCAAAATGTAGTTAGAGATGAGATCGTAATTAATCAAGAACCAGCTAATAGATTTGGTATTTTCCCCCGAGCTAGTTATGGTTTTTCAAATTTACCCAATGACGTTTTATTGAATCCTTATGAAGCCCCTTTAAGAGACCAAAGAGTTGTACAAACAAATGATATACGTGGTGGAATTCCTATTAATGTTCCTACACAAAGTGTTGATACAAATTATAGACAAGTAGGACTTTTAACAAGATTAAATGGACCTCAAACAATATTGCCTTTAATGGGTAGACCGCTTTTCACCAATCGCGATAAATGGAATTTTTATACACAAAGTGATCAAAATAACAGTGTCAAATTACCAATTACCTTTAAAGGTAGAAGTTGTACAAATGAATATGGTTGCGATGATGTATCTAATGGAGATACAGTTTATGTAGAAGGGTATAATGATGCATTTAAGTGTACATTATATGATAATGCTCAGCCTCGATATATTCCTTTTGTTTAACTTTATTTAGATAAATAATTGATTTTTTATTCTAAGTTAGTATAATGGCAGGAAATAAATGTTCTGGTACCATGTTAAATAATACTTTAATGAAAATAATTAAATTATTAAATAAACATGATATTACTGATTGGTTTGTATGTTATGGAACTTTGCTAGGTTTAGTTAGAGAAAATAATTGCATAGATGGAGATGATGATATAGATATTATAGTAGATAAAAAATATTATGATCAAATAAAATCGATATTATTAGATAATAATTTTATATTATGTTTTGATCATGGTATAAACGATAGTAAAAATATTTTAAAAACAATACAAACAAAAGATTTAGCATCTATTGATATTTACATGTCAGAAACAAAGGAAGGAAAAGTATATGATTTATGGAATAGGTTAATTTTAACAGATTGTTTTTTAGATAATGAAAAAAACACATTTATTGAACAGGAGTGGAATGGAGAAAAACTATATTATCCTAATAATTATGTTAAAATATTAAGAAATCGATATGGGGAGGATTGGGAAATAAAACAAGACAAAAAGGTACCACAGAAATGACACACTTATAATTGAATTTTAAATTTTTATCTTGTAAAAAGACATTTGTTAAATTTAAAATTTCTTGCCCTGGAGATGAAGGTCCATATTTACATTTATTTATGCATTCACATTTTTTATGTGCCAAACTTGGTAAAGCATAACAAGGAAAGGGTTGTGGTTTTACCAATTTCTTTACATTTATTTTTTTTGTAGCTTGATTTTTTCTTTTTATGCTATTCATCAATCCGAACATTTGAATAAATATATAATTTAATTTTAAATATTATATATTTATCTTTTTATTCTTCATTTTTCTTTTTTCTTTTTTCTTAGAGGTGCTGCCTCTTCTTCACTATCGTAATCTGTATCTGTCCTATCTGATTGAGCTGAAACAGGAGCCTCATTTAAATTATCAGGAGCATTTAAATTATCAGTAGCATTTAAATTATCATCAGCATTTAAATTATCAGGTACTATAGTTGGAGTAGTGGATCCAGATCTCCTTTTAGATGGTTCTGGAATAAGTGGATCATTTTGAGTATCTGATGTTAAACTTTGAGTAATTTTTTCTAAATTTTCATTTATATTTTTAATTGACATAGCGGTTGGATCATTATTAGCTAAGGCTTGTTGGAATGCTTCTCTTTGTTTTTCTTCAGCTTCTTCTACTAATTCTTTTTCCTTTTTCTTGAAATTATCTGCTGTTTCTTTTTCTATTTTGGCTATAAATGCTTCTGTTTGTGCATTCTTTACTTCTTGTTCTGCTCTTGCCTCTATATCGGCTTTATTTCTATCATCAAAAAGACTTTGCATTGCATTGAGATGGCGGCTTTGTTCCACTGTATATGATCCAGTTTCAACAAGAATTTTGATTTCATCATATTTTATAGTTTCTGCAACCCCTACATCTAAAGTATCATCAAGATTTTTAATTTTTTCGTTTACATCTTTTAATTCTTTATTGTACTGTTTTAATTTAATTAATCCATTAAGAAATGACTCTTGCATCTTCTCCAAAGTATTATTAAAATCATTTCCCTTTTCCGCTACAATTTTAAGAACAACATTTGGTTCTCCATATTCATAAGTTTTTTGTAATATGTTTGTTATAAAATCTACACTTAATTCTTTCAAACTATTTTGGAATTGTTTTTCTTTCTCTGCACTTGATTGTTGACTTGACAATTCTTGTATCAATTTATCTAACTCTTTTAATTGATTTTCAATATTTTTTTGCAATGGTTTTTTAATAATGTTTTCTTTGGCTTTAATTTTAGCGCTATAATCTTGTTTATATGTAGTTAATTTATTTTTATCAACATTAGGGATTTTATCTTTTAGTTCTCCTAAGACTTGTTCTAATTCTTCTTTTGATCCTCCACTTTGACCTTCAGTATTATTCTTTGATAAATTTAAAGTTATTCCGGAGGTATTCAGGGTAGCAGTCGTTCCATCTTCACTTGGTCGATTACCTTGCATAGGATTAGTGGTCATTTCAAGACCTGTTTGTGAAGGGTCTGCTACTGCCTCATTAGCATCAGGGACTGGGTTCTTATCTATTTCAGTCATTTCAATTTGACCAGGATCAGGTATAGCAGCATTTAAAGAAATTGCCTTCAAAATTAATTTATATGTTTCTAACATTTCTGTCAATAATGAAGCTTGTTTTTCAATTTCTACCATATTTTCTCCAGTTTTGGTAATTAAATCGTTCATAGTGTCTTTTTTTAAGCAAACATCCAAATCCTTATTTTTTTCTTGATTACATATTTCTACAATTGATTTATCTTTATCGAATGTTGTTTTACTCGTTTTAATAAAACTGTTAAGTTTTTCCAAATTTTTGTCGCTTTTTTTGACATCGATGTCTTTTGGGGCGCCACCTGTTGTTTCATTTTTATCTTCTTCTTGTTTTTCTTCAAATACTTCCGCCATACCATCTACTTTTCTTGTAAATTTCTTAAAATAATTATTTGATTCTGAGAAACCCTTAACTAACGCTTGTTTAATCGTATTTTCATCTACGTTTTCTTTATTTTCTTCTTCACCATTATAGTTTATATTCACCAAATTCATTGTTTTAACAAAAACTTCATTATAATTATTTATATCAGTCTTGAATTTTTCTACAGTATCGGTTGTTAATTTTTCAATTTCTGATTTTAATATAGTCTTTTGTTGATCATTATTTGCTTTTAATTCGGATCTCTCTTTATCAATCAGGGTTAATATATTACTGGCATCTTTATTATCATTTTCTGAAAGATCAGCAGTTTCAGGTTCTTCTTGTTCTGCACTTTCTTCCCCATCATGCACAATTTTCATATCACTTCCCAAAGTATCTTTATAGACCTTTTCCATTTTATCGTAAGCAATTACTTTTCGTTCTTCATCTTTATACATGTTAATTGCAGACTTTAATTTATCTATTTGTTTTTCAATTGAATTATCACCACTAAAATAGGTATTATCGATATTGGAAATAGAACTTTCAATTACTCCTTTTGCAACGTTTTCAGTAGATGTTAATATTCGTGATAATATTTCACTACTCCCTGTGTCATCTGTCAATTTACCTTGCAATAATTCTAAATATATTTTAATTTTAGTTATCATTTCAGATAAATCTTTAATGGAAGTTTTATAAGCAATTAAATTATCGTCATTTGTCTTTTTAGAAGTACCAAACAAACCACCACTTTGTTGTAGATTGCACATTCCCATTAACCCACCTTTTTGTTTTAATGATTTGCAATAATCATTTTGTTTTTTCTTACGTCGACTATTATATTTTTTTTTGTTATTCTTTTTTTTAACATATTTTTTTCGACTTTGTTTATCTATTTTTAATAATTTTTGAAATTTCTTTTTAGTAAGAATCATAATTATATATATATTAATACTTTATTTCTTTTAAAAAATAAATAACTATTAATTATATATGAGTTGTGAAAAAAGTACTGCTCCTATTAATATTCCTTTATCATCATCTGTATATCCTTGTGATTTAAAATGTACTTATAATTTTTCATATGGTAATAGTAATTGTACAATAACAAATGAGCAAAATTTTTTACGCTTATCTTATGATAAGAATTCTAGTGCTAAAACCATTAATTATAATAAAATTCCTCTCTATATTCAAGAAGTTAGATTATATAAACCTTCTTTACATAGATATCAAGGTAAAAAAGCAGATGGGGAATTATTAATTATTCATGGTGGAAATGGTACAAATTTAATTGTTTCGGTGCCAATTATGCAAGGATCAAAGATAAGTACTGGTGGTGGAATTTTAAATTATATACTTGAAGAAGGTTTACCTAGAGTTACAAATTTAGGAGAATCTACTTCTTTAAATATAGACAATTATAATTTAGACCATATCGTTCCTAAAAAGCCATTTTATTCTTACACAGGAACTTTACTTTATGAACCTTGCAATGGTAAATATAATTATGTTGTTTTTGATAAGTCAAACGCTGTACAAATTAGTGCCTCAGCATTAAAGAATTTTGGTAATATAATCTCTCCTCTCTCAGTTCAATTAAAAACAAACCAAGTTTTTTATAATAAATTAGGTCCTAATGTTGAAAATAGTGGTGATGATCAAATTTATATTGAATGTAATCCTACAGGATCAGACGGAGAAGTATTACTTTATAATGATAAAAATGATGATATGGGAGATTATTCAAAACAATTTGAAGAATTTTTGCAAAGTCCTATATTTAAACTATTAACAGCAGTAGGAATAATTGTTATTTTAATTGGAATTTATAATATGATCGTACAAAGATTCATAAAAAAAGGTGGTTCTAATCCAACCGCAATCCCAGTTATAGATTCTTCTGTAACATAAATAATATTATTGATAAAATTTAATAATATTATTAATTCAAATATTTTGCACCATTTTGTTCAGCAAGAATAGGTTTAACGTTAGTATTGGGTCCATCATTATTGACTACAAGTGGAGCCATTTTATTTACCATTTCTTCTTCGAGAGTGATAGGTGTATTTCTGAAAGGAGAGTTAAATCCATTTTTGGATGTAAAAGGTAAATTCTTCAATGGACTATTTTTAAAGTTGCAGCGTTTCATAAATTGAAATGCGACTAATAGTGCTAAAACACCAACTATTGGGTTGCTTTTAAATAATATATATATAGCTACTGCAGCTATAAAGATAGCTCCTACAACATTATCCATGCTTGCACAAACAACACTAGGTGCTTGAATATTGAAAATCAAATAAATTACAAAAACTACAATAAGAAATACATCATGAGTTGATAGTTTTTTGAAGTCCATATATGTTAAATATATATATTTATTTTTTAAAAATGAAAAAAAAATATCTACTAAAAATATTTCAGAAAAGATGTCAGAGGAAATAGGAATTTATCTTGGAAATAAAGGATATACTATCTATAAAGAGTGTTTAGAATTATCAGAACAAAAAGCAATTCGGAAAGAGTTAACTGTTAAACCTTATATACCCAAATCACCAGTTCAACCAGATCCTTTTGCTATTTATAGAGAATCTCATCATAAATTTTACATTCCACGATTTTATGGATTAGATAATTATGGAGATCCCGATGAAAATAGACTTCCTAAAGGAAAAAATATTTCATTAGAATTTAAAGGTGATTTACGCGAATATCAAAAAATAATAGTAGATAAATACATTGATCATGTTAAAGAAAGTGGTGGTGGTCTTTTAGATGTTGATCCTGGTAAAGGAAAAACAGTTATGGCATTGTATATTGCTAGCAAATTAAAAGTTAAAACACTTGTTATTGTTCACAAGTCATTTTTATTGAATCAATGGATAGAACGTATAGAACAATTTTTACCAGATGCCAAAGTTGGTAAAATTCAAGGTCCTACAATTGATGTTGAAGATAAAGATATTGTAATAGGAATGTTGCAGTCTTTATCCACAAAGGAATATTCAAATGAAGTTTTTAAAGATTTTGGTTTGTCAATTTATGATGAGGTACATCATCTAAGTGCAGAAGTATTTAGTCGCTGTATGATGAATATTCCTACAAATTATTCTTTAGGACTATCTGGAACTATGCAAAGAAAAGATGGATTGAGTAAAGTATTTAAAATGTTTTTAGGAGAAGTAGTTCATAAAGAAAAAAATAAAGATAATTATAGTGTTTTAGTAAAACAAATAAATTACCGAGTAGATGATGATGAATTTAATGAAATAAAATATGATTATCGAGGAAATCCACAATATAGTACAATGATTACAAAATTATGTAATTACAATCGTAGAGGTAGTTTTATAATTGAGGTTATAAAAGAAGAACTAAAAAAAAATCAAAATCAACAAATGATGATTTTAGCTCATAACAAAACATTGATTGAATATCTTTATAAATCTATTGAACATAATAAAATTGCCAGTGTAGGGTATTATGTTGGAGGAATGAAAGATAAGGCGTTAAAAGAGAGTGAAAGCAAAAAGATTATAATTGCTACATACGCGATGGCCAGTGAAGGATTAGATATTAAAACTTTAACAACATTACTAATGGCTACACCAAAATCAGATGTTTGTCAATCAGTTGGTAGAATATTACGAGTAAAGCATTCTAATCCATTAGTAATTGATATAGTTGATAGTCATGATTTATTTGAAAAACAATGGATGAAAAGACGTGCATTTTATATAAAACAAAAGTATGAAATTATAAGTAGTGATAACATAAAGTATTTTAAAGATGAATGGAATATTGAACATAGACCGGGGACTGTTCAAACTGTATTTAAACCCAAGGGAGTGCTACCTACGGGTAAATGTTTGATTTAAAAAATAAATATAAATATTTTTTACGTGCAATAAATATATGTTAAGTCAAAGAAATCTAAATAATCTACCTAATAATAATAGTTTTAACAGTTTTGATTCATTAAGTTATAGTGTTGATTCAAATTCATATAGTGTTGATTCAAGATCATATAGTATTGATTCTCGATCCTATAGTATTGATTCTACTTTTTCTTATGAATTTAGACCACAAAGTGGAGAACAAAGATCAAGAGCAATTAGTATAGGGTTAACAATATCTCCAGGCAATAGTTATGAAGAAAAGTCATTTATTAAGAAACAAGTAGAAAATGAAAAGAGAAAAACTCAAAATTTACTTGAAGAAACATCACAAAAATTAGAACAAGATTTAAAACTAAAATCTTTTGAAAATAATGAAAAAAAAAGAAGAAAAAAAGATCTTAATCTAATACCACCACAAAAAGAACCTAAAACGGTGGAACAACTAAAAAAATCAATGAAAAAAATTATTTAAATAAAGTAGTAAATCTTATTACGTTATTTAATTCCAAACTTTGTTATATGGTTTATTTTCGCTTCCTAAATGTTTCCACGTATTTAAACAATCATTTTGCCGTTTAATAGGTGGAGGATTAGCTAGACCACTTAGTTTAGGTGGTAAGGGATTTTTTACGTCTACGCTAAAACTTGGTGTGAATGCTACATAACCTTTAAACATACCTCCTCCTCTTTTTCTATATTTTTTGCTCATCTTTTTTCGGCTGTGTTTTTTATGAGACCTTTTTACATGTTTCTTTGATTTTTTGTAATGTCTAGTTTTTCTTTTTTTTCCACCAGTTTGTTTTCCAGCTTTCATTGCTAAAGGATTAACAACTGGTTCACCAGAAACATTTTTATTATAATCAGGATATCCTGATGAAGGTGATAATTGTTGTCCAGATGTAGGTTTTGATGATTTCATACCATATGATGCCCCTCCTCTGTATCTTCGAGTGCGTCTATTTTTTCTTTTAGGACTTCCCTTGTTTGAACGCTTTCTATATTTTCCTCCCATATACTTATAACTATATAATCCTTTTTGTCTTAATGCTAAATCGCTAGTGACTGATCCATTACAACCGGCAACTGGTCCAACTATGCTGGAGAATTGAGGCACGGGATCAGTAAAATGAGAATTACTTGGATTTACTAAATCTGTTTTAGGTAATATAGATGGCATATATATATATTTATTTATATTTTTTATATTTTTGGTTTTTGGTATACAGTGTATTTTTGTGCGCTGATTTTTCATATTCAACTTGCATAATATCGTTTTTATTTTGAACGGAATATTTATTATTTGAAATTTTAACTGGATACCACTTTTTAAAACGGGAATTGTATTTGCAATCTATAATATAAGTTTTGTGTAAAAGAAATTTGTCTTCATCTATATTTTCAAATTCTTCTTCAGTATCACTTTCCTCTAGAGCATCAAGACATTCATTTTCTTTAATATTTCTAAATAATTTATTCATCATTACACTTGTTTTATAGTCTGGAATGTAAAGAGTGCTATGGTATATTTTTTCTTTTCCATAAAAACAATGATAAATATCATTTTGATTGTCTGCTTCTACAAAAAAGGATAGTTGAGTTAATCTCTCATGTTTGAAATTATTCGCAAATTCAAAAAATGTTTTTTTACTAGTTTGAGAATATTTCTTATGTTGTATACTAAAAACTGAATAGGAAACCAAATTTTTCATTCGATGTATTTCATTTATATCTTCAGACATAAAAGGTATTCCAAGAACGATATTTTTACTATGTTGACTATTTTTATTAAAATATCTTTTAAAAATATCTAATTTATAACTATTATTTTTATATTCTAGAGATTCTCCTTTATAATAATAAACATCTTCGATAGCAAAATGATTTTTAGAAAACAATGTTCCATAAAATATAGATCCCAAAACTTCTTCTTTTTCTATATTTATTTCAATATGTCTTATATCTTCAATATTTCCCTTGTTTACTTCTATTAAAAATGCCGACTTATTCATATTTTTAAAATATGTGATCCATAAAAAAAATTTTTTACCTTTTGGAATAAGACAATAGTAATCTGCTAAAACTTTGTTATGATCAATTTTTGTTTCATAACAAAGTTTAATATTTGGAAATCTTTCCATAAGTGCATCTTTATCCTGTAATGTTAAATGCATTAATAATAATATTCAACACCAAATAGTCTTTATATAGATTTATCAAATGTTAAAATTTACCATAGGCGTCAATATTATCAACTGTTCCAACTTCCATAATTGGTGTGGTATCACTGGTTTTTCCTTTTAGATCATTAAGATAATTTTTCAATTCTGATTTCATGTTTTCAAGTTCATGTTTATTTTTATTTTTATTTTCTTTTGGAACTTGTTTAATAGTAGAATTTTTCAAAATTTCTTCATATTGCTGTAATGGTTTATTTACTAAATCAATTGTTTTAGGAACTGTTAAATTATCTTTAAAAAAAGTAAATAAATAATGAATTAAAAATATTAGTAATAATGAAATAATTCCTGATTGTATTATCCATGGCAACATATGTAATATATATTAAAAATATAACTTTAATCTTTTAAAAACGATAAATATTTAATTACACTTCGCGTTGTAAAAAACTATTATAATCTTCCCGATATTGTTTAACTAAATTATCATATTTTGTTATAAAATTGCCATCCCTATATTTTGGATAAATGCTTTCAATTACATTTTTATCTTCCGATAGTGTTTTCTCCATCCAATATAGAGTTAACAAGTCAAAAATATAATCAAATCCTGTATTTATCCAATTATCTCTGTAAGCTTTAACAAATAATCGCGTCTTATTTTCGCTTATTGGTAGTGCTGAAGTAATAATAGTATTAGTATAATCACCAAATATAACTCTAGCAATTGTATGATGAGGCAATATATATTCATTTTCAACAATCAATTTGTCGATTCCAAATGCCTTTTTAGCTACGGATTCTTTTCCAGAAAGATATTCATAGGTCATTTTGTAATGGCCATCATTTATTTTAATAGCATCGGTTTTTAAAGGAAGAGGTGATTCGGGGTTGCCAAAACTATGTACTTCTGAAATATGTAAAATATCTAACGAATTTTCAGTAACGGTTCTTGCATCAATATTAAATTCTTTACTGAGCATTACTGGTTTAAATTTTTTATCCCGTGCTTCTGGTTCTAACCATATTGAACTTGATGAAGGGGCTTCAATAGAACCAAAATCGTATAATGGTTTATTATATAGATAAACCCAATTATTAATACATGAAATTTTATAATGCGGAACATCTGTTTTGATATTGAAATTTGTTCCGGTTCTTATATGTTCTCTCCCTGGAGTACAACTTAATCGTCCTTTTTTATTGAAATGAAATGTATGATATGGACAAACAACGCAATTAGTTTCTGGATCAATTCTTCCTTTTGCTAGCGATGCACCTCTATGAGGACAAATATCAGATATTCCTGCAAAATGATCATCACTATCTCTCCACACAGTTATTGGATTACCTTTTACGAATATTTTATTTGGTTTGTTTTCTTCAAAATTACATTTTTCTCCAATAACATACCAGTTATGAGAATTTACTTGTGTAATTCTTTCTTTGGATTTATGTAAAGGAAATGTAATTATACTAGGTAATAATAATGTTAATATAAATATAGCTAACATTTTATTTATATAGGATAATTATATATTTTAATTATAAATCATTTCTCTAAAACAATATAAAATCAAATTTTGATAGATAGAAAAAGATTAAGGATGGTTAATATCATATTAATTGATAAGACAGGTGATATAAAAGAATGCAAATTTAAAAATTTTGTGAAAGACGATTTGTTTAAAAAATGCAGTCTAAAAAAAAATGACAATTTTAATATGCATACACAATGGATAAATAATAAAACTAAATTTGATTTTTACAAATTAGAGGTATGGGGAAAAGATGTTGGAAGAGCGAATACAGAAAATAAATATGATTTTCCTCCACCAATTGATAATACTTTATTTTTTGGTACATGTGCTATTGTTGCTTATAATAAAGAAGATGAACCAATAGATTTATCTCAAGAACAATGGGAATCTTACTATGAATATCTTTTTGGAGGATTTGAAAATTTGGATGCTCTTGCTGCGGAAGATGAAAAAGAAGAAGATGAACTAGAAAATATACCTGATGAGTATAAAACAAAAGATGGGTATTTAAAAGATGGTTTTGTAGTAGATAGTGATGATGATTCAGAATTAAGCTATGATAATTATTATTATTCCGATGAAGATTAAATAAAAAAATGATATAAGAATATTAAATCAAATATATTTAAAATCTAATATGAAAACCATAAGCAATAGTAAGAAGTTCCGAGATAATATTGTAATTAAAATAGATAATGTTGTGAAAGATAAAAATGTTGCACTTAACTTAGAAAAAGGGATTTTTAATTATTGTTTAAAAAAAGCTGAAGAAAGAGATGTAGTTAAAAAATGGGAAAATTCTTATTTTGTGCAAATTTATATTGATCATTTAAGAACTATCTATTATAATCTTAAAAATAATGATGATAATGTTAAAAAAATTAAAACAAAAAAAATAAAGGCGCATGAATTTGCTTTTATGACTCATCAAGAAATGGCGCCTGAAAAATGGACAGTATTGTTGGAAAATAAAAAATTGCGCGACAAAAATAAGTATGAGCCTAATTTGGAGGCTTCAACTGATGATTTTACATGCTGGAAATGTAAATCAAAAAAATGTACTTATTATCAACTTCAAACAAGATCTGCTGATGAGCCTATGACTACATTTGTTTCTTGTCTAGATTGTGGTAATAGATGGAAGTGTTAATTAAAAATGAAGAATAAAATTTATATTTTTTCTTGTTAAAAATCAAAACCATGTTAAGTATTAAAATTCCAAACCACCAGATTATTAGAATACCTAGTTTTAATGAAAATTATTTAAAATTTACATTAAAAAATGTACATATTTATTCGTTTAAAAAAAGCAAAAAAGGCATCAATGAAAAAATTCCGTTTATGTCTCTTGATGATCCAAGGCATAGTCAAAAATAATTTATTTAAAGAATTTCCAAGTCTTGCAATTTCCAATACTCAGATGCTCCATTTGGTAATGGTCTTCTTACTATAAATGGTATCTTTTTTTCAGCTAGTTCCATTTCAGCAATTAAATAACCATCTATAATTTGATCTTTTATATCAATAAATGGAAGAGACCCTGAGTTAATTTGTTTTGCTCTTACTCCCAAAATACGTGCCTTTTCATATTTTGTTAAAATTGGAATTGTTTTATGTAGATCATCAATAATTATATTATCTTTGTTTCGGATAATATTTGTTAAAGCAGATAGTTCTTCAAAATTAATCATAGAAGTTTGAGGATGATTTTTAAGAATAATATTGTTTGTTATTTCAGCATCTAATTTTTGAAAATCTTCATCTTCGTCATCATTATCTGAATTATAATCTTGTTCAGATACTTCAATATTATTTGGTATTACAATTTGACTACCTAAGATATTATCAGCATCAGTAATTTTTATATTTTTTTTTGTTTTTTTTGATTTGATGTTCGTTTCACTTTTTTCTAAATCATCTTCTTGTTGATCTTCTAAATTTTCATCATCATCATTTTCATCATCTTCATCATCTTCATCATCTTCTTCTTGTTCTCCATCTTGAATATTTTCGTCTTCATCATCTTCATCTTCTTCATCATCATCTACCAAATCATTTTCTTCATTTTCTTCATTTTCTTCATTTTCTTCATTTTCTTCAGTTTCATCATCGCTTGTTTGTTTTTTTATTTCAGAATCATCATCATTTGGTAAAGTTATTGTAATATCATCAAGACTGCTCATAATAATTTATATCTATATATAAATATTTATTATTTTAATATCATTTTTTTTAATATTAAAAAAATATAAAATTAATTTAATTATTATCAGCGGTTTTCCAAACAAAATCACATTTTGCACAGAGATATACATATAACATTTTTGTATCATCATATCTTAAAAATATTACTTCTCTATCTTCTTTTTTTTCATTTCCATTACTAATACAATCAGCATTTGGACATTTAATTGTGTTAATGCGAGGTAAAGTAGGATCAAATTTTGTATATTTATTTATAAGATGGGCAAATTTTTGTTCTCCTTTTTTAAAAGAATTTTTGGAAACACAAATATTTTCATTTGTTATTAATGAATTTTCATGACCACAATTTCGACAATAATACATTAATAAATTTTCATTTTCAGATGAAATTTTAATGTAGTACATATTTTGACATTCGGAGCAAAAGTGCATATTATATTTACTATAAATAAATATAATATTTCTAATTCATTTTTTTAATATATTCCTTTTCAAATGATTTATAAATGTGTTTCCAATCTAGATTGCAATCCATTTTATAACATGAAATTTTCAAAAATTCTTCTCTAGTATCTTTTTTACTTTCAATTATTTTAAATAGTTCTTCTTTATTTTTGTCGAATTCTCTCTCCATTTCACATTTAAATCTATTTAAAAAAAACGGCTTTATATATTTTTCTGCTTCAGGCGACAAGATTTTCATTACACTAAATTCTACATTTTTATATTGAATAATTTTCGAATATCTTTGGAAATCGGAAGAGGTTTCAGTAAATCCTGGTTCATGTAAAAGGGGTTTACTGTCTAAAATAGATAATATAGTTAATAAAATAGAGCGAATTGTTTGACATGCGGACCAGGATTCTCCACGCCAAGTATTTAAAATAGATAAGCAAACTTTACCACTTTTATATAGATTAGGATGAAAGCGAGTTATTCCATCATTTGTACCATATTTTAATTTTGGTGGGCTATGTGGATAATCAGGAGGGAAATCAAATTCGAAAAAATAAAATCCTCCATAATATAACGACTCAGGAGGACCTATTATCATCGCATATCCTTTTAACATATTTTCTTCATCATGCTTGTAATAAATTCCATCATTTTCCAGTGGAAATTTTTTAAGTTCTCGAACATCTTTAATAAGACGTTTAATAGTATCACGATTAATAAAAATATTTACCGTTTCTTGATTATCTATAGATGTTGATTTTTTTTCCATATAACTAATTTAGATAATATTTTTTTATATCTATTAGTTATATATTTCTTATCTAATAAGTATAAAAAATATAAAACTTAATTTTTATTATAAAAAAAATTGAGATAAAAAAATCTGCATATATAGAATATATAATGTCATCTACTAAAAATATGTCCTTTGATTCATATATTAATAAATTATACTGTGAAAAGGGTCAGTCCTTCACACATACACGAATAGCCGATAAAAGTTTGTCTATAAAAGGTGGCTTATATCATATAAGTGAAGAAAAGGAAGAAGAATTTTACAGAAAATATTATTCCCATGTTTTCGAAAAAGGAAACGTTGAATATCTTACAGAAAAACAGTTTCAAGACAATGGTGTAATTGCAGTAGATTTTGATTTTCGATATGATACAACAGTCAAATCAAGAAAACATACAACTGAGCATATTTATGATATGGTAAGTGTATTTGCAGAAAAACTGAAATCTTTATTGATTATACCAAAAAATAAAGAAATACCTGTTTTTATTTTTGAAAAACCAAACGTGAATATGCTTGAAAATATAACAAAGGACGGTATTCATATGATTATTGGTATTGATATGGATAGAATACTACATAGCATGTTAAGAACTGATATATTGGGAGAGCTACCATTAATTTGGTCTGATTTACCTTTAACAAATACTTGGGAAGATGTTATAGACGAAGGTGTTGTTAAAGGTACAACAAATTGGCAATTATATGGATCTAAAAAACCAGGCAATGAACAATATATTTTGACACATTATTTTAAAATAAAAGTAGATGACGAAGACAATATTGAAGCTTCTTCAGAAAAGGTAGAAAATTTTGATTTTAAAAATAATTTTGAACAATTGAGTGTAAGGTATAAAAATAATTTGAAATTTGAAATGACTGAAGAGACAAAGAGTTTATATGAAAGACAAAAAACAAACAAAAAGAGAACGAATAGCGGTCGTAAAATGAAAATTATTGATAGGGAACCAATTCGTCTTTCTGATATTACAAATCAACAAATGTTGGATAAAGCAATAGAAAGTATAATGGAAAATCTTGATGGAAAAGATTATGAAATTAAAGAGACTCATGAATTTACAATGTGTTTGGGCAAAGAATATTATGATCCATACAATAATTGGATAAGAGTATGTTTTGCATTGAGAAATACTGATTCAAGATTATTCTTAACATGGGTGAAATTTAGTTCAAAATCAAAGAAATTTTCATATAGTAAGATATCGGAAATGTATGATACATGGCAAAGAAAAAATTATGAGGGAGGAGAAGAAATTTTAACCAAGCGTTCCTTGATGTATTGGGCAAAAAATGATAATCCCGAAGAATTCCAAGAAATAAAAAAGAGAAGTATTGATATGTTTATTGAGCAAGCTATCGAAACACCAACTGAAGTAGATTGCGCAAATATTTTACACAATTTAAAAAAAGACAAATTTATTTGTAATGGTATTAAAAGAAACGAATGGTATGAATTTCGCGATCATAGATGGAGAGAATTAGATTGTGGTGTGACCTTAAGAAACATTATTTCAACTGAATTACATAATATTGTTATGAGAAAAAGCAATGAAGCTATGAAAATGATTCAAAGTGTTGAACAAGGTTCAGAAGATTGGAAAATTTGGAAAAAAAAGGCTTCAAAATATAGTGAACTATGTAATAAATTAAAGTCAACGACTTTTAAAAATAATATTATGAGAGAATCAATGGAATTATTTTATGATGAAAATTTTGTAGATAAGGTTGATGCAAATCCAAATATTCTCTGTTTTAATAACGGAGTTGTAGATTTTGAACAAAAAATATTTAGAAGAGGAAACCCAGATGATTATTGCATGAAATGTACCAATATTGATTATATTAAGTTAGATGAAACAAAAGATAAAAAGATAATGGATGATATTAAATATTTCTTCTATACATTGTTTCCAATTAAAGAATTAGAAAAATATATGTGGAGCCATCTTGCTTCTTCACTAATGGGAATTAATAAAGACCATTCATTTCATATTTATACTGGATCTGGTTCAAATGGTAAATCTAAATTAACAGAATTAATGTCTTTATGTATGGGTGATTATAAAGCACAAGTTCCTATTACACTTGTCACTGCAAAGAGAAATTCAATTGGTAGTTCTTCTTCTGAAGTAGCACAGCTTCATGGTGTTAGATATGCAGTAATGCAAGAACCTAATAAAAGTGAGCGCATTAATGAAGGTATTATGAAAGAAATTACAGGAGGCGATCCAATTACAGCAAGACATTTGTTTAAAGATTCTTTTACATTTAAACCTATGTTTAAATTAGTAGTAGCTACAAATCATCTATTTGATATTAAAAGTAATGATGATGGTACTTGGAGAAGAATAAGAGTTTGTGATTTCAAATCAAAATTCAAAAAAAATGCTAATAAAGATAATGATGAAAAAGAACCATATCAATTTGAAATAGATTTTAATCTAGACGCAAAGCTTAAAAAGTGGGCTCCATATTTTATGTCTATGCTTGTAAATATTTGTTATGAAGATCAAGGTGTTTTTGAAATAGCAGATATAGTTAATGCAAGAAGCGATAATTATAGAAATGATCAAGATTATTTAACAGAGTTTGTTAATGAAAAAATAAGAGAAAGTGATGGAGAAAGAATTAAAAAGACAGAGTTGTATGAAACATTTAAGCAATGGTATAATGAACAATATGGAAAAAATGTACCAAAAGGAAAAGATTTGTATTCTTTTATGGACAAAAAATTTGGAAAATATACAGGATCATGGAAAAATATTGAAATTATTTATGATGATGATTGTAATGATATAATTGATGGTATTTAATAATCATTCCAACCTTGAGCAACTTTAGCAATTGTATTTTCTGTATATTTTTGTTTATTATAAAATAATATTGCGTCAAATAAATTTTTTAATGTTGTTTTTCGTACTGAAGAAGAATAGGAATGATTTAAACTTGTGTATTCTACATAATCAAATTCATATGGTTTATCAAATATTATACTATCAAGAGTATTTTCTTTAATAATAATATTCGTTGCTCCTTTTACCAATTCGTTATTTTCATCATAATATTGAGAATAAAATATATTTTCTCTATTCCATTCTCCTGAAAGTAATGACTTTACAAATGGAATATTATTAATAAATGCTATACCACCTGAAATTCTAATATTATATTCAATAAAGATCAAATTGACTGTATTTTCATTATGAATAAATAATAAATCATTACTTTCTTTTTCTAAATTAGAATTATAAACATAATCAAATAAATATCCATATAAAAGAGGATTTGCTGTATATGAATCAAGGACACCATATTGTTTGCGTATTTTTTTATCCTCTTCTACAATAGTTTTTACAGGAATACTTTCATTCCAATAAGTAATTAAATCATTGAACATGTTAATTATAATCTAGTTTAAAATAGATTATAATTTACTTTTAGCTTCATTTTTTTTATTTAGTTGCAATTGCTCTATTACAAGTACTAACATCATTTTCTTGTAAATTTACATTATTAAAATAAGCAGATATAGTATCTTTTAATGAACCTCCCTTTTCTAACAAAAATGCTTTCACATAAGGGAAAAATAACAAAACTACAAAAGCTAACCATAATATCGCTTCATTATATCTTTTTTTCGCAATTATATAAACTAAAAAGATAAATACTATAAAATAATAAATAGAGAGAACGATTTTTTTTATCATTTCTTGTCGATCTCTGGATGCGTCTTCGTAAGAAGATTCTCTATTAGAAACAGAAATTTCGTTATTTAATTTTGCTTTTTTTAAACGCAACATTTTTTCTTCTTGTTCATATCTTTTCCATAAATCTCTCATATTTTGTTCATATAATACTCCACTTCTATATAGGTCTAGTTCATTATCTAACGCTTCCATTTGTATTCTATGTTTTTTCAAATATTCCTTTAAAATTTGCTGAGCAGTTGCTTTGTATCTTTCTTCCAAAAGTTCATTGTAATATGGCTCTCCTTTTGCAAAAACTAAATAATTACGTTCAGCATCACTATAAATGGTTGGAATGTTTTTTTTCACTCGTTTGGCTTTTTCATATTTCTCTCTTAATGTTTGTATTTTTTTTTCTCGTTTACATTCAGAATCACATAATACATTATCACTTACAGCTTGTGTTAAAGTTTGCACTTGATTTAATGCTTGTGCTCTAAATGCCGGATCACCTAATCTTCCCATATCAATATCAAAAGACATAATAGTATACTCTTAATATTATAAAATATTAAATTTTAGCATAATTTTCAACATTTCCACCACGCCAAGGAGATATATTAGTGCCTCCTTTTAGTGGTATACATGTATCACATGTTGAAAAAGCTTCTTTTGTTAATTGTTCTGTATCAGTATTGGTAGTATTATCACTTTGAATTATACAGGCATTTGAACTAATATCAAATACCATACTTGGATCTGTACAACAGGCTTCTCCAATACACTCTATTTCTAAATTAGTTGGATCTGGTAAATTAATAATATTTCCTGTTCCACTACTATCAATATCCACATCATCTGGATTAAATGGAAATTTAATGCGATCAAAATCCATATTGTCTCTGAATATTAAATCACCTATTTTAAACCACATAATTATAATAAAAACAACAATAATTACTGCAATCAAAATATTAGCAATGCCACCTTTCAAAATATTTTTTTTGTTCAACAAAGTAATCAAGAGTATTGGGATACATGTAAAAATAATAACTTTAATAATATCTGTTTGTGCTTCATAACGTTTTCCAAAATAGGTGTTAATTTCTACCATCCTTAACTTGTTGTTTTTTTGTTTAGTTAAAGCATTCAGTTGAGCTTTGGAATTATTTAATTCACCTTCAATAACTTTAATAGTAGTTAATTCATCAACTAGATCATTTCTTGTTTCTGCTACTCTATATTGATTAGTTGAATATAAATTGGTTAAATTGTTAAATAAGGTTGATCTCATATTTGATAAATCATTGATCCTATTAATTACTTGTTCTTGTTCTTCCAAAGATGGAGGATTAGGAAGACTTGCTGCATTTTCAATTCCAGCATATAAATTTCTTTCCATCTCCTGTAGACTTTTGATATTGGAAATAGTTGTATCTGTACTTTGATTCATTTGACTTATTTCATTAGCAGGTTGAGTAATATTTTCCATTTTATATTATACAAGGAAAAATTAATATAATATAAAATCAATATTTATTTTTTTTTATTAATTTTGATTAAAGCAAACACTAAAACAATTGCAATAACGCTAAATACAATGTTAATATTGTTGCTACTTATCATTTGAATATTACTATCATCTTCCATTGCATCCAATGTTTCGTTTTCTTTTAGATTTTGTTTATATTTGCTGTATTGTTTTTTAAATTGTCCTAATTCCTTTTGCATTTTATTATAATTTGTAATTACTTTTTTATTTAATTTTTTTTCACTTGCTGTTAGCCTAGATATTTTTCCTTTTATTTTTGAAACAATACCCGCTAATCTTTTTTCTGATTCTTCTATTACTTTACGATCTTTCGCTGTTATTAAAGATAAACCGCAAGCTGTATCAGCACTCATATCTTTACCTTGTTTATATTGATTCCATCTAGAATTCGATGTGCTTACAACATCTTTACTACAACTTCCTAAAAAAGGATTTGTGCCCCCTGATTTAATCTTAACATTATATTCCAGGTCTGGACTTGACTTCAATGGATTTGATGTATTATTTTCAGAAAATGCATTATTGTTTTTTAAGCACCCTTTTTTTGATGATTCGTTCCAATTGAAGGCAGCACAAGAATCATCTCTATCACATAATGCTTGCATATTACCTCTTGATGATACTTCGTTATTAGAAGAGCAAAAAATATCATTTCCTGGACTATCTTTTCCAGCATATTTTGTATAACTGTATTTATCAGAAATAGGTCCTCTAGTTCTTATATTCATTGTCATTCCTGAGATTGATGTTATATTTCCTTCTGTATATGCTTCCTTAGATTTTAACCAACAATTATTGTTTTGATCTGTTTGATAAATCGCACAATCGTTATTTATATTACATAATTGTTCACATGAAGACGCAGATATTCCTTGTCTGCTATCTATATCAAACCCAGGAGCATTTGTATTTGGCCATTTAGTATAATTGTTTTTATATTCCAACAAAGAATCAGGATATTCTTTTAATGTACTGTTAATATCAATATATCCAGTTTTTAACATATTTTCGGATGGATTTTTTGGATCTAAGCCATATAGAGAAAAACTTGCTGGACCGTCGTCTCCCATACCAAAAGCCTTTCCCATTCGTTCACCTTTTCTGATTTTTGTTTTATAAATATTGATAGAATTATCGTTATTTATTTGAACAAAACCATTTCTATTTTCATTTATAAGCTTAACTTGTTTTGGTAATTTTTCTCCTGTCTTAAGAGTTGTTTTATTATTGTCATTTAATAAATTTGTATCATCACCTGTAGTAAGAGTACCAGCTGTTCCTGAACTCCAAACTGCATCTCCTTTATTCTCGGGGGTACCTTTATAAAGTACAAAATTTCCATCATTTTGAAATGTAGCATATGTTTGATTTTGTTTACATTTATCAATCTGATCACTGCAATCATATAATGCTCTTTTCCAACCGCTTCGCCTTCTATATTAATATTTTTTACGGCATTTCCACACATATAGCTAGAAACAAAATTCTTTGGACAACCAAAAGCAGGATCGACAGGAATTCCTTTTCCTACATTAAATGAGCCACTTTCATATCCATTTAATTTGGAAAGAGGACCATTTTGATTACCCATATATAAAAATTTAGCTGCTGTATCAATATCACTCATTATATATAAAAAGAGATTTTTTATATAAAATTATAAAGATTTATTTCCTTGTTTTATTGTTCTGGGTAAATTCCCAGGTAATGGATCAGAACCGGCTAAACCAGAATCTTTTCTGTTAGCAGAAATTCCTGGACAATTTTGGCCATAAGTAGCAGAGGCTCCAGAACCTGGACCTAAATACATATTACCTCCTATCCATTGGTCGCAACCAGGTGTTGCTGTATTTGTTGTTTTCCAATATTCAGTTCCATCTTGTGCTCTCAATACCCCATCAAATCCCATAAACATATAGGGCGTTTCACCATTATTATCACTTTTAGGAGGAGCTAATTGTTTTAATATTTCATTTGTTTTTGCAACTCCTGTAGCCTGAACAGGTCCATTATTATTACCAACATAGCAAGATCCATTTGTTCCATCAAAATTAGAAAGAGCAAAATAATTCTTATTTTTCGTAATTGTTCTTAAATAACATTGACCATAACCTGTTTGTCCTAAATCTTTTTGCTCCTCAAAATCAGAATTTCCCAAACCATTGTAGGTGTTAACATATGTTGCGGTTGACATTGTAGGTTGATTAACAAATATATTTTTTCCTTCATTTCCACATCCAGTGCCTTCCTTCATGTCAGAACCATAAATTAATGGTTGAGTTCCCGGTATTGTATCAAAGAGATCTCCATTAAAATTGGCAGGAAAGTAATTATCAGTTGATTGTCCATCTTCCCAATTTGCCGGACAATTATTAACACCACTTATGCTATCAGCATTTCCAGGATTATATTCTTTAAATACTCCTGCATCAGTAACAAAACCGTATTTACCATTAATATTTACATTTTTTCCTACATATGGATTACTGCCTTGAGCAACTTGTAAAAAAGTTTTTGTATTATTTATTAAATTTGAATAAGCTGTATTATAATTTTGCATTTCTCTAAACATTTCTGTTTCCAAATCTTTCATCTCATTTATTTCTCGAGTATTTAAACTATCTACTGGCCCGTTATCAAAACCTTCGATACAATTTTTTGAGGGATGAGGTTTTGATCCGGAATTTTGCATATCTTCTCTATCTCGTATTCTTTGATTGTTTAAAAATTCAATACCTTGTTTAATTTTTCTGTTATATAGATCTTTCATTAAATATATAATAGAAAAATATTTATTTTTTCATTTGTTTTATTGTTAAAATAATTAATAATATCATTACTATTGAGACACCCACATAAACACTACCTTTTTGTCTTAAAATTAAATCAGAATTATCTTTTTCTGCTTCAATATTCTTTATTTGTTTTCTAATTTGTTTTAAATTTTGTTCATCCCCTCTAAGGTTTTTTAATGTTTTTTGCAATCTCTTTGTAGCGGCTGTTTTTTGTTTAACCATTCCATCTCTTGTAGTTTGTATAGGAACAGTTATACTTTTCAAATATTTTGTTAATGCTATTAATTCTTCATTTAATTTATCCAATCTTTTTAATATTAATACTCCTTTTAAACCACCAAGTTTTGTTAAACCATATGGTGGATAACCTGTAATAGCATTAGGATCATTTTGATTTTGGAATTTTTTCCCAATTTTATTTCCCCAACATCCTTTCCTTTTATTAGCATTTGCATAATCTTTTGTAAAATAGGTAATTCTTTCAAAAACAGTATCTGATCTTAAAGCCGCTAATTTACAATCTTCATAAATATTAAAATCTCCAATATATTCCCAATCTACATTTGAAACTTTTTCATCTCCCACACCAACAGTTGCATTTCGATCATTGGCATTTCTCCATTTTTTGTATGAAGGTCTTAATAAATTATATACTTGATTATTAGTGGATACACTCCACAAGCGACCTTCCATGTCTTGATTGTCCATTTGTTTGGCATTAATTGTAGTCTGTCCGGCGTTAGACATACTTGTTCCTGTAGATTGCATTTGCAAAGAATGCCATACTTCACTCCATTTCATTTTGTCTCTCTCATAAACATTATTATCTGTGCCAACAACACGAAGCATTTTTTGTCCACTTCCATCAATATTTTTAGCTTTTCCCATAGTATCTAATTCCCAATCTCCAGATGAACAATCACTTAAACAACGCCATATTTTATTCTCTTTATCAACACTATAAATATATAGATCATCTGAAGATATATTTTCGATTGCAACTTTAGAATTGACAGGTTGCCAATTTTCTGTATCGCAAGGTTTATCACAATGATATAAAGTATTTCCAAAACTAATACCAGATCCCAAAGATACCGTATAAGTAGAATTGCTTTTGCTTGTTGAAATATTTAAACTTGAAGAAAAAATATTTTGATAGCTTCCATCATCTTTTTTCACTTCGATTTTAATATTAGAGAGAGATGGATAATTAATAGGTGGATCAACCACATCAGTAATACTTTTTAAACTTTTAAATAGAGAGAAACCTTCAATATCATCATATAATTTTTCAAATAGATCTTTTTTTTTCTTTACATCATTGCCAATAGTTAAATTAATACTTGTTGCCTCTGTGAAAGACGAAGTAAAACTAACGCTAAATGTTGTATCACTGTTTTTGTTGATTGTACCTGAAGCATTATTACTTGTTAAAGTTGTATTTCCGTTTTTAAGCGTAATATTTTTAAGTTTCATACTAACATTGCTATCACCTCCTTTACATTGCAATATGACTCTTAGCTCAACACTAATACTATTTTTTAATCCCCAAATCATATCTGAATTATTTGCACTTATTTTATCAAATTGTTGCCGAATACCTAACTTTTTCCAATCACTATTACCGCTTTGATCTGTTATATAAACATTTCTATCTTTCCAAATTCCATAAATTGTATTTTCATCACTAGCTAAATCTTTAAAATCACCAACATTTTTTTTCATCCAATCTCCTCCAGCACATGGTTTTTGACATGTATATGTGTTTCCCTCTTGATCAATACCCCATAAATTATCTTTGCCTTCTGCTGTAATTTTTACAAGATTCCCATCAATATGTCTCCATTCGGCTTCTTTTAGTTGATTATCGACTAAAATTCTATATTCATCGGCTAAATTCATATATTGATTTAATTTTTCATTGAATATTTGTTGAGCTTCTTTATATTGTATTAATGTTGGATATTTATTTTTGTAATCTATATAAGACATAATATATTATAAACATATAATATTTTAGTTTAGTAAAATAAACAACAACGTTTTTTATTTAGATCATGTATAATTATTGCATCAATTTGACTTTTTTTGTTATCTTGAGAATAGCAATCGCAACAAAAATTATTTTCAGTTCCAATGTTATGATCAATACATGTAAATTTTTTACAAAAGAGACATTCATATAGTGGTGGTTTATAACAAAAATAACATTGGAAACCATTATCATTAGATACAGGTACAATTTTTACAAATGTTGCATTTCTACGTTTCATTTTATAATTAATTTATTAATTAAATTAAATTTTAAAAACTAATCATTTTTAATATTTAATGATACCAAAAATAATTTTTATATTTTGGCATGATAAAACAAATTTACCTGAATTAGTTAAAAATAATTGTGAATTATTAAAAAAAAATAATCCTGATTTTAAAATTATTTTATTAGACAAACAAAATATTTGTAAATATATAAATTTTGAGAAATATAAATTTAATCTTGATGATAAAGAATTTTTTACGCCTGCAAGACTATCAGATTATATAAGAATTTTTTTAATATATAAATATGGTGGAATTTGGATAGATGCCAGTTTAATTATATGGAAAAAAATAGACGGTTTTATTGATAGGACAAAAGATTGTATTTTTTATGAAAATAAAAACAATAGAAACAAAGGTAATATTGCATTGGAATCCTGGTTTATTGCAGCCAAAAAAAAACATGTGTTTATAAAAAAAATTAGAAATGAATTATTATCTGTAAAAAATTGTGGGGATATGAAAAAATATATAAATAAAATGTTAAAGAATAATATAAAATTACAATTAAATGTTTTACCATATTATCATTTCATTTATCATGTTTTCAATAATGTTTTACAATCAAATCCTGAAATAGAAAAAACAGTAGTACGATTAGAAGTAGGAAATATTTATCCAAATCATATTCAATTTCCGAAACAACTATATTTTTTTAATTTTAATTTAATTCAAAATTATATTGCAGCAATTCAACTATTTAAATGTTTCAATGATAACACTGAACCTGGTAATAATATGTCTAAGGCCGTATCACACGTTAGAAATTGTTATGAACATATATACAAAATAACAGTGTTTATGGAAAAATTCCAAAATAAATTAGAATTACCAGATAGAATAGAGGATTTATTTAAAAACAAAGAAGCTTTTTTAAAAAATGTTATCGCAAATTTTAAAAAAATAAATTCTTTTTTTACAGACTAATATTTTTTAATCTTCTAAAAACAAAAAAGAGGAAAAGAATTGACAATATAATAATTATAATTGTTGATCTAGAAGAAATATTATTAGAATTTACAATTTTAATTGTGAAAACTAAAAATGATATTAATATGACTAAACTTATAAAAAAAACTGAACGATTAGATACCATAATTAAGTCTGAATTTTCTTTTTCTCCTGAGACATTTTCAAATGTTCTCTTTTGAAATTTCATATTATTTTGATCTTCATTTAACTTAACTACATATGTATCTAAATTGCTGCGCTGTTCTTTCAATAATTCTTTCATTACCTCTTCTTTTACTTCTAATTTTTGAATCTCTTTTGACATTTTTTGTGCAAGGCTAATTAATTTTTTATTAAGGTTAAATAATTTTTTCCATAAATTTGGATTGATATCAATTGTATCACAAATATCTGTACTTTGCATTGGACTACCTTCTGGAATTAAAACATAATTTTCATTACTCATATCAATTGTTTTAATATTACAAGTGCTTGATTTTTTATTCCATATATCCTCTGAATATACATGTTTGTATCCTTTAATATCAACCCATGCAACTTCATTTGTATCTACATTTTTAATATTTTTTCCAGCAATTTTACATGGTTGACCTGATACCATATCTGGACCTTGTCTAAATAAAGAAGAACTAGCATTTATAGGATCAGAAGGGCAATTTTCATTATTATTTTGCCATGCATCAGTGGAATACTTGTGAGTGAATCCATAATCATTAACATAGTAATAACTCCCATCTTCTTCTGATACCACTTTACCTAAATATTGACTAGCTTGTTTTAATGTCTCTATTTTTTGTAATCTCTCTTCGTTTAGTTGTTTATAAGTTTGATTATATTCTTGTAAAGCTTTCTGAAACTGTTTTTCATATTTATCTAGAGTTTCGCTCTTACTATTATAATCTACACTACTATTAACAGTTTCCATGTTTTCAATGATACTATTTACATTTTGACTTGAAGGTAATTGAAGGTTTGGAAATCCAAAATAATGAGTATATATTTTTTGATTTATTAAATATTGTTTACCTTGTTCTTGCAACATTGTCTATATATAACATATTTATAGAAAATGTTATTTATGATTTCCTAAAAGTAGAATAAGTTAAACCAGATGCCAAAATTATTCCAACAACAAAACCTACTATTTGATAATGAGCTTTTCTGTACATTTCAACTTCTTCGCTATATAAACCGTCAGCCGAATTTCTCATAGGAACTAATCTTTCCACTTCTTTTTTTAGTATTTCTACTCTTTCCCTAATTTTATTTATTGACTTTGACTGAAGTCTTACTCTTTTATTTAAATTTTCATTTAATGTTTCCAAGTGATTTCTCTGCAAAAAAATATCAGATTCCAATTTTTGATAAGCACCACGTGTATCTTCTAGAGCATTTGTATATACAGCTACAGCAGGATGTGATTTGGCTACAGTAAACTCATTAATAAAATTTTCTAAAATTAAAAAAAAACGTTGATTTAAATGTTTATTTGTTTGTTTTTCTTTAATAACAGTATCCATCTTACTATCTATTGAGAACAAATTCTATAATAATTTGACTGAATTGCTGTTTTACTAGTTCTTAATATTTTACATACTTGGTTAGGCTTTAAACCAATTGCTAAAGCTACTGGATCAAATCGTGAAATATTAGGCATTTGTGATTCATCCATAATATTATATTTTTTCATTGTATCTGTTTTTTCTTTATCTGATAAAATAGTATGTGGTGAAATAAGGCTATGTTCTAAAATATTAAATTGTAATTTTTGAATACCATGAATAACAACAAATAATTTTGTAGATTCCCAAATATGTTTTAAATGATTAATAATTGTATCGTTAGGAAGAGTTTTCATAACAATTACTAACATATCATCTCTTGATAACACTTTTTCTAAATCAAATATTTTTTCTATATAATCATCTATATTTTCTTTACGCAATGTTTTTTCAATATGGTAAATAACATGCGTTTTTTTATTATCACTTCCTTCTAAAGTAAAATCCAACTGTTTATTTACAAACATTGCATGCAGTTCATTAACGTTGAAATTATCAAAATTCTTAGTATTATATCCCTGTGATTTTAACTGTTTTAACAAATTTTCTCTTGACTTAAAAACCATTGAAATTGTTTGACTAGATGATTCAGACATTATTATATTAAATATAATTATTTTTAATATAATTGTTTCATTTTTTATTTAATTGTTATTGTTTTACTATCCTTAGGTATTTCTTCTACATCAATTTCTACCTCTTCAGGTTCAACTGCAAAAATAGATTTATCTTTATCACTACCTAATGTTTTTAAACTATCCACTATCTCGTTTGACTCTTTGTCTGATATAATTTCACCTGTAATGTTATCAAACTTTGCACTTGTTTTAGGAGGAGGTGGTGGTGGTGGCGTTCCATCACTAGATGTTGAACTTAAAGGTGGGGATCCTTCAGGTGTTGTTGGGCCATAATTAGGTGCATAAGCTGGGGATGTTGGTGCATAAGGAGGAGAATTTGGATTATATGTAGGTGATGTTGGCGCATAAGGAGGAGAATTTGGATTATATGTAGGGGATATTGGATTATAGGCAGGGGAATTAGGATCATACAATGGTGAAGTTGGATTGTATGGAGAGGATGTTGGAGTATTTTCATAGTATTGATCATCAACTTGAATTTCATTTGTGCCTTCAGCCATTCCTGGACTATAAGGAGCTTCTTTGTCTATTGATTCCTCTTTTATTTTTTGAATACTGTAATTCCAATTATTAGGAACCTTATTTTCTTTTAGTTGTTTCACAATAGTACTAAATGAAATTCTAGTTCCATCATCATATACTAATTCTTCCTCTTTCCATTCTTGAGGATATTTATAAGGCTTGAGCATATTATTTTCAACTACATTCCATTGCTCATATGGTTCTCCATCATTGTCTAATATTATTGAATTATAAATTTCATTTCCATCTTTATCAAAATTGAAAAACACCCAACCGTAATTTTCCGGATCTATATCTTGATCTTTTATTGGTAATTTATTTGGTTTTTCTAATTTATCAGTTGCTTCTTTTGGTTCTAATGTTTGATTATAATCGCTCTTATCATCATAAGACTTACGTCTAGTTTTAAAAATATAATCTCTTACTGCATCTTTAACATCTTTATCTTTATCTTCATCCATTAAAATATTTATATTTTTACTATATTGAAGATTTGTTATTTGATCAACATTTTCTGCTGTAATTATTTTCATTTGAATATTCATGGCTTGTAATTCCTGCATTAATAATTTAAATGCATATGGTATTCTTAAAATACTGAAATCACGACCAAATTTTGTAATTTTTTCAATATTCATATTATCAGACAAATTTCCGATAAACTTTAATGGACCATCAGCTTGTGGACTCATAAATAAATTATTGGAATTGTTATAAATGGCGATTGTTCCTGTTGTATTACATACGGCCATAAAATATTCATCTCCTCTATTTAACATTGATTCTTTTAAAAATCCAGCCGCACCATGAGCTATTACTCCATCACGTTCCATTTCTCCAATTCTTAATCCACCATCATTTGCTCTCCCACCTACTGTTTGTCTTGTTAATAAAGTCCTTGGCCCTCTAGCACGATAATTTATTTTATCTTTCACCATATGTTTCAATCTCATATAATAAGTTGGTCCCATATAAATTTCACAACTTAATTGTTCACCACTAGTTCCATTATATAATATTTGATTTCCACTAGAATGAAATCCATTTTGCACCAACATTTTACCAAAAATTTCATGCTTTGGTCCTTTATTTTCAAAAGCGGTACATGTTCCAAAACCACCCGTCATAACACATGCTTTTCCCATTAAAGATTCTACTAATTGACCAATCGTCATTCTTGATGGCAATGCATGAGGATTAATAATTAAATCTGGCTTAACACCATCTTCTGTAAAAGGCATGTCTTCTTCTGGAATTAATATACCAACTGTTCCTTTTTGACCACAACGTGAACAAAATTTATCTCCAATTGCAGGAACTCTCTCTTCTCTAATTCTAACTTTTGCTAATCGAAATCCTTCTTCTTCTTCCGTAATAAATGTTTTATCAACAAAACCTAATTGACCTTTTTTTGGAAAGGTAGATGCATCAACCGATCTCCCTGGATCAGCCAAATTAGTAACTGCTTTTCCGATTAAAACCACTTTATCATCTAACTTTGTATTTTGTTTAACTAAACCATATTCATCTAATTCACTGTAATCATATCCTGGTTTAATACCAAATACATTTTCATTTTCTATATTTACAAAATGAGAGTCAATTTCAGAATTACCAACTCGAGAACTTTCTTCTTTACTTTCATACATATTATAATAAGTTGTTCTGAATAAACCACGCTTTACAGAACCTTCATTAAATAATATTGAATCTTCTACATTGTAGCTACCGTAAATTCCAATTGCGACGATGCAATTTTCCCCATATGGATGTTCTTCATGATTAATGTAATTCATATAACGACTTTTAACCAGAGGTATCTGACCATAATTTAACACTACTCCCATTTTATCAATACGTGATAAATAATTAGAGTGATATAGTGATACGGCTTGTTTTGCTTGTCCACAAGCAAATAAATCACGTGGAAGCTGATTATTTTCAGGAAAAACTACTTGATTACCCATTACACCCAAAAGAAGAGAAGGATGAATTTCCAAATTTGTAAAATATTTATTATTTGGCAATTCTTTTTCATCATTTGCAATTAATAATGTTTCTTCCTCTGCAGTATCAACATAATCTATAATAGCTTGTTCATCATTTAAATCAGTAAAATCCTTTTTACCATAAAGGTCTGATAAACTGTATAGGGTATTTTTCTTGTAATCTTTTTTATCTGTAAATCCATCTATTAATTGGTTCCATGTGAATTGGTTTGTTTTTATCTTTTCTAAAATATTTTTTTTATCATAGCTTGGTTTTTTATCTTCACTATCAACATAAAAAATAGGACGACATAATCTTCCTCCATCAGTATATATTTGTATTTCATTAACGTTAATAGACCAAGAAATACTGGTCATTGTTGGAATAATACCAACACGTCTATTTTTTTTTAAAAATTGTTGAATTTCAAGTGGATTTTCCACCATTCCTATCCATGCTCCATTTACAAATAATTTACAATTGTCATAGATATATTTTGGAGAACATTCTTCTAATTTCTGCATGTCTACATTATTATAAAGCCATTCAATCATTGGAAATTTGGAATATCCACTTGTAATATAGCATGTCATTGCCATATGTTTATGGAATCCAACATTTCCACCATCTGGAGTATCTACAGGATCAATTATTCCCCATTGAGATCCATGTAAAAGACGTGGTTTCACCACTTTTGCAGTATCAGGCATTGGCAAATTAATTTTACGTAAATGAGAAATAAAAGAATTATAAGACAACCTATTTAAATCTTGTACTACTCCTAATTTTTTTGTATTTTCTGACGCACCCCAATTTCCTTTAAATGCTTTTTTAAACCCCGTTTCCGTTATTCTCTCTTTAAAATATTCAGTATATCGATCTTGAATTAATCCAATAAAATTTTCTCTATATATAGCTGTTTTATATTTATATTGGGAATCAATTTGCAAACGCACATGCTTTAATTGAAGATTATAGTATTCTTTAAATAATTCAGTCATTAATATACCAGGCACATCTACTCTTTTATATTTGAAACTGTCGCGATCAGTTGGTTTTTGTAATTTCATCTTAACTAATAATAATCGTTTAACAATATAACCTAGATACATGGCTTTTTGATTAAAATTTAATTCTCCTATTTGAGGCATGAAATAATTCATTAATATATTTTGAACATGAACAATTGTATTTCCTTTTACTAGTTCTTTCATATAATTTAGAGCTTCCCTTTGTGTAAAAATCAATCCAGCATCATGGACACATGGAATAAATAAATCCACCATATCTTCTTCTCGATTTAAATCTAAAAGACAATATTCAATAATTTTCTTATCTGATTCAATTCCTAATGCGCGCATAACGATAAACAAAGGAACTGGTTTTTTTACATTAGGAATGGCAACAACAATTTGATTATTTGTTAAAACAGATGTAGGGGCTACAATTTTCACAGCCAATGTTCTTGCAGGTTTTGAAGCATCTTCGGATACAGTTTTAATTTCGGCAGAATGACTATATTTATCATCTACTTTATCTCTAATATAAAGCATGTTATTCGCAAATTTTTCTTGAGATATAATTACTTTTTCTTTTCCATCAATAATAAAATAACCTCCATAATCATTTTTACACTCACCCATATTAAATTTTACAGCAGGTTTTAATCCATTTAATATGCAAAACTCAGATTGCAACATAATAGGAAATGTTCCGAGATATATTTTATCAAGTACAATTGTGTGCATTTTCTTTTCATTATCTTTATCTATAATTTCAAAATCAACTTCAACATCTACATGAATAGTCATTCCATAACTCATGTTTCTTAAACGGGCTTCATTTGGATACATATAATGTTGACGATCTTCATCATATATTATTGGTTTTCCATAATAAATTTTATCTGTATCTTTTCCACCTAAATATAAAAAACATTTTAATTTAAATTCACCTGTATTAGCATCTTGCTCTTTTTGTAAAGTAATTGGGTTCATTTCACTCATAATCTTAGGTAAACCAATATTGTAGAAGTCATTAAAAGAGTTGAGATGATGTCTAACTAAATTTTGCGGGTCATCTTGAAATAATTTATCTATAATTTTCCATGGTAAATCTTCTTTATTCATTTGTTTCTAATATACCTTGAGTATATTTTTTTAAATGTGAAATAACAATAATTATTACTATATCACATTTAATTATACATTCCTCTCTCAACTGATCCTAAAATAAACATTCCAATAATAACAAAGAAGAACAAAAATGGTAATAAAATTAAGAACCATGAGATGCTGCTGTACCCACGTTTACATAAAAAGTTAAGAACCCATGTCCAGAAGAAAATATAGATTAATTTTCCTAAAAATACCAAAGCAACATTTCCGCATGGACGGCTATATTTACCAATGGTGTATACTCCGTTTGATCCCATATTTTGTAAAAGCATGAAAATGATAGAAATCATAGAGATTACAAAATAGATCATTGCTGGAGCGCAGAGAGACTTCATTTGTTTTTTTAAATCTTTGGCCATTATACTATTAATAAACAAATTAATATTATAATAAATTATCTTTTTTTGCACCCAATATTTTATATTTTGCACCCAATATTTTATATTTTGCACCCAATATTTTATATTTTGGCAACAGATTCTGACATATCTCTATATGTTTGTTCAACATCAATAGGATCAGATACAAAAACCATTCGATTATCACTAATTCCTGGTTGTTCAGTTGGGAAAACACCTACATTTTCTGGTACACCTTGAACATTATTTACTCTATTTTCCATAGAATTTTGAATTGATCTTGCTAAATTACGAATATCAGTAAAAAAACCTCCAACATAAACTTTTTTCTTTCCTTTTGTTTTATTTTTTCTTTTACCTCCTTTCTTTACTGATCTTCTAGAAGATTTTCTTGCTGATCTTCTCTTTTTAGCACTTCCTGGGTATGTATAACCACCTGTTAAATCATACCCTTGAACAGGAACAGGTGCAACTGAATTACCTGTTTGATCACCACTAGTTGATCTTGCAATTTTAACACCTCCTACTGGAATGCCATATGGACTTAATCTAAAATGATTCGATTTTGTAATTCCATTGGGCGCGCTTAATACTCCTGGCCAAGTGTTCACATTTCCTCCATCCCATGGATAACCCAAAGATGTTAAACCTGGAGAAGGAGTTCCTCCTTTCTTTCTATGTCTTCTAGTTTTTGGTTTTCTTTTATATTTTCTAGGTTTTCTTGAAAAATGTTTTTTAAATGGCATAATATAATATATATAAAGATATTATTCAATATCAACATGTGTCAACATATGTCTACGACAACACATTTTTGTTAAACCCAATTTATCTAAAACTTCTCCTTCGGGTGTTTTATCAATAAATTCTTTTGTTAAATAAACAACTTTATCCACCTCCATTCCGCGACTTTCCTTAATCTTTCGAACATTTGCTAAATAAAAGTTATATTTATCTGCTAAAACTTTTCCACACGTAAAGCACTTGACTGGAATAATCATATTATATAATATATAGTATAATTATTTATACCTTAATTTTTTGATATCATTTTTAATATAAATTATCATTTATAATTGCCAAAGGACAAGCATCTAAAATAAAACTTCCTGATCTTAAATATTCTCCAATAACAATATTTTTTTCTAATAAACAAGTCATACTTTTATTTAAATATTTATTAAAATATGAATGAACATTATTTAGTTGACTAATTTGTTCAAAACGTCTCGCATTTAGAGAGCCCATATCTATTTCTCCTGCAGCTAAATTTCTTACAAGATATAATGGTTCATATATCAAATCAAAATGATTGTTAATTAGTTTAGATAAATCAAAATTTTCAAAACTGGTCATAATAAATAAATTTGAAAATTTATCTATGAAACTTGAAAAAAATAAATCATTTATTTTACTAACTTTTATTAATTTATATTTACCATTATGATTTTTTGTTATATTATTAAAAATATATAGTTGTGTTAATGAAAAATTCTTTTTGGTTCCAATATTTTCAATATGTTCTTTAGAATTTAAAATAGCTACTTCATTGTTTTTATCATCAATCCAATAAGTTGAATTAAAAGTTTTATCTAAAAAGTTAACTTCTAAACTATATTTTGATGATAAATTAAAACTTTTATTATTAAAAGAATCTGAATAATTGCTAGTTGTTTTCCTAACCATATGATGTGTAAACATTTCTAAACTAGGAATTTTTAAAATTCCATCATTATTTTCAGGTATAAATTGATAATTACTATTATAAGTAATCTTTTGAGTAATAGGTTTTTCCTCTTCTACTTTTGGATTTAAATTTTTACTTATTTCATCTATTATCTTTTGAATGTCAGGTGAATGCCTAACACTTCCATAAGGTGCTATAGGATTATATGCTCGCGATTTTTTATTAGTTTTATTTTTACTATTGTTAACTGATGATTTAAATAATTTTCCTGTTAAAACCATAATATATTATATATAAATATAATATTTTATTCTGGACAAGCTTTACCATAACATTTATTTTTAAAAAAGAAATAGTCTATATTATTACTTTTTCCATGCTCGTTATATTTAAACGTAGGTCCATTACTATCTCCCGCTAAACATCTTTCAGCACCGTCCATCATTGCATAAACGCAACAACTTGTCGCAGTACAATTATCTTTATTTAATTTATTACATTGTGGTTCCAATTTAGTCGAATCGTCTCCAAATTTAGTGCAAAATGATTGGGCATATGAATTAGGAGTAAATCCTTCTACAGATACCACTTTTTCTAAATGAACGTCTTCGACCGGAGTTAAATCAAAACCAATCATTGGAAAAATAACAATTGTTCCCAACATTACTATTGCTACAATAAGCATTGCAATTATATTTCCAGATACGTTATTAACATCCATAATATATTATATAGGTAAATTATATTTCTTGTAGTACTACTTCACCATCTAAAGTCTTTCGTTTAACATATTCTAAATTATCTCCTTTATGAAAATTGTTATGACAATCTACGCACAAAGCCATTAAATTAGCTAAATGATTTTTATGATCTTTTTCTAAAAAACCATCGTCGTCTGCATTTTTTTGGTGCTTTAAATGGTGTATGTGTTCAGCCTTAACTTTGCAACATTTTTCACATATACCTAATACTTTTTCTGAATTATAATGAGAACTATGTAATGTATCTAATCCTTGATCATAATTATATTTATTTCGTAATTTAATAGCCTCTTCTAAAAATTCTTGCGGTAAATGCAAAGACTTACATACTTCTAAACCATACATACTTTTTCCAGGGCCATCTTTTAATTTTCTATCATAGACTAATTTATTTATCTTTTTATCATAAATAACGGATAAATGTTTTAGTTGAATATCGGTCATCTCTTCAATTTCTGTATAGGTAGCGATTTCATGAAGATGTGTTGCAAATATAAACGAAGAATGACGATTATATAACCATTTTAATCCAGAAACAAATAAACTTTTAGCAGAGTCTATTTCTGTACCTGAACACAATTCATCTCCTAATATAAGACTATTTTGATCAGCCGTTTGTAAGATTGTTTTTAGTTCTATCATTTCAACAGCAAATGTAGATAATCCTTTAAAAATATTATCATTTCCCAATATTCGTGTCATTATTTTTTGATACGGATGAAATATAAAACTAGAACACGGAACAAATAAACCAGCTTGAGCCATAATTATACTAATACCTAATGATTTGATCAAACTCGTTTTCCCTACTGCATTTGTCCCATATAATAATATACCGCGAGGTTCCACCCCCAATGATACATCATTATCTACATATAATTCGTCTTGTTGTAAAGATTGAATTAAAGGATGATATAATCCTTTTGCTTCTACAAAAGATTTGTCTCTGTTTAAATCAATCATTGGTTTACATAATTTAAACTTACTAGCAAGATAAGCATTATTTTGCGCATTATCCACACAACCGATAATGTGAATAATCTTTTCAAAATGTAATTGTTTTTCTTTTAAAAGGGATAATTGCTCTTTATAAACAATTTCTTGCTGTTCTTGAAATTTTTTCTTTAAAAATGTAATGTTAGTACATAATTTTTGCAGTTCTTCACTGCAAATACATACATTTGATGAAGTAGCCGATGCAAATGTAATTTCTCCATATTCTTGTTTTATATTTGAAATATTTTGATTGTTATAATTTTCGGGCGTTTTTTGTTGTAATGCTGTTTTTAATAATGTACTTCTTTTTTGGGTTATGTGCAATGCCATAATACCTTTTTCGGTTTCATGAATTTTTACATAATCAGTTGTTTTACTCTTTTTTTCTTGAGATTTAATAATATTATTAATATCTTTCATAAATTTATCCATTCTATTTTGATTTTCTTTTAATCTATCATCTATATCATCTAACATATCTGATCTTTCTCGATGGATAAATCTTGCGGAATAGTCTATATTATTCATATTACTGCATGTTTCTAAAATAAATATTTCACTAATTACGTCTCTCAATTCATTACAAATAATACTTCCCTCTGGGCAATTAATATAATTGAAAAAATTCCCCATTTCTTCTTTTATTTGGTTAAAAATTTCCTTTACTTGTTCAATATTATTATAAATTTGATTAATACAATAAGGATGAATCTTTTCAGAAATAATAAAACGATACAATTTCTCCAAATCTTTTAGTAAATATAAATTTTTTCGCCATTTAATTACATTCTCTCTATGTTCTAAAATAAATTCTTTGTTTTGATATTCTTTTAACAAGTATTCTGAATCAAAACTAGGATGTAGCAATTTCTTTCGAAATTTACGTTTTCCAATTGCAGTAATATTATTATCAAGAACATTAAGAATGCAAGACAATTTACCTTTCATTTCTCCCATGCTTAAAATATTGAGCTGTTTAAGACTGTGATTAGCCAAGACAACATTATTATTTATGTTGTCAAATGCAGGAACCCTTAATTTTTCCACAAGAAATGGACTATGCTCCCAAATAAATTGCAATAGATAGCATAATGATGCCAATGCATAGACATTTTGTCCATAATCATAAAAGAGAGAATCCGATATATCTCTTGAAAAAAATTTAGTAAAAATTTGGGATTGATATTTTTGTAGATAGCTTTTTTTAATAATATCTTTTTTAGAAGGTTCTATGGTTTCACTATTATAATTTAATATATGAAATGTTTTTGGAGAGAGATTTGAAAAATTAATAATTTCTCTAGAGATTTCTTCTTCCATATTTGTTATTAATATTACTTCAGAAGGGGAATAAATAGATTGTAGGCGATCAATTTCATCATAGGCTGTAGGACTATGTTCATTATCTATAACAATTTCAAAAAGACTTGATTCACCTGTAATAATATCTATATTTGTAATTCCAATAATTTTTTTATTTATCATTTTCGTTTTTTTTTCTTCTACCCAAATACACATAATATTATTGGATATCAACAGTTCATCTTCATAGATATAAGTGCCGGGAGAATAAATTCCTTGCAATCTTCTTAATTTTGTACCGTCTTTAGCGACATCATATTCTTCAAATACCACACTTGTATATCCATGATCTTGCAATTTTTTTATATACCGATCAATTTCATAATCTCGAAAACCAGACATAATGTATCCAGGACATTTATAAACACGTTTTAGATCAGTAATACCTGAATATTCAACGATTAAACTTCCACTAATATTTCCTTCTTCGTCTTTCTTTCCATATACTTCAAAAAATGCTCCACATTGCATTAAAACAACTGTTTGAGGACCATATTTTGTTATATATTCATTAGTATAAATAAAATATTGTTCTAGAAATGACATTATAATAGTAATAAAAAAGTTTTATCTTTATTATTATTTAAAATATTTTATAATATAAAAGTATTGTAATATGGATAATTTTTTACAATCGGTTGATATAATGGAGAGAGAATTTCCAGAATTAGGAAAAAAATATTATAAAGATTTGAAAGATAATGCAGTTAAGGTTCAACCCTCTTTTTTGTTATCTAAAGATAGTAAGGTAAGTTTTTTTACTCTTTTTGATGAAATGAAAAAAAATAAATGTGAGACTACATATGAAAAAAGACAAGCTTGGCTTGAAATTTCCATGTATTATATGGTTAGCTCCCAAGACAAAAATCAACAATTTTCATTTGAAATTGAAAAATGATCTATAGAAGGATTTTTTATAATATCCTCCTGAAATTTTTCAGTAAAATGATTATAAATATTTTCTTGCAATCTTATATTCTCAAGGTAAGTATTATTTAATCGATCTTCTTTTTCTTCCAATGTTATTATTTCATCGTAATGTTTATACATAGAGAGATATTTACAATTAATAGTAAACATTATCTGATCATTATAGTTTTCATCATTAATAAAGCTATCTATAGTATCTAATAAAAGATCTATTGCTAATTCTTCATCAATACCATCTTCAAAATAAATATACCGTTTTCCCCACATACTAAAAGGTTTTACTTTTTCTAAATACATTCCTACTCTATGCTTTGCGTTATCATTAATTTCTAATTTGCATTCATCGGGAATATATTTATTACATATATCAAATAATTCTTCAAATCCATAATTTTCTCCTAAAAATCTAAATATATCCAACCATGGCAAATCAAACCATAAATTATTATAAACACATGGTTTCATATAAGAAAATATACAATGGTGTAAATCCGTAGGTAGATTTTTAAAAATAGCAATATCTGTTGGTAGTTCTTTAAAAGTTTTGTTCATCGTCAAGTTAAATTTAGTTTTTAAATAAAAGACTTTTCAATTTTATTTTAAATGTCGTTTAAAAAAATTGAAAAAATATAGGCCAAGAAATCCAGTAAAGAAGAGCGACATTTCCATAACGTAATTTTTGTTCCAGTTTTTGCATACCTTTGGAAGTTTGGTTCCGAAAAAATAACCAATTATAAAACCTACTAAATTTCCAATTACAAGGCATATTATTCCAAAAGAGATTGCTTCTGATAACATTTATAATTATAATATAGAATAAAAACTAGTTTAATATTATTATATGAATTATAGTAAGCTAGAAAAGATCAAGATAATACTAGATATTGTTTTTAAACTAAAAAATTTTCCCGATAAACATGGAGGAACAGTTAATTTTTACAATAATACTTATACCTATTATGATGAGTTTAAAGCTATTACAAATAAATGGATGTTAGAAGAAGGTTCTGAATATAAAGGGAAATTATATTTTGGAGAGATTGGGAAATATTTTGAATATCATTTTCCAAAGTATAAAGCGAAAGAAACTCTGTTTGTATTAAGATATGGTAATAATTAAAAAAATGATATAATTATATGTTTATTATATCATTTATATTAGACTATGAATAAATCACAATTAGGACAATATTATACAACAAATTATGACTATATATTAGAAGAATTCATTATTCCAAAAAGTGTTGGTAAAATAATTGAACCATTTGCTGGAGAAGGCCATTTGACTCAATTTTGTAAAAATCAAAATTATTCTATTATTGAAGAGTATGACATTGAACCGAAAAAAGATGAAATTATTGAAAGAGACACTCTGTTAAATCCACCTTCTTATCTCGAATCATATATTATTACGAACCCACCTTATCTGGCAAGAAATAAGAGTAAAGATAAAACTATATTTGATCTTTATAATGAAAATGATTTGTACAAGTGTTTTATGAGAAATTTAATTAATAATAATTGTAATGGTGGAATAGTCATAATACCCTTAAATTTTATATCATCTATAAGACGATCAGATGTCGATTTGCGTCGCGATTTTATAGATAAATACCAAATTGAAAAGGTTAGAATTTTCGAAGAGCAAGTATTTGACGATACACCAATATTAGTATGTGTTTTGCAATTTAGTCATATAAAAACAAACAAAGAAACACTATTTGAAATTTATCCTAAAAAAAACACCTTTCAAACACATTTAAATAAAGAGAATAACTTCACCATTGGTGGTGAGATTTACAATTTAAATCATAGTGGTAATATTCAAGTAGAGCGATTAACCAAAAATAATCAAGAATCAAAAAATACAAATATACTATTAAAATGTATTGATGACAATAATGAAAATAGATTGGGCCTCTCTTTTAAAGAAGATGACAAAGATTTATTTATAGATTGTACAGAAAAACTTTCAGCGAGAGCTTATGCTACATTAAAAATTACACCTGAATTAGATATAGAACAACAAAAAGATTTGGTATTGCAGTTTAATAATTATTTAAACGAAATGAGAGAAAAATATCATTCTCTATTTTTAACAAATTATCGCGAATCAAAAGATTGTTTTGCAAGAAAGCGCATATCTATGTCTTTAGCATATGATATAGTGAAACATTTGCTTAATAAATAAATTTTTCAATATTAAAATTATGTTGGGAAAATATATTTTTTATTTCTTGTGATATATTATCTATTTTATATATTCTTCCCTCTTTTCTTCCTATAGATAAAAAATGCCCGGCTCCATCTTTTGGTTTTAATGCACTATATAAATCAGGATGAAAATTTAAATAATCTTCAGCTACAAAATCATCAGGAAGTTTATCTTCGAGTTCATATTTAATTCCCCACTTTAATAATTGAAATTTTATAATTGGATAATAATTGTCTTTTAATAATAAATTAAAATTATCACAAATTTCTTTATTATTTTTGATTTTATATATGCTACCTGATTTTACTTTTTTAATTAAATAATTTGAAATTCCTATTTCACAATCTCTAATTAAGTTTAATTTATTTTGATTTAATACTTTATCAGATAACATAGAAATTATGTCATTTTTTAAATTTTCATGAATTATCCAAAACCATGATTGAAAATGGGTTTTAACTTCAGATGATTCCATAAATCCAATAAATTTTTCTCCTTTCTTCATTTTTTTATCAATTTTATTTAAAACATCCGGAATATTTCGTGTAATAAAAAAACTATCATTCATTAACAATGTATAACGCGACTGATCTTTCTTTTTTTCTAATCCTACGCGATATTTTTTAAAATCATAGCCTTCATTTTTAACAAAGATAAAATTTATATTTTCAGCATCAATTTCATTTTCAAATTGAGTATGATATTCAATTAACATAGGTTCTATAGAATAAACTATAAAAATCTTTTTACAAACGCGTTTAATTTTAGATAAATTATTATTAATTAATTTTCCCCAACATTTATCTTTTATATGACAAGCATAAATCAAATCCATATAATTAATAATTATTTTTAATTTTTATATATTTTTATAAAATCATAAATATTATCCACATCTTTATATTGTATATTTGAATTTAGTTTATTTTTTTCAATTGTCATAGAACACCCTCCAATATGTAAAGCAGAAACGTCAAATTTATTTATATTTTTTAGTAATGAAAAATCAATTATTTTAGAAACTTCGCTATTTTCACCTTTATGTAAATGAAGGCTTATTTTATCACTTTCTATATAAGCAAGCACCTCATGTAATAAATCTTTATAAGAATCTAAATTTAATTTACCACATGTATCAGATAAGCATAATTCATTTATTTTTGAAAAATTTTCCATATAATGAAGTAGTTCAATAATAATATTGTCAATAGGTTGTTTTCCAGCAATTGGACAATGATCAATACAACTTACGTATAATTTAACTTTATTTGAATCATCCAACAATAAATACATTTTTTTAAGTTCTTCTTTTGTTTCATTTAGACTTTTATTAATATTTTTTTTTTGAAAATCTTCTGATACAGATGTTATAAAACTAAAATTTTTCACTCCGTGATCAAGAGCTTTTTGAAGAGATTTTGCATTTGGTGTTAAAACATATAGATCAGTATCCATTTTTTTATTTTTGCAATAATCATATACTTTTAATGTATCCTTCATTTGTGGTATAAATTTTTCAGAAACAATAGACCCTACTTCCATAGCTTGAGGTTTATATGTAGTATAAATGTAGTCAGCGAGCTTTGTTTTTTCTTTTAATGAAAGTACATGTTTATATGATTGTAAACCATCTCGTAATGTAGTATCAAAATATCTAATGTTTTTATGCATGAATTTATTCATAATATTATAATATATAATATATATTTTATATTTATATATATTATAAATATGAAAAAGGCTTTAATTATTGGTATTGATTATGGTCGAATTTCACATTTAACTCTTCCTGGATGTATAAATGATGCATTAAATGTATCCAAAATGTTAATAGATGCTTATAATTTTAGAGAAGAGGACATAACATTATTGCGTGATGATATTAAAGAAGAGGAAAATTATCCTACAAAACGAAATATATTAAAGAAATTAAGAAATTCTGCTGAAAAATTAACAAGTGAAGATTTTTTTTGGTTCCACATTAGTAGTCATGGATATTATAATGAATCCAGAGCTAGTAATGAAAAAGATGGTAGAGATGAAAGATTAATGGTTTATAACGAATTAAATAATAATTATATGCAAAGTAAAAACGTAATATCTCTTTATGATGATGAATTAAATCAGGTTTTACAACAGTTTAAATGTCCAGTATGTCTTTTTATTGATACATGTAATTCTGGAACCATGGGAGATTTACCATATAATTTTAAGATAACAGACACAAGAAATTTTGATAATGAAATAACATTACAAAGAACAAGAGAGAACAATATTAAATTTAATAATGAAAACATAATTATGTTAAGTAGTGCACTAGACCATCAAGATGCAGCAGATTTATATGATGATAAATTTAATCAATCAATGGGTGCAATGACAGCAGCATGTTTAAAAGCATTGCGAAGATTTAATCATGAGATTTCAATTATTAAATTATTTACTATTATTAGTAAAGATTTAAAAAGTCAAGATTTTGAACAAACTCCTCATTTAAGTAGTAGTGGAAAGTTTCCAAAACATATATTTTCAAGAAGTGAAAATAAAAAACAATTAAATATAGTTGAAAAAGAAACTCATACTGTACTCAGTAATCATTAATTTATTATAATAAACAAATTTTATTATAATATTTTTAATAAATTTTCCATTAAATTGAGATCCTTTTTTACGTGATCTCTCAATTGTTTTCTAAATACGGTATCCATATGTGTATTTTTAAATAACATCTCTCTATTTTCAGAACTATATTTTAGTTCTTTATAGTATTCAACGATTAGTTTGTCTTGTTTTTCTCTTAAATCTTGATCATATTCTTCCATTTCCGGTTTTTGTTTACTTTTTCTTAATTGTAAAATTGTTCGATGAATATGCTTCATATCACTAACATAATTTAGTGTATTAATAGTATCCAACACGTTGTGTTTATCGGCCGATATAGTAGACAAAACAAAACAAACACATTTATCATTAAATGTATTTCTTAAAAGTTTTGTTAAATTATTTTTCCTAAAAGGAATATACTTTTGATTTAATTTATAGGCCCGAATACATTCTTTTAATGCTAAAATACTTTCATTAATTTTGGCATTCTCTCTAATTCTTTCATTTGAATTTAATATTGCCTTTGATGCTTTTTCACTTCCTGCCATATCAATAATAGAAATAAAATTGCCTTTACCTTGAATTTGTATAATTAAATGAGATCGACTCGAAGCACTATTTTCACTACTAACGCCGACCTTTCTCTTTGTTTTAAAAATTTCCATTAAGAGATCATTATTTGTATCTTTTATTACGTAATTTTTACAATTTTTCAAAACAAATTGACCACTTCCATTTTCAAGGAGTTTAATCTCTTTATTTTCATCAAATATATCATAAAATTTATTGTTATATAATTCTACGCATGAAATATTGGCATGGTCATATTGTTTATTAAATCTTGAATTTTTAGAAAGAGCGTTTAACAAATATTCAATAAGTCCTTTTTCTTGTTCATTTCCAATAGATGTATGGGTTTTTCCTGATCCTGTTTGACCATAAACAAAAAAGGAAGAATTTTCACCCTTAAAAAATCGCTCAATTAAGGGAATTCCAATACATTCGTAAATATCTCTATTTGTAAAATCTATATCAAATACTTTATCTAAACTATATTTTTTTTTATCCTGTTTTTTTCTGCTTTGATAATCTAAAACATCATTTTTAACAATAAGATCTTTCATATTTTTAGCATTTGTCTCAATTGTTTTATGTTTAAATGACAAAGGTGGTTTAATCCTTGTCATTACATAAACTGATTTATAATTTTCACTATTTTTTTGGCTTTTCATTTATATAGTATATAAATATTATATTTTTCTTTTTTTATTGTTAGATAAATTAATCTTTATTTAAAAAATTATGTAATGAAACATTAGAACTTGTATTATTAATATCACCTGCAAGCATAGATTGTTCATAAATTGTACGAATTACATCAGGAGGACATGATGTACCCATTTTTATAAGATTTTTTTTAAATAATTCATGTTTAATTTCAGATAAATGAGTTTTTTTCAATTTTGTAAAATCTTGCTGTATTCTTCGTCTAGTTTGATTATTTTTTATTAAAATGCTAACACTTCGATTTTTTGGTGTTTTTCCCAGTGTGTACTTTGTTTTTTTAATTTTATTTTTTTTTATGCGTCTCTTTGTATTTTTTTTAAGCGTTTTATTATGAAATTCTCGGTAGCACGGCTTTTTTCCATTTCTTAAACATCCATAATCAGGTTCCGGCTTAAGTTCTAATTGTTTTGTATTTAAAGGAGTTTGCTGTATAGGTACTACTGATTTTTGCTCTGGAATAATGGTTTTAATTACAGGTACTGAGGTATTGATTATAGGTTGTGGTTGTGTATGGACTATAGGTTGAGGATGAATTGGCAAACTATTATTTTCTTGGCTTCTTTTATTTTTCACAGTTTTTCTTTGTTTTTTTTCCTTTTCTTCTTTAATTATATTATCTAGAGCTTGCATTGATGACATAAAATCATTTTCAAAATCATTATCATCTACACCTAAATTTTGAATTGGTTTTTCTGATAATTTCGATTGTTTTTGCTTAATTTTTTTAATTAATTCTTTTTTCATATTAGTTGGCTTAATAATGTTTCTTTGTTTTATCACCTTTTCTTTTTTTTCTTTTTTTTTCTTAGTTTTGTTCATAGAAAATAAATCAGTATTAATTGAAATTCTTTTTTTTTGATCCATTAAGACTTATTATATGTATAAATTATAATTTTATAATTTTTACAAATAAAGTGTATTTTGAAGATATTTTTGAAATCTTTTATCTTCTTTTTCTTTTTGCAAATCATTATTCATAAACATTGACATACCTTTTTCTAAATCTTCCATTGTTAAGAGACCTTTTTTTTCTGGCTCTAAGCAAAAAACTCTTCGACTATGTGCTATTTTACTCTTAGATAATAATGTTTCCATATCTCTACCAAAATATCGGAAATTAGACATTTCTTTTTCAAACCAATTATCTAATTCAATATCGTCTAATTTCCAACCTAAATCGTTAACTTTTTTAGCAAATATTTGATTCATTTCTTTTGAATTATATTCATCTATTTTAAAGCGCCAAGTGAAACGTGATTCTAGCCCTTCATTATAACTAAAAAAACAACTTTTTAATTCTTTTTCATAACCTGCAATTATACACATAAATTCTCCCCTCATATCACTTAATGCTTCACAAATCGTATCAATACTTTCCTTTGAAAAAGAATCTTTCTTTTCCGCATTTCCCAAAGCATAAGCCTCGTCAATAAATAATACACCTCCCTTACATGATTGTAGAACCTCTTTTGTTTTAGTTGCTGTTTGTCCTAAATATCCTGCAACTAAATCTTCCCTTGTAACCTTTTTGAAAACATTATTTTTTAATACTCCCAAATTTGAAAATATTTGTCCCATTATCTTTGCTACTTCCGTTTTTCCTGTTCCCGGTGGTCCATAGATTACAGTATGCATATAATCATTTTGAACACTATCAGGGCCTAACATTTTATGAAAATCTTGAACATAATATAAAATTTGATCTACCATATTTTCTTTAAGAGTTTTCATTCCAATAAGATTATCTAATTGTTCCAAATGTGGTTTAATTTTACGAATAGAATTCATATTAATATTGTATTCAACATTTATTTGTTCGGGATATTCATCACAAAGATCAATTAAATCACGCAAATTATTTATTTTTTTATCAATTGTTATTTTTTCTTTTTCAATCTCTTCCTCTTCCTCTTGTTCTTCACCCGATTTTATTGAAGAGTAATAATTATATAAAGAAGGTGTTCTTAATTCATCGGGATCATAATTAAATTTTGATCCATAATCATATCTTTTACTATAATTTTCGCGAGAATAGTCGCTTAGATTTTTATCTAATATCATATCTATCAATGATCTATTTGATTTTACTTCTTTTGTTTTTTTTTCTTCTTCTTCATCTATAGATTTTAAAAGTCGTTCCATTCTAAAACTAGGCCGATATCTTTCAAATGTTAAATTATTTCTAAATAGTTTTTTTTCTTTTTCTTCTTTTTTTTTATTAGATATTTCTAAAAGAGTTTTATTAAGATATTTTTCATAATCGTAGTATTTTTGTAATCGTTCTAGGGCTTCATCCAACTTTCTTTTCCGCCAGTATTCCTCTATCATGATTGCAATTTTATTTTTTGGTGGATAATTACGCATATATAATTAGATTAGAAAATAAAATTATGATTTAAAGAAAAAATGATATAATAAATAACTACAAAAATGAAAGAAAATAATAATATAAAGATGGACGAAATCGAACGCAAGATAAGAGAGAATATTGGAAATTATATCGAAACACCATGGACGATAATTCAATCTTATTTCAAAGATCAACATTTAATGCAGTTAATTCGCCATCAAATCGAGTCATATAATGATTTTGTTATGAATCAAATTCAAAAAACCATAGATATGTTTAATCCTGTCTCTATTTGTTCGGAACAAGATTATGTAAAAGAATGTGGAAAACACAAATTAGAAATAATAATTAATTTTAATAATTTCTCGATTCACAGACCTCAAATTCATGAAAATAATGGAGCAGCAAAATTAATGTTTCCACAAGAAGCACGTTTGCGAAATTTTACGTACGCTTCCAATATGACTATTGATCTTAACATAAAATATATGATAAGAAGTGGAGAAAATTTGGAAAACGTGCAAATATTTTACAAAATTATTCCCAATGTACAAATTGGTAAGTTGCCAATCATGCTGAAATCATCTATTTGTGTTTTGAATCAGTATAAACATATTTCTCATAATGAAACAGGTGAATGTGCTTTTGATGCGGGAGGTTATTTTATTATTAATGGAAGTGAAAAAACTGTTTTAGCTCAAGAAAGGGCGGCAGAAAATAAAGTTTATTGTTTTAATATAAGTAAAAATAGTACAAAATGGAGTTGGCAAGCTGAAATTAAATCGGTTCCAGATTATAAGTGTATTTCTCCAAAACAAATTAATATGATGCTTAGTGCAAAAAGTAATGCTTTGGGTACGTCAATTTACCTTCAAATACCAAGAATGAAAAACCCAATTCCTCTTTTTATAGTTTTCCGTGCATTAGGAGTGCTTTCAGATAAAGAAATTTGCGATAAAATAATTTTAGATATTGAAGATAAAAATAATAAAAAATTGTTATTTGGATTACAGGGATCAATCGTAGATGCAAATGAATATTTAACAAAGGAAGACGCATTTAAGTTTGTTGTACAGAATGTTATGTATACTCCTATTAATATGGAAAAAGAACAAGGCTTACAGAAAAAGAAAGAATTTGCGGAAGATATTTTAACGAATGATTTATTTCCTCATTGTCGAACACTTGATCAAAAGATTTATTTCTTGGGCTATATGGCAAATAAGCTTTTGCGTGCAAGTTTTAAATGGATTCCAGGCGATGATCGTGATTCATATTTAAATAAAAGAATTGATTTAACTGGGGTATTATTGAACAATTTATTTCGAAATTATTTTAATAAACTTGTGAAAGATATGCAAAAGCAAGTTATTCGTGAAATTAATATGGGGTCATGGAGATCTACAGATGATTACGAGAGTATTATAAATCAAACAAATATCTATAAAATTATAAAATCTACTACTATTGAAAATGGTTTGAAGAGAGCATTATCAACAGGTGATTTTGGAATTAAAAATGTGAATAGTAATAAAGTAGGTGTAGCTCAAGTATTAAATAGATTAACTTACATTTCCAGCTTAAGTCATCTAAGAAGAATTAATACACCTATTGATAAAAGTGGAAAATTAATTCCACCTCGTAAATTGCATAATAGTTCTTGGGGATTTTTATGTCCTGCTGAAACTCCAGAAGGTGCAAGTGTAGGTGTAGTTAAAAATATTAGTTATTTGACTCATATTACTATTCCTTCTGATGCAAGTTCAATTCATGAGTATATTAAACCGTATATAGAAGATTTTGACAAGTGTGATGTTAAAAATATAGCAACAAATGTGAAAGTTTTTATAAATGGTGCTTGGGTTGGAATTTCAAAAGAAGCATCAAAATTATTTCAATATTTTAAAAGTTTAAAATATAATGGTATGATTAATATTTATACTTCAATTATTTTCGATTATAAAAGTAAAGAAATAAGAATCTGTAATGATGCTGGCAGATTGGTAAGACCAGTGTTAAGAGTAGAAAATAATACAGAAATATTACTGAATCAAACTATTATAAGTGATATTAAAAACAAAAAACAATCATGGGATGATTTACTTGTAAGTACTAAAAATAATACGTCAGTCATTGAATATATTGATCCTGATGAACAAAATAATAGTATGATTGCTATGAAGCCAGAAAATCTTTATGAAGAAAATCAATATATATACAAATATACGCATTGTGAAATTCACCCTAGTACTATATTTGGAATTTTGGCTTCATGTATTCCATTTCCAGAGCATAATCAATCACCAAGAAATACCTATCAATGTGCTATGGGTAAGCAGGCTATGGGAGTGTATGTTACTAACTTTGATACTCGTATGGATAAAACAGCCTATGTTTTATCATATCCAATGAGACCGCTAGTAGATACAAGAGTAATGAATATGATTCAGTTGAATAAAATTCCTTCTGGAGCTCCTATTATAGTTGCCATTATGACTCATACTGGTTATAATCAAGAAGATAGTATATTATTTAATAAAGGATCTATTGACAGAGGATTATTTCAGGCAGTTATATATCATACAGAAAAGGATGAGGATAAAAAATTAAATGGAGATGAAGAGATTCGTTGTAGACCTGATCCTGCAAAAACAAAAGGGATGAAATTCGGAAATTACGATAAAGTAAATAAAAATGGTGTTATTGAAGAAAATAGTTTGATAGAAGATAGGGACATTATTATTTCAAAAATTGTTCCAATTAAAGAAAATAGAAATGATCATACCAAAGTCATTAAATATGAAGACCAAAGTCGTTGTTATAAAACAAATGAAGAAATTTATGTCGATAAAAATTACATGGAAAGAAATGGAGATGGATATAGTTTCTGTAAAGTAAGGATTAGAGCATTCAGACGTCCGGTTATTGGAGATAAATTTTCAAGTAGACATGGTCAAAAAGGAACCATAGGAAATATAATTTCAGAAGAAGATATGCCTTTTACAAGTGAAGGTGTAAAACCAGATATTATCATTAATCCTCATGCTATTCCTTCTAGAATGACTATTGCTCAACTTAAAGAAACACTTCTAGGTAAAGTCCTTTTGGATCTTGGTCTTTTTGGTGATGGAACCTCTTTTGGTGAATTGGGAATTAATACAATTAAAGAAGAATTGCTCAATGTAGGTTATGAAGCACATGGAAACGAATTATTATATAATGGTTTAACTGGAGAACAAATTGAAACAAGTATATTTATGGGACCAGTATTTTACCAGCGATTGAAACATATGGTTAATGATAAACAGCATAGTCGATCTATTGGTCCAATGGTTAATCTAACTAGGCAACCTGCTGAAGGTAGAAGTAGAGATGGTGGCCTTAGATTTGGTGAAATGGAAAGAGATTGTATGTGTTCACATGGTGCTTCAAGATTTACAAAAGGTAGACTTTATGATGCTTCAGATAAATATCGTGTACATGTTTGTAAAAAATGTGGCTTAATAGCTTCTTATAATGATGTAATGAAAATTCATGTTTGCAACACTTGTGAAAATAGGGTTGATTTTGCTTATGTTGAAATTCCCTATGCTTGTAAACTATTATTTCAAGAACTACAAACAATGAATATAGCTCCCAGAATTATTACATAAATTTAGAATATTTATATTATTATTTTTTTAATTCTATAATAATATATATATAATGGTTTGCAAAAATCCCAATAATCCTTATCGTGGCAAAGGTGTAGCTCCTGGTTTATTAGGGGGTGGTGCTAATAGTACTTCTGGAAGTGGAATGATTGGAGGTGGTGGTAGAAGTTTAGACCGTTTTTCAATTACCAATGTATGGAATTCTCAGGCTTCTAGGCCTAAATGGAATGGTTATCAAAGTGCTATAACACCATTTAGGGCTGTTTACAATGCTGGAGATTATTTATCAAGACAACATTATACTTCTGGTGGTTCAAATCAAGTACAAGGAACGGTTAATGTTGCAAATAATCCAACTGCAAAAGTTTTGGGGGGAAGTATATTTAGCCTTGTTGATAATACAGGAATTCCTTCCTCATCCACAAATGTAAAATATGTATACGATAGTTCCGTTTATACTAAATTTAGACGTCAAATGGCTGGTCAAAAGACTTACAACGATTACTCTTTTGGTGGAGCTAACAATGGAGCACAAACTGCTTACTCAAGAGTTTTAGGATAAAGATTTTTTGTTTATTAATATATAATATAAATGTCAAACAACAATAATTATTATTTTAAAGGTCCTCATCGCAATGGTACTCCAGCACAAAGAAATGGAATGGCTCCAGGAAAATTCAATTATTACTTTACTGGGCCACCATGTCAAACTATTTTAATCAAAAATCGTGGTAATAATGCCAAATTAATTGGTAGAATGCCTATGCCTAAGAAATTCGATCCATCTGATGGCTCTAGTTCTTTTGCCAATGCTCGTATGGAATATTCCAAAGATGCAGGAGGAGGAACTGCTTTATCAGGAAATTTTGATCAATCAAGTTATATTCATATGAAAAAAATTAATGCTGTTGGAAAAGGTTCCATGAAACAAGGTTTGAGTTTTAATGATCCTTTTAGTTTTAGATCTCAAGATGTAAATGTAGTAAGATCAAGATTACAAAGAACACGTGCAGGTGGTGCTGTAGCTCCTAAAAAATGCAGTGCTTATTAAATACGTAATAGAGATAAAAATTATATAAATAGAACATTTATATAATTTAGATGAGTGTTCATCCTTTAGAATCTATTATTCAAAAAATAAAAGAAAAGAATCCTGGTGAATTATTTGATGCCATGTTAACAACTGATATAAATACAATGATGAAAGAAATTGAAGTATTATCTAATTCCATTCTTAACCCTCCTGTTGAAGAAAATAAAAAAGAACAAGTTGAGAGAGAATTGAGAGATTTGCAATATATTGACTTTGCAAATATGGATTTTAGAAATAAAGATTTTAATTTTACCAATTTTACAGGGACTAATTTAGAAAACGCTAATTTTGAGAATTGCACAATGGTTAACTGTAAATTTAACAATGGAAATTTATCAAATTGTAATTTTAATAATTGTAATTTAGAGCATTCTTCTTTTTTTCAAGCAAACATTCAAAAATCATCATTTAATAAATCTATTATGAAAGACTGTAATATGGAAGATTGCAATCTCTCTTATTCCACTCTTTTGGAAGCAGATCTAAAAAATAGTAATTTAACCAATGCAGTATTATATAAAACAAATTTATCAGATGCTGATTTGACAAATGTGAAGTTAGTTAACGTAATATTAACAAATACTGATATGACAAATGCGGATATAACAAATATTGATTTTACAGATTTTACCATGTAAATAAAAATTCTCTATTAATATTATAATGAATAAATATTTAGTCGAATATCTTGGAACAGTCTTCTTTTTATATGTTATCCTTGCTACTGGAAATGCTTTAGCAATCGGCGCAGCATTAGCGGTGGCAATTATGATTGGCGGAAATATTTCTGGAGGTAATTTTAATCCTGCTGTATCTGTAATGATGGCAGCTGCTGGAAAATTAAAAAGAAATGATCTATTACCATACATTGTTGCACAAGTTTTGGGTGGTTTAACTGCTTTAGAAATTTATAAAAGATTTAAAATAGGTAAATAAAAACTCTATTTTCTATCTCTATGTATATAGTTATGGAAAATACACCAAGTTCTAATAATAATGATAATAAAAATGACAAGAAGGAAGGCAATTTCTTTACAAATATGTTTAAAGGTAAAAGCGAAAACTCCGGAGATGGTAAAGAAGATGGAAACATTTTGGACAAGGCAAGATCAGCTGTTGGTTTAGAAGATAATGATGAACCTGAAGTTGTACAACTAAAAAATAAAAAGAAAGAATTACAACAAAAAATAGAACAAAATAAGGAAGAATTAGCAAAATCATTACAAGAATTAACCGAAAAATTAAATCAAGATATGCAAAAACAAAAAGAATCTTTAGAACAAAAATCAAAAGATGAACAAAATAAAATAAGTGATGAAATAGCTAATCTTGATAAAAAAATCAGCGAGGTTGTAGAAAAATCAAGAGCTAATCTTACTGCTAGCCAATCAGGAGGTAAAAAACGCAAAAGCAGAAAACATAAAGTCTTAAAACATAAAAAAACAAAATCCAAGGGAAAAAGAAAATCTCATAAAAAAAGTAAAAAGTCAAAAAAAAATAAAAAAACAAAAAGAGTTCGTTTTAAAGATTAAACATTTTAGCAATTATAAATTAATTTCTCTCTTTAATTTATAATGTTTGGTAAATTATTTGGTGGTGCTAAAAGACGCACAATGCGCAAATCTAGCAAAAAAACTTGCCCAAAATGTCATCATAAACCTTGCGCATGCAAAAAAAGAAGCATGAAGAAAGGATCCCCTTCTAAAACCCGCAAAGGTCGCAAAAACTTTATTACCCACAAAGGTGATAAAGACTACAATGCACGTGGACACAGACAAGTAAGAAGAAATGCTCCTTACATGAAGAGAAGAGGAGGTGGAAGTTGTGGAAATCATGCACAGGAAGTACCAGTATCCGGTGGAAACCCTGAAAATCCATTAAATCCTTTAGCTACTAGTCATGATTCATCACAAGAAGGAGGAAAAAGAAGACGTAGCCACAGAAGACGTAGCCACAGAAGACGTAGCCACAAAAAACGCAGCCACAGACGCAGACATTAAATTAATTTAATAAATAATAGTTAATAAATATTTATCATCTATTATTTTTTCTTATTGGCTTTTTTCAATGCTTCAAAAAGAATATAGACTCCCATTATTCCAATAGAAAGATAAAACAACTTAACTAAAGGATCATCTGGAATTTTACTATAATTATATTCTTCCATTTCCATCTTGGGTTTTTTCATATTAGAAAATGCCATAACACATTTACTACCTGTAAGTGGATTTTTTCCATTTGGAAAATTACAAGCACTTAAATTAGATATATCGGCATCGGCAACATGACGTGTTTCAGTACTCCTTACATTATTAACATCAACGGTTTCCATAGTAATCTCTCTACAATCAGGATTCCCAGACATTTGAAACGCTTGGAAAATTGCCAAAGGATTAATAGCAGAAATATTACTCATTGTTCCAGGTATTAAACCCTTTAATTCACTAAAATTTACTCCCATCGCACTAGATAAAAATGGAATAGATCCATCTGGTATATTATTTATATACATATATCTATCTACAGTTTGATCTGAATTTACATCTTTGCACGTCGCATTTGTTTTAAAAAAAAATCGGTTTCCTAAAGGTTTGCCAGTTTTACTTGCATTTCCACCACCGGATGCCAAAATTTCAATATAGGCAATGATACCTTCAATATCTTTTGCCAAAACGGAAAGGCTTCCTTTGGAAGACATACCCATCTGGGCAGGTGTCTTAATGTTTCCAATATAATTATACTGAGGTCCTAAAATCTTTTCTTCCAAACCTTTAGGATCTTCCAATACTTGCTCAAAAAAATTCATTTATTATTAATATTAATAAATATTATTTATTTTTAGTCTAAACCTGTAATATCTGTGGGAGGGTCATCAGAATTCATACCGGATGCATCCAAACCTTGATCTTGTTGTCCTTGGATAACGGATTGAATAGTATTTGTATTAGCTTCTATTTGATCCTGCATTTGGTCTTGTTTAGGTTTCATTTCATCTACGGTTTTTAATAATTCATCTACTTGATCTTTTAATGACTGTATATTACCAGCATTCTGTTGTGCTAGTATCAATGGATCATCTGAATATTCTTTATATGTAGCGCCTTTTGTAGAATCATCTGTCTGTTCTAAACCTTCTACTAATGGCTTTTGAAATAGATTAAATAAAAACAAAAATAGGAAAAATATAATTACCAATAGATAAATTAATCTTGACATTATATATTTTATATAGGTATTATTTTCTTAAAATAATATAAATGACAAATATTAACAAACCACTTAATTTTAGAAGCCAAGGCACTTTAAAAACTACAATTAGACATCATGGATTATTTAAAAATAATAAGCAGGTGAAAAATAGTATCGTAGGTGCTCCAGCAAGACCTGCTACCAATGGTCCTGATTCATTTAATCAAACTGCAATAGATTATGTAGGCTCAGAAGGAAAAGCATGTGTTCGTCGACCTTTTCCAATGAAACATTGGAGAAAACAACTTTCGGGAACCAAAAATAGCCAGGAAAAAGGTAATACTACAAATGGACGCTCAAAATTGTCGCTCTTTGATATTAATAGACCTGGTGGATCTACTATTATAAGCGACAAAGATAGAGATTGCAGTTGTGAAGACAATAATCAATCTTCAACAATACGAACAGATTTCAAAGCATTAAACCAAAATACTCCTTCTTCTATTATACAACATCCTGAAATGGTTAAAGTATTAAATAATGGATTTGTTCAAGTTGGAAATCCTGAAAACGAATATACAGATCCTAAAAATAATTATAGAATTCCGACTGGTGTGTATAACACAAGGTACATTGGATGTTGTCCTGAAAATAATGTAATAAAAACTGGAACCACAAACCTAAGTAAAGCTTATTTTACAACCACGAAGCAATATCTCCAATCTAGATGTAAAACCTTTAAACAAAGACAAACACCTATTAAAAACGAAAACACCACTTTTTCTGGTCAAAATGCAAATAATGAATATAGTATGGGTACTTGTCCTATTGGAGCACCATCTGGAGATTGTATTGCAACAACTATTTATGATCCAAACAACAAACAATTTGCTAGACAAGGTGCTGTTTCAAGTAGTACTCGATTACTTCAATTACAAGTTAATACTATAACGCAAAATGGTGCCTCTTTTTATAGTGCATGGGGTCAAGAAGGCGCAAATGCAGGCCGTTATCATGGTTCTTTTAGTTCTCCATATTTCTTAAAAAGTAAATATAATAGCGTTAATAATAGATGTTATTCAAACAGAGGTTCAAGAAATCTTAGTTCATGTGCAGTCGATATGATTCAATATGATAAAAAAAATTAAAATGATTTATTTAAAAAAATATTTTCATTTACAATTAATTTTTCATGGGGTATATTGTATTTTTCACACCATTGAATAGATTTCTGAATATTATTTCGTTTTAACGTTTCTATTCTTTCTTGTTTTGCTCTATTTGTAATTAAATTTAAAGTATATGATATATTTTCAATTTGTTGCTGTCCAAAAATAGCATTGATTTCTTCAATCTTGTTAATTAGAGACAAACTGTGTTTTTCACTAATAATAGAATTAAAATTTTCTGTTGCCATAATGTTAGAAAATTGTTTAATAATATCTTTTAAAAAGATTTCATTATTTTGATTTATTCTGAAACCTTTACAAATAACATATTTCTCAGAATTAGCAATTCTACTTGTTTGAGGCTTACATATAGAAACATCTTCATAAAAACAAGTTAATATGTAAATCAAATCAATAGTAATTTTGGTCATTATATCAAATATTTTTAAAACAAAACATCCATTTTTCTTTTGCATACATAAAGCAAAACATACTTCAGCGATTAATAATTTACAAACTAATGTCTCTTGATTATTAAAATTTTCAGAAAAATCAAACCCTCCATCAGCAGTAATAAAATCGATAGAGTTGCCATATGTTTGTTTACAATAAATTAGATTTTCAACTTTGAATAAGTCTCCTGTATTGGTAGGACCATTCTCAATAATAAAATTTGGAGTTTTTTGAATAAAAGATTTTGTTTTTTTCCATGAAGGAACATTAACATCTTCGTCAATCAAAGTCATTCCATAATATTGATCTTCCTGGTTATTTCTAATAAAAGCTAATGCTTCAATAAAGCCACCAGGACCTTCAGCAAGGTGAAAACTTTTCATTTTAGATTGATTTGTATCTAGATTAAAAAATTTAATAATTTCAATCATTTTAAAAAAAGATCTGCTTAGTGGTTTTACCGTGGAAACTGATTTACTATTTGGAACTGGAGTATGAATAAATTCATAAGGATTTGTATATTTTTTCGTATTATCCCATTCAGTTTCAAAATTGTCAATCTGCATTTTATAATCTTTTAAATAATCATACAATGTTTTTGAAATAAAAGGAGTTTTATATTCTTGATCATTAGAAAGACTTAAATAGAGAATCGAGTTATTATGTTTTGGCAAATAATAATAATACATTTGATATTATTATATACCTCTTAATTTTTATGTCTATTTTTAGCTAATAACTAATTTTACTTTTTTTTTAAGTTTTTTAGCAACAGGCTGTTCAATATCGGAAACTGTTCTTTCTACAATTTCTTTGGCTGCGCTTTCTTCAGATCCAATAATATCTTCCCCCACTCCAGCATTTTCAATTAATGATTTATAAACGCTTTCACTGTTAACATTTCTAATTTTTTTATAAATAAAACAATTGTTGAAAAAGGAAATCTTCTTTTCACTAGCACTCATTTTATCAGCCATACCATATTCATTTTTTTTGTTCTTATTTTTTTTTATTTCTACATTCATCATTTCATATAATTTTTCAAATGAAATTATTCCATCTGTAAGATCGATTTGCTTTGCTTCGTCTTTGCTTAATGGTACAAAGCCAAAGTTTTCCAATACTCTGGTAAAATAATTATAATTAACCAAATATTCTATAAAAGATTTATTAATAGATTCTTGATAAACATTTATAGCATATCCTAATGATGTCTGATCATCAGGGAAACTTTTTCTATCGTAATTTTTTGTAATCTGCCATATTTTTTTTTCATTAAGGAAAATTGTTTTTGATTCACCTTTATCAACACGTTTTAGTTCATTAAATATTTTTTTACCATCATAACTCGTGCCAATAAAATAACCATCTACTTTTGTCATTTCACTTACATTTCTACAAAAACTGGCTAATGTTTCAATACTTTCAAAGAAATAGTGAATAGCAAATTGACAAGATGTTATATTAAATCCATCACGAGCTTTTCCATAATTTTTATAGACTCCAGCTCCCAATTTATCTTTATCTTTTGTACCCAAACCAAAAACAGCATTCATGATTTGACGTCCCTTTTCAGTATATAAACCATCTCCAGATTTCAAATTAATAGAACTATTTCCTTGAATAAATAATGCATTAGGTATTATTTGAAAATCTTTGCTGTAATTTAAATATCGAGCGCAAGCACCATTAATTCTATTTTCAATATTATCTGAAGAAATATCTATGCCAAATACAAAAGATAAACGTGATTTTATCCATTTTGACATATCCCCTCCTTGACCAACTGCTAAATCTACTAGTGTATTTCCTGGCTTACTTACTGCACTTATTAATTTTAATTTTACAAATAAATTATGAAAGTTTCGTAATGCCTTTGTTTGTTGGTCTTGTGCTCCAACCCTATTATAATAAATATCATCATTTGCTATCTCATCTGGTATTTCATTTCCTGTAGAAATCATATCACTATCAATTGGATTATGAATAGAATACCAATTATTATTAGCTACATGATACGCGTTGCCATATTCTTTATTTCCTTCTCTATAACTAGCTGTTTTGTCATAACGAACTCTAAGAGGAGACCATTTATAATATTGAGGTTTGGTAATATCATATTTAAATTCAACAATAGTCCCATCTCCAAATACTTCTCCTTCTTCTGACATCATTTGTAAATTACCTTCGGAATCTGTAGTTAACAAAATATTACATATTGATGCATCTGGATCACTAGGATTAGAGGGATAAAATGCAACTGGTTTATAACCATCTTCATTATAAGAATCTACATTTTTTTTTATATTATCTTCAATAACATCTCCACAAGGATTCATATAGCCATGTTTTGGATTTGATTCATCAAAACCCACTCTTAAAGTTAAAGTTTTGTATTGTTTTATTTGATTTTCAGATAAATTAGATGTTCCTTGTTCAAAAATATTTCCAATAAAATCTTTTCCATCTTTATCTTTTTTAGTTGTAATTAAGAAATCAATTGTATTAAATTCTGCTGGTTTCCACTTAAAAGATCTATCCCATGCTTCTTTTTTCATTTTTCCCTCTTTTCCAATTTGAGAACTTCCGACACCAGTATTGGCAGGAGTAAAAATCAAACCATCTGTATTATATTCAAAAGATCCACTTTTTTCAGAAAGAATGATTGTATTACAACATTGAAAGATACTTTGAGAAATATTTGCTATTTTGAAATTTTTATATTCAATTCGAATAGGCATTTTATCTGGTACTACAGATTCTATATCTAAATTTTTTATGGTCATATGTAATAAAGGTAATCTAAAATTTTTCTCATCATCATCTTGTTTAAGAGGAACAAAACCAAGACTTCTTATGTTTTCTTTATTTAGAAAATAAATGTCAAATGCCGCGTATAAATTAATAAATCCTCCGTTTTTATTATGCAAAATATGCTCTCCATCTATAATTGTATTAAATAGTTTCTTATTTTTACATATTACACCTGTACCTTGAATTTCCATATTGGTATTAATTAAAACTACAACTCCTTTATTGTTAATAAATAATAGTTTGCGAATTCCGTCCGCTTTTTCAGTTACCGTATAATTATCTCGATATTTGGTAAAAGAAAATCTTTGTTAATAGGAATAATATTTGGAATTTGAAGAGTATAAGAACTAGGACCTATAAAATTCTGGGGAAACAATCTATTTTTATCACTTTTTTGATCATAAATTAAATTTAGGTATTCATTAGCAAGAGTACTAATTTCTTTATAAGAAATTGGATAATTTGTTTCTTGATATCCAGACAAAATATATCTGATACATTTTCTAAAGGATTTTAACAAATCATCTAAAGAAATTTTATCTTTAACTTTTTCATTTATTACCTCAATTTCTACCTCATAAGAAGAAACTGCATCAATTACTCCCGATTCTTCCATAGTATATTCTAAAACATAATTTCTACCGCGCTTTTGTGATTCCTTCACAACCGTTAAATCTATTCTTAATGGATAGATATCATGAACAAGGCTAATACGATTCATTAAACGAAAATATTTTTTGGTATCTTTCCACTTTTCAAGAATATTTGTGTAAAAACCACTTCCTGGTCTAATAACTTGTTCTGTATTTAAAGTTAACCTAAAATTAAAATCATCGACATTAACAGGATAGACTGGGGTATCATTCACTTTTAGATTATTTTTTTGAACAAATTGAAATGGTAGATTTTCCAAACTATTTGTTTTACAATAACGTTCTATATTTGGAAGGCCAACTATTTCTGTTCTTACATTGGATTCTTTGGTAATACCTCTGGCATCACTGAATTCAGAACCTATCTTAAGAACATGTTCATTATTTAACTCAATAGTAAAACCACAAGCAAGAACTTTTTGTAAAATATTATCAAAATTTATTTTAGTAGTTCTTTTTACACCACGTGTTCCAAATCTAGCTTCCAATTCAACCTCATTACCATCACCTTTTTGGATTCTGTCTAAATATATTTTTATAATGTCATCAAACTTAAGTTGCTCATTTTTAGCACTCATTATATATAATAATGCATATTATTTTATATAATGTTCATTTTTATATATTAATCTAAAAAATCCAATATATCTCTATATAATTCAGGTTTTGTTTTTTTCTTGGAAGAATCTAATTTATTTATAGATATATTTAATTTTATAGCAATTTCTTGTAATTCATCGACTTTATAATTTGAAATTGCACGCAATGGTTTATTAATGGATTCTTGACACCAATATTTAGATTTAATATCTTTTATTTCATCCATTAAGCATAATTTTTTAATACTATAGGATGGCGTTGTACCTATTTTTGTCTCTTTAATTAAAAACGTAGGATTTTCAGGATAATACCTAAAATCTAAATAAGATTTATGTTTTAAATATATTACATTTACCTGATATAAAACACAAAGGGCTTGCAAAACATCTACTTTTATTTTTTTTTCCATTAACATATCCGTTTCAAATATACCAACTCGGATTTTATAATTTTTTAAAATTGGCTTTTCTTTTCTTGCTTTCTCTACCGTTTCAATTTTAAATTTGTTTTCTTCTATAAAATAATTAGAAAGAAACATAAATTTGTCTTGACCAAAAAAAGCAATATAAAAACACCAAAAAAGAGAATCGCGCTTTCTCGGTTCAAATAAAGTAGTATCTCTATTTGGTTTATTATTTAATTCCATTTTTATACCGTGCGATTTTTTAGAATGGGTAGTTGTATCTTCTCGAATAATATTGGTATTTGAAAACATATAAGGTTCTAAATTACTTAACATGATAATTAAAGTCTTGTATTTATACTACTGTAATTATCTTTATATACTGCTTGTAAATATGTTTTCCTTACTCGTTTGAAAATACTTATCTGACAATTTCTTCTTTTCATTTTCAATAATCTTTATATGAGATTCTTGTGTTTTCACATAAGAAAGATATTCTTCAATTTCATTAATAATATTATAACTAATATGAGACATATTAATAAAAATTCCATTTTTATTTTCATTTAAGATTACCTCATCATATTTTTTAAAAATCTTTAAAATTTCTATTTGATGAAAATTAGATAATATTTCTATTTGTTCTTTTAGTTTAATCAACTTTTCACTCATTTAATAATAAATAAAAAAATATATTTATATTTATTATTCAATTATATTTAATTTTGGTTTTTTCTTTATTAACTGTTTTTCTTCTAGTACTTCTGACATTACAGAAATATAAGGATCATTTAATTCAAATCTTATTCCTATTACTCTAGTATTAATTTTATCACCTTCTTTTAAATTTGCAAAATAATTACTGTTGAAATGATGATCACGGGCTATATATATTATTAAAGGTGTTTTCTCAATATCAATTTCTGCACGAATGCCAGCTTGTGTTATATTTCTAATAATTGCATTAATGTGCATTCCTTCTACCGGATAACAAATTCTACATTCATAAACAACATCAAAATGAACATTATTTCCTTTTAACAAACCTGAAGAATACGTTAATACCTTAACTGATTTAGGTTCAATATACCCTTCTACAATGCATTTTCCTTCAATATCTCTTGAAATATTTTTTTCAAGTTGTTGCTTTAAGCTGCCACCCATTTGTTCAAAAGGAATAATAACTTTTTTAGAAATTACACTTTGCGTAAATAAATCATAATCTTTTCTATTCGGTTTCTTCTTCGACATAATTAATATATAATAAGATAATACTTTAATATTTTTTGTCATTTTTTTATTTAATTAAAAACAAGCACTGCCTCAATAGGAGAAACGAACCAAACTTTGTTTTCTTTATTTATATAATTAAAATAACGCAATATAAATTCTTGTAAAACACAAAATTCCGTTTGATGTCTTCCTTTGGTATTTTGTTTTGTATATTTATCTTCTCCAATTATTAAATTTAATAAATTAATAACATTACTTTTAGTAGCTTGATCACATCTTGCACCTTTACTTTTTGGATCTTGGGAATCAATTATTTTGAATATCATATATTCCTTTTTAAATTCTGTCATAAAACCAACATATTTTGACATGTTTTCTTTTTTAATTATTAAACGTTCAATCTCTCCAAGTAGATCTCTATAATCTTCAGCTTCACCTGATGTCCATTTTTCAGTATTAATTATCATTAAATGTTGTTTATTATTTTTTGATAATAACAAACCAACTATATTTTTGGATTTTAATAAAAATTTATCATAATATTGTTTCATTTTTTCTTCAAAACTAGAAAGTTTTATGTTATAATAAAGGTAATTTAATAATTCTACAGTCTGATTAAATAACAAAGATTGTAATAAATGTTCCATCATTAATGTTTCTAAAATAGATTGCTGAAATCCCATCGTTTTAAAATTTTCAAAAATTTTACTACAATACATGTAATAGTCTGATTCTCCTCGTTGAATAGTTTGCTTTGAAAATACTTTTTGATATTTTTCATTCAACTTATTAATTAATTCTTTATCTTTGATTTTTTCTGTTGATTTTTTTTGTTTTATAGTTTTCTTATTTTCTAATGGAACAACAAATTTACTTCTTTTAAAAGGTATTGGTGTGGACTTGTCGTATATACTTTCATTTTCATTTTCCAATTCAACTGGTTGAAATAAATAGTATCTATCAATATTAATTAAATGACCTAATCTTCCATATTCATCTGTTAAAAATTCACTTTTATCATTAATTAATTGTGTTAAAGCAGCATTAATCTGAATAATAGGATATATTCTATTAACATTTATCTCTTTTACTAGATTTTCTTTTGTGTAAAAATAATGCTCTTTAAATGCATCTTTAATTTTCATTATTATCTTATCTGAATTCATAATAATAAATCTTTCATCATATGTATCTAATTTTGTATCGCCTACAGAAATGTTAGCATCTGGTTTACATATATAACTACATGATTCAAGATAATCACAAGCTGCACTATAAGGCTTATCACCAATAGCATATTGAATTTCTTTATTATTTGACAGAGAGATTAATATTTTTTCATTAATAAAATCAGCATTGAATTTATTTTGTTCAATATTTAATAAACAATCTACAGCAGACTCTTTTAATAATCTAGTAACTCTACCAACTTGAATAGCTTTTAATTCTGCAATTCTATAAATGTAAAGATCAACAGCTTCTTTTTCACTTTCCAATAAAGTTGAATATAAATAAATTAAAACATTTCTCTCTTTAAATGGAAGAGCACAATGACTTTTATTTCTTACACCACGTCCAATGATTTGTTCTATCAAATTCATATTATACCATGGTTCTAAAATATGTATCTGCCGAATATTTTTGAAATCTAAACCTTCAGATCCCGCCTTACTTATAATTACAACCTTTACTTTTTCCCCATTTTTATTATCTTCATTTGTTAATGCAATTACATCTTCTCGATTATTTGGAGAGATAGTTTTATCCCCACTAATAATAACATACTTTGCTGAAAAAAAGGTACTACTTTCTTCTATTTCTGATTTTGTTTTAAATTGTATTGCATCTATTGAATCTGTTGGAGGAGTTTTAAATAATGATTTTGCATATGATCCATATCTTGAAAAACCCATTTGTTCCAATGCTAAGGCAACAGGTATGACACCACTATCAATATAATTACTATAAATTAATATGATTCCCTTTGATTTTTTTATTGAACTGCAAATATTTTTTATTTTGGCACTATAATTTCCGATATTTTCAGTAGAAAAAATTTTTTCACTATTTTCTGACTTATATTCGAAATCTTCTCTAGGTAAACCTTGACTCTCTGTTGTTTTTTTGAATTTCATATAATTTTTAAGACCATCTTTTCCAAAATATTCATTTATATTTTCACCTTCTCTAAATCCTGGATAAGTCATATTAAGAGACATTAAAGGTTTCTGTAATAATGTATAACCAAATGTATCCATATTTTGAAACGTCGCCTCATCAGTATCTTTTTTAATTATTTCATCCAAGATTGTATTATAAATTAAGTTTTGATATCTACCAATGTTTGTTAAAAATACATTAACATGTTCAAGAGGTTGAACTATATTTTTACCATTAATTTGCCTACTAGGATATCTATTTTTTTGAAATGTATTATCTGGAGAAAAATCATTTGGAAAAATACGAAAGGGAAATGTTAATGGATTTTCTCCCTTTACAAAAGATATATATCCATTTACCTTTCTTTTTAATAACTGATATCCTTTATCATTACCATCCTTATCAATAATAAAATTACCCTCTTTATCAAATACCTCTGATAAACCTATTTGACCTCGTTTGTCATTTTTATTCATCAAATTAATAAGCCATATAATTTCTTTATAATTATTAAACATTGGTGTTGCAGACAAAAATAATAAACGCAAGTTTTCCACATTATCTACTAAACGATTTATTTCAGTAGCAACTCTTTTATTAGATGAATTCTCATCACTACTTCTTATGTTGTGGATTTCATCAATAATGATTAATCTATTTATAAAATATTTGTTTAAAGATCGCTTTATTTTCTCAGGAGTAGGATTTTCCATAGTTGTTTTTTTTTGAATCATATTGGCTAATTCTAAATAACCCACAAAAAGATAAAATTGATTTATAATACGTTTAATTTGACTAACAACTTTTGATTTTGTTAATCCTTTCATATTCATTGGATTAATCTCTTTTAAATATTTATTACCAGTGCAAGCTCTTAAATTCCAAATACCATCAACCAATTTTAATTTTCTTTCATCAAATAATTGAATTTTAAAATTTTCTTGTACATTTGGTGAGGCTACTACAATAATACGTTGAGTAATACCCATTTGTTTCATATAGTATCGCATTTCTTCTGCAACACTAATAGCAGAACATGTTTTTCCCGTTCCTAAACCATGATAAAGCAATAAACTATTATAAGGAGTTTCAAAAGAAAGAAAATTTCTTACAAACATTTGATGAGGAGAAAGTTCAAAATCGGCATTACATAATTCATCAGCTTGTTTTTCTATATCTACTATATCAGGTATATCCATTTTTGTATCAAAAAACTCTTTTCTTTCCGTAATTTTTATGTTAAAATTTGGATCATCTAAACTTGGATATAAATAGTTGTATCGGTCTGATGATGACAATTCATCTCTATTTAATCGTTCCATTTCGTTTAAAAATGCATTCTTTTGTTTTTCATCTTTATTATCAATTAAACGATAGGATGCTCCAATATTTTCTTTATCAATAGTTGGTTGTATAAAAAGTTTTTTTTTAGTTTTACTCATATTACTATATACTAGGAATATAATCTATGTGTTTTCAAAACGTGATGTATTTTTTTTAATATTTCTTTTTTTTCTAAATTATAAGGCCTTATTTTTTCATTACATTGTTCAAATGTTTTCCAAGATACTTGCGATACTTCTGTTTTTTGAAAACAATCTGACAATGGTAAATTATCTTTCATAAAACCAATAAAATATTTATGCTTATAAGATTTAAGATTAGAACCAGTAAAAATTTCTTCATAGGGAATAACATTTATACAAACCTTAATCAACGATTTTGAAATACCTGTTTCTTCTTCAAATTCACGCAATGCACAATTTAAATCTTTTTCTTGATAATTTCTTCTTCCTTTTGGAAATCCCCATTCCGCTTCCTCCCATTGAGTAGTTGAATTTTTAATAAAATAGTCAAGATCATATGTACCATTATGTATCATTAACCCATTCTTTAAAGAATTATATTTTTCTCTTGAAATTCGCTCTTCTGCTCTATATTGATTTCCAATCCAATTTCCCCATAATTCATTCCATAACTCGTCAAAATTTTTTGTTAAGATATTTTCCTTTTCTTTAATCGTCATTTCATTAAAAATATTTTGAATATAAACGACATTATTTATGGGATACTTTCCCCTCATAAATTCTACAAATCCTAACGAGTCTTTTCGTTTTATCATCATATATTGAATTGAACTATTATACCATCGAAAAACAATTAGTCCAATCGATGTAATAGGATATTTACAATTTTGATAATTATGTCCTACATTGCCACAATTATTACAATAAACATAATTAGTATTTTTTGGAAACTCCATTGATATTTGTTATTATTTAAATGTTTTTATATAGTTTCTATGTAATGACATTAGATCCAGCTATATGGGGGCCACATTATTGGTTTTTTATCTATACATTAGCCATAAGTTATCCAAAAAAAGCAAATTCTGTTTTAAAGAAAAAATATTATGATTTTATACAAAATTTACCAATTTTTATTCCAGACCTTAAAATTGGAAATAAATTTAGTCAATATTTAGATAAATATCCTGTTGAACCATATTTAGATACAAGAGAAAATTTTATTAAATGGGTTCACTTTATTCATAATAAAATGAATAAACAGCTTGGTAAAGAAGAAATTCCTTATATACAAGCAATGAATGATTACTATTCATTGTATAAACCAAAAGAAATTATATTAAAAGAAGAACTGAAAAAGAAAAAGCAAATATATTTTAGTATAATACTATTATTATTATTTATTCTCTCTTATTACCTCTATAAAAAATAACATTATAATATATATGATTCCACATTATTTTGACAAAAAAAAGAATAAGTGGGATTTAATAATTTTATTTTTTATTCCTCAAACCATATTTGTACTAACACAAATGTTGGTATATAAAGACATTAAGAGTATTGGGATTAAACCAATGGACATAAAGATATCTTTATTAACCTTTTTAGGATCTTTTTCCCTATTTTTATATCAAGTAAGAAATAAGTGGTTTTATGGTTGTCTTTTTACTTCTATAACTTCTATTGTTTCACTTTATATTTTTTTTACTATATGGAAAAAATACCTTAGTTATTCTCAGTTTGGAAATTAAAAGTATTATTATATCAATTTAATATAATAATATGAAAAATGTTAAAGGAGGAAAAGCAATTGCATCTGGAGCTTATGGTTGTGTATTTAGACCAGCTTTAAAATGCAAAAATAGTAGTGAAAGAACCAAAGGAATTAGCAAATTAATGGAATCTGAAGAAGCGAATCTAGAGATGGATGAAATGGAATCTATTGTGAAACATGTGAAATCAATACCTAATGCAGAAAAATATTTTGTAGTAAATGGAATTAATATGTGTGAACCATCATCTCTTAGTGATGAAGATAAAGTAGACTTTGATAGTATTTGTCAAAATTTGGTGGATATAAATATTAATTCAAGTAATATTAATAGTAATCTTGGAGATCTTTCAATAATTAATATGCCTGATTTAGGTATTGATTTAGCAACTTATATAAAATCAAAGGCTCCGTTTTCTGAAGAAGAATTTAAAAAATTTAACACTATGATGATTAATTTAATCCAAAATGGTGTTGTAGCTATGAATAACAATAATGTTATCCATCATGATTTAAAAGATACAAATATTATGGTAGATGTTAATGGAAATACAATTATTATTGATTGGGGTTTTGCAGGTGTATCAACATCAAATGAACCTATTCCTAAAAATGTTTTACAAAGACCATTTCAATATAATACGGCATTTTCATCCATGTTAATAAATAAAACATTTGTGAAAGAATATAACAAAGCGTGCAATAAAACAAACAGTAGCGGATTAAATACACAGCAAAATGAAGAGTTTTTAAAATTATATTTAAAATATCATTTAAGAAGAAATGCGGGGCATGCCAATTATTTAAAACAATTATTAACATCATTAAAATCTCCCAAATCATTTGAAGAAATGGTTATAGAATACAACAGTGAAATATTAGATAGTTTTACAAATGGTTGTAATTTTGAAATGGAAAAATATTTTAAACAAGTATATCTATTCAATGTTGATATATGGGGGGCATGTACAACATTTTTATACTTTTTAAAAAATAAATATAGTCTTAATAATTTATCATCGGATTTATCTAGTTTAGCCTTGAAAAATTACAACGAAATATTATTTGATATTTGTTTTGTAAATGGAGATAAAAAAATAAATGTCCAACAAATTGTTGATTTATTAATGCCATTAAGTGATTTCTCTCTAGGTCAAAAAAGTGAAAGTCAAATAACAATAGATTTAACATCCTCTCCTAGTTCAACTCCATATGATAGAACGGTCGTTAGAAAATCATCTCATTCTGGAATGAAAGAGAGAAGTATTACAAATTTAAGAATAAATCAAAAAAGTCAAACATTAAAAAGTAGGAGAAAAAGATGCCCAAATGGATCAAGAAGAAATCGAAAAACGAAAAAATGTACTATTTATAAAGGAGAATATAAAGGTACGGTTGTTAATTCAATAAAAAAATAGACTTTATATATAAATGAAATATGGATATGGTATAATTGTTTTAGCGATAACAGGATTTTTTATAGCGGATACATTTTATGATGGTAAATATACGAAACTAGTAAAATCATGGAAAAAATATTATATCATGGCCGGTTATGCCTTTGTGGGAATATCAACTCTCCTTTTTCTAAGAAAAAATCCAGGAGAAACGAAAGATGTTGTACAAAATGTAAATAGTATTGTTCAATCAATGCCGCTAAATAAAAATTCGGCCAATATGTTGGCTCCTCTTTCAATGATGGCCAACCCTCAAAGTTTTTTTAATCCTAAAGTTTGTGGCGAAGAAAAAGCAAAAAATACAATTATGCAATCTGGAAAAAAAGCTACAAAGAGATCTGTAAGTGAAACCAAAAAGAAATTTGTAGCTGCACAACAGTCGTGGATATGTAATGGGTGCAAAAAACAGCTTCCTGCTTGGTTTGAAGTCGATCATAAAATAAGACTAGAGTATGGTGGGTCTAATCATGTTGATAATTTAGAAGCTTTATGTCGTGATTGTCATGGAAGAAAAACAGCCATGGAAAATCTTTAATTTATAATTTAATAACTATAAATTAAAAATTTCTTTTTCTACATTGAAATTAAGATGGATAAAACTGTTATAATTACTGCATTAGTTTTATTAGTAGTATTAGCATTTTTTGGATTAGGAATATGGCTGTTATTTTTTAATCCTTTGAATAATTATTTTGCTTCTATAGTTTTACTATTAATCTTATTAGCATTTCCTATTCTTTTTGTTCTTTTTTCGAAAAAGGTCTTGGATTCAGTACGATTAATGATATCTTATGCATTATTAACATTTATAGGTATTTTAGTTTTTCTTGTTGCATTAGATCCAAATAATATCGTAAGTAGTGATCCAGCAAGTTTTACAATATATGCTATTGGGGCCGGTATTATGGGAATACTAATGGGTCTTATGAAAATGAATGTTATCAGTAAAAAGGTAGGTTTCTCAATAATGGGTATCATTACAGCATTATATATAGGTGGAACATTTGCAAATTTAAATCCTGGTGATTTTGTTTCAAATAATCAAGGAATTTTTATTGCAATTAGTTGTTTTTTGGGAGTATTAGGAATAATATATCTTTTAGATTTGTTTAAAATTATTTCAATAGGAGGAGACAAAATAAAAGATTTGATAAAATATTCACTAATAACTGTCGCTATTTTATTAATTTTTTTGGGGTTAATGTATTTTTTATTTCGATTAGTAGCAAGTGATAATTCAGCAAATAGTTTTATTTTAATATTCTTAAATATTTTGATTGTTATAGTGTTCGCAGCATTCTTAATTAAATTTTTCAAAATTGATGAGAAAATGAAATCTAAACCAGGTGCAGATCCAACATGGTTTTCATTGATAGGAAAAATTATATTTTATGTACCATGTTTGCTGATCAACTTTTTAGAATTCTTAAAAGAGCAATATAAAATAACACCAAAGGTTGCTTGGCAACTACTTGGAATTGAAACCTTATTAATAGCAGGTAGATTTTTAATTCCATATTTGTATGAAAAACTTATGAGCGTTAAAGGAACTACATTATTAAAAGATCCCTCTTACATCAATAAAGAAGTATTTTTGGCAAATTTTCAAGACCTAAATTATTACGAAAGTGAAAATGTAGATAAAGACTCCTCCAAATCTGAAATGCCTTCTTATCATTATGGAATTTCTTGTTGGGTTTATTTAGACTCTTTTCCACCAAATACAAATGCCTCTTATTTAGAAGATAATTCTATATTAAACATTGGAAACAAACCAAATATATTATTTAATGTAATGGAAAATGAATTGATAATAAAGGTAAAAGAAGATGCTGATACAGAAACCATTGTATTAAGAAAAAAAGATCTTTTAAAATATCAAAAATGGAATAATATTGTTGTTAATTACGATGGAGGAACTTTAGATGTATTTATCAATAATGAATTAATTGCAACAAAAAATGGAGTAATTCCATATAAACAATATGATGTTGTTTCATATGGTACCGATGGAGGAATTATGGGAGGAATTTGTAATATAAAATATTTTAATTATACTTTAGACAGAAATGAAATTAATTGGTTATATAATACTGCAAAAATAAGGGATCCACCTGTTATTTAGAAAAATTCTATTTGTATAATATAATATGGATGCAAAAAAGATAATACTTGCTGTTGTAGTTATTTTATTACTTTATATTGTTTACAAATTATTAACTGGAAATAGCTCACAAATTAGTGGTATGCAAAGTGCAAAAGATTCAGCTGTTGTAAGTCCAGATGATTTACCAGATAACAATAATACAAATAATTACACTTATTCTGTTTGGTTTTATGTAGATGATTGGAGTTATCGTTATGGAGAACCAAAGATAATTTTAGGAAGACTTGATGGATCTCGTGAACCATCTCCTTCTATTGTATTAGGTGCAATTGAAAACAACATTAAGGTATCAGTTGCTTGTTATCCTAATAACAATAGTGATTCTTCTCAAATTCATACTTGTGGAATTTCCAATGTTCCTATTCAAAGATGGGTTAACTTAATTATCAGTCTTTACGGAAGAACATTAGACGTATATCTTGATGGAAAATTAGTACGCACTTGTGTATTACCAGGAATTGCCAAAGTAAATGATACAGCATCAATTTATATTACACCCGAAGGAGGTTTCTCTGGATATACTTCAAATATTCAATATTGGGCCGATGCTACTAATCCACAAGAGGCATATGATATTTATAGAAAAGGTTATGGAAACAGCATATTCGGTGGTTTATTCGACAAATATCAAATTAAAATCAGTTTCTTAGAAGACAATGTGGAACAAGGAAGTATTGAAATTTAAAAACATATCTAAATTTCTTTTTATACTATATAGATATGTTTAGTAAAGGACAAGATGCATTAAATGGAACAAAAGAATTTTTAGAATCAAATAGTTTAGTCGCAAAAATAGCCTTTTTGATTATGGTTCTTATATTATTTATAGTTGTTCTTCGTTTAGGAACTTCTATTTTAGCCAATATATTTTCATTTAGCAACAGCCCATATTTAGTAAAAGGAATGGTGGACGCAAGACAAATGATTACAATTCCTCAAGATCCTTCTTTGAATAATTCTATAACTTTAATGCGCTCAACAAATGAAGACGAAGGAGTAGAATTTACATACTCAGTATGGATTTATATTGATGATTTACAATATAATAAAGGTCAATACAAACATGTATTCCATAAAGGTAATGATCAAATTAATTTTGAAAGTTCTAATGGTACTGCAGCTGGTATGAATCAACCTAACAATGCTCCTGGTCTCTATATTGCTCCTAACACAAATTCTCTCGTTGTTGTTATGAATACATTTAATACTATTAATAATGAAGTTGTTATTCCCGATATTCCTATTAATAAATGGGTTTGCGTTCAAATTGTTGTTGAAAATAGAGAGCTCGATGTTTATATTAATGGTTTATTAACAAGAAGAGTAATTTTAGACGGTGTACCTAGGCAAAATTATGGTGATGTATTTGTAGCTATGAATGGTGGATTTTCCGGATATATTTCAGACTTGAGATATTTTAATAGTAGTTTAGGTACCGCCAAAATACAAAGTATTGTTAGTAATGGTCCTAATTTAGAAATGACTGGTGATATGTTGAAGAAATCAAAACCACGATACTTATCAATGAGATGGTTTTTTAAAGGAAGTGGAGTAACAGATGCTTATAATTAAGAAAAAATAATACAATTATTTAAATAATTAATTGTATTATAGAAATATATATGAGTGAAGTACCATCAAAAGACTATTATAATAAAATAATGAAAATGGGAAAATTTATTCCTTCTAGTGGTCAGGAATCTGGTTTTAAATATGACAACAATCCAAATATTACATCACCTCCCAGTTCTGAGCCGGTCTCAACAGCTATTTTTTTATTTAAAAATAAATCGGATGCAGAAAAAAATATAACAGATACAAACAGTTTTCCTATATTACCAATGGGCCCTAATGATGCACCTGACTCCTACTTTACTCCCAACACTTCAAAAATCCTTGGATGGCCAAATGATGCATCTGCTTTGATTTCTTCTTCTTCAGTGGGTCCATATATTAAATCAGCTACAACCACAGATAATGTTCATTTTACCGCATTGCCCAATAATTTTTACAAGTTAACTTTCCGATATAATCAAGGAGAAGAAAATACAATTGAGTTTGAAAATGTTAATTTAAACTTGTGGTATATTGTTAATGCTGGTGGTGGAGGTGGAGGAGCTGGTTTCGAAGCAAAATCGACTATTACGGGAGGTGAGCCTGGTGGCGGTGGAAGTGGCGGAACAACCATAACAAATTTAGATTCAGGTACAAGTATTCAAAGTGGAAAAACTTTTAAAATAACGGTAGGAAATGGCGGTATAGGAGCAAATAGTATGGAAAAAAGAAATGGAGAAAATTCAAGTTTAATTTTACCAGATAATACTACTTTGCAAGCTTTAGGTGGTAATGGGGGAGGAGATGGCTATTATGATAACGGTAAGGATATGGGTGGAAATGGGGGTGCTTCCGTTGCGACTGGAAGTGGTGCAGGTGCACCAGGAACTTGGCATGGAGCACCTACAATTGATGCAAGCAATGGTTTTCTTATTTCTACAAACAATAATACGGTTTATACTAATACAAAAGATGCTGATTCATCTTATTGGTATGGATGGGGAGGAGCAGGTGGAAATTTTGCTAGTTTAGCAGGCAAAGATCAATCGAAATATGGCAAATATGGAGATGCAAATAGTGTGCAAAATAATGCTAATCCTACAGAAGGAAATCCTCCCGCTCGTACTTATGGCGGAGGTGGTGGAAAAGGTCAAAATTTACAATCCAATGGCAGGATTGGACAAGTTTCACCTGGGGTACCAGGAGTTGTTATAATTTATTATACTGCTCTTCCTTATGAACAGATTAAGCAAGAGAATATTAATGGAGCAGTTAATTTATGGTTGTCGAATCGAGAGGCAGCAGAAGAACAATATGGAAAAATTTCTGATTGGGATGTTTCAGCAGTAAATAATATGACAGATCTATTTAATATAGATACAGATGGAAAAGCTAATGCAGTGCAATTTAATGATGATATAAGTAATTGGGATGTTTCCAATGTTAAATATATGACAAGTATGTTTAATGGATGTGCTGCGTTTAATAAAGATTTAAATTCATGGAAAGTTGGAAATGTTATTGATATGGAAAATACATTTACTGGTTGTACGCAATTTAATGGAAAAATTGGTGCCTGGAATGTTAGTAATTTAACAACACTTAAATCTACATTTTCTGGATGTCAAAATTTTAATCAAGACATTGGAAATTGGGATGTATCTTCAGTACTAACTTTTGATTATGCTTTCCAAGGATGTAATCTTTTTAATAATGGTGGCAGCGATACTATAAAAAATTGGAATGCATCTGGATCTGGACAAGATGGAGGAATGACTTTTACTAGAATGTTTTATCAGTGTAAGAATTTTGATCAAGACATTCGTCCATGGACAATGCCGATTGAAACAGATAACTTGAACGATTATTCTCAAATGTTTTTTGGGGCAACTGCTTTCCTTGAAAAATACGGTAATGAACCATTTTGGAAGGATAGTAGTGATGGTACACCTACAATTTATTTTTTCAATTATTATTATGAGTTATATAAAGGCGATAATGTATCTGTTGCCGAAGAAAATGTTGATTACAATTTAATATCAGATTTAAATGGAAATTATAGTGGTATTTCTATTGTTCCTGGAAAAAATGTTTATTGTAAATTTTATAAGGATATTAATAATTTTAATGATATGAATATTGTTGTTGCTGCAGGTGGTATGAATGGTGCATCTGGGAAAGTCGGAGGTAGTGTTGGTGCTGGTGGAAATGGTGGAGGTGCAGCATTAATAGTATTAAATGAGAATCAAAAAATGGAAAGTAGTACTAATTTTAATATAGCTTGTGGTTTAAATGAGCAAAATTCTACTCTTGGTATAAATGGTGCTATAGGATACCAAGCATCATCAAATAATGATAATGTAAAAAAATTACCTTCAATATTTAAAGTTTCTGGTGAAGCAAAAATTACTACTCCAGGTGAAAATTCCGCATGGTCTATAAGTGTTCCTATGGGTTCAAGTGGTCATAATATAGGCGGTTTCGGTGGTGGAGGAGCAAATGGTTATCCAAATCCAAAAAAAAATGATAAAATTGATAGTGATTATGTGAAACATGATAGGGTAGGTGGTGCAAGTGGAGAGAATGGCTTTGGTGGCAGTGGAACCGTAGGTGGTCCAAATGGAAATCCAGGTATTGGGAGTGGAGGAGGTGGTGGTGGAGGTACATATTGGTATGACAGTGGAGGTAATTATGAAAGTGCTCAACAAAGGGCTGGATTGGGAGGTGCAGGAAGTAAAGGAGCTGCTGCATTTACTATTAAATATTTTAAATTATATGCACCAAAGCCAGAGCCTGAGCCAGAACCTGAGCCTGAACCTGAGCCTGAACCTGAGCCTGAACCTGAGCCTGAGCCAACAATCGATACCGTTCCAATTCTAATAAATGGAGGATATGGGGTTCCCGTAGAATGGTTTCCTATTGTTTTTATTACAGAAGATATGAAGGATAAGGATATTTCTTCAATTAATGTACCTCTAACTTATAAAATTCAAGGATCATATATAAATAATAATAGTACAGCAAAAGGCGCTGTATATAATGAAAATGGTGAATTTATTTTCGCTTCCTCATCTGAACAAATTGCATATGATAATCCAGATAATAGTGGAACGACAAAACAATTTATATTTATGGTTTCTTGTAAATTTCTCATAGTTCCTGGTGATAATAATGAAATTGTTTTATTTTGTTATATCAATACAGCCAAATATTTTGATAATGGTAATAATAATCCTCTTCCTACAATAACTGATGCATGGAATCTGGGTACCGAAATTTCTACGATAGCTTTAACCCCAACACAAAAAGGTATTGGTCTTTTTAATTTTACAATTGCTATTCCAGTCGATTACTATAAATTATATCCAAATAATATTGCAGATGCTTTTATGTTTGATGTAGAGAATACTAAAGAAAATTATGAGATTATAAATGATGGTGAATTTTTAACTGTTTATATTTACAAAGATTGTAATTTAACTTATCTTGGATATAAAAATATTAGTTCTAATCTGTTAATTATTGGTGGCGGCGGTGCCGGAGGAGGAGTTGGTGGGGACTGGGGATCAGGGGGTGGAGGAGCTGGATTAGTATTAACATCAAAAGATCCTATTATTAATAATAATCAATTTAAGGTAGTTATTGGTGAGGGTGGAATCACCGGTCCCGACGGAGTCGTTAGTGTTCCTCAGGGAAATGGACAAAATACTACATTTTCAAAAGCAAATGGAACTTCTACACTATTTACAGCTTATGGTGGTGGGAGAGGTGGGGATAATGCGGGAAATGTAAATGGCGGCCAAAGTCCAATGTATGGAAGTGGTGGAGGGGGGTCGGGCAAACATGGTGCAACGTCACCTGGAAATACTGATATTGATACTGATATTGATAATGAGACTACATCTTATGCAAATTCCGGAGGAAGTGGTCGAGACAAGGCAGGTCAGGATCAATGGACCGAAGCAGGAGGTGGAGGTGGTGGAGGTGCAGATGCTGTAGGGCAAAATGCTGGTGGCTGGGAAGGAGGTGCAGGAGGTAAGGGAATACAATGGGGTGATGGAGATGGGGAATATTATGGAGGAGGAGGAGCAGCGCAGGGAAGAGGAGATGATTATGCAAATAATGCAACTGGTGGAGCTGGTGGTGGTGGAGATGCAGGATACAGTGGGAAACCAAATACTGGTGGTGGGGCAGGAGCGATATGTCGTGAAGCGGCTCGGAAGGGAGATCAGCCAGAGCATACGCAAGGTGGATCAGGATTGATTGCATTTAAGGTAGCAATTAAAGACTTGATGCCGCCTATACCTATTTCAGATTCCAATATTTATGGAGCTGTGGATGAATGGTGTAGTGATAAAGGTAGTGCTATTCAAAACTATGGATATATAAATACATGGAATACATCTACTATTACTAATACATCTACTTTATTTTCTTCAACGAGAAATTCAGCCTGTCAAAATTTTAATGAAGATATTGGAAGTTGGGATATGTCTAATGTTGTAGAATGTTATGAAATGTTTTATGGAGCAGAAGAATTTACAAATAAGAAAAATACCAATATATCAGAATGGAATTTATCTAGAGTCGGTCAGGTTTTTCTACCAAAGCCTAATTTTTCATCTATGTTTGAAAATGCTAAGGTTTTTGATATTGACATTCGAAGTTGGGTAATGCCAGAATCTAGTGATGGTTATATTTTTACAAATATGTTTAATGGTGCTACTGCTTTTATGAATTCGTATGGAAACCAACAACCCCCAGGGCCAGAATGGAGTGATCAATCTACTGGTACTCCAACAATTGCATTTTTTAATATTAAATTTTATTTTATCATTCCCCAAGGCATCAAAAATAAAGATTATAAGATATTTCCATTGGATAAAGAAGAGGAAAACTACTATATTGAATTTTACAATGACCAGGATAGTGCCAAAGGTAAAATGAATATATTATTTGATCAAAATTCAAATGTTAATATAACTGGACAAGTATTAGTAGTAGGTCCAGGTGGAAATGGTGGATATGGTTTAACTATTGGCGAAGGTGGAGATGGTGGACAATCAGGAGAATTTTCCTATAAGGATAATTTTACATTCACAGATGAATTTTATGGAATTAATGTGGAAATACCTAATGACCAAAAATTTGGATCTGTTTTTAGTGGTAAAAATTCTAGTGTTATAGGAAGTACAGGCAAACCAGGTAGTAGCGCAAAACAACAAGGATCATCAACTGAAGAAAATCCAGCTCATACTAACTCTGATGGCTCTACTTATGGTGCAGGTGGTCAAGGAGCGAGTCTTTGGAATAACGGGACCCAAAACCCCATTGATAAAACTGATGGTGATCAGATGATAGAAAATCCGATTACTGCATTTATAACAAATCCAGACAATAATTTTAATATTATAGATGCACAATTTTATACGGATAAAATAGCTGGTGGTGGTAATGGTGGTGGTTTTTCCAGTACTGATGCAATTCCAGTTCCAAAAGTAAATTCAGGTTCTGGTGGAAGTGGTGGGGTAGGAACTATTTCTAATTTTCCAGTAATTACTTATGGTACAAATGGCGCTTCTGGTTTAGTTGCATTATATTTAAATATTAAAGTTAATCCTACTCCAGAACCTGAACCTGAGCCAGAACCAGAGCCTAATCCTTATCCAAATGTCTTACCTGCCCCCAGTTGGATTTATGAATATACAAATTCAACGGATACTAATCCTAATTCAACGGATACTAATCCTAATTCAACGGATACTAATGGTGTAAAAAATACAATTAATTTTAACACTAAAGTGTTTAATCCATTTATTTATCAAGTCGGTTGGAATGGTAAAGGAAATGAAGTTGATGGTAATACATCTGATGCTTTAATAGTAAAATTAGATCAACGTAAAGATAACGCAAAGATTGGAGAACTTATTCTTGATTCGGGTGGAAACGATACTCTATTTAGTTTAACCTTATCCAAAGATGGATCATTTATTTATTTTTGTGGCACGACGAATGGAAATTTTTTGGAAAACGACAAAAATTATCCTATTACAACTAGTTCCTATTATGGCGGTCAATCCGATATAATAGTTGGTTGTGTTTCTCAAACGATGGAATTACTATGGTTATCACAATTTGGATCTAATACTCAAGATACAGCTATTGATATAACAATAAATGATGACGATACACAATTATTTATAACAGGTTGGACAATACCGACAACACCTGGAACTATAAATAACTATACAAAGCCTTTTGTTGCACAATTAAATGCAAATACAGGTGAAATAGGAACAAGTATTCCAATTGATTTTATTGACCCAGATAATTTAACATCCACTAGTGAACAATCATTATCCCAAAAAGCGACAAATATATTATACTATAATGAAAAACTTTATATATTAGGAACAAAAACAACTAGTATAAGATCGGTATCTGTATCTGCTGATATTTTGATGGATGCAGAAGAACGAGATCCATATATTGTTCAATTTCCTTTAAATAGAGATAATTTAGATATTACCTTATCTCCTATTATGGCAAAATTAAAGTTAGATGATACAGAAAATACAAATTTTATTACTTCATGCCTAGATATTGATAAAGTAGGAAATTTGCTTTATGCGGGTGGATGGTATGGATTAAATCTACAAAATACCCCTCAACAAACAGCAGATACTAATGATCCAAATCCTATTGAAGATTTTACTTCTGTTTTATTTTCAATTACCACCGATTTACAAAATCCACAAACTTCTCCAATTTCTAATAAAACAAACACAGAATATAAGATTACAAGCCTTCTAACTTCTGGATTAAGCAACCAAGAAACATTGGGGGAAGACGAGGCACAATTACCTACATTTACTTTTTTTGTGAATCAAAATCGTCCCATAGAAGGAAAAGATTTTGAATTTGTAAATGATTTTAGTATTAAGGAAGACTATACTGTAATTAAATTATTAAATCCAGAAAATCTAGATAGTTTATACAATTTTACATTTTATTTTAGTAATGATACTACAAATAATGATGCAGATCTTTCTATAAGTGTAAGTTGTAAAAAATCAGAAGGAGACAATCCAAATGGAGGCGGTGCAGGATTGTTAGAAGATATGTTTTGTCAAGGAGTCCCAGGTGGAAATTTGCCTTCAATTTATCAGGAAGATCTACCTAGGATTTTGATTAATTTAGGTAAAGATGATACAAATAATGACTTAATAGGTATTTCAATTATAGATAGTCAAAGTAAAGATAATATAGAATCTCCGACTACTATCGAAAATCCAAGGTATTATACAGCATATAATAATAAAAATTTTGAACAAAATATTGAAGGTACTAGTAAGACAAGTGGTCAACAAAATTCTGGTTTAGGATGGGGTAATTATACAATAAAAACAAATTATCAACCTCTAGGAACAACTTCAGACTGGACATCTTCAAGACAATTAAGTAGAGCAGGAAGTGGTTTTTTTGTTGGTCCATTTGGAAGACAAACCGACGGAACAATTGTTGGACAAGATAAATATTCTACATTTTTATGTATTAAAAACTTTAAATTGGTAAATTATGTTCCAAATAATACAGCACAAACTATCTTTGTAGTAGGTGATCAATTTACGTATGATGAAACAAGTAAAACAATAAATAGTGTTAATGGATTTTATGCTCCTTTTAATAATAACTTAATACCAAGTAATGATAATCCTTTCCAATTAATTAATGCAAATTATCCTAATGGCGAAGATCAAAAAACAGGAACTGTTGTTAAATCTATAACTAAAGATCAAGATAATAATATTTACATGTCTGGATATACATCTGGCATTGTAGATCCAAAATATTCTCCATCTCAAAATACCGTATTATCTTCTTATAGTTTGCGATTTTTTGATTATAGCATATATTATAATGCTGTTCCTAAAATGTTTGTACAAGAAGATTTTGATACTGCCAGTGGTGAAAAAATATTTTACTGCACAATTAAAGATAATACTGAGATAACTTTTTTTGTTGATATTGATAATATTGAGATACACCTATTTGGAGAAGGTGGAAGTGGAGGAGATGGGTATACATCTAATAATGGAGTAATATCAGGTGGTGGAGGCGGAGCAGGTGGCGTATATAATCCAGTTTCTCTAGCTGTGAAAGCTGGTCAAACATTAGGTTTTCAAATTGGTATGAATTCCGAAGATGGAAATGGTAAAGAAACCAGTGTTGGAAGTTATGAAGGAAATTTGGCTATTTCTTATTCTGCAGCTGGTGGTAATAAGGGTAAGTCATTTAGTGAAACAAATGGAACTATAAATTATCCATTTGGTGGTCTTTCTGGTGATAGTATTTATTCCCAAGGAGAAAACGGAGGGAATGGAGGCATTGGATTTTTTTATTCTACTCTTGATCCTCCTTTGCCTACACCTAATGAAATAATCGAACAAAATCCAACATATTCATTATATTCATTATATGCGGGTGATAATAGTAAAACAATTGATTGGTATAATGGGGAAAAGATTAGATTGGGTGGAGGCGGAAATGGTGGATTAGTAGAACCGCTTCAAACAACTAGCTTTTCTGGATTGTATGGAATAGGTGCAAATAATAATAGTAAAAATGCTTTCCCTCCTATGGATAATTATTCAGCAGGTGGAGCAGGAGGAGAAGGATCAAATGATCCTATTTCTTCAAAAGGTGGAAAAGGTGCACCAGGAATTGCTTATATGAAATTAGTGATTAAAGATCCAATTTTCCCTGAACCCGAACCTGAAGGGGAGCCTGAACCTATTCCAATTCCTGATTCGGAACCTGAGCCAGAGCCTGAAATGGAGCCAGAACCAGAACCTGAAGGAGAACCTGAACCTGAACCTGAACCAACTGATTTTTCATATGTATTTAATTTTATTACACCAGTTGATAAAATTAGCTATTTATATTTTGATGGTTATCCATTTAAAAATCTATCAGTATCTTCTAATTCAAAAGGTATCTCAAACGCAACAATATCAAATAACAGGTTAACTATAACACCGGAAAAAGGTTATATTGGTGGAACTAATTTAGTATTACAAGCAACAGTAAATGGTCAACAGAGAAAGATTGAACTTAATCTTGAACTAATAAATCCACCTGTTTCTATATCACCGGATCCAAATTACAAAACATATTTAGACGTGGGAAATGTGTTAAATATAAAAAAAAATAAATCTCAATATATTACTGTGAATTCATATTTTACTCCAGTTATTAATAGTCCTTTGAACTCTGGATTAGGGAATTTAAGCTTAAAAAATAATGGAATAAATAGTCAAGGTCTTGGATCATTTACAATAACTTATAAACCTAATCCTAATTTTTCTGCATATCCAACAGGAGATTTTATATCTTTATCTATTTTTCCAAATGCACCTATAATTAATCAAAACACTGGCCAAAATATATATAATGGTTTTTCATTGTTAATTCATGTTCAAGATGCTAACAGTTTACCATATCCTGATAATATTTCTGTGCCATTAATTATCTAAAACAGAATATTAGATAAAATATATAATAAATTTTTAGTAAGATTATTATATATGAGCAATTATTTTAACATTGATTCTAATAAATATCAAGAAAATGTAGATTATGTATTATTAGATAATGGAAAAACAATTCAATGGATATATAATGATAATAATCCTGATATAACTTTTCAATTATTAGAAGAGCATTTATGTAATATTCTTCTTGTTGGTGGGGGTGGTTCTGGTTCAAGTGGACTTGTGGTTGATACAAACTCTGGCAATAATTCAGGAGGAAGTGGAGGAGGAGGAGGAGGTGTAAATATTCAAAAAAGAGAAAATATTGACAAAGGTAAAGATATTAAAATATCAATTGGAAAAGGTGGTTTAGCACCAGATACAAAAACAGATTATCCAACAGAACCCTGGAAGTATTCTCAATCAGGTAAAAATGGTTCTGAAACTACTGTACTATATTTTAATGATTCAATAAACAAAACATTAACAGCTGGAAATGGTTTTGGAGGAAAAGTAGCTTATAAGGGTCAAAATTCAACAGACTCATATGGAAATCTTTGTATTCCTGTTAACAGTGGAGAGGGAGGAAAAGGAGGTAGTATAATAATTAATGGGCGTGAAATTGATATTTCATCATCTGATCAAACAGTATTTAGTAGAGGTGGGAAGGGAGGTAGAAAAAGTTGTGTACGTATCCCATATGGTCCATATGGAAGTGAAAATGAACCTATTAATCAACCAGCCTTATATGGGTCAGACGGATATCCTATATCTTATAATGCTGATGTTAATGAAACTTATTGGGGTGGTGGTGGAGGAGGAGGAAATTACTCCCAATATTCTGGATCATCTGCATTAGGAGGAAAAAAGGGTGGTGGTGAATCTGGAAAAGATGGTTTAAATAATTATGGTGGTGGTGGTGGTGGAGGAGTATCTTCTACCGATATAAATAAATATATTAATCCAGGTTCCGGTGGAAATGGATGTGTAATAATATCAATTATTGATTCAGATCCTCAGCCTGAATCTGAACCTGAACCTGCACCCGCACCTACACCTGCAACGCCTCCACAAATTTATATTGAAGCTAGTAATCAAACACAAATTACTGCTACATTAGACGGAGGAAATTGGTCTTTTACAAATAACATGTTAAATGATTTGAAACAAGGAACCTATATTTTTAAAGTGAATCCTTCTATAATAAAATTCTATTTCACAACTAGTAATATTATTAATTTTGGATTTGTTATGTCATCAGGTGGTCAAAATGGTTTTTTTGGTCAAACAAAAGATGGAGTTATTACTGCACCAGTAGGATTATATGGGGGTGCCGGAGGTTCAACGCTACAAGTTAATTATAAAAATGGATTTATTCAACAAGATATACCTTTGCAAATTATTTCTGGAGATTCAAATAGTAATTCTAATTTTTCTGTAAATAATCAATTAGAATGTAGTGCTGGCTTTGGATCAAATATTAAAGATAGTACAAATTATAAAGGATTCATTGAAGGTACAACAGTAAAGATTAATGGAGGAGATGTAGGATTGGGAACAAATAATAATGGAAACAATGCAAGCCCAATTAAAAGTCAATTTAATTATAATTCAATACAAATCCAATATCCATCTGCTTATGGTGGTAGTGGAGGAGGAGGTGCATTAAATTTTACAAATAACTTTAGTGGCTATGTAGGTGGAGGAGGAGGAAATAGTGGATATGCTGGAACAATTCAAGATGCAGATGGTAATGAAGATATAAATGGTCAACCAGGAACTAATGGTGGTGGTGGAGGAGGACCCGGATATGTTCCTAGTGATCCTGCAACATATGGAAATGCAGGTATTGGTGGACAAGGTATAGCGTATTTTTATTTTATTGTATCCGAAGCAGAACCTGAGCCTGAACCTGAGCCTGAACCAGAGCCTGAACCAGAGCCTGAACCTGAGCCTGAACCTGAGCCTGAGCCAGAGCCTGAACCTGAGCCTGAACCAGAGCCTGAACCAGAGCCTGAACCTGAGCCTGAACCTGAGCCTGAACCTGAGCCTGAACCAGAGCCAGAGCCTGAACCAGAACCTGTATATACTACTATTCCTGTGGATCTTCCAATAGGAACCTTGTTAGAATATCCTTTACAAGATTCAGAAATGTATGAGAGTGGAAGTGTACAAATTTCCAGTCCTCCTGAAAATGGAACAGCATATATTCAAACAACTTATCCCAATAATAAAATACTTTATATTTCTACACCTCCTGAAAAAAAAACTGAAACTATTAAAGAATCTACTATAATTTATACTGTAATATATAAAAATAATCCAGACCAAAATGTAGGAGATACAGATAGCTTCTCCGTTGAAGCAATTTTAGAAGAAGACGGAACCCAACAAATTATAACTTTTGCTATAACTTTAACTTCACCACCTCCTCCTCCAAAAGAACCAGATTATTTTGCTTGTACTCCTGTTTCAGCACCTCCAGGAGGTCCTGTTCCTCCTAGATTATGGGGAAGAGCAAGTGAACAGTGTCCTTGCAATCCTGGTGGAACAACAAACCTTTTCCAAAAATTAGATGAAAGAAGAAAAGCAGAAATTTTTCAATACAGGGGTAATCAGAATCGCCAATCAAAAAAAATGTTGTTTTCAAGTTTTGCAAAAGGGAAAAATTTTAGTGGAAAACAAACTTGGGCAAGTCAAGGTGTAGCACCTGGAACTACTTTTCCAAATGTACAAAATCTTCCTAGAAACGGTAATATTTTAAAATGTAATTTACAAAAATTAACAAATTGTGCAATGTCTTATCAAAATGATACACCTGGTCCAGCTACTCAAATTTGTTTACAGCCAGGTGTGCCGTTATACAATTATAAAAAAGTGTATTCTTTTGCATCTACAGGAAGTAAATGGCCAATGATTGGACCAGCTCCAAAATATAGTGGAAATGTTAATTTCGATTACGAAGCAAGTCAAATTAATCCATGTGATCCTCAAGAGCCAGATATATTAGTATCAAGTATAGAATTAGAATTAGAAGTTTCCCAAATTTATGAACAAAATTTGGGATCAACAATGCTAAACGAAATTGAAATTATAAAACAACCACAAAAAGGTATATTAACAATAAAAACAGAATTAATTGAAGACGTTTCTTCATATCTTCTTTCTTATGTTCCAAATACTGATGTAATAGTTGGCGATGTTGATTCATTTTCAATTAGAAAAATACTAACTGAAGGTAATATTATTGAAGAAGTATCGTATAATGTTCTATTTATTGCCAGTCCAGAACCTGAGCCAGAACCTGAGCCAGAACCTGAGCCAGAACCTGAGCCAGAGCCAGAACCAGAACCTGAACCAGAACCAGAACCTGAACCAGAACCTGAACCAGAACCAGAGCCTGAACCTGAACCTGAACCAGAGCCTGAGCCTGAGCCAGAACCAGAGCCTGAGCCTGAGCCTGAACCAGAACCAGAGCCTGAGCCAGAACCAGAACCAGAACCAGAGCCAGAACCAGAGCCTGAGCCAGAACCAGAACCAGAACCAGAACCAAAACCAGAAATTAATATAACAAATGAAAATGGAGATACGAATTTAAGAAATGCCATGAATGTAACATTATCTGGTTTACCATTTTCTTTCATATCTGGGTCTAATATTTTAGAAAAAGGCACCTATCTTATTCAAATATTCAATGGTCAAAAAATAAATTTTAATTTCAGTGAAGATTTTGGAAACTCTTTGACAAATTTTGGATTTGTTTTAATATCAGGTGGTCAAAATGCGCCAAAATCAACAGGAGGTGGTGGAGGTCTAACTCTTCAAAATAATTATACAGATCAATTTATAACAAAAGATACACCATATTATATACAATCAGGGGCAAGTAATGTTAATTCAATTTTTGGACTTATAAGCAGCAGTTATGGAACTCCTACAGATGAATCTTTTGCAGGATTTGATAATTATCATACAAGTTCTTTAAACTATTCACAATATTTAGTTTCTACGATGCCAATCGGTGGTGGAGTAGGTTCTGCAGGTGGTCTCCCTGGAGGAAATGTAACTGCCTGGCCTGCAAACAATGTATTTTCATATAATTCAATTTCTTTTACTATACCTCCTTATGGAGGTGGTGGAGGAGGACAACAACAAATTCAACGTGATGAAGGTGTATATGGGGGTTCTGGTGGTGGAAATGGTGTAGCAGGGGTTTCAGGTGGTGCATATGGTTCAAATGGAGGGAATGGTGGTGCGGGTGGAGGAGGCGGAGCAGCAGGTTATGCCCCAACACAAACTTTTTACGGAACACCTGGAGTAGGTGGCGGAGGACAAGCTTATTTTTATTTTATAGTATCATAAATTATATAGTATCATAAATTATATAGTATCATAAATTATATAGTATCATAAATTATATAGTATCATAAATTATATAGTATCATAAATTATATAGTATCATAAATTATATAGTATCATAAATTATATAGTATCATAAATTATATAGTATCATAAATTATATTGTATCATAAATTTTATATTACAACTATGTAATATAAAATAAATTAATTACTGGACATTTTGAATAAATTTATCTGCCTAACCATACTTTTATAAAATCACGATCACTAAACTCTTCTTCATTCTCAACTGCTTCTTTTAAAGTAGTGCCCCACGTTATATCATGAATACTTCCATTTTGACTTTGAAATTTATAATAAATTTGAAATATACATGCAATTACTCGTTCAAATAACATTCGTTCTTGTCGACAAGTAATAAATGGTATTAAATTAGACAAATTATGCGTTTCATTAACTTTTATAAGAAAATCATGATTAATAATTGACATTCCACCAAAACACCCTTTCCATAAATCAAGATTTTTATGTAAAGATTCTATTTTATCGTGATTTTCTAATTTTTTAATCAATGCATTTTCGTCATCATAAATATGAGAACAATCTGAATTAAAATGCCATAAAAATTTGTAATTATCTACCTTCACTTCAAAACGTTTATTTATAAATACGGAATCATGAATTATAATTGCAACATCAAAAAACTTATTTCTAGTATAATAATAATAAGGTAATAATTCTCCTCTTTTTGGGTATTCACTATTTAAAACTATTGTATCAATTAAATTATTTTGAAATTCTTTGTCAATATATTCTTGTTTTGAATTATCATCAATTATTACGATTGGACATTCAGGAAAATATGTTTTAATACATTTATATGATATTTTCCAATGATTATCAGAATTTTCATCTTTAACATGTCTTAGCATAATAAATCCAAATTTATTTATTTTTTTTTCATTTTGATCTGGAATAATTTTTTCTTCTATATTATTACTGCTCCTTAATCTTCTTTCTTGTATAATTGGTTTTTCTATATGATTATTTTTATAACTCCTTCTTATTCTTCTTTTTATCATTAATTTATTAATATAATTTTTTTTTATTTTTTTTCGTAATATTTATTCTCTTAAATTTGGATTAACACAGATTGCTTGCGATGGGAAAATATCGCCAGACATACATTGATCGTTTTCATTTACTTTAATGCAACTTCTAAATCCTCTGTCTTCACCTATATAACAATATCCAGATTTACCTGTTCCTGTTCGTTGTGTATTACTTGTTGCATCATCTGGTTGTGGTACTTGAGGAATTGCATCGCTTAAAGCAAGATTTAAACTATTATTGGAAGTACCACTATAAGTGGTTTGGTTTTTATCTTTTGCATTTTCTAATTGTCCTTCTATTACATCAAGACCACTAGTTAATGTTCCTGCTGCGACATCAATACCAGTTTTTGCACCAGTTGCAGTAGCATTGACTACAGTTTCACTTGCTTTAACTGTTGTTATTCCAATTGCCCCAAATAATTTTTTGAATGCTGGACCAAAAGTATTGCCAATCCATTCTGTCACATTAGAGAGACTTGAAAAAATGTTAATTCCTAAAATAGCTAATATAAAAAATATTAAAAAAATTCTTCCCCACCCAAAATTAGAAATAACATTACTAGATGCTGATTTTATGGAATCAGCTACAGAATTAGTTCCAGATTTTATGGATGACATGGGAGAATTATTTGATTTAACAGTATTTGTAGAATCAATTGTTGATTGTGATAAAGATTTTAAATTAGGACTTTCAGTTACTATAATTTCACTTTCCATATATATAAATTATCATATTTTAATCTCACAATTTATATATAAAACAATGGGTAAACTAAATAGACAAGCAACAAGTTCAACTATATTTATAATATTATATTCTATTTATTATGTGTGTGTCTGGTATAAAGAAAAAACCTCCCCTCCAATGCCACCACCACCACAAATTCCTGGTATGCCCGTAATAGAACCACCCAATCTTCATCTTTATGATTATATATTAACTACATTACGTCCTAAAAGTGGTTTCACTTGGACACTAGATTATTTTAAAGAATCTATATTCTTTTTACTATTTTTGATTTTGCTAGTAAGTATTCAAAATTTTATATTATTTAATTTTTCAATAAAAGATATTAGTAGAAAATTTGATTTTGGGCAATTAGGGATGACTATATGGATTGCAATCTTAACTAACGGTATTATGTCTCTTGATACTTTGGCCAAAGCGTTAAAACCTAAATTTAATATAAATAAACTTACAAATCCAGCTTTAACAATGGGTGTTATTATGGTAATGTTTGCAATTACCTATATTCTAATTTGGCTTTGTAGAAGTGTTTTTAACTTTGTAGCCTAAAAATCATTATTTAAAAATAAAGAATTCATTGTTTCTATTTTCTTCATTGATTTTTCTATATTTGACTGTTCAACTCCATTAAATAAGTAGTCTGTATCCGGCGAAATTTCATTCTTTTTAACCTGTATATAAATTTTTCCTATTTTTTTATTAATTTTTTCAATTATATCTTGATTAGAAATAATATCGACTTTTAGATCAATCTTTTCAACAATAAGAGAAATGGCAAAATATATTATAAACTTTCGTTTTTTTATAGAAGAAAGAGAGAATTTGGCACAAAAAAGATTTAATAAACTCATAATTATTTTATGGATTATTTTAGACTTTTTTTTAGAAAAATCAATCAAAATTTCCCATATTAACCAAACTGGATGCATTTGAAATTTTTCTTCTACAGGAACAAAACTTCTTCTTGCACACATACAATCGTCTTTCTTCTTTTTACATAATTGATTAAATTGAATAATCCACTCAAACCAATAACACGCCATTAATGCGTTTTTACCTTGACTTGATAATTGAAAAGCAAATTCATTATACATAATAAATAATTCCTTGGCATCTTCCGGTTTAAAATATTCTGAAATAAATTCTACATTTGGCGCTTTCAATTTAGTTGGAATATTTACAATTTCAAATTCGTTTTTATTTATCTTAACAGATTCCATTTTATGTTTTTTCTTAGATAAACATAAAACGATTATCATCTCAGCAAATAGTTGTCTTATTTTTTGATTGTTTCTTAAAGCCAATTCATTTCCAATATAGCCATTATTTAATAATTCTTTAAAATTGGTTAATCGTAGATCAATATAGATAGGTAATTTAGGATTGCCTAAATGAATGTTATCACTCATTAATAAAAAAATATTATCCCAAAGGTCAATATAGTGTCCTGCACAAATTAATTCAGCACTCCAATAACATGATGCTTCAATATTAGAACTATTTACTGCTTTTATAAATTCTTTAACGACTTCTGATTTTTTATATTTGGAAAAACTTATCCCTTTAAATTCAGCAATCATTCTTTTATCATTAATTTCTTCTTGATTCATATAATATTTTCAAGAACAAAAAATATTATAATAATACATATAGAATGAAAATTAATTCTGCAAAAATTATGAAAAATTTTAAAAAAATGTCTCTTTATTCTTGGATATTAATCATACTTATAGCTACATTAATGATTTGTATTATTAAAAAAAGATATAATAGTCCCATGAGAGAGGGATTTACCCAATCTGAAAGATTTACTACGAAAAGAGGTGAAGAAATATATGATACCTTTTATACACAGATTTATGACGATTTGTTTTTTAAACAATTTTCTACTCAATTCGAAGTAGGAACTATTATTAATGAAACATCGCCAACTCGACAAAGTATCATTTTAGAAATAGGATCAAAAACAGGGAATCTTTTAGGACTATTAAAAGAAAAAGGGTATGATAATTTAACAGGTTTAGAAACAACTGAAGAAATGGTTGAAAAAGCAAAAGAAAATTATCCAGATATTGATTTCAAAAAAGGCAACGCTGCAAAAACAATGATTTTTGATTCTGCTTCTTTTACACACATTATGATCATGAATTTAACTTTTTATCATTTCCAAGATCAAAGACAATTATTGCAAAATTGTTTTGACTGGTTGAAGCCGGGAGGTTATATCATTATTAATTTAGTAAATAAAGACCTATTTAATCCACTTCCTCCCGCTAGCAATCCATTATTTTTAATTTCTCCTCAAAGATTTGCTAAAAAACGCATGACAAAAGGTGTTGTTAAATTTAATAATTTTAACTACGAGTCCAATTTTTTTATTTTTCCTAATGATATGGTTAAGTTTAGTGAAATATTTGAAGATTCAACAACTGGAAATGTTAGACAAAATGAATTAGGTCTTTTTATGCCTAAACAAATGACAATTATTAGCATGGCACAAGAAATTGGATTTATTTCTCTAAGTAAAATAGATCTTGTAAAAGGACAAAAAGAATATCAATATTTATACATCTTTTATAAACCAAATTAAATAATACATAAATTTAATTTATTATTTAATTAACGAACATATTTACCTACGCGTCCAAATGAATGAGCAACGAAAATGACAAATATACTTAAAAAGGATCATAATGGAATTTATTTTATAGCAATTTCTTTATCTCATTGGTGATTTTTGCCAAAATAGATGATATCTCATTTTTAATCTTTTGCTTTTCTTCATCACTTGTTTGTGTTTGAATAATTAACAATAATTTTATAAGGCTATATAAATCTTCTTTCTCCTCATCATCACTAATTTCATCAAGTTTATTACTAATTTCATCAAGTTTATTATTAATATTATCCGATGTTGATTGCTTTTCTTCATCAGTTAATGCATTAATAGTTTCATTCAATTCCTTTTCCAATAAATTTTTTTCTTCATCAGATAAATCTTTTATGGAATTAATTTGAGTTTTAATATTTTTTATATTAGTAGTAATATTGGATAATTCATTTTTTTTTGTTTCAACATCATTATCTGGCGATGTTGGGTTAGTAAGAAAATCTCTTAACAAATTAAGAGTATTTACAACACACATTCGTCCTGACATTTATAATATATTGCTATATATTTCTTTTTCATTATTAATTAATTATCGCACATATTTACCAACGCGTGCAAATGAATCAACAACGAAAATGACAAACACACCTAAAAATGTATATAGAATCAATTCTTCCATTACATTATCTGTTTTTTGATTTCGTTGTTCTTCTAACATGTAAATGATGTAGTTTAATTTACGCAATAATTCATCTTTGTCTACTACACCATTATTGATATTTGGATTCGACATGATTTGTTGATAATATTGATTTGCATAACTACTTGTGTTGTCGTATCTACCTACAGGTTGTGGATCTTCAGAAACACCCATTTGAGGATTATAATTTTGAGAAAATTCGGCAGGAGGTGTATAAGAAGGAGTATTGTTTTGTTCTTCTCCGGACATTGATTGTGGTGGGCCTAAAGGTTGAAAATCACTCATTGTTTGATTGTCTTCTTCATCATCTTCATTATATATTTTTTTCATCATGGCTTCCACTTTAGGATTTGATTTATTTTCTTTCCTTTTCAATGTCCTATTTCTATATTTTTTCTTTTCATCCACTACATTATTTTCATCATTATTATATGGAGCTGCATAAGTTGCTAAAGACATACTTAATAAATTAATAGATATTATTTTATTAGGTTATTTGAAAAAAATGTATTTTATTAATATAGATGGATTATATTGGATTTGCAATTGGAATAGCTTTACTAATTGTATTAAATAAATTATTAACAGTTATATCTTTTGACGGGTATTTAGGGAAGTTAATAAGTTTAATTCTATTAATATTTATTACTAGTAAAAACTTCTTTTTAGGAATTATTGGTGTAACAATGATCATTAAACAACATGGAATGGATACAGAACCAATGGATAATAATGAAAGTAGAACACAAAAAAAAGCAAAAAAGGCTGATTTTAGAAATCAATATTGTAAAAATGGTTCTTTAGAAAAGGATGGGAAAACTATATCAACCAGTGATTTGAAATCTGCCTTCCCAAATATTGAATTTGCTAAAGACTCATGCAATCCATGCAGTGAAAGTTGTGATTTTCAAATTATTTCATCAAAAGAACAAATAACAAACGAACAAAATTTACGCCCCAAAAATTCTAAAGAACAGTTTGTAAATAAAAATAATAGATAAAAATATATATATATATGGTTGAAAGCGAAAAATTAAATTATTTATTATTTATTATTTTAGTATCTCTCTTTGTTTTTTATTTAACTATGAATTTAGGTTCTAATAGAGAAGCTTTTGTTGGACTAACAAAGAAAAAGATAAGACCTACATTAAGAAAAGTCAGAATAAATAGAGAGAATTTTCAAAAACGATTAGCAAATAATTTTTCAATTTTTAAACGTAAACTATTTGGCTATTAAAATATTATCTCTATTTTTATATAATGATAGAGACAATTAACAATAATGTTTTAAAAATAAATAGAAGTCCTTATTTTTTAGCCATGATGATCCTAATTGTAAATATTGGATCTAAATATTTAGACATTAATTTCGGCTTTACAAGCGTTAAATTTTTTTCATCTGAAATTATGAAATTACTTGTTTTATTTGCTATTTGTTATACTGCAACGAGAGATTTATATATTTCCCTTATCGTTACAGCTATTTTTCTTTTTATGTTTGAGCACCTTTTCCATGAAGAAAGTAATATGTGCATTGTGCCTGCAAAATATAGAAGTTATAAAAATCCTGTTAAAAAAGTTGTAAAAAATACCAATCTAATTGATGAAGATGATATTAATGAGGCAATACGTGTTTTAACAAAGGCAAAGATGAATAAAGAATGTGTGAAACAAAATGAAATATTTGAAAAATTTAGATATTATACAAATATATAAATGTCGGGTCCAGAAAGAAAAAAACATGTATTATTAATTGATTTTGACGCAAGAATAAAAGAAGGCATTATTAGAAGACAAGATAAATATAAACCTAGTATGAGCGCGCCAAATGCTTACAGGTTATATGATGCAATTTATTTTACACCAGCGATATTAATAACAGACAAAGAATTAAATAATTTTGCAGGTAAAAGTCTTTCTAAAGAAGAGAAACAATTGATCTTTTTGGATAATAAACAATATAATGCTTTTTTGAAATATTTAACAACACTTAATGAAAAAAAATATAATATAGAAACATTAGCAAAACCAGATGGAATTATTCAAAAAAATATTTCCTACATTTTAAATTTATTTTTTGGCAATAAATCTCTCTTTTATCTAGGAGATAAAGAATATACAATAGTATCTTTTGAGTGGAATAAGACATTTGAATTAATCGAACCAGGAACAATATCGACTCCCTTTCAAGCTGGAAAATCTAAATCAACTAAAACGCCTAACGTTAAGATAAATATACGATTTTTATTACATGAAGGAAAAGAAACATCATTTATGCAATCTGTAGATGTTGCTTGTGCACAAAAATTACAAGCAATTAAAGATGATTATAATTTTTTAACTGGTTATAAAGGAACTACGGACAAAGAAAAAGAAGAATGGAAAAATAAACAACGGGACGCTGAAAAAGATGCACCCTATTATCAAAGACCAGGTGTTTATAAAAAAAATAATTTGCGTGGACAATTTCAAAAGAAAACACCCAAATCTACTCTATAAATGTAATCTTATCTTCCGTAAATACACGAATATCTGCTCCATCTAATTTTTTAGTAATAGAATGTATTGTTTTATTGAATGGTTTAAAGCATTCATAACCATTGTCAAATTCTATTGAAAAATTGCGGATCTTGTATATTTTTTTTAATATATCAAATATATCAATTAAGGTACAATCAAAATCAAATATTTCCCATCGAACATCATGATTATTAAATATAAATATAACAAAAAAAGGAAATACGGTCTTTTTTTTATAATTGTTATGTTTTGAATAATATTTATAAAACTTCATCTATAAATATTATTATATAAAAAAAAAGTCTTTTTAGCATTACCCAGAACACACCACGAGGAGGTAAGACTTTTAGTGTTCCACTTGCATTGAGTGGGGTTCGAACCCACGCAGCTGACGCTACCAGATCTTAAGTCTGGCTCCTTAGACCACTCGGACATCAATGCTTGGGTAGATTAACGACATTCCGGTCGACTATAAGCCCCCTTCCTTGCCTATAGTTATGAGACACCACATCTATCTCTCTATTCCTTTTTGGAGGATCTATGAGGCACCCTCCTTTACCTAAAATGTATTAAGCCCCCTTCTCCCCTTATCACGCTTAATACTATGAGACACCGTTTATTTTGGGGTATTGTCTCTCCATTTCCCTTGAGACTTCTGGTTCTAGACCAAGGGATGTCTCGTCCCCTTCCCACACGGGGAATTGAACCCCGAGCTCGGCCTTGAAAGGGCCATATGTTAACCATTACACTATGTGGGAATCCTTGGCCAACGATGTAAATATATATACACATGTATATCATCTTGGTTAATCTATAACGGATATATGGGTCAGCGCAATTAGCTCACCATACTTAATTCCTCTAAATAAACCAAGAAGAGAAGATATTTAGTTTATCAATTAGACGTCTCTAATTTATCCAGAATACACCACGTGGAGGTAATCTTCTTTTGTATTCCATACTATCAGAGGGAAGTTTCGATCTTCCGACCTTCAGGTTATGAGCCTGACGCGCTGCCTCTGCGCCACCCTGATAAAATGTTCAGACACGGGCTCGAACCGTGGACCTTCGGCTCATAAGACCGATGCTCTAACCAACTGAGCTACAAGAACAATGCACGATGTGGGGTTCGAACCCACGCAGCTTACGCTACCAGATCTTAAGTCTGGCTCCTTAGACCACTCGGACAACCGTGCTTTATATTTTAACGACTTTGTTTGTCGCAGTCGGTATCATAGACAAAATATATACTTCATTTTTTTTTAAATAGTTTATTATGCACTATTTAATAATGCCATATTGTGTCGAAGGATTCAGGATAAATACATAGTGTTGTTGGTCGGTCCGATTTATAAAAAAAAATGAAATTAAAATTTTACTTATTTAAATAGATAAAAATAAAAATGGGTTGCTGTTGCTCACTATGTCTAATCGGTTGTTTTCCAAAATCAATGATTTCAAATGATATTTGTAATAGTACAATAAACGAAATTAAGTCGCTATTACACGCGTTTAATTATAATATTCCTTTTAAGTTAAATATTTGGCGTTTTTCTACAAATGAAGATATTGAAAATATTATAAAAGAAAAAATTAGACCTAAATTGGTAAATTATTATAATGAAAAAAAAGAAAATGTTTATAATCTAAATGGTTTTTACAATGAATATCTAGCGTTTCATTTGGCTTATGCAATTATAAATAAGATTTTAAATCCTGATTATAATTTTGAAATATTAGAAAATGTTCCTGTAAATACCGTATTTTATAGCAAACCTACTGTTAATGTGGGAACTGTTGCTACATTTGCGGAAGCCTTTTATACTTTTCCTAATAAAACCTTTTCAATAGAAAGTGAAAATAAAGCTGAACATGCATTATTTGATCAAAAATTGACTATCATATTTAAAAATACAATTGAAAATCTTAACATAGAACAAATTATTGATACAATACATAATTCATTTATTAAAAAAAATAACATGGCAGAAGAAGAGAAAAAAGAGTTGTTAACCAGTTTCAGCGAAATTAAATAAAATGTATTTTATTAAATGAAACAGATAATCTAGATGGAATATGTTTTAAATCAACTAAAATTGTATTTTTTTCAAATCTATCTAATGCTTCATGATCTTTTGTTAACATTTCATAAAATTTTCCCTTATCTTCGTATAATTTTTCAATAGTTTTTTTTCCAATTTTTTTATTTTGAAATATTGGTGAGATATTATCACTTTTATCTCCTAGCACAATTTTCATAAATAAGTCTTTATCTGCATTACCAAAACACGACTTGCTTTCTCCATGGTTTTTATATTTTAAATCAATTAATTTTGTTTTTTCATCTACGATCTGTAAATAATCGTGATCACTTGCTATAATAAAAACATTTGATTCCTTAGCTGTTTCTCTTAAATGTTGGATACCAAGATATATACAATCATCTGCTTCTAACTCTTCATGTCTATAATTTACCTCAACACCAGCTTTCCTAAATAAATCTTCTTTTATGGCCAATTTAAAGAAATAAGCTATATTTGCTTGTTTATTTTTTTCTACATTTCTTCCATCTTTATAGGCAGGAAAAATCGCTTTACGCCATATTTCATTTTGAGGACAATCCCAACCAACATGGATAGAAAATGGTTCTTTTTTCAATCCTAATTTTCTAGGCATTTCTTTTATTTTTGCTACAAATGTTGATTTGAATTTTTCAACAAATTCTTCATTTAAAGCTGGATCATCTATTGGTTCTTCTGGTTTTGCATTCCTCCACCATACACATAAGGCGAATACCCTATAAAATATAAAATAACTTGCGTCAATGAAAATGTAGTTCATGGTTATGTACCTATATACATAATCGAAAAAACAAATCATTTTTTAATTTAAAAACAACTGTATGTGATATTATAATGATTGGACTTAATATTTGTTTGCACAATCAAACTAGTACTTACATTATCGACGAAGACGCAATATTTACAGGAACATGGAAAAAAGATTACATATTGTCTGATATGAATGTTTCCCCTTTGCAAATATTAAATGAAAATGACGAATGGGATCACGGCAATGTTTTGAGATTTTATGATAAAACACCATATAGAGATACAAAAGAAGAAGAAGAATTTTTCAATCATGTCTTAAGTAAATTATCAATAGAAACAGATACTGAAAAAAAGACACTGCGACAGCTAAATTATAATAATAATTTTCTGCAACCAAATAGTGTAGAATTTAAAACTGTGGACTTTATTTTGGATATTTCAATCTCTTAAAAAAAAATGAAGCTTGGATTTTATAACTCTATGTAAGTTATAAAATCTTGAAAAATGAGTTATAATACTGAACAATACGTTGATAACATGATGCGATTTCTCCGCACTCGTCCAGACTTGATTGATTTCTTGGTAGATTTCAATGAAGATTCTGGATTTATGTGGTCTGGAGATCCTAGGACAATTGAAATTGGAAATGCTGTAATAAATGATGGTCATAGTGGAGCCTCCATGGCCATGTGTATGCGCGAATGCCAATATTTGTTAAAAAAAGAAAAAGAAAATGAAATGGTCATTGTGGATCTAGAAGATGGAGAAATTCCAGAAACAGATAATACGGTTGCTGAAAAAACGAGTATTCAGCGACAAATTGCAACACCACCTACTCTTCAGCGACAAAGTACAACAACCCATTTAAATTATATAGACGAAACAAATAAAAAGGCAATAGATGTTGCAGCAACTCATGGATGGGATGCGGCTATTGAACATATGTTAACAAAGGAGGATGGAACACCACGAACATATTCTGAAATGAGAGCTCTTTATGGTTAATTTAATATTTCCTTTTAGTATTCTTCTTTGTCCTACAAAATACTCTCTTTGCACCTCTCGCTACTTTACATTTGTTATATCTTGTACATTTTTTTACAGTTTTCCCCTTACAAGGACTTTTTTGTTTTAGATAATAGATCATAGGAATTCCATAATCGTCTAACACTACCATCTTTCTTCTACTTTTTACAGACCCGAGATCTTTTTGATTTTTCTCATTATAAAATCCATCATAATGTTTTCCTACAATCTTTTTTAATAATCTCTCTTTGGATTTTTCATCTTTATTTTGTTGAGCCTGGTTTAATAGTTTTATTAAATCATCTGGTTGATCTTGACTATTTTTAAACCCAAACCCAAGTCGATAATAATAGGTTATAACTGATTTAATGGCATTTAGTTCAATATATTTTACTTTTAATTTTTTACCTAGATCTATAATGGAATTGATTAAATCTTTACCGCTAAACTTTTCTAATTCTTTGGTGTTTCTTGTCTGCATTAAATGAAACTTAACATTGCATATTAAGTTAATGTACAAGTGTTTTTCTGGATACTGATCTTTATAAACACATGCAAAACCTCTTAATTCACCTCTAAACATATGTATAAATAAATATTCTGAGAGATCAAGTGATTCCTCTAAAAATTCGCGACTAATATCTGAATTACATAATTTTTTATCTCCTATTTGTAATATTTCATTTGCAAATTTATTATAGTCTTTTTTATCTTTTTTATGATGATATATTAATATTTCTGACATATTAATATATCTAGATAAGTTATTTATTTTTTACGAGTAATTCTTTTTTTATGATGAGGCTTCTTTTTATGCGATCTTTTCTTTTTATGAGTGCGCTTCTTTGTATGAAAAACTTTCTTTTTATTTCTCTTTGTTTTCTTTCCTGCACTTTGAATGGGTGTTGATCCAGGGGTTTCTTCCCCTTCTAATTCAGGAAATAATCCGGGTAAATTTACTGGAGAAACATTTATAGAATTAGTTCCTCGATTTCTTGTTACAAAAGGTCCGGGTGGATTAAATAAATTTGATGCTACTAAAGAAGTCCCATCTGGACTATCATATACAAAATTATCTTGTGGTGTTTCACTATCTATCAAGGTTTCGTTAGAAGGACTATCATATGTATCACTTTCTACAGGCATTATTGGTGTTTGATCAGGTGAATCTGGAAAAATATTATCTCTACTACTAGAAATATTAAGATCACTTAAATGAAGAGAATTTCCTCTAGGACTATAAGTGGGTGAATTAATTTGATCATAAGAAAATCTGGGTAAAGAACCTTCAACACTGTCTAAATCTCTACCCATCATAATATCTCTTAAACTATTGTTTTCATTGCTTTGATTTGGACTTCTGGTTAAATTAATAATATCTTGCACTTGTTTTATTTTAATTTGATTTGCCCTAATAATTTTTTGCTTATCTTCTAGTGGCATATTTTCACTGATATGCATTAATCCTTGAATCAAAGACTCAATAGTTGCTTTATTTTCTGTTGATAAATTTTTAACGTACATCATATTTTGTTCTAATTGTACACCCTGTTGTAAAATATCTTGATTAAAGTTATCAAAAGCATAACTTAATATTGTTTCTGTGGGCGGACAAAGTTCAGTTTCACTTAAAAATGAATCTTCTAAAAATTCGTCTTGTTTTCCTTCACTATCTATTCCAATTTTCATAGCTCTTGACCTAACGTAATTTTGATTATCAAACTCATTTAATAATTTTTTAAATGCTATAAATGAATTATCGGATGTACAGCTAATTTTTTTACCACGAATCATAAATACTTGCACTTTATCTTTTTGACCATGAATTTGACCAATACCAAATTCACCATGTAAATTGCCAATGCGAAAATTTTTTTGATCACTAAATGGTTGTTTATCAGATATATCCATTAGGTTTATGGTATAGGTTTTTTTTCTTGTTTTTATCTTATCTTGTATCTTAAGAAGACTATCCATTTTTAGATAACATTTTCCAAAAAAAGGTAATTGCCAATAGAGATGATTTAATCGAGTACAATTAGACGCTATTAAAAAAATACCTGCAATTTCTTGTGGGGTATAAACTGGTTTACTATTATATCCTACATCACTAATATTTTTTTCTTGATCATTTTTTTCCCAAGTAATATAAATATTACAAATATCATTAACATATTGTTTCAAAAATGTAGAGAGATAAATACATTCATGATTTTTATAATTTTCTCTCTTAAATTTTAATAAGATATCATTTTCATCGGCAGGCTCTCCATAGACAATATCACAGCCTTTTGCTCTTTTTTTCACTTCTGGTTTATCAGATTCAATGTTTTCTAATAAGGCTTTATTTTTTTCCATCATCCATTTTTGTCTGGCCTGCATCCATTGTTGAATTGTTTCAAAGTCTTTTCTTTGTGGTTCTTCCATTATAATAATAAAATAATTTAATTTATTATTATAAATTTAAATATCTAAACTTACTGTATTTTTTTCAGATTTTGGTCTTCGTTTACTTTTTGTTGGCAATTTTTCATTTTGCATTTCTTTTAAATCAGCAATACTTATTGTACTACCTATTTCCTCTTCTTTTTTTTGTATATTAATATTTTTTGATTTAATACCTGAAATAATTCCTGAAATATCAGTTGGCGCTTTCATTTCCTGACGTTTACGAGTTGATTTTTCTGCTGGTTCATTTAGATCAAGCTCTTCAACACGACTAGTTGCGATATCTGGTCTTAATGGTACATCTCCTGGACGACGCGGAGGAGGAACGGCATTAGGTCCTTGAGTTGGCATTGCTGATGGTGGAGCTCCAAAATTCATATTGGGCATTGGCATTGGTCTTGATTGTTGTTGTTGTGCTCCCATCATATCACCCATAAAATTTCCAAAAGCCGGACTTTGATTTCCCATACTATTTACAGCTGCTTGAGTAAATTGTTGCATTAATTCAGGATTTTGACGCATTATATCATCCATACCAGGAATAGCTGATTTAAACATAGTATTTGTCATATGAACCATTAGTGCACTTCCACCAAGTTGAAACAAAAGTTTAAGTTCTGGTGCCATACTTGCTTTGGATTTATATTTTTCATGCAATTCCTGAAAAATTTCATCATAATCATTAATATTTTCATTAATTTGTTCAGACCAACCATCAAGTTTTACATCAAAAGGATCAAATTTATTGTTTAAAAACTCTAAACCCGTAATACAAGCCATTAACATTTTACCTTGAAATTTTACACTATTTTTCTTTTCTCTCTCTGCAACATGAGTTTCATATTCACCTTTCATTTCAAGAAGAGAAGATTCCATTGTATATTTTTTTGTTAAACTGATACCCTTTTCTTCTAATTCTTCAAGCATGCGCAAATATTTAAACTTTTCTCTCAGTTTTTCTTCATTTGATAACTGTGGTTCTTGAACAGGTTTTTCAGGTTGAATAGGAATATCATTAAATTTTCCATACCCATCCCAAGTCTTATTATCTTTTTCACCTTGAGCCATCGTTTTACCTACTTTTGCATCATTAATTATATCTACATCATCATCATCTTCTTCCGGGGCTTTATTTAAGGTAATAGGTTTGGAAAATAAGTCTGATTGCAATGCAGACATTGATGAGCCACTACTTATTTCTTTTGGACCATCTACTAGATCGTTCAATTCATCTTCTAAATTATTTAAATCGTCAATGTTAACATCACTATTTGATCTTTTTTTCCCATCTTTTATTTTATCATTCATTAAAAGTTCAATACCTCCCCCAAAATTGGTTGATTTTTGCGATATAGGTGTATTTGGAGCATCATCAATGTCTAAATCTGCAATCTCTATTATTTCAGGATCCATATGATTTAATTAGAAGTAATAATTTTAAGTTAATCGCATTATAAATTAATTTTTTTCTCATTTATTAAAAACCATAATAATTGTAAGAAACAATCAGCTAAATCATCTTTTTTACTATTTTTCTCTAAAGCAGTCTTATATTCACTAAAATTTATATTATCATTTAATAATTGTTTGGCAATCTGAACTGCCATTTTTTTTCGTTCACTATAATCAGTTTTTGATGTATCACAAAATGTATTTAATTTATTAGATGCAGATACAAACTTTATAGTTGTTTCATTATTTCTTATAATAAAATGATAAGCAATCATTCCTTGAATAGTTTTCATCCTACTTGCAATAGGACTTATTTGATTTTCAATTAATACAAGATCAAATGGTTCAAATTTTTCGATATTATTTTTAAATTTTATATCTATTTGTCTGCCTACTTCTATTAAATCCATTTCAGAAGCTTTTGGAAGACTTGGTATACATAGCAAATAATTATTTTTCGTATATCTATTTATTTTTTCTAGTAAAGATTTCTTACTTGGCCGTTTCTCTTCAACTGTAATATTATTTTCTTTTGCCATAGATAAAAGTTCTTTTTGAGATAATTTTTTTATTTTATTTTCTACTAGATGTTCTGGAATAGGTTTAATATCATTTTTTTTGGCATGCTTTGTACAAAAATATTTCAAGTCATCTGTCATATATTTAACTTTTTGATGGCAACCTTCAAAGAGACAACCGCCATATTCTATAGTCTCGGTCAAATTTAATACATTCCAATAAAGTATTTGATATTCTGAATCACTAGAAATATCCATGATGCAGCAAGCTAAATTCTTAATTCCAACATCAAAACTTATTATTTTCATCTATAAATAGTTATAATTATCTTTTTATTCTAATTTGTCGAATATATTATATAAATCATTAATTGTTATATGACTTTGATATTGTAAAACATCAAATGTTGTTATCCATTTGTCTTTTTCACATTTTCCATATGACCCATCAATACCTCCAAATATTAAGTACTTAACACATAAATACGGTGTTAAAAATTGATGTTTTAAAAGAATATGTAAACATATCTGATCGTATAAAATACTATTTTCTATCTGTACTATTCCATATTTAAATCTATTTTTTGTTATATCATCATTTGTTAATGTTAACATATATATTTTGTTATTATTAAATTTATAATAACAAAATTAGTTTGGATTTGGAAATTGTTTTACTAAGTACTGCTCTTGTGTTAAAATAGGTGCAACCATTCTACATTGTAATTGTTGAGAAGAGAGATATATTTTTTTTAAATCACTATTTTCATAACCAAATGGCATACTATTGTCATGGCAATCCTTAAATACAAATGGTTGATTGGATGTTGGTTGTGAAGGTCCAGCTAAACAACAACCACACTCATTACAAGCTTCACGTTGATTCATTCTTATAATTTGATCAGCGTTATTAACCAAAAATTTTCTATATTGCCAATTAGTATTGATTTTATTTTCTTTTCTTAATGTTTTATTTACAACATCTCCTGGTTGCCACTGACTAAAATTTCTTCCATCAGACATTATTGGAGGAAAATTAAAATGTATATTATTAGATCCTGAATAACATGTTCCCCAGCTCATTTACTATTAATAGAGAAAATTATTATTCATTAAGGAGCGTAATTAATTCACTCTTTTTTAATGTTTTTGGTTTATCATGTAATCCCTTTTCTAAAACCATTTTTCTTAAATCTCCTACTTTTAATGATTTTAATGAAACAAGAGAATCGCCTGCTAAATGTTGAATTGACTCACTATTTAAAGTAGAAGTATCTTCTGATAATGATGGATCAAGAGTATCTTCATCAATTTCTAAAGACTCTTCTTCAATTCCTAAGTTATTCATCTCAACAACTTTAATATTTTGGATTAAATCGTCAGTTTCAACAATTTCTTCTTCAAGTTCAAGAGTTTCTTCTTCATTATCTGATTCTCTATTAAATTCTTCAATATCTTGAATAGGTTCAACATCCTCAATTTCATCATGACTACCTAAACTAGTTTCATCATCACTATCACTATCACTATCACTATCATCACTTACATCAATTAAGTCATTTTGACTCCCTGCCCCTTGCATAACTAAATTACTAGATGGCATATTTTGCATTGACATAATGACTGATTGCAATAATTTTGCTTGTTCCATTTGAGCATTTTCTAATAATGTTAAATTTCTTTTAAAATAAAAAAACATAACACCAGAAAGTATGCAAACAACTCCTAAACATAACATGAAATCGCTTGAAATTTCTAATCCTAGCATTTCTTAATGTCTAAAGACATTAAATTAATATTAATTAAACGTAATTATACTACCTTGTCTCTAATTTGATTTATCGTATTTAATATTTCTTCAGGATATTCTAATTCTTTTAAAACATTAAATCCTCCTTTAATCTCTGAAATTCCATCAATTAATTTATAATCATAAATAATATTTTGATCCTTCATTGTAATTTTCATACTTTTATTTAATATTGAATTTTCTTTTTTCAATAAATTACATAATTGGAAATAATGAGTCGTAATCATAAAATCAATATTTTTTTGTTTTGCAATATATTTTAAGAATCCATAAGCACTTCCGACAGCTTCAAATGGATTAGTTCCTGAATACAATTCATCAAAAATACAAAAATGTCGCGATTTTTCGTCTTTACTAAACAAAGTTAATATATCTTTACATTGTCTTGCTTCCGCTTGAAAAAGACTGTCTCTTCCTGCTGTATCTGGTATATTTAAATAACAATGAAAGTGTTGATAGGGATTAATAATAGCATTTTGATAAAATCCACAACCTATTTGTTGAGAGAATATTAAATTAATTACAGTTCCCTTAATTAATGTAGTTTTTCCAGCAGCATTTGGTCCAGTAATGACAATATTTTTATTTAAATCTACATCATTGGATACAAATTTTTCCTTTAATAATTTTGGATAATATCCATTTTTAATCTTAGTTTTTTTTCCAAATTTACATTGATTTATTTTTTTCTCTAATATCAAACGTTGCCAACAATTTGTAGAATCCACATACCCTGTGAAATCAAAACTATAAGTTAATAGGTCTGCTATTTTTTCAGAATTATGTAAATCGTAAAAATGTTTCATAACAATACCCATATTGGAAGCCGGTCGAAAAATTAATAGAAAAAGAAGGAATCTTATTTATTTCTTTAATATACATATCTATTTCCATTTTCCGCTTCTGTAATGTTTCAGAAAACTCTTTATAGGTTTCAAATCTTTCAAAATGTATTAAAAGAAGGTCTATATTTTGCGTAGTCTCATTTAAGTATTTTTTAATGGTAAATAAATAATTATGGATTTTCTTTAAATTTTTATGAAAGTTTATACAAGCTATAATATTTTGATATATTTGGAACATATAAAATCCTATAGTAAAAAGTAAATAAACAGCTGTTCCCCAATTTATCTCTTTAAAATTGGCATTAAAAATCATTCCAAGTGTATGATTTTTTAATACTTTTTTTAATAATGAAAAATAGGAACTACAAGATACGTCTAATTTTTTTATTTTTAATATAAAAAATGGAATCAAAAACATTATAAAAGGAACTATAAAAAATAAAATTGGTGATGCAATATTATATACACTTAATAGTTGAAGAAATATTGGTGATTTATTTAAATATAAGAAATGTTTATAGTCTATATATCTATATTTTGCATTAAAATTATTATCATATTTAATTACATTCCAAATGTTAAAAATTTCATTATGTAAATTATAATCTAAATCTAATTTTGGAAATTTTTTGATAATTTCTTGTGTTTCAAGCAAATATTTTTTATTTTCAGTTGTATATTTAATATTATTATTTAATACTTTTTCTCCAAAAATAGATTTTGGATTCGTAATGAAGTGGATAACACCATTTTTTTTTTCGGGATCATTAAATTTTGTTAACTCTAAATCCTCAATAATTTTATCAGAAAGGGTATTCGTTTCTTGATATGTTATAGGATGTTTAAAATTAGATTCATAATTTGCCATTTTATAACAAATTAAGAATATATTTCATTTATCAATACGTAATTAAACTTCTAAAACACTTGTTGGCATTTCATCTATTTGTGTACTATAAAAAGTTTCAATCTCTTTTAAATTTCGAACATCAAATTTACTAACAAAATTGATTCCCATTCCTTTTCTCCCCCATCTTCCTGATCTACCAATTCTATGAAGATAGGAATGAACATCTCGAGGGACATCAAAATTAATAACAGTACTTACTTGTTGGACATCAATTCCTCTTGCAGTTAAATTAGATGAAATTAAAACTCGTGTAGCACCATGTTTAAAATTATTAAATGATTCTTTTCTTTCTTCATGAGTCATTTTACCATGAATATAAGCTACAGGAAATCCATCTTCTTTCATGGCTTTCGCCAAATCTTCCACTCTTCGAATACTGTTGCAATAAATTATAGATTGACCAACTGATAAGGTAGCATAGAGATCTTTCAATGTTGCATATTTACATTCATCACTTTCAACAGCAATAAAATATTGTTTAATTCCCTCCAAAGTTAATGCTTCTGATTTTACCAAAATTTTTAAGGGTTCACGCATAAATTTATCAGCTAACGATTGAACATCACTAGGTAAAGTTGCACTAAATAATGCTATCTGAATATCTGTTTTAAAAAATTGGAAAATATTATATACCTGCTCTTTAAAACCTGATGATAACATTTCATCGGCTTCATCAATAATCAAAAGATCAATATCTTTGGCATTTAATTTATTTCTTCTTATCATATCATGAATTCTTCCAGGACAGCCTACAATAACTTGGGGATTTTTTCTTAATTCTCTAATATCATTATCTACAGAACTTCCTCCTACTAGCATTTGAATTTTTAAATCTTTAAAAAAATCTCCAATAGTAGTAATTACACTTGTTATTTGTAAACATAATTCCCGTGTAGGAACCATAATTAAAACTTGAGTTGTCTTTTTTTCTGGATCTAAACTTTGCAATGCAGAGATAGTGAAAGCACCTGTTTTTCCAGGTCCCTGATTGAGCTTGAGCTATTACATCTTTTTTTGATAATATAGGTAATATTGCTTTTTGTTGTATAGAACTTGGATTCTCGAATCCATGTGCAAAAATTCCTCTTAATAATTCTGTCTTGATATTTGGTATATCTTCCCATCCTTTTATAGTAGCATCTAAATTAGATTCCATATGATATTACACTGGTGTATTTTTTAAGTATTAATAAATTTAATTAAAATTGATATAAATATTAAAAATAAATATAGTGTAATTATATTATGATTGCTGTTGATAAAACATATACAATAGAAGATTTTGAACAAATTTTGTGGAATAGCTTTCACTTTGAAGTACCAGATAATGTTCTTAAAACAATTGAAAAAATTGCTGATGAAGTAGGAGCACCAAATTATGTTAAAACACCAATTTTTACAAAAAATAATAATAAACAACGTCATAAAAAACAAACTGAAGTATCTGAAGAAGATTGGGTTTCAATGCGAAATTTTCAAACAACCAAAATTGTTAAAGCGGAAGGTATAAACAAAAAGATTGAAGAAGTAAGAGCACTATTAAATAAATTAACAACAACTAATTATGATAAGGTTGAAGAAGAAATACTAAAAATTATCAATGAATCTCAAGAAAATGATTCTTTTAACGAAGAAGAAATAAAGAAATTGATGGAATATATTTTTAAAACTGCAAGTACAAACTCCTTTTGTTCCGAACTATATGCAAAATTAGTTGTATCACTTTTAGAATTTCCTTTTATCAAAACTATTTTTAACGAAAACAAACATGCATATATTAATAAATTTGACAATATAAGATACTGTAATCCTGAAAAAGATTATGATCTATTTTGTGAAATAAATATGGAAAACGCTGAAAGAAAATCTTCTAGTTTATTCTTAATTAATCTTATGAAATTAAATGTAATAGTTCCTCAAGAAATTATAAATATTATTGATAATTTGTATGATATTGTGAAAGTTAAGATGGAGGATGAAGGAAATTCTACTATTATTGAAGAAATTGGTGAAAATTTGTTTATATTAATTACAAATGGATATCCTATATTATCAAAAAATAATGATTGGAATCAAATAAATGCAAATATTCAAGATATGAGTAAAATCAAAGCTAAAAGTAAACCATCCATTAGTCATAAGTTTTACTTTAAGTGTTTAGATATTATAGATGCAATTAAAAAATTTAGTTAAAGAATAAATCTTATATTTTTTCATACATATGGAACTTCAAATTAGAGAGAATCATATTGCCGATAGTATACCAATGTTAGGAGAAGACATAGAAAGAGAGATTAAATCATTTGTAGGAAATCATAATGCAGATGTATTAATGGATGACGAATTAATAGCTGTGCAATGGGATTTTATGGAAAATTTTACCCTTAAACAATTAAAAATAATTGCGGGATATTATGAAAAAAAGCTATCAAAAAAAATGACAAAAAAAGACTATGCTCTTTTTATAGCTTATTTTGAAACAAATGTTGCGAATTTTGAAATTGTTTCTCAAAGAAAACATTTGTGGAATTGCATGGAGGATCTTTCAAATGATAGTTATTTTAAAAAATATCTTGTTAATATTGTTCAATAGTTGCCATATCTTCTTTCATGGTGGAATTATACTTCCACAAAATTAGAGAATCACGCAATGTAATATTTTGTTGGTAAGCAATTACTTGCAATTCAAGATTAAATAATTTTTTCATGATTTTATATTCTTCTGGTCTATACCATAATTGATCAAAATCTGTTTGATCAATTATTTCATCTTTTGTTGGTATTAATGCTGTACTAATAATTTTATTAAACTTAACCCTTTTTTTATCATCATTAAAGAAATTAAAAATATTCATATAAATAATGGATATTTTTATTTATCACCTTCAAAAATATTATGAATTAATAGAGGTTTAATATTACATTTATTCATAATCAATCCAATCATTACGTCTTCATATATGTGGTATTCTTTAATTTTAAATAAATTATTAAAATCATACAAAATACAAATACAATTTATTGCATATTTACTTAAAATGTATCCACATCCTCCATCAGCCCAATCTACATATTTACCTGTATAAGGTTTGAAATTCCAATCCGATAAAGGAGAACATTTACCAAAGTGCCATTTAACATCTACTACTAATGTTGGTTTTCTTAAATATCCAATACGATAAGGCCTATTTATTCTTTGTCCAAGATAATGATTATTTACTATTAACTGTTCGTTTAATTTAATAGATTGTTTAAAATTTTCTTTAATTTTTGTATCATGATCATCTATTTTTATAATATGAGTTATATCTGAAAATATAGGGTCGGTATTAATTACATTTAACATTGCAATTATTTTTTCGGGCAAACCTTCATAAAAATCATTGCATTTTAGATATAATATATTGGTTTCTAATAAGTAATTTGTTTCCAAAGTTTCATCGCCACAAAAAATTAAGCAGTCGGGTATTTTTTCTATTATATTTTCCCATAAATGTTTGTTTTTTTTACAAGATAAAATAACTGGCAAAATATTCATTATATAAATTAAAAATGATTTTATTTATATATATTTAATTTTATATAAATAAAATATGAAGATTGAAGAAGTAGAAGGAACAATTATTAAAATTGGCAAAAATGCCCAAGAAAATTGGGATTTAATTGACATTAATCCAGATTTTATGTGGTTTCATCTAAATTCATTTCCTTCATGCCATGTAATAATTGAATCATATAGTCCGAATGATGATGAAATAAGAATTGCAGCAGAATTGTGTAAAGAAAATACAAAATACAAAAATCTGAAAAATATAAAGGTGTGTTATACTACCTGTTCCAACTTAAAAAAAGGTACTGATATAGGAAGTGTCATATATAAAAGTAAAAGAAAAGTAAAAACTATTCTTGTATAATATCTTGATCACCGATTGAAACATGTTTTCCGATTTTTTTTATTATTTTATTAGTAGCTTTTTCTTCTTTTTGAACATCTTTTGTAATATTGGAAAGTAGTTTTAAATAATCATTTTGACCATTGGTTGTTTCCATATATTCTGGATTCGAATCTTCCCATAAAGAAAAATTAGAAACTTGTTTCTCAGCCAAAGATTCAATTGATGATTTCAATATCTTATTATTTGTATCTTTTTCCCAAACATCTTTATCTTTAATATACATTACATCTCTCTTAATATCTGTACAATGAATAGGTCTCTTATTAATTTCCAGTTCTTTTAAATTTCTAATAATTTGATTATTAACACTTTCAAGAAGTCCTTTATCTTTTGTAGAATTAAGATCAGTAATAGAAATTGTTAAAGAATCTATAAATTCTTGCATATTAATAGCATCTTTACAATTCTCCGTTAAAAATACATTTAAATTAAATTTATTTGTAGTATTACCTATCTTTGGAATTATTTCTTGTATTTGCTTGTCTTTTTCTTTCATATCTTGCTCATGCTTTTCTTGCTGATTTATTAATAAATCTTGCATTTCTTTATTTTGCTGCAAAAGTTGAGTAATTAAATCAGGAGTTATTACTGTATCTATACCTTTACATTTCCTTTCATGTTTCCATAATCCTGATTTTGTTTTATATTCTTTACTACAATGCATGCAATAGAATTTTTTGGGGTTTTTTTCATTTCCAAAAGTTTCCATTTTGTGTTTCAATGTCAATAAATGTTTATTATAGTCCTTTAAATTGCACGATGTAAAGTTGCATTTTTCACATATATAATTTTTTGGGGTTTTTTTGGTTTCCATTCTCCCTAAATTTGGAAACGAAAAAAACCCCAAAAAAAATACGTATAAAATTGAAAAAAAAAGTATGGTAAGAAAAAAAACATATTTTTTTTTATCCTATTACTATTATGATGTAAATCGTATTTTTGCGTTTTTTTTTAAAAGTTTTTTCGAGAATGTAAAAATGGACAATTTTTTAATGTCCAAAATGAGATTCTCGAAAAATACTTTTACAAAAAAAAACACGATTTACTTACACAAGGTATTTTCTATATATATGCATGTTAGATTATTCTAATTAATTTTCCCAAGTATTCATAATGCTTCTTATTGTATTATTATTTGCTTCAATAAATTTCATTGTGGATTTTTTATCTATAGATTTTTTTAATAAATTTTTTATAGTAGTTTCTATTTCTTGGAATTTACTTTTATTAATGGTTATTGTTTCCATTTCTTGTTGATCATAATATCCAAAATCTTTTACAAAATGTGTATTTGGAATTATATTTTCTTCTTTATTATTTTCACTTATTATATGAACATTGTAATTTAATGCCTCAAAAATTCTTGCGGTTTCAAGAACAGAGTTTTCATAATAATGCAAATTTAAAATAATTTTTGATTTTTTTATCTTTTCTTTTAATTCTTGACCAAATAATTTATCATAAATTTCAATAGTAATATCTGGAAATAATTGTTTCAAGGACTCTAATATTATATATCTTCTATAATTAAGAGTTCCGTAAAATAATAAGTCTATTGATTTTTCCTTTTCTTCATAATATTTTGCATTACAAACAAATGGCATATATTCCACTTTTAAAAAATTAGAATAGAAATTCATATTATCAAATGAATAATCATAAATTTTTTTTGCATATTGCATAACTATTTTCATAGCACCATTGTGTAAATATTTTTTTGATTTTTCTACAGTATTTACTTGTTCAGTTTGAAAAATGAAATAATTGCATTTTACAAGAGCTGGTAAAACTGATTTTGATATTACGCTATGTGGTGTTATAATAAATAAATATTCACATTCTTTTAACATTTTTATGTCATTTTCAACAATTTGTCTTATTTTTAAATCGCAATCATATTTCTCTTTTAGAATAGATAATAAATTTTGTCCTAAATTTTCAACATAGCGATTACAAAATATAATAAATTTTGATATTTTCATTATAATGTTTATTATAATAAAAATAATTTTCTATAACTAATGGAAAAAAATAATTTTTTAATATGGGTTTAAAAAAATTATAACATCATAATATAAGAATGGTTCAGTCAAAAATAATTGAAAATATTAATTATAAAGAACAAAAAGGCATTGATTTAAATGATATAAATAAAGAAGCTAGTATTTATGAAATTCCTTTTGAAAAATCTATCATTAATGTTGCTATTGGAAATGCTGATTTTCAGTATAGAACAAAAGACAATGATAATATTGTAGTTTTTCCAATTTATTTTGTAAAAGATGACAAGGTAATTGAAAAAATAGGTGTTTATGAAGTAGAAATCGATGATATATCATCTCTTTATGATGAAGAGGAAGATTTAGATATTGGTAAATTATCGGATCCCTTATTTTTTAGTTATGCGACTACAAAAAGATTATTATCTAAAGATAATGATTTTATTCAATATGATGATGAAGATGATCAAGAAGATGCTCAAGAAGATGAAGAAATAGAAATGCCAATATATGCTATTAAAATACCAGATCAAAATGAAAAACAAGCTCTTTATGAAAGGGGAAGTTATGAAAAGCAAAAAGGAGAAGACTGGATCACAAGCTTTCTAAAAAATCCTAACATTAAGGAGCGTGATAATGAAGGAGGAGGTGATTGTTTATTTGCAGTAATTAGAGATGCTTATGAAACAAGAGGACTTAAAATGAGCATAGAAACATTACGTAAAAAATTAAGCGACTATGCAACATTGGATACATTCCAACATTATAAAGGGCAGTATGAGATGTATAATGATGCTGTGCAAGAAATAAATCAAGAGATGAAAACTTTGAATAAAAAAAATGAACAATTGAGAAAAAGTCTTAAATCTGCCAAAACAAGAGAAGATCAAATTGCTTTAGTAGAAGAATCTCAGTCGGTAAAAGAAAAATATACTTCTTTAAAAGAACAAAAGTCATTTTCTGAGGATCTTGGTAATGAATTTTCATTTATGAAGGGTATTAATACTCTGGAAAAATTTAAAACTGTAATCAAATCTCGTGAATATTGGGCGGATAGTTGGGCCATTTCAAGTCTAGAATTTCTTTTAAAAATAAAAATTATTCTTTTTTCAGAAGAAGCTTATGATCAAAATGATATGAGTAATGTAATATTATGTGGAGAGAGTGGCAATGATTCTTATGTTCCAAAAGAATATATTATGGCTTCTTTCACAGGAGATCATTATAAACTAATTACTTACTATGATAAAGGTTTATTAGATTTTAATGATGTTCCATATGATGTTAAGATGTTAATAATAAATAAATGTATGGAACACCTTGCTGGTCCTTATTATAATATTCCTGCTTTCCGTGATTTGCAAAAAGAGATGGGATTAGAAATTAAAGAAAAAGATCAAATAGAAGATATTTTAAAAAATAGTAGTGAAAAAGTACCTGTTTTTCAATATTATAGTAATTCATCAGATAAAAAGAAGCCAGGAAAAGGAGTAGGTGAAGAAATACAAGAACAAGATTTATTAAAATTCACTGAATTAAATAAAACAAAAAATTGGCGTCAAAAATTAGACAATAGTTGGGAACAAGCGTTTTCACTAGATGGTCATAAATGGAAAAGTGTAGATCATTACTATAATGCTTCTAAATTTAAGATAAATCATCCAGAATTTTATTTACAATTTACACTTGATGAAGGTAATGATATTGGTACTAATGTCGCGATTGCAAAAGCGGCAGGAAGTGAAGATGGAAAATTACAGGGAAAAAGAATACGTCCAAAAGAGATCAAAATTGATGAAGAATTTTATGGTCCAAATCGTAAAGGACAAAAACACATGCGTAATGCCTTGGAGGCAAAATTTTCTCAAAATGAAGATTTGAAAAAAATGTTATTGGATACCAAAAATGCAGAACTTCGTCAGTTTAAAAGAGGAAAGGAATATAAAAAAGCTACTCTTTTAATGGAATTGAGAGATTCATTAAGATAAATAATATTAATAACTAGATAATATTATTTATTATACATTTGAAACACTGATTTTATTATAAAATAGAATTATAAAAAATTTAAATTGATCATAGAAAATCGATTTCATTAAAACGCCTTTTTACAATCAAATCCCCATTAGATTGCGCTGATAATTTCAATTCATAATCACTATCTGTATTTTCACCAGCTCTAGTTAGAAGCTGTTTAGGTTTTAAGTTTGTTGTGATTTGATCGGAAGGAATAGTTAGTTCTCCTAATAAAAAGTTATTAGTATTAAGCTTTCCCTGATAATAGGAAGTAAATTCAATAAAGTTTTTTGCCTCTTTCCCAGTTAACTTATATTTTTTCATATAATCAGTTTTAGTTTCTACGTAATCTCTAATTTCAAAAGCTTTATCAAGAGTAATTGATTTTTCAAAAAATCTATATCGTGCTTTTACTATACATTCATTAACACCTTTTTCTACTTTATAACCATTGATAGTAGTAATCATTCCTATTATTTCTGTTTTTTCCACATTAAATAATGGTCCTTGAAAATTGTATGCATATTGGAAATTGACACCTTGATCTTTTGAAAATTGTTCCAATTCTTCTTTATTTAAGGTTGTTTTATGAAGAATAAGACGATTATAGAAAAATTCTGAAATCTCTAAATTATCATCATTATTTTCCACTGATCTCTCTGTAATAAAATTATCACTCTCCATTAAGAAATAATTTCTATCTAAATCAATTTCGTAAGGTACACATCTTGTAATTACGTTTTCTGGTAATTTGATTGAACTATTGATTTTCGTGTATTCTACATTTCCAACAGTTGGGGCTTGGATTTCTCCTAATTCACTATAACCTGATTCACTATAAATACCATTCATTATTTGAGGTTTATTGTCTGGTCCAGATAAAAATATTAATTTAAATACACCGTTATCATCGTAATCAGGGGTTGTTAATTCCCATAAAAATCCATTATCGTGAATTCCATGAAACGTCAGAATACCAGGTCTATAACCAACAATAGGTCTTATTGAACCTGGTAATTCTTGTTCAAATATAACACAAAAACGTTTGTCTTCTTTATCTTGTTTTATAATTAATTTTGCATTTTTATTTTTATCTTGTTCTAACCCCGTCTATGGCATAGCGAAATTTGTATTTACTTTCAAAATAATCAGGAGCTAATTTTTGTGGAATATTTTCTTCTCTCTCTACACGTAAAACTTTGTATTTTAACCCCCATGTACCTTGAATATTTGGAATAGTAAGTGGTTTATTTTGACTATGTTCTCTATCTAAAAGATTGTTTAAAAAATTAGAAACAGCTTTTATACTAGGGTTCATTATATAGTAGATATATATTAAAAAAGTTAAAAAAATGTATCTGTATACAATTATATGGAATCGTGTATTTCTCATTTATTTAAACTCTTAAAATCAGCAGATAAAGAAAGTAAAAATTTACTAGAAAATTTATCATTAGAAATTATTACGCGAAATATAGATAATAATAAAGATTTACCTATTTCTTTTCAAAGTACATCTAAATTTTTTCCAGAAAAAGTAAAGGAAAACATTAGAGAGACGTCTAGTTATATGTACATTTTAAATAAAAAGGTAAAAAAAAAGGATATTACCATTAATTTTATCTCTCCTCAAAAGATCAACTATTCTACATTGCAAAATTATTATCATTATTGTTTTTTATGGTTATACTTTATCATTACTACGAAAGAAACGAATAATTGTTGCAATACATTAAATATTGATATATATTTAACAGATGTTCCTAAAAAATTGCCTGAATATAGAACCATAGTATTAGGACCAGAACATGTAAATTCAGCTTATACTTATACATGTAGAGAGAATAATGAAATTATTATTTATAGAAATGAGGAGTGGTTGAAAGTATTTATCCATGAAACATTTCATGCTTTTCGACTAGATTTTAGTGGGCAATCAGTAGCAAAATATGAAGATCAAATAAAATCATGTTTTAATATTAATACATCAATATTATTGTATGAAACATATTCAGAAGTTTGGGCTCGAATTTTCACGGTAATATTTGTTATCTATATGAAAAAACCAAGTATTAAATTTTCAGCTTTTTACAAACGTTTTGTTCGAGAAATGCAACAAGAAGCGTTTTTTTCAATTATGCAAAGTTGTAAAATATTGCATTTTATGGGTTTAAATTATTCTTTATTAATTAGTAAAGATCAACATGAAAAAAATTGCTCATTAAAACTATACAAAGAAAAGACAAACGTTTTTTGTTATTATATTTTAACTTCTATTCTGTTATTTTTCCTTGATGATTTCATGGTATTTTGTGAAAAAAACAATAATAATATATTTTTAATGAAACAGAATGAAAAAAACATACAATTGTTCATTAATTTTATTAAAGAACGGTATGATAATAAAACATTAATTGAACTATATAAAGAATGTAATAAAACCGATTATGATGACTCTTTAAAAATGTTGGGGTTTGATTTATATTTATAATTAAAATTGACTTTATAAAATGTAATTTATTGATGGATAAAAATATAAAAATGGGAATTAGATATCTCAACCAATTCTTTCGAGAAAATTGTAAAAAATCGATAAATCAAATTCCTTTATCAAATTTAAGGAATAAGAAAATAGTTATAGATATAAGCATTTATATCTATAAATTTGTAGCTGAAGATGCTCTCCTTGAAAATATATATTTAATGATTTATACTTTAAAAGAATTAAATATTCGACCTTTATTTGTTTTTGATGGAATACCTCCAAAAGAAAAACGAAATGAATTAAATCAACGGAGGGTTGCAAAACAGAATGCTGAAATGGAATATAAAAAACTTCAGGCAAAGATACAAGATGAAGATGACGAAGAAAAAATAAAAGATCTACAAGATAAAATGCTAAAACTAAAAAAAGAATGCATTAAAATTAATAATAACGATATTAATAATGTAAAAGAACTTATTACTTCATGTGGTTGCAATTATATTGTTGCAGAAGGAGAAGCTGATCAATTATGTGCATATTTAGTCGTAAATGATTTTGCCAGTGTTTGCATTAGTGAAGATATGGATTTATTTGTTTATGGATGTCCAAAAGTATTAAGGTATTTTAATGTGTTTAATAAAACTGGAGTATTGTATGAATATAAATCCATCTTATCGGAATTAAAAATAACACATGATGAATTGCAAAGTATTTGTGTATTATCCGGAACTGATTACAATAATGATCAAAAAATAAATTTAAATGATGTTTTAAATCTTTTTAAAAAATATGCGAAAAAAAATTCTGCTAGCGAATCATTTTGCGATTGGTTTATAGAAAATAATAAGTATGAAAATGAAATAAATATTGAAGATATTCTAAGGATAAAACAACTGTTTAATGTAAAAAACCTATATCCTGATTGTAGTGTTATTAATTTTAAATATAATATTGAGGATAAACAAAGTATTCAATCTTTACTTGCTGATGAGGGTTTTATCTTCCCCAATGGTCATTAATTCTTTTGCGTCTATTTTTTTATTTTCCATAAATTTACTATACATTTTTTCCCATGTTTTATATGATCTACCAGTTTCTGAATTTTTTTTAAAATCATTGTATAATTTAGCATCTGAAGTCCATTGAGTTTGTAAAAAATCTTCAAATGATTTATCAAAAGTATTTGAATCATATTCTTTTAATGTTTCTAAAAAAATACTATATCCTTTTAGTTTACCTTCTAACATTAATTTTTGATTTAGATTGTAAGTTTTATCCTTTTTTAAAAATATTTTTAAACCAGTACCTAGAATTAGAGCAGCCCCTGCAATAGGAATAATTTTTTTTTGCATATTATATATTTAATAATATAAATTAATTATATTATTAAACTAATAGATTAATTTCTTATTAATTTAAGCAGTTGATTCCTTGATAGCAGAAGCTTTGGCGAAGTGGGAGCTCATGTATTTTTGAAGGTTGAAGTAAGAAAGTTCATCACCTTTCTTGATGTTAAGAAGAGTTTTCAATTTGGCATCAGGGATGATTTTACGACCATTGGTAGGATCCTGAAGATTGTGAGTTTTAATGTAAGCATTAATTTCACGGGTTACATCTGTTCTTGCGATTTCAGTTCCCTCAGGCTTTCCAAGGAATTTGGCAAGTTCGTTGGAAATCAAAGTAGGTTTAACAAAACCACTTGGTTTGCGGTTTCCGGTTTTTCTCTTGCGCTTGGCGTTTTCCTTCTCTTGGTTTCTTAGCTCACGAGTAGCATCGCGTTCAAGAGTTTTAAGTTCAGCACGAAGAGCAGACAATTGGCTTCCAAGATCTTGAAGCATACCAGAGAAAACAGAGAATTTATCTTTAATAACAGCAGAGGCAGTAAGTTCCTCAACAGGTGCAGTAGTCTCAAGAGCTTCAATTACAGGGGCCTCAGTCTTAAGAGCTGGAGTAGCAGATTGAGTAGCTTTCTTTACGACTTTCTTAGTCTTAGCAGGAGTAGCAGGGGGGGTTTTAGTATTCTTTACCATTATACCCTTACTATAGAGGTGTTTTTAAGTTCGTTTAACCATAATATAATATATTGGCATCTATTACCATAACAATATATTAATGTATAAATGATTGATACAACCATGGAAGCGAATTTCTTGCATCCGCATTTACCAGTGTAAGAGTTCCTAATACATAAAAAGCTCCTAAAGATTGATTATCACGTGAATTTCCGGATTTAACTAATTTTTTAATTAAAGATAATCCATGTTTTCTTAAATGGCTTGTACTATAATTATATAAATCATGCATACAGATATGAGAAAATGGATTACCGTGAGGCGGTACAATTTCTCTCTTTATATTAATGTCTATTTGTGCTCTATAGTTCCATACATCATGTAATTCTCTTAGAAATACAATTAAATTGACTCTTGTCATATTTGAAAACCATGTTTGATCTGAATAATTACCTAAACTATCAATATGTTGAAATATTTCTAAAATATTTAGTTCCATTTGTTTTTCATTACTTATGTTATCAATATCGGAAGGAATATCAATATTAATGGCATTATTTATAAATTTACGTTTAGATTTATATATATGTTTTTTCAACATTGTCATTAAATTTGGAGGAAATGAAGATCTATTATATGGATTCATAGCATTCGTACCTTCTTTTAATAATAGATTGTAGAGAGATATGATATCAAATCCATAAATAAATCCATCTCCATCTTTATAGCTGTAAAATTGTGGGTATTTAATTTCTTTAATATCATCCATTGATAAGAAATCAGTTTGATTTGTGCAGAGAGATTTTTGTAAAATAGCTGGTCCACAATTTAATATAAATTGTCTTTGATTAAATCCTCTAACAGTTTTTTGAATTTTTAATGCGTATTTACTATATTTTAAGTAATTATAAACACGACTTATAATTACCGGTTTTGTACCTGTTCTTCTAAGATTATGAAAATCACATATCGTTTTAAGTTGTTCGATATTATAATTATATTTTTTTAATTCTTCACAAGTATCTCCAGTAGGCATTTGAAATTTTTTTCCAACTTTATTTTTTTTTTCTTTATTTGGAATAATTTCTTCTATAATAAAATCAATCTTTTTAGAGACCATCTTATATTTATACAAGAATATAAACCTATTCTTTTATATATTCTATTTAATTAATCAAAATCTCTCTTTGCAGTTTTATAAAAAAAATTGAACATATTATTAATTACATCATAATCAATATATTAATGTTAAGACCAAATCAGGAAAAAGCTTTACAAGAGTCTATATCAAATGATTTTAAATCAGGAATTCATTTTCATGCGACAGGTACCGGAAAATCATGGATTTCACTAGAGTTAATTTTAAAGTATAATAAATTGCATCCAAATAAAAATGTTTTATGGCTTTGTGAGCAAAAAACTATATTAATAGAACAATTTAAGGAAGAAATTTTACGAGAGAAAGGATATAGCAACGTATTAGAACAATTTAGATTATTTAATTTCTCAGATATTAAACCGAGAGATTGGCATAATAAATTAAATGTTTTAACAGAAAAACCAAAATTAATCGTTATTAATCGTTCCTTTTTAGTATCGCAAAAAAAGTATGAGAAAATTGAAATAGATATAGATCTAATAATACATGATGAATGTCATTCTATTGTTAATAAAACTACGCGAGAATTTTATCAATTTGTTTTAAACAAATATAATAATATTTCTTGCATTGGATTTTCAGCAACACCATGTACAGATTGGGAACCTTTTAAGGAAATAATTACAACTTATACAATATATGATGCTTATTGCGATGATATTATTGTTCCACCAAAAATTAAATGGATAGAAAGTGCTCAGCCATTAGATGATAGACAATTATTAACGATATCACACGAAAATTTGACTGATTTATACTATAAAAAAATTATTGTTTGGTGTGGAATTATTGAAAAATGCAATCAATATGCTGAATTATGGAAAACATTATTCCCCGACTTCAACGTCTATATTGATACAAGTTTAAATGAAGGAGACGATTTTGATAGATTTTCTCAATGTAGTAATAATGCCATATTATTTTGCGCTTGTAAACATAGAGAAGGGTCAGATATAAAATATCTAGACGGTTGCATATTTCTAGATAAAGTTGAAAATAGAAATGCAAAAACATTTATTCAATGTATTGGGAGAACATTAAGAATAGATTGCAATACAAATAAAAAATATGGTCTTGTGCTAGACCTAAAGGCAAGTAGCTGTATTAAGATCTGTGATAGAATGAATGAATATTTAAATTGTAATCGTGGTTTTCCTTGGACTTATGTTTATAATGAAAAAAAGATTAATAAAAAAAAATATATTTTGCATGAATTATGTTTGCAAAAAAAAGATATAAATGATAATGTTAAAAAATTAGTTGAATACTCAATAAAAGATGTTGTTAATAGGTTTGTAAGAAAGTGTCCAAATGATAGTGAATATCAAAATAGATTAATTGATGAACTTGAGTTGATTAATGAAAAAAAATTAGCTAGTTATCTTATTCGCGCAGTTGATATTCTTAAAATAACCAATTATATTCCACATGTTACAAGGGGCTCTTGTGGATCATCATTAGTATGTTATCTATTAGGTATAAGTAATGTAGATCCTATTCAATATGATATTTCTTTCGCGCGATTTTTAAATGAATATCGAAGTTCTCTTCCAGATATTGATTTTGATTTTCCACATTATTTAAGGGATGAAGTATTTTTAAAGCTAGAATTAAATTGGCCAAATCAAGTCGCACGTATTAGTAATCATGTTCATTGGCATGAAAAATCTGCTTTACGTGAAGCTTTGAGAAAAATAGGAATTAATAAACAAATTCCGAAAGAAACGATAGACGATTTTGTTAAAAAATTACCAAAAGATAAACAAAAAAAAGTAAAACAATATCAAGATGAATTAAATAATACTTTTCGACATTATTCATTACATTGTGGTGGAATTATCTTCTTTCATAACGGTGTTCCAGAAGATCTTGTTTTAAATAAAAATACATTAAGTCAAATTATATATGATAAGAGAGATGTATCAAAAACAAAAAATTTTAAAATAGATATATTATCTAGTCGTGGACTTAGTCAGTTAATTGATATTATTGGAAATGACATTGATTTTAATGATTGTCCATTTGATGAAAATGTTTATGCAATGCTTCATTCAGGCGATAATCTAGGAATTACTCTTGGCGAATCACCTTTAATGAGAAAAACATTTATTAAACTAAAACCAAAATCAATAAAAGATTTGGCTATCTGTCTTGCTATTATTCGCCCTGCGGCAAAAGATACAAGGGCAGAAGAAGGAGAAGTTGATTACGATGCAAAGTTTATATTTGATGATGATGCGATAACTCTACTTTCAACGAGTTTAAATATAGATCATGGACTTGCTGATAAATTTCGAAGATGTATTGCAAAAGGAGAATGGGATAAAGAAATAAAGATAAGGTATGATACATTATTTGGACAATTAAGTAAAACAAAGCAAAATAAATTAACTAAAGAATTAAATAATTTACGTGCGTATAGTTTTTGTAAAGCCCATTCATATTCATATGCTCAGTTGGTTTATAAATTAGCTTATTGTAAATATTATCATCCGTTTAAATTTTGGCGTGCTGCATTGAAAAATTCACATAGTTTTTATCGAAAATGGGTTCATCTTTATGAAGCATGTAGACACGGTGTTGACGTTAATAATATTATAAATAAATCTGATAATTGTTCTATATATGCTGAAACGCGCAGAAAAAAATTTGGTAATTTAACTACTATTGAACAAATTAAAAAATATGGTTATTGGAATATGTCTAGTAATGAATTTTTCCCAAATTGTTATTTTTACAAAAAAGAAAATGAATATTTATTTTGTGGATTAATTGCTAGTAGTCGTGTAATTTCATATAAACCAAAAACAACAGTTTGCTTTATTGGTGTTAAAGCAGGTAAATTTATTGAAATTATATTTAAAAAAAAATCCTTTATGCCAAATAGTTATGCCGTTAAAGGAAGATGTAAACTTTTAAGCGAGATTGAACAAACTTATGACGCACATATAGTCAGTTTTCTTAACTAAATAAATGATTTAACAAACCATTTTTTATTTTTCAATTTCTTTTTATTTATAAAAAAAAATGATCTAAAAAAATGAACCTGTATTAAGTTATAATTAGTCAGATGTCTAGCGAGAAAATGATTCTATCCGGTGTATCTTTTGATGTTGAAAGCGATATTAAGTACTCTAAGCCTAAGGTTAATAACTCAGGTGGAAAGTCTGTTGGCATTCTTAATGCAGAATCCAACACAGCAACGTATATTTCTACTCCACTTATGCTAACGTGGGGTATTAACACGTATACTGATGAAAAGTCTGGTCGTAATACTTATGATATGGCTCTTCAATTTCCTACAAGTCAATATGCAAATGCTGATACTTCATCCTTTTTGGAAAATATGATTTCTTTTGAAAATAAAATTAAGAATGATGCTATTTCAAACAGTAAAGAGTGGTTCGGTAAGTCTAAGATGACTGCTGATGCTATCGATGCTCTATTTACTCCTATCTTGAAGTATCCTAAGGACCAAGAGAGTGGAGAGTTTGACATGACCAGAGCACCTACTCTAAAGGTTAAGCTACCTGTTTGGGAAGACGAGTGGAAGTGTGAACTTTATGACACTGATCGTACTCCAATTTTCCCAGATCCTCAAGGTGTTAAGACTCCTCTTAATATTATCTCAAAGGGATCTCATATTGCTACAGTAATTCAATGTGGTGGTATTTGGTTTGCTAATGGTAAGTTTGGTGTTACCTGGAAGCTTTTCCAAGGTGTAGTTAAGCCTAAGCCAACTTTGAAGGGAACCTGTCATATTAGTCTTACCTCCGACGAGAAGAAGCGTCTTGAAGCAGAAAAGGTTGATTCAGAAGATGAAGAAGGTGTTGAGATTGAAAATGATTCCGATGAAGAAGATGCAAAGGAAGAAGTAGCAACAGTGTTTAAGGCAGCAGAAGAAGAACCTAAGAAGGTTGTTAAGAAGCGTGTTGTTAAGGCAAAAAAGTAAATAAAAAATAAAATAAAAAATAAAATAAAATATAAAATAAAATAAACAATAAAATAAACAATAAAATAAACAATAAAATAAACAATAAAATATACTTATTTTTTTCGTGTTTAATTCAATAATTTTATATTGAATTAAATAAATTTACTTTGCATAAATTTACTTTGCATAAATTTACTTTGCATAAATTTACTTTGCATATAAATTAGTTGCTTCAACCAAATATTTAATATTTTCTTTATCAAGCATACTATGACCAGCCATTGTAGCAAAGAAACGTGCATGAGGCATTTTTTCATGTAATTCATAAGCCGTCGTTATTGGGCAAACCATATCATATCTACCATTCACAATCGTCATTGGTTTCTTTTTAATTTTGGCCAAATTTTTAGGATCAAGAAGATAGTTTTCATTTGGCAAAAACCCTTTATTGATAAAATAATGATATTCAATTAATGACATTGGAATATAATTTTTTGTTTTTTTTAAATCACTCATAATTTCTTTATGGGGTGTTGGGTGTAAATGAGAACAAGATGCTTCCCATTGAGCCCAGGCTAAACAAGCTTCTTCTTTTGCTTTTTTTCCCATTTTACCACTAAATCTTTTTCCAAATGCCTTCATAAAATCATTTTGTTCATTTTTTGGAATAACTGATTTATAATAATCCCAACCCTGAGGAAAAACATAATTAGCACCTGGTCCTTGTTGCAACCAATCTAGTTCTTTTTTTCTCAAAGTAAAAATACCCCGTAAAACAAGTTCAGTAACAACTTCAGGATGGGCAATTGCATAAGCTAAAGAAAGTGTTGAACCCCATGATCCTCCAAATAATTGCCAACGCTTAACATCTAAGATCTTTCTAATTTTCTCAAAATCACTAATCAATGCTTGTGTTGTATTTTGCTTAGTCTCTCCGAATGGTTTACTTTTTCCTGATCCACGTTGATCCACTAAAACAATAAAATATTTTTTAGGATTGAAAAAACGCGCGTAGTCTGGTATAGTTCCACCCCCAGGACCACCATGAATAAATAAAACTGGTTTTCCTTTAGGATTTCCATATAATTCATAATATATTGTATGTAAATCAGATACTTTTAATGTAGCAGTTTTAAACGCTTTTATAGGGGGATAAAATGCAGTATCTTTATAAATATCTTTTTTTGCCTTTTTTGTTTTATTATGTCTTTTATTATAATGTTTTTTAATTGTAGACATTATAATATAATTTAATATTAAAATAATTCAATGATAAAAATTATATCTGATTTATCATTATTATTATAAAAATCATTTGTATTAATTCTTGAAATACCACAACCTGTTTTTACAATATGTTGATATTGTACAAGTTTTAATTCATGACTATTTATTACAACTTCCTTATTTCCAAAATTATAGGTAAGCTTTTTTTTTTCTAAAATGTCTTTTATATCTTTCTGAATATAAATAATTAAATCATTATTTTCATTTATTTCAATCTCTCTTGGTAATTCTGGTTTACAAAATACGTTTAGACATTGCTGCTTTCCATTATATTCTGTAATATAATTAAGTTCATGATGCCATAACGGAACAAAAAATTTTTCATTATTTAATTTTAATACATAAATGTTATCGTTAACTAAATCTTTTATAGAAGGATTTAATACGACTATTTGATCTTCTTTTATTTTCCCCTCTATCTTGCGCTTTATTTCATTTACAATATTATCTGAAATATTCAAAATCTCTCTATACTTAACAAGTAAATTGTACAAAAATATCACACTGTCTTTATCCATTCTATCAACTATTTCATTGCTAATATCATCCATAACCTTTTCTGTATAGTTGCTAGTTAGATGTTGTATAAATGAGAATAACAAATCTGCTTGTACATTAGAACCAAAGAGAGATTTTAGAAAATCATTAAAAATAAATTGATAACTATTTTGACCCATTTCTATGTCTATTTCATTGTGTGCTAACAAAAATTCATATGATTCATTTATTTCTACAAATAAATCATTTGTATCTTTATCTAAGTTTTTATCAGGATGATATTTTAATGCTAACAGTCTATATTGTTTTTTTATATTTTCAATTGAAATATCATTGCCCAATTTTAATATATACACCGCTTTATCATAATTCATGAATTATACTTATTAAATTAAACATGTATATCTCTAAATGATAAATAGGTCTATAATTATTATTATAATTTCTTAAAAACTTGTATGATTTGTTTATCGCTTCTCCTAATTTTTCTTTGTCAATAATATTATTTTCATAAAGCATTTCAAGTAATTCATAAATTATATAGTAAATGTTATAATCGTATATTAAAATATCATACAGGATATCTCTAAAATGAGTATATATAAGTGTTTGTGGATTCATAATTTGATTATAGATTTGATCACAAATAGAATGATTTTTATTAATAATTGTTTTATTTATTTTTATTTCTTTAAGATTGGTAATATATTCAACATTATTTTTGTTAATATTTTTTGATATAACTTTGTTATATTGATTTATTGACGGTCGAGGAACAGAAATTTTTATACATGACGATATTATGTTTGATGGCAAAAATGAAATATTTTCACTAATAATGTAATAATAAATAGGAATGTTTTTTTTATTTCTCTGCATATAGCTATAAAAAATTTCAAGTAATTCACTATGAATTTTATGAAAGTTTTTACATAAAATTATACAGTAATCAGATTGACGTGAAGATATTACATCTATTATGTGAACAAAAATTTCATTCCAAAGTAATTTTGCATTACATCCTAAAATTTCCATATCAATTTCAAAATGTACATCACTGATTTTAAAATAATGCTCTGCTTTATTGAATGGAACTAACATTTTTCTTTCATAGTTTAATTTTTTTGGGCTAAATTTTTTGATTACAGATAATGCTTGACTATATTTTCCAACACCTGGTGGTCCGTAGAATATTATATTGCAATCAGGTTTTGACTTCATTGTTTGCAAAGTCGTTTTTATTTTGGGATGTAAATTTTTATCTTCCACTTCTTTTATATAATCACTGAAATGATTTTCCATTATTTGTTTATTAGTGGGATCCATAGCAATAAATTATAAATCTTTTTATATTTAATATTAAACAATAATAAATATAATAACAAATATATTATAAATATGAACGTGGTAAATACAATAGATAATTTTAATATTAATAATGTTTATTATAGTGATTCTCAAGAAAATACAGTAATAGAAAATAGTATTTTTATAAAATTAATATACTCTACAAGTGATATTACATTAAATGGTATATTTTTATTGTGTAATTTTACTAATTTTAATATTGAAAAACATTATAATAAAATATCTATATTGTGGAATCAAAATTATAATATTAAATTAGAGTCAGATTTAATTACTATAGAAAAACAAATTTTAGATAAATATAAAACAAATAAAAGTCCAAATTATACAATTTCTAATTTTGTTAAAAGAAAATGTATTAAAATTTTTTCAGATAAAATTGAAAAAGAACGATTTAACTCTATTTTGCTAAGAATTTCAGGACTTTGGGAAAATGAAGAAGAATATGGATTAGCATTTAAATTTTTAGAATTAAATTCAATTTAACCATCTGTGGAAAAGAATTTTAATATAACATTAATTATTCCACACATATAAAGATTTATAATAAATAAGATAACAATACCAAGTAATTTATTAATTTTACTATTTTGTGATTCCCCTGTAGGTTTTCCCATAATATTCCATAGCCCTGCTCCTACAATAGAAGTTTGAATAAACAATAATACAGCTGCTAACATATAATATGTATTAAATTCTCCAGCAATATTATGACTATTTATTCTATCCGAATACATAGCATTAATGGTAAAATAAAGCGCTATCAATACAAAAGTTAGAACACTAGGGAATAATTTAATTACAAAGGCGACAATTTTTTTAGGAGAAGGGATTCCAGAAGTGCTAAAACCTCCTTCTGTAATGTTTAAATACATCATTGTAAATAGAATAGCAAACATTGCTCCAGCACCTCCGATTCCTAATGCAATCATGGAAGCAGTCGCTGTTTCTTGATTCATAATGTTAAATAAAATATTGGCAAATGTTCCAATTAAGGCAAAAATATAAGTAATTTTAATTACATATTGTAAATTTGTTTCATTTGATAAATAATTTGAAGAATTGTCAGACATAATTATATTATTATTATATTTTTTATTATAAAATATAATAAAAAATACTCATATATATATAATTATGAGTAATCTGAATGTATTTTCAAATCAAAATTTAATTCCTAGAAATCAGAAATTTGTATTAGATAGAAAATTAGTAACTATTCATTCAAATGATAGAGATATCAAAAAATGGCCGTTAGCTAATCATTTTGAAATTCAATTACCACAAACATTATATAATGTACAATCTATCAGTTTAGCTACAACTTGTTTTCCTGGTGAATTCTATGTTTTTAGTGCTTATTATGAAAATATTATTTTATCATTTAAATTACAGCCTACTAAAAGATTTAATGATGCACAAGAAGATAATGAAAATGAAATATATATTGCTTTAAAACAAAATGAATTTAATGATTATAATATAATAATTGATGAAGGAACATATACCACTGAACAACTTTCTTTTGAAATATATAGAAAAATGAATTTAGCTGTAGAGAGATATTTAAAATCAAAAAATATTACAGCTACTTATGATAAATTTGTTGTAAAATATAATGTAGTAAATCAAAAGTTTTATTTTGGAAATTCATATGATGATTTCACACTTCTTTGTAGTAAAAAAGAACTTTATGAAGATTGTCGACAGGCAAATTTATTTGATAAATATACAAATTGGGGGCTATACTATTTTCTGGGGTTTTTAAAAAATGATGTACAAGCTAAAGGTACATCAGATCCACCACAATTTTTATATAATGAAGATCCAGAATGGATAAAGCCAGAATCTCCCAATGGGAAAGTATACGTAGCTGTTGCTCCGAAAATTGCTTCTATCTCTGGTGAAAAAGTTATGTATATGGAAATGCAAAGATTTAATTCTATGGATGAATTGGTGCCTTTTCCACAAAATACATCTAATATGTATAATAATGATTATCATGGAACTGTAAATGCGGCATTTGAAAAAATACCACTAAGTACATTTCAAGAAACTAATTACTTAGACCAAACATTTAATCAAGGTGGTACCAATTTAAGAAATGTTTCTAATTATGATAGACCGATTGAAAGTATAGAAAAAATAAGAGTACTTTTTCGATTTCATGATGGTAGATTAGTAAATTTTCAAGATACTGACTTTAATTTTACCCTTGCCTTTAATTGTTTAAAAAATGAGATTCCAAGAGAACTAACCTTAGATATTCCGGCTGGATATGGTTTGCTTTAATTATTAAATGGTGAGTCTCCTGATTTTTTAAACCAAGTAATAAATTTATCATATGTCATTTTCATATATAGGGTATCTTTTATATCTTCATCAGTTGATAAACGAACATTGTAAAATTTTGGTTTTTTCATTTTTTCTGTTTTATAAAATATGTATGGTCCATACTGACCAGTTCTTAGTGATAATTCATCATTATATCTTCTTAATATAGGACTTTTTTTAGCATTATCTATAACTTTTTTAACATCTTCAATTGTAATTTCATCGATAGGTTTATCTAAATCTTTCAATGAAGTATGATTGCTACCCCATGTTGCATATAATCCATATTTACCATTTTTTATTGTTAAATATTCATTTTTATATTTTCCTAGTATTTTTTCACTTTTTTTATTGTACAAAATATCTTCCATTTTATAAATCCCTTCGCGAACTTTATCTAAATCAAGATCTTCAATAACCTTAATAAATTTCACTTCTTTACCAAGTGTTTTTTTAATTACAGGACCATATTTTCCAATGATCAAACTATGCTTATCATCAAAATCATAGGAAAATTTATCAATATCAGTTTTAAATGGCTCCGATTCTGTTTCAATTTGTTCATTACATTTATTACATAATCTATGCCAAACTGAATCTCCTTTTGCTATAATGTCTAATTCTTTTTCCATATTCATTGTATAATCATAATCAAATAGGTTTGAAAAACTTTTTGTTAAAAATTCTAATACTAAAATGCCAACTGGTTGAACAACTAACTTATTTTTTTCATTACCAAATGTTTTAGTATCAACAATTTCATCTAATTCATGACCCACTAATTCAAAATCTATACAGTCTACTTTTTTACCAACAATATCTTGTTTCAAAGCATAACCACGTTCTTGAATTTTATCAATTAGACTTGAAAATGTTGAAGGCCTACCTATCCCTTTTTTTTCCAACATTTGAACCAATTTTGCTTCTGTATAATGCATTTTCAGCTCCTTCATTGTCATTTTTGACGTTATTTTATTATAATCGATTTTAGTTTCTTGTTTTATAGTTTTAAGATAGGAAAATTCTTTATTTTCTTCTTCATATCCCATTATTTTTTTCCAGCCTGGAAACACTACTTGTTCACAAGTATATTTATATTCAAGTTTTTCAGGTGCTGTCATTTTGACTGTTAATGATTTATATTCAGCATTTTCCATACAACTTGAGACTGTATTTTTCCAAATTAATAAATACATTTTTTTTTCACGTGGATTCATGTCATCTTTTACTTGTTTAACATCAATTTTTGTAGGACGAATTGCTTCATGAGCTTCTTGTGCTTGTACATCATTTTCTTTTTTTGATTTTTTTGTTTTTTTCTCTCCAGAAACATTTAAAAGATCTATTTCTTTATTTACATATTCGCTCCCGAAATTATCTTTGATATATATTTTTGCTGAATCAATAAATTCTTTACTATATGTGGTAGAATCAGTTCTCATATAGGTAATATAACCTTGTTCATAAAGAGTTTGACAAATACTCATAGTATCCTTCGGATTAATATGTAATTCATTACTTGCTGTTTGTTGAAGAGTACTTGTAGTGAAAGGAGTTGGAGGTTTTTTTGTTGTTTTTTTAATAGGATTTTTAGAAAATATATGATCATGGGAAACACTATTTTCAAGAAAAGTTTCTGCGGTTTCTTTTTTTTCAAAATTATTATTTAACACCATTGCCAAATTCATTTTTGTAAAATAACCTGTAGTATTATATACTATTTTTCCCGGTGATTGTTCAATATCTTTTTGATTATCATAAACAAGACGTAAAGCTGGCGTTTGACATCTTCCAGCAGACAATCCATTTTTTGATTTCCAAACAATATTTTTCCACAAAATCGGCGATATTTTAAAACCTACAATCAAATCTAATATTTGCCTAGCTTGTTGAGCATTAACTATATTCATATTTAGTCTTGAAGGATTTGCAACAGCATTTTGGATCGCAGTTTTTGTAATTTCATGAAAAATAATTCTTTTGGTAGTTGGAATATCAAGATTAAAAAGTTCACAAATATGCCAAGCAATGGCTTCTCCTTCCCTATCATCATCTGTAGCAAGCAATACATCGTCGGCTGCAATAATACTTTTTCTTAATTTTTCAATTTGTGTCGCTTTGGATGGAGAAGGTATAAATTGTGGTTTAAAATTATTATTAAAATCAATAGAAGCTAGACCACTCAGTTCTTGTATATGACCAAAACTAGCCATACATTTATACCCGGGTCCTAAAAATGATTCAATTTTCGAACATTTAGCTGGTGATTCTACAATTACAAGTGTTGTCATAATTATTTATTATTGCAATTAATAATAAATAATTTATAAGTTCATTTATTTTTTTAAATCATAGATTCCATTGACTCTGTTTCTTTACTAGTCATTAAGAAAGCACCTATACCTGCAAATAGTAAGCCAATCCATTGTTTTATTGAAAGTGATTCTTTAAAGAAAAACCAACTTCCTAATAAAACAGGTATAATTGCTAAAGTATACATAGTTTGTTGACCAATAGATCCGCCTGCATTTATTACTAGAGTATGTACAGGGCCAATTAAAAACCCGACTGCTATTGTTAGTAAAATTATTTTCCAATCCACATTTTTTATTAAAATTTTATTAGATTTTGGATTTAATTTTGCCCAAATTAGATAAAATAATATACTTAGCGGTACTTGTAAAAACGGTATAAAAATACCATATCCAAACTGGGCATCCTCATCTTGTTTTATTTTAGGTGATATTGCGCTCAATAAGAATGAAAATGAACCATATATTATTGCTCCTAATAAAGCTAAAGGTACCCAATTAACTTTCATTTATACACTATATAGTTATAATAGTTTGTAAACAATCGTTTTTATTTTTGGAATATATGTTTGGTCTACTAGTTCTCTGTATATACCTGTAAAAACAACATCCCCATCATAAGTATGATTTTTTATACTTTTATATATTTCGTGTTCATCAAGAAAAAGATTAAGGTAATGATTATCATTTTCATTATAATAGGTTCCAGATAAAATATCATTTTTAAAGGTAATTATGTCATGCTGATTTTGTAAAATATCAAATTCTAAAAGATTACCTTCTATTTCAAGACATACTTTATTGATTGATTTGTCTTGATTATTATTGGGATTATGTTTAAAAATATTATTTAACCATGTTAAAATATGTCTTGAATCATTTGGTTTTGTTTTCATATATATTTAATTAAGAAATAATTTACAAAGATTTTTTAAATTCCTTCCAAGATATATTTTTTACTTCTTTTTCTTCTACAACTTCATTGTTTTCATCTAGATTACTACTTTTTCTTAGAGCACTATCTATGTATATTTTTTTCAATAATTTTCCTACCTCAAATGATGCTTCGTGTTGATCACAAGCCTCTTCTTCAATAGCTTTTAGCATATTTATAAGTTTTAATAATATATCTAAATCAATTTCATTTTTGACAACCTTATTATATAGATCTGTATAAGAAGTAAATAAAAACGTAGCATGACTACTGCAAAGATTATTAAATTCTTCGAAATTCGTTTTTTCTAGATCTTTGTATTTCTTTTTTAGTATTAAAATTTTATTAACATCTTCCCAGATTAGTTTAGAATGTTTTAATGATCTTATAAGTTCAGTATTATCCTCAGTATTATTTGCCTTGATCATTTTTTGAAGTTCTAATCTTTCTTTCTCGTTCATTATAATTACTTATAAATATTATTTTTTAACTATTTATTATCTTAATTTATATTAATATGACAACTAATACTTCATCAAGTGTGCCTAGTAAAAATAATGTCTCTACCCCATTTCAAACAAATCCTTTACCAGATGGTGCGCAGACTGAACAAGAAGCTGCACAACAAGCAGGTTCAGAAAGAAGTTCTTCTCAACAAGCGGCAAATAAACGTTTTAGAGGTAGTGGAGGAGCTGGAACTTTATATCCTGCCGATTATGGTCAAAGTCCTGATTCTGGTCCTACAGGTACATCAGCTGTACCACAATTTAGAATTGCAGGATCAGGTGTAGCCAATGCAAATACAGCTAGTGTAGCTGGAAATGAAAATAATGCAACAGGAACAGCACAAAGACAATATGATGCTTGTGCAACAAATCCTACTTTACCAGTATGTGTTGGATCTAGAACCACACAAAAAGCACCAACAGTTACAGAACAATCTGCTGGTAATAAAAGACGACGAACAAAGAGGAAAAGAAGATCACTAAAATCAAAACGTTCAAAACGTCGTTCCAAAAAAGGAAAAAAGGCAAAAAAAACCAAAAGAAAAACAAAACGCACCAAGAAATCTAAAAAAATGACGAAAAGAAGATAAATTTATTTTATTTAGGATGTTAATAAAATAAATATGTATGTTAATTATAAATGACCTACCGTAAGAAAAATACTCAAAATAGAAAAAAAATTAGAAAGGAAAGAAAAAGTAAAAAAGTAAAAAAAAGTAAAAAGGCTAAAAAAAGTAAAAGAGGCGGTACCCTTAAGAGAGGGATCGGAATTGGGGGAATTCAATTTCAAAAAGAAACAGGAAGAAAACATTGGGAGAAAAATGAAGAATCAGGAATTTATGAAGCACATGATCAAGATTGTTATGGTATTGGTCCATTTAAAACATGCAAAAATAGCGAGCAAAAAAGTGAAAAACCATGGTGGAGTTTTTGGTAAACTATCTTAAAAATAAAACACTAATAACAAGTATGTATTTGTTATTAATCTTAATCATCCCTATTTACGGATTATATCTAAACTACGATCAATATTATCGTATTATTAAATTAGTCCGCAGTAATAAATTATTACCTGAGCAAAGAGTTAAAATAAATACTGTTCTCTACAACTCTCATGAAAATTACGCAATTAAACGGGCACTTTTATTTAAATACAAGCATTATTACAAAGCACACAAAATATCAGAAGATGAAATAATACAATACGGAAGAATGGGACTTTATAAGGCTACACAAAAATACAATGGAAAAACAAATTTCACTTATTATGCAGGCTTATATGTAGACTATGAGCTTAAAGAAGCACTTTCTGATGCATATTCATTAAGTATACTGCCCAAACGGATAAGACAAAAGAGTAAAAAAAATTATACGACTGATGAACTAATAGAGTATAATAATTTAATTAGAGTCGAGATGCGAAAAGATGTTGATCATTGGAGAGATAATAAAAAACATTTTAATTTGGATAGAATTATAGATAAAGAAAGATTACGCGAAACTTGGCAATTTATAAATCATTTAGAACCCGATATAGCAAGAATAGTTAATTTAAAATATGATTTTGAATTTAATAAAGTGAAAACAAACAAAGAATTATCAATTTTAATGGTTTGTTCTGGAGAGACAATCAGAAAAAAATTAAAACAATTTAATTATAGACTAGAAAAATATTTACAGTCTTTAGATAGATTGTAATTTTTTATAAATTATATTTTAGGCATTAGATTAAATTCTGTTTATATATTAATATGAAATCATCAGATCTTTTTAAAGCTATATTAATTATTGTATTATTTTTAGGATTATATTTATTAAGTGCTTTAGCTTCAGGTAAAAAATATGTTGAAGACAATTGGGCAGAAATGAGATGTGATCCAACCGTAATGCCATTTGCTGATCAGTTTGGACATGATGTACAAGAAAATTTCAATTATTGTATTCAAAATATGCAAGGTGATTACATGCAATATTTGATGCAACCAATTAATTACACGGTAGATTTATTGAACAATTCAGCATTAAATGCCAATTTTGGTCTTCAAGATGCCAGATCTTTTTTCAGCAACTTCAGATTTATGTCAGCAGATATTTTTACTAATATTTTTGCTGTCTTCTTAAATATTTTAATTGTTTTCCAGACCATGATCATGAAATTAGTAGATATGGTTCACAAGATTGTAGCTGTTATTGGGGCAATGATGTATATTCTTCAAGGCTCTTTCCAAACAATGGAGAGTGCTTGGGCAGGACCTATGGGTCAATTGGTTAGAGGAATTGGTTCAATGTTTTAATCATTAAAGAATTAATCAGTAAAGAATTAATCAGTAAAGAATTAATCAGTAAAAAATAATCCATAAATAATATAATAGATGGATTATTTTTATAAATCAATAAATAATTTATATGAAAAAAAAGGCTTTTTAGAAAAATATGGAGGTTCTCTTGTAATGACCATAATTATCATTTTAGTCTTTTTTGTTCTTGTATCTTATTTTTTTATTATATCGAAAATGGAGACAATAAAACAAGATTGGCCAAATCAAAGATGTAAGCCAAGTGTCATACCATTTGCTGGAATTATTAATGCTCCAGAAGGACAGAGTAAACAAGAGTACGCAAATCAAAATTTTAATGAATGCATGAATGATACAATGGAAGGTGTTGCTGATACCGCTATGCAACCTGTTTACTATAGTTTATCTGTAATTCAAGAAGTAGCAAATGGAACTACCGATGCTATTAATAGTATGAGAGAGATGTTTGATAAATTACGTAATGATATAGCAGCTTTTGGTCAGGAAGTTTATGCAAGATCTTTAAATTTTTTAATGCCAATATTATTATTATTTATCAAATTGAAGGATAGTTTTAATAAAGTTAATGGTGTTATGGGGGTAGCTGTATTTTCTTTGTTAGGAGCATATGATACATTGAGATCTTTATTTAATTCTGTTGCTGAATTAACATTAGTTATTATCTTATTTTTAATGGTTTTAATTTACATGGGTTATGCCTTAATGTCTAATCCATTTACCATTGTTCCTGGAATTATGATGGTAATCATTAATTTAATTCCATTTTTAATTTTAACAACAATACTTATACTTATTTCTATCTATATGTCAGATATTATGCAACTTTCATTTCCAGGAATACCTGGTCCTCCATCTTGTTTTGGAAAAAATGTTAAGGTAAGAATGAAAAACGGTTCTTATAAATCTATTTCTTCTGTAAAAGTAGGAGATGTTTTGTTTTATGATGGCAAAGTAAATTGTGTTATGAAATTACGTGCAGAAAATGAAAAGTTGTATAAATATAATAATATAGTAGTTTCTGGTTTACATCGGTTATACAAAAATAATTGTTTGGTTCCTGTTAATCTAGACTCAAGATTTACTGAGATTGCAAACGGTGAAGAATATATATATTGTTTAGGAACGGAAAAAAATACAATTACAATTGACAACATAGTTTTTACAGATTGGTTTGATTTAGATAAATCAGAGAGAATTCAAGTTGAAAAGATTGCAAAGACAAATAACTGTAATTCAAAAGATTTTATTAAACACTTTTTCCTTGGTGGATTTGATGGAGAAACAAAGGTTGAATTAACAGATGGTCATACTGTGGATATTAAAGATTTAGTTCCAGGGGATACGTTAAGATATGGTGAAATTGTTCAGGGTATCGTTAAAATAAGCGCAAATACTCTCGACATTTGTGAAACAAATATGAATGATACAAAATTTATAGGAAAGAACATACATTCTATAAACAAGAATTTAGGAATTATTTCATCTAGAAATAGTGAAAATATTAATTGCGGCAATATTAAATATATATATCACATTTTAACAGACAAACAAGTATTTCATATTGAAGGAAATGTTATTCTTGATTTTAATTCATGTGTAGATCTTTATTTAGAAGATGAACAAGAAAAAATATATAAAAATTTATTATCTCGCGATTTATTATAAATATGGCAAAAAAAATGAGCATTTTGCATGTAATTTTCTTATTAATCGTTATTGTAATCGCTTGTTCTTTATTTATGGCTTTCCCAAAAAGTTGCGAATCTATGGCTAATTTAGATAACTCTGCACCATTAAGTTGGGAAATGGGCCAAGGTCAAGGTGGAGAATCATGGACAAATCGTGCACTTCAATATGCTGGAGATATGAAATATAACAGTTTACCATCAGATCAAAGTGCAAACTTTCAAGGAACACCTGTTCCTTTACCAGAAGGGCAACTATTCTTTTTTGCAAATAATAAGTTTAATGGCGAATGTTGTCCTTCACAATATAGTAGCAGCACTGGTTGTGCATGCATATCTAATAAACAAGCTGATTATTTATTATCAAGAGGAGGAAACAGTACTCTTTTTAGCGAGTTTTAATTTATTTATCGTTTTAAATATTAAAAATATTAAACATATTACTATATGAATTATAATAATATGTACTTAGCGACAATATTTATGGTAATGCTATTAAGTGGAGAATCATTTTTAGCATTTTCAAATAAAATGTGCAATACAAGAAAGCAATTTTATTTAAGAGATAAATTTGAACCAGTTTACGAAGAAAAAACAGTTCAATTAAATCACAATAATGAAAAATTTAATGCACTATCTAATAGTTTTTTTGCTCAAATCGGGTCTAATCCAAAATATACAGAAGATGAAGATTATCATTGGTTTGATGGGGATGGAATGATTCATGGTGTTTTTTTTAATGATAGTTTAATTACTTATCAAAACAAATGGATTCAAACTAAGCGTTTTCAAGTTGAAAAAAAATGGAAAAGAAAAATGTATCTTTATTTCGGTGAATTAAAAGGTATGAAAGGGTTATATCAGATTTTTAAATATTCCTTGATGGAATTATTTGGTTTTATTCCTCAAGCGAAAGGTACTGCTAATACTGCACTTTTAAACTGGAAACAGCGAATTTTTGCTTTACATGAGGGTGATATGCCCTATGAATTAGATATTGATTATGAAAATTTTAATATTTCAACAAAAGAAAGAATAAATTTTAAATCTATTTACAGTACAACAGCACATCCTGTGATAGATAAAACAAGAGATTTAATTTATCTTTATGGATATAATAATTATGATTTTTTGAAAGGAAATTTTATATTTAATACATTTGATAAAAAATTACAATTAATATCACAAAAAAATGTTTCCTTAATTAATAATGGTATGACCCATGATGTAGGTTTTACAGGTGATGATATTATAATACCTGATATGCCTGTTAAGTATGATGTTAATAGAATCATGCGTGAACAATTACCATTATTTTTTGATAAGAAAAATGGTAAAACTAGATTTGGTGTTTTTCATGTTGAAACAAAAAAGGAACCACGATGGTTTGATTTTAAAGAAAACTTTTTTATTTTTCATTTTTCAAGAGCTTTTAAAAGTCAAAATGAATATATTGTATTTGCATGTGTAATGGAAGATTTATTTATGGAGGATTTTGTAGATGTTGAAAATATGCATAATGAAGATCATATAATAAGGGGGAATATTAGATTAAAAGAATTACGTCTTAATATTGAAACAAATAATACTGAAATAATAGAAAATAAATATTTGCAAAATTTAGATCTTGGATTTCATTATAATCTTGATTTTCCAATTGCTTCCAAATTGGATAGTAAGCAAATATATTGCACTATTTTTGATTCGGCATTAGGATATATAAAAGGTTATATTAAAATAGATACAAGAAATTTTAAGTTTGCAAAACCACATGTATTTTTATTTGATGAAAATATTTATGGAAATTCTGAACCGCAACCAGTTGTTATAGATAATCAGGAATATTTAGTAAGTTTTACAAATGATGATGAAAATTCATATATATCTTTAATTGATGTAATAGGTAAAAATGTTGAAAGTTTAAGAATATATACACGGATACCACCAGGTTTTCATAGTATTTTTTATAAAACTTAAAATAAATATTTAGGAATTTATTAAATTGTTAAGAGTTTAAAAATAGAAATCTATATATTTAGCAATTATGTTAATTTCTTAACATAGTATATATAATGGCCAAAACAAGAACAATGCGTAGAGCAAGTGCTTCCAGAAAAAGATCCTATGCAAGACGCGTAAGACGTTCCCCTTGCAGAGGAAAAGGTCCTGCCGCATGCAGAGCTAAACCAGGTTGCAAATATTCATCCAAAGGAAAGAAACGTTCTTTCTGCCGTAAATCAAGCAATACTAGACGTACTAGAAAATTAGCAGGTGGTCGCAGACGTAGACACTCTAAGAAACGTGGCCACTCTAAGAGACGTAGCCACTCCAGAAGACGTAGACACTCCAGAAAAATGGGTGGTTCCCGCAGACGTAGACACCACTCTAAAAAACGTAGCCACAAAAAGAGACGTCATCATTCCAAGAGACGTAGCCACTCCAGACGTTATAGAGGTGGAACTGGTGTAGCATATGATTTAATGCCAGCCCCTTTCGCTGAAAATCGTGCATTAAGCGCATAAATTAAATAATTATCAAGATAATGTATTTTGATAATTATAGTTTATTTTTTATTGGTAGATTTCTTTTTTCTGCTTGCAGGTTTCTTTTTTCTGCTACCAGATTTCTTTTTTCTGCTTGCAGGTTTCTTTTTTCTGCTACCAGATTTCTTCTTTTTGCTAGCTGGTTTCTTTTTTCTGCTTGCAGGTTTCTTTTTTCTGCTACCAGATTTCTTTTTTCTGCTAGCTGGTTTCTTTTTTCTGCTAGCTGGTTTCTTTTTTCTGCTAGCTGGTTTCTTTTTTCTGCTAGCTGGCTTTTTCTTTTTACTTGCAGGTTTCTTTTTTACTGTTTTATTATTACTTTTACCTCTTAACCAGGCCAACATTTTTGACATTCTGCTTTTACTCTTTGTAGAAGCTGGGTGTTTTAAAGCTGGTTTTTTAACTTCTTTATGAGCTAGAGCTGCTAATTTTTTAGCCTCTTTTTGTGCATTCAACTGTGCTTTTAAAGCCTCTTTTTCAGCAGCTAATGCTACTTTTTTGGCATGTCTAGCTTCTTTTTCTGCTAAATCAGCAGCAGCTTTAGCACGATGTGCTTCCTTTTTAATTTTTTCGGCCTGCATTGCTTCGCGTTGAATTTCAAGTGTAGCTTTTTCAAATTTTCTTTGTATTTGTTCTGCTTCCTTTCGCGCTTTCACATACTTTTCGATTGTTGAATCTTTTTTAACTGTCATTTTTTTAACAGTAATTGGCTTTCTTTTGGATATGATAGTTTTTCTAACAGTTTTTTGTGTTGGTAATTTAACTGTTTTGTTTGTTTTTTTAATTGGGGTAGCTACCAAGACAGGATTTGTAGTTAATACAGGAGTAGAACTTGTTGTATTAAAATCAATTTGTTTACTCTCTATTGGTTCTGATTCAACCTCTACTTCTGTAGATACAAGTTCAGGATCATTAACAATATCTATATCTAATACACTTTCTTGAGGCGTATTAATGTCTAAATCACTATCTACTATTGTATTGTCTAAAATTTCTTCTGATCGTTTGTAGGTTTCCATTTATAATAGTTTTATAAATTAATTATTTTTTTGCAAATAGATAAAAATATTTTTAAATTGTTCAAGCATAGAATCCATAACTCCATTTGGAACGAAAGCACTCTTTTCTAATAAGGTTCCATTAATATTCAAATCCACATTTGTATTGTTTAAATAAGAATTTATTGAAATATTGAAATTTAAAAAATCTGAATTAACTACTCCTTTTAAACCTTCCTCATTTTTATTCCAGGTATGATAAACTTTTATTTTTTTAAGTAAAAAAGAAGGCATAAAAGTTATTTTTGGAAAAAATGTATAAGAAACATTTTGAGGAAATCTAAAGTTATTTTCTTTAATGATAGGTGAATACTCTATTTTTTCTGCATCTATTCTCTCTAAATATTTATCAAAAAAATTAGGGGATCCAAGATAGTTTATTAATTCATTACATGTTTGAAAGTCGGTTTTAATATTATAATTACAAATATAATTACAATAAACTAGTTGTAAAATTAAGAAATAGATAATTATCATTTTATATTAAAAAATATTTTAAAATTTTAATAAAAAATTTATTTACATAATTAAATAATCGAAACATATGATCCACTACATTGATGTAGTAAATTAAAATAGCTATTATAATATTTAGGAAATTATAATATTAACATTATGTATAAATGATTTTGTTTTTGTTTTTATTATTTCTATGCAATGCTTGTGCAAATAATGAAATAGTAAAGTTAAATAGTACCAATAATATTATTTTACGAGGAGAAATCAACAAAGAGTCTGCAAGTAAATTTATTTACGATTTAAATCTTAAAAAAGATAAAAATAATACAATTTTGTATTTGAATACACCTGGAGGATCTGTAATTGACGGCTTGAAGATAGTGTCAGAAGTAAAAAAGTACAATATGAGTTGTATTGCAGAATCAGCTTTCAGTATGGGATTTATTATTTTTCAGGCTTGTAAAGATCGATTAATTTTACCTCACGGACGTTTAATGCAACATCAAATGGCTTTGGGAATTATGGATCAAAAAAATCGTATAGAAAGTTATATGGAATATATTAATGAACTTGATGAAAAAATAACGCAAGACCAAGCCGCTAGAATAAATATAACAACAGACGAGTTTAAAAATAATATTAAAGATGATTGGTGGCTTTATGGAGAAAAAGCAGTAGAAAAAAATTGTGCTGATAAAATTGTAGAAGTAGAATGTACAAGAGAACTTACAAAGGGTACAACAGAAGTCGAACAAGGAGTTTATACATATAAATATTCAAACTGTCCTTTAGTTTCACAACATGTAAGTAAAAAAAAGAATACAAAAAATAATGAATTTTTTATACCTTTATTTTAAATTGTTCATAAAAACCCTGAATGCCAAGGATTAAACTTAATAATAATAAATAGTTGTAAAATTGCATATCCAAATAGTATAGAGATAATGAAATATTTTGTAAAAATATACTTAATGAATAACTACTTGTGTTGGCTAATTTATTTTTATTCATAATATTGTTATAAATTTTCATATAAGAGATTCCAAATTTAAAAAAAATTAATATAGTTAATAATGGATTATTTAACAAATAATAATTAACAATAGATAAAAAAACTTTATCTGTAGTTTCATTTATTATTATTGATAATGTAAATTGTCTTGATTTCTCTTTTTTATCATAAATTAAAGCCATCTTTTTATTGACTGCCAAACACAAATCATATGTTATAAAACATATACTTTTCAATGAGTTATTATTAGTTATAATTATAGGTATTATAAGACTATATCCAAATAAAGAAGCATATAATGGTTCAAATAATATTTTATTTAAAATTATTTCATAAAATTGGTTTACCATTTTATTACTGTTGTCAAATAATTTTAAAAACCAGATATCAGGAAAGTTTTCGATTTTTATTTGTGTTGTACTAATATCTTTTGTACGAGGTAAATATTTTACTTTGCATGATAAATTATCAAATTTACCCTTCCAATCATCTCCAATTACAAAAAGATCAGCATCATATTTATCTACGTACAATTGTTTATCAGCTAATGTTTCTTCTATAAATACTTTATCGACGTATTTACAAGATTCAACTATTGCCATTCTCTCTTTTTGATTAATTATTGATTTTTTTCCCTTTTCTTTATTACAACTATCAGAAGAGATACCAACAATCAAATAAGATCCCTCTTTTTTTGCTTTTTTTAACATATTAACATGTCCTATATGAAAAAGATCAAACGTTCCACAAGTCAAAACGCGATTTGCCATATACTTTGAAATTATATATATTTCTAATACTTATTTGTTAAACATTTTGTACAGTAAATAATTTGTTGTGTTTTTTCACAATTTATATCAATATAATCCGTAATCCATTCATGTATGCAATTATTTGTTAAATATCTATCTATATCTTTTATAATAGTTTCATGATTTTCAATAAGTTGAACATATTTTGAAATCATTGAATTATCAATAAAAAATTTATTATATTTCACTATAAAAGGTAGAACATCATCATTGTAATGATTTCCTAATTTATAAGATTCAAAATTGTCTAATGCTTTTTTGAAATCACATATCTCGTTATATAATGTCTCTTTAAATCTAGATAAAAAAATTATATTATCATTATTGTTAATAGCCATGATAATATAAAAGAATACATTTTTAAATATAAATTGATTTAAATAATTCTGATCGTTGATCATTAACTTTTATTAATTTCCTGATTACATCTGTATCTACTGTATAAGGAAATTGAACATCGAGTGCCTTTTCCTCTTCAAAAAGGTTAGATCCTGGTTTCATAAGTCTATAAAGATTAAGCTTTGTGCAAACAATCTCTAGGCAACGTTTTAGATTTCTAACTCCATTTTCTCCAGATGTAAAATTATCAATAATATAACTTATCGTATCATCTGGAATTATAATATCTTTTTCAGCAAAGTTTATTTGCTTCATAATTTTTGGAAGCAAATATTTATGACAAATTACACGCTTATCTTTCTTTTCAAATCCATTTGTCTGAATCTTATACATTCTGTCAAGTAGAATTGGATTTACTTTTGATTCATCATTATAACTAAAGATAAAGAGACATTTACTTAGATCAAAATCAATTTCTGAAAAATACTTATCATGGAATTGAGTATTTTGTGATGTATCTGTCAAATGAGTTAGGATACCAGCAATTTCTTCTCCCTTAGGAGTATCACTTATTTTATCAAGCTCATCAAAGTAAATTACAGGGTTCATAGACTTTGATTTAATTAAAATATCAACAATTTTACCCCAAGTACTACCTTCATAAGTATAGGAATGACCCTCAAGGAAACTACTATCTGTTGCACCTCCAAGAGCAATAAAGGCAAAATCACGACCAAGTATTTTACTAATTCCATCTTTAATTAAAGTGGTCTTACCAGTACCCATAGGTCCTTTAATTGCAATTGCCGTTCCCATAGCAGAGGGATTGGTAATCCATTGGCCAACCATTTGCATAATTTGCATCTTGGCATCATTCATACCATAAACAGCTTCATCAAGAATTGTCTTAGCATTTTCCATGAACTCATTGCATTTTTCCTTTCCCATATCATATGTAATTGGCAAATGCTTATTTTTATTAAATGGAATTTGCATAAAAGTATCTACCCAATTTTTAACTTTATAATATTCACCTTGTCCAGGCTCCATATATCTAAGCGATGCAATTTTCTTCATAGCAACGGACTTCAATTGACATGGAATTTCAGATTCCAATAAAGCAAGTCGATATGGTTTTTCAGTATTGGAAATTTTATTTACCTCCTCTACTTCTTTAATTAAATGTTGTTGCTGTTCAATAGATAATTTGTTTTTGAAATAATTGAAATCATTCATGGAATTTTTATTTTTAATTAATTTTTTAAAATTATTTGTATTTTTTGTTCGGTCTTTTTGTTGAGTTTTTCTTAGTTTTTTCTTTTCAATTTTTTCCCGCTCTTCAAGATCTTTTAGACTATCTTTCAAAATATGATTATCAGGATCGGCTTCAAGCATTTTTTCTAGACCTTGTTTTAGAGATTTAAACGTATCCACTACATCTTTTTCAGAAAGGAATTTTTTCTTGCTTTGAGCTCTGGTTTTTCTATTTGAAGAAACCAATTCATCATCATCACCCTCGTATTCTGAATCTTCATCTTCATCATATTCGGAAGATTCATCTTCATCTTCTGACTCGTCATATTCAGAATCTTCTTCTTCAATATAATCAGAATCTTCATCTTCATCATATTCTGAATCTTCCTCAGCCAATGGATCAGCTATTGTAAAAATAATATTAAAATTATTTTTTTTGGAACGAATATCAATTTCTTCATCCTGATCATCATCATCATCTTCATCACTCTCAGTATCACTTTCCACTGCTCGCTTTTTTTTATCTTTATTTTTTAAATCTTTTTTAATTGCTTTTTTTGCTTTCTTTTTTGAATCATTAATTTCTGACATTCTTTTTTTCATATATTTAGATGGAAATAGTTTGGAAATAACTTTGCGATATTTATCCATATCGATTTCACTCTCACTTTCACTTTCACTAGCTACACTTCTTTCTCCATCACTTTCAGATGAAGAAGATTCTTCTTGCTTTCTACGTCTTCTTTTTTCAGTAGAATCAGATTTCATGTCTTTTTTAGGAGATTTTAGATCACTCATTGTAATATAGTTTAACTTTTTTTTAATTTGTTTTTATACTTCATTTTTAAATAAAAATGAATACAAACAATCTAAAAATATATTACTAAATAGTAAATAGGATGACTAACCGATTCAACAATATATTGCCGATTAAAGATGCTTCAACTATTTTAGGTATTCAGTTTAGCATTTTATCACCTGATGAAATACGTAAAGGATCTGTTGCAGAAATTACATCTCCAGTACCTTATGAAAATAATAAACCTAAAATTGGAGGGCTTTTTGATCCAAGAATGGGTGTATTGGAACCAGGTTTGATTTGTCCTACAGATGGATTAGATTATATGCAAACACCAGGATATTTTGGACACATAGAATTAGCTAGACCTGTATTTTATATTCAATATTTGACAACTATCCTAAAAATTATGCGTTGCGTTTGTGTAAAATGCAGTAATATTTTGATTGATAAAGAAAAATACAAACAGGCATTAAATATGTCTCCTGAAGCAAGATGGAATTATGTTTTTAGTATTGCTAGTAAAATTACACGTTGTGGAGATAATAATGATAATGTTGAAGGTTCTAACTGCGGATGTGGATGTGAACAACCTAAAAGATTCAAAAAAGAAGAATTGGCAACTATTTATGCTGAGTGGGAAAACATTGAAGGTATGACCGAAGAAGAAAAAGCAAATGGTGGTTTAATTGTTAAGATGACTCCTGAAATTGTTTTAAAAATGTTTAGAAGAATATCTGATGAAGATGTTCATTTTATGGGTTTTAGTCCTACTTTTTCAAGACCAGATTGGATGATTTGTTCGGTTCTTGCTGTACCTCCACCAGCTGTTAGACCATCTGTTAAGATGGATGGAAATCAAAGAAGCGAAGATGATATTACACATATTTTGGTGAATATTTTAAAAGCAAATAAAATGTTGCAAGATAAAATTAAAGAGGAAGCATCTCCTAATGTTATTGATGATTGGCATCAAGTATTGCAATATTATGTTGCTACTCAAGTAGATAATAAAATTCCTGGTGCTGCAGCGGCGACCCAACGCTCTGGTAGACCATTAAAGTCTATAAAAGAACGCCTTAATGGTAAGGGTGGTCGTGTTAGAGGTAATTTGATGGGAAAAAGAGTTGATTTTTCAGCTCGTTCTGTTATTACACCAGATCCAAATCTTTCTATTCGGGAACTTGGTGTCCCTCTTAAAATTGCAAAAAATATTACAAAACCTATTACAGTTAATAAATTAAATAAAAATTATTTGAGGAAATTGGTTTTAAATGGACCTGATGTATATCCAGGAGCAAAGATATTGGAAAGAAAAAATGGAGAGAGTATATCTTTGCGCTATGCTGATCGTGAAAGTATTGAACTAAATGATGGTGATATTGTACATCGTCATATGATGAATGGTGATGGTATTTTATTTAACCGTCAACCTACTCTTCATAGAATGAGTATGATGTGTCATTTAGTCAAAATTATGTATAAAGGTGATACTTTTAGAATGAATGTAGCTGATACCAAACCATACAATGCTGATTTTGATGGTGATGAAATGAATCTTCATATGCCACAAGATGAAGAATCAGAATCAGAACTAAAAAATCTTGCCGCCGTTCCATATCAGATTGTTAGTCCAGCTAATAATTCTTCTATTGTAGGTATTTTCCAGGATTCCTTGCTTGGAGCATTTCGTTTCACCAGAAAAGATATTGAATTTAACCATTTACAAGCTATGAATCTTTTAATGGCAATTAATAAAATTGATGTTGAAAAATTAGAAAACAAAGAAAATATTAGTAATTTTGATGTTCTTTCACAAATTATTCCACCAATTACATTAAAATATGGTAATAAATTGTTTGCAGATAGTGGAGAGGAATTTAAAGATTCTAACCATATCATTGATATTAAAGCAGGACACTATATTCGTGGACAAATGGATAAAAGTGTTTTAGGTGGCGGAAAAGGCTTATTACAACGCATTTGTAATTTTTATGGAAATAAAGCAGGAGCAGATTTTGTTGATAATTTACAAGATATTATTACTGAATATATGAAAACAAGTGCATATAGTGTTGGAATCAGTGATCTTATTGCTAATAAAGAAACAAATGAAAAAATTGCAGATACAATTACAGATAAAAAGAAAGATGTAAAAAATATTATTGATCAAACGCATCTTGGAATTTTTGAAAATAAAACAGGTAGAACGAATGAAGAAGAATTTGAAACCAGAGTTACCAATATTTTAAACAAGGCTACTAGTGAAGCCGGTAAGATTGGAAAACAAAGTCTAAACAAAGATAATCGGTTTGTTATTATGGTGAATGCTGGATCAAAAGGTAGTGAAATTAATATTTCACAAATGATTTCATGTTTGGGTCAACAAGTTGTTGAGGGAAAACGAATTCCTTATGGTTTTGAAAACCGTACTCTTCCTCACTATACAAAGTACGATGACTCACCTGGTGCTCGTGGATTTATTGAAAGTTCTTTCATCTCTGGTCTAACTCCTGATGAATTATTCTTTCATGCAATGGGTGGCAGAATTGGTATTATTGATACAGCTGTTAAAACATCTCAAACTGGTTATATTCAGCGTCGTCTTATTAAAGGTATGGAAGATCTTAAAGTTGAATATGATATGACAGTTAGAAATAATAAACAAAAAATTGTTCAATATTTGTATGGTGATGATGGTATTGATACTGTTCGTGTTGAAAATCAAATTTTACCGCTAGTAAGTATGTCATTGGAAGATATTTATGCTCATTTTCACATGCCAATGGATGATCTAAAAGATGCAATTTTCACAACATCTTATACCAAGGCAGCAATTACTAAAATGAAAAAACAAAAGACTGAACTAGATGAAAAATGTAAAAAGTATATTAATTATTCTATTGAAACAAGAGACAAAGTAGTACAAAATATTTTTGAGAATAGAGATAACAAACAAGTACACATTCCTGTAGCATTTACACATGTAATTAATAATATTCAAGGAATTCAAAATATTACAAAACATTCCATTGTTGATATTACACCATTAGATGCTTTCATAATGATTGAAAAATGCATGGAAAACATGAAGAAAAATATTTACTATAAACCAACTGAATTATTTGAAGTAATGTACTACTATTATCTTTCTCCAAAAGATCTATTGATGGTGAAACGTTTCAATAAAGTTGCTCTAGTTTCCCTTCTCGAAACTATCCAACTTCTTTATAAACAATCACTTGTGGCTCCAGGTGAAATGGTAGGAATGATTGCCGCTCAAAGTATTGGTGAGCCAACCACACAAATGACTTTGAATACCTTTCATTTTGCTGGTGTAGCTAGTAAATCAAATGTATCTTTTGGTGTTCCAAGAATTGAGGAAATCTTATCATTATCTGATAATCCAAAAAATCCTTCTATTACTATTTATCTTAAAAAAGAGGAAGAAGAAAACAAAGAAAGAGCACAAGAACTTATTCCTGAAATTGAACATACTCCATTGCGTGAAGTTGTCTCCGGAATGGAGATTTGCTTTGATCCAGATGATTTAAATACCTTAATTGAAGATGATAGAGATACATTGATGCAATATTATGAATTTGAAAATATGGTAAAAGAGTGTATGGAAGAAGAAGGTGAAGAAAAAGTTAGATCTAAATGGATTATCCGTTTGATTTTAGATAAAGAAGCTTTGTTAGACAAAAATATTACAATGGATGATGTTAATTTTGCAATTAACAATAGTTTCCAAAGTGATGTATCATGTGTTTATTCAGATTATAATTCCGATAAATTAGTGTTTAGAATTAGAATGAATCAAATTATGTCCAATAAAAAGCAAGCTACAAAATTGAATCCATTAGATCAATCTGATGAAATTTATATTCTTAAAAATTTCCAAGATAACCTTCTTGATAACATTATTTTGAGAGGAGTTAAAAAGATTCAAAAAGTAGTACTAAGAAAAATTACTGATTCTGTTTATAATGACAGTGGCAAGTATGAAAAGCGTGAATCATGGGTTCTAGATACCAAAGGAACAAATCTATTGGATGTCTTAGCACTAGACTATATTGATACATCACGTACTTATAGTAATGATATCCGTGAAATCTACAGAACATTTGGTATTGAAGCCGCGCGTAAATCTATTATGAATGAGCTTTCAGAAGTTCTTGAATTTGATAATACCTATATCAACTTTCATCATCTCAGTCTTCTTTGTGATAGAATGACATATTCATCTAATATGATTTCTATATTTAGAAATGGTATAAACAATGATAATATTGGTCCGATTGCGAAAGCCTCTTTTGAAGAGACACCAGAACAGTTTTTGAAAGCTGCAAGACATGGTGAATTGGATCTTATGAGAGGGGTATCAGCAAATGTTATGTGTGGACAAGAAGGATACTTTGGAACAAACGCATTTCAAATATTTGGAGATGTTAAAGAAATGTCTAAAATGAAAACATATGATGTAGAATTTGAGGATGAACAAAAGTATATTGAGAATGCTATCGGTATGGAACAAGATCTAGCAAATAAATGTAATGTAGAGAATTTAACATTGGTTAACAATGCCAATAACATTAAACAGATGGACTTGGGCGACGACGATGATTATGATATGGGTTTTTAATTAAATAAAAAAAATTATTCCATTATTTTTTACAATATAAATATAATGGAATTAAAACATATTTCTTAATTATAAAAAACTTAGTTTAAATATTTAATTATGTGAAGTCTATATGAAAGCATTATATAAATTTATTATTGAAAAAATAGAAAATAATGATGGATATAAAGGTAATACCAGTATAACTTTTTTTAATAATTATATGAAACGATCTGATAATAAGAAACATTTTAGTTTCATTGAATTTAAATATTATACCTTTAAAAGAATTTTGTTTACAAGGTATAATGAATTTGATAAAGTTTTTTGCGAGTATTTTTTTAAATTGCAAAAAATAATGAATGGATTTTTTCAGCTCAAATTATTGGTAAATAAAAAGAAAAAAAAGATTAAAAAAGACTTTGTTGATTTAAATTTTGATTCATTAGAAAATGAAAAAGTACAAAACATTATTGAACTTGAAGAAGGAAATACAATTTATTATTTTAAATTAACAGATTTAATAAATATTATTAATAATAATCTTTGCTATAATGAAAATATGTTTCCAGTTTCTAAAAATATAAAAAATCCATACACAAATATTAATTTTTCAAAAAGTAGCCTTTATAATATTTATTTTAAGATTAAAGATTCAACATTTAATATGCCTATTTTATTTGAACGATTTTTTCAGGTAAATTTTAACTTAAATTTGTTTAAAAAACATAATGATATTTTATTAAAAGAATATTTGGTGAAAAATTTTATGACTAATTCTACAGACAATACAAAAATTAAATATATCAAAAAAATGATACAAAACTTTAATTATAAAAATAAAAATAAAATAAATTATGATAAGGATTTTCCATCTTCCGAATTATTAATCGTATTTAAAAAATTTTTAAAATCATATATTAATACCTATTATATTAATCTAGAAAGTAAATATTACTATAAACATGAATTTTATAAAGGTTTATTTGAATTTGTAAATTGTAATCCATATTTTGGGAGGAAAATTATAACAAAAGGCATAAAAGAGGTTTTAAAATTATCTTTAAATAAAGAAAAATTTCCAACATTTTCATCAGAGTATTATATTCCTCCTAGGAGATTAATTAATATTAAAAAAAAAAGTTTTTTTGTTTCAGAAATTGACCAACAATTTTCTTTATTTACATTGCAAATTACTAATTATAATCAAAAATTAAAATTACCTATTCGTGTTCCTGAAAATCAATATATGAGTGATATAATACCTGCTAACATTAAGGAATTTAAACCAATTTTTGAACCTTCTATATATGAAAAATATAATTTAAAATCAAATAAGAATAGCCGATATATTAGATATTTGGCTGATACTGACTTTTTTTTAGATGATGATTCTGATTCCGAGTCTGATTCAGAACCTATTATTAATGTTCACAACCATGTTAGAGAAAATAACTCAGTAGAAAATAATCAAGAAGAGAATAACACAATGGAAGAAGATAATACCGAAGATTTATTACCATCAATAAATTCAGTCTCTATTATTGATCCCTCTTATATGACACTAGAAATTAGAGGGAATCGAATTATAACAAGCGAAAATCATGATATAACAGAAGATTTATTAAATAATATTTTTCCTTTTAATTCAAATGATAGTTTACATGATATATCAGTAGTTGAACATGCAGAAGAATTTATTCACAATTTTAATTCATCAGAGACATCAGATAGTGATGATGAAATTTAATAATTTTTATATTGTTTAAAAATAGGTCTTCCTTTTCTGTAAAAAATATCGATTTGTTTTTGTCTCCATATTTCTTGCTTCTCAATTGCAATGAGATGTTTTTTAAAAATATAAATATAATCTTTATTTAATAAACCAAGCATTATATTATAGCTTTTCAAAAATATTTCAAATATCCTTTTTTTCTTTTTCGTTCTTTTTTTCTAAAACATATTGGCCACAAGGCCCACAATGATCTTCATTTGATAAGTCAACACGGGTATTAATCTTTGAACTGGTATATATTGTATTCCATCTTCCAAGTAAAATTTTCTGGTCTGGACCCATACTATTTTTTACAACTGCAATAAATGTTTTAATAATGTTTGTCATTTTATATTATTATAATAACAATAATATTAAATATTTAATTCATTTTTTAAAATAATTACAACTCTTTTATAATTACCTTTTTTGTTTTTTTAAATGCTGCCAAAAAATCATTTAATGAGGTGTAGTTTTCTTTGGCAACTTTAATTTTTTCTTGTAATAAAGGCAATACTTGCTGCTCTTGTAATTTGATTTCTTCTTTATTATTTTCTATTATTTTAATTCTTGTATTTTTATTAGACAAACTTTGTGATGTTTGTATTAAATAAAAGGTTAATGTTTCATCTTTATATAAAAATAGAAATTCCTTTCCATTTTCAACTAATTTTGTAGGTGAATATAATAAAATAGGAAGTTTATATTTTTGAGCAAATAACCATAAATCTAAATTGGTTAATGAATAATATTCACTAGTGATAATAGTATCTAATGTTGCTTTTTTTTCATATAATATAGTTGACAACTCTTTTAATCCATAAATTTTCCATAATTGAGAAATTTGTAATAAAAATTTTTCTAATAAAGGTTGATACATTTCTATTAATTCTTCGCGAACTTGTTTCACAGAACGATCAATGTTTAATGAAAATAATATATCAACAACTACTTGGAAACTACATCTAGTAGAAGTATCATTATAAAACAATTCTTTGAACCCTAAAGGTAGATATTCTTTTAATTTTCCATAAATAATTTTCTTGGATGGAACACAAATAGTTTCTTTTATAATTTTTTCACTATTTGGCAAAGATTGGTTAATATACTCTAATGAATAATTTTGACTATTATAAGGATTAGCATAGTCATAAGAAACATATTGGACGTATTTATTTTTAATTTCAGGTACTAAATCATCGAAATAATCATTCATAATTAAGGATTGAAGTAAAATAATTTCGTCATCATGAAGATTATAACTTAATTCGTTGAAAGATAAAAACATTTTTGGCTGAAATATAAATAATTTTATTCTATTATATCTTAATAGTTCATCGGAAATTTTTCCATAATATGTCTCTTTGTTATCATTATTGTTAACCAAATTGTTAGCTGGTATAAGTAATCTGCAAGTATCATTTTCATATTTACAGTAGTCCCTATCTTTGCACCGTTCATTAGAAAGATTAAAACAACCGTAAATTTCTTCAAATGTAAAATCTTCAAAATCTACAAAAACCACATGATCATCTAATAATTTTTTTAAAATGTCTACAATTTTATCTAATTTATATAAATATAACATATCTGGTGCATTTATAATTTTCTCTATCTCTACCCTTACTGGTACATTAACATAATCATTTAATAAAATTCTCATTGTATTTCTGAATGCATTAAAAAACCCTGTTTCCAATTTTATTTTTTTAATATACTCAATTCTCTCTTTATCAACAGAGTTGGAAATTTGTATTTCCTCATTTGTTTTAAGATAAGAAGAGGAATAAACAAGTTTTAATCCATCATCATTATAATTATCTGGTTCCGGTTCAACTAGTTCAATAAATTGATTTGTTTCGGTAATAATTCCAATAATCATTTCACTATCAATAACCTTGGCAACTGGTTTAACTGGTAATTTTTTAGTATCGCCTTCTACTTTACTTAATATTTCAATAGTTGATAGATAGTTTTGCCACAGTTCAGGATCATTAAAATATTTTATTTCTACATCTTCCATTTGACTAGATGGTAATGTTGGTATAAAACCTTCCAAATTATCTTTAACAATATATAAACCAACTACTTTACCATGAAAATTAAATACTTGATATAAAATATCATAATTTAATTCTTCTAATATATTTTTAACATAATATGCATTGATATTTGTTTTGAGTTTAAACTTGGAAGGTATACTATTTAATGGTTTACACATTTGCTCAAACATTGGTTTGAATTTTTGAATAATTGATTTAAAAATTGGCAAAATATCATCTACATATAAAAACGTTCTTGTTATATTTCTTGTTATTTCATTTGCATTTTTTACATCTTGTATAAGAAATATCGGTTCAAAAAATTCATACTTCTTTAAAATAAAAACGCAAGGTTTGTTTATATCAAATAAAGAATGGGAATAATGATTAGTAGGACATATTAAATTAACATTATTTGTCGTATCATCTAATGGCATCTCCATTATGATTAAATTTAAACCTTTTGGAAATAATTTTTCATTGGGCATTGAAAACATATCCCAGGTGTACATATAATCTAATTCACTATTTTGATCATCTAGATAATCTAAAAAATTATTATAAGAATTTATAATTCTTTGAAGAGAGATTTTTTGTTTTTCATCTTGAATATTTGTAGCTTTATATAACTTTGAATTTTTATATTCACTAAGTATTGCTTCTTTTTTATTATCATAAAATGTATCAATAAGAGCACCATTTTGAAATGTTCCAAATGAATCTAATGAAAGTATATTTGTTTTTATATATTCTATGAATTCTTCAATTGAATATAATTTTTCCTCTTTATTGTATTTTACAAATATTTCACATATAGATGCAATAAATGATCTATTTTTGGATTGTTCTACTCCATAACGTAAAACACATTGCGTCCCTGGTTTTAAATTTGTATTTGTGGCACTAATATAACAAGTCTTGTTATCAAAATCTAAAAACCGCTGTATCTGCATAGGCAAATAACCTATTCTATTTTGTTCTAAAGGCATTTTTTCTGGACCTTTCACATAATCATCGAATTGTTTATTTGGCAATGCCATAGAAGGTTCAGATCTTGTTTCATCCTTAGTTGAATCTTTATCGAGACACATTTTTTGTCTTCTTGCTTGTTCTGGACCATCCCATGTTTTAAAACAACAAGGTACACAATGATTTGGATGAGAATCTAGAGGCAAAAAACCAGGATTATATCTAATATAACTGGAATCTTTTTTGTCAATATGTTCTTTTCCATCATTAAATTCAACAATATATTTATTTTTTTCTACTTTTGTTGCTTTGCGATCAAGAACTTCACCATAATCACCTGAATCTACCTCTTCTTGTGTTAAACTTGTATTATTTTTCAAATCCCAATATCTTGGACAAATATACCAATATTGTTTATCTGGCGCAGAACCATATTTTAAAGCTTTATCATAAGATCCTGGATGAGTATTATCAATCTTTTCTTTTTCTTCGTCAGTTAATATTACTGGTTGTCTTCTTTTATTCCATTGACAACTTCTTGAATAAGCATGAAATTTGCCTTGTTGATTTGTTAAAAATAAATCAGGATCTTTGTCTTTTAATTTTTGAAAAAAAGGATTTGGGAATGAAAGAGACATACCTGTTATATCTTTTAATTCATCACTTTCTTCTTGAATTTTTAATTTTTTTTTATTATTCTCACTAGCTATAGGTTTTTCACTTTCGGGTGATTTTTTTTCTACCTCTACTTCTATTTCACTCTTGGGTGATTCTACCTCTACTTTTATTTCACTCTTGGGTGATTCTACCTCTACTTCTATTTCACTCTTAGGACTTTGGTCTAATTCTACGTCAACTTCTATTTCACTCTTGGTTGATTCTACGTCAACTTCACCTTCACTCTTGGGACTTTCATCTAATTCTACGTCTACTTCTATTTCACTACCGGGACTTTCATCTAATTCTACGTCAACTTCTATTTCACTACCAGGACTTTCATCCAAATCCAAGTCTACCTCTATTTCGCTATCACTATCATCTCCTCCTTCCATTTCTTCATCTTCGTCCTCTTCTTCATCGTCGTCATCCCACAAAAGATCTAAAGCATTAAGTGTTTTTGAAGCTGAATTTTCAGCACTGGTTCCAAATACAATATCTTGTGCAACAATAGCAGCTGGATCATTTTGCAAATAGCTTTGTTCTGAAGGTGCTATAATTTCCTTTACTTCCTTTATTTTCTTTTCTTGACGACTTGTGCATAATGTTTTAATTTCTTCTTCATAATTTGGTATTGAATTTTGAGTAATAGCGATAATTGAATCCAAATAAACAGGTATAGTTTCAAGATATCTAATATTATTTATTCCTTCAACTGAAATAGAAATATTAGATTTAAATTCATCCTGTAAAATCGTGGTAATAAATCCTGGATTATTTTTTATACGTATTTTTCTCCTATTATTCATATTTTGCACTAATTGAACATTGTTAATAAATTCAGCAAGTTTTAATGTAGCATCCTCTAGAGACAATTGAAAATTTTCTTCAATATTTTGAATAATTATTTTTTCAGGAAGATCACGATTATATAATTCCGTAATAAACGCCTGAATACTATCCATTTCATTAAAATTAGATACACGCTTATATCTCATTAATATACCATCTTGCAAATTTGCCTTATCAACATTAAATACACTTGATACACAACCAATAATTTTTTTAAGTTGTATTGTTTTTGATATCTTCATATATCCAGTATATTTCATGCTATTAATTTCAATATTTTCATCGTATAAACTTGAGAATAACTTTAATTTATAACCACTTTGCTCTAGATAATTTCTTATAATATCAATAACCGGATTTATATTTTGTTTAATTATTTCACCAATTTCCGTTAATGACATTACATTTTTGTTCAAGAAAGTAATATAAATATTTCCACCCGTATCAATTTCCAATATAATTTTATTATTATCATTTATAATAATTTTGGATGAAACTCTTCCACTAATTGGAGTTAATTTATTGAATTTTATAACTTCACTTTTACTTACAGATGGAACTTTTCTACCATCTTTTGCTATTAAATTGCAATATAAACGAAAAATATTTTCTTGTTTCTTACTTTGATTTAACTTAATTAATGGCATTTTTTTGCTTGAACTTAACAATTTAAAAATAATATCAAGTGGTACATTAAAATCACTTTCTTGATACAATGAAAATGACAAATAAGATATTCCTTGATATTCATAATTATTTTTCACATCTGGAATATTATAAATATCGTAAAAAAGATCAATATTTTGAGTATTCGTTTCAAACTTTTTATCTATTAATTTTTTTGAATTTTTTACTAATTTATCTTTTTCTTTTAACAACAGATCATTATTAATTATATTCTGGTTAAATAAATAAGGAAAATATAACTTTGACATTATTGACTCATCTAATCCTTTATTTTGGGAATATTTGAAAACTTCTTCAGCATTTACAATGTAAATAGTATTATTTACAATAAACCCTTCATCTAATAATAAAGATTTATTTGAGGTACTTACCATATTTTCAACACTTCTTTCTATATAACTGTTAATTTTTTGGGTTTGAAAAGGATTCACATACATTAAAAATATGGCATCATTGGCAATTAATCGAATACCTAATGGATGCTTTTCTAAAACTTTTTTACCATCGAGATTTAATTTTAAAATATCATTATAATCATAGACTTCTTTATCTAATGATTCTTGATTTCCACTATAATTAATATTAGTTAAGTATTGCCTAAGCAACCACTGAGAGATTTCACTTTTACCATTAAAAGATAAATTTTCATATATATTTACTTGATTTAGGGTATCCATTTTTTCATAAAATAAATAAATTTCATCAAAACTATAATTAAAATCGGAAGCGACGATAAATTTTTTTTTAATAGTTTCTATTGAATCATCTATCCTTATGTTTTGGGAAATATAAACAATTTCAGTATTATCATTTTCAATCGTTTTTAACTCCTCACTACTAAATACATTATTATTATCAATTTTGGATGAACCATGAAATACATAATATTTCGTAATTTTTTCATCTAGATTTAATAAAGCTATTTTATACATTATTTATTTATATATAAAATAGTTATATATATTTTTTTCTTTTATATAATAATGAAACATTGGGGAAATATAATTTGGTGTTTTTTACATTCTTTTATTGAAAATATAGATGTTGAAACATTTAATAAATTAAAAGTAGAAATTATTAAATTGATAAATATAATTTGCACCAATTTACCATGTAGCTTATGTTCGAATCATTTTAAAAAAGATTATTATTTAAAAGAGGAATCAATATTTTCACAAAACTGTTTGAGATTATATTTATGGAATATTCATAATGAAATTACAGCATATAGAGGGGAAAAAGTAAGTCCTATTTTAATTTTAAATAATTATACCGATAAAAATAATTTTTCACATGCAAAAGAAGAATTTTTACAATTAATAAAAGCATCAACAAGCAATAATATACAAAATGAGATAATTACTCTTATAGATGAAATTAACCCCGAATAGGTTCATAATGACCGCCTGTCCATTCTAAATTTATTGTTGTATCATAATTACTTTCAATAAGTAAAAATTCGATTTGACTATTATTCCTATCTCTCTTATTATGTACAATAATCCGCCATTTCCAAATATTACACGCTGCTTGAATTTCTATACCTCCTCCCCACGTTGATGTAGATCTCATTGTATTAATATAATTATTTGATTCCATGTTTAATATTTCATTTGTTTCTATACCGTCGATTAATTTATTATTATTCTGTAAATAATCACATATTTTGTTTCTTATTTCATGACTGGAATATGAAGGCAAAAAATAATTCATACTGTTAAATAAACAGCTCATTTAATATGTATAATATATATATATATATTAAATTAAGGGTCTTAATTCTGAAAATTTACTTTCTAATTATTCTACTCTATTATAGATTGCGTCTTCTTGAGCTTTTTAGGCAGGAACATAAATGATTGTTTTTGTTTTACTATCATAACTTAGAGTTGCCTCCTTGTTAATTAGTTTATCAATTTGTTCTGGAGATAATTTGTCTCTTTCGCTAGCAGGTAATTCCTGAAGAATAAGCTTGGTTCCTGTGCCATCACCTTTGCCTGGTCCATTTTTGTCATTAATCGTTTCTAAATATATTTTAAATTCTTGATCAGTGGGTACCCATTCAGTAGCAGCCACCTCAACAGCCGCAGTTTTTTCTTCTATTTCGGACTTTTTATTTTCGAGATAGGCTTGAGCTTCAGCAGCTTCCGCAATTTTATCAATCGCATTGTTAACTGCAGCAATTGTCTTGTTTTTTTTTGCAGTTGGTATACTAGAATATCCGGCAGAAAATAAATCTATAGGAGATTCGTCTGCAGATGTTTTAAGAGCATTCTGAAGAGCTTTATCAGCATTTTTAGAAGCAATATCAGCTTTAGTAGCAGCTTTCTCAATTTCAGCCTTAACAGCAGCGACCTCGTCAGCAGCAGCCTCGTCAGCAGCAGCATCGTATTCTGGTTCGGACTTTTTATTTTCAATCTTGGCTTGAGCTTCAGTAGCAGCAAATTGAGCCTTTAATTCACTAATGGTATTTTTTAAGGTTTCTAAATCCTTTATTGTTTCAGTTAAATTAGAATTTGTTGATAGTAAATTAGTTGTTAATTCATTTGTTTTAGTTTTTAATTCATTTGTCTCCTTAGTTGTAGCAGCTGCAGCGGCAGTAAGATTAGTTGCAACAGCAGTAAGACTGTCAATATTTTCATTCACAATTTCAGCTAATTTAACATCGTTAGTAGCATTTTTTTGGGCCTGAATAGCTGCTTCATTAGCTCGAGTAGTTTCTTTTAGTATTTTTTCGGCGTCTTCTAATACTTGTTCTGCTTGTAATTGTTCAAGATAACTTCCTGGCTTATCAAGATCGTCTTTAGCTTGTTTAACTGCAGCTTCTGCCTCGTTTAGAGCCAAACTAGTTTTTTCCGTTTCTTTTATAGCCTTATCAAGATCCTTTTTTGTACTTTCAACAGTATTACTAACACTAGAATCCCTACTACTAGTGTTCAGAAAACCTACTGCAGTATTAATTAAATCTGATGCATCAACCTCAGTTGTAGTTCCTTCTGTTGTGAAAAAATTTTTTGCTACACCAGTAATTTCTTTGAGTTTGTCTTCAGATAGCTTCTCAAATTTATAACTACTAACAGCAATTAAACCTAAAGAATTAGGTTTAAGTCCTTCACCATCGTCAACAGCACCAGAAGAAGGTGGTTTATTATCTTCAGAATCAAATTCTTTAACTGTACCTGCTTCTATATCTTGCATTAATTCATCTGATTGTATAAACTCACCAACTGGTTTTAGATCTAATTCTTCAGGAGTAGGTTTTTCACCATCGTCGACAAAGCCATTAGTAGGTGGTTTTTGTTCTTTTGATTGGTCATACTTAAAAACGTTATCTCCTGCGTTATATAATTCTCCTACCTTAAATTCATTACCAATGGCGGTTAGACCTTTGGGTGCGGCGTCTCCATCCAAGTCCTCATTAGAATCAATTGCTTGTTTAGCATCCATGTCGTTCTGTTCTGCCTTTGCTACTTTTGCATTTGCTGCTTCTTCGAAGATTTTTGATGCTGCTCCAGCGGTATCTAACCCACCCAAGAGATTTGATCCTACTAATCCTCCTTTATCTATAAGATTATAAACATCATCCATATTATTTACGCCGTCAATCCTTACCACTGGTGTTGGTCCCAACCCTAAGGCATCGCCTATATCGTTAACAACACCTTCACCTACCTTTAAAGCATCTTTACCAAATTTTTTACCTTCATTTAAAGCATCATTACCAAGTTTTTTACCTTCATCTAAAGCATAATTACCAAGTTTTTCACCTTCCTCTAAAGCATTATTACCAAGTTTTTCACCTATTTCTAAAGCATCATTAGCTATTTTTTCACGATTGTCATATAAATCATTACCAAAATTTACAATATCTTTGCCTACTTTTTCAGGATCTTTATATAATTCATTACCAAAATCTGCAACAACATTCGCTCCCGTTTTTACTCCATCGGCAACAGCATTCACTCCCGTTTTTACTCCATCTACAATACCAACTTCCGTAGCGAAATCTGCAATTTTATTACCAACATCCTCAGCAAAGTCTACGCCTTCATTAACTACATCAGCAAACAGATTATACCCCAGCTCAAAACTATCACCAAGTTTTGAGAAACCGTCTCCAATACCGCTGGCACTGGGGATTTTGGATGGGGCGGGCGGGGCTTCACCAGTAATGGCAGCAGTTGTTGCGTAGTCCGAGGCATAGTCGAGGCCAGCTCCGGCAACAGCTCCAATGAACTGTCTTGGTTTTTCAACTAGGGTTGGTTTCTTTTTATCACTAAACCTATTCGCTATTTTACGCACAACATTTCCTGTCAAAGGCATTCTAATATAGGAATATATATTAAAGATCATAATATGGATTATCCGTAATATCCATTCCACAATAAGGTTGTGGATTTTTTTTATAATCTACAGGATGATAAATATTTTCATCTATTGCGTTTTCTAATAGAAATTTAAAATTTTGCCAAAACTCTTCTGTATGACCAATACTTACTGTCATAATATGAGCCATTTCATGTATAGCTACAAATGTTAAAGTATTAATATCTATTAATTTTTTACCACCCTTTTTACGATTTAAACAAAAAGCTAATTTCTCCCCTTTATTTTCACTATAAGCTGTATATTCACTTGTAGGTAATGTTTCCACTATTTTTTTAGGATTATAACCATCTACCAACCTCTTTACGTTTTCTCTATTTGGATAAGTTTTTTCCATGTAATCTGCTAGATCTTGCATATTTTTATTTACTTTTGCGAGTAAATCTGATGCTTGTTTTGATTGCTTTCTATCACGAACACAATATTTTTTGCCATCTACAGTAGAAACAATACATTTTAATTTTAAAAAATCTGCATCTAAATATATTTTAATTAATATCACAACAATCATAATTATAATTATATATGTTAAATTTGATTCTTTCATATATAATTATACTAGAATTTATTTATCTATTTATTGACTTCCTTGACCAATTTCTAGAGGTACTCTCATTGTATCTGGTGCAATGGTTGTATTGTTCCATGGACCAACATTTAATTGAGGGTTAGCTGGTTCAGAACGGGTTTGTAAGTTAGCATTTCTTAAAGTATTTCCTACAGTATCAATGCCAATTAAAGCACCCGCAGATAAGAGATTTACATCTTGTAAAGCACCAGCTCCTCCTGGATTGAGTTGAGACCATTGACTATTATCATCTTTTGGTAATAATTCAGATGGATTCATAGCAGGTTGGGCTGAGCAAGATGGTGGTAATCCTTGTCCATTAGGATTGCTTTGATTTCCACTACCATTTACTTTGGCAAATTGTGCACCACCTTGTGGTGCTGGTTTTACTGGTTGACTTTCTGCACCCATGGCAGTATCGTAAAATTGACGTCTTGCTTGGGCACGTTTAGAACCTGCACCAGCCATAGTTTCTTTCTTATTGTTTTTTCCTTTTCCATAAGTTCTAACTAGATAAACAATTAATAATGCAGCACCTACAAAAAGTACAACTTTTCCAACAGAATGCTTAGAGCCTAATTTTGACAAAGGTGATTTTGACTTAGCCATTTATATATAAAAATAGTTATAAAATATTTTTATAAATCGTGCTAAAAAAACCATTTATGATAAAACTTCATATTCTTCTTCTAAATCAGATCCAATATTTGATTCAGAATCTTCTAAATCATCAATTGTTAAACTATCATCTTCTAAATCATCGAGCATATATGTATCTTTAATTTTCTTAGCTTCCAAAAATGATTCTAAAGCCTCTTTTTTGGCTCGTTTTGCTTTTTCCATTGCATTTCGATAAATATCATAATAAAATTCTTTAGATTTTAATTCTAAAACATCATCATCTTTAACTTCTGGATTAATGTCAATATCAATTTCTTCTAAAGTATTGCTTGCTTTTTCAGAACTTTCATCTAAATAAGTAAAATCTTGTTGAATTGATTTGGGTGCCTTTATTTTTACTGTCGAATCAGTTTCAATATTTGTATCAATTGTTAAAGCTTGTTCTGGTTCCTCTTCTTCTTCTTTTTCTACAATAACTTCTGAAGGATTTTGTTCTAAAAAGTTATTATCTTCAGAAGAAATTAATGGTTCTTCCTTTGCAACAATAACAGGTTCTTCTTTACTAATAATAGTAGGTTCTTCTTTTTTGATCATACAATTATTAAAATTTTCAAAATCTTTACAAACCATTATTTGTCTAGCATTTATATCAATCTGAAAATATTTCGAAGAAAACTTAACACCTGTTATTTCTAAAATACATATAACAGATTTATCTTGGGATACAGCATCCATATTTACTGCCTCTTCGTTTTCGTCGTAAATTACACATTTATTATGACCAATTAATCCTTTAATTGCGGGGATTGAAACTCTTAATAAATTAAATTTGCCGCCTCTAAATGGTCTTAACATTGGTGTCATTGAATTTTGAATATCTTCTCTATCAATTTTTGTCTCAAACCAAGAGTTTCTTTTTTCATAAATTTTATCTTGCAAAATTTCTTCTAAATTTTCAATCCATTCTACTAATTCGGAATTATCTCTATCAATAAGAATATCAAAATAAGATCGTTTATCTGTTTTGATAATTCCTTGTTTTGTTTTTAATTTGGGGGTTTGTAAATAAATACTATTTTCATTATTGTGTTTGATTTTGGTTATGTATGACCCACCTTGAATTCCATTTGGGTTGGTTAAAGTAATATTTTCGCCAGTAATTTTATCTTTCACTAAAAGTATATTCATTTACAACCTAAATAGAAAAAACAAAACGCTTTATATCGCATTTGCATTAAAAATGCAAAAATAATTTATTATGAAAAATATAATGAAAGATCCATTTGTAGCTAAATTATTAAATATATTTCAAAGACAGGATATTAAAGCAGAATTACTAAATTTAACAAAACCTGTATTAGATTCGTTTTTAAATGAAATATATCCATATATTTATTTATCAATTTTACTTGTTAGTATTAGTTTTTTGTTAATTTTAGGAATATTTTTCTTATTATTAAGAAATAATAGTATAACATTAGACTTATTTGGAAATAAAATTCAACAACCGAATAATTAATTTCTCATTTTTATATATACAATGACTACTAAAACAATCAAAAGAGGTGGTAGAACTAGACCAATGGGAATTATTGGAGCTGCAATAAGTACAGCTCTTGTTCCTTTTGGATTAATGGCCGCACAAAAAACTGCTCAGAAAAAAACTATGAAAAAATCTAAAAAAAGTCGCCGCACAAAGAAAAGATCTAGAAAAGGAAAAAAATCAACAAAGGCGAAAAAATCAAAAAATTAAATTATAATATAAAAAAACGATTTTATATTATAGATAATGTCTGAAGAAATAGATGTAGTAGTAGAAATCCCTTACATGTCTAATGTAAAATATGAAATTGATGATAATAATAATTTATGTGTTGATCGAGTATTACCTGTACCTATGATGTATCCTGGAAATTACGGTTTTATACCAAAAACTTTGGCGGATGATGGTGATCCAGTGGATGTATTAATTATTAATCAAAATCAATTTCTTCCCAAATGCCATGTGAAGTGCAGAGTACTAGGAATGTTAGAAACCACAGATGAAAAGGGTGGTGATGCCAAAGTTATTGCAGTTCCAATTCATAAAGTTGAAAATACATTCGATGACATAAATGATATTGATCAAGTTCATAAAAATACTCTCAATTATATTGAACATTTCTTCAAATATTATAAATGTAATGAAATTGATAAATGGGTTGAAGTTGGAAGCTTTAAAAAGAAAACTGAAACTATTGATTTTATAGAAAAGTGTAGAATTGTTTAAAAGAAAAATAGATTATTTTATATTATAATTTATATTATGAAAATTCATCCATTATGGTTTTTATGTATTTTTGTTCGTTTTATATTAATTTTTATTATTAATTTTGCTTTTCAAAAATCGTTTTTTATTGATTATTTTGTCGCTTTATTAGGAATAATGGGTCTAGGTTTTTTATATAAAGCCATAACGGGTTCAAATAATGAAACACAAATAGCAAAGGTATTTTGGCATAACACCAGAGTTTTCCACGGGTTATTTTATTTAACAGCTGCCTACTATTTAAGTGTACGAAAAGTAAAAATGTGTTCATTATTTTTATTATGTGATGTATTTTTTTCTATAACATATAGAATTTTATATAATAAATAGGGTAATCATTTAGAAGTAAACAAATATTACATATAATGAACTTTGAAGAAAACATAAAAGAATGGGTTCAAATCGATAATCAGCTTAAGAAAATTAATGAGACTACAAAGGCTTTGCGTACTAAAAAAAGTGAACTATCTGAAAAATTATTTTCCATTGCTACCGAAAAACAATATTTGGAAAGTAAGATTAATATTTCAGACGGGAATTTACGATTTGTTGAAACCAAACAAGCTTCCCCTATAACTTTAGGTTTTTTAAAAACATGTCTTGGAGAGATTATAAATAGTGAGGAAAAAGTAGATCAAATTATGGATCATATTAAATCAAGGAGAGAGACAAAATTAAGTTCCGAAATAAAAAGAACTTATAAATAAAAAATAACAATTTTATATATATGGATATTAATCAAGACTTTGCCTATTTTAAAGATACTAATGGAAATGCACATAGTGCAGGCTATTTGTTTAATAAAAATTGTATAAATAATAATCAATCCGGAGGAGGTTCTATGAAAGATTTAGTTATTCCTGCTTCATTATTTAGTAATTATCGGAAAAATACTATTTCTAAACCTTACATTTATGAAGGAGTAATTAATAGTGATTTATTTGAATCACTATATAATAATGTTTGTCTACATGAATCAAAAAAAAAGACGAGAAGAAATAAATTGAAAAAAAATAAGAAAACACGTAAATTATAATTTTTTGTCGATATTATATATGAATCTCTTTTTTTTGTTTATGTTTCTTTCAATGGCAAACGCGTTTAATAAATATATTTTTAAAAGTATTGACCCTTTTAAGCTCAGAAAAATAATCTCTGAAGATTTAAATAATGAGTTTAAAAAACTATCTTGGGTTAGATCTAAAGAAATTCTCCACGATGAAGTTAATTCTGATATATATGGAGATAATTTGCATAAAAAAAATGTCGAACACATCTTCCCTCAAGTATATTTTAAAAATGATGAAAGAAAAAATATTATGAAATCTGATTTACATAACTTACAATTATGTAGTGAAAAATTAAATACTTATAGACAACATTTTAAATTTGTAGATTATGACTATATACATAGGTTAGATGACGAGAAAAAAATATTGGATTTTAAGGTTATAAATAGTAATAGCGATCAAATTAGAGAACTGCCTAATTTTTTAAAGGAAAAACATGATGTGGTCCTAATTAATAAAAAAAGCAAATTATTTATTCCATCATTGCATTCAAAAGGATCGATTGCTCGTTCCTTGGCTTATTTTTCAATTAAATATGGATTAATTGATGAACTTAAAAATGTTATTGATTATGAAACCCTTATAAAATGGAATACCTATTTTCCTGTAAATAGAGAAGAAGCTTATAAAAATATTATTGGTTTTAAGTATCATAACAAATATAATCCTTTTGTAAATTCCCCTGAACTTATTAACTACTGTTTCAGTGATTTAACCGAAATTAAAACAGCTGAATTACATGACGAAACAGTAGAAAGTATTATTGAGAACTTAATACAGGAAAGTAATAAAAAGACAAAGGTTAATAATCAGTTGTTAAAAGCATTAAAGAGATAGATAGATAAAGTATAATTATAAGAAAATGGATTATTATAATTATATGTATAATAATAATATTGCACCGTTATATGGTAGTAAAAGAAATCAAACTATTGATAAAGAATTAATAAAAACAAATAGTTTACCTCATGAATATACTATTGGGGATCGAATTGATCTTACTCATTTAGATGTATATAGTATTGATCCGGATGGATGTCAAGATGCCGATGATGCATTTAGTATTTACATAGAAGATGATAAACTTTTTTTAGCTATTCATATTGCTGATCCTACTCAGGAAATTAATATTACATCTACATTATGGCAGGATATAACAAATAAAATTATAACAAGGTATCCCTCGCATATGGAACCAATTCATATGATGCCAAAAGAAATAATGGACAAAGCCAGTCTAATGGTAAATAGCTATGGAGATGTGAAAATGGCCATAACTATTCAAACAGAAATTGATAAATCCACATTTATTCCTATCAATAATGTAAAATTACTTTATTCTAAAATTAAAGTAAAACAGGCCAATGCACTTTCTTACAAAAATGCTGGAAATCTATACTATTCATTAGATGTATTATATAATGGAATAAAAATAAGTAATAATATGCAATCATTGAGAGGAAAAGAAACAAAAGGTGTAGTTTTAAATGAAATTTCTAATTCATACACTAAAATTGAAAATAGTGAAATGTTTCTTTATCATGATGAAGATTCAGAAATTTTGATGAAACAAATGATTGCGGAATTTGCTATTTTTGCCAATTCTTTTATTGGGGAATATTTAAAACTTAATTTCCAGGGACGAGGAATTTATAGGTCGTGTAATGCAAAAGAATGGTTGGCAGAGGTCTACATGAACATTTCTGGCCAAGAATTATTAAATGAAATTATTGTTAATGGAATAAAAGCAGACTATGTTTCAAAAGTTGCCTCACATGATTTAGTTGGTGCTCCGGAATATTGTCATTTTACTTCTCCTATTCGTCGCGTTTCAGATTGTGTTTGCCATTACTTACTAAAATATATTTATCTTAAAGATCAAAATACATTCATAGAGGTGCCTTTTACCGATAAACAATTACTGGATTATTCTAACAGTTGTGTTAAATTAACAAAATTAATGAAAAATGTTCAATATAAAGATATTAAGTTTCGACTTATTCAAACAATGGATACAATGTTAAAAAACAATGAAACTATTAAATTAGGATATTTTATTACAGGTTATACTGGATTATTCTTAAATATAATCATTAATAGCATAAATGAACATTCTATTTATATTTCCTATACTCTTCGAATTCCCTATTTAGATAAAAATTATGAACCAAAAAAAAATAACTATATTATAATTACTAAAGTAAAGTGCATGGGAAAATTTGATCAAGGATCTATACCTGAACTAGACAACTTATTTTTATAAACACTCTATCGCGACAACCATTTTCTTTTTATTACAACTTGGACAAAAAGATCCAAATACTTTTCCACGTTTAATCTTTTCTCTTGATTTAACGCAATCAAAACATACCAATGGATAATTACAGACTTCATCAAAAATTAATTCACAGTCCATGCAAATAACGATAACTTTGGGTTTATCAGTAAACCCTGAATTACAAGTAAAACATGATTGATTTATATTATTATAATTTCCTCTATACCATGCTTCTTTTTTCGTTTTACTTTTATGATTTTGTAAATAATTTTTATAATAATCATATGGCAATGAAAGTGTTTTTATCTCATTATACGTTAAATAAGATAAGATTATTTTTTCTATATCTGAAGGAAATTTCATATTACATTAATGTAATATAAAAATATTGTGGAATTAAGCTGCACAAGTATCCGGTCCATTTTTTAAACAATTAAATGATCCGAGTAATTCAGGATGAGGTGTTTTGAGAGGTTTGGTAAAAAAACCTGTTTGCAAATTAGATTTTAAACGTAATTTGTTTTGATTATTTTCTTGATTGTATCTTGATTCCCCAGTTAGGTAATAAAATAATTTATATCTCTCTTCTCTATATTCTTTAGACCAAAAAAGAACAGGATCTTTTGTTAATATGTAATGACCGGCAAGACTAGATAATTTTAAAAAGCCAAATGGTTCAATTAATGGTATTCCAACAACGATTGTTTTCATATCAGGAGTTGCATAAATTACATGGTAATCTCCTTCAAAACCATTTTCTCCCATTTGTTCACTATATCTTTCATTAGCATTAAATACCACTGTTCTTATTCCTGGTTCATAACAATCATTACATTTTCTTGGTCTACTTACTCCTTGAATAGATGTGAAAACACCATTATCATCATTTGCTTCATTTAACACACTTACGCTATTTTCATCGATAATTCTGTAAGTAGCTTTCACATCACTATAAAATGGACCTGTTCTAGCTAAAATAGTGGAGGCACTAGTTGCTACTTGATAATAAGGACCATCAGTAAATTTTTCGATATCAAAATTATCTCTGATTAGCTCTGCCATTTCTTCTGGAACAAATTCATTGTATTTTTTAATGATACGACAATCAATGCCACTTCTAAAAAATTTTAAAACAGTTGTAATGGTACTAACAACACTACTCATTTATATATTATACAAATAATAAAATATATAAATTAAATTAGACTCCATACATTGTTATTGAATGGTGCCACTAATATTTCTGGAATACGTTTTTTCCAAAAGTCAACCTTTTTATCATGACGGATATCATCCATTGAACGTGGGTAAATTGGTGAATTTTCCATCAATTCTGCTTCTTGTTCTGTAATCTTTGGTCTAAAACCATAGCATGTTGCACCAAAACGCACATTTGGATTTGCTATATATCCTCCATTTATTCCAGGACGACCACAATCGTTTTCATGACCTTTTACTCCTTGTAAATAATTCCATGTTTTTTTCTGAGTTGGAAATAATGCCATTTGATCTTTTGTCCAACCATAACTGCACCATTCAGCTCCATTTCTATAAGCCTTTTCTACTTCATTATAATTTGCTAAACGTGCTCCATAAGCATCACATAAAGCTTGCGCATTATTAAAGGTATATTTGTTTCCAGGTATATGGAATACTTGTTTCTTTAATTTTATCTCAGGAACAGGTGGAACTAATTCTCCTCCTGGTTCAGTATCTTTGGCAATAATATCTAATTCTGGTTCTCCGGTAAACAAATTTTGTAATCTTGCGGTTAAATTAATATTGAAAAAATATTGAATTCCACTTACAATTAAAACAACGATAACAACACCCCCTAATATTATTTCTAAAGTTTTTCCACTTTTGGAACTTTTTGGAGTAGCTGCACTTAATTGGGGAGTTTGAATACTATTTGTAGGTTTTCCATTTCCCAAACTACTAAATATTATAATAAATAATCCAACTACTACAGCCAATATAATAATTAATCGTGGATTAATTTCTATTTTATTATTATCATTTTTATTTGTAGTTGAATCATCAACAGGCATACCTAATATTGAATTATATGACAACAACATTTCTTATGTATATCTTATACTTCTACTTTTTTTCTATAAAAAAGGCAATATGAATAATTTTTATTTAATGTTTTTTCAATGTCTATTTCTTTGACATCTGTATCATTATATAAATACCACTTCCCATTAGCATTTTTAACAAATGCTGTGTAATGCCCACCCAATGTACTTCCCATATGATTACATATTCCATACAACTCATATTGGTTATTTCCCTTATCATAACCGTATACATGTTTTGAAAAATCTGCTTCAAGAGGAATATCAATCGGAACTTGAATTTTTAATCCTGTATGTGTAAAACGTTTTAAATCTATAATTAAAATTTGTGGTAAATTCCAAAATACTGTTTGCTTTATGACATCTTGTTTTTCTTTGGTTTCTTCATTATACCATGCATTATCTCCCTCTAATTTTTCTTCTTCGCAATATAGATCAATACAATCATAAAGAGTCGGTTCCTTCATTTTTGGAATAGGCAAATTTAAAATATATAATGGTTCTGAATTAGTAGACAAAACTGTTTTATCATCTACTGACATAATTCTCGACATTTGTACGCAGCTAAAAAATTTAATAATTTCTGAGTATTCTTTAGAATACATATTTTTTATTGTTTTATAACATTCTATAGCCATTTTATCTTCATTATTTTCGGGGGTACCTTTGATATTCATAATTACTTCCCGACGCAACGAATTGTGAAAACAGTCAAGCACAAAAAGTAAAAATTCAGAAATATCATTTTGATTAAATCCTGTAAATAAAGAAAGTTGTTTTTGCCTGGCAACATTTTGAATTGTTTTTAAAAAAGATCCTGGTGAAACGATACAATTTTTCTCCCAAATCATTTTATGTAATTTGTAGTATTCAATAATTAAAAAACAGTCGACGGCATATTTTTTTTCTTTATGTCCACTTAATCGTTTTAAAAATGTACCATCATCAATAAATTCTGAAAATTCATATGTATGAGACAAAATTTGGAAACACGAATTTATAAAACAAGTATTTCCCATGTTTGCCAGTCCTGATAATCCTTTATCTGCATATTTTGACCACTCCTTTTTCATGTTCTTATTTATATAATAAAGAACAACTAATATTTAAACAGATTTCCATTATTAACTATTAATGGAACCGTCCGAGCGTCGACAATTGATAACTCAATATAATCATTTAACCATGAATTATATTGATCATCTTGAGCGATCACATCGTACTTTTGAAAATATGGAATCTCATCTTTTTCAATTAATTAATTCTGAAATTAATAGTAATAATAATAATAATAATAATAATAACATTAGAAGTGAACCTCAATTAAGTAATAGACCTTTAAGGGTAAGAGATCCTTTTGCATCTCCAATAAATACATCTACAACAAACGATATTTATAATAGACATAGAAACCGATTTGTTCCTAGTCAAAATTTACTGGATACATTAACATTATGGGCACTTTTTCCAAACGGAATGAATACTACGCAAACAATGGAAAGTTTGACTCCTGTCATTGTTAGACCAACTAGAGCTCAAATACAAGTAGCATGCGAAGAAATGACATTTGGAGAAGTGCAAGAACCTGGAAATCGTTCATGTCCAATTACACAAGAAGAATTTGATGATGATGACAATATAATGTTAATTAGACAATGTGGTCATATTTTTAACAGAGATGAATTAAATAGATGGTTTCAACAAAATGTAAGATGTCCTATGTGTAGATATGACATAAGAGAATATCGCAGAGGAGGAGGTGGAGTTTTTTCAAGACAAAACAGCTTTCGCCCTAATTATGGCTTTCAAGAACCACCACCACAACCTCAAAATAGTGAAAATAATGAAGAATCTCAAGATTATGAGCAAGTTGCCAATACTTCATCAACCATTGAAGAGCCTGTAACAAATTCCATAAATCAAAACAGAAATGAAACAGTTCCACCAGGACTATGGACCAATGATTCTTCTAATAATTTTTTAGGATTAATTAATGAAAACTTGAGTCGTGTTATTCAATCAAGTGATATCTCTGATAATATTAATGTAAATTTTGAATTTTCTACTGTTGGTCCTTTTCCATTAAGAACTGATATATCAAATAATTTTCTAGGTTAATTATAAGTTTATAATGAATTATAAAATTATAATTGCATTTTTGTTTGGAATAATTTTAGCATTTAGTCTAAATTTTAGATCAACTAAAAAAAACGAACTTGTTTTAATTTGGAGAAATGAGTGTTATCACATTCACCATTGGATAACATATGGCTGTTTGATTTTAGCCATGTATATGTTTAAATTTTTCGATATTAAATTTATTCATCTCTTAACATGCTTTTTAATAGGAATGATATCCACTGACATATTATTTTATAATGATGGTTTTATTATCAAAGAAGATTGCCAAAAATCTTTCCAACTTTTTGATAATACCGAGAAACGAAATTATATTAAGGATATAAGTTGGAAATTATTTGGTAATAAGGACATCCAAACAGCTTAAAAATATGTCGCAATTATTATATATAATGACACTTGTAGCATCATTTAATAATATACCATCTATAACAATAACTAAAGAACTCCAAACGTTAATGACGTTTTATTTTTTATGGATAATGGCCCACCATGTATCTGCAAATTTATATACTTATTTTTGCACATCTAATACATTGTTTGGTATTATAAGTAGCCCATTTTTAGCATCTGCGCCTCATTGCGTAGCAATGCGTTGGGTTATTTATGAAGGAGGTAATATGATCAATGTTATGTGGGTAAGTTTTGGAAGTTATATTGGATCGAAAATATTAATGTGGAAATAGTTTAAAAATAATTTGTTTATATTTATGTAAATGAAAATAAAACCAGAAGTTGAATATATGGATGAAATTGATAATACAGATGAAGTTGAAAATACTGATGAAGTTGAAAAGATACCAGAAATTAGAAATACAGAAAACATTAAAAGAAGTTCACACACAATATTACCTCATTTTGAAATGAGTCATTATTATCCGGAAATGAAACTAATTATTAAAAAAAAACATCCAAATAATGGTGAAGAAATTGAAGATTCTTATAATATTTGCAATTATTTTTTACTATCTGTTGCAGTCGTCATTGTTGTAATTATATTAGCAACATTACTATAAATAAATTAATAAATAAATTTAAAACATATAATATAAAATAAATTATATGTTTATTCAAATTGATAATCGTGAAGCAGACTTGATCAATTTATTGAAACAACAAGATAAACATGATGTTGAGATATGCCAATTGCCAATTGGAGATGTTATTATTTGTAATAGTGAAAAAAAAGAGCAAATAATAATTGAACGAAAATCTCTCTATGATCTTGCATCAAGTATTAAAGATGGTAGATACAAAGAGCAATCTTATAGATTAACTAATACTGAAGTCCCAAACCACAATATTTTTTATTTAATAGAAGGAGATTGGAATAATTATAATGAAACAAAGGGGCGCATGGACAAACAAACATTATTATCTGCATGTATTACAATTAACCATTATAAAGGTTTTTCAATTTGGAAAACAAATAGTAAAATGGAAAGTGCAGAATGGATTGTTAAACTTTGCGACAAAGTAGAAAAAATGAATAAAACTGAATTCCCATTCTATAATAATGAAAACAAGGAACAAATACAAAAATCATATAGCGAAGTAGCTTGCGTGAATAGAGAGAAGAAGAAAAATATAGATGAAAATAATATAGCTGTTTTTATGTTAGCATGTATTCCTGGAGTAAGTGCTAAAACAGCATCCACAATTATGGACAAATATATTTCTTTAAAACATTTAATGTCTTGTATTGAAAAAGAACCAACTTGTCTTCAACAAATCACTATTGTATCAAGTGGTGGAAGAGAAAGAAAAATAAATAAAAAAATTGCTGAAGCTATTTCTAATTATTTAAGATAGTAATTTAGAAAAAATTTATTTTTTAAATTATTATTATATATAAATGGAAATTAACATAGAAAATTATATGAAAAATCCGATTGTATTATATTTTTTGGGTGCAATCTTAATTTTATTAATTTATATTGTTTTTATTAAGAAAAAAATGAGAGAATCTTTTGATATGGATGATTCTACTAATGTTAATTCTAAAGAAGATACAGTGGAAGTTCAGGACTCGGAAACCATTGGGACCGATTTAAAAACAAAAGCAACTAAGATAGAAGACGGTTTGCATTTGGATAAATATAGATCTCAAATGGAAAATTTAATTATTGACATGAATGATTGGATAAGTGCTAAAACGGCAGCCGCTATTCCAGGAATTGCTAAAAAAATAAATGAATCAGATGGATCAGATATTGGCGAAATAGTAGGATTGATGAGAAAATATAATGAAATGGATAACTATAAAAAAACACTTAATACAACAATGAAATACATAGATGGTAAATAAATTATAATGTAATCTCATCATTTTCCGCTCTACAAATAAATCGACAAATATGCCTACATGGACATTTACATTTGTTATCTGAAGTAGATAATGAATAATGGGGAATAAGACCATTTTTATAATGGGCATATGTAGGTTTGTTAACTTGATGTCGATCACAACATTTACATGTATTTAGCAATATAATCATTTGTTCACGTTCAAATCTTGACATATTATTTAATATAATATCTTCAAAAGGATCATATTCCCCAGTTTGAAGGGAAATATGATGCAAATTGCCTAAAAATTTAATTTTAGTAAACATTGCGTGTAGTGGAAGTTCTTTTGAAACTCGTTTAAAATTCATCGCCTGTTCGTGATTGCCTTTTAAAATCAAAATTTCATTTATTATATCCATAGGGAGCTCTGGAACTGAAGTAGCCATAATTGATGTAAATTTTACCCTCTTTCTTTTTTAGAAATTACACGTCATTTTTTTTAGGATATAGCTATGGATACATTGTCTTCACTATATGCGCCACTATCTACCACCTCTTGAGCATATTCTTCTCCTCCCCAATTTGTATCCATGGCATTTGCACTATATTTTTGAGAAGTCTCTCCTTCATGAAACATTTTATCTAAAGGTGTGTAATCCCCTTGATTTAAATTCATTGGATCAAAAGCAGGATAGGAATTTTGATTATAAGGAGGATCATTACGACCCGCATCCATCAATTTAGTCATAGGTACTGCTTGCTCTCCTGCAGGAACACTCGATGGTAGTCCACCCTGTGGATCTAATGGACTAGGTCTTGCTCTATATTCAGAACCACCCTGAGCATTGTATGAATGTTGTAGATATAATATTGGACAATTTATATTATAATGTTTTTGCCAATCAAGATATTGTACATAATCCTCTAAATTATCAAATTCGATTGGATTAACACCTGGTATTTTTGCTTTTTTAGAATTGTATAAATATATCTTACTCCCTTTTTGAATTAAAATATCAGGGCAACTTGGCGTATTATTGGAATATCCTTCATAAATTGTTTTACTCTGAACAGTCATGCAATAATAGATGCCTAGTAAAAATACGATTGTTATAAAAATATATTGTATTTTTTGTTTCATATATATATTTTATTATGATAAAATTTATTTATCCATTAATATTATACAATCTATAATATGAAATATATTCATGTTAAAGATAAATCAAGTGCTGAATTTTTTGATAAGTGTGCGAAAGAGGATCCAACTATTGTTAAATACTATGCGGATTGGTGTGGACATTGTAAAAATTTGAAACCAGAATGGGATAAAGCATGTGCACCTTTGAAAAAAAGTACTAAAAATTTTAATATTGCTGAAGCGAACGAAAAAGCTATTCCTTATATAAATTCTTATAGCAAGGTTCCTGGGTATCCATCAATCTTATATTTAGAAAAAGGTGATAAAAAAGATATGTATAGTGGGGAACATAATGCAGAGTCATTAAGAACTTGGATGGACGCAAAAATTGGAACATCATTTAGAGGCGAACAAGGAGGTGGAATGAAAAAAATGATAAATACTGATAACAAGTCTTGTGAATCTAGAAATATGACATCTTGCTGTCCATATATGTCTCTTGATCCTTTAGGACGCTATGCTGCGACATCGAAAATGCACACATTAAAATATAATGGAAATAAATATAATTTATGGACGTGTTGTACTCATTGTGCCCATCTCATGCAAATGATGGCAAATGTTCAACCAAATAAATTTAAAAAAACATTTATTGGCAAAATGACTCCTACATCCTTACATTTAAAACATAAGGATACAGGAAAAATAGTCCAAATTGCAGTTAAGCATAAACGCAAAAAATCAACAAAGAAAAAGGTAAAAAAACGTCGCACAAATAAAAAAACAAAACGAAGAAAAACTGGAAAAAAATAATTTAATAATACCTCATATTATTAAATATGTATTTCATAATATGTGGAAGTAAATTATTACTTTGTTATTTTTTCTATATGTATGAAAGTTTTACAACAATGAATAAAAAACATTTGCCTAATGATGTTGGATTTGGTTTAACTAAAAAGATAGCGGCTTTTTTAAAGCAAAATAAAAATATAAATGAATTATTATCTCAAATTAATACTATTATTTTGTTATCAATAAAAGGTCATATAACGCTAGTAGCATATATTGATCCAAATGAAAAACTGCCCAATCGAGTCTTAATTTTAATGTGTATAAGATTGATTACGGGATCTGCTACCAAAATGCCTCTTTTGAAAGAATATAAAAAACTAGAAACTGAATACGATTTTCCAGGAAAAGGAAATAAATTTTTCTTTATGTTTTCTGGACATACACTGGCACTTGTTTCTTGGTCTCTTTACATGTATGATAAAAATTTTATATCTAATTTTATAAGCATTCCTTTTATGGTAATTTTATATTTATTTCAATCTATTCGATTAATTTCTACTAGAGGGCATTATACAAATGATATAATTATCGGTACTATATTATCATTTTTATTACACTATGCCATGCCAAATACAATGCAAAATGATTTACAAATACTTTAATTTATTTTAAAAAAATGATCTGAAAATTATCCTTTATTTTAGTTTAATAAAGATAATGCCTAAAATTAAAGAAAGAAGTTTTAAATTGCTAGATTTCAATGTATACGATGGTATAGTTGAAACAAATAATGCTGCTGATGATGCCAGTGAAAATAGCGAAAGCGGTAGTAGTGAAAGTTCAAAAAGTGTGGGGGATCAAAATCAATTTATTATTCAAATGTTTGGTATAAATGAAACCGGAAAAACATGCTCAATACTTGTTGATGATTTCAAACCATTCTTTTATGTTAAAGTACCCAACTCATTTACTAACGCAAATAAAGCTAAATTTAAACAAACAATTGAAAAAAAATTAGGTGATTATTATAAAAAGGCTTTATTAAATTGTAGATTTGTCGAGCGGAAGAAATTATATGGTTTTGACAAAGGAGACAAACACAAGTTTTTATTGCTACAATTTCATAATACAAATGCATTAAATAAAGTAAAAAATTTATTTTATGGTTATGTTAACAAAAAACGGGTATTACTAAAAGAAGGTTATCTTTTTAATAACATATATAGTTTATACCTTTATGAAGGACACATACCACCTATTTTAAGATTCTTTCATGTTAATGAAATTAGTCCTTCGGGTTGGATTAGTTTACCATTAAGTAAAGCAAAAGTTGCTGGTAGTAAAAAAACAAGTTGCGATTTTGAATTTGAAATAGCCTACAAAGATATTAAACCTCTAAATGATAAGGAAACAATTGTTCCTTATAAAATTTGTAGTTTTGATATAGAGGCCAGTAGTAGTCATGGTGATTTTCCATTACCATGTAAAACCTATAAAAAATTGGCTCAAAATATTATTGATATTTTGTTGGAATTTAAAAAAGAAGACAATGTAGAACAATTTACAAAAAAAGAGTTTCAACAAATGATATTTGCAGCTTTTGAATATAATACATATGATAAAATAGATGTTGTCTATACAAAAGTTGATTTAACAAAAGAAAAAGTAAAAAATCTTTTTGATGCATTGATGAATAATCCTGTTAAAAATATGATGGAGGTTAATTCTGAAGCGATTAAAAAACAAGAAGACGAAGAGCAATATGAAAAATGGGCAAGCAATGTTATTGATGAAGATGAAGAAACAGATAACAGTAGAAGTAGAACGAAAAAAATTGATAATAAAATTAAAATTTATGATGCACTTCTTAAAATCTTTCAAGAAGAAAAACCAGATAGAGAAGCTTGGATTCAATTATTGAATAAAACATTTTTGGCAGTATTTCCGGCAGTTGAAGGTGATAAGATTACATTTATCGGATCTACATTTTTAAAATACGGTGAAGAAAAACCTTACTTAAATCATTGTATTGCATTGAAAGAATGTGATGGTGTATCAAATGCTCAAATTGATTATTATGATACTGAAAAACAAGTTATGTTGGAATGGACAAAACTTATTCAGAAAGAAAATCCAGATATTATTATTGGATATAATATTTTTGGTTTTGATTATGACTTTATGTTTCAACGCGCAAAAGAAAACAAAATAACTAGAAAATTTTTAGAATTATCAAGAAATAAGGGGGAAATTTGTGCTGGAACAAATTATAAAACAAAAGAATTGAAAATAGAAGAAAGCAGTATTGTTATTGCTAGTGGACAACATGATTTAAAATTTATTAAAATGAATGGACGTTTGCAAGTAGATATGTATAATTATTTTCGAAGAGATTATAATTTGACTTCTTATAAACTTGATTATGTCGCTGGGTACTTTATTGGCGATAAAGTAAAGAAATTAGAACATGAAAATGATAATACAGTAATATATACAAAAAATATTATTGGTCTTGAACCCGGTAGTTATATTAATTTCGAAGAAACAAGTCATTCAAGTGATCTTTATAAAGATGGCAAAAAATGCTTGGTTGAGAGTATTGATAAAGAAAAGGGAACTATTACTATTAAAGGTTTGGAAGAACCAGATATGACCAAAAGCGTTAAATGGGGACTGGCAAAGGATGATGTTACACCGCAAGATATATTTCGCATGACAAATGAAGGGCCTTCGCAAAAGGCTATCATTGCGAAATATTGTATTCAGGATTGTAATCTAGTCCACCACTTGTTTAAAAAGATTGATGTTATTACAGGTTATGTTGAGATGGCGAAAATTTGCAGTGTACCAATTAATTTCTTGGTAATGAGAGGACAAGGTATTAAACTAACCAGTTATATTGCCAAAAAATGCAGAGAAAAAGATACATTAATGCCAACGATTGATAAACCGGAATATCGCGAACCAGCTGATGGTGAATCATGGGATGGCTATGATGGTGCTATTGTTCTTGATCCTAAGTGTGATCTTTATCTTGATAAACCTGTAGCATGTGTAGATTATAGTTCGCTATATCCTTCTTCGATGATTAGTGAAAATTTGTCGCATGATAGCAAAGTATGGGCAAAAGAATTTGACCTTGATGGAAATCTCATTCCTGGTTCTGAAACAGGAGATAAAAATAATAAAGGTGAATTTATTTATGATAATTTGAAAGATTATCAATATGTTGATATTGAACATGAGACATATAAATGGCAAGCCAATGAGCGCGGAAAATTGGAAAAAAAGGTTAGTGGAAAACGTGTTTGTAGATTTGCACAATTTCCAGATGGAAGAAAAGGTATTATGCCTTCTATATTAGAAGAATTGTTGGCTGCAAGAAAAGCTACGCGAAAAAAAATTAAAACGGAACCTGATCCATTTATGCAAAATATATTAGACAAGAGACAATTAAGTTATAAGATTACAGCGAATTCGCTTTATGGTCAATGTGGTGCCAAAACAAGTACATTCTTTGAAAAAGATGTAGCTGCTTCTACTACTGCTACTGGAAGAACATTGTTAACATATGCAAGACGCATAATTGAAGAATGTTATGGAGATATTATTGTGGATACAAAATATGGTAAAATGCGATCTCGTGCTGAGTACATTTATGGTGATACGGATTCTGTATTCTTTACATTTAATTTCGAAACATTGGATGGAGAAAAAGTTGTCGGGAAAAAGGCACTTGAAATGACAATTGATCTTGCACAAGAAGCTGGCGCATTAGCTACAGATAGTCTTAAAAAACCGCACGATTTGGAATATGAAAAGACATTTATGCCGTTTTGTCTATTATCAAAAAAAAGATATATTGGCATGTTGTATGAAACAGATCCTGATCGAGGTGAAAGAAAAAGTATGGGTATTGTATTGAAAAGAAGAGATAATGCTCCTATTGTGAAAGATGTATATGGTGGTATTATTGATATATTGATGAAAGAACAAGATGTGGAACAAGCTGTGAAATTTTTGAAAACATGTTTGAAAGATATTGTTGATGAAAAATATCCTATGGATAAGTTAATTATCTCTAAATCATTGAGATCTACATATAAAAATCCACAGCAGATTGCTCATAAAGTGTTGGCAGATAGAATGGGAAAACGAGATCCGGGAAATAAACCGAGCTGTGGTGATCGTATTCCATTTGTTTATATCGAGACAGAGAATAAGAAGGCTTTGCAAGGTGAAAAGATTGAGAATCCGGCGTATATTATTGAGAATAATATAAAACCGAATTATGAATTTTATATTACCAATCAAATTATGAAACCAGTGCAGCAAGTGTTTGAACTTGTCCTAGAAAAGATGAAATGTTTTAAACCGAGACAGACAACTTTTAAAGCACAGATTAATTGTATAAAGAGAGAGTTTAAAGATGATCAAGAGAAATGTGAAAAGAAAATATTAGACTTGAGAAATAAAGAAGTAAAGGCATTACTATTTGATGAATTTTTAGAAGAACCCGTTAAAGCTACGCGCGGGCGTAAAAAGAAGGTGGAATCAGATGAGGAAAAAGAAAGTGTTGTTGAAGCTAAACCTGAGAAACCACCTCCTAAAAAACGCGGTCGACCAAGAAAATTAATTATTGAAGAAGAAGATCCTATTATTAGTGGTGGAAATAGTGTCATTTTTGAAAAATAAAAAATTATATTATATTATTTTTTTATTTTTTTAACATGCACAACATACACAAATATCGTCGCAACAACTGCAATCACATCCGCGTAATTGATCTACACCAGACCAAATAGCATCAACTGCAACTACTGCTGCTCCTAAACCAGCTGCAAGTTTTAAACCAGCAAGAACTTGCTTAATAGTTTTTTTTTCGTTGTCATTTCTACCTAAATCTACAATTAGAGGTCCTGTTTTGTTAAAGAAACCGTCATTTCGTCTTTTGCTTTCTACCATTATACATATACTTGAGAAAAAATTTTAAACGCGCTGCGAATTAAATTATGGCCAGCCTTCAGGAGGCTTAATATCCCCTCCTGGGCCTGTTACCCATCCTCTTGTTTTACTTGCCAAGTAAACTATATCATCTAAAACATTTGGAATAATTGAAGCAACACCTACACCTCTTAAAATAATTAATAGGCCTTTTAATTTGCATGGGATCATTTTTTCTAATTCACCATATTTATAAACCACACTATCACAGTTTCCGTTTCTTACTATTCTTAATCCACGAATAATATCGGTAGCGCCTGAATCAACAATAGCAACTCCAGTAGCAGCAAATAATGCTAAAATAATCTGTACTGCCAATAATTTATTTTTACCGGAAATATTTAGGCCGGATATTAATCTTAGATATTTTTTTGTTAGACGTTCTGATGATTCTGATGTTTCTGAACTAGAGGAAGAAGAGGAAGATTCTGACTTATTATCTGGAATAATAAGTCCATCTCCTTCTTCTTCTTTAATTCCTCCCAAAGGGATATAATCTTCTTTATGTTTTTTTTGTTCTTGTTCTAGTTCTGGTTCTTGTTCTGGTTCTGGTTCTTGTTCTGGTTCTGGTTCTTGTTCTGGTTCTGGTTCTGGCATTGGTTGTGGTATATATACTGGATATTCAAAACCTGGTGAGCTAGCTTCAGGAGCTTCTAAAGGAATAGCCCATTTTTTGCCACCTTCATTCCAAATTTGGGTTGAGGCTACTTCAGGTTGCTCTCCATTACTGCTTCCGCTTTGTGGATTCCCATTAACAACTGTTTGTCTGGTTTCTGCCATTATAATATAACGCAATAAAAAATTTATATTATAATGTCTAAAGCATTGGACCACCTACTCCTGGATATCCTCCTGCACGTGTTAAATAAGGTGTAAATTTAAATAAATAATTAGGATAAGCAGCATCAGCGGAAATTTGAGCTCTTGTCTTAAAAGATCTAGTATATCCGGTAGCACTTGGTGCAGATCCTCCTTTTTTCATTCCCCCAAAATAATTTGTTCTTACTAATTGTCCAGTAGTAGTTCTAACAAAAACGTTAGGCATGATTCCATTTGTTCCACTTGGTCCACCAAACATGGCACGACGTGCAATTGCTGAACGTCCACGACTACTTCTATATCCGTTTCGTTGAGGCATTATAATAATATTGTATAAAAAATTATTATAATAAATTAGACGAAAGGCATAAACATTCTTCCTACACCACCTGATGAAGCAGGATTTACGGAAAGAAGTCTATTTCTTCTTAAATAGTTAATTGTTTTAGGACCAGGGTTTAGGTATGGCCATTGAATACCTTCACCAGCGCGGGTTTGAATATTATAATAGTTATTGTTGTTTCCTTGTTGTCTTCCAACACCTCTTCCAGTTCCACCCATATCACCATAAATATTTCCACTATTTGTGATAGAAGCAGTATTGCGAGCCATTTTTCCTAAATTCATATTCACCATTTTTATATTATAATATAAGATAAAATAGTTTTTAAAAATGAAATAGATATAAAATTAAAATTATCATTATAAACAATGGATACGCATAGTGATAGCGAAACTGAACATTTTAATGTTGAAGATATACCTAAATTAATAAAACATGATTTAGATATCAATCCTACTGATGAAGGATTAATATTTAATCCTTACAATCCATTAAATAAAGAAATTACTGTTCGAGAGGTAGAAGATATTTTATCAAAATATGGAGTTCCTTCTAAAGTGTTTAATATTAATCTTTACAAAAGAGCGTTTGTCCATAAATCTTATGTGAAAAGGCCTTATTTGCTAAATAAAGAAGAAAATATTACAATTGAAGAAAAACCAGACGATTGTCTACCTCTAAAAACGAAATCAAATGAAAGATTGGAATTTCTTGGTGATGGAGTATTAGAATGTATAACTAAATATTATCTTTACAGACGTTTTCCTAAGGAAAATGAGGGATTTATGACTGAAAAGAAAATAAAGCTTGTTAAAAATGAATCTATTGGTGCGCTAGCTTATGAAATGGGTCTTTTTAAATGGTTGCTAATTTCTAAACATGCTGAAGAAAAATTGATAAGAACATCTCTTAAAAAATTAGGTTGTCTATTTGAGGCTTTTATTGGAGCATTATTTTTAGATATTAATAAAATTTCTATTCATGATGAAGACAAATGGTTTGATAATGTATTTGTAACAGGACCTGGATTCCAAATGGCACAAATATTTGTTGAAAATGTTTTTGAAAAACACATTGACTGGAACAATATCATTCAAAATGACGATAATTATAAAAATCTATTTCAAGTCGTTATTCAAAAAGAATTTAAAACCACACCACACTATATTGAAATCAAAAACGATGAAGATGGATATACTATGGGAGTTTATTTATGTTTAGGCAATGCAATTCATGAAGTGAATTATGAAAACGCTATTCCATTCGATAACTTTAAATCTTTAAAGGATATTCAAAATCTTTATGATAAAATCGGAAATGTATTTATTAATTTTGGAACAGGAACTCATAAAGTTAAAAAGAAAGCTGAACAAATTGCGTGTAAAATAGCTTATGAATCATGTAATTAAAGATTATGGAATAAAAAATATAAACATTATATAATCTTTTTTTTTATATAAAGAGGTTATATATGTCATCATACACCGATATTTTAGAACAAATGAAAATAAAACCAGTACCTAAAACGATTGAAAAAATAGAAATCAATATGCCTGAACCATCTGAAAAAGAAGAAATAACAATAACAACAAAAATTATTGATCAAACTGCTAAAAAAACCATTAATAGAAATGATTTTTTAAAGAAGATCGAAAAATCCTTGAAAACGCAAGGTAAACAAGTAATAGAAGTGCAGGAAGAAGTACCGAAAACGTTAACTGTTAATAAAGGTAAAAAAACTAAAAAAACTCTTAAAATTTCTGATGAAAATGTAGACGCAGAAGTAGATACGATTGTTTCTAAAAAGAGAAAAACAGCCAAGCCAGATCTTACTGTAATTAAAGAGGGTCCTCTAACAATGATTTATATTGGAGATACGAAAACAATCGAACGACTCCCACCTAAAAAGAAAGATATGATTAAAGCTTCTGCTTATTATCTTAATAACAGAGAGATTTTTGTTAATTTTATTAATGCATTATTTAAACCTTACAAAGATGAATTAAAAACTGAAAAGAGAGGAAAAACAGAAGGATTTTCTATTATGGTTCATCAAAAAATTGTTAGAGATTATTTGGCACATTATACACCTTATCGTGGCCTATTATTATATCATGGTTTAGGTTCTGGAAAAACTTGTTCATCTATTGCCATTGCAGAGGGATTAAAATCAGATAGACAAATTATTGTAATGACACCGGCATCTTTGCGAAGAAATTATATTGAAGAATTGAAAAAATGTGGTGATCCCATCTTTAAAAAAAATCAATTTTGGGAATTTGTTTACATAAAAAATAAAGATGATGTTGTTAATAAAGATCTTCTTCAAGAATTGAGCAAAATACTACAAATATCGGAAAATTTTATTGAAAAACAGGGTGGGGCTTGGTTAGTGAATGTTAAAAAGAAATCCAATTTTGATGATTTACAAGATGATGCTAAATCTAGTATTGATAATCAGATTAACGAAATGATTCGCTTCAAATATAAATTTATAAATTACAATGGTTTAAGAAATAGTCATTGGAGAGATATGACTATAAATGATACTATTAATCCTTTTGATAATAAAGTAGTAATTATTGATGAAGCACATAATTTTGTTAGTAGAATTGTTAATAAATTAAAATATTCCGATTCACTCTCACAAAAAATGTATCAAAATTTAATGACTGCTAATAATGTGAAAGTCGTTCTATTAACAGGTACACCTATTATCAATTATCCAAATGAGATCGCCATATTATTTAATATTCTTCGCGGGTATATTAAAACATGGAGTTTCCCACTTAATATTAAAACAACTAAAAAAATTAACAAAGAAACATTTGAGCAATTATTTGCCAAATTTGATTTGTTAGATCAAATTGAATACAAAGCAAATTTAAAAACACTAACCATAACTCGCAACCCGTTTGGATTTATAAATAAAAAGAAAATGGAAAAATATATTGGAGTCGCATTATCAAAAACAAATGATCAAGGAAATGTAAGTGATGAGGATTTTGAAAAAATAGTAGCCAGTATTCTTAAGAAAGAAGATATAGAAATTTTAACAAGTGGTATTAAAATTAATCTTTATAAAGCATTGCCGGATAGATTAGATGATTTTAAAGAATTTTTTATTGAAGGTAATGGTAGTCTTAAAAATGATATCTTGTTTAAACGAAGAATATTGGGATTAACTTCTTACTATAGAAGTGCTCAAGAGGAATTAATGCCTAACTTTGATAAAGATAAAGATTTTCATGTTGAAAAAATTCCTATGAGTGATTATCAATTTGCACTATATGAAAAAGCACGCGTTAACGAACGTAAATTAGAAAAATCCAATAAAAAGAAAAAACAAATGCAAAAAAAAACTGACGATATTTATGAAGATGCGGTTTCAACATATAGGATTTTCTCTCGTGCCTTTTGCAATTTTGTTTTTCCCGATAATAAACGTCCTATGCCAAAAGAAGAAGAAGACATTGAAGATATTACTCTTCAAACCGCAACAGAAGATCTTATGGATGCAGCTACGGTACAAGAAAAACTCAATAATCCCGATGGATTATACAGTGGAGAAGATATAGATAAATTAAATGAAAACTCTTCTAAGGAAAAGGACTCTTCATATGAATTAAGAATTAAAGAAGCACTAGAATTTTTAGAGAGAAATTCCGCTAATTATCTATCAAAAGAAGGTCTTCAAATTTATAGCCCTAAATTCTTAAACGTTCTTGAAAACATTGAAGACGAGGATTTCAAAGGTCTTCATTTAGTCTATAGTCAATTTAGAACATTAGAAGGTATAGGTATTTTCTCTCTTGTTTTAAAACAAAATGGTTTTGCACAATTTAAAATTAAAAGAGAATCCAATACAGATCGCTGGGTATTAGATAGAAAAGAAACGGATATTGGTAAACCCATGTATGCTTTATATACTGGTACTGAAAGTCAAGAAGAAAAAGAAATATTGAGAAATATTTTTAATAGCGACTGGAATAATGTTCCTGATTCTCTTGTTGATCAATTAAAACCAATTGCTTCTAATAATTACATGGGAGAATTAATAAAAGTTTTAATGATTACTGCTTCCGGAGCTGAAGGTATTACCCTTAAAAATGTCAGATATGTACATATTATGGAACCATATTGGCATCCTGTAAGAATAGAACAGGTTATTGGAAGAGCGAGAAGAATTGCAAGTCATGAAAATTTACCTGAAGAATTAAGAACGGTAGAGGTGTTTTTATATTTAATGACATTTAGCGCGGAACAAACAACTGGAGATAAAGCAATTGAATTAAGGTTAAAAGATAGAAGTAAATTAGATAATGAAACACCATTAACTAGTGATGAAGCACTTTATGAAATCGCAACCATAAAAGAAGAAATAACAAGAAAAATTCTTAGACAAGTTAAAGAATCTTCAATTGATTGTTCTATTCATACATCTGGTGGAAAGAATAAAGAACAACTGAAATGTTTCACTTTTGGTAAACCTAATAATTCTACTTTTGCCTATATGCCCTCTATTACAAATGAAGAAAAAGATCAGACAACAAAGGCTAATCTTAAAAAAATTGATTGGAAAGCAGAAACAATTACCATAGAAGGCAAGGAATATGCAATTAATAAAAAGACAATGGAAGTCTACGATTTAGACAGTGTTTTAGATGCACAAGCAAATGAAGAAGGAGGAAATCCAATTTTAGTCGGACAATTAGTGAAAAAAGATAAGAAATATATTTTTAAAAAAATATAAATATTATATAAATGGTTAGATCTAATTCTCAAAAATATCGAATTCAGAGTGATGGAACTTGTTTACCACGCAGTTATGAGCAAAAAAAATATGATCTTAAAAATAATTATAAATATTGTAAAAGCCAAGACTTTTCTCCAACTACAAGTAAAAATACTCGTTCAAATACATTCAAAAAACGAATATCTTCTGATCCAAAAGGTCCAGCTCTTAGAACTAAAAAAAATACTAATACTAAAACAGTTCGAATTAAAACTCCTAGTCCATCAAGTGGTGGAAAAAGATCAAGAAAATATAAAAGAAAAAAGCAAAAACGTTATAGCAAAAAGTATGTTAAAAAATAAAATGTTTTATGTAATTTCAATAAAATTATATAAAACAACACATTTATATGATATTTAATTTACAATAGGTTTTGCTCCACAGCAATTACCATTTCCACCCTTTCTGCCTTTTTTGCTAGATTTTCTTCTAGTAGCACGTTTTTTAGATCCCTTAGAACCTTTCTTTTTACCTGAACGTCTTTTGGTTTTTCTTTTATTTGAACGTTTTTTGGAAGGAGCCTTTTTGGCAGCAGCAGGTTTAGTAGCAATTCCCATTGATTTTTTCTGCGCTGCCCATCTTTGTTTTGCAATTGGTAATAATGTTGTTAATGATTTGCCAGGATTTTCAGCAACAACCTTTTTAACTTCGTCTTGCCAAGTCATTTATATATTTATGCTATATTTATTTTTTCTTCTAAAGCTGTTAATTTTTCCATAATATTTTTTTGCACCGATTGAATTTCGTCAATACGTGTTAATATAATATCATAAGGATTTGGAACTGTTTTTTTCTTTAATTTAGTAAATATATCATTAGTTTTATTAGTGATAACGTCTTTTTGATTTGGTACTACATCGGGTGTTATTATATCATCAGGCAATTGTAATTGTAATTTTTTAGGCTCTTTTATACTTTCTTCACGATGCTCTTTGATACTTTCCTCTCGATGTTCGGTATCATTTTCCGATATCCATTGTTTGGCGAGTTCCCTTGACTCATCATTAGTATTAATGGTATCTAATTCTCTTTCTCTATTTGCCAACATTTCTTTCACTAAACGATCCATATCTCCTCCAATAGGCTTATCATCTAAAGTATTATTATCTGCAAATGAGACTTCTTTTGGCTTTGGTGGATGTAATAAAGTTTTCATATCATCTTCTTGTTTTTTTAATTTCATTTGTACTTCTTCCATTCTATTTTTCTTAAGATCTTCCGATTTATAAACCACTTCTATTTTTTTTGAAGGCTCTTTAAAACTTGCTATTTTTTTATTAGTAATACTATTAATTTCTGTAAGCAAAATAGGTATTACTTCTTTATTGACTTTCATTATATCATTTTCATCGATTTCATTTTGAGAAGCATAATTTTCTAATATATTTTCAAAGGTTTTTTGCACATTAGAAAATTCATTGTTGGGTATATTATCGAAAATATTATTTTCTTGTAAAACACTCCACAAAATTTCTTTGTTTTGGGTTGATAAAAACAACATTATTTACAATTAGACAATGTTGTTTTTTTAAATAATATTTATAAATTACTTTCATTTGGATTAAAATAAACTTTTCGAAATCTCTCTATTTTTTCATCTGGTATTCGTTTTTTTAAACATTCATTTGAATTTTTTAAATTTTCTATAATAAAATACAAACAATACATTCCACATTCTGTATTCTGATTCTGGTGTTTAATTTTATTATCGTTTCTATTAAATTGAATATCCATATTCTCTCCTTGTTTTATAATCCTATCTATTAATTTTTCTATTTCTTTTGGACAAGGATCAGCAACACTATCAAAATAGATTATTTCCTTTTTTCCTATATTAACAAACAAAGCAATCCAATGGGAACCGTCAAGATAATGTGGATCCGTATTAAATATTATACCTACTTTATTACAATTACGTTTTAAACAAGTTTTTATGTCAAATTTGCATAATTCATCCCATACACATTTATTCCCTAATTTTCTTTTATCAAAATCGATTGGACTTGGACCAATAAAATTAAATTGAGGGTATGCGTGTTCATATTGAGCCATGACATTTTCTATATCAGTACTAGTTAGCCATTCATTAGGATTTTTTTCCCAAGATAGCGGAGATGTTGGGGTGAACGTGTAATTTAACATTTCTTTAGATACATTATTTTTAATAAAATTTTGTTTTAACCAACATTTTTCATTTTTACATGTATGTTCCATATTTTTTTTTAATGTCTTCCAAATTACATTGGGATCTTTTGATTTTATTTTTGCATCAGGATGTCTAGCATTCCAATGTTTTTTTAATGCTTTAAGAGAATCACTTGTATAGCATGTATTTTTATTTGATCCATCCTTCTTTGGAGCACAACTTAATTTTTTATATGTTTTATTTTGCGACCTTTTATTTTTTTTTGTCTTCATAATTATTACTTATATTTTTCTTTTTTACACCTTTATATTTTAATTCTTCACTTTGTAAATCAATATTTATTTTTTTAGGCACTATTGTCTCTTTTTTAAATTTATTTGGTTTCTTAATAATATAATTATCTAAAGTGCATTTTTTTACTTGATTTTTCTGAAATTGCTCAACATCATTTGAATTAATTTTGTCTTGGGATAATTCTTCCTCATTACCATTATCAGTTTCAAAAGAAACCTTTTTATCAACACCATTTGTTTTTTGCACAATATCTCTCTTATCTTCTCTCTTAAAAATATCTATTTGAAGTTTATTAAAGTCATGAAAATAATCAATTACATTAGTGTCATAATTTTCTAATTTGTTTAAATTTTTTAAATATTCTTTGTACTTGGTTAGTAATCTTTTTTTATAAAATTGCTCTTCTTCCAAAAGTTTTGATTTATCAAAAACAGGTTTTTTTTCACGCTGTTCATTATAACTATTATTTGACATAAAATTTAATGTTAATCTATCTACTTTATCCATTTGTAATAAATTATGTTAATTATTTAATCGTTTAAACATAATTTATTGATTGTTATTCATACTTTTTTCTACTTTTGATTTAAATTGAAAACGAGTATGGTTTTGAAAAACTTGTTTTCCTAAATTCATAGTGTTTGGATTAAAAGGTTCAAATCGTTGTTTTTGAAATAAGTCGGGAAAAGGTTGTTTTACTGGATTACCATCGACTACTACATTATATAAATCACTCTTGGAACTTGGAACATATTCTTTTTGATCAGCTGGTTGTAAAGCAAAAAATTGATTTCTTAATGTTGATTCTTTATGAATATTATTGGCGTAGCCACTCCATGGAGCTCTATCATTACCGGGATTAAAAGTTGTTGATACATTAAAACTTTGACAATTATTTAAAGGTACCGTTGCAGGTGCACGCCTATCTAAAATAGGCATAAATGCATATTTTGTTGAAGTAGGACGAAAACTTACATTAGGAGGCAATGTATTAGATGGAATGTTTCTTTCAAATATGCGTTTATTTAAGGTTTGAACTCTATTATCATTACATAAATAACTTCCATTTACAACACCAAACATAATATAAATTATAGGAATATTATATTTTTAATCTAAAATCTTAAAAATATAATATAAAGATTTTAATTTAAATTCTAAATATGTGTGGTATATTTGCTGTAATTCAACTTGTTTCTTCCTACAATAAAAGACAACATGAGACACAATTTAAAGAATTATGGATGTCTGGACAATCAAGAGGACCAGAAAATTCATCATGGCTAGATCATGAACTTGGATATATTGGGTTTCATCGATTAGCAATTAATGGACTAAATACTATTTCTAATCAACCTTTAAAGAAAAAAGATTGTATTTTAATTTGCAATGGAGAAATATATAACTACAAAGAACTATATAAAAGTTTGGGTATTGAGCAAGAAACAAATTCAGATTGTGAGATAATTATTGACATGTATAAAAAGTATGGTATTGAATATACATTGCAAAATTTAGATGGTGTTTTTGGTTTTGTATTAATAGATGCTGAAAATAACCAAACCTTTGTTGCTCGCGATCCTTTTGGCGTTAGACCTATCTATTATAATAAATCTATTGATTGTTTAATGATTTCATCTGAATATAAACAAGTCCAATCTTTTTGTTATAATGGATGTGAATATGGACAATTTCCACCCGGTTGTTATTTATCAGTTTTAAAAGATAAAGACTATATCACTAAATATAGTGATTTTATTAAATACAATAATTTTCAACTTAGATTGTCTTACAATTCATATGAATCAGATGAAAGACTAATACCATACCAAGATATTTATAATAATTTATTTGCAGCAGTAAAAAAACGCGTTGAAAATACTGATAGGCCTGTAGCATGTTTATTATCTGGAGGATTGGATAGTAGTTTAATTGCTTGTATGGTGAAGCGAATATTACCACAAAATATTGAACTTGAAACTTATAGCATTGGAATGCCAGGAGGTGCTGATTTTGCCCATGCCAAAAATGTTGCTGATTTTATTGGATCAAAACATACTGAAATTCTAGTAGATGAAAATGATTTTTTTAATGCAATTCCTGATGTTATAAAAGCCATTTCTAGTTATGATACAACAACTGTTAGAGCGAGTGTGGGAAATTATTTAATTGGCAAATATATATCTGAAAATTCCGAAGCAAAAGTAATATTTAACGGAGATGGTTCTGATGAACTAGCAGGTGGCTACATGTATTTTCATTATTGTCCAGATTCTCAAACGTTTGATTTCGAATGTAAACGTTTGTTGTCTAATATTCATCATTTTGATGGGTTAAGATCAGACAGATGTATTTCAACGCATGGATTAGAAACGCGCACACCTTTTTTGGATAGATCATTTGTTAATTATTATTTGAGTATACCTGCACACTTTCGCGATCATAACAAAGTAGGAAAAATAGAAAAATATTTGTTAAGAAAAAGTGTTGAACTATATGGAGAAAATTTAATGCCATCTTCTGTTTTGTGGCGTAATAAAGAAGCATTTAGTGATGGTGTAAGTGCAAATGATAATTCTTGGCACAGTATTATTCAAAAACGTGTAGGTGAAATGAGTGATTTAGATTCTACAAAAACATATAATTATAACCATCCTGATTCTTTGGAAAAACTATATTATAGAACTGTATTCGATAAATTTTATCCTAGTAGTGAAAAGATTATACCTTATTTTTGGATGCCTCGATTTTGTAATGCGACTGACGCAAGTGCGCGCGAATTAACCATTTATAAAAATAAAAATATTGAATAAATTGTAAAAACAAATTAAAAAATTAACATATATGTATTTATAATGATTAATACATATATATTCACTTCATTTGGTAGTTTAACTGGAGGTTTATTTTATTACTATGCGTCTGCTATTTGTGGTATGAAAAAATCTGATAATATTTATCCTCAAATATTAAATTATGGAGCTTTGGTCGGAGCAGCGATTGGCATGTATAGAGGTTATTATGGAAAACCTTTAATTGATCTAGATATACAAATTTATAAAAAATAATTATTTAACATATTTTTTAATATAAAAAAATAATATAAAATGTCTCAAGAAATGTCTGTATCTAATGAAAAAAACATTATTGATGTAGAATCTCTTGAAGTTTCTCCATCATGTGTGTCCAAAAGCTCTTCGTTTAAATCGTCAAGTGAACTATTTACTTTTGGATCTATTATTGTATCTTTAGGCTTTATAGCAGCATGTTATATGATTTTTCCATCAATGACTATGAAAATGGTATATAAACAACTCGGTATGGAAGAACAGGATGATGATTTTACATAACATATAAACATATATTTTATATGTTATATAGAAAATTTGGATTATGATTATCAATTCAACTGCCAGCTATCATTATTTTTGTTCACAGTAATGGTCCAAATGGCCTCGTTTGAAAGACTTGTAGTTCCATAAGTATTGGGTAATAGAGATGAAATTCCTTGGGTCAGATTGCCATTGCTGCTGTCAATAATGTAAAATTCTGGACGACCTCTCACCTGTGCATGCACTATGTCATCAGCACTGGAAGAACCTACCGTTTCATCTAATTGCAATTTTATTGCAGCAGCATCACTTATTGTTATGAGTTTTGGTGAAATTCCATCCTCAAACAAAACTAATGGCAGTTGGCACTCGTTTACAATTACTTGGTTTCCAGTAATTGTGTCAATAATTATATTCACAGATAAATCTGGATTAGACACATCACCACATATAATGCGTGTTGCTGTCCGTGAAGTTCTCGTGGTGGCAATATATCTAGTTAAATAGGTTCCATCAATATATTTTATTGTATTTGAAGGTCCATCATGATAAAATACACTACACATTCCTTGTACTGCATTATCATTATTACTTACAGGTGTCGGAGTATTATATTTTACATAAAGTCGAGCATTAAATTGTTTTTCATTATAATATGGTTCAAGTTCTAACCTTTGTAAACCATTAAGGCTAAGACTAAAAGATCTGTCGGACGCCTCACTCGCCACCACAGGACCTGTTCTCAATACTGCTTCAAAGTACTCTTTCCCTTTTTTATTTGTTCCACCCCATCCAGCTAAGCTGTAAACCTGTGGGTAAGAAGGATAATTACTTGGGCTTTCATTGGGTAATGCAATATAATACCCATTAGCAGAAAAACCTGAATCGCCATCAATTAAGTTACCGGGATTTACTGCAATTGCGTTTGTTTCATATCCACGCCAACTTATTTTTGTAGGTTTATTCATGCCTAAAGTAAACGTATAATTACTTTTATCATCTAAATCAGTTAATTTACAATCGAAATGTCCCAATTCTTCATTCCAATTAGCCGCATACGATTGTCGACTCCAATAGTATCCGTCAATATTTGTCGAAAAAAAGGTTCCTCCTGCAGCCAATATTTCATCATTTGTTGTATCACGTACACCTTGAAGACTGTATCCTACATAATGATTACAATTTTCGTCTTCGTGTTTATTGTTAGCAGGCAATTCAAATAATTGGAGTCCTGAATACGTACCAGGTTCTTTATTGGGATTTTCATATAATAATGTTCCCTCTCTTTGCCATACAGTCGAACATAAATACTTAATAGCGTTCTTTTTGTCTTCACAAGAATACTTTTTCCTACACAACCGTTTCAATGTTGCACAACTACTATTCATTATTTATAACATAACGCAATATTATAAGTATAAATCATGTCTAATTAGAAAAAATAAAAAATAATTATTTATTGATAATATATTTTACACACTTTTCTGTTAATATACTATACTCTTTTAAAAAGTCTAAGAATTTGTTATATAAAAACCCATTATTTTCATACTCAGTATTGATATTGATTTCTTTAATAATACATACATTACATAATGATCCCTTGTTTAATACATCTATGGTTGCTGTTCCAAGAATTAAATTGCTATTTAAATCAACAACTACGAATATATTGTGATCATAGTTTAATTTCATAAATAATTCATCGGGAGATAAATCATTTATCATCATAATATTCGATTCTGATAACAAACTCGTTAAATTATAATATGAGTTTTTTAAATCATCGTGCTCTAATTTACGAAAATGTATTGGAATACCTTTTAAGTAAAACATTTATTTATAAATATATTTATAAATAAATTATTTTTTATACGTGCGTTTGTGTTGTCCCTTTTGTTTGTTTCGTTTTGGAGTTCTATTGCGAGATGTAGCGAAAAATTCTTTTAGGTGAGTAATAATTTGCATACTTACTACTTTTTCGGCTTCATATTCATCTTGACTTTTAATTTTTGGTTTCACGTTATAATTATTAATATATTTAGTCATTTTTCGTTTAAAAACTTCTTCAGAAAAATCAGAAAGTCTAGAATTATTTTTATATTTTTTCCAAAATCTATCAATCATAATATTCCATGGAAGATCATAAACATATGGAAAAATATTAATGTAATAGACATTCTTGTCTTCCATACCCATATGATACTGATCATCTAAAAAAAATATTTTAGTTGACTTTGGTAATTTTGTACAGTTTAAAAAATCGCCAATATTTTTTTCGTGGGATGTTCTTCCTAATTCAACCCTTTTCCCATTCACTTTAAAAGCTGCAATAATATGATCAAATAAATCATAATTAATTTTATCATTTAAATAATCTTTTATGTGCATAGTCCATTCTCTAGGACCTTGATTATTTGTATAAATAATAATTTTATTACAACTTGAGAGATGTTTTTTATTTTTTAAATATTTTAAAATATCAAATATTCCTGGCCTTAAAAATTCTGGATATAAGTCTAATAATTCATTAAAATTATCTTGATGAAATTTATCATCTTGTAAAACATAATTTAAACTACTACATAATACACCAAAAGTGCTAAAGAATCCAAGTGTTTCATCTAAATCAAATACGACAACATATTGTTTCATTATTATGACTATAAATAGTAAATATTTTTATTTATAAAATATAAATGAAAATATTAAAAAAAGATTATATTAAAATTTTAAAATACTATAAAAAACCATATCAAAATAATGATTCATATGCTAGTATTAAAAAAAGAGCGGAAGATCTAATGGCAGGTAAATTATGTCGTTGTATTAAGACTTTAGGAGAGAGCAAACAGACTATAGGTATTTGTACAAATAGCATTTTAAAAAAGAAAAACATATCTTCCAATAAGTTCACCTGCAAAAAAAAGCCAAGTTTTCGCGGCAAGTTATCAAAAACGAAACGAAACTTAAAGTTATAATAATAGAATATTATAATGAATACTCTATTATCAGCATTAGACAATGAAAAAAATTCAACAATTATGAACTTAGACTATAAAACGATTAAAAAAATGAAAAATGACATTTTACAGCAACTTCAAATAAAAGGAGAAGATCTTAAGAAAATGCATGAAAAGTTGAAATATTATAGATATATTGATACTATAGATAATTTGAATATTGGTGGATATTTGCGATGGATTAATTTAAAAAAATTAGAAAAACAAGAAGGTGAAATAGATGTTAACAAAATCCTAACAAATGGGGCAATAATATGTGATTGGAAAATATTAGAAAATGGTATTCATATAGTATGCAAAACAAATCTGCATAGAATTATTCAAGTAAATTTTGATGAAAATCTACTTTTTCAAAAATTGACCGAACAAGAAGAAATTTTGCTATCGGTAATCAAATATCTAAATAATTAGGCAATTTGCAGTCCGATGAAATTTTTCTCATAAAAAACACAGTAGGATTCTCTTTTTTAATGGATTCAATTTCATCCACAGTTAATTTATTATATAATTTTGGATGATTGCCGGAATCATTATCTTTCCAATTTGTAAAGGTAATAGGTTGGGAAATAAAACTAATTTTATGTTTATATGCAATATTTATAAAATAATGTTCATCTGGGACATCAAAACTATTACCAAATACATTTAAATAGTATAATGAATCAAGATACATTTTTAAAGTAATCCTATGTAAACATATCCACTGTTCTTGTTTAAAAAATGTTTTTTTTTCAAAAAATTGTGGATTCCGAAAAGAAGAAAACCTGCCTATTTGTCTATTTGGAATAACATTAATAATATTATTATTTACCTTTGAGATTTTCTCATATATATAATCAAAGTTATACAATGGAATACAACTATCTGACAGCAAAATAAAAAAAGTGTTTTCTTTATCACTTATAAAAGCTTGTTTAAACATTAATAAGGTAGCTTCGACTAATGATATATGACCCCATCTAGTAGGTACTCTTTGTTTAAGACTAAACTTATGAAATTTATATTGTTTATCTACAAAGTTATTTTTGTTATGAATATAAATATTACATTTATCCTCATGACCTTTAAAAAATTTATACCATAATTTTGGTTGCTTTATATTTCCAATTGTTAAAAAACAAAACGCTATTTTCATACTATAATATAGAAATATTATGTTTAAATTATATATAATGGCTTTGAATTATTCTAATTGTCTTTTCACTAGATTACAAAATAGACTACATGCTTATCTAAATCCTCCTAAAAAAAGTTTAGAACCTATGCTTTTATGTCCTAATATTTGGTCTGGAAAATGAACAATTATTAACAGTGATGGTGAAAAAAAAGAAATTCATAATATTATACGTTTTAAAAAAATTCCAAATGTGGATTATAAAATGGGTTTTGCCTATTTAACATCTCAAGTAGATCATAAAGTAAGAAATTTAAAATGTTTTTGGAATGCGATCGAAAGTGATCATGGTTTAAATGTACATGTTTTTCACCAAAAAGAAGATGAAAAGTTTGATTTTGATCCTTCAAATTAGATTTACTTACATATGTAATAAAATAATTCAACTATTATATATGTAAAATATCCTACATAAATGTAGTTAAATTGCATTTTTACGTTTTTTTCAAAAGTATTTTGAGATATTAGAAAATGGACAAAAAAAAGTATGTCCAAAATTGAAAATCCAAAAATAGATTTGTAAAAAAACGCGAAAAAACGACTTAGAGCATTATGCTCTCATCAACACAAAAAAAGATTTTGATTTGTGATGGACGCGGAAAAAAAGGTACTACGTATAAAAAATTCGGCATTTTTTCTGTTATCCAAAATGGATAATAAAAAAATGCCGAAAAAATGCCGAATTTTTAGTTGTTGTAAATTGTTATTATTCACTACTAAAATATTATTAACATTTTTAAATAAACCTTACTTATTTAAAAATGGATAAAAATGGATAACAAAAAAATGCCGATCTCTAAATAATATATTTGAAAAAATTATTTAGGCATTTTTTTTATTATCCATCTATAGGATAAAAATGGATAATAAAAAATGCCAAAAAAATGCCGAAATATATATTTGTGAAAAATGTGATTTTAAATGCAGTAAAAAAAGTAATTATAAGCAACACTTGGCAACACGTAAACATCAAATGAATAATTTGGATAATGAAAAAAATGCCGAAAAATCTAAAATTATAGTTGAAGAGAGATTTGTTTGTAGTTGTGGTAAAAGTTTTAAATATCAGTCAGGATTATGTAAACATAAAAAAAAATGTAATATAGATTGTTCTGAACAAAAAAAAGAAACAGTTGATGAACCAGTAAATTCTTCCCTAATTCAAAATTTGATTTATCAAAATAAAGAATTGCAAAATATGATTGTGAAACAACAAAGTCAATATGAAGACACTTTGAAAGAAATAATACCAAAGATAGGAAATACAATTAATAATAATCAGCAATATACTATTCAGATGTTTTTAAATGATAAGTGCAAAAATGCATTAAATTTGGAAGATTTCATTAATTCATTGCAAATAACATTAGATGATTTAGATATAACAACGAATCGTGGATTAATTGAAGGCGTAACTTATTCCGTATTGAAGGGTCTAGAGAAATTGCAGATTCATGAAAGACCGATTCATTGCAGTGATTTAAAACGAGAGATTATGTACATTAAAGATCAAGACGCGTGGAATAGAGATCAAAATAATGACATGTTAAAACAATCTATAAATAAAGTAGCGGATAAACAATTAAAATCATTTCCAAAGTGGGAAGAAGGTCATCCAGATTATTTAGACAATGATTTGGAACAGGAAAAATATATGCAATTTATGGGAAATGCGACCGTAGATTTGAGCGAAGATCCAAAAGCTATTAGTAAAATAATAAAAAATGTAGGAAAAGAAGTTTATATTTCAAAAGATAATATAGTTAATGAAAATTAATTTTATTTTTATATATTAGTAGTATGTCTTATAAAGAAAACAAGCATTATAAAAAATATAGTAATAAACATAAAGATGTAAAGAATTCTGTGCAAGTATTAGAAAATTTTTGTGATGATAATTGTGTGAAGATGGAAATATTTGGTAGTTTAACAAGAAAAGATTATTATCATGGAAAATCTGATGGGGATGTAATTATTATAACCAAAAATATTAATCATACTTCATATCAGTTTAATAATTTTATTCGAAATAATCGGAATATTCAAGGTAAAAAGAGAAAATTAGTCTATTATGGTTTAGATAAAGATAAAATAGAATGTTCTGGTCTTTTACATAAAGTAAACATACATGGAAATAATTTTGATGTTGTACTAATTGAAGAAAAAGATTATGAAAATCATATACAATTAGTAAAACCAACGTTTCATTTTTTACTTTATATAGTCATGAGTATAATTAAATTTTTTTATTATCAAGTTCCAATAATTCCACAATGGTTATATATAGAAAGTAAATCGTTTTTATTTAAAAGACGTCTTCATATAGTTAAAGAAGAATCGTATAAATAAATTTAAAAATGTTATAAATTTATTTATTTACCACGCAGAACCAAATCCTCCTCCACCGAAACTATTTGCTGCCATAGGTTCCTCCATTCCACTGCCTGGAGTAGCTGCTCCAACTAAAGGTGTTTGGGGTCCAGAATACATATTGTTGAAATTTGGCTGAGATTGGGTTGGTGCCCCTGCTTGTTGCATACTATATTCATTTGTTTGTGATTTATTATTAGTCATTTGTGGTGTTAACATCTGTTCTATTGTTGGATTACTTATAAATTGATTTCCTGAAATTGGTTGAATAACTTTAACATTAGAATCTTTTTTGGCTTCTTGTTTTAAAGATGTGCGCCCATCAATAAGATCAATAACTCTGTCAATTAATATTTGAATTTTCTCTCCTAGTTTTGTTTGCATAGTAAAAAGGACAAAGAGGAAAATAAGAATTACATTTGTTAAGTCAACATTTCCATAGGGAATTTTACTATATGTAGGAATATAGATAATGACTCTGTGTATAAAGAAAATAACTACCATGATAAGTAAAAGTTGAATTAATATTTCAGCAGTCATTGCAATACTTCCTTTATCTTCATCAACATCTGGAGAATAAGTCTTGATAGATTTTAAAAGAACTATAATAGGTATAATTGCCAAAAGAGTATATTGTAAAACGTTTAAAAGATAACCCTTTTCTGTTTTGTCAATCATAAAAACATTTTTTAAGAATCCTTTTTTATTTGATGTTTCTTCTATTTCTTCTAAATTATCCATATCTGTATATATGATTTATATACAGAAAGAATTATTTAGGAAATTGTAATTTATAATTCGTAAAAAAATAATAATAATTATTACAAATAATTATATATTATAGATGAGTAGCTCAAGTTCATTATCATCCGCAAGAAGAAGACGTGTTGGTTCGCAACCAGTTGTTAATCCTCATCCTACTGTATCTTCATCCAGTCAATTATCAGAAAATGCAGCACGCAGAAATTTAATGCAACAAGAACAAATCAACAGTTCACAAAGTGAACAATATAATATTAATGATTCAAATGAAAGACCAGTTATGCATCCAACACAATTATTGATGCAACATGATTTCCGCTTATTTCAAATGGAAAAAATGGTCAAAAGTCTTTCAGAAAAAAATGGAGACCATACATTAAAAAGTGTAAATGAAACCTCTTTTAGTGGAGATGGAATAAATGTTGATGAAATTAAGGTAGAAGTACAAAAGAACATTTTGCAATCAAATGAGCTTAAAAATTCTGTAGTTGATTTTGCTAAAACAGCTATCGAGAATGATTATGATTTTGATTCATTTTTTGAAAATTTACAAAAGCTTTCTGAAGAAAATAGAAGATTAAATGATATTATAGCAAATAATCAAACATACATGAATAATTTAAATACTACTGTACTTCATTTGTTAACTGATTTTAGATCAATTCAAAAAGAGTTATCTCATTTAAAAATAAATAAAGAACAAATTGATACCAATGTAAGTAATGTTGAAGCAATTATTAATGATGAAACTCAATTAGTAAAATGTTGTGAAAATGAAGAAAAATGTTGTGATGTAGATGCTAACTGTTGTAATGAAAACAAAGAATGTTGTGAACAAGGACAAGAAGAAGATCAAACAAATGATCAAGAGAATGTTGAGATTGAAATTGTTGAAGAGGAAGGAGAAGAAACAGATAAAAAATCTAAAAAAAATAATAAAAGAAAAAAAAATTAATTAGTTTAATGAAGGTAAAAATAGTATAATTTTAAAATAATATAATCATGAAAAATTTGATTGCATTATTCGTGTTTTGTATAATATTATTTATGTATATTCATGTATATTTTCATATAAAAAAAAGTAATGATTTAGAAGTTTTAGTTCTCGACAACGATCCTTCAAAAGATCATTTTGAAGAAATTTGTAATATAAGACAACCGGTCATTTTTGATTTTTATGAAGAAGAAATAGATGAAAAATGTAATAATCAATTTTTAATGAATAATTATGGTGCTTTTGATGTTAATATTAGAAATACAAAAGATCAAAAATCTAATTTACTTCATTTACCAATGACATTAAGTGCATGTGAAAAAATCATGAATGGTGATGAAGAATCAAAAATAATTTCTGAGAAAAATAGTTCCTTTTTAGAAGAAACTAGCTTACTTAAAGTATTAAAATATAATGACATATTTTTAAGACCACATATGGTTAGTAATTGTTATTATGATTATATGTTTGGAACAGATAAATCTACTACTCCATTACAATATAATTTAAATTATAGAAATTTTTATTTTGCTTCCCATGGTAGTTTTCGTGTTTTATTAATACCACCAAAATTTTCCAAGTATTTGTATGAAATGAAAAATTATGAAGATTTTGAATTTTCTTCCCCTGTTAATCCATGGAAAATTCAGTCAAAATATAAACATGATTTTGACAAATTAAAGACATTGGAGATAGATGTAAAAAAAGGACAATGTTTATATATTCCAGCTTATTGGTGGTATAGTATACAATTTAACAATGATTGTTCCATTTGTGTGTTCCAATATAGAACATATATGAATAATGTAGCTATTGCGCCACAGTTATTCATGAAAATTTTACAAAGTCAAAATGTAAAAAGAGAGATAGCAAAAAAAGCTCCTGATATTGAGAAAGATAATAAAGAGGGGTCGGAATTAGAAGAAAGTAATGAAGTCAAAGAGTAAATTAGGTTTTTGGGAAGAATCTATCAGCGTGAGAAAGTTCAATTTTGTATTCTGGATCGAAAAATATAGCGGCCATATTTTTAATCCATTCTTTATCTTTCATTTCATCGTCAGTAATCCTACATTCATTAAGATAAAATGATGCTTTATCCCAAAAATGCATACTATATTGTTTTTCTGGAGCAGCATGAGCCCAAGAGCCTAGAATATGTGTAGTAAAATTATGTTTTAAAAGTTGAAATCTCTCTTCTTCGTTTTCGGGGATCAAATCCACCATGTCTTTAATAACAACGTATGCGTTTCTCATTTTGGGTTTGCAATGCTAAAATAAAAGAAAAACACTTCATTTTTAAAACGGAATTGTGTAGTAGCGGGATTTTGGTAGTAAATTAAAATATAAAATTAAATATAAAATTGAAAACTATTTATACAGTAAATAAGCTTACAAACATAAACATGCAATATAAAATTAACGTAGACGACGGCAATTATACATCTTGGAAAACATATATTTTTCAAGATGTACATATTAATGAGACAAAAATAGAGATTGATCCATTAAAATCCAAATTATTTTCAAATGATGTTTTTGAGATTCATGAAGGTGAAATAAAAATTGTTCATTCAACTATTCGCCTATTACCTGGGATTCCAGCTATATTAGTTCTTAACGATGGAAAAACGTATGGACATTTTAAAAACAAATTACTATATAAATGTATTCCCGATGATAAGAGATTGCCCGCATTTTTAGTTCCTTATCAAATTAAAGCAACTTTCTCTAAGAAATATGATAATCTATATGTTCTACTTCGTTATCAGAACTGGGAAGGAAAACATCCTATGGGTATATTAGAAAATGTTATAGGTAATGTGAAAGAATTACCAAATTATTATGAATATCAACTCTATTGTAAAAGTCTTTATTCTTCTATTCAGAATTTTACCAAAGAAGCAAAACATAAAGTAAGGATGCAGGCTATCGAAGAATTAATTGATAAAGCAATGACTAGTTATAACATAGAAGATAGAAAACAAGAAGAAATATTTACTATTGATGGTGAAACAACTGCAGATTTTGACGACGCAATTGGATACGTTAAAACAGATGAAATGATCCGCATGAGTATATATATATCGAATGTTTCATTGTGGATAGAAATGTTATCTTTATGGGAATCTTTTTCAGAAAGAGTATCTACAATATACCTACCGGATAGAAAACGACCTATGCTTCCAACAATTTTATCTGAAAATCTTTGCAGTCTTGTTGAAAAAACAGATAAGTTGGCTTTCACAATGGATTTGTATATTAAAGATGATGAGATTGAAAGAGTTGAATATTGTAATACAAGGATTAGAGTAAAAAAGAATTATCATTATGAAGAGCAGAAATTATTGCAAAATAAAATGTATAATGAAATATTTAACCTTGTTAATGTATTGAATAATAAATATAATTATATTAAAACAATTGATACAAGTTCGGACGTTGTATCTTATTTGATGATTTTAATGAATCACTATTCTGCGAAAAAATTAATAGATTTTAATAGTGGAATTTACAGATCAGTTCAATTTATAAATAGGAATAAACAAAAAAATATTTCTGATTTACCAGACAGTGTTTCTAGGTTTCTTAAAATGTGGAATAGTGCTGTAGGAAGTTATACACTATATGATAATCGACAATCACACGAAATGATGGAAGTGGAATCATATACTCATATTACATCTCCAATTAGACGACTGGTAGATTTATTAAATATAATTAAATTGCAAGAAAAATTAAATATGGTTAATTTTGGACCAAAAGCGTATTTATTTTATGATAAATGGACAGAAAGAATGGAATATATAAATACCACTATGCGAGCAATAAAAAAAGTACAGACAGATTGTGATTTATTAGAATTGTTTACTAATCGAGAGGATATTCAAAAAAATATCTATAATGGATATATTTTTGATAAAATAGAAAGGGCAGATGGTTTATTTCAATATATGGTGTATCTTGATCAATTAAAGATGGTTTCAAGAATAACAATTCGTAATAATTGTGAAAATTATTCAAAAATGAATTTTAAAATTTATCTTTTTGAAGATGAGCATTCTTTAAAGAAAAAAATTAGAATAGGAAACGTTGATTAAACATATAAAGATTGATTTGTAGCAACAAATTTTAATATCATGTCTGGCATTTTGTTTAATTTATTTAAAAATTCTAATTCTTGGAAATATTCTGCAACTTTTTTCATTTCTTCAATTACATTATGTAATTTTATTATTGCTTTAATAAATTCTCCCAAAAATATTCCACTTTCTTTTTTCATATTTTCAAGTAAAAGTCTACATTCTCCTTCATTTTCAACTTTTATCCAGGGTATAATGTATTCTAAAATATCATAATTTGGATCAAGATCACCTGGTTTTATCATAAATCTTGTATATTCATGCATTAAATTATTATATTCAATATCCATGTTTTCAAATTCTTGACAAAGTTTTTCGTTTTCAGGAGTTTTAATGTGTTTGTATGAATGTCTTTTTTGATCATCTTGAACACGAATATTGTTAAAGCAACTAAATAAGGTTAATATTTCTGCTTCATTTAAATCATAGAAGAAATTACTTTTATCGAGAAGATTTCCAAAAAGAAGACTGGGTAATTCTTGAATTAGTCTTGCAATATTTCCACTTCGATTAAGTTGATTTTCTCTAGAAATAAACTCTGTCTCGGTTAAAAATTGCATATGTGTTTCTAATTTATTTTCAAAGTATTGATTTATTGTTTCTAATTCTTTTGCAAGTATTTTATTTTCTTCTTCTTTTTCAGAAAATTCTGTATAAAAGTGAAATATATTTTTAAATGTAGCATCTTTTTCTAGATCTTCAATTTTCCGTTTTGCTTTTTTTTGTTGATTAGCTCTTAAATTTGGAATTTTTTGTTGAAGATCTTTATATTCATCAATTTTTTCTTTATATTCACTTATTTTATTATACAATGGTACTGATTTATATTTGTATAATTCAATCTCTTGTATATCTTTTTTTGTAATTAGATTATTTTTTGCTGCAATAATGTTATTTGATACTAGACTTTGTTTTGAAAAACTTGTTATATTATCTAGACAATTATTATTAATCATAGTTAATATCGTATTGTGTGATATTTCATATTTTGATTCTAGTGGAAGTGGAGAACCATTTAAAATATTATTATATTCATTATCATAAGGAAAATCAAATAGGTTATTACAATGGATAACATGTCCAATGGTATCTATACCTCGTCTACCTGCTCTACCTGCCATTTGTGTGTATTCATGAGGAAATAGATATCTCATTGTTGAGCCATTAAATTTTGTGAAGGATGACATTATGACTGTTTTAGTTGGCATATTTAATCCTACAGCAAACGTTTCTGTTGCAAATAAAAGTTTAATATAACCTTTTGAGAATAGCAATTCTATCATTTCTCTTAAAATCGGTAATATTCCGGAATGGTGAATTGCAATACCTTTTTGCAATAGTTTTATAATTGTTTGAAATTCTGGCAAAATTAGATATTCCTTATAATTTGAGATACGAGTTTGTAATATCATTCGGCATTCTTGTTCAATTGTGGATGGTACAGTACTGTCTTCTTCAAATAGACTTGTTTCGATTGAATCAGCATAAACTTCTACCATTTTTCTTGAAAATACAAAACAAATTGCGGGAAGCATACCATTTTTATCTAGATATTTTGTTAATTGATTTAAAACATGCTTAGGTGAAATACGTAGATTTTTTTTATTAATATATTCCTTTATCTTTTTTGCTTTTTTTAAATTTTCTCTATTAAATTTGGTTTCATTATCTTTTAAAATTAATGGTTTATTAAAATCGTTTTTTATTTCACTATAAAACTCTTTGTCTTTGTCTTTCAGTGTTTTAACGATGCCATCTGTTAAAAAGTTATAACTGTAATGTATTAATGGTACAACTCTATGATTGGTTGGAGCCAAATAAACTTCTTTTGTATTCATTGGTTTGTTTTCAATCCATTGTGCAAATATTTCTGGTTTATCAATTGTTGCTGATAACATGATCATCTGAACATGGGGTGGTAATAACATTATTGTTTCTTCCCATACTGATCCACGATCTGGATCATTTATATAGTGAACTTCGTCAAAAACTACCCCACCGAGTTCATTTTCGAAATCCATATCAAACTGAATCAAAGAATCTTTTTTATTATCATCCGTTGACTTATAGAGTAGAGTATTTCTTAAAATTTCTGTTGTCATAATTAAAACATCTGCTTCTGGATTAAATTTAATATCACCAGTTAAAATACCAAATGAGATAGTGGGAAATTTTTTTGATAATTCATGAAATTTTTGATTTGAAAGTGCTTTGATAGGAGATGTATAAATAATTTTTTTTCCTTTATTTTTTAAATGTTCAATAGCAAACTCTGCTGGCAAAGTTTTGCCAGAACCAGTATGCGCTGTTATTAAAATATGATTATTTGTAATAATCGCTTCAATAGCATATTTTTGAAAATCACTTAATGGGAAAGGAAAACGATTAAAATAGTCATTATATTGTTCTTGTGTGTATTTTTCTTGGCAGAGTTTCACCATAATCTTAATTGTAGAAAATAAATAATATTTATGTAATATCAATTTTAAATATAAATAAATATGTATAATTAGTAGGTAGATTATGATTGGAAATTATATATTAAAAGATTTAATTGGATCTGGAAATTATGGTAGAGTTTATCATTGCATCCATTCAATTACAAAAAATAATTATGCTTTAAAAATAGCTATTGATAAAGATGATGGAAAAACTATCCAACACGAAACAAAAATGTTAAAATATTTGTCTGAAATAGAAAATATTTCGAAAATAGTTCATTTTGGATTGTATAAAAATCATCAATATGTAGTTATGAATTTGCATGGAATTAATCTTTATGAATACATTTTAACAAAGGATTGTAGTTTAATTGAAAAAGTGAATATTTGTATTGATTTATTGGCTGTGGTTAAAAAAGTTCATCAAAAGGGTATTGTTCATCGTGATTTAAAACCTGAAAATTTCTTAATGTCTATTGATGAAAAAAATGTTATTTTAATTGATTTTGGAATGGCCAAAACATATTTGGATCGACGTGGTTTTCATAAACAAGAAAAAACAACAACGGCGTTAGTAGGTAGCTTAAGATATGCATCTCCCAATAGCCATTTATTAAAAGAAATTTATAGGAAAGATGAAATAATATCATTAGTTTATGTGTATTATTTTATTTTTAATCAAAAAGTGCCATGGGAAAATATTAGCGGTGAATTTAAAAAAAAATCAGAGACTATTTTAAATATAAAAGAAAATTTTTATAAAGAAAATCAATATTTAGAAGGTAAAAATAAATATCTTTCTGATATGTTGATATATTTACATTCATTAAATTATGACGCAAATCCAAATTCCTATTTAATGGAGATATATATAAATAATATACTTGAAACAACATAAAGATTTAATGTTAGTAAGAGCATATACAGGATGAGTTCTGAAAGCGTTCTAACAGGTCGTGTTAAGTGGTTTAACAACAAGTCAGGTTTTGGTTTCGTTTCTGTTGTACAAGCTGATGATGAAACTTTGATTGGTAAAGATGTATTTGCTCATCATACTTCAATTAGTGTTGAAAAAGAACAATTTAGATATCTTGTTCAAGGTGAATATGTTTCCTTTTCTATTGCCGATGTAGATGGAGAAGGTGAACATAAAATTCAAACTGCCAATATTCGTGGTATTGGTGGTGGTTATTTGATGTGCGAAACTCGTTTTGAAGCTAAATCAACTGAAACCGAAGGTGAAGGCAGAAACCTTAAATGGAAAACTGGTGCCTCCAAACGTACCAAGAAAGCTACTACTGAAGTAGAATCTGAATCTCAAGTATAAATAAATAAAATCCAATAAAAAATATTTTTTCAGCGCTTCCATGGCGCAATTGGATAGCGCGTGAGACTTCTAATCTCGAGGTTGAGGGTTCGAGTCCCTCTGGAAGTGATAAGCGACACAGAAGTGATCAATGTAATATTATAAAAATTTATAATACTACATAAAGGTAAAATAATTGTTATTGTTATAATGGAGTTTATTGAAAACTTAAGTAAAGACGAAGTTAAGTTGGAAGGTAAATTAGAGAGCGCGTTTTTTGATGAACAGACTAGTGAGTATATTTCAATTCTTAAAGAATATACTCAAATTAAAATTATTAAAAATTTATTCCCTTTTTATAGTTTGAAATCAAATAAACAATATTTTGAAAAGGGTTTGATTATGATGGAAAAAATTGTAGATAGTTTAAATCCTTGGGCATCACCTTATTTAATGGAAATGTTAATTGAAATTATGAATAATTCAGTTCGATTTGAAAAAGAATATGCCTATAAAGTTATGTTATATTTGGTAAAAAAAAATCCTGATCAGATTAAAATTTGCATGCCTACTTTAGTTCCTATATTGGCGTCTGATGTAAATGATGTAAATGTAAATGTTAAAACTGTTGCTGCAGAGGTTTTGGAATTAGTATTACACTGCAGTGGAAATGCTGATTTAAATACATTTATTCCAATTGTTTTGAAGGGATTAAAAGATCCTAGTGTAATTTACGATGCTGTAGAATCATTAGCAAGTTGCGTTTTTGTACAAAATGTTGAGGCACCTGCACTTTCTATTACAACACCTATTTTATTGAGGGGTTTAAATGATAAAAAAACAGCTACAAAACGTTTAACTTGTATAATTATTGATAATATGTGTAAGTTGATAGAACATCCTAAAGAAATTTTGCCTTTTTACAATAAATTAAAAGAAAGATTAGAAATTGCTTCTGATACCATTAGTGATCCTGATGCGAGAAATGTAAGTAATCGTGCTTTAAATACATTAAAGGGAGCTTGTACCATTAATGCTGATACGAAATTTCATAAAACAGCTGATGATTTTTCTCAATATCTTGAAAGTAAAAAAGATGAATATGGTTTTTCAATTGATAATGGAAATTTAGATTATGTTTCCATGTTATTTTCAAATATGTGTAATAGTTTTGTAAATAAAAAAGAGTTGTGGTCAGAAATATTTAATAATTATATTACTAAATTAGGGGATGAAAATAATCAATTTGTTGATAATATTTTTGACTATGCTATGGAGACATTTAAAGTAGATGAAAATATTTTTGAAGATACAGAAGAAGGAAAAGATCTTTATAAAGGAGAGTTTTCATTGGCTTATGGTGCGTTAACTCTTTTAAATAAAACGCATTTGCATCTAAAGCAAAATAGATTTTATGGTTTATTGGGTCCAAATAACTGTGGTAAGACAACTCTTATGCGTGCTATTTCTCATGAACAGATTGATGGTTTTCCAAAGAAAGATGAATTAAAAACGGTTTTTGTAGAGCATGAAATTCAAGAAATGGAAGTAGGAGAAGATGATAAAGGTTTTCCTATTTTAAATATTGATCTTTGTGGTGTAGAATGGGTTGTTCATTGTTGTAATGTAATTTACGATTTAAAACCACCTGTTAATAGAGAACAAGTAGAAGTGGTTATGGAAGAGATTGGGTTTGGAAATGCCAAAAAAGATATTGGTAAAGATCGCGCTGCCGATATGGAAATGGGTGTTACTACTTATTCAGGTGGTTGGAAAATGAAAATGCAACTTTGTGCAGCTACTTTGATGAATGCTGATATTCTGATGTTGGATGAACCAACAGGTCATCTTGATGTAACCAATATTGCCTGGATTAAAAATTGGTTAAAAGCTTTTATGAATAAAGGAGGTTCTATTATAACAACTTCACACGATTCAGGATTTTTAAATGAAATGTGTACACATATTATTGATTTCCAAAATAGAAAGTTGAAAATGTTTAAAGGTACTCATGGAGCTGTATTACAAGAATTTGTAGATGTTTATCCTGAAAAGAAATCTTATTTTGAGTTGCGAAATGATGTTGTCAAATTTAAATTTCCAGAACCTGGACCTTTAGAAGGAATTAAAAGTATGTCAAAAACAATTTTGAAAATGAAAAATATCACTTTTCAATATCCTACTCGTGATACACCAACTATTTTTAATATTAATATTGAATGTTCAAGACTTTCACGTGTTGGTGTTATTGGAGCTAATGGTGCTGGTAAGTCTACAGCAATTAAAGTTTTAATTGGCGAATTAAAAACTACCCACGGTGAAGTATCTAAACATCCGGATATGCGTCTAGCTTATATTGCACAGCATGCTTTTCATCATTTAGAAAAGCATTTGCATAAGACACCTACTCAATATATTATGTGGCGCTTCGCCGGAAATGAAGATAAAGAAGGATTAGACATGATTAATAAAGAAGCAGTAGATGAAGATAAAAAAATAGTAAAGTATTACATTTTTACAGGTGATACAATGGAATTAAAGGTATGTGATACGCCAACTGAAGAGAAAAAGGCAGTTGAACCAGAGGCTATTTTTTCAAGAAGAGAAAATAAGAAATTGAAATTAAAAGAATATGAAGTAAAATGGAAAGGAAAAGCAGAAGATATGAAAATGTGGGTAAAGAGAGATATTTTAATCAAAATGGGTGCAATAAAATTAGTGCAACGCCATGATGAGAAAGAGGCAGTAATGGCTGGTCTTGCATCTAAAAATTTGACTACAAAAGATATTGAGAAGCATTTTGCAGATTTTGGTATTGAGCCAGAGCAGGCAAACCATACATTAATTAAATCATTGTCTGGTGGTCAAAAAGTTAAGGTGGTTTTGGCTGCATCTTTATGGCAAAATCCTCATTTGGTAATTCTTGATGAGCCTACTAATTACTTGGATCGTGATGGTTTAGGTGCTCTAACCAAGGCAATTGAAGAATTTAATGGAGGTGTTGTTATTATTTCACATAACCGTGAATTTACTAATGCAGTTGCTCAAGAAAAATGGATTATGGAAAAAGGTCAATTAAGAAGAGAAGGTGAATCAATTGGTAATGAGAAAGAAGAAAAAGATACATCTTTTGGTAAAGATGAAGTTGTATTTGATTCTTTTGGAAATGAGGTAAAGGTAGAAAAAAAGGTTGCAATGTCTGAAAAAGAAACAAAAAGGGAAATTAAGCGTCTTCAAAAGATGATAAAAGATGGAAAAAAGAAGAAAATATTAACAGATGATGAAATTCTAGAGTTGGAAGATAAGATTACTGAATTACAGGGAAGTGAAGATTAAAATTTAAAAATGAACCGGTTAATATTATAATTAATTGTTTATAAACTTAACCATGACTACATATTACGGAGTTTATTCAGCAAAGCAGTTTAAATCGAATCTTTCCAAGGAAAGTCGAGAAAAAAATAATTTTCCTTATATTTACTATCAAAAAGAAGACTCAGGAGAAATTGTACAAATAACAGAAGTATTTGGAGAAAAAGATAAAAAGAGTCTTTTCGACGATGCGGTTTACCTAGGGCCTGTAAAATATTATAAAGTATTTAATGAACCACAAATATTTTCGTAAAAAATGAACTTATAGTAAATTAAAGTTTTTTTCTGCTAATTATATATAATGGCAAATTGTGTAGTATCTACTATTAGTGCTTTAGCCGATGTTTTTAAAGATGAATTGCAATATAAAACAATAAGAGATCTTACTAAGAAAAAGGAAACATTAATGACACAAATTAGACGTGTAGGATCTAAGTTATTAAGTAAAAGAGATGATTATTATGCAAGACGTGTACCTTTGTTGGGAGGTGCTGAAGAATGTACAGATATAACTAAAGATATAAAATCCTCAACAAATTCAACAACATTTTCTGGCAAGAACTGTTATGTAATTAAAAATGATAACGAGAATATCATACTTAACAAACCAGCAACAATTAATGGTAATTTAACATTAGCAGGATCTAAGGGCTTATTTTGTTATAGTGATTTAACTATTAATGGAAATTTAACATTGACAAATGACACACAACTGTATGTTTATATTACCCAAAAAAATAATGTATTAATTAAAGGATCAATTAAAGTCCGAGGTCAAATTGATGCTCAAGGAGCGTCAGGGATAACAGTCGGTGGGGGTGCGAACTTGAATGTATGTACTCTCAAGTTCTCAGGAGAACTAAATAATAATTTGGGTATTAATTATCTTAAAAATAAAAATTCTAAAACTCCTATTACTTCTGTAATTATTAATACTATAGATACAACTCCTAACAGTAAAAGTCAGATTAATGTTGTTACAGTAGGTTGTAATAAGGGTACTTCATACTTTGGAGAATCTCTGAACGCATTGAATGGTAAATCATTTGTAAGTTCACAACCACCTTCTTGTTAATCCACCTAAACCTGAACCTTAACTCGAACATAGAGAACCACAAATATTTTCGTAAAATTCGACATTAAATGAATACCATATGATGTTATACAATTTAAAAAATAAAACTTAAAAATATTTTTATTTTTTAATGTAATGAAAGCGATTAAAAATAATTATGCTTATGTCTTAAAATCTATTAAAAAAGATAGATCTTTACAACCAAAGCTTACATCACTTAATGGATTAACTTATGTTGTTGCTGGTGGAACTCGAGGTATTGGTTTTAATATCGCCAAAAATTTGGCCCTTCAAGGAGCTAATATTTCACTTTTGGGTAAAACAACTGTTAAGCATTCAAAACTTGATGGTACAATCCATTCAGCAGCCGAAGATATATGTAAATTAACTAATTCTTCAAATTGTATTGGTATTCCGTGTGATGTAAGAGATTACAGTCAAATTGATAGTGCAATAGAAGAAACAGTAAATAATTTTGGAAAAATTGATGGAACAATTTTAAATGCTAGTGCCCTTTGTTTAAATCCAACATTACAACAAACACAAAAAGAAATAGAATTAATGAGTAGTGTTAATATTAATGGAACATTTATAGTTGGTCAGAAATGTTTAAAATATATTAAAGATTCAAAACATGGGAGTGTTTTAATAATTGCACCACCTCTTGATATGTTAAATACTGATGATTGGTGGTTAAATCATTTTTATTATAGTATGTCGAAATTTAACATGTCTTTGATGGCCAAATTTTGGGATAAAGAATTTAAAAAAGTAGGAGTAAATACACTTTGGCCTCGTACTACAATCGATACAGCTCCTGTAAGAAATATATTGGGTGGTGATGAAATGGTTAATATATCAAGAAGAGTAGGTATTATGGGGGAAGCAGCAAAGCATATTATAATGGCTGATCAAGAAAAATGTACAGGAAAAAATTTTATTGATGATGAAGTATTGGCATCCTTGGATATAGATGTAGAACAATATCGCGTAAATGAGACTATTAGCGAGAAAGATCTAATGCCAGATTTTTTTTGCTAATTATAAATAATAATTTTATTAATGTTTAAAAATAATTAAACATTAATAGTATATGGACCATCAAGATTTTAATATTATAGATATAGGAAATCCAAGATTAAAAAATAAAGCTCCTCCTAAAAAAATTGTTCCTCGATCCCAGGAACAATCCTATCAAAATAAAATTGAAAATCAAGAAGATAATTTTACCATTCCGAAAATACCAAAATCAATCTCAAAGCAAATAATTGATGCACGTAATTTAAAAAAGTGGACGCGTAAAGATATGGCAAATAAAATTAATGTTCAACAAACAATTTATGCGGATATTGAAAATGGAAAAGCAAATTACGATCCACAAACAAAACAAATTATTCAGAAAATTCAAAAAATAACTGGAATTAAAATAAATAAATAAATTATAGTACTGTGTTAGTTTCCAAAAATTCACTCCATTTTTGCTTTGTTCCACCATCATATGCGAATGCATAATTATTATCAATTAACCATTTATTAACAGTGCATTCTTCTCCATTACAAATAATTTCCACCAATAAACGACCATATTTATCAAAATCACCACATTTAATATTTACAACTTTATTTAAAATTTTATCTCGCAAATAATCTCTTACTTGATAACCAAAAGTTTTCTCTTTTTTACATCTTGTTCGCAATTCAGGAGTATCAACACCAGTTAGACGACAATTCCATTTATACAATGTATTACCTAATGGAAAAACAACCTTTACAGTATCTCCATCATATACCGAAACTACTTTTGCCTGAATTGTTTGCCCTTCAAATGAAAACATTGGAGCATCTGTAATTTGTTCTAAGTCTAAAGACATATATATTATACTATATATGTCTTTATATTTGATTACATTAATAATTTTTCCTTACTTATATAAGAGTCGTAATTCAAAACAATTTTATAAAATCCGACAGGAAATAAAATATGCCAAATAACATGTCCATAAGTAGTATATTCATTACAAAAATTTTCTGAAATTAACCAAGCAGCAGAACCTATTGCAGATATTAAAAGATCTTTTTTATAAGCGATATTATATTTTGTTTCATTAATTTGTAAAAAATATATTAAGGGTAATAAATAAAGCGTAAAAAGATGGGGAAAATATTGATCATTTGCTGGATCAGTATTAAAAATAATAAATAATAACATGGAAAAAATATTCAATGTTGAAAAATATTTGTAATTTCTTTCATTTTTTTTAAAATTAATCTTTATTATGTTTTGAAACCCTATTCCAACACTTAAAATCATTGGAATTTCATCTGCTTGTTTTCCATAATTAGTTAAAAAATAATGATAATAAAAACTCGACAATCCAGTAAAAATAAACATAATACTTACATATAGAAAACTTTGTTCGTGTGGAAATCCAAAATAAAATGGAACCCCAGAAATTATTAAAGAACTATATGCATTAAAAATTTCGGGTGGATTAAAATTACTAATTCTTGACTCGCAAAAATTGTGTACAATAGTCATTATATTAATGTAAAGAGAATATTTTAAATAAAAAATTGAATTTATTAATATAAATATTATAGTAATAAATTATATTATGGAAGATAATTGGAGAGAATTAGAAATAATGAGAGAAGAAGATAATAGAATGTATTTAATATTGGAATTAGATGCGGGTAGGTTGGTAAGATGTCATCATTGTGGAAATATTTGGGATGGGCATGCTCAATGTAATTGCTGGGAATGGCAAGATTTCGATGAAGAATTAACTGAAACAAGTGATTATGATCCTATAATTTATGGTGCGGATCCAACAAGTGTTGTCGATATTTTAAAATTGGATGTATAAAATATTAATTTTCTAACATTTTTTTTAATATTTTACGTACTTTTTTCTGATAATTGCAAGAATGGGAAACACAATGGGCAATATATCTATATTCTTCAGAAAATTCGTTATATTTATTATAGGTTTTATTATAATTTAAAAAGCTACCGTAATTATTGATGGCACATGTTAACATCCAATCGTTAGCTACCTTAATATAAGATTTATTTATAGTAGATAATGCGATAGCTTTATTTACATAACTACATAACTTTTTAAAATCTAAATTTGTTTCTTTTACTAAACTTGCTGGATCAGTCATAAATCGATGGATTCTTACTATTTTTTTTATATCTTCAATATTATTTTGAAATGAATTGACTATGTGAAAATTTTGTTTCAATTCATGCAAACATTTTTCCGTATAAATATCCATATAATATAATTTCCATATTTCAGTTTCAATTTCCCACGGTAATCTATTCATTTTGTATATTATACAAATTTTTGGTCATTAAATATTAAATCATTTTTATTTTTAAATTTTTCAATCTCTCTTGATTCTCTGAATAAAGGTTTTTCTTTTACATATCCAGCGAAGTAATCATCCAGTTCTTCTTCCGTAAAATAATATGCATTCGTTAATTCTCCATATGCATAATGAACAGCGTAAATATTACCATTACTATGTCTTACCAAATGATGACTTCTATATTCACCAGAAGACCAACCATATATAATATTTGTAATAGATGAGTCTGAAAAAAATTCTTTAATCGCTTGCCTAGCGTATTCATAATAGCGTGTTGATAAAGAGGCTTGTAATTTATAGGGAGAGAGATCTTGAAAATTATTAATAAATTCTTCCATATTATTAGGTTTATTTTTTGTATTTAATTCTATTTAAACCATTTGACATTTTAATTTGTTCAATGGATGTCATCCGGGGGGAATTTTAAAATATTTATTGTTCATTGGATCATAATAATAACCTATGTTAGGTAAATTTTCGTAAGTATGAAAACAATAACAATTTTTTAAAGTATTTTTATAAAATGAGAATGGCCTTTCATTATCAGTTATAATATCATTTTTATTTTTAACAGTTCTTCCTAACCAATCTTCATAATAATGACGCCTATTAGTTTTAATCGGCTTTTCAACAAAGTTTATATATGAACCTCTAACATACCAAAAATTATACCAAATCCATCCAATACCACCACAACTATAACCTATTTTATCAATTTCTGAAAAATCATTGAATATATTAAATATTTCTTTTATATTTTTTAGAATTATATTATAATTATCATCTTTATTATATTCGTATTTTTCATGTCTTGACATACCTTTTGAATGATAGTATAAAATAATATCATTTTTAGTATTATATATTTGTCCTAACTCCCAAACTTTCTTTATTCCTTGATATTCATATTCATTATTAGGGTAAAACTTTATTTCAAATATTGTTTCAGGATAAAATCTATTTAATTTTTCAATAAAATGCTCCTCTTTACTTTTTTCTAAACTTGCTATTATAAATATTTTAGATTTATCTAATTCTGTTATATTTTTATCATTAATTTGATCTGTCAAATATTTTAATTGATGTCTCAACCAATCAAAATAATTTGGATTAATTAGACAATTAATATAGTAAACTATATATAAATTATATTTATTGTCATTAGATTTTTGTGAGTTTACCATTAATATTACTATGGGAAAAAATCTGGACATTTAAAATGCCAAACGGGTTAAAACATTAATAATTAGTTAAAAATAAGAATAAATAATAATTTTTAATTAGTAAATGAGTGAAATAAATCATAGAGAGATAGGAAATAAGTTAAAGTTGTTTTTCTTTGATGAGATAAGCCCTGGAAGTTGTTTCTTTTTACCTCATGGTACTACGATTTATAATAAATTGATGGGGTTTTTAAGAAAAAATTATCAGGATTTAGGTTATAAAGAAGTTATAACTCCTAATCTTTATAATAAAAAGTTATGGGAACAATCTGGGCACTGGGATAAGTACAAAGAAAACATGTTTTTAATAAATAAAAAAAGTATTCATACTGATAATGATGATGAAGAGTATAGTTTAAAACCTATGAATTGTCCAGGTCATTGTATGATGTTTAAACATGTTTTGCCTTCCTATAAAGAATTGCCTATTCGCTGGGCTGATTTTGGTGTTTTACATAGAAATGAATTGTCTGGAACATTAACTGGTTTAACCAGAGTACGAAGATTTCAACAAGATGATGCCCATATATTTTGCATGTTGGATCAAGTCGATAAAGAAATTGAAGATTTTTTGTCTTTTTTGAGTAAAGTATATCGATCTTTTGATTTTGATTTTGAAGTTGAACTTTCTACAAGACCAGAAAAATATATTGGTAATATCGAAAATTGGGATAAAGCTGAAGAAATATTAGAAAACAAAATTAAAATGTTTGAAAATTGGAAAATCAATAAAGGAGATGGTGCGTTTTATGGTCCAAAAATAGATGTAAAGATTCGTGATTCATTAAAGAGGGAACATCAATGTGGAACAATTCAATTAGACTTTAATCTACCAGAGAGATTTGATTTAAAATATGTTAGTGAAAATGAAGGCCTTAACCGTCCTGTTTTGATTCATCGTGCTATATTTGGATCTTTTGAACGATTTATAGCAATTTTATTAGAACATACAAATGGAAAATTGCCATTCTGGGTTTCTCCAAGACAAATTTGTATTGTTCCAGTAAGTCTAAAATATCTTGATTACTCCAAACTAATTAAACATAAGTTCTCACAATATGAAGTTGTAGTAGATGATACTACAAATACATTAAATAAGAAAATACGTTCAGCAGAAAAAATGTGTTTTAATTATATTTTTGTAGTCGGAGAGAAAGAAGAAGAAACGGCAACAATTAGTGTTAGAAAATTAAATAAAAATATTGGTATTCTTTCTCACGATGAAGTTGAAGATATGTTAAAAAAAGAATTATTAGAATAATTGATAAAATAATAAATTATTTTATCAATAAAAATTGGAGTTGAAAATATGTTATTATTGCCGTCTAAATGGACCCGGGTAAACAAATACTTTTTCGTCTGTAATTTCACGTGTATCATTTTTGAGAGACCAAAGCGTGAACACATCTTCTGGTCTTAATTCATCGGGAACTTTTTCATAAATAGGGTTTGAATCTAATAAAGTAATTAACCATTTACCAGAACAATTTTTTCTAAATATGAAACTCATTTCAGCAGTAACTTGTTTAGGTATGCCATCTTCATTTGATGAAAATTGTACATAAGCTAAGTTTTCATAAAGATTAGGAGCCAGTTTTCTAATATTAAAGTTTGTATTTGTAATTTTTAGAGATGGAATATTACATTGACTAAAATACCTAGAAAAATAATCTTTTATTGTTGGCTTTGAAGTTTTTGTTCTAATAACTTGACTTACTGTTCCTCTTAAACGAGCATCATCATCAAAACATTCATCAATCAATTCCGCTTGCTCTTCACAAGTTTTCGTAGGAATTGTAGTAGTAACTCTTGTTGCAAATTCAACAGTTGCATCTTTAACAGCTTGAATGTTGTTTCTTTCTGTTAAATGGTTATTACTTAATAGTTGTGTTATTCTACAACTAACATTGGCCATATAATATATCTGAATATTTTAAAATATTATATTTTTGATATTTATTTTAAGAACGCATCTCCATTTTAACTGGATCAGCGTGTTTATAATCTTTTACAATAAAGTCATCTATAGTATAACTATCTATTTTATCATGTATTTGTTTTATAGATAATGTAGGAAAATCTAGAACATTGTTATCAAGTTGCGTTTTTAACGCTTCAATATGGTCATCATAAATATGTGCATTTCCGATAAAATGAATAAATTCTGTTGCTTGAAGACCGCAATGTTTGGCTAGTAAATGAGTTAAAAAACTATATGAAGCAATATTAAAAGGAACGCCTAGTCCGACATCTCCACTACGCTGATAAAGGCAACAAATTAATTCATCTTCTCCACGGACATGAAACTGAACAAAAGAGTGGCATGGTGGTAATGCCATCATTTGTAGTTGACATGGGTTCCATGCACTTAGTATAATACGTCTCGATTTGCGCTGAGCTGGATCTTTTAACATGTCTATTACATTTTGCAATTGATCTATTCCCGCTCCACTATAATCATCATTGCATGTAGTATATGTAGCGTTAAAATGACGCCATTGATGACCATACACTGGTCCCAAATCTCCTTCTTGATTATCATGTAATCCGACGCTATCTAAAAATTCGCGTGAAGCATTTTGGTTCCATATTTTAACATTTTGATCTTGAAGTGTTTTGTTGTTTGTATTTCCACTTATAAACCACAAAAGTTCTTTTAAACATGTTTTCCAAGCGACTTTTTTGGTAGTTAAAAGAGGTAGGGTATTATTTCTTAAATTAAATTTCATTTTCTCTCCATATAAACAAATTGTGTTTCCATTTCTTCCTTTTTCAAGAGACCCTTCGTTTAAAATATTTTTGATTAATTCGAGGTATTGAGTTTCGTCTTTATTTTCCATTATAGAAATAAACAAAAAAATAAGTTTATTATGTTTTAATATAATTAATTTTTTACCAGAAAGGCAATAATTTTTGAAAACTAATATTGTGCGAAGTTTTTATAGTTTTCTTTTTTGGTTCAGGAATAACATCCGTTCTTAGGCGTTCTCTGTACATATAATCTATTATATATAATTTATATGTATTATCAATTGGGAAATAATCTCGATTGGCTAACAAAAATGTATTAACACAAATATCATTTTTTGGGAGATCTAGAACATTATCGTTTTTTTTACTTTCTGCAAATATGGATAAGATATCACTTTCATTAAAAACTGTTTCTTTATTTATTTTTTGTATAATTTTTTCATGTAATTCTTTTAATGTACAATAGCTATTTACAGTAAGTAATATAGGCTCTTTAATAGTTGTATGTAATTCGAATATAATTTCCATTTCTTATTTTAATGAGTATTAATTATAGATTTCTAATTCAATTTTTTAAAAAACTATTAATAATTACAAGATTTATAATAAACAGGAAAAGGCAGTGTATCTTTTATGTTTTTCATACCGGTCATTAACATTACGAGACGATCAAACCCTAAACCAAATCCACCATGTGGACATGAACCATATTTTCGCAAATCAATGTAAAATTCAAGACCACAAAATGGCACATTCTTTTTAGACATGGCACTTAATAATTTACTGTAATCACATTCTCTCTGTGATGCACCAATCAACTCACCAATTCCAAAAGGCATTAAAAGATCAAAACTATCACATGTTCCATCATCATTTTGTTTCATGTAAAAACTTTTAATATCAAATGGCCAATGGGTTATAAATACTGGACAATTATATTTTTGGGTTATATAGTTTTCGTGTTCGGAGGAAAGATCGTCTCCAAATTGAATTGGAGCGACTTTAATTTTTTTGTTTTTGATATCATCATTAATTTCTCTAATAGCATCTTTATAAAATAAACGCTTAAAAGTGCATGTCGTAATACTTTCTAGATTTTTATTTAGATCTTTGCTAACAAAAGAAGAAAGATTATCTATGTCTTCTTTATTTGTTTTAAAAATTTTCATTATGGAATATTTGATCATTTCTTCACTAATATCCATTAAGTCATCGAGGGTATTATTAACCATTTCTATTTCTAGATGGGTAAATTCAGAAACGTGTTTACTCGTTGAAGAATGTTCACTGCGAAAACTTTTGTTTGTTGTATAAACATTTCCTAGAGAACAAGCCATTGCTTCTAATTGTAGCTGGGATGATACTGTTAAATATGTTGGTTTACAAAAATGATCTTTTGTCCAATCATAGAAACCATTTTCATTAGGTAAAGTTGTTAAATTTCCAAGATTATTTTCTGTAATTTGAAATACTCCTGCTCCACCTTCACATTCATTTACAGTAATAATATTAGGATCTAAATGTAAAAACCCTTTTTCGTGATAAAAATCGTGCAAAATTTTACTTAAACTGGACCTAATTCTAAATACACTTCCAAACGTATTTGTTCTCCCGCGAAAATGAATATGATTGCGTAGTGTATCTAAATTCATTTTTGATTTACAAAGAGGATATTGTTCATCAATATGACTACTTGAGGTGAAATCGATTAGCTGCATTTCATATTCCTGACCTTTTGCAGGTGATTTTATAATATTACCTACACAAGTTAAATAGCAACCAAGTTTTACGGTGGAAAAAAAAAGTTCTATCTTACTATGATTCATTTTTTCAATTGAAATAACAATTTGTATTCCATCTACATTAGAACCATCATTAATATTACAAAATCCTAATTCACTACTTGATTCTCTAAGTGTTTTTACCCATCCATAACATTTAATATCATCTTTTTCACCTTTGCTTAAAATTGTTTTAATATTATTGTTGTTATAAACCACTGACATTATAACAATAATAGTTTTTTTCTTTTAAAATGTTTATAAAGTTAATAAATATGATTGAACGGTATATCTAAGATGGCCACTATTCATTATTAAGAGAGGAGCTATATATTTATAGTCTTCACTTATATTTTTACAAACACGTTCAATATATTCTTTATTACAATAACTTAATCTTAGCTGATTATTTTTACAAAATATCATTTTACCTTTATTTTTTATTAATTCCTTTACTTCACTGTTAAATTTTTTATAATAGTATAAATTATTTTGTTTTATAGCTGCATTTGAAAACCGTTTTAAATAAAGGTAAATTCTTTTTTCTAGATTATTTATGCCCTCTATTTCTCTAATTACATTATTATAATTAAAATGCCAATACAAATTTAATATTTTATCGACAATTTCTTGAGGAAGATTATACATAGAAAAAAATCAATTTATATGTTTAATTAAAAATTTTGAATAATATATTTTTGAAAATCTATATGGTTAACTACAATAATATTTTTTGCGCTTTCATACTTGTTTTTTATTGTATCAAATTTACTTTGAAGATCGGTATCAATTAAGATGACAAAGAATTCAGTTATATCTCTATATTTTACAATCCATTCACAAATTGTATCTGCTTCTTCAAATACATTGTCTTGGTGTCCTCCACTACCGTAAACAACTTTTGCAAAAATCCATCCATTGATTTTTCCTGAAATTTTTCCGTCAAAAGATTTGAGGCATTCATCTTTTGATATATTTTGTTCTTTTAGTTCTTTTGCTGTTAAAATAGATCCACTTTTCGTTGGTCTATATGCTGTCGCTGATAAATTTTCTACCAAAATACCTCTTTTTTCGGATGTATGATTACATGTTGAAATTTGCAAATCTTCATCTTTGGTTCCTTGCCGAGTTGCATTTTTTGATATTCTTCCAGATAGAATGATTCTAAGAACATCGTTATTTCTACACTGTGAAAATAATTCATTGCTTGTTAAATTTACCTCTTTTAGAACTCTATCTAATTCTTTGGTATTTATAGTTTTTAAAAGTTCTGAAATATCGTTTTTAGCTATTAGATCTGCAACTTTTGAGTTATTCAAACGTTGTCGTTCTTCGCGAACAATTTTCCAATCAACAATGAATGGATCTGTGTTTAAAGTTTGTGTTTCGTTTTCTTGAAATGATGTCATGTTAATAGTTTGCTACTATTAAGTAAATGAATCCACTCTTCATTTTTAATAACATTGTTATGAAATATATTTAAATAAAACAATAGTTAATATTTATAAAATCATGACTGAGTCAAAGCAGCATATATCGATTGTAGTTTGTGGGCATGTTGATGCCGGAAAATCAACAACAACTGGACATTTAATTTTTAAATTGGGCGGTATTTCTTCTCGCGAGATGGAAAAGTTGCAAGCTGAGGCTGATGCCCAAGGAAAGAGTTCATTTGCCTTTGCCTATTATATGGATAAAGATAAAGCTGAAAGAGAAAGAGGTGTTACCATTAATTGTACAACAAAAGAATTTTTTACAGAGTCTTATCATTATACCATTGTAGATGCACCAGGCCATAGAGATTATGTGAAAAATATGATTACGGGTGCTGGTTGTGCTGATGTTGCTCTATTGTTGGTTCCTGCTGAATCAGGTGGTTTTGAAACCGCAATTGCTAAAGGTGATCATGGTAGTGGGGAAGTACAAGGTCAGACCAGACAGCATGCTCGTCTTTTGGGCCTTCTTGGAATTGACAAGTTGATTGTAGGGGTTAATAAGATGGATTCTTGTGATTGGTCGGAAAAACGTTTCAATGAAATTAAAAGTGAAATGACCCAAATGATAATAAGTGCTGGTTTTAAACCTAAGCAAGTAGCTTTTATTCCTTATTCAGGATTTAGAGGTGAAAATTTGGTAGAAGCTACTGATAAGATGCCTTGGTATAAAGGATGGAAGGCTAATATTTCCAAAGATGAGGTAGTCGAAGGTGTTACATTATATGATGCCTTGGAAAAATTGGTAAAACCTCCAAAGCGAAATGATACAGGAGACTTAAGAATTCCAATTAATGGTATTTATAAAATTAAAGGTGTGGGTGATGTAATTACAGGAAGAGTAGAACAAGGTACTGTTAATGCTGGTGATGTTGTACGTGTTGTTCCACGTGGAATTGAAAATCTTAAAGTTTTTAGTATTGAAATGCATCATAAAACGTGGCCTAATGCAAAACCAGGAGATAACGTAGGTATGAATATGAAAGGTTTGGATAAAAATAAAATGCCTAAAGTTGGAGATGTTATTACATTGCAAAAAGATGTAAGAATGCCTGTAGAAAGTTATGTAGCTCAGGTTGTTGTACAGGATCATCCAGGACAATTGAAGCCTGGATTTGCTCCTTGTGTTCATGTACGTACAGGAAAGTCTGCATGTAAGATGACTAAAATTTTTTGGAAAACAAGTAAGAAAACTGGCAATGAAAAACAAGAGGATCCTGCTTTCTTAGAAAGAGGTGAAAGTGGTGAAGTAGAATTTGTTCCTCAGCAATTATTTTATCTTGAATCATTTGATCAATGTCCAGGTCTAGGTCGTGTAGCAGTAATGGATTCTAATCAACTAGTTATGCTTGGAAAAGTAATGAGTGTTAAATATAAAACTGCTTAATCAAAATTATCTTCTGGTGAATCTGGTCTAAGAGCTTTGTATTTTGTGCTTAATGCATGTTTTAAATGATCTTGTAGGGAACCATTTTGTCTTATATCATTTGTAGAATTATTAATTTCTGGGTTTTTAACAATTGTTGATATTGTGTTTCTTCTTTTTACTGTTGTTTCTGCAGGAGGAGGTGGTCTTGGAGGTTTAATATCATTGTCAATTTGATTTTTCACAACTGGAACGTTATTATTATTATTAGATTCGGAAAATTGTTTATTAAATAAATTTTTTAATGATAATATATTATTAAAGTTGATGTGTGAATATTTTTCACTAATTTTTTCAATTTTTGATTTATGATCACAATATTGTTCAATATATTTTATTTCTAGTTCGTATTGTTTGTCTAATAAATGTAAAAATTGTTCGAGTTTTTCATTTTCTTGTTCTAAAATTTTAATTTCTGAATCATTTTTTAGTTTATCTTTTGTAATGTTATATTGATATACTTTATCTTCAATGTGAATATTTTCTTCATTTAATTTATCTTGTAGTTTAGTTGAAAAATCATTTAATTCATTTATAGTTTTACTAATTTGATTTTTCTTTTCTTCTAATTCTTTGATTTCATTAAATACATTTTTGTTATTTTCCATTATTATATATTACGTATAAAATACTAATATATAATATATTTTTGTTATAATGTTTGATAAATTACCACCAGATATTGTTAGGCATATCTATTTTTTTGATAGTACTTATTACGAATTTTATACCAAAAATATTATTCCATTAATAAAAAAACGAATGTTTACATGCAAGGATCAGGCATTATATTGTGTTGTCGATTTGAAAAATTCCAATTCTTTTGATTTTTTAAAAAACACAATTTGTCGGTAATTTCGTACAATTTTTGTCGTTTTAATAAAATACATAATATAAATGGATTGGAAGTATTTTTTTGAAAAGCTTGATGAGTTTATTATTGCCCTTTGTATGCCTCAATTGATTGAAGACGATGAAGAATGAATTTAGCATTATAAAAAATATAATACGTACATATTATAATGACAGATTACGAACAAACAAATAAGTTTTCTCTTTATAGTACCATTGCATTATCATCACTATTTTTTTCAACTGGTTTATCTCAAAGAGTACAAAAATTTGATTCAGATCTGTTTATGGGAAAAGGTGAAGATGGTAAAAATAGAAGGGAAGAAGAGTGTGAAACCCCATTTGGTACTTTTCCAGGTTTCGTCTTGCAAGCAGCAATGTTGGCTTTTAGCAATAGTAAGATTGGTAATAAAAATAAAATAATAAAAGAATTAAAACCTTTTATTGAAGTTGCTGGATTATCTGGATTTGCGTTTGCATTGGGTGCAACAAATCTTTCAAATAGAGTTAAACATGAATAACTTAAATATTTGTTTATTTGTAATAATATAATGTTTGTTAACATTTTATTATTAATAGTGTATGTCGCATTGTTAAAAAAATTTAAGAAATCGTTTCCCCTATATGAAGCTATTGTTAATAATAGAACAGAAAAGACTGATTATTTTTTAGATTATTGTGATGAACCGATTTGTTTTAAATAATAATATTTGTATATAATTACTTAAATATAAATATATTCTTAATTTGTGGGATAAAAATTCCACGTCGACAATTTGTCCGAGTGGTTAAGGAGACGGACTTGAAATCCGTTGGGATATTCCCGCACAGGTTCAAATCCTGTAGTTGTCGAAACACTATTGGTGTAGTGGTAACATACGACCCTTCCAAGGTTGTGCCTAGGGTTCGATTCCCTAATAGTGTATTATTTTTTCATTTTTTCATGTATTTTTGTATTAAATAACCAATTATAAATCCTATAAAGTTAGCATTTATATCGATTGATTGTCCATACCACCATGGAGAATTAAAATCGATTCCTTCTATTATTTCCCAAATAACGCCTAATGTCATACTTATGACTAATGTTTTTGGGTAAAGATAGCCTACTAACATAAAGAACAAAACATGACTTATAATCCAACCTTTTAAATATTTAATATTTAAAAAAGATTCTTCTAAAGGGTCTTTTATGCCAGGATATTTTTTAAGTAAGCTATAATAAAGAATAATTATTATTGGAGGAAAAATAACTAATAAAATATATTTTTTATCAATGTTATAATAATTCATAAATTTTTTCATTAAATTTTTCATATTATAAATTATATTTATATTTAAATTAGGGGCTTAGTGGTCTAGTGGTATGATTCCTGCTTTGGGTGCAGGAGGTCCGGGGTTCAATTCCCCGCTGAGCCCTATAATAAATGGTGACATGGCCGAGCGGTCTAAGGCGCCAGTTTAAGGTACTGGTCTTCGGACGGGGGTTCGAATCCCCCTGTCATCATTTTATACAGGTGATCCGGGTTTATTTCTCGGTGATCCCTTGGGGATGTAGCTCAAATGGTAGAGCGCACGCTTAGCATGCGTGAGGTACTGGGATCGATGCCCAGCTTCTCCATATTTATGACAATTTGTCCGAGTGGTTAAGGAGGCAGACTCGAAATCTGTTGGGATAATCCCGCACAGGTTCAAATCCTGTAGTTGTCGAAAAATTTTATATATGGAAAATATATATAAAATTTATGAAGGTATTAGTTTTTGATACAGAAACAAGTGGATTACCACCACAAGAGGCAATGAATAATTATAGTTTAAAATATAAATTATTAAGTTTTAATGAAGAAAAATGGAGTAATTATTTAGAATCATGGCCGGAATTATTACAATTAACTTATTTTATTTACGATGATGAGACCGGAGAAGTAGAAAAAATTTATGATAATTATGTAGAAATTAGTGCAGAGACAAAACAAAAAATGGAAGAGACTATTCACGATTTGCGATCTAAGGGAAAAGATAGCTCGGCAAATGTTTTACAGGGAAATTTAGATCGTTTAGCGGCTTCTCATAAAAAAAATATTTGTGATGTAGTCTGTGAATTTTTAAATGATGTTGAACATTGTGATGTTGTTGTGGGACATAATATAAATTTTGATATATTAATGATGATCTCTTCTGCTAAAAAAGCTCTTTTTGATGAAAATTGTAGAGAAATAAATTGTAAAAATTTAGATAGATTAATTGAACTATTGAATAGAGATAATTTAAATAAAGTCTGCACCATGAAAGATGGAACCCAAGTTTGTGAAATACCTAAAAAAGATTATAAAACAGGAGAGATTAAGACAAAAATGGTTGATATAATAAATGAACAGGGTGAAAAAGTTAAGGTAGAATCGGTTATATTAAAACCTCCCAAATTAATTGAATTATTTAATAAACTTTTCGATACAAATATTGATGAATCAAAACTTCATGATTCCAAATATGATGTATTAATAACTCTTCTTGTTTATTTAAAGTTGAAAGAACCATCTTTTGCTTTACCAGATGTATCTGAAATCAATACAGAAAATCCAGTTATGCAAGAATACTATAATTTGATTAAGACAATAACTACAATGAAAAGTGATACAATGAAAAGTGATACAATGAAAACTGGTGGAAAAAAAACAAGAAAAAAGAAAACTAGAAAATTAAGAAAGACTAAAAAGCTAAGAAAGGTAAAAAAATCTATGAAAAAACGGATGAAAAAGAGAAGAAAAACTAAGAATAAAAAATAATTTTTATTATTTTAATTATATTAAAAATAATAAATTGCTATAATGTAATAATGTTTAAATATTGGACAATTTGGAATTGGCATTGGTATATTGGTTCAGAATTAGGAATCTTTAGTTTAAATGGACCTCTTTGTACATCTATTATTAATACAAGTATTATTGGAGGATTTATGACATATATAAAACCCAGAAGAGCTGTCATTACTTATAAAGATAAAGATGAAAAAGTATATTATTATAATGTACCTGATTACCAGATTTTTTTATTTGATTTAATACTTCATCAACTTCCTTTAGTTAGAATGATAACTAGAGAAACAGTTCCTGGATTATGTGGATTTTATTCGATTGCTCCAGTATTAAGTTGGATGTTCTATAATGTTTTTAATAAAACCCCTTTAAATTCGATATATGATATTCCATTTGAACATTTATCTATTTCGTCTGCCATAATTACAATGATATATGGGTATTACAAACATCGAACTATTAGACTATAATAAACGATTTTTAAAACCATTATGATCAATTTTAATGTTAACACTTATTAATAGAATGGGTGGTGGAATTTTACCAGTAGCTTTTCATAATGGAGAAACATTTTTCTTATTTTCACGTGAGTATAAATATTCACCGGATGAAGGTGGGTTATGGAGTGATTTTGGGGGCAGTCGAGATGGAAAAGAAACATATAAACAAACAGCTATTCGCGAAGGATATGAAGAATCTTCAGGAATTTTAGGGGGAAAATCTAAAATTACAAACCTAATTAACAATCATGTTATAGACATAATAACTTTAAATGGCTTTAGAGAATATTTTGTCGAAATAAAATTTGATCCTACATTACCCAAAGAATTTAGAAAAAAATTTTTAGAAATTAAAAAAAAAACACCACAATTAATTAATAAAAATGGTTTGTATGAAAAAGATATGTTGAAATGGGTTGCATATAAAGATTTGCCAAAATTTTTACCAAAATTAAGACCATGGTACAAAAATATTATTTTACAATTATTATAATTTTTATAAATTAAAATATAAAGGTATTACATATATCTAAACATAATGGACGATTTTGATACCTCCTTTTCCAAAAACTTCGAAGAGATATTAAATAATATCGCATCAGTTAAAGTAAGTATTAGTCATTTGACTTTGCAATTAAAAACACTCGAAAAAGACGTAAAAAAGAAAATGAAATCATATGAAAAAATTACTATGAAAAAGAAAACAGGAAAGAAGAAACCATCTGGTTTTGCTGATCCAGTTCCAGTATCAAAAGAATTGCAAACTTTTATGAATCTTAATGATGGTGATAAAGTTGCTCGTACAGAGGTTACCAAATATTTGGCAACATATATTAAAGACAATAAATTAAAATCCGAGGAAAATGGTCGAGTTATTTTGCCAAACGAAGAATTAAGTACTTTGCTAGGAGCAAAATCAGATGAACAAATTACATTTTTCAATTTACAACGTTTTATGAATAAACATTTTATTAAAAATACTACTGAGAGTACCAAGTAAAAAAATAATATTATTAACCTAACAATAATATTATTACCATCCAACATACTGGATATGTTGTGCGGATATTTCTGCCATTTTAAAGAATAAATAAACATGGAAGGAACGTGTGAGTTCCTGTTTTTCCGAGTAGAACTTTCTAATGTTTGGAGGCATAAAGTCAATATCATTACCATATAATTTTGATATGTAAAACCATGGATAGTCAAATAAATATTCTTTTTCGTATTCATGTAGATAAAGGTTTATTAGATATTTTTTTGCAAGTAAAGGATATTTTCTGAATACTTTTTCTTCTGATTCAAAGTTAGAATCAACTGGTGCAAATAGTTCTTTTAAGAAAGTGTTTTGAAGTCTTTTACATTTCCACCATTTTTTTATTTTATTTATTTGTTTTTCTAATTGAAATTTTCTTTGAAATGTAATAACTTCATTACAATATAAATTAGTTTCAACCTCTGGATTATATGGTAAAAATTCAAGTATATTACTTGACATTTCATTTGGAATTTTAAACCCTAACATGTTATTAATTTTCTAGTATGTATTTTATAAATAAATAATTCAATTTTAAATTAAAAATGAAAAGATCATTATTAACAATTCAATTGGAAAAATAATATACCATGCCAGTAAGAACACATACATACTTTATGACATTAGACGAATATTTGGAAAAATATTTGCATTCAAATCAAATAGTGAAACAAAATGACAGTTTTCCCACCAGAACTCATATAATATTTGAGTAAATAATTCAAATAGAATTTATCTTTTTATTTAATGGATGTATATGATATATTTGGATATGTTGCTTCACTTAATGCGTGTTGCATGATGATTCCTCAAGTTTATCTAACTATAAAATCAAATTCAGTGAAAGATCTTTCAATACACACTGTGTGTTTAAATTTATTAACACAATGTTTATTTTTTCCTTATTCTATTCATAATAAATTGTATCCGTTAATAGCTGTCAATTCTTCTTTATCTTTTTTAGATATCTTACTTTTATCATATTATTTTTTTTACATTCGTACTAAGACAACAATAAAAGATGAACCTTTTGATTTAAAGGCTGCTTTACTTGATGAAAGTATGTTAACGAGTGCTTAATATAAAAAACATTGTTTTTGTAAAGGAACTAAATCAATCTTATTTAAAAAATTAATATACCAGTCTACCTTAGTTTGTTTTGAATAGTCTTGAAATATTTCTTCTCCTTCTTTTACATCCCTTGTTAATATTGTAATTTTTTTATTTTCTTCATATTTATATTCAATATTAGGAATAAAACTGTGATTTGAAAACATAGGATGAACATTTAAAAATATAGAATTTGCATAACATTTATCTAAATTATCGTTTGGAATAGAATGCCCGAAATTGTATACGAAATCCAAATCATATAGAAAAGCCTCTTTTTCATTATTAATTACGACTATATGATCCTTATTATTTAAATCTTGTATTCGCAATATATCTCCTTTTTTAAAATCTCCACAAAAAAATCTTCCTAAACCAGCTCCATCAATTGATGATTTCTTTATCTCTGTTTTTAATTTAAATGTCATAATATATAAGTGAATTAAAAAATAAATAAAAATTAATTTATTATTTAATAATTAATATGGTATTGTAAGAAATACTTAACATAATTTTTAATTGAGATAGTTTTTTGCTCATTTTTTTCAGAAATATATAAAATATTTTTGATATTATTTAAAATAAATATATGATATTCTGGATATTCAATCCATAAAGACTCTTTATGAAACTTAGTAAATAAATTTTTATAAATTAATGTATCTTTACTTGGAATAAGTAATCCGTCTTTAAAATCATTTTTGATTTTTTTTAGTGTTCCTGTAAGAACTATTCTATCTTTTGTTGGGGACCCTTTTCTACCTATAAGCAATGAAACGGCATTATTATTTTCTATATAATTAAATTGTCTTGTATTTTCACTGATAGACAACAAAGGTAATCCGTATGTATTTACTGCATAAGGTAAAACATTTCCAACAGGATGATTTAATATTTGCTTATCATTAGATATGGTCGACATATAACAAAAGTTTTCTTTTTGCGATATTAATTCATATATTTTTTCAAAAACATCAAATTTGCCATAATTATAATTATAACTATGGGGTATCTTATTTTTTTCGACATAAAAACTGTTAAATATTTGACCCGAATATGCTTGCGTGCCTATTGTACATGTTAAAAGTAAGAATATTAGTGGATGCATAATAGTTTTATTTATATACTTAATCCGATTTTTTAAAATCATTTTTTTTAATTATTTATTTCTTGATCTAGGTATGAATATTGTAGTTTTACAAAATTATTTGGTGTACAACAATATTTATCTTTTCCAATTTCACAACATCTCATTATTAATGGACAATCATCATCGGTTTTGCAAATTTCGTTATTTCTTAACATTTTTGGTACAAAATAGCCTATAGTTGTTATTGATACTAAAACAGTATTTAATTGTTCATTAAAATCTATATCTGATGAATGCATATTAGGTTTAATTAAATTTTTTTTACTTGGATATGTTGCCAAAAGTAAACATATAAATGTTTTTATCATTTAAATTAAATACTTTGCTATGCATTTAAATGTATTTTACAAGTTATTTAAAGAAAAACTGAGTCATATTAATATAAAACAGAGTCATGACTACATTGAATCTATCAACAATAAATTTGAGAATTAATAGTGAGACAGCAATAGCATTGCAGCAAAATTATATAAATAAAAATCCTGACTTTCAGAGAGAATATGAGGCTTGGAACGATAAACTAAAAACCCGATTTGTTGAAACAATGATGATAGGAAGAGCTATGAATCCAATTTGGACTATATTAAATCCTGAAGATAATTCAGAAGAAATTTTAGATGGTATGCATAGAATAACAACAGCTACCGATTTTTTAAATAATAAATTTTGTATTAATGCTAAATTTTTAACCAGTCAAGAGTTCGAAATTTATGATAAAAAATGTTTTAAAGATTTGACTCCCGATCATCAGCAAAAAATTAGAAATTATAATTTTATTTTTAATAACTTGGATTCAAGTTATCGAACTGATCTAAATAAAAGGAGAGATATGTATGAAATATTAAATCGTTCAAGCAAAACATTAAATGATTTTGAGTTCAATAAAGTTCTTTACAATCCTTTTTTTGAATTAATAACCTATTGTAAAGATGATTTAAATAAGTTTTTTCGCAAAAAGGGTTCGCGAGGAGATATTGAAACTGAAATTATAAGTTTGTTAGTATTATCTGATAAATTGCCATCAAGCTGGGATTCAATAATTACTCTTGGAAACAATTTTCTTATTAAAAAAATAGGTGAAACAGAGGATTCTGTAAATGAATATATCGTAGATAACTCTGCGACGATAAAAAATAAACTTGATTTTTTCATTAAAATAATTGAACGTTTAAATTATAAAAATGTATTTAGTGAATCAAAAAAAACTTTTAAAAAATATTATGTTCCTTATAAATTTTTTATTTGTAGATTAAATTTTAAGTTGCAAAATATAGCTACATTTAACAGATTTATCGATAGAATAATTCCTATTTTTAAACAACAAGTCTTGGAAGTAGATATTTTGGAAAAATTTCAGTTGAATTCAAGGAATGCAGTTTTTCAAAAAAAATTAATTGAATTAATTGATTCTATTATTGACAGTGTTTATGACAAATCTGATCCAGCAAATAAAAGGCTTTTTTCAAAAAAAGATATTCTTGAAAAACTAAAAGCACAAAATAATTGCTGCCAAATGTGTGATAAAAATTTGCTAGAAAATAATGTTCCTTATGAAGGTGATCACATTATAAGTTGGTGCAATGGTGGAGCTACAGAATATTCTAATTTACAAGTTTTGTGTAAATATTGTCATAGTAGTAAGCAATAATAATTAAACTATATTAAAATTAAGTAATATAGTTTAAACCTTGTTATTTATTCTTACCCAATGTTTTTGAATTCGATCATTATATTGGGATAATTTTAATCCTGGAAAACTTTGTTTTAACGACTTTAATTTTTTCTCGTAAAAATCGTTAAAATTAAAAGCTTCGTCCTTTTCGTCCTCAAGTAAAAGTAAAGCATCATCTATATTACCTATTGTTGCTATATTTTCATTAAAACTAATTGTTGTACTGATATTTTTTGCTTCTAACTCTCTGTCATACATTTGTTTTAATTTTAATCTCTCTTCTTTTTGACTTTGATTAATAATATCTTGTTGTTTATTAATCTTTTTTAAAGCTTCCATTTCTTCCTTTTCTTTTTCTTGTCTTGTTTTTATTTTGTTCTCTAATGTCTTTTTCAATAAATATGCGTCGTCTTTTTTCTTGCTTTTGGTTTTATTAACTTTAATTTGATCTGTCATTAATTCCTCTAGTGATTGTAATTCTTTTTTCTCTTTTTGTTTTTGCATTTTTTCAATTTGTTTTTGATCTTTAATTTTATCTTTTGCTTCTTTTTTTTTATTTGTTCCTTCTTTCCAATATTCATCTATTAATTTTTCTTGCTCTATTTTCTCTCTTGCTTCTTCCTTCTCTTTTTGTTTTAACAATTTGTTTTTAGATGGCATCTATTATATCTTGATAAAAATTATTTATATCCAATCCAAATAGAATTTATAGGATCGTTCTGTATTTTTTGAACATTTTTAAGACCTTCATCGTACAGCATTTGAGTCATATTACTACCATAATATTCGTAAATATGAGGTTCTGTTACTTCAAACGCCCATTTTCTGAATGTACTTAACAATAAATTATTTTGCACTTTTGTTGGGTCCAAGTCTACTACAGCCAATAATCCGTTTGGATTCAACATTTTTGTTAAGCTATTTAATATTTTTTTTGATGGTTCAAATGGAACTTCGTGTAAAATAAAATTACAGACTATTAAATCAAACTTTTTTTGAATAGTTGGTTCCTCTGCATTTCTATGATAATAAGAGATTGGTAAATTTTCATTATCGGAACGATATTTTGCAACGGATATAAAATATGGACTTAAATCTAGGCCATTACAATCTTCTACTTCAGGAAATGAATTGTACAAGTATTCTGTTGATATTCCCATTGAACAACCAACATCTAAAATAGATTTAATAGCGATATTACTATTTCCTATATTATATTTCATAATATTTTCGGTTATGTTATACCTCAACCAATGTTCAGTAGTTTCTGGATCTACACCTTCCCAATAATTTACTGCCATACTTAATGTAGCTGCTTCACCTTCATAAGCCGCTAACCAATTAAGATTTCCTTTATCATATCCATGAAAAGGTCTTTTATAATATTCAGGATAGGTTAAATTTTTATTTTCGATTTGATTGTAATATTCCATTAAAAATAAATCGTCTTTTTTATATGTTTTGGTCATTTCACTCCAATTAATACCTTTGTTTTCGGCACGTTTTATAAACCAATCGCGCGCTTTATCTTTTAGATTAGCACTTAATATATTCCATAAAGTTGGATCATTTGCGTATAATTTTGTTGATATTATTTTTGATTTTAAGACAAAACTATTGCAAAAGTTTAATGTTAATAATAAATAAAAGATATTCATTTACTTATTATTTGATATTTATTTTTAAATACTTTACTTTATTATGAAACGAAGATTATAGTAGCAATTATTTTATTACTATTATATATAATGAGTGTTCGTAAAACTTTAGCCAAAGTTAATAATTTAACGAAAAGAAATGTTTGTAATGATGAAGAAAAGGAAAAACCAACAACTAACAGAAGCATTAATGAAAGAATAAGAAGCAATCAAACTTTTTTTGCCAGTTCTCAAGGGGAGTTTCAAAGACAAAAAGAACTCACATTATATGGATCTACTGACTCGACGTGTGTAAATCGTCCTCCAGTTGTTAATTTTTCTAAGGATACCCCTCCATTTCCACCTTCTAACACATCACCATATTGGAATATCACCACCTCTTTAGGTACACAAGTAGAAAAAGACACAAAAACTTTATCTGTTTTATTAAAACCATATAGTACTCTAAAACAATGGGAGTCTTTCCAAGATAATTCATACATTTTGATTACTTCAATTAATGATCCCTCTAATTTTGAAATTTCTCAAGTTGGTACCTTTACCGTAAATGAGAATCTTAATACAGTGTCTTTAAATTTAGTAGGCGGTTTATCTCAAAATTTTGATGAAGCATCCAGCGTTAAGGTTTATCCTTATGTTAATATTGCACCTGTCCCATCTCTTTATATTCCATTTGCGTATTTTGTAAATGGAAATGTTAGTATCGAAACTTCAAAATTAGATGAGAATGATTGTGTTATAACCGTTAAAATACCTGAGGATTTTGTAAATTGTTATGAAAATAAGAAGTCAAGCGATAATGGAACTTATCCAGGCTTGAACACAAAGTGGAAAACGGCTTATGTACATCCTGTTTTATTAAAATGTCATAATTTTAAACCAAAGAAAATGTTAGTAGTTTCTGGCGGTGGAGCAGGTGGCACAATGATTTCTAGGAATTCTTATGATCCTAACAACATTTCTGGTATTTGGGAAGGTGATATGCACGCTGCTGGTGGCGGAGGTGCAGGATCATTAGCTAAAATTGACAATGTTAATGCTTCTGGTGATTACATAACATCTCCTTTTACTTTAAATGATTTTGTATTTTGTTGTATTGGAAAAGGCGCTTATGCTTCAAAATCAGCAATACCTATTTTTTATAATACGTATGATGATCGTAATGCTTTTAATAGTTCTGAGTATAATCCAAAAAATAGTGGTGGAAATAAAGGAGAATATAATTACTATACTTCTCCATGTGGTGGTCCTAGTGGTATTGTTATTAAAGAAAACTTAACTGATTCAATGACAAAGGCTACACAGTGGTGGTTTTATGGAGGTGGTAGTGGTGGAGGTCAAATGTCTACTATACCTTCAAATTTAAGCGCGGATAAAGGAGGAGCTGGCCAGGATGGAGGTAGCGGTGGAGGTGGTTCCATTGACACTGGATCTAGTACTGCTGGTCCCGGCGGATCTGTAGATATCCCTTTCATTGCCGATACATTTACTGATGGAACTGGGAAATATCCAAAAGGATTAGATTATTTTACAATTCTTGCAAATGAAGGAGGCAATACTGTAGTAGAATATTCAGATGCGCAGAAATTTGGTGGGGTTAGTAGTAGTATGACAGATGCAGATGCGTATTATACAGGAGGTGGTGGTGGTGGAGGAGGAGCAAGTAGTAAAGGAGGTAATGTGAAAGATATTAATGAAGGAGGAACTGGAGGATCAGGATATTTATTACCGGAAAATAATATAACATATGCTGAAGGTGGTGGGGGTGGACATGGTTGGCTTTACAATGAATATAATAAGATACCACCAAAAGCTAGTCAAAATACTGGATCGGGTGGACATGGAGGAAGTTCTGCACTTATCCCAGATGAATCTCCTAATCGCGTTATTGAATTTGCCGTCAATGACTTTTGGGGGTATTCATCAGGACCTTATACTCCATTAACAACTCAATCCGAAACAAATACAAAATTGGAATATTGTATTGGAGCAAATGGAGCTAATGGAACTATTGTTTTTGTTGCCAAAAAAACTGATGTTCTTATATTAGATAATAGCACTGATGACAGTATGATAAAACAATTACCAACGTACGGTCTTGAAAATTATTATCACTATAAAGTACCAACAGCAGGAATATCATACGAAGGACAATCCTATAACGATTAAATTTCTTAAACTTTAATAATAAATAAAAAATTTATTTTACTTATTATTTACATTACGTCGCATTCGCAAGGATAACCATCTGCAGCATATCCAATGCAACAAGCTGCAAAACCAGTACCACAATCTCCACAATTGGATCCAGATTGTCCTGTACCACCTTCTTGTAAATGGCAATCACATGGATATCCGTCTACTGCGAAACCAATGCAGCAACCTTGATAAGCAGTTCCACAAGTTCCACATGAAGGTCCTTGTACTGTGGAGACTTCTTCACAAACTGGTGCAGGATAATTGTCGCACTCTTGTTTATGATATTGATATCCATACCAAGCATTATAACCTTGTTCGCGGTAAACTTTATAGGCACAATTAGTATTTTTTTGGCAATCCATTAAACTGGAACAACTTGTTCCACATTCATTGTATTTTGATGTGGGATCACCAGAACACCAATAGTAGGAATTAATTTCAAATAATCCGTAGTCAGTGGAGCCATCATTATTTTTATTTGTTGCATCACAATTCCATGAACTTTCATATTTTGATATACACACCATGGTTCCTATTGTATTTTGAGGAAATCCTGCATTTTTTAAATACCTTGCTACATCGCACTCACTTTGTCTTCCTCCTTTATTTAATGAAGTAAAATACTTGTCATGTACTCCCGAAGAACATTGTAGTAAATTATTTTTTTGACAAACTTCTGGAATTTGAAAACTATTTTTAAATTGTTTTCCTTCAGATGAATCTAGATCAAAACCTCTGTAATTTTTAAACTGAATAGGCCACCATTCTAGTCCCATAGCCCGACTTTGCCATTGAATAAGTTGAACTCCATTTACACAATCATCGCAAGGAAGAGTGTATGCTCTCCAATCTTGGGATAATTTATCTTTAACAGTCCAAGACCAACTCCATTCATCAGCTTCAATTGTTTCACCAAAATTAGTAATATTAGCACGTTGATAATAAACATCTACTGTTTTTTTGGGATTTGAATAATGTACGTTTGGAATTTGAAATTCAACATGATTTCCGTCTTGTTCTTCATAACAACAATCAACAGCATCACATCCTAATAAATACCTTTTTGAATCATAATTATTAGGTACATAAATTAATCGTTGACAACCAGTATAATTACTCCAAAGGGCGCTTGGATTATCATAAGTGGGTTTATCAACAAAACTATAGGATTCAATACCTTTTCCGGAATCGGGGGCTCCAGGTTCTACCGTTTCGGCTTCCCAAAGAGTAGGAAGCGTTGGGTAGTCAGTGACGAGCTTTTGGGAAACCCCAAGCGTAGCAAGACAAAATGAAACAATCAATCTTAACATTATACTGAGATAAACTAAGTATTTCTATATTGTTTATATTTATAACTTACCAAATTTATGGTAGTTTTATTTTTCAATTAAAAATGATCAATTAATTTATGTTTTATATATTATAAAAGATAAATATGCCTGATAGATTGCGAAATAAAAAAAAAGACAATGCCAAAAAGACGCGAGATCTTTATGGAAATTATAGTGCAAAAAATGTAAGAATGTATGAAGCACAACAGGAAAAAAGGAAAGAAAAAATGCAGATAGAAAAAAATAAAAAAGAGAACAATTAAATAAGACTAAAATTTATTTTTTAAATTTTAATATATTATTATAAACAATAAATACTATTATTTATGATGATTCTGGTACCAAATCTACAAAATCATAAGAACCAGGATACTTTATTGCGTAAACATAGTCAGACAGAACTTCACTTTGTATTCCTATTGCTCGTGCTTTTGCGATAATTGTGTTCATTTCACTAAAAGTACTATCGCCGTTTCTAATTATCTCTGTGATAGGGGAATAATTTGGGGTCCCTGGCAATTTTGCTAATTCAGGGTATTTTTCTGCCCATTGTGAAGGGCCATCATCGTTTTCTTCTATTGGGCCTCGTATTTTTTCCATAAAATCGTTATACCATTTCTGAGCCTTTTGATAAAAGGTTTCTCCAGTTTCCCCTCCAGAATCACCACTACCACCAGAATTAACTGTTCCTCCATATTTACCGCCAGAATCACCACCACCTGCATCACCCCCACCGGCATCACCACCGGCATCACCACCAGCATCACCAGCACTAGCAGCAGCTTTTTTTGCACCTGCTTCTGCTACATCAGTCGCTGCTTCTGATCCACCTGAACCTGCTTTAATTCCATCGAAAACTCCTGTTAAAGCATCAGCTCCACCTGCTCCAACAATATCTCCATTTAGTTCAAAATTTTTTGCCCATAATCTACTTATAAACTGCCCTTTTTGTCCTTTTACATAGCTACTAAAAAAATCGTCATCTGCTCCAGAGCTTGAGCCAAGTCTATATATACCATACATTTCTCCTGAAATTTGTCCTGCTCCAGCCAAAGTTGCATCCCCAATCATTTCTTGCCCTAGCTTTCCTCCTATCGCTCTTCCAAGTATTACTGTACCAACATCAAGAAATACAAATGGCCAGAAAGCTGAAGGACAAAGGCCCACTACATATCCTAGACCCATCCAAAGTGCATTCCATCCACTTTTTCTAATCTGTGCTATTGCATCATCAAACTGTTGTTCAGCAGCATCTATTGCATTTTTTATAAAAAAATTTTTAACATCTTTCCAAGCTTCTTCAGTGTATTTTTTTGCTTCGCTATAAGTGGTTTTAATATCATCCCAAAGTTCATCTAAAACCCCTCTTGAGTTGCTTGTGCTTGTGCTTGTTGTAGTGGGAATAATAACCTTTGTACTTGTATTTGTAGTAGGTGTCCATGTACCATCATTTAAGTTAGCCATTTTTAATGTTGTAGCTTGACCAAAATCTGTAACATCTCCTTTGCTATTACAACCTACTATATCAAAACTACTTGTAGGTCCATATTTTATAGTTCCATTTTTATTATTACCAACAGGCATTTTTAAATCGAAAGATATAGCGTAAATGTAAGCTGGTTGATAAAATTGACCTGGTTTATTAATTTCTTTCGTTTCTTTAAGTGTATACGTGCCATGGTAGCTTAATAGATATTTAGAACTAGAATCCGAACCAGAATCCGAACCAGAATCCGAACCAGAATCCGAACCAGAATCCGAGTCGGAACCAGTTTTAGTCTTTGGTGGGATAAATAAAAAATTTAATGTAGCTAAACCGGTAGTAGAATAGGTATTACTACCTGGAGTCAAAGTGATAAGCATATTTTGTCCATTATTAGAAAGGGAAATTCCATTTTGAAAAAAATTTAATACTTGAGAAAAGCCTTGTGCATATCTAAGGAAATTTAAACAATTTCCGCACTGTAAAATGTTATTTATTAATGTAGTTTTTGCAGCTTTTGATGAACTCTTTGTTGTAGTTTTAAATCCTTCTGAAACATCTTGATTAGAATAATTATAAAATAATGAATAATTTATTAAAATATTACGATACTGAAGCCTGAGTGAAGAAATTATATCAGCATGTGTAGCCGTTTTATCATCATCATATTCCGTATATATGCGTGTGCATAAACTTAAAATTGTTGGATTGCTGGGTATGCTTGGAAAATTAGGACTTTTAGCGGTAGGAGCAGGATTACTATTTGTGCCCCATATTAAACCTAACGAAGGATTATATTCCCATAGATTATTTTGAAATTCAAATCTTGGAGGTACAGGATTATTTACTTGAATCGAACCAGATGGATTAAAACCATACCAAAATGTAAAGGGAGCACATTCATATTCTACTACATCTTTATCTTTTGTTGTAAATGATCCATTAGGTACTACTTTAATTTTTGAAAACCAAACTATACAATTAAATTTAGGTGTATTATTAGCTATATAATAAGGTTCTCCACTATAATACCAAATACCAAGAACCGTTTGCATATTATAAACATATTCACTACATACACTAATCCCTTTATCCTGAAAAGTATCATAAGCACTTTTTAGTTGCATTAAACTATTTTTACTTGTTATTATTAAATCAATAGGAACAGGTTGGACTGGAATTGTTGAAATTGTTGGATTTAATGCTGAATTGGATGTATAAATTAATACGTAATCTTCTCCAGTGAAGCCTTCGCCAGTTTGTGGGTAAAGAGATGTTTGAGTTGTATTACTAGTAGTATTTTGGAATGTTTCAATATAATTTTTTCCATCATTATCGTACCATACTGGAGGTTTTTGAGACGAAGGAGGAGGAGAAGGACCTTGTCCAGAAGGAGGATCTTGTCCATTAGGAGAAGGTGGTGGTGGTGGATTCCATGTCCATGTAAATGTTGCTGAAGTATTTTGTTTAATAGGAATTGTTAATAATAATGGAAGATTTGTATATTGTATTTGTCTTGGTTCATCGGCTGGTGGATATGGTACCTCTGTTGAGGTATTTGGTGGAACTAATAATTTTGCAAAAATACGACATCCATAATTAAAACTAATTGGAATTTTCTTACCATCATTATCATCATAATCAATATAAAAATTTTTATACCAAATATTATAAACAGAAACGATTTCTGTATACATATTTGTGTTCGCTGGTAAACATATTCCATTATTATTAACAATTCCACACTCCTTTAATCCATCATTCGTCTTATTATAAAAAGAGGAAGACATATTCTCAATTGCTAAATTATCCCCAATACGATCTTTATAACTAATAAAATACCTTTGAATAAAATGAGCAATTAAAAATTGTTCGTCATAAGATGATGGTACTGAAATTAAACTTGCACTTATTGATGGTGTTAAACCAGAGGTTATTTTTAAAGTAGGACCACTAAATAAACTATTTGCAATTGTGCTTGTACTTGTGCTTGTACTTGGAGTTCCACTGTTAGTATTATTAGTATTATTAGTATTATTAGTATTGTTTGTATTGTTTGTTTGACTTGAACTAGTATTACGAACAGTTTCATTTTGTCTTGATGATTCTTTTTTTCGAATACTTTTCACCATCGCACGCAATCCTGAATTAACTGATCCTTTCATTTATACTATACGTTTATAAATTATTTTCTTAAAGTTCATCATCCCAATTATCTAGGTCTTCATTTGGCAGCATAATAGAATGTCTCTTATTAGGAGGAGGTAATTCTTTTTGTTGAGCTTCTATGTCTTTTTCTAACATGGCTTCTTTTTTGTCCCAATCATTTATTTTTACTCTATTACCATAATTAAGTTCACGATTTTTAATATGATATTGATTTCTACTCTTTGAATCCATAATAATTTCATATTCAGTACATAAGTTCTGTTTTGTTTCTATTAATGCTGTATATTCCGAATCCATATCTTCTACTACCATTTTCCATTGTTCTAATTTTTCTTTTGGATCTTGATGTTCCCACAATTCTTTCCATGTCCATGGACCTAATACATCCATTCTATATTCTATTTTATTGTGAAGATTTGCATATTTTTCTCTTAAGTTGTGTATTCTTTCTTTTTGTTCATCGAATTTGAAAAACTTGGATATAGAGAGAATGAGAGAAATATAAGTAGAAATTGTAATTGATGTTACCGTTACCACAGAATTGTCGGTGCTGAAATACTCTTTTGTTGATTGCATAAAACCAGAAATAGTGGAAAAAAAGATGACAGACGTTTGGATCATATTAATTTTATTATTTAAGTCGTCATATTTTAAATCTAAAAGTCGTTTATTTTCCTTACTTTCTTTTAAAATATAAATGTTGTTTCTTTTTAAAGCATGAAGTTGGTTTTTAAAAATAATATATTCTTTTTGTTCATACCAGTTTGGATTTTCTGCTAAATTAGTCGCTTCGAATACTTTGTCTAATAAACTCATGTGAATTTGACTACCTTCATTTTCCTGTTCTTTTTTTTCTTCTTCTTGTTTTTCTTTATCTTTTTTTTCTTGTTCATTTTCTTCTGGTTTTTCAGGTTGCTTTGCTTTCTCTTCTGGTTTTTCATCTTTTTTTTCCTTTTCTGTTTGATTATTTTTTGAGTCTGCTTTTTTTGGAGGATTGTTATTGTTATTTTCTGCCTTTTTTCCTGGTTCACTCATTATATTATTAATAAATATTATTATAACAATAAAAAATAATAATTATTTTTGTTTTTTATATAAAAGTAAAGTTATTATAATTATAAATGTATACCCTTGGTGCTATTAAAGTAGGATATTTTGTCTCTTCTTGGTTGGGTGGGATTTGTAGTTTTCCATTAACCCTTGTTTCATTATATTATAAAAATTATTATTTTCCTTCATTTATGATTATTTATTATTTGTATAGATATCATTATCCAGCTAAATACTGGCCTCTTTTTAAAAGATCTATGAGATTAATGGATCATCCTTATTTTAAAAATCAAAAAATTATTTTTGAAGAAGAAATTGAAGAGAAGGGAGAAAAGAAAATGTTTTGTATTATGCCTCATGGTGTTTTAACAATGGGTTATATTACATTAATTTCCTCCAAAGAGATGGAGTGTTTTAATATTAAATGGTTAGTTACTGATATTATTACCAAATTACCATTTATTGGAGATATTTTAGGTTGGTGTAATATGTTTTCTATTAAAAAATCTAATATGTTAAAAATAATGTCAAAAGGGAAAAATATTGCTTTGATACCTGGTGGTTTTGAAGAAGCAACAAATTTTGAACATGGCACCTATAATATTTATATTAATGAACGTAAAGGTTTTATAAAATATGCTCTACAACATGGCTATGAAATATATCCTATTTTTGTTTTTGGTGAAGAAAAAACTTATTATACGCTTTTTACTAGTTTTTTAAAAATATTTGGAAAAATTCTGAATAAGTATCATATTCCAACAACTTTTTTTTATGGAAAATATTTTAGTATTATGCCTAATGATGATCTTGATTTAAATATTGTGGTAGGTAAAAAACTTAAATTTCCAACTATTAATACTCCATCAGTATATGATATTAATTTATACCATAATCACTATCGCTATGAAGTATTAAATCTATTTAATAGAAATGTGAAGAAATATGGAGATTCTAACAAAAAGTTGATTATTTATTAGATAACCGTCGTGTGGGGACGGAACCCCACTAATAA